TCCTAATAAATCATATTTTAAATTTAAATACTTTCTTTTATAAATCAAATATTTACTTTTGTAAATATCTAAACTAGAATTTGTATTAAGACCCGAATTGTAAAACAAGTATTTATCCATCATAATTTAATTTAGGTATTTAATTATTAAACTACTAAAATTATTCTATTAAACCTTAAAATAACTCTATTAATTTTAGGATAATTAAAAAAAACGGTTTTATATTAAACTCGGTTTATTTATTTTATAAATATAAAATAAACAAACGCAATGATTTGTTTTTGTTGTAGGTTTAAATGAATGTAGTTTTTTAAGAAACCGCAATAACTATGACATTCAACAATCACTCATCATTGGGTTTTCCAAATATCCCGTATAAAACAGAACATCCAGAACCAACAAATTTCCTTGTTGGTAATGTATAATACGTGTACCTCGTATTTATAAAAAAATAATCTTTGTCCCTTAATTTTATAGACCATTGGAGCTTATGGCGAACATGCATCACTAATATTCCTGGTATTACAGAATATTTCGCGAGAACTCGGTAAACACCTCGCACGTTAATGCAAGATACCTACACTGGGGCTTAACCCAGCTGAGTTATTGGAGACTTAGGGTGCCTTCAAAACATGTTTCTTTGGGTTTTAATGATAACAACATAAATCTTTGATGTAAATTATCATTCCCAGGCCGCACACCTGGCTTGCTCTGCACAGTCACCCGCCAACCATTCATATGGTTGTTAAAGAATTCATCCCTACTTTAGACACCCTCAATATCGGGGCTCTCTCCATAGAAAATGCCTTCCACGCTATTTATCCTTACATTAGAAAAGATTAATGGCACACTTAACAACTTTTTTTTTCAATTTTTTTTATTAATTTAATAAAACATATTTGTTGGACGAAGCTCATAAATGAGCTGAGTAATATCCATTTTTTATAGCTAGGAGCGTCAACGAGTAGCTATAAACTATATTGTTGGTTTTATGAAATAAACTAAAGTGGTACACTAATTAAAATATGCTCTGAATTTTATTTTAATGATATAATTATTATCATGTCATTATTTATATTAACTAATTAATAATATTAATAATTAGAAAATAAATTTTTTTTGTTGTGTTTTTTAAATGAATTTTTGAGTTGGTGGTGGGGTGTTGAACCCGGTTGATATTGTTGATAATGGAAATCCAGTAAGTGATTTCCGGTTGGTTCATTAAGGACACCCTAAGGTATCCTCAATGGGGTTCGGGAATCTTACTCTTCCCGTTTCTACGAACCTCTTTTGTTTAAACTCCAAAAATGACTACCTGCTGCGTTAGGCTTCTATATTTGTTATAGAATTTGGGGTGTACTCCGCTCATTCACCCATCAGGACTTCTTGGTAATCCTAATTAGCACGCCATATCTCTGGTTTGTAGAGAACCAGAGAAGTTTAAACCCTAATAACTTTATACGTTTGTCAAACGGGTCTAACGCGACCAACAAATCACATAAGACAATCCAAATACTCTACATATATATAGAATATCCGGCACCAATAGTTTTACCCATTAGTGAAGAGTACCTAAATAAGTAGATTCTCTCAAGGGCTAACTTTATACGAAGCTAATAAACGGGAATGGTATCCAGCTTACTCTCCAGGAAAAATGTAAATATTACTTTACACTTTCCTAATACAAGATAAAAATATATAGCACACTCATACACTTCTTTTTTCAATTTTTTTTATTGATGCGAAACAAAGTGATCATTAATAAATTTAATTATAATGGAAGCGAAGGCTGAAAGCCTGAGTGATTTATTTCAATTTTTTTTAATAATATTAAGGAGCGAAAGCCTAAATGAATCTTTTTTGGATAAGTGAATAGATTTGAATAATTGTATTGTGAATTTATTTACACTAGTTAGAATTTATTTTTAGTACTTTCCCTGGATTACCAACTATAGTTAAATTATCTAAAACATTTCTAATTATTACACTTCCTGAACCTATTATAGAATTATTTCCAATAGTTATTTTTGGATTTATTGTAGCATTTGTCCCAATTAAATTATTACTACCTATAATAACTGAACCTCCCAAAACACTTGATGGACAAATATGATTATTATCTCTTATTATCACATCATGTGCTATATTTGAATTTGTATTTATAATATTATTTGATCCAATAATTGTATCAGCTAATATATTAGTAAAATCCCCAATATAATTATTTGTTCCAATTATTTTAACCGATTTAGAAATATTACTTTTTTTTGAGATACAATTAATAAAATTATATTTTTTATATTTATTATAAATTGTTTCTCTTATTTTGTTATCTCCAATTGTACAAAATAAATTTATATTTTCTTTCATATATAATTCCAAATTTTCAATTGTATCAATTATCTTGTATCCATAAAAAATATCATTTTTAATTTTATAATCATCAAATATACCAAGAATTTTTATATCATTATTCTCAAGTATATCTATAACTTGTTTACAATGCCCCCCTCCTCCTAATAAATAAACACCAGTCATTATTATATATCTATTTTATATCACTTTAAGGCATATTCTTTAATATTTTAATATAATAATCAATTGATTCAAATGTCATATCCATATTTAATGGTAAACAAATAATTTTATTAAATAATTCAAATGACTTTACACAATTTTTATCTAATGGATAATAATATTTTTTAGCTTCAATACTATTATCTATAAAATATTTTAAATCTACATTTCTATCAATAATTAAAGGAATCGTAGCCATTAAACTTTGTTCATAATTTGAATAATTTTTATATATATTAATATCTTTTATTTTATTTTCCTCAAGTTTTTCTATAAAATATTTAATTAAATTTGTATGATGATTATATATTTTTTCCAAATTATCTAAATAATCATCAATATAAATACAAGCTATTTCTGACATTTTATAATTACTTGCGTACATCTCATAATTATGTCTATTAGTATCTGTAAACCCAAAACAAATAGACTGTTTCATTGATTTTAAATATTCCATATCAAAAATAATAAAACCACCTTCCCCAAACCCAATTGGTTTTGTATGATGTAAAGATACCATACACCCATTTCCATAATTTAAATGATTTTTACCATCATAATATGTCATAGAAGATGCCGCATTATCAAACAATAATAATTTATTATGTTTTTTACAAAATTCATCATATAACTTGATATTTGTAGAACATCCAAAACAATTTGTAATTAATATACCATCATAATCATTCACTTTATCTTCTAGCTCTTGTAAGCTAGGTCCCATATTATCATCAATATCTAATATTAAACTATCTATTAATAATCCTTGCTTTGAACATGGAAAAGTAAATGATTGAACTGCCCATTTTAGTTTTTTATTAAAATATATATTTAATCCACCTATTAGAGCATTAATACCCATAGCACCATTACAAACCATTAATACTTCTTTATTTTCATCAAGATTAAAAATTTTTTTTATTCTATCTTGCAAACATACAACATTTTTACCTCCATTAGTAAACTGCTTAATTTCCATACATTTATTTATTTTACTATTGATTTTTTCTAAATTAACTTGTTTATTATTAACCCAAGATATTTTCATATATCTATATGTTATATAATTTTTTTATATATTAACGCTTAATTATTAATTGATAACATTTCTTCATCATGATGACACGTTAATTTTGGAATATATACTGATGAATATTGTTTATTTTCTAATATGAATTTTCTAATTTTATTTAACATTAACGCATCCGCAGGATGATTTATACCATTATTCAAATCAGTATCATAATAATAATTAATAATATCAATTCTAAAACTAAAAGAAGAATGAATCATACCACAAGGTGTTGGCAACATATTATTTTCAAAAATTTCAATATCATTTTTTGGTAAAAAACTTTTTAAATATGTACTTTTTGTATTCACAAAAACACAATTTTTATAAACCTCATAAATATTTTTTATAGCCTCTAAATGATTATTTTCCCACCAATCATCATCATCTAAATGTGAATAATATTTATAACCATTATCTCTTGCGTATTTTAATCCTATATTTATACTTGTTGCTCCTGCGCAATGCCATAATTTCATCTTATTTTTAACATTATCTCTTTCTACATTTTGATTATTAATATATATTATTTTATTTTCTGTTTTATTTTGATATTCACTAATTAATTGTAATAGTTCATCTTCTTTTTCATATTTATCACCAACAATAATTAAATCCCAATTTTGATAATTTTGATTAATAATTGAATTTAATGAACGTTTTAAATATTCATTTGTTTTATTATTTTGTCTATAATATGTTGCCATCACAATAATGAATTTGATAGGTTCATTAACAGTTAATTTATCATCTTCTTTTTTTTGTTCTTCACTTTCTATTTTTTTTTTCCTAATAATAAACTCATTTAGTTTATCCAAATTATATCCCCCATCAAAAGATTTATGATAATTTGGTATAGTACCAATAACTTCATAATTATTTAAATCTAATTTATAAACAATAAAATCTATTGCAGGTTTTACTTCAGGACTATATTTATAATCTAAATAACCATCAAATATTATATAGCCTCCTTCATTTACAAAATTCTTATAATTATGAAAATCACTTAATACACCATTATATGTATGACATCCATCAATAAATAAAATATCTGTTTTAAAATTTTTATCTTTTAGTTCTTTTATAAAATTTATATCATTCGAAAATTTTTTATATATATTAACATTATAATTATTTGTATTAAATTTTTCTATATTTAATCTCAATATTTGTTCTTGATTAGTTAAAACATGTAATGGATCAATACAATTTATTTCTGTATTAAAAGGATGATGCAACATTAAACTTGTTGAACCACCACAAAATGTACCTATCTCAGTATAAATTATTTTATCTTTTCCCATTAAAGTTCTTAAATCAAATAACATATGATAATGATGATGAAAAGTTTTACCAAACATATTTTCACTTATATGTTTTACTATTTGATTTGAATTTGAATTTTTAACAAGTTCTTCTAAATCCATAATATATATCTATAAATATAAATATATTATTATTAAAACGAATAAATAATAACAATATGCTAAAAGAATTATTACTTACTAATTTTATGAAATACATTTTGACTCATAATAATTTTATTTTGTTCGATAACATACTCATACGGATAATTAATTTTATTATATTGAGCATAATAAATTATTGAAAGAACCTTAATTTGTGATTTTAAAAAAGGAATCATTTTTTCCATACGTGAATAATAATCATTATAGTTCCTATAGTTTTTATTATTAATATCAAAAGTCCCACAAATCTGTATAAACAAACCATCTGTCTGAATAATATCTGATTTGGTTGGTTGTGGTAATTTAAAATTAAGAAAAGATGTGATATTATTAATAACGTTTTGAATTAACTTTTGAATATATATTATTTGATGTTCCACTTGATCTTTTTCTTGTTTATTAACAATATTTTGTAATTTTTGCAATTCTTGTATAATGTGTTCGAGATCATATTTTGCGCAAGTCATTTTGTTTATAAATAGAAGATCAATTGGTGATAATTCATATAGTTTATTATGAATTTCTACGTTAGAAATAAGATTTTTAAATGGATTAACTTCTAAATTAGAAATAAAATTTATAATATTATTCTGGATCTCATAATTTTTTTCTTTTAATAAAATATCAGATTTTTTAATATGCTCTCCAAAATTTCCTAAATTATATTTTATCGAACTTACATCCATCATTGATTCGGACATTTTAATTGTTTCATAGAATAATTCTTCTTTTGGATTCATTTCATCACCATTTTCTAATACAACTATGGCAATAGGTGCATAATTAGTATCTTTATTATTTACGTCTATATGTAATATATTATTATTTGAAAACATTAAATTAAATAATATTATCTTTATGTTCATTTTATTTCAATTTTTTTATAAATATTCGTGTCCGCGAATATTTATAAGATTATTCTTGGGCGAAGCCCAACATGGCCCAAAGGGCCGAGTAAAGTGAATGAAGGCGAAAGCCTGAACAATACTTTTCAATTTTTTTTATCACATCCATTCTGATATAATAAAGAATTATTATTTATACTTTTTTTAAGTGCCAAGTATTTCATTTTATATTTTAAATATTTTTTTTTACATTTTACATCCCATTTATTTAAATGTCTATTTAAAATACATGTTGGAGGTGTCGCTTTTTTATCACACTTTTCACTAATCATTTTATAAAAAATATCATTTGTTTCCCCTTGATGTATTAAATAATTCTTTAATATTAAACCTAAACTTTCTGAAATATAAAAATAATTTTCTAAATTTTCATTAATTTTTGTATTATTTGAAGAACAAACAGGATATCTCTCATTAAATTCTTCTCTTGTTATTTTAACTAATGGGTTAAAATTTAGCGATGTTTCATCGGTTTCTAAAATAATTGAATCATCTATTTTAAAAATGTTAGATATTTTTTTATTATAATCACTTAATACTACTAATAAAAAATTTCTATAAACATCACACATTTTAATATAATCTTGTTTGAATATTTCTAATTCACTTATATCTTCATAATTATTAAAATTAATTTTATATTTTAAATCTACAATTATAGGATTATTACTTTTATATTTATATTCTCCATATGGCCTATATCTTATTATATCTGTTTTTAAATTATATTGCCCATTAGTCTTATTAAATTCAAAATCTTTAATTTGGTCTGATGAAATTGTAATAATAAAATCTAATAAATTTTCCATTCTTAATAAAATTGAAGTTAAACCAACTGTTTGAGTATTGTATTTATTAAATTTATCAATTAAATCTATTGAAATGTTTTTATCTTTTATATATTCGTTGAATTTTTTATTTATCCATTCATTTAATTTATTAAAATTTAAATTTTTACAAATCTTATATTTTAATAAAAGTCCATTAGTTTGACTGCTACTATATGGACAATTTTGAATATTATCTGGGTTCATATGTACACACATAAATGGAAAGAGCATATTTGCTCTTAATCCATTTGTATAACCATCTGATAAATAATATGGAATTGTAGATATACTTTTTTCATTTTTCTCATTATAATATGTAAACTGATATATTACAACAATTAAATCAGGTAATTTTTTTACTATTTGATTTGTTGGTTTTGAAAGCATATATGGTGCAAATCGTTGTTTATGATGTGATTGTGCTGGTGATTGTGGTGGTAATATCGAATCTGATAAAATATACGTATTTATTGGTTCTATTGTTAAACTTTGATTATTATTAAAAATATTTTTAAAAGTTATTTTTTTAAATTTAATTTGTGTTCCTGTCATATAATATTATATTGATTTTAATTTTTTATTAAATTAAAAGTGTTGTATTATAATTACACATACAACATGATGGAACCCAAAAAAAATCTACAAGTATAAATTGTGCCTTATCTTTCTCTGATATTGGACATATTGTCATCGAAGGACATAAATGTGAATCAACAATACAAGATTTACACAACTTATATTCTACTGGAGCTGATGGATTAACATAAATACAACAATTATAATGGATATCAATACAATATACCATTTGGCTTATTTGAATTAATAGTAGAATTAATATAATTAATACTTTCATTTTATTCATTACTTAAAAAATTATTACTTAATAACTATTAATATCAATTTTTTTATTATGAAAATAGCAGTTTGGAATGGTTTTGATTTTCATTATGAAATGTTTGGATACATATTAGAATATATCAAATATACACATATCCCAATGGACTTGTATGTTCATATAGATATGGAAAATTGTAAAGAATGGATTGAAATTTATAAAAAAATATTTAACTTTAAATTTAATTGGATTAAAATTACAACACATGAAATATTATCTTCTTATGATTTAATTATTTTATTAACTGATGATGATGAAACTATGCCAAATGAATTTATTAATATACATGGAAAAGATAAAATTATATGTATAGACCATCACACATGTATTAGAAGAGAAAATATGTTAGAACGAATTGGAACACGATTTTTTTATAATAGACCCAATTGTAAATGGGCTTTACCTTGTTATTATGGAATTAATAAAATAGATAAAATTAAATTATTAGAAAATAATGATAAAATAATTGTTTCTTGTATTGGTATGCAAAATCAACCACCTAATATACAATTCTTAAGAGATTTATTTTCCAATTTTGATGATATTGAATTTAATATATTGGCAAGAGAAATTAAATATCAATATGAAAATGTACCAAATGTTAAAATTTTTGAAAATACTAATTCAAATAATATAATTGATATTGTTAAGAAATCTCATTATATGTTATGTATAGGAGATTCAAATAATACAGATCCAATAAAATTATCAATGTCAGCGTCTATACCAATGTCTTTTACTTTTGGTTGTAAAATAATTATCCCGTATACTTGGAATGAATTTTATAATCTTAAAAGTGTTATTGAATATAAGGATGAGATTATACAAAAAAATGGTTTAACTAAAATAATATTAACAAAACAAACTTTATTAAATGATATATATGATGAATTATATGATTTAGTTTCACATAAAAATAAAATATTTGATAATTGTATTTCATTAATTGATAATAACTTTACAAAAAAATTAGAAAATACGACTATTCATTCTCAAGTATCAACACAATTAAATTTAATAAAACCTAATATATTTTTATCTATTGGAAACATAAACAATAATGATTTATCTATAATACAAAATGAATTTCGTATGATACATATATTTTCAAATGATATTATTAAAAACAATGATTCAAATTATGTATATTTTCATAATTATGATGATATTAAAAAAATAGTTTGTAAAATAAATGAACCTATTTATGTATATATAGATATATTAAATGAAAATATTATTATCAAATTATTAAAATTATTGAGTAAAAGAACATATTCAGACCAAATTGTATTTAATAATTATGATAAGATAACTAATTATTTTGAATTATATAAAAAAATTTATAATAGATATAATGTTGTCTATTATACAAGTGAAAACAAAATTATTATCATCCCACAAAAATAAATTAAATATCAAATACTGATAGTTCTTCTTTAATCTTTTCTTTATCTTCCGCAGTTAAATCATCTTCAATATTAAAAATTTGTCTAATTTCTTCAGGTGATTTACCCTCAATTAATACAGCCATATATGCGCAACACAATTCCAAACATTCAATTGTGTTTAAATAATTACAACCATTAATTAATGGCACTAATTCATCCAAAGTTAACTCGGATACAAATTTATACATTTCATATGGAATCTGTTCTTCAAACTTTTTGGTATAATCTAAAGGTCTGGGAATTTCATATTTTGGGATTCTTTCATAAATTTGATAAAATTCTATGATTTTATCAAATTGGGCAGACTCAATAGAAACAGGACCAGTAATAACATCAGTGGGGTCTGATTCTTCAGCTATACCACCTAAAAACTTGGAATAGTCCTTAAACTTAATGTTAAGGTTATAAGTCTTATTATCAATTGTAGTTAGTTCAAATGATGACATTAAATAATAAAATTATAGTATTTTAAATAATATTTTTTCAATTTTTTTTATAAATATTTGCGCCAGCGAATATTTATAAGATTATTCTAATGAGAGCTTATCAAAGATAAGCGATACATTTTTGGGCAAAGCCCAACATGGCCCTAAAGGGCCGAGCAATTTTTTTATTTTAACGAATGTAATGAGTTAAAATAAATTAATTATAATTAACTAAATGATATAGTATAATAAAATAACTTAATATCTGTATTATAGGCTGAAATCCCGTCCATGAATATATCTATACGTATCTCTCTCTCCCGACTTTTAAAAAGTTTAAACTTAGTTTATTTTTGTTAAAGAGTACAAAATTAAAAAGTTTATTATACCAAAAAAAGTTTAATGGAATTATAATGTAAATAATTAATATTAATATTAATTATTTTAAATATTATGTTATTGCTTCTATAAATATTATAACAAATATTACACCAAAATCCACCAAACCTCCACCAAACCTCCACCAAACCTCCACCAAACCTCCACCAAACCTCCACCAAAATCCACCAAAAATATACTATATATAATTGATGATAATCATAATAAATATTTGTATTAATAATGTGAAAATAATTTTTATAGAAGTGATATTATTATCATATATTACAAAGTAAACTTTGATAAAAGTTAGTGAGATACAACTGAATAGTATAAAATAACTTAATATCTATATTATAGGCTGAAACCCCGCCCATGAATATATTTACTCGTATCTCTCTCTCCTGAGTATAAAAAAGTTTAAACTTAGTTTAATATTGTTATAGAGGGATAATTTCTAAAGTTTAATATACCAAAAAAAGTTTAATGAACTTTAAATGTAAAGAATGTAATAAGTTATACAAGTCATATCAATCCTTATGGAATCACAACTATAAATATCATAATAAAGATTCCACCAAAATTACACCAAAATCCACCAAATCTCCACCAAAATCCACCAAAAATATACAAGATGTTGCTGATGAAATTCATAGTAAATATTTATGCGAATATTGTAATAGTTATTTTTCAAGAAGTGATAGTCTTACTAGGCATTATAATAGATGTAAAGTTAAAATAAAATCTGATAATAATAAAGATGAAGTTATTTCTAAACTCAATAATAAAGTTAGTGAAATACAACAACAATTATCTTCATTACTTAAACATTGCAAAGTCCATCCAAAAACTCTTCAAAAAATTAATAAAAATTTACTGGCTAATAATAATAGCTATAATAGTGGTAATATTAACAATGGTACTATTAATAATAATAATACATATAATATTGTTAAGTTTGGGTCTGAGAATATTGATGAATTACTATCTAAATCTGAACTTTTTAATATATTAAATCAACGCTACTTATCTATTGAAAAATCAATTCAAACAGTACATTTTAATGATAAATATCCAAACCATAAAAATATATTAATAACAAATTTAAGAGATAACATTGCGTATATTTACGATGGTAAGCAATATAGTGCTATACCAAAAACACAAGCTCTAAATGAACTAATAGATATACATACTGAAAATATTGAGGTATCATTAACCAATTATCGTGAAAAATTACCTTCAAAAACTGTAGAAATATTAGAAAAATTATTAGAAAAAATTCGCGATGATAATACCCCATTTGTTGATGGTGTAAATGAGAAGAATTATAAAAATTATAAATCATACAAAATAAATGAAATTAAATTGATGGTGTATAATGAATCTGATAAAAATAAATCATTGATAAATATAAATTGTGATGTACCATTAAAAGAAACTGATAAGTCAATAGAAGTATAATATAAAATAACTTAATATCTATATTATAGCTAAAACCCCGTCCATGAATATATCTACCCGTATCTCTCTCTCCCGAGTATAAAAAGTTTAAACTAAGTTTAATATTGTTAAAGAGTACTAAATTAAAAAGTTTAATATACCAAAAAAAGTTTAATGGAATTATAATGTAATTATTATAATATTAATATCATATATTTTAAAGATTATGGTTTTACAACTATAAATATTATAATCATATGGTCAGCCGAAAGTAAGCCAGATGTCAGCCAAAAGTAAGCCTAAAGTAAAATGAAAGTAAAAATATATATAATATAATATTGACTAAAATATCATCTAGTTATACTTATAATTATTTTCCAACAAAAATTAAACATAAACATTGTAAAAAATGCACTCTATTTATAGATGGTTTATAATTAAAAGAAAACTGATAAATCAATAGAATTATAATATAAAATAACTTAATATCTATATTATAGGCTGAAACCCCACTCATGAATATATCTACCCGTATCTCTCTCTCCCGACTTTAAAAAAGTATAAACTTAGTTTATTTTTGTTAAAGAGTACTAAATTAAAAAGTTTAATATACCAAAAAAAGTTTAATGGAATTATAATGTAATTATTATAATATTAATATTATATATTTTAAATATTATGGTTTTACAACTATAAATGATAATCATTATTATCATAAAATAAATAATTATGCTTTCATATCAGCAATAAGACCTTTATAACAAGTATAATTATATAATTTAAAATCGCTAATTTTAATATCATTAATATTTTCAAGTTTATTAACAATTTCAATAGAAGGAAACTCATATAATCTTTCTTTACTTCTAAGAATTTGAATAACTGCTTTATCATAATGTTCTTCATATAAATGATAATCACCCAAATTAATAATAACTTGTCCTGGTTTTAGTTTACAACCTTCATAATTTTTATCATTATTAACTAGTTCGCAAAATATATATAACATTAAACTATATGAAGCTATATTCCAAGGTAATCCTAGGAAAACATCAGCCGACCTCTGATAAGTAGATAAACTTAATTTATTTTTATTAACATAAAATTGCGTAACTATACCATGACAAGGATATAAAACCCCTTCAGGTGCTTGTTTTGGATTATATGTTGTCATAATAATTCTTCTTGATGAAGGGTCATTTTTAATTAAATCCAAACAATATTTAATTTGATCATATCCATAATATTGTTTATCAAATCCTTCATAATTTTCTCCATAATGTCTTAATTGAAAACCATACATCGGTCCAATATCACCTTCTTGATAATTTAAACCCACACTTTTAATAAATTCATTTGTTGTATTTTTAACCCAAATTTTATTGTTTTCTTTTTCTAATATTTTAGAATTAGTATCACCTCTCAAAAACCATAATAATTCTCCAACTACATTATTGAAATCAACTTTCTTACTAGTTAACAGAGGAAATCCATCATCCATATTAAAAACTAATTGTTTATTAAATAGAGACCAAGTTGAACCATTTCTGGTTTTCCTATATTCTCCATCAACAATTAAATTTTTTAATAATTGAATATATTGTAGTTCGCCTTTATTAATAGGTGAAGTGGGGATTGAAGAATATTTTCTAAATATCATTGTTATTTTTTTAGTAAGACTATTATCATATACTTTATATTCTTCACAATATTCCTGACGCATAGTCATTATTTGTGATATTAAATTATCATTAATCAAAGTATCACAGTTATAATCATAATATATTTCATTCATATAAATACAATCAATATATTCATCAGATAAATTTGTTAAAACATAATTATATAAATAAGCACCACCAATTACAAATATTCTGTCAATATTTTTCATATTTGATAATTCTTGATGTGCTTTATTAAAATCCTTAAAAATTAATATATCATCATTTTGTTTTAATGATGATGAAATAACACAATTTAATCTATCTGGTAATTGTTTACCAATACTATTCCAAGTATTTTTACCCATAATAACAGCATTTTTAAGATTTGATGTAGGTTGTCCATTACGTGTCATAGATGTAATATTATTAAAAATAGTCATATCAACTTTAATATCCCAAGGTATTTTATTATTTTTACCAATACCATTATTTTCATCAATTGCAAAAATAATACTAATTTTTTTAAGATTCATTAAATATATAAATCTTAAATTAATTATTTTATAAATCAATTTTTTATTAAATTAAGTAGGTTGATTAGATAGTGAGCTAATTAATGTCATTAAATTAAAAATTATTTATAATTTTTTAAATTAAGTAGGTTGATTAGATAGTGAGCTAATTAACGTCATTGTTATCATAAAATGTGGAACAATTCTTAATAAATTTAGAGTTAGACCTCTATAATAATTAATTGGATTAAATCCATTATATAAACTTTGACCATAAATATGTCTTGTTTTAAGATAATCAATTGGGTGCATAATACAAGTAGCTGTGACTGATGACGAAAAACCCGCCCATAAATAATTTTTTGTATCACTATTTCTATAATTATTTTTGAAATAACTTAGATAATAATCGTATAATGGAAAGAATAAGGCACTACTAACTAAAATTTTACTAAAAGTTTTAGAATACCCTCTATAAAAGAGCTTTAGTCCTTCTCTTTTTAATTTGTTAGTAAATGATTTCTGCATTTGTTGATGAATCCTAACACTGTCTAATGGATGTGTTATAATTGTGGATGTTAATCCAGCAATAACTCCATTAAAAAACTTGTTAGAATTTTCTAATTTTAAATCTTCTAGATATCTATAGAAAACATACTTTGAACTAGTTGAAATCATTTGAGAACCAATTGCTGGAAATGATGCTTTATAAAATCCTTTGAAACCATTTTTATTATATATATCTTTAATAGTTGCAGAGATACTATTAGAATTGGTATTTTGATAATTTGTTTTAATTGTACAAATTGGTAAGGTTGCTAATTCAGCGGTTGCTGTGGCAACACAACTAGCATATAAATTTTTCTTAATATTACCATTATGAGACATTAAAATAATAGATAATCAAATCAATATTAATGTATTTCAATTTTTTTTATTTTAACGAATGTAATGAGTTAAAATAAATAATATTTGTTGGATGAGCTTTATGAAATAAAGCGAATAATATCAATTTTAATTAGTTCTTTTAAATTTGTTAATTCTTTAATACCATTTTGATTTATACCACTTTCATAAGAACAATCTAATGTTTTTAATTTTTTTAAATGATTAACATTATTTATTTTTGGATTGTCAGAAGCATATAGTTCTTCTAAATTTACTAAATCTTTAATTCCTTCTTGATTAATTCCACAATTTTCATAAGCACAATCTAATATTTTTAATTTTTTTAAATGATTAACATTGTTTATTTTTGAATTATTGTGCGCATATAATTCTTCTAAATTTGATATTTTTTGTATTCCTTCTTGATTAATACCACTATATCTACAACAATTTAATATTTTTAATTTTATTAAATGATTCACATCATTAATTTTTGAATTTTTATAAGTATCTAATTCTTCTAAGTTTATTAATTCTTTTATTCCATCTTGATTAATACCACAAACATAACCACAATTTAATATTTTTAAATTTTTTAAATGATTCACATTATTTATTTTTGAATTAGCGTATGCGTATAATTCTTTTAATTTTGTTAATTCTTTTATTCCATCTTGATTAATACCACATTTATCACAACAATATAATATACTTAAATTTTTTAGATGATTAACATTAGTAATATTTATATTATTATCAACTTTTAATATTCTCAAACAACTAAATATTGGTTGTTTCAAAATACGATCATTTAATTTTTTAGTATAGTTATTATCAGTTAAATTATATATTTTAAAGTTTTTACATGTTTCATTATTTAATTGAAGTAAATTTAAAGTTGTTTTAAAACAGGTATAATTACTAATAAATTGTATCAAATCAAAACATAGACTCATTATATATTTTATACTTATAAATTAATAGTTAGTTTTTTCATTTTTTTATTACAAATTAAATCAATTGAAGTAAATAAGTTATAACAAAAGAAATAAATCCTATGCTTAATATAAATATAATATTATTGTAGTTATATTCAAAATAATCATATATCTTCAAGTTTTTTGTTGAATCTATATTATATATTTTTTCATTATGGAAAGAATTTATTTTAACCAATTTTAAACCTTTAATACTATCATTAGTAATTCCAGATTCACATTGACATTCTAATTCTCTTAAATTAGTCATCCAAGATACATTAGTAATATTTGGATTATGTGAAGTGGTTAATTTAACTAAATTTAATCCTTCAATACCTTCTTGATTTATTCCACAATTTTTACCACTACATCCTAATTCTCTTAAATTAGTCATCCAAGATACATTAGTAATATTTGGATTATATGAAGTGGTTAATTTAACTAAATTTAAGCCTTCAATACCTTCTTGATTTATTCCACAATTTTTACCACTACATTCTAATTCTTTTAAATTAGTCATCCAAGATACATTAGTGATATTTGGATTATATGAAGTGGTTAATTTAACTAAATTTAAGCCTTCAATACTTTTTTGATTTATACCACATAGACCTCTACATTCTAATTCTCTCAAATTAGTCATCCAAGATATATTAATAATTTTTAAATTATAAGATACATTTAATTTAACCAAATTTAATCCTTTAATACTTTTTTGAGTTAGTCCACGACTTACACTACAATCTAATTCTCTCAAGTTAGTCATCCAAGATATATAATTAATATTTGGATTTTCGGAAGCATCTAATTTAACTAAATTCAATCCTTCAATACCTTCTTGTTCTAGTCCACAATTATAACCTTTACAAACTAATTCTCTCAAATTACTCATCCAACTTATGTTTTTTATATATGGATTATTTGAAATATTTAATTTAACTAAATTTAATTGTTTAATACCTTCTTCATTTATACCACAATAAAACCTACAAATCAATTCTTCTAAATATTTCAAATGATTTATATTGGTAATATAAATATTATTACAAATATTTAATATCTTCAAACAACTAAATATTGGTTGTTTCAAAATATCATTATCTAGATATTGTGTGTTATCTTCATCAATTAAATGATATATTTTAAAGTTTTTAACTGTTTCATTATTTAATTGAAGTAAATTTAAAGTTGTTTTAAAACTGGTATAATTACTAATAAATTGTATCAAATCAAAACATAGAATCATTATAAAGTAATAATTATAAATTAATAGTTGGATTGTTCAATATTTTATTAAAATTTGGATTACCACAAGTATTTAATTTTTCTAAATTTGTTAATTCATTAATACCATCTTGATTAATACCACAATTATTACTACAATTTAATATTTTTAATTTTTTCATATGATTAACATTATTAATTTTTGAATTATCACAAGTATATAATATTTCTAAATTTGTTAATTCATTAATACCATCTTGATTAATACCACAATTAGAACCATAACAATATAATATTTTTAATTTTTTCATATGATTAATATTATTTATTTTTTTATTATTAGAAGTATCTAATTCTTCTAAATTTATTAATTCTTTTATACCATCCTGATTAATACCACATTTCCATTCACAATATAATATTTTTAATTTTTTCATATGATTAATATTATTAATTTCTTTATTATCACTTGCTTCTAAACATTCTAAATTTGTTAATTCTTTTATACCATCTTGATTAATACTACAATTCCATTTACAATTTAATATTTTTAATTTTTTCATTCTCACCAGCATCTAAATATCTTAAATTTGTTAATTCATTAATACCATATTAATTAATACCACAATTCTTACTACAAAATAATACTTTTAGTTTTTTCATATGATTAACATTATTAATTTTTGAATTATTATTTGCATCTAAATATTCTAAAGTTGTTAATTTATTAATACCATCTTGATTAATACCACAATTATTACTACAATTTAATATTTTTAGTTTTTTCATATGATTAACATTATTAATTTTTGAATTATCACTAGCTTCCAAATATTCTAAATTTGTTAATTCATTAATACCTTCTTGATTAATACCACAATTCTTACTACAATATAATATTTTTAATTTTTTCATATGATTAACATTATTAATTTTTGAATTACCACAAGCATTTAATATCTCTAAACTATCAAATATTGGTTGTTTTAAAATATCATTATTTAATTTCTTAGTATATCTATCATCACATAAATTATATATTCTAAAGTTATCAATAGTATCCTTATTTATTTGAACTAATTTTAAAGTTGTTTTTAAGCTGGTATAATTACTAATAAATTGAAATAAATCAATAAATAAACTCATTATTAAGTAATAATTATAAAATAAGAGTTATATTTTTCATTTTTTATTAACTGAACATAGATAGTTAAGCATTTGCTTAACTATCTATCTACTTTGATAGAAAAACCCAGATTTTCTAATCTAGGATCAATTTTTTTTTAATAACCTATAAACACCATAACCAACGAAAACAGAAACTAATCCTGCACCTACTAATAATGTCATTTTATTACAATTATCACGAGTTTGTCTAACTAATCTTCTCATTAATCCAACATTTGTTGAATTATTATTTTCACTTTCCATTAAAAATATAATTAATTATTTTTTAAATAATTTTAACTAACTTTAACTAACTAATATAATTTTATTATTTTCAGTTCTAAATAAATATGTTGAATAATTATTAGTTTTAGTATACATAACATTATATTCACCAATTAAAAAAGCATCACAATGATAGGTATTTGGATGTGTATATAAAGCATAATCATATGGAATATTAAATTTTGTTAAATGAAAACCACCATTTTCTTTTTTTCCCAAAATAATATATCCAGATGAATGAATATTTAATGGTTGATGAAAATGTGGTGTATCGTGTGTTTCAATATAAAACCCATTACCAAACTCTTCTTTCAATAAATAATTTTCTACGTAATCTTGACCAATTGTCATTTTAAAAATAGGCATAGCTTGGTTATTTTCCATTTGAAATAACATATTAGGTTTAATAAGTGTAGCACCATAAAAGTTAAGATATTTTTGTTCAATAGGACTTTCTGGTATCACAATATGTTCCATTTTAGATATAAAATAATCATTATAACCTAAAATATTATTATTATTATTATTAATATTAGAATTAACAAAATAACCTGGGACAAAAATATTATTTGGTATTTTATAATCCTTTTTGTGATTAATTGATAATGGTATATCATCATTAATCACTCTAATTAATTGATTATCTTTAAATAATAATAATTGATTATTTTGAGTTATAACATCAATTAATTGATTGGTTATCATAAATGAATCATCAGTATATCCTTTACGATATACAAAAATATCTTTATAATCATTATCAAAATAAGTCATCTAATTATTATGAGAAATTTTTTATTTATTTTATAAATATAAAACAAATAAAAAGCGACACTATATTTACAATCTTTTTACAATATCATTGTAAATGAACGGGTCTTTAATCCGTCCAAGAACAATATTCTGCGTGTTTGTTGACCTTTTTCTTAAAACTTCAATAAGGTCTTCCCTGGAATTTTTAATTTCCAGTTCTTTTAGAAAGTGTATTGAGCTCGTTAAAAATTTTAAAACATCTTCCCTATTTCCTGCAAAATCTTTTTCTAAATCATCATGTACAGATTGAACACTTTTTATTTCACTCTCATGTTTAGAACATCTACTAGGCATATAGGTTTGTTCCTCTTTACGTGTTTTCAGAAGGCGTGAAATATATTTAAGAGCCAAATATTTATCATTTTCGAGAACTGATCTAGTTGCTAAATAGGTGAAATTATCCTTTTTGTCTTGAAAGTCTCTTTTTAAGGCTGATGTAAGTATTTTTCTCATTTTTTTGGATTTTCCTATGCCACTTGTATGATAATGATGTGGCGGGTGGATACATGTAGGTTTAGGCGGTGGCGGCGGTGCTGGGACAACTGCGGTAGTTGGTGTGTTTGCAATAGATACGATGGCAGTATTTGCGATAGACGCAATGGTGTCGATTGCTTTGGTTGTGATAGACACAACGGCGTCGGTGGTGACGGCGGGAGTAGACATGGTATGAACTTTCGGGCTTAGTGTGGAGCTATTTATCATACCAGTCTAATTTTTTTTTATTAATGAGCATATTAAATATTTAAAATTTCAATTTTTTTTATAAATATAAGCGTTAGCGAATATTTATAAAATATATTATTAACAGAACCTTTAGGCGTATATTAATTATTTTCTTTGAATATAATTAATTAGGATTAAATTAAAATGCAAAGTATTTTAATTTAACGATGTGGAACAAATTTTTTTATTAAAATATGAGTAAAACGAACATTTTAATAATATTATTCTAAAAGGTGGCAACTATTTGCCATAAACTTGATATTTCTTTATTTGATTTTTTTATAATTAATAATAAACATTTAATTTATCTTAATTTTTTGACTCATTTTAAGATAATAAAATAATTTTGGTTTTTGTTTAGAATTATAATTAAAATCATTCATACTTATTTTATCCAAATTAACATTTTTAGAACAAGTTAAAACTGGAATCTGTTCCTTATTATTTACCATTGCAATCAATAATAAATAGAATTGTTTAAGATTAATATTTTTAACCCCATTATCTAATATTTTACATATAGCATCTGTAAAGAATCCTCCAGGTTTTCCATTAATATTTGCTTCAAAACTATAACTATTATCCCTAGTTCCTGAAATTAAATAACAATTAGCTTTAACTCTATTATTTTTATCGGGATAATCGCCTTCAATAATGGAACAATTATTATTAATTTGATTTAATAATTCAGTAATATTATTTGAAGTGAAGTCTTCATTATATTGTCCCATATAAACTTTATATAAATCAAAACCAGTTCCTGAATGACAACTATCCATAAAACCATAAAGTGTTTGTGTTGGTTTTAATCTAGATAATACAGTTCCAAATTCATCATCTAGTACAATATTAAGATTTCTATTATCATTAGTAACTATACAACTATCTTGTAATAAACTACTAATTTCAACAATTTGTTTACCATTATCATTATACATTATTTTCATTTCATCTTTATTAAAATCATTAACTGATGTTCCATGACCCGAAAAGTAAAAATATAATGTATTGTTCCTTGATAAAATAAATTTGTTTAATTGATTTAATATATTAAATCTGGATGGATATAAATTAGATCTAACAGGTAAATCATCTCTCATTAAAGTTATATCAATTTTTGGGTTTATTTTTCTTAAACATTTAATAAAATTATCACCATCATTATAACAACCAAATAATCTAGCATTCGGAAATTGTGGATATTGACAACATATCACAAGAGCACTAGCCATCTATTTTATTAGAGATTTTATTTTAAAAACTGTACATAAAAGTTAATCCATCTTTTATGTAATTATTAAGTTTATAACATTTTAATTTATTCATAAACATTTCATTATAAGATACCTCTCCACTAAATTCCATTTTACAATCTTTATACATTATTTGTTTAGTATTATTATCTAACAATAAATTACTAAAGAATATTTCTGTATTAGAATTATTATTGATATCCATAAAATTATAAATAGACAAATCATATTTAATATTATTATTATTCAAATAATACTTGAATATTGGATCATTATAATCATATAATATGGTTTCTTTAAGAAAATTTTTATGATATCCATATTGATGTTTAATCCAATAAATAGGAACTTCTATTATATCAAATTCAAATAACTGAATTAATCTAGTTTCAAAATAATTTTTAAGATTATTATCACCACTATAAAAATAAATAATATTACTATAATCATTATTTTCTAATATATTATCAATATTTAATTTAGCTTTTTCTAAAAACAACTCATTTTCTAAACGACCTAAAATTTTTCGATAATTAGCAATTTTATTTATTAATTCATCAATCTTATTCATTAATAAATAATTAATAATTTAAAATAATAATTATATCAATTTTTTTTATTAACTGAGCCTTTAAGCGTATATTAATTTAACGAAGAGTATCAAATTTTTATAAATTATAATTATATTTATTTAATTTTAATTCCAGATTTGGTAATTTATATTTATGTTTATCAATATTAAGATAATATTTAATAATTGAATAAAACATATTAATATCTGCTCCTTTTAATTTTAATGCTTGATCAATATCATTATCTTTTATAATTATCTTGTCAAGTGCCATAATTCTTTTTATTTCATCATTATTTATAATTTCAAATAAAAATCTCTTATTATAACTTAAATAACTTGAATTACTATCTGGAACAGAATAAGTAAAAAGAAATAAATAGTTTATCAAATATAAATTATTTTTGAATACATAACCTTTTTTAATTAATAGCGAATAAACATATACACTTTCCATATTATCCATAAATATCAATTGATTAATTCCATTTGTGTTTATACTATGTCCATCTTTTATATATTCATCAATTAGATTTTCAAGTGATAATAAATTTTTATAATTATACTCATTTATAAAAAGATTATTTTTAATTATTTTATTAATCAGGATAGACATTAATATATAATATATTATTATTTAATATATTATTCTTATCAATTTTTTTTAATTAATGCGAAATGAAATGAGCATTAATAAATAATATTATCAAACTCATTTGTGATTTTAATAATATTATTCTAAGAAGAGCCAAATATATAATGAATTAAAACGTAATTTTTATTCGTCAAATTATATAGAAGATAATGAATTAAATGAATATGATTCACAACTAAAATTTATAAGATAATTATTCTTTTTTAACATAGCAACTTGAACAGATGTTCTTTAAATCTTTACAAGCTTCACTTTCTTCATTATTTGATTCAAAACATTTTTTTGTTAATAATTTTAAATCATCAAAGAATTCCTTATCTTTGTCTATAATGCTTTCGCATTCAGATTCTTTATTTCCCTCTTTTTTACAACATTCACTATATTGTGAAGCCAGTGTTTGATAATGAGAATTATTATATAATGATAAATTACGATGATACGGAGGATACCAAAAATTATTCAGAATCATCCATGCTCCAACAAAATTTGGGAAAAAAAATAAACTTGATGAACTATTCGTGTTATTTGTAGTATTTGGGTTAGTTGTACTTGGTTTAGTTGCGCTTGTCGTACTTGGTTTGCTTGCGCTTGTCGTACTTGGTTTGCTTGCGCTTGTCGTACTTGGTTTGCTTGCGCTTGTCGTACTTGGTTTGCTTGCGGTTGTCGTACTTGGTTTGCTTGCGCTTGTCGTACTGGAATTTGACGAATATGAACTTCGATGACTATTTGATGAAAAACTAGGTCTATGTGAAGAGCCAGATGAATATGAACTTCTAGAACTACTTGATGGCATTAATCTATATATATTATAATTTAAAATAATAATTATATCAATTTTTTATTAATGCGAAATGAAACGAGCATTAATAAATAATATTAAGGAGCGAACACATTGAGTCTTTTCAATTTTTTTATTTTAACGAATGAAATGAGTTAAAATAAATTAATTATTGGCTGAATTTCACTACGTGAAATGAAGAGTATCAATTTTTTTATTTACTTAGAATGTATATTTAATATTATGTTTATCCATCCATTTAGCAAATATTTTCATTGCTTTCTTCATATTATCGTTTTTATGAGGATGAAATTTGGCTCTATTAAACATTGTTATAACTACTTGTTTTTGATAAGTTAATGAATAATTTTTTATTTTATTTAAAGTATATTTGGCTTTTTCTTCATTCTTGAAACCTAAACCTTTAATGGAAGTAGAAGGATGTTTATCTTCATATAGTGATATATTATTTTTTACTTTGGTCATTATAATAATTTATATAAATAAAAAAATAAAAAAAATTATAATCGTAGAACACCTAATTGCCAACAAACACCATATAAACCTGTTCCATTTTTATATCTTAATCTTATAATTGTATTTTCATATCTTATTTCTTCATCCTCTGTAATTTTAAATTTAATATCATAACCAATATTTATTTGTTGGTCTTTTGATTTTTTAAGACTAATAGATTCAATTTCTAATTGTAGTGGTTCGTTTTTAATTAATTCTATCTTTTTAGAGTTTTGAGTATATTTAATAATAAAATCTTTACAATCTAATTTTTTTTTATATATCTCCAATATATTTTCTTTTTTTACATTTTTAAGATTATCAAATAAAAATTTGCTTATATATTCTTTTGAATAGTTTTCTAATTTATTTTTTATATCGTTATTATTTTTCTTTCTAATAATTTTTTTAAGTTCTTCTAAAAATAAACAATTTGGATTATTTTTTTTTGGAATAGAACAAATATACTTGATAAATTCTTCTTTATTTAGATCTTGTATTAGTTTAAATTCTTTCTTGATATTTTTTAATACATCAAACCAACCATCAGTAAAACTAATAAATTGGTTTTTAATAAATTCATTTTTAACATCTTTAATATATATATCAGCAAGTTGTGGAAGTTTTCCTGAATTAGAAACCTTTAATTCAACATTATATATTTTATCTTTACAATAAAATTCAAAATCATGAGAATTACCACAACCTCCTATCTTTTTACATTTTTCAAAATCTAATCCATATTCTTTTAATTTTGATAGAATTGTTTTGGAAATATTATCTTGTGTTTTATTTTTAAGGTTGAGCTCTTCAAATAATTTTTGCTCTCTGGCTGAATTAATATGACCATTTTCATCTTTTTTAGATTTATAATTAAATAATTGAGTTAATGTTAAGTTATCAATATTCATTAATAGTTATATTTTATTATTAAGAAACATACATTTCAATTTTTTATTAATGAGCATTAAAAAAATTGAAAGAAATCGCTTGCGCTCTTCTTAGAATAATCTTATTAAAATATTCGTTTCACTCATATTTTAATAAAAAAATTGAAATAAATATATATAATTTATATTAAATATAATAATAATGTTAAGTAATATAACAAAAAAATTTTATAAGGATGCTAATTTAGAAACAAGAAAACAACTAGGACAATATATGACACCTTATGATATTTGTAATGAGGCTCTTAATTTTAATATTGAAGAATATGAAAATATATTAGAACCATCTTGTGGAACAGGACAATTTTTAGATATAATTTTAAAAAAAAATCGAGATGCTAATATTACAGGAATTGAAATAGATACTAATATATATAATAAAATATCAACTCAATATGATATAAATTTAATAAATACTGATTTCCTAACATATAATTTTACTCAAAAATTTGATTTGATTGTAGGTAATCCACCTTATTTTGAATTTAAACCAAATAGTGATATTAAAAAAAAATTTAAAGATGTTATTGTTGGAAGAACAAATATTTATACATTATTTATTAAAAAATGTATTGATATTTTGGAACCAAAAGGCATATTGGTATTTGTTATACCAACATCATTATTATCATCGCATTATTTTGGAAAAATAAGAGAATATATTATTAAAACTTGTAATATAGAACAAATTAAAATTCTAGAAACCGATAATTTTGAGGATGCTCAACAACAAACCATGATTTTTAAATTAAAAAAATTAAAGAATAATGAAATAAATAATAAAAAATATATGGTTACTATAAATAATCATATAATATTTAATGATAAGTATCAAGAATTAAATAAATTATTAAATGGTAAAAAATATATTAAAGATTTGAAATGTTCTGTAAAAACAGGTCCGATAGTATGGAATACATTAAAAGAAAATTTGGAAGATAAATCAAGTTCCGAAAATTATCCTATTATATATCCAAGAAATTTAGTTGATGGCAATATTAAATTATCTAACCACGAAAAAAAGAAGCAATATTTAAACATTGATAAAGAACCCATAAATTCTCCGGTTATAGCAATTAATAGAATTATAGGTGTTAAGGAAATAAGATTAAATCCAGTATTAATAAAAACTGGACAATATTATTTTGAAAATCATGTAAATATTATTACTGGTTCTCTAGATAATTTAACAACAATTTATAATTCCTTAATAAAACCAGATACAATGAATTTTATAAAACAAATTATTGGAAATACTCAATTATCAAAAACAGAATTAGAAGAAATGATTCCTTTATTTTAGTTATTCAACTTTAATACCAATATTATCCATAAATGATATTAAATTATTAAAGTTAAATCTAAATTTAATACATTTTCTATGTTTATGAACTTGAAATTCACCAATAGTTAAAAAATATTCATTTAATTCTTTTCTGGACATTGTATTGATATCTTTATCCTCAGGAATATCATTAAATTGTATCTTTAATGTATTAGATTCATTCCAATTTTCTAATTTTTTAGTAAATATAATTTTATTATTAATTATATTTTCTATTTTAAGATCTGAAGTTGGATACATATTTATATTAAAATCAGTTTTAGTTTCTTTAACATAAATAAGATAATCACAACAAAATAAATTTTTATAATATTCAATAAGTAAATGATGAGGATTATCAAGAATCCATTTTTTAATTTCATTATTACTTAATATTTTATCAGATTCTTTTTTATTACCTATTTTATTATAGACATTTAATGTGAAAGTATTATTTGAACATTGTCCAATTTTTTGGGGGCAAACTTTTTCATTATTTTTCATATTTGTTTTAACTGAATAAGTTATTTCTTTTTTATCAATAAAATCTGACATATTTTGACCTTGTCCAATATAAGTTAATTTTTTAATTTTATTCTCTTTGAAAAAATCTTTAAGTTTAGGTGCCAATTTTACCATTAATTGTCTATTTACTCTTTTTTCATCAATTGATTCAATCCCCTTTTTATCTTTAAAAATCTCACATATAGATTTTTCACAACTCATACCAAATCGTTCGGTTGATTTTTTAATAGTTTTATTAGTTATATTCTTACTGGAAGACATTAAATAATAAAATATATTTTACTATTTTAATAATATTTCAATTTTTTTTATAACTACGATAGGGCAAATAATTAATGAACGTGGGCTAGTTAAGCCAAAGCTTAACTAGCACAGCTACTTAATCTAAAAATTCCATGAGAATTTTTAGATTAATGAACGTTAGTGAATAGTTATAAATTAATCTTCAATTAATTTTTCTCTAAATTTACCTTTCTTACCAACTGAACATAAATAGAGATATTCATACACATTTGTATTTTCCTGTTTATCTGATGATTTGAATTTTTTGTATACTTTTTTATATAATGTTATTCTACCTTTATTTTTAAGGATTTCAATAAATTTATTTTGTTCAATTATACCTTCATTATTATATGAAACTAATATATATTTTGCATTTATTCTTTTTATAATATTATTAAATTCAGATTCAGCATTAATCTTGGAACAAAATTTAGATTTATTATAATTTTTTATTAATCCAGCTTTTCCATATATTTCTAAATTTGAATCATACTTGGCAATATAATTAAGAGCATTATAATTACTTGAATATTGTCTCTCATTATATGGAGGGTCCAAATAAACTATCAAATATTCATTATCTAATATATTTGAATTTATATCTTGATTAAATACTTTATTTAAATCTTGATTTTTAATTTGTTTATCTTGATGAATTGGTCTAAATTCAAATAGTGTTGATGCTGTTGTTTTAAATTTTTTTAAATATGCTTCATACACTGAAGCAGTATTAGCCACTTTATCTAAGGATATTAATAATGAAGCTATTAAAAATATCTTTTCATCATTATTAATTTCTATAGTTTGAATCTTTTCCATTATAGCATCAGCCTTATTTGCATTTTCAATTGTCCAAAATTGTCTATTCTCTTTTCCTGCAGGTGAATAATTTGTTGTAAGTAATTTATAATTATTATTTGATGTTTGTTTTAATTGATTAAGTTCTTTAATTAATGAAGAAAGTTTATCAGTATAAGGAACTTTTAAATTCGCATAATTAATTATCCAACTATAATATTCAAGGTCATTACTTGTTGTTTGATAATTATATTTTCTATTAAAATATTTACCAACAATACCTGTCCCAGCAAAACCATCCAAAAAAGTAATATCTTTTGTTTGTAATTTTTTGTTATTTTCAAGTCTTTTATTTAACTTTGAAATTACATAATCCAAAAATGGTAATAAACTTTTTTTGGAACCAATATAATTTAATGTTGATTGAATTTCCATTATGTTAATTAATATTTTAACTTTATATAAAATATTAATCAATTTTTTTATTAAAAAAAGTAGTTTAATTATCTATACTACATAAGATTTTCAATCTCATCCGCTACGAAAAACCGTATAATTCCTTATAGAATAGGAATTATTATAACTAGAATGTTAAATAGATGTATAGTCAAAAATTCATTAACATCCTTAACCACTTTTAGTTCCGATTATGAGGGGTTGTAGCGATACCCCATTTTTATTTATTAATTTACTGCTTTTAATAAAATGTTTACACATCCATTTATATCTCTATCAAGATTAAGCCCACATTTACATGTTAGTCTTCTATTAGTTCCTATTACAGATTCATTCTTACAGAAACTGCATATTTTTGATGTATAACTCTCATCTACTAATACTAAATTAGATTTAGATTCATTACATTTAAATTTAAGCTTTTCTAAAAATTCATAAAAACGTAAACTAGATGCGATTCTTTTATATATTTTTCTTAAATTTTTATCATAAGATGATATACTTTTGGTACTCCATTTCCCAATAATTATATATTTTATTTTCTCTTTATTTAATAAATAATTTATTGATTTCCAATGTAAATCAGTTATCATATTATAATTCTTTCTTTTTATTCTTGAAATTATTTTTCTGCATTTTTTATTGTTTATTGCACTTAATCTATCTATTTTATTTAAGTTTGTTTCTATTGTTTTCATTAAATTTGTTCCTATATTATAAATTTTATTTGATGAGAAACCAGTTAAGAAAGTTTTTAATCCTGGATCTATTGATACAAAATTACTATTATTAACTTGTTTAACATTTTCTATTATTGGAACTAATAATGTAAATCTTTTATTTTCTAAATTATAGTGTAATTTACAATCATTGTTTATACTGCTAAAATTAAAGTTATCTTTTGTTATCATTTTCCCTAGAATTCTTTTACAAAAACCATCTTTAAAAAAATAACATTTTTCAAGATCTATAATTTTTGATGTTTTTGTTTGTTTTATTGGGCGAATTCTAAAATGTCTTATATTACCTCTTTTAAAGTTAGTAAAGGCAGATTTATATGAAATAGATATTAATTTAATTGCTCCATCTAAAATATGAGAATTAATATTAAATCTATTCATGTATTCTTCTTTTTTATCCTTACAAAAGTTATCTCTTAAATTTCTAAAATTAAACCTATTCTTTGTTTTGGTAAGAGATAATTCTGTAATCTTATTTAAGGTATAATTATACATTTTCCTATATGCTTCAAACCAATTAAGTAAGATATTTTGTTGTTTTTTATTAGGCAAAATTATAATTTTTTTACATTTAATAATAGTTGCAGGGAAATCACTATTATTATTATTAATATTTATTTTAGTATGAATTGGAGCTTCCTTAATGGAAAACCATCCATCAGAATTTTTATTTTCATATTTTAAATTATAAAATTCATGAAATGGAATTCTAAAATTGTTATTATTTATCTTGGTTATTAATAATTTTCTTTCATTAATTAATTTATTTTCTGATTTTTCATTAATAAAAATATTATTATTTAAAATATCTTTATATTTTTTCTTTTTCATATATTAAAATAAATATTAAATAAACCTTTATATATTATTTTATATGATATATATTTAAAAGTGTATAAATTATTATAATTAAAATGAATAAAGAAGATTACATGACACCTAAAGAAGCATCTAAAAAATTAGGGGTTCATTGGCAGACACTCCGTAATTGGGATGCTAATGGAAGTATAGAAACAATAAGAACTCCAGGAGGAAAACGAATGTATAATGTAAAAAAATACTTAATTGATAATAATTTAATTAAGGATATACAAAATATAACTAGTAAAAAGAAAATATGTTATTGTCGAGTATCAACATTAAATCAAAAATCTAACCTGCAAAATCAAATTAACTTAATGAAGAAAAAATATCCTAATCATGAAATAATTCAAGATGTGGCAAGTGGTTTAAATTTTAACAGACCGGGTTTAAATAAAATAATAAGTTTGGCATTAAATAAAGAATTAGAAGAGGTGGTAGTAATGTACAAAGATAGATTAGCTCGTTTTGGTTTTGAATTAATAGAAAATATAATAAAAAATTCATCACAAGGAAAAATAGTAATAATAAATAATAATGATGAAAGTCCTGAAGAAGAATTAACAAAAGATTTAGTGAGTATAATAAATGTATTTAGTGCCAAGTTAAATGGTATGAGAAAATATAAAAATAAATTAAAAGAAAATAGTTCTTAATATATAAATTATTATAGAATTAAAAATGTAAATTTATATTTTATTACATTAATTTGTAATAAAATATACGGTTTTATGGCATCTGCAGACATCCCAATTGAATTCATTTGGATAGAATAATTTACCTAATGGTATCATATATTCTATTAGAGTAAAACCTGCATATGCTGTACACAAATAAAATATTTGAAATTGCCAAGTTGATTCTTCTATTGGTTTATCTCCTTCTATTAATGGGTCATCTCTTGTATTTTCATAAATTACTTCATTTAATTTATTAATAATATTATCAAAAGGGGTGTGGTATTTATGTTTTGATTTAATCTTTTCTAAAATATATAATAAATCTTTTTCATCTTTAATATTATTTCTTGCGAAATTTAATAAATAATCCATATATTCTTTCTTCTTTTCTAAATTTAGTTCTGTTGAAGATATTGCGGTGGTTCCCGGTATTTGCGGGTCATCCACAAATAATTTCATTAATTCTAGCATAAATTCATAAGTATAAATTCTATCATAATTATCAAGAAAATATTTTGTATTAAAAGATGCGTTTCTTCTTAAATTTATAATTGGATTAGATAAAATATCACTAATTAATGATTTTTTAATTTTATGATTTATATATTTTTCCACTATTTTATCATTTGAACTAATTAATTCAAATGGATTACCAATAATATTTAATTTGTTATCATTATAAATTGACATAAAACGAATCATTGATAATACCACATTAATACATGATATATCTTCTAATATAGCTCTATAACATTGAATTAAATCACCAGATACTAATATATATTTTTTTATTTTTTGGCCCTCCGCTTTTTGTTTCCCTACTTTTTGTTTATTCTTTTTTTGTTTCTCCATTTTTTGTTTAATTTCTTCAATGTAATAAATATCTCTTGCTTCTTTGAGAGATATAATTATTTTTTCAATTATATCTTTGGTTTCATTAATTGGCGAAGTCTTTTGAAGTAAAACTGTTGACTTTGTAGGTGTTGTTTCTCTATATTCTGGATTCAAATATTTATTTTCAACATCATTTTTATTGTTAATATTTTCAAGTTTAGTTTTGGCAATTATTAAATCACTAATAAATAATTTAAGGAATTCATTTTTAGTTCTACCAAAAAGATGTATAGTTTCTTCAATATATAATTTTAATTTATTGAGTTCTTTGTATAATTTGTCTGGGTCTTTACTACTTAATGTATTAAAGTTCAATATTGTGTTTTTTGAAATTGGTAAAAATCCAATTTTAACTGCTTCTAGTTTATATTCTTTTTTAAGTTCTCCTTTTTTGTCCAAAAATATATCATCTATTTCTACATTAGATGAATTAAGAAATTTCTCACAATTACCTATAAATGTTTTCTCATATTGAGTAATTCCGAAGATAGTTTTTAGTTTAATTTTCATTTCTTCATTATCAACACTTTTATCCAGAATACAAATATAATCTGACAAATTGTCTATTTTATTTTCATTATTATTAATTGAAAAATATTGTGTCATTACTGAATCATCTGTTTCACCAACAGCCAAATCAATTAATTCATTGTGAATAAAACTTTCTAAATCATCTGGTTGTGATTTATCATATATTTTAATTGCTTTCTCATTAACCATATCAAAAAATACTTTTCCTTTCACTTGATTTGATGAATTATCATGAAGAAAATCAATATTTATTAAACCATTTTGTAGATTATCTTTTATTAATTTCTTAAATTCTTGCTCTTTCTTTCCTTTATGAGACATATATTTAATTTTATATTTTAGATACTTAAAATAATAATTATTCATTTTTTTTATATTAAAAATATAGATATTTTTTAACATCAACAATATTATAAATAAAAAAAATATGTTAAAATAAAATATTTATAGATTTAAATATTTTTTTCTAACAACATATCAAAATCATTTTGCGCATTAAAATATTCCTCACCAATACCTGGTAAATATTTTAATTCTTCTTTTAGTTTTGTAATATATTTTTCCATTTTATAAATATAATATCTACAAATCCAATATTCATTTTTCTTTTCTGGAGTATCAAGTTTAATTATGGTATCTATTTTTTCTGAGTCTTCATTATTATAATCTTTCCAAATTTGTAATTCTTCAAGGTTTTGGAAATCTATAAAATATTTTTCGTATATTGGAAAAAGTTCATCATTATTAAACTTTAATAATAATTCATTATATTCATTGAATATATTATTAATATATTCTGTATAAGAATCAATCGATAATTCTTTAGGAGTCATATTATCATATCTTTCACATCCAAAATTATAAGTTAAAAGTTTTTCTCTTTTACAAAATTCTATCATGTCGTTTTTATGTTCATAAAATTTTATATAATATTTTGGACTAATTTTGATGTGATGTAGAAACATTAATAATATTAATGAAAATATGTTATTATATTTAAATCCCTTCTTAATTAATTCTACATTATTAGTATGATAACCCAATTCATTATAACACCAATTAACATCATCATCAATTATTTCAATACCTTTACTTAATATTTCATTAGCTTGATTATAATTTTTTTTAATATTTCTACAATATAAAGAATAATATAAATATACAATTGAATCATATTTTTTATTAAAATCTGGTTCTATGTTATTTTTATATAAATCATAAATAATATCAATATTATTTTCATTATTAATTGGAATATATATGCAACTAATTTTATTAATATAATTTTTAATATAGTCTATTTTATTTTGTGTATTCATATTCATTAATTATATATATTATTAATTTATAAATATATTTTTTTTCAATTTTTTATTATACTTTTCAAAACTAATTAACTATATAATAATTATAAATCATCCACAAATACTGGAACTTGGTTATAATGATAAGAATTATTTGATTCATCCAGTATTAATAAATTATCCACTGATAAACTATATGGTTCATTATGAGATAAAACTATATTTTGTTCTAAAGTATTTGATGGTAATGTTATTAAATTATTATCCTCGCAATATATTTCTCTATTTAATATTCCTTCATATTTATAACCAGCTAATCCATCACTTATCATAAGAAGATTATAATTTGATGTGATTAGAGTTAAATTATTACCATTAAGATTAGTATCAAATTCCAATTTAATATTATTAAATGAAAATGTTTTATAATAAAAATTATTAATTATAAATTCTGTTTTACTTAATAATAATAAATCATTTTTTAATATTGTTGTATATAAATAATCATCAGTATATATTTTTATGGAATTAACATTAATTGGATATTGAAATTTAAATCTTAAATATTTAATAAAATTACAATTACTCATACTTTGATTATGCTCAAATTTTATTTTAATAATATTACCAAAAGTATTAAAATTATATTTTTTATACTGATTAAATAATATATTATGATTATTATTAATTAGTTCTTCTCTAACTTCATTATTTAATAAACCTTTTGTTAAATAACATTTAATAAAATTACTATTATTTATTCCATTTAATATGATTTTAATTTGTGAAAAAAATAATGAACATATTGGTAAGAAATGATAATTTAAAAATATTTTATCAAAATTAATTAAAATATGATTATCACATTTAATAATTTCACATTCATTTGGATATATATTGGTTATGGAATTTCCACTTATATTTAATTCAATATTATCAATATTATTCAAAATATTCCATGATTCACATATTAATTCTAAACCATAAATAATATCACAACTATCTGTAATATTTATAATATTACCATTTATTTGAACTTGCTCTTTATAATTAACACATTCTGATAATTTAAACTTTCTAATGGGCATTTCACCATCAATATATTTTTCAATTAATGAACCAAAACCATTATTATTATTAGATAACATCATTAATTGAGAATTTACACTTGTTGTCATTTTTAATAATTATTAATATTCGTTTAAATAATTATTAATATTTGTTGGCTCTTTATAATTAAATATCAATAGAATCAGAACAATCACTAGAGTAATCACTTGAATCATCATCTGACTCAGTTTCTGATTCATTATTTGATATAATTTTATTACTACTTGTATTTTCTTCAGCATCAGCTTTTAGTTGTTTTAGTAGATTTTCATCACTTTTTATTTTTTTCTTTGATAATTTATATTGGTTCATTAATCTATAAATTCTTTTAAGAATTTATAGATTAAGTAGCTGTGCTAGTAAAGCTTTAAGCTTTACTAGCCCATGTTCCATGTCTTCAAAACTGTATCTTTATTATTATACGATAATAATTGTAATTGGCGAGTCATTTCAACTAATATACTACTTGTCGCTTTTCTAGTTTTAATTTCTTTTAGAGTTTGTATTGTTTCATTAATTTGATTTTTTTTATTTTTGCTTAACTTATCTTTATTGGCGTTAAATAATATTTCCATTTTATCAATGGTATTTGATATTAATTCTTGGGAAAAGTATTTTTTGCCGGTATTCTCTATTTTAATTTCATCTGGATTATAAGTATGAATATATTTTCCTTCTAATGATGTTGAGCAAAAATTATGATTTTCCGGTAATCTTTCATTAAAATTTAACACTTTAACAAATGTAATTAATCCAGAAATCTCTTTCTTAAACACTTCATTAAATTCTGATTCATTAATACTCAACACATTTTCTTTCCCAACTCCATTAATATTAAATGTGTTATTTATAACAATTTTATTATTACTATTATTAGTATTAGTATTATGATTATTACTATTACATTGTTTTTGAGATATATTCATTTCATTATTCATAATTTTGCTTTTTTGTTTTTCTAATTTACTAATTTCTTTTTTCATTTCCGTAATAGTATCAAACAGTTTTTTCCCTTGTTCTTTCATTTTTTCACAACTATTTATTTGATGTCTATCTAAAGTGCTTTTTCTTGAAAATTTTTTTGAATAATACTCACAACTATATTTTTTATTATTTTGATTATCCATCATTATATCAAGATGCTTAATCTTTCTATGATTCCATAATGATTGATATGATGAATATTTTGTTTTACAAATTTCACAATTATAATTCATTTTATATTATATATAATTATATATTTATATATATTTAATATCATTTACATAATTTAAAGTTAATATTATTATTTTATAATAATATCATCGTAAAAATATTATTATAATTTTTTAATAAATATTTTCCATCATAATACTTAAATACCAACTAAATATCATCATATGAATAATTATTTAGATGATGTATCATTGGCACAAAATTTTTTATATAAATTATAATTATATTACATTATTATATCATATACATATACATATTCAAGTAATCTGAACACATATACATATTTTTCATATATATACTATTATTAATATTGATGTATTATACAATGATTATATTCAAAAAAGTGTATTATTTAATTATATCATCATTTCCATCACAATTATATATCGTTATCTCTAACAATAAATATGAAATGTGCATTTCAGTAATCAAAATTTTTTTTCTTTTGAAAATTTACCAAAAAAAACCGGGGTTTTTATGTTGAATAACTGGATAATCAAAAAATGACTTTTATAAATTAAAATATTCATCTCTAAAATAGCAAACTATAACTTTTGGATTATTATTTAATAAATAAGCTATCCTCTTTATTTGTATATTCCAAATTAAGTTTTGATAACTATTTATCACCCAAAGTATAAATAATTTCTCTAAAATTAATAATGAGTCAAATTAGTAATATTTTGTCTCCGGAAGATATTGAATATATCCTTAATTTACCTCAAGTTATTATAAATAGAGACCATATTAATGCCAAAGAAGAAGGTTCAATATATTTTAATATAGAATTAACACCATCTATTAAAGAAAATATTAAAAATAAAATGAATTTAGACTTAACCAATATTCAATATATTCCTATGCGTTGGATTAAAGGTGATACACAACCACATATTGATAGAGGTATAAAATCTTTTGATAATACTTATTTAATTTATTTAACAGATAGTTCTGGTGAATTAATTCTTGATAATAATTTATATCCAATAACTTCTGGAACAGGCTATATATTTAATGAAGGATTATATCATGAAACTATTAATACTGGCGTAGAACCAAGACTTTTATTAGGTCCTATGAGTGAAGAAGCAATTGCTGTTGGCGCTGCTCCAAGTTTTTTTCTTATAAGTGCTCCTGGTGGAACAACTGTTTATTTTCGTCATACTAATCCAGATATTGAATATAGTTTAGATAATAAAATCACTTGGAATACAATGGGTTGGCCTTGTGATGTCGAAAATACTAATACATCAGCTGGAATGTTAAAATTAGTCTTTACTACAAATATAACATTAACTTCTAGTTCAAACTTTTTTAATTGTACTACTGATAAAATTCAATTTGGTTCTACCTCATTATTAAGTAATGGTTCTCGTCCTATTATAACAATTGATGGTATTTCGAATTATTACGGTTTTATATATAATGGAATTTTCTCAACAAATGGTTATAATGATGTTCATATATATAATTTAGATATTAGAGCAATTAATGATAGCACTTTATATATAAGTGAAGGTGAAGGTAGCGGATGGATTGGGGCTCAATATTTTGGAAGAGGAGCTTCAAATAATTATATTATAAATTGTTCTTCTGATGGACCCATAAATTATTTTTGTGGTGGTATTGTTGGACCTTATTCTGGTTCTGAAAATGGAGCTGGATTAACTATTATTGGTTGTTCAAGTAGTGGTTTGATTAATGGATATGCTGGAGGTATAATTGGAGGAAATAGTGGTATGAATGGAGGAAGTGTAATATGTAAATCATGTTGGAGTAGTGGTGAAATATCAAATTATGCAGGTTCTGGTGGTATTGCAGGTGAAGCTGTACAAAATGCTACAATTGAAAATTGTTATAGTACTGGTAATATTACTGGTGAAAGAGCAGGAGGTATTGTTGGTGATAATTCTAGTAATATAACAGTAACTAATTGTTATTCAACAGGAGATATAAGTGGATATCAAAGTGGTGGTATTGTTGGTGCTTTTGCTAGTGATACAACTATAATTAATTGTTATTCAACAGGTCATGTTATAGATATTGATTTAAATTTGTATAGTGGTGCCATTTGTGGATTTCATAATGAAGTAAATAATATTTCAATATCCAATTGTTATACTTGTGGAATTGTTGATAATGATGGTTATTTCAATGGAAAAGATATTAATAATTACAGTGTTAGTTTAGCAAATTCATATTCTGAAGCACAAAATTCTAGTTCAGGATGGGATACAACTAATGCTAATACTGTATTATTAGGTCTTCCATCTTCAAATATTGGTAGCATATGGGTAAAGACTGGAGTTAATCAACCATATGAATTATTTAATATGGGTTATGTACCATATTCTTTAACTAATATATCTAGTACACCAGATTTAATTAGAACTTGGTCAACAACTTTAAGTCCGGGTAGTTCTACTATTTCCAGTTTTATAACATCAACATTTGAAATAATTGAAAAATCAGGAGGTGATACTAATTCTTATGAAACGATTGATATTAATTCAACTACTGGTGTAATAAGCACTACATCTTCAACTGTTCCAGAAACATATACCATCTATGTGAGATATACTGGTAGCTATAATTATATAACAATAACTCTTACAGTAGGTAATGATATCAATGATATTTTAACCGCATCTAAATTGTTAGATTTTGCGTTAGATAGACATTCAATTTATAATTGTCTTAAAGCTATTGCGCTTAAAAATATAGATTTGGATAGTGTAAAGAGAATAAATATAAATAAAACTTTGGCCAATGCTTTTAATTTCAAAATATTTAATAATCAATTAAGAGTTAAAAGAATATAGTATAAATTTTATACTTCTATTTCAACAGAATTAGTATTTTTTTGATTATTTGATTTATCTAATTTATCTAATAAATATCCAACTATTTGATAAACTAGATCAAAAGATATTCTTTTTCTCGCAATATCTTTACTTTCTCTATAATTAGTTAAAAATAATGAATGATATTTAATTCTTTGTTCATTCAAGTAATTATTAAAAGTATTTGCTAATATTTTTTGTTTATTTTTATCAATAGGTGGGTTAATTAACAATGTAGCATAAGTTCTTGCAGAACTATTTGGTGTATCATCAACATATATTGATTTATCTTGAACAACACTAATATTAATTTTATTATTTATATTATCATCAATACATTTAACTAACAGATTAGTTATATAATTGGTCTCATTTAGATTTTCACTAGTTAATCTAGTTATATAATATTTTTTACTACGAGGTAATAAATATATATCACCACCAATTGTATAATTATTAATTTTATTTAATTGTATATCAAGATTTTTTAAAATTTTGCCATTTTTATAAATATTTGTTTTAATATTTTTTAGTTCTAATATTTTTTGTTCATATTGAAAAGAGCATACTGTATAAGAAGTATCATCAAAAACTCTTTCTTCAAATATATTTAATAAAAGTATATTATATTTTGATAAAAAGTTTTTTCTTAATTGAATATCATTTTTTCTAATAGAACTGAAGAAATTTAATGGTATAATTATTATTCCTCCTAAATGATTATCACTATCTATTAATTGAGATATATAACATTTATATAAGTCATTCATTTTATATTTTTCAAATATTATTTTATTTTGAGATTTATTTCTAGCTAAATAAGGGGGATTTGTTATTGCGAATTTATTATTTAAATCTACAGGATTTAATAATGTATCTCTTTTTATAATATCATCATATTTAGGAACAATATCATACATCTCAATTTTATATTTTTCTTTATTTTCTATAAATGATATTAAATCTTTATTACCAACAAATGGTTCTACTATAGTTTTAATATTATTTGGAACTGTCATTCCAGATAATATATATTTATAATTTGTAGTATAAAATTGCCCATACTTTTTTTTATTACTTTCCATATTATTAAATAGATTGATAATTGTTTAAAATATTTTATTATCAATTTTTATTTAGTGTATAAAAAAATTGATTATTTTTATCATTAATTAATATTTTATATATGTATATGTCATATAAAAAAGATACTAGTTATGATGAATTAAGAAAAAATAGAGAGCTAGAAAATATTAATAAAGTTTTATATAATATAGATAATAATATATCATTAGATAAAAAAATTAATAATAAATATGTATGTAATGTTAAGGAACTAAAAAGAGTTTGTGAACTTTTAGATAAAACATTACTACAAATTATTGAAAAATGTAATGATGATACAGATTTTAAATTATTGTTTGCTAATAATATTAAAATTAATCCATCTAGACAAGGTATATTAGATGAAAAAAATATATTCATAGAATTAAATAATGAAATAAATAAATACGATATTAAAATAGTAAAATTAGAACAAAATGAAAAAATACCTATTGGCGATGGTTTAATAAAATCTAGAGATGATTTAATTATCGATAAAATTCAAAAACACAAATCATTTGATGGACAAATAATTTCGAAAAATATGAATGGTTATATTATTCATAAATGTTGTTATGGTAATGGAGGTCATCAAGATAATGTATTTATTGAGGCCATAACTATTTTACCATGGATTGAAAAACGACTTAAAATATATAAAAATGAAATTTATATATTTTTATTTGAAACAAATAATAAAAAAATAATTAGTCTCAAAGAAAATATAAATAATAATAAAAAAATTTGTAAATCTACTTTCGTATTTAATAAAAATCAATTTATTGAATATTGTAAAAATATATCAAAAATTAATAGTGATGATAAGTCTTGTAAGAATATTGAAGTTTAAGTGTTATATGTTATTTTAGCAAATATTGGTAAATGGTCTGACATATATTTTGTGATTTCATCTTTTTTTAATGTATTATAAGTTTTATAGCTAGCATTTGATGAAATATAAATATGATCAAAGGATAATTTATGTTTGGCATAATTTGGAACACGACAACAAGTTTTTATTGATTTGGGCTCACTATTTAAATTCGTATTAAATATTTTTAAGATATTCTTAAATACGGATAATTCAAGAGGATTATTATTATTAAAATCTCCACAGAAAATAAATAATGTATTTTTATTACAATAGTCTTTTAATTTAATTAATTTGTTTTGTAATTTTATAAAACTAGATTCTTGATTAACATGTGGCATATGTAAACTAATTACCACAATATTATTATCAAATAGAGATATAATATATGGTCTTTTATCATTAGATGAACCCAAATTCCCAGTATATTTTTTTATTAATTTATAATTATTTTTATATAATAATATAACACCAGCAGGTGATATTTCTTTTATTATCATAATATAATTTTCGATTGATAAATTTTTTGAGAGTTTTCCCCATTGTGTATTATTGATTTCTTGTAAAGCTATAAAATCATAATCATCTATTAATCTTTTATTTATTATTTTACCTATATTTTCAAAACATTTATTAACATTATTTATTTTACATTTTGTCATATCAATCCCTCCTTTCTTTCCATATAATGCTTCCCAACATACATTATATGTCATAATTTTCATTTTTTGTTTCATTACTAAAAATAAGAAAAAAATGAAATAACTTTATTTTAGTCAATAAATTATTTATTATAATGGATAAACATTTAATATTTGGTAATATTAAAATAGAAAATATTGAGACTCCAACATATTCTGGTAATATAGAATCATTTGATTTTGCCTTTCAAAAAAATAATTATGATAAAATTAAACAAAATCTTGAGAAAATTGGTTATAGATTAGATTATGTTATTTCTAAAACATACAAAGCGCTATATTGTGAAAATTATTTAACTAAATTTATTGCTTTCAATGAAGCAAAAAATGTAGTTTGGTACAAATATGAAGGAAAAAGACTTGGTGTGGGACAAAATATGATATATATAAATTCAAAGAAAATTAAAGTTACTGATTTTATTAAAATGGCTGATAATGAATTAGATAATATTTGTTGTACTTAAATAAAAAAATGAAAAATTTTTGTATTAATTTATTTTATATTGTTTTAATGATTAAAAATATAGATAAGAAAGAAATTAGTTTTTATCGTAAAAAATATGTTGATTATACAGATAAAACACCAAATGAAAAAAGATTTAATAAGAATGGTGTTTTAGATGAAATAGAATTCTATCCACTGGGCAATATATATATTAATAAGTATAATAAAGAATTAATAAAAATGCCATTGGTAATGAATGAAAAATTAATAGTTGAAAAACAATGGTTTTTAGATAAATTACAAGATGAACAGATTGAATGGGCAATAAGATTCTTACAAGTTAAAGCTCTTAAAAAATATATAATTAGAAATTATTCAAGCACATTATTTAGAAATCCTTTTTATCAACTATTTTATACATTCTACCCAGTTGATAAAAATTTAGAAGCTACAGAACAAATAATTAATATATTAATTAATAATTATAAAAATTATGAAGAATTGATAACAGAAATACAATTACCAAAAAGAAAGAAAAAATATATATTAGAATTATTATATTCATATTTGCCAACAGATGAAGATAATTTTAATATATAAATAATGAATCTAAAAGAAACTTTTAAGAAAAGTATAATATCTATTACTAGATTTTTTTAATTAAATACTTTATAATTCTAGTCTCGTAAAATATTATTGAGTTTCTACATCATGTTCTTCTAATTGATTTAATTCTTCAAAAAAATCATCAGTTTCATCATCTGAATATTTTTCTTCAAAATTAATTTTTTCTTCTTCATCATCATTAACTTCACCAATTAACAAATTATCACCCAATTGTGATTTCTTGGAAAGAATATTATCATACACAGAATAGAATGATCTTCTTTTAAGTGAGATATATAATACAAAAGCTAATGTACTAATTAATAAGACCCCAACACATACACCTCCGAAAATTAATAAACTACCACCAACTGATAAACCTACAATTAATCCGACATTTGGTTTGGGTCCTTCACTCGTTGGTGTGCTGGGTACAGCTGTTGTTTCCATAGTTGGAATACTTTCTGATGTTGATTTGGTAATAGGTGATATTGTTGGCACAGGAACTGTTAATTCTGAACTAACTACTATTGGAGTAGTCTTTGTTTCTGTAGTTTCTATATTCGGTTTAATAACATATATAACACTAGTTTCTGGTTTAATAGTAGTTGGTTTAACTTGTGTTGGTTTAATGACATGAGTAATTACTGCTGATTTAACAGGTTTTGGTTTAACAATAGAAGCACTCACTGCAGGCTTGACAAGATTTGGTTTAACAACATGAGTACTTATTGTTGGTTTATTAGTGGTAGAATTTACACTAGTTGTATTAGTGGTAGAATTTACACTAGTTGTATTAGTAGTAGAATTTACACTAGTTGTATTAGTGGTAGAGTTTACACTAGTTGTATTAGTAGTAGAATTTACACTGGTTGTATTAGTAGTAGAATTTACATTAGTTGTATTAGTGGTAGAATTTACACTGGTTGTATTAGTGGTAGAATTTACACTAGTTGTATTAGTGGTAGAATTTACACTAGTTGTATTAGTGGTAGAGTTTACACTAGTTATATTAGTGGTAGAATTTACACTGGTTGTATTAGTGGTAGAATTTATACTGGTTGTATTAGTTACTACTTTAATAGATTTAACAGATGTTGGCACACGTGTAGTTGAATTAATAATAGGTGTATTGGTTACTGGTTTAACAATAGTTGGTTTATTATTAACTACATAGGAATCTTGTTTTTCATTATGAATAGATAAGTTGATTGTAATTTCTTCTTCTCTATCTACAAGTTTCATAACTTTTTTATTTAAATGTTTGATCATAATCATAATTTTGTCAATTTGTTTGTTTTGACGGACAATATGTTGTAACACAAGTTTGTTATGTTTCTTGATGTGTTTTTTACATTTGACAGACTGTTTTTTATGTAACTTTTTACCATTATTTTTCTTAGTAACAGATTTTTTTGTTATTGGTTTTTTGCCAGGTTTAACGATAATTGGATTGGTAACACCTTTAGCAATATCTTGTTGTCTTTTTTGTTCAATTTGATTTACTTTAGCATCTGCTTGTCTAGCTACACCAATATTTGCTTTAGCTAAAGTTTCACTACCAGTTTGATAGTCTGCCAAACAAGCTTTTCTACTAGCATCTGATATAGCTTGTTTACAAAACTCTTCGGCTTTTTTCAAATCAAATGTTGGTAATTTTTGAACATTAGTTTTTGTAGATACAATTACATGATTATAAACATCTGGGAAGAGACCAGATACGCGTAGACGCATATGGTTGGTTCCCATACCACAATGACCTGTAATATTTTTGGCTCTTTCTTCAGTAGTAAAAGTTAAAAGATTAACATAGTAATTTTTATTATTACCACTATATTCACCAGTTAATCTAATATTATTGGGTGCCATAATTTCAAACTTTTTAGAGTTAGTTCTTTTAATGGAACCACCATTTTCAAATTCAAAAGTTTGACCATCTTTAATATCCATTATTTTGTTATTAAGTTTGTATTCTTGATTGGAACCATTATAAGTAAAGACATCAATACCATTAACTAACATTGATACTGCTTGATTTACTGAACGATTTGGCCATTGTGTCATAAATATTTGTCGTGTATGAATAACAATAGAATTATCTGGTAGTTTGGCAAGTAGAAAATCACCTTGTTCATAAAAATCAGTATATTTACCATCAAATGCTGTATAATGTGGGTCACCTTGAGATATACATCTTAATTCCGGCATAGATTTATTATTTTTTGTCATTGGTGGTAAAATACATTGTCTAGTTAGATTATTATCTTTAATACTAATAGATAGGGTTTGTCCCGGACTACACTTGGTTGGTCCAGTTATAATATTATATGCTCCAATTACACATGTTGATAATAACAAGAAAATTGGTATTAGATTATATGCTATATATTTAATTATATTACTCATTAAATATTTATCATTTATTATTTTAAGTTATTTTTTATCAACTTTTATTATTAATTTAATATATTTTGATATTTGAAAGTTAAAACAAAATTATATAAACCTATATAAAATACTCAAATATCTTAGCCACTATTTATAACATTTTTTTAATAAATCTATTAATATACTTGGCAAAATTTCTTTGTAATGTTTCAGTTGTTATTTTATCATTCCCCTCGCATTTTGTTAATCTAAAAAAATAATTTGTAGGATCTATTTCTAATTCATTAGCATATATTCTTATTGGCTTTTCAAAACCTTCTACATTAATAGAATATTTATCTTGAAATATATCATCTATTGCAAAAGATACATCAACTCTAAATAATATGGGTTTTCTTTTAAGTGGCCATATGGTACGCATAATATCTTTAAATATTTTATAGGCAAACTTTTTCATAGCATACACTAATGGATATTTTTTAATATCTTCTTTACATATATTAAATTTAGAAAAGTCTCCTGCACTATCTGTAAAATATTTTAATTTACCATTATGAAAGAAGAAACGATATTCATTTTGTCCTTTAGTAATAATTTTATTAAAACCTTGCATTATATAATATCTATTAGCTCCTTTATCCAAAGTTATAGCATTTGAACCTCTATTCCAAAACTTTTTGTAATTTAAACCTTTTGCTCTCTCTTTAAATTCTTCATATGATTTAACAGTATTTTTACTAATAGTTTTTACTTGTTTAGCTTCATAAGAATATCCTTTTTTTATAACTACTTTATCAAAATCATTATACATTTCTTGGGTATTTTTCCATAATGTTTTTACCACTTCTTCTTCTCTATTGGGATAATAATTTTTAATTTCTATAACTCGAGTTTTTGGAAGTCCAGCGTAAGCAAACATATCATTTAACATTTGATTATATCTTTTACTACCAAAAGTATCAATAATATTAATTGGGGGATATATATAAATACCTTTATCAACTAAACTATATAAATATTTTTTCATACCAGCAATATTCATATTATTAAGATAACAATCAGAAATAACATCTTGAAATAAAAATATACCTTTAATGTCGGAAGTTTTATTAATAGTAGAAACCAATTCTCCAGGATTCTTAATAATTATATAATTAAATCTGGGGTCTTTATTTTTAATTAACCTATCAAGTAATACAGTTGATGGAGGATATTTGGGATTATCTGGATGACCAAACCAATATTCTTCACCCAAAATTATAATACTCATTAAATATAATAAGAATATTTTTAATAAATTCTTACATATTTAGCAAGATATGGAATAAAGTTTCTTGTTATAATTTGATATTCCATTTTTGATTTATCATTAATAGTATCCATTTTTTCTATATATATTTTTTTATATTTGTTAATAGTTTTTTTATGATAGTCAATAAATTTTTGATATTTTTTATCGGAATGTTTTTTTAATTTGTTGGTATATTTAATTAATTTAACTTTTGATAAATCTATTTTATTTTTTATTGAACAATTTGAATTATATTCATTTCCTAATTCCTCAACAAAATTAAATATTCTATTATAAATTTCTATAACTAATGGATATAATTGTTTGTCTTCAATTAATTTATTAAAATATAACCATTTAATTAAAACCATAAATTTTTTTAATAATTTAAAATAAGATAATTTATTGTCATATACAATATCATCAATATCCCATATCATTAATTTTTCAGAATCTTTAGGTGATTCTTTCATTATAATATAATTTGATACTCTAAAGTTTAGTAATAAAATTTCAATATAAAAAACAGAAAAATTATAATCTGATATTCTAAAAGTTTGTCCATGATATGTTAATTCTCCTCTTTTAAGATCTTTCATTGTCCATCTTGGATATAGATTTGTTTTTATAAATAATTTTAATTTAATAAAATCATTAATAGATTTAGAATTTGTATATTCTTGAATAATATTTTCAATAGGCTCTTTTAAATCTTTAGGTAATTTATTCACATCTTCCATTATACTTTCTTTTTGAAATTTTTTTAAATTTCCATCTAAATAACCCAATTTATCTTTAATAATAAGTAATTGGGTATGTGGTTCATCAAAATAAGCATCTAATAATTCAAATTGTTTTTTATTGGATATAATTTTTTTAATATAATCAGAAAATGAATTTTCACCTATATTTTCAGATAAATCCATATCACACGCTTTATTTTTACCATATTTTAAATAAGAACCTCCCACCGTTGGGTTTTTAATACCTATCAATTTAACTGCGTCAATATATAAACTATCATTTTTATAATCTAAATTTTTAGGTTTGATGAATTGGTCCATTATAATATATGGGAAAATAAAGTTTTTACTAATTAAATTAAGTTTCTAATTTCTATTTTATCTCTTTGAGCTATCATTTTAAATGCGTTAATTAAGTCTTTATTAATAAGACAAACTTGTTTATTAGTTTCTCTATTATAAACTTCTTTACCACACAGCATATTTGATTTTTTAAATAATAATGGTAATTTAGAATTTGGTATTCCATAACATTCAATTGTTCTTTTAATTTTTTGTTCTGGTAATTTGTTGTTAGCTACCAATTCTAAAATATTTTCCATATCTTCAACTTCAAAACCGGCTTTTTTGAGATAACCAATTGAATTAACTCCAATTATACCTTCAAGTAAATAATCAGACATTTTTTTAGTAATTTTAAATTTCTCTCCACCATTTAATAAATATAGTTCAACTGTTATTATGAATCTTCCATAATCACTTTTATATCCAGATAATAATATATGATGTTTACTGATATATTTATGAATATTATAAAAATTAATTAAAAAGAAAAACATTTGATCATCAAAAGATTCACAACTAGCATTTATAATTTCATCATAATTTAATTCTAGGTCTCCTTTTTCATTATAAATTATCCATTTATATAATACAAAAGTTAAATATATATTACCTGACCTAATTGCTTTTAATAATTCATTTTGGATATCCATTCTTTTATATTGTAATAATAATTCAACAATTTGAGGAGATTGAGAACATAATAAAAATTGTTCATTATCATCAATAAATTGTGGTTTATTATTTAATAACAATTTAATAACATTAATATTTCTATACATTGCGTGAATATTAGAGTCTAAACATTTTTCACTAACACCTTTATCCCATATTTTTTGAAGAACATAATATGGTTCATTATACATTGCCATTTGAAAATTAATATCATTATTAGGATTATTATATTCGTTTTCAATTATTTTATTATAATGTTTTCTAAGCATTATAATTATTATAACTTTATTAAAATAATTTTTTATCAATTTTTATATAGTGTAAATGATTATATATACTCTTACAGATTGTGCTCTAATATATGAACTTAATAATGAGAAGAGAAAAATTAGTTATGATGAAGAAAAAAATCAATACTTGATTAAAATTAAATATTATAATAAAAAAACAAAAGAATATATACCTTATAATTCAGAATCAAATTATTTATTTTCACTATCTAATGATAATATTATTAAAATTCTATTGTTTGATAATAGTGATAAAAAATATAAAATACTTAAATATAGTGATTATGAATTAGATTTTGAATATAAAAATATTAATGGGTTTCCCTCATATATTTTAAATAATAGAAAGGAAATAATAGACCTTCCTAAATGGGTTAAAACTAATTATGAACCTTTACTCAAATATATTAGATTGTTCTAAATTTTAACAACTATGAATAAAAATAATAAAATAAATGAGGTTAAATGAATTAGTAGAATACATTAAATACACTCTTAAAAAAAATATATAGAAATTTTAAAATTTTATCTAAATTAATATATATATGGGAAAGAATATTTTCCATCCTTGTTTTTGTAAGCATAAAAATTTTGATATTGAAAAAGTTAATTTTGATCAAGAAAATCAAAAAGGCACTTGTGAATTAACATCAAAGAAAAACGATTATGTTATGATTTGGTCAATTCAAAATTATCCAGCAGAAGACAATATGGCAGGTGCTCCTTATCCATTACAAGTAGATTATACAATCTTTTGTCCTAGTGAACATAAACATAAAGCTTTGAAATCAGTCAGTGGAAAATTTGTATATGAATTAAATGGTGGTGTTTTACCAAATCTTTCAGCATTAGGTATCCCATGTGGAAATTATAAGAGTGTTGCTAGAAATAATATGAATGATAATATTTTAAAAGTAAATCTTAGTTTAGAAGATGGATGCTATGAACTTAATATCAATGTTAAAAACTAAACAGCTTAGGCTTTTATGATTTTCCTATTATAATTATATAAAAAAATTGCTCGGCTCTTTAGAGCCATTCAAAACCTTCGGTTTTAGGGGCCTTGCCCAAAAAAGCATCACTTCATCCGCTTTACTCGGCCCTCTGGGCCATGTTGGCAAAGCTCAAGAATAATCTTATTAAAATATTCGTTTCACTCCTATTTTAATAAAAAAATTGTCAAGATAAAGCTAAAGCTTTATCTTAATGAGAGCAAGTTATACTTGCTCTCGTCTGCAAGAGTTAGAATTTAACAAAGTTAAATTCTAATCTCTGCGATAAAAAAAATTGATATTAAATTTAATTAATATAGATTAATTAAATTTAATGAATTGTCCTTTTGATAATGTTGTTGTTGAAATTATTATGAGTTATATTAAAAATGAATCAGATACGGAATCATTAACTTTAGATTATTTGATAAAGTCTATGTGTGGTGTTTCAAATCATAAAATAGGCCATTGGTTTGTTAATAAACAATGGGCTAATTGTGCTAAAAATTATTATTTAAAACCTGATAATATATTAAAATTACCAAAAAATTTCTTTTCTGCAAATTATATTGATAAATTTGTTAGATTTGATATTATTGATGATAAAAATTACATATTAATTGATAATATTGATAATGTTATAAAATCAATGATTAAATATAATAAATTAGATACAATAAAAACATTAATTCAAAATCATAAATTTAATGATGAAAATGAAAACTTATTATTTAAAATGTGTAATATGGAATTAATTGAAATTTATATTAATAAATATGATATAAATTGGTATATTTTAATTAAACATTTATCTATTGAACAAATACAACAATTACATTCTAAAATAATAAATAAACAATCAAATAATTTTTTAAGTATTTATCCATTTATTTTGGAGACTAAATTTAATGATATGTTATCAAATGAATTTAAACTCTTTAAAGAAACTGTATTATTTGGTAAAAATATATCAGAACTAATAGTAAAAAAATTCCTAGATTTATATGAATGTGATTTTGAATTAATAGACTTTGAGTTAAGTATAATTACTAAAAATAATCTATTATTTGACTTGTTATTTGAAAATTATTCTCAAGAGAATAAAAATGATTTGGATTTATTTGCTCTTTATGCTTTTTATTTTGATAATAAATATGCTCTAGATAAAATAATCACAACAATGAATACTATTCATCCTATTCTCCATGATATTTTATTAAAAAGCAATTATATATCTTTACCCCAAATTGATTATAGTAAAAAATATCAAATATTATATCATCCATTAAAAAGAACAACATATAAATCAACTAATTTTATGGATTTCTATAATTATTATGCGCTTGAGTGTAATCCAATTATTAAACTTCAAATGATGATTGTTAATAATGAAAATTTAACTACAGTTAGTAATGAACTTGATAATTTTACTCATAATGATATTAAATTAATAAGAAATTTTCTAATTAAATGCGCATATGGTGAAAATAGAGAAAATACATCTATTGCTATAGGACTTAATTATGGTTTATTCTCTAAAGAAAATAAAATGCCTAATGAATATATTGAAGAAATTGGGAAAATAGCGTGTGCTGTCAATAATATATATATATTAAAAATATTATTTGAAGCATATCAATTAGAACTATCTAATCAGATTGATATATGGAAATTTGAAGCTATTAAATGGGATAATAATGAAGTTTTAGACTATATTGTATTATGGAGTCGTAAATCAATTGATATTGAATATCTAATATATGCTTTTACTATTGATTGTTCTACGATTATTTGGACTAATATTTTATCAAGTTGTAGTAATTTAATTGATAATAATTTATTATTGATATTATCAAGTATATGTGATACCGAAAATAAATTAAGATTACTTCATATAATTATGAAAATTCCAAATTTAAATATTAATATGGATAATTATATTAATAAACTGGAAAATATTCCAACTTTTGGTAATGATATTATAAAATTACTTAAATATTATAAATTAATTACTGTTGATATTCCATATTATAATATTAATGAAATGACTAGTTCTAAATATGTTGATATTAAAGATAATGATGTATCCATTGATAAATTTATTAAATATTTTAAACCAAAGGATTTTTTAGATTCTGGATTATTGAAAAATAATGAAAGAATGATCAAAGAATATACAAGATGGAATGATAAATATACTCTTCCTACAATATCAAAATCTGATTCACAACATATTGTTAGTATGTTTTAATTAAGTTATAACACTCTTATTAGAATAAAATATTGAAAAATACAATTATTAATTTATAATTAAATTACTTTTATAATGAGTTTATGTTTTGACTTGATACAATTAATTAGTTATTATACTAGTTTTAAAACGACCTTAAATTTATTGCAATTAAATAAAGAAGTGTATAATAACTTTAAGATATATCATTTAACAGATAGAAAATACACACAAAAAATTAATAATAATATTATTAAACAATCAAGATTTAATTCATTGATAATATTAAATGTTTGTAATAATACAAATATAACTAATGTTAATCATTTAAAATATTTAAAGAAATTAAATTGTAGTGGTTATTATTGTGGAATAAATCAAGAGGGTATTAAAGGATTAAATTTGATTAAATTAAATGTATCATATAATCCAAATATAACTGATATATCTTGGATGAGTAATCTACAAGAATTAGATTGTGGGGGTTATAGTTGTGGAATTAATCAAGATAGTATTAAAGGATTAAATTTAATTAAATTAAAAGCATATACTAATCCAAAAATAACTAATCTTAACTGGATGAGTAATTTAAAAGAATTAGTTTGTTATTGGAGTTATGCTCATAAATGTGGAATTAATCAAGATGGTATTAAAAATTTAAATTTGGTTAAATTAGATGCTTCATATAATCCAAAAATAAATAATGTATCATTCATGACTAATTTAAAAAAATTAGGTTGTATTGGTGAAAAATGTGGAATAAATCAAGAAGGTATTAAAGGACTAAATTTAATTAAATTAGATGCTTTTGGTAATCCAAAAATAACTAATATATCATGGATGTCTAATTTAAAAGAATTAGATTGTGGTGGTTATAAGTGTGGAATAAATCAAGAAGGTATTAAAGGATTAAATTTAGTTAAATTAATCACTTCACATAATCCAAAAATAACTAATATATCATGGATGAATAATTTAAAAGAATTAAAATGTAGTGGTGAAAATTGTGGAATTAATCAAGAAGGTATTAGAGGATTAAATTTAGTTAAATTATATGTTGAAGATAATCCAAATATAACTAATATATCGTGGATGAGTAATTTAAAAAAATTAAATTGTAGTGGTGAAAATTGTGGAATTAATCAAGAAGGTATTAGAGGATTAAATTTAGTTAAATTATATATTGAAGATAATCCAAATATAACTAATATATCGTGGATGAGTAATTTAAAAAAATTAGAATGGACTGGTGTAGGATTTTAAAATTAATTAAAATTTCAAAAGATATTATAAATAATTAAAAAAATATTTATAAGTTGATTTATAATGGTTAAACAAAATCTTCATTTATTTATATTTCATAGAGATCTCCGTATTCAAGATAATACTACTTTAATTCATCAAATAAGAACAATTGATGAACCGGTTTTACCTATTTTTATATTTCCACCTGAACAAATTAATCCAAAAAAAAATAAATATTTTTCACATCCAAGTGTACAATTTATGATTGAATCATTACATGAATTATCTGATGAAATTAAAAAAAGAAATGGTAAAATGTTATTTTTTAAGGGAGATAACTTACAAGTATTAAAATCAATTCATAAAAAAATTCCTATTAATTCTATTGGATTTAATATTGATTATACACCATATGCTAAACAAAGAGATGAAAGCATTAAAAAATGGTGTGATGATAATAATATCATTTGTTTTGCTAAAGAAGATTATGCTCTTTTTGATTTATTAGATAGTCAAACTAAAAAAAAAGATGGGACACCTTATTTAGTATATACTCCTTTTTTAAAACACGTTATGGGAGAATTAGATGTAAGACCGGTAGATAAATTTAATTCATTTCAATTTAAAAAATTTAAGGAACTTGAAGAATTAAAATATTGCATTTCTAAATCAGAAATAAATAATTTTTATAAACCATTAGAAAATATAAATGTTCACGGAGGACGAAGTAATACATTAAAAATATTATCTAATTTAGATAGACTAAAAGATTATTCAAAAAAAAGAGATTATCTTACTTATAAAACCAGTTTTTTAGGTCCTTCATTACATTTTACTACTTGTTCTATTCGTGAAGCATATCATAAAATGGTTGATGTATTAGGTAAATCTTCTGGATTAATTAGAGAATTAGTTTTTAGAGATTTCTACATTAATATTATTCATAATTTCCCTCGTGTACTACAAGGACAAATTAAAGGAGAAAATAAAAGTTATAAAGAAGAATATGACAATATTAAATGGTCTTATAACAAAAATCTATTTAAAAAATGGGCAGAAGGAAATACTGGATTTCCTGTTATTGATGCTGGACAAAGACAAATGAATACTATTGGATATATGCATAATAGAGTTAGAATGATTACTTCCAATTTCTTAGTTAAAGATTTACATATTGATTGGAGATGGGGTGAACAATATTTTGCTCAACATTTAGTTGATTATGATGCCATTAATAATTCTCAAGGATGGCAATGGTCAACCGGAAATGGTACCGATGCTCAACCTTGGTTTAGAATATTTAATCCTTGGACACAACAAAAAACATATGACGAAAAATGCGAATATATTTATAAATGGGTTCCTGAATTAAAAGATGTAAAACCAGAAGATGTACATAATTGGTTTAAACCTGAAGTTAGAGAAAAATATCCAAATATTAAATATCCTGCTCCCATAGTTAATCACGATGAAGAAAGAAAAGAAACTATTAAAAGATATAAAGAAGGATTAAAATAATTTTATTCATTATAAAAACCTAATGTAGATGAGTTGTACATATTACCATTTATAATATAATATTTTTCTTTTAATGTATAAACATCTATTTTATATCTCTTAGTTGGATTAATTTTTGATATAATATTATCATCAAATAATATTTCTAAATTTTGTTTATTAAATTTAACTAATTGATATTCATAATTTAATTCAAAAATATATTGTTTATCTTTATTTATTTTTTCTTTTAATTTAATGTTTTTTGAATTAATTATATCTTGGCCTAATAATACATTATTATCTAAAAATTTTTCATTTATTATTTTTAGATTTATATAATTGGTGTTTTTAATTATATATTCAAATTTATTATCTTTTGATAAAATATAATCTGGTTTTAATAAATCTATAATATATTTTTCTAGTTCTCTTGACATATTAACAATTTTATTAGAACTTAAAAGTTTGGATGGTATTTCAGTAATATAATCAATTTCCATTATTTTTGTTTTATTATCCAGCTCACCATAATTAACAAAAGCATATATATCATCATTAAAAGTAAAAATATATTTTAATAATTTATTTGGTTTATCTATATTTTTAATTAAAATATTATAATAATAATAAGATAAAGAATTGCTCATATTATAATATTTTTCTATAATTTGATTTATATTATTTTTATCAATATTAATAAGATTTTTTGATAATTCTTTTTTATTAATATTCGTTAATGAATAATTTGAGATAATACCTTTTGATAATAATTTAATATTATCATTATATAATTTATAAATATTATCAATATCATTATTTGAATTATTTTTGATTTTTTTATAAAATAAATATAACTCGTGTGCTAATTTGAATTCGATATAAAATTTATTTTTAAGATATTCAAGACGAGTATCATCAATATCATTGATTTTATTATAATTAAATAATTTATTTTTGAGTTTTATATATTTATTTTTATAAATTAAATACTTGTGATAATTATCCATAATATAAAAAGTGTGAAAAAATCTAATTAATTATGTATTTTAATCTGGTTATATCAAAACAACAACAATTTAAATTATTACCAATACTTCTTATATAAGTTCCAGAACTGGCCTTTACTGTTATTTTTATTATATCAATCGATTTATTAAAAATATCTAATTGATTTTCCCAATTTTGAAGAATTTCTTTTTGTCTAAAGTCATTTTTTGGGTAGCAACTAGTTACTAAAAACTTGATATTTCTTTATAATTTTAACTATTTACATATATAAAAATTGATAATTATATATATTGATATACATACTTCTTTATGTATGACATATAAATACTGTTATATTTATCCTACATTATTACAAGCATCCAATATACAAACTAATTCTTGGTTTGATATTAGAAGATATAAAAATGATATTTGCAATAAGAAAAAAAAGAAATATACAATTAATTATAATTATGTTAATACATGTAAGATTATATTACATTTAACTGAATATCAAAAGAAAATTATTCAGACTTGGTTAGATGAATGTATTATTATTTATAATTTAACAAACTATTATATTAAAACATTTATAAATGAAAATAATAAAAAGACATTCTTAAATTTTATCAATTTAAGGAAAATATTAAATCCAATGATAAATACTATATGTAAAAGAAATAATTTAAATAAACATACGGCTGATTATTCAGTCAAACATTGTATTGAAATGTATAAATCAGCATTGTCTAATTGTAAGTTTATTAATAAATTTAATATTAGGGATCTAAAATTAGATAGACGTAGGAAAAATATTGTTATCGAACCATTGTCAGTTAGTAAAAATAAGAATTCTATATTTTTAAGGGAACTAGGAGAAATTAAATCTTCATTACCTCTAAATACCATTAAACAGAATTCTATTTTACAATATGATTCATATAAAAATACTTATTGTATTATTACACCAACCAATATTAATAAAACAGTATTAGTTAACCAATATAGAAAATGTGGTATTGATATTGGTGTTAGAACCTATTTAACAGTTTTTTCAAAATCAGAAACATATGAAATAGGTACAAATACATACAGTACAATTGATAGAATCCATGAAAGACTTGATAAAATAAGAACTAGTTATGATAAGAAAATAATAAATAAAAAACAATTTAGTAATTTATATATTAAATATAGCGACAAATTGAAAAATAAAATTTCAGATATGCAAAATAAAACAAGTAATTTTTTATTATCCAATTTTAAAACCATTAATATTGAGAAGATAAGTATCAAACACATGGTTTCAAATTTAACAGGAAATTTAAGAGAGAAAACCAAAAGAAGGTTATTAACATTATCTCATTATAAATTGAAAATGAAATTAAAACAAATGGCAGTAAAATTTGATACAAAAATAAATGAGGTATCTGCATACCTAACATCTAAAAATTGTCATAATTGTTTACATACAAATGTAGATTTGGGGAATTTAAAAATATTTGTGTGCTCAAAATGTAAACTAGTAATAGATAGAGATATAAATGCTGCCATAAATATATATAAAAATAGGGCTCTAACCCGTTCTTGCCCTTTAAAAAAAATTGATTAATTGATAACAATGTCAAGAATTATCAATTTTTAAGTAACGGTTTATTAAATTGATTCTTTCCTCAATAATATCAAATAATTCATTTGATTGAATTGTTTTTATTTCATCAATTTGAATATCATATATTTTAATATTCTTGGTTGGTATATCGGTCTCTTCTAATGATAGACCTTCTTTTGATACTTGCCAATATGGTTTATTATATTTTTTAATGGTCATACTAGAATATGGAGGATATTTTTGTTTGATATCAATATTTATTAGTTCATTAATTTTTGTTTTAATTAAATCTGGATTAATTAATTCCTTATATTGTGGGATTCCTAAAATATCGTATGAATCAGTGGTCCAATTTAATATTAACCAAGTAGAATATATTTTATCAAGATTACAAAATGAGTCTTGTTTATAAATATCATCATCAGTTAATACTTTTAATAAACCACAAGCTAATGGGTCCAATCTTCCTGCGAAACATATTTTTTTAATATTTGGATTTTGTTTTTTAATTTCGTCAATAATTTCTCCATTTGTTTTACCAACAGGCTTATATATATCTAAAATCATTAATAATCATTTTAGATAAATAAATAAATAAATAAAAGTTCAATATTTTAAGATTAATCATAACTATCACTACTATCATAATCAGTATCATAATCATCACTATCATAACTATCTTTTATATTAACATCATTTACATCTTTATTTAATAATATTGCAACAAATTCTTTATCTTCTAATTCTGTATTATTTTCGGACTTTCCATCCCATGTATTTTTAATTATTTGCCTCTTATTATATGATAATAAATTTAAGTTTCTTAACATTTCTTGAAGAATTTTATCATTAAATCCACTATCTCTAATCCTTTTCAGGTTTTTTATATTATCAATAATTTTTTGTCTTTTTGGTGGCATAAATTTATTTTTATATTTATTAAATAGAATCTCATGTTTTTGGATACTTTTACAAATAATATCTTCAAAAAAATATTTCTTTCTTTCTTTGTCAATTGATTTGGTATCTACATTATAAACTGATAAATATGGACTTTCTAATGCAGTGCTACAAAATGAATGATATTGTGGTTTATTTTCGTCAAAATTTATTAATTCAATTAATTTAATCACGCTTGATATTTCTAAATCAAAAATTTTACTTATTTCATTATAATCTAATTTTTCAACATTCTCATTACCAGCCTTACTTATTGATATACCACAATTATTACTATTGTTATTATTGATGATATTACCATTATTATAATTTTTAATAATTTTAGTTACATTCTTAGTTTCTAAATTAGCTATTTTATTTTTGAGATTATTTATTTCAGTTTCTAATTCTTGATGTTTATTTTTATTATTACATATTTTTTGATGTCTATATTTAGATTGTTTATGTTTATAAATCTTTCCACAGTGTTCACAACTATAATTATTTTTATTTTTATTGTCTTTTATGTTGCCATTTTGGCTGACTTTTGGCTTACTTTCAATGTCCACATGCTGACTTTTAGGCTGACTTTTTATTGAAATTTTTGAATGATATTTTTTGTTGTGATACCATAATCCAGATAAGTCTTTATAATATTTATTACAAAGTTCACAACTATAATCATCAGAGTTTTTTTCAATATTCATAATATATAATATAATAGAAATTATTACCTTTATATAATTTTATTTTTTCAATTTTCAATGCTGACTGCTTACCATGTTGAAACACGCCCTGGGTGCCTAATTTTTTAATAAAAAATATGGAAATTTATAGTAATTGAATTGAAAAGTATCGTTTAGACTTGCTTCACTCTAATTACTCAGCCCTTTGGGTCGGATGTGAAGCATCCAATCTGGGTTCTTTTAGAATAATTTTATAAAAATCATAAGTGATTTTTATAAAAAAAATTGATCCACATCGCCTAAAGGCTCAGTTAATAATATGTTTTATAACTATTCGTTTCACTCATAGTTATAAAAAAAATTGAAAATATGATTTACTAATAAATAATATGTTTATATTTAATGAATTATCAAAATAATAATATTATGTTGAATCATCAATTAGATGAAGATAAGTTAAACTTAATTAAGCAATACATTAATAAAGATAATTGTGATTCCAGATTAATTAATGAATTATATTGGGCAATTAAATGTAATGAAGGATCTCAATATACCAAACCAAAATATAATGAAAATTTTCATAAACAAGTTAAGATTTATAATCCATTTTATAAATGTAATATTGATGTTGATATCAAGTTAGCAAAATTATTATCTGGATTATGGAAACACAATATTGAGACAAATAATTCTTGTCAAGATAATGTACCAAAGGGTTATGTATGGCTTTGCTTTGACCATAACAGTGATTTTGATAATTTTATTCGTATTATTAATAATTACATATTAATTAATATAACTGATTATGATAAGCAAGATGACTATCTAAGAAGAATAGAATCTTGTGGTAGTCATTTTGAAGATTGTTGGGATTATAAATTTGTAATGGATACTGATGAATTAGATTTTACTGTAAATATTTCAGTTAGATTTCCTATTAGAGATCTTGAATTTGTTGAAAAAATTTTTACATAGTTTATAGATTTGGTTTAATTAATTCATTTAATCCATCCATTAAATTTATTTTAATATTCCATCCTAAATCTTTAAGTTTTTTATTGGAAATATAATATCTAGCATCATTAAAAGGTCTGTCTTCAACATATTCAATCCATTGTTCATAATCTTGTGTATTTTTTATCATTTTGATTAATATTTTAGCAATATCCATAACACTAAATTCCATTCCATCATCACAACCAATATTATATATTTCACCAATTTTGCCTTTTAATAAAATAGTCTCAAATGCGGTTGCAGTGTCATATGCGTGTAGAAAGGCTCTAACACATGAACCATTACCTTGAATAGTAAGTTTTTTATTTTCATTTAATAATTTAATAAATCTGGGAATTAATTTTTCTGGATATTGATTTGGGCCATATACATTATTACCACGAGTTATTATAATTGGCATTTTGAAACTATGAGAATATGATTGAGCAATTAGTTCAGCACCTGCTTTTGTTGCTGCATAAGGATTAGTAGGACATAAAACAGAATGTTCAGTTTTATGTTTTTCATCAACATCTAACATACTTTCACCATAGACTTCATCTGTAGATACATGAATAAATCTAATCAAGTTTTTATTAAATCTTCTATTAACTTCAAGTAAATTATGAGTACCTAATATATTATCTTTAGTATATTCTAATGAATCATTAAATGAATTTTGAACATGTGATTGCGCAGCAAAATGAATTATATGTGTAATTTTATTTGTTAAAAATATATGTCTTAGTAAATCAAATGATTGTAAATTTCCATGGATGAATGTATAATTAGGTGAATTTCTTATATATTCATCAACATTATTAATATCACCACAATAATATAAAGCATCAAAGTTAATTATTTTAATATGTGGATATTTTTTAGCAAAATGATTAATAAAATTAGAACCAATAAAACCGGCACCTCCTGTTATAAATAATGTATCAATTTTATCAATTTCATTACATAAATTATCATTAATTTTAATCAAGCTCTTTTTAATATATGTATTTTTATATTGATATAACATATCTCTCACAGATTCTTTAATATTTTTAACATTTGGATACAAATTTTGTAATTTAGTTGTATCTAAGAAATTATTACTTCTATCACTTTCTAATATTTTTCTTTGTTCTGCATCACTAAAATTTTGCCAAGTGAAATCAGGATCAACAATTTCTTTAAACATTTCAAGAATTTCATTATGAGAAATCAAACCAGGATTAGTTAAATTCATAGTACCAGTTATTTTTTTATTCATCATATCCACAACAACTGGTAATAATTCTGGTAAAACTGACATACTATTTGGTATACTACATATTTTTTCATATGTAGTTATTTTTGTAATAAAATTTCTTGAATTATATTCTCCTGTTATTGGCATTCTAATTCTTAAATTTAATACATTATTAAACATCTTCATTAGTTGATCGGTGAATCCTTTAACAACTGAATATGATGACCCAAAAAAGTTGGGTTGTGATTCTTCTGTAAATCCATTAATTTCTTGACCAAAAAATTCATCATCAAATTTAAAAACACAACCAGTTCCTAAATAAGTATAATGAATATTATATTTATTAGTTAAAAAAGCTAATACCATTGGAGAATATAGATTATCTCTAACATTTTCAACAAGTTTTCCTTTTTGTTCTAAATAATCAATAGTTGAATACATTTTATCACCAATTTTTCCGTGAGTTCTACCAATAAAAGAAATAACATTGGTTGGATTATGTTTAATTATTTCATTTTCTATTTCATGTTGATTATCACATCTAGCATTACCTAAAACAAAATTAATGTTTAATTGTTTACAAATATCAACAAATTGTCGTCCAATCCATCCATTAGAACCATAAATTAATATTTTCATTACAAATTAAATCTATTGTTTTTTTAAATAAATTATGAACTTCTACTACACCATTCTAAAATAGATTGTCCAAGATGATTTTTAATGGTGTAATCGGCTTTTTGTGTATCAATCATTTTAATCATATATTTCTTTAAATGATTAAATCTACATTTATGTAGTGCTGTATCACCTTTATAATTTTGAATATTATAATCACAAACATCCATCTCTATAAGTTTATCAATCCACTCGAAATTATTATGATAACAACATAGCATAAGTGTTGTGTATCCCTGACTATTTTGAAGATTGTAATTAAGATCTTTTCTTTTTATTAATTCGTCTAAAATATTAGATTTATTTCGTTCAATACATTCATAAAATAGAGGAGAATCATAAATTAGAAAATTAACATCCGCATTATTTCTAATTAATTTAATTGAACAATCATCAAGATTATTATTTATTGTGTAATATAGTGCGGTTTTATTTTCATTATTTCGATGGTCATATAAACAACGTCCAGAATCAATTAATTTATTAACATGATTAGCTAATTTAGAAGCACAACACATAATAAGAGGTGATGTACCTTCATTATCTGCTTTATTTAAATCACAACCTTCATAATCAATAAGCATATCAATGCATTCACAAAATGATTTATTTCTACTTTGATAACAACAAAGTACCAATGGTGTTCTATTAAGAGCATCAACCATATTAATATCACATTTTTTAGTTTGAATTAGGGCTTTAACACAAGTATCTAGTCCAGACATAATAGAAATATGAAGTGCATTTGAATCTTTATTATTTACAATATTATAATCACAAATATCCATATCAATTAATTGTAATATTTGGTCAACCTTTTTTTCAGAACATAACCACATTAATAAAGTATTACCACTCATATCCTGCGTATTGACATCAATAATTATTTCTTGATTATTTGTGTATTGTTCAATAATCAAATCAAATATTTTTCCAAAATTAAAGTATGTTGTTTCACTAATGATTTTATAAATCATTTGATATTCTTTAAACTTTATAAAACTCTCTAGAGAATTAGAATTATTTGGGCTATCAGAAAACATATTAATTAAAATATGTCCCAAATTAACTAATTTCTCTCTATCAAGACAAAATTCATCTTGAATATCCAATAAATATTCTGGAGTCGCAGTATATAAATCATATGCTGAACCAGCCTTATGATTTAAATCCGTAATAAAGTTAGGATTTAAGGAACTAAAAAAGGTATTGGGTGCCTTTTCTTTATATAATTGAATTCTAGTAGATTTAATATTAACATTCATTAAAAATTATATTTATTTATGTATATAATTATTTTTTTTCAATTTTTTTTATTAATGCTCGCTAATAAAAAGTTGATAAATTAAATAATTAATCTATAAATTACTTAATATTTAATGACATCAATGACAAAATTATTAAATATAGTTATATCAAATAATTATGATGAATTAGAAAAAGTGTTATCGATTGTTTCTAAAAAAAATATTAATATTAATTTTGTAAAACATTCAAAAACTTTAATAAGTAAAGCAGTTGAACATAGATCAAAAGAATGTTTTGATTTATTAATTGCTTGTCCTGAATATCGTGAAACTCTTGATAAAGAGCCATTTTTTAATGGTTTTGATATTGCGCTACATTATTATTTATTAGCACCTAACTCATCAAATTTATATTATATTAATAATCTTATAAATGCGAATGTTAATTTTAATGTTTCATCTTTAGTTAAATGTTCATCAAATAATGATATTTTTACAATCTTATTTAATAGATTAGATAAATCAAAAAATAATGTAAAGCACTTGATAAAAGATTTAATTATTTATAAAGATAATATAAATACAATAATTAATATATATGATTGGTTAGAACATAATCAATCTGAATTTTATAATAGTTATGAAACTAGAAAAGAATTTAATAATGATATATTTAATAATTTAAGTTATGTAAATAATTATTCATTTGTAAATTTCATCATTGAAAAAGAAATAGATTGGAAATATATTGATAACAAACCATCGTTATATAATTATTATATTAAAGAACATTGGAATATTTTTGAATTATTTTTAACAAAATATAAAAACCTATCTAATGAAGAACTCAATAATATACCAAATATTAAAATATTAGAAACATTATTTTCTAGATTTGAGTATGGTAATAATTCTTCATTAAAATTATATTATGATAATTTAAAGAAAATATTTGAACTACCAATCGAATTTAATGATATTGCGAAAAATATTAGATACTTGTATGAATTATTAATCGACAATTATATAACCATTAATAATTCGTCAAATGTATTTAAAAAGTTTGATATTATACTTAATATTATTTATTTTCTAGCAAAATCTAAACATATTAAAAGTAATCCATTATTAACTTTTCCAAATAATTACAAACAAATTTTTGATAATATTATAAAAAGATTTAATACCGATGTGGTAATCAAAAATACATATTGTAGTTATATAAGAAAATTAAAAATTATTGCTAAACATTTTGGATGGGAACCAAATACTAATATTAAAACTATATTTAACTCTGCTAAATTACCCAAAGATTTTTCTATTAATAAAGAATTATTCATAGAAGAGCTTGAAAATAAAGTTTTTGAACAAAATCAATCAAAAAAGAAAAATTCTAGAAAATCCAAAGCTAAAGACAATGATATCGAGGTTTGAATTAAAATTTAATTTTATAATATGAGTTTGGATTTAAAAAATTATTTATTTTAAATATAATGATGGAAGAAGAGAGAGATAACAATTATAATAGTTTTAGTGAAATTAAGAGTAGAACAGATGAGACTAAAAATATTATGATTGAAAATATTAATAAAATTGTAGAAAATAATCAAATATCAAATAATTTGGTAAATGATACAAATAATTTAATTTTTGAGACTTTAGCATTTAATAGAAAAGTTAGTGAAAATAAACGAAGAATGATATTAAAATTTGTTGGAATTTGTGTTATAATAGCAATTATATTAATAATGTTTTTTATTATACTATTTTTATTAATTTTACTAATTATGATAATTACTCAATAGATTCATTATTATCAAAATAATCATATTTAATATTTGGTATTAATATTTTAATCGGTTCTGAACATTCATTCTTAGAAACTTCTAAATCTATAGATTCATTATTAATTTGTGAATTATTATCTTGTGATTCACAAGTTTCAGTATTTATTTTAATTTCTTGAATAATATTATTAATTTTATCAAGTTCTTCTATATCATTAATTATTTTAATATTAAGTTTATTCATAGTTTCATTATCTAATGATATTTCAATCATATCTTCAATATTAACTGTTTTTTCATTATAATTATTTTTTGGGGATTCATATTTATGATACTTAGTAATTGGTATTTCTTTATCAGTATCAATAATTATTTCACATAGTTCATTTTTATGTTTACTTGTAATCATAGAATTATTTTGAATAAATTCATTCTTCCTTGCTTCATAATAATCATATGCGTAATTAGGATTATTACAAAATAGGTTATCAAATTCAGTTTTACAATAATCATAAGTATCAACAATATCTTCAATAATATCTTCGATTAATAAGTTATCATATAAAAATATTAACAGTTTACAATTAACATTATGTGGTAAATATTTCCTATGTGATGTAGAAATATATTGATTATCCATATATTTATATTATAATTAAAAAATTATGATTTTTTTAAATTAAATTTTTGTAAATAACTATAATGAATATAAATAATAAAATATTACAATATAAATTATGTTCTAAAAATTATAGTAAAATATTACAAACCTATTCCTCTAATATTACTAGTATTGACCATATTGCTTTCAGATCATTAAACCAAGCTCAAAATCAATTTAATAAAAGTTTTATAAAACAAAAAGAAATATATAATTTTCCTCAATATAATTCAATGGCTGAATGGTATACTGGTCCAGAAATATCTCGTGTTTTTAATTCCTTCTATTTAGGAGTCAATTCTGATAAACATATTCCAACTAAATATAAAGATAAAATATATGAAATGATACTTTTAAGAAGTGAATATCCAAATATAAATTATGGAGATTTATACAAATATGAAGATTATCATTTAGTATATAATTATAATCAATATTTGGCATGGACTTTATTACATGGTAGTACAATTAATCATATTGCTTTGAATGTTAGAAATATTCATGAATTTTGTGAAAAATTAAAAGAAGATGGATATAAATTTAATAATTCAAATAATATAATTAATAAATCTGAAGATAAATGTTTATTACAAGCTAGTTTAGTTGCTGATGAAATTGATTATAAATTTATGGATGGTGTATATAAGGTTCCTCATACATATGTAGAATTTGTAGAGAGATTTAATGGACGTGATGGGTTTGAAAATTCCAATGCAAGTATTATTATGAAAAGTACAATTACAGAATTATTTAATTTATCCAATTTAATTTATCCAATTTTTTTATATAATTAAAAAATTATTTATCATTATAAATATAGATTTACTATGATAAATAATTTAATTAATATTTTACTATGTTGTTATACTGATTATAATTATGAAATAATTAACAATTCATTTTATGATAATGAGATGGATGATACTGATGATATAATTACAAATTTATTTTATGATAATGATTATGAAAAACTATCAGAAATAAAAATAAGTTTAGTCTATAATTATGTTATAAATAAAATTACTTTTAAAAAATTCATAGATTTTGGACTAGATACTACTTTTATTATTAATTATTGGAATTTAAATAATAATTTGGCAGGGAATGAATTTAATTATGTTGGGGAAATTATTACTAAATTGATAACTTTTAATATATTTAATCAACTTGAAATAGAACCAGAATTATTACCATTAATTAAAAAACATAATTTATTTAATTTAAAATTATTTATGGAATTATTATTGAATCCAGATTATAATTATGATGAAGACCAAATAAAATTAGTTATATTTTTGGTTAAAAATGATATTATAAATTTATATACTAATTTAATTTTTTATGATTTAAATTACAATATAATTGAATTAATATTATTAGGTAAAGTTAGAATTGATAATAATAAAGTTGTATTTGTTAGACATTTTCATAATAAGGAATCAATTGAACAATTATTAAAATTGAGTAAAACTAATTTTTTGATATAAAATAATTTATAGCAATAGGTATTAAATCATATTTTTCAATAAAATCATTAACAGGAAATTTTTTTCTTATTGAATTATTTTCATTAACTAGATAGAAATTAATTTTATTTTTTTGTTTTAATAATAAAAAAATATATTTATGATAACCAGTACCTTTAGGAGGGGACGCATAAGAATATGGAACTAATGTATCTCCTAAGGAATCTTTTGTAATATTACCAACTAACCAATGTAGCCAAGGAGAATTTATTGGATGTGCTTGAGTAGGAGCATCTGGATCAAACATTATTAGAGTATAAAAAGTATTATTTTCAAAAGAATAATTAAATATTGGTTTTTCAATAGTTAAATTAGATTCAATAATATTTCCATAATTTATTTCTTTTTGATAATATTTGATTTTTAATTTTGGTAAATTAGAGTTTAATAATTTTAACATTTATATATATTATTTTTGAAAATATATATTTTTTTTATTCATTAATATAATATGATAAATCATATTTATGTAATTAATTTAGAACAAAGTATAAATAGACTTGAGAATGTTAAAAAAACATTTGCTAATCTTAATTTAAATTTTAATAAATTTAAAGCAATTAAGGGAACTGATTTAGATAATAATATTATTAATACGAGAACAACATCACTTTGTAGAAATATATTATGTAATAAATCAATGATGGGATGTTCTCTATCACATATAACATTATGGGAACAATTATTGAATGATACTAATACAGAATATTATATTATAATGGAGGATGATGTTATTTTGAAACCAGATTTTAAAAATATAATTAATATAATTGATAAAAATAAGGATAATATTAATTTTGAAATATTAAATTTATTTCATCATACTAAAATTTTAAATATACCAATAAATAAAATTTATAAATTAGATGATAAATATCAAGTTGAGAATCAATTATTTCCTGTGGGATTAACAGGATATATAATATCAAAATCGGGAGCTCGTAAATTATTAAAATATATGAAAACAATTCATTATCATGTTGATTTTGAAATGATATTAAATTCCAAATTATATAATATTAAATATTATGGTCTTAATATACCAATTGTAGAAACAAATGGTAATCTAGATTCTACATTAGCAAATCCACAAATAAATTCAATAGGATTATACATGTTATCAAAAATAAATCCTAATATTTATTGGTATTTTAATTTTACTGTTTTTTCTTTAAGGATGAAATATAATATAAATTTTTATATTATTCTATTAATTTTATTATTAATCATTTCATTTAAAATTCAAAATAAATATAAAATAATATTACAGATTTTTATAATTTATGAACTGTATTCTTTATTCTTATAAAATAGCATAAAGATAAATTATAATTATCAATCAATGACATATTATTTGAATAAAATAAAAATGGAGCGAATGAAAAAATTAAATTTTTATATAAATGAATATAATAAATCATTTGATATTCAAGTTAACAATCTAATTAGAGAAGCAATTGATATTAAGTTGCCTTATTCAGCAAATCAATTATCATCATTTTATGTGGAGCCGATATATTCTAATAAAATGACAAATGATATAGCCAAATATATATTATTAGATAATTATCCAGAAGAATCAATGGATGTAGATAATTGTAATTCACAAATTCATTGGATTAAATCACAACTTAAATTTCATTCTATATTAAATAAGTATATAAATATATATTCAAATAAATATAAAACTGATAATCTATTAATAACATATCATAAAAAAATAATATATGATACTACATATGAAGAAAAACCAGAAAAAATATTATATCATTGCGCAAAATTTGATTTTGATTTAGATAAACTTTCTTGAAATATAAAAAAATTGCTCGGCCATTTAGGGTCGGATGCGGAGCATCCAATCTGGCTTCTTAAAGAAGCCGGCCTTTCAAAACCGGAGGTTTTAGGGGCTCCGCCCAAAAAAGTATCGTTCAGGCTTTCGCCTTCACTCCCTTTAGAATTAATTTATTTTAACTCATTACATTTCGTGTGCGTCTAATAGAAAAAGCCACAGGATGAAGGCTTCGCCTTCATCGTTAAAATAAAAAATTGAAAAAAAAAATATTAAAATAGATTATTAATATATTTTAATGAATTTTCAACAAGCTATTTCTATTATAAACCAATATAAGGACAATACCAACGAGGTATTAACACGCAGATTTTTGAACTGGACTGAGAAACCAATATTATGTTTTGAACATAAATCTCAATTTACTTTTTCTGATATTGAGTGCGATGTTCATACTATACACGAACAATACATAACTAATTGTCTTATTAATAATTATTGTGAAGATATAACTCAATCTACTGATCAATTTGTGTTTGACAAGTCATATATAACTTTGATATTTAGACCAATACTTACAGACGACCATCTATTATATATTGATGTTTGTTATTGCTCACTTAATAAATACAGTTATATTTATATATATGGTGGTTGGTTAAATAAAAAAATACCATTTAATAATAATAATGATTTAAATAATATTTTAAGTGGTATTTTGAATGAGTATAGAGCTATTTACAAAAAGCACAAGGATGAGAAGGCAAAGCAAATATTTGGACAGAATATGTTTCGTATAAGTTCTAAGCTACAAAGTTCAAACATTTTGATTTAGTGATCTAATTTATTTTACTAAAAAAAATCTGATAATTTTTTATAATGTTAAAAATGGTAGTTCTATTTCTATAAATGTTTAAAAAACAAAATATTTAAATATTTTCTTTAATATTATAATGTTGACTCTTGGTTTTCAAAATATGGTAGTTGATTTATTTAAATTACTTCAAACTACTTTAACAACTCCTTTTGGTTTATCTATTTTCTTCCTTATTATAAGTTTTTATTTATTATCTTTATTATTTATGGGATGCTCGGGCATTTTATCTGGATTATTCTTCTCTTTAATTGCTCTAACTCTTTTTGTTATTGCCAGCTATTTTACATGGTTTAAAAATAATAATATTGTTGTAAATGTATAATAAAATCCCTAATATACGTCTAAAGACTTAGTTAATAAAAAAAATTGATACTCTTCGGCTCATAAACGAGTCTTTTCAAACTCGCTTCATAATTAATTTATTTTAACTCATTATATTCGTTAAAATAAAAAAAATTGAAAAATTATTTTAAATTAAGGTTATGTTAATAATATAATGTGTCGGAAATATAATATTATTAACAATTTGTGTCAAGAGGCAACAAAGAGTATTATTGACCATCAACTGGCTGCAGTTATCGTCAAGGGTCATAAGGTATTAACAAAGCCTTGTTGTAATACTTGTAAAACTGTTTATAAAGGAGCCTGTTTTGGTAGTCTTCACGCAGAAACTAACGCAATTATGCAATATTATGGTAAGTATCTAACTTATGAAAAAAATGGATGGAACTTCTTCCCACCTGAAGGTAAAAGAATACAAAAACTAGATTTAATAGTAGTAAGAGTTAATAAATGTGGTGATATATGTAATTCAAGGCCATGTTATAATTGTCTTGAATTAATGAAAACAGTAGGTATTAGAAAGGTTTATTATTCAATATCAAATGATAAACTTATTTGTGAAAGTGTAAGAGATATGGTGAGTATTCAAGCATCAGCGGTAACCAAATTAATAGAAAGATTAAATGGAAATACAAATATTAATAACCCAAATCAATATTATCAATCTCTACTCAAAAAAAAATTTCCAAATATAATAAAAAAATATAATTTGGATAATTTTATTAATTATAATTTAATTAATGTTCTACCCAATCATAATGTGGAATATTATAAAATAAAATCAAAATTAAAGGTTATTATTAATGATCATCAAAATATACCTATTATTGAAGCATATGTGATTCCCTGATTGTTAGTTTTCAAAGATTTATTTATATTTTTATTATTATATTTGTTTTATACTAATAAAAAAAATATTGATATTAAAAAACATTATTAATATAACCTTATATTAATAATGTGGGGTCAGCAAAATAATAAATTTAAATTTAATTTTGAGCAAAATGATAAGAAGGAAAATCAAGCTGGATTTTATACGAAATCCCTGATTAAAGGTGATATTAATAAATTTAATTGTAAGTTAATAGATGATTATAAAAAATTAATAAATGATAAATGTGTTTACATACCAAAATTTATTTGTCAAGAAAATGATTTAACATTATTTAATAAACTTAAAAAAGAGTTATTTGATAATTCTAATCCGTCAATTATTTCGTGGTCAAAACATAAGAAACATGATAATCCAAAATTTTCACCAACGTTTAATTATATATTAGAACAAATGGCCAAAGAATTTAATATGGATATAGTTGAATCTAGATTAAATTATTATGAAAATGGAAATGATTGGAAACCATTCCATCACGATAGACACGCTTATGGAAATATTAAAGAAAATTATACAATTGGTGTAAGTTTAGGAGCAGAGAGATGTTTAGAATTTAAACATGTAGAATCTGGCAATATACTAAAGTTTCCACAAAAGAATGGTGATTTGTTTGCCTTTGATAAAGAAATTAATCAATTATTTCAACATTCTATTCCAAAAGATTTTTTACAAAAAACAGATAGAATATCAATTATAGCTTGGGGTGTTAAAAAATAAACTATTCATTTAAAATTTTAATTATTATTTTTTCATATTTTTCTATTTATATTTAATGGTTAGAAAAATTGCAACATTTGGTTGTTGGAATAATAAAAAATATGTTAATAGTTATATTCCTGTTGAAAATGTATTAAAACATTTGAAAGAAAATGAAAATAAATATAATGATTTAATTGTATTAGGCGATAATTATTATCCAGAAAAAATAGCAAAGAAAGCAATATATGATCATGATAATTTTAATTTTGGTTTTAATTTATTAAATAGTATCAATATAGAAAATAAATATATTATAATGGGGAATCATGATCTTCAAGATTTTTATAATTTATCATGTTGTACCATGATAAAACAAAAAAATATGTCTGAATTAAAATATCAATTTCCTTTTCAAAAATTAGATATTATTGAAGATGGTATTAAATTTAGATATATTTTTATTGATAGTAATTTATATGAATTAACAGGTAAAACTTGTTTTAATTTAATGGAAGGTAAATCTGTGGAAGAAATTAAATGTAAACAAAATAAGTTTATAATTGATTGTTTAAGTGATAATACAATAAATTATTTTCTTTTTTTTGCGCATCATCCATTAATTGCGGTTAAAACAAAAAATGATACAAATGAGGCAAAACCAACCTCAATTCTTACTTTTGATAAACAACGTTTATCAAATGGAACAAAAGCAATAATTAACCATAATGAATTAATTAAATTACTTGATAAAAATATAAGAACAGATAATATATTTTGGATTTGTGCAGATGTTCATATGTATCAAAGTAGTAGTATCAAAATGAAAAATCACACTATAACTCAAATAATATCTGGTTCAGCGGGCGCAAATAAAGATAAATTTAATAGTGATAATAAAAAATTTATTGTGGATGATTATGAAATAAATATTATTGATGTTGATTCATCGCTAAATTCTTTTGGTTATGTGGAACTAGAGTTAGATAAAACAGGTATAAAATATAATTATATAAATGTCAATAAAAATTTGTATGGAAGAAAATATTTAATTAATTATAATTAATTCCAATTAATTTTTCTTTAAAAAATTAAAATATAATATAATTTAGAATATAGCTTATGAATAATTTATTAAGTTTACAGCCATATCAATTAAAGTCTTTATATAATACTTTATCATTTAATAAGACCAAAGATAAAATGCACATGGTTTTGGAACCTCTTCAATCAATGATACAAATAGCTTTATTAAGTATTTCTCCAATTGGTTCTAAATTAACAATTCAAGAAAATTTATTATATCTACAAAATCCATCAATAATACAACCATTAAGTAGATGGTACAATTCAGATAAAAAGGATGATTTATATTTTTTATTTCAAGTTGTAAAGAGATTTATTAAATGGTATAATCCCGTTCAAAATAAAAAGAGTCCAGTTAATATGGATTTATATCAATTAATTACCAAAATGGCAATAAGAGGTTTAAATAATTTATTAAAAACTTATAATAGTGCGGATTCTAACGCAATAATTCAGGTGATTCATATGTATAAAAATATATTGGAATCAGTTGATTATAATGAAATTGATAAACAATATAGTGATAAATCAATTAATATTGATGAAGTTTTTGAGAATATAACAAATCTATATAATCCACAATTAATAAGTATTATTCATAATACATTATTAATAGTAGAAAAAGAGGAGGATATATTAGCTATTGGAAATTATATTAATGGATTAAATCTTATTATGAATAAACATAATAAACAAATTCAAAATTGGATTAAAGTTAATCTAATAATTTAATCAAAATTGCTCAATCCTGGCAAATAAAGGTTCTCGATAATAAAATTGAAAAATATTTATTTTAGTATAGTATTTCTTATAATTTGATGGAAGAAATTATAAGAAAGTTTGCTGATTTTAGTCTTGATGACTCTGATATGGATGATATTATTAATGAATTTAATTATTTAAATTTAAATGATCCAAAATTAAAAGATAGTGATAAACATGATATAATAAAAAAAATTATTTTCATTCTTCATAATAAGAAAAAGTGTATGGGTATTTTATGTCTAGATATTCCAAAATATGTTAAATAAATTATTTTGATATTAACATTTTATTTATAATTTGTCTATTGGATTCAGATAAATCCATTTTTAATAATTCTGATATTAAAGTATTACTAAATCGTGAATAATAATAATCATCATTAGAATGTAATTTATAATAATTTAATATTTCATTTACTATTTCAATCATATAAGCTTCTTTTGGAATACAATTAAATAAGATTGTTAAAATTTTAATATTAAATATTTTAATTTTAATAACATAACAAGTATTAATTAAAAATAATAAAATTTTGTAATTCATGGTTATCATTAATTTAAATATATCTAAATCTTCTTTTTTAAAACCGATACTATCTATTGATAATTTTCTTTCAAAATTATCAATTATTACATAACAATTACGAAAGAATATTAATTTAAATAAAATTAGAGCATCTAGATTCTTGGAACATATTAATAAATCCAATAATTTATTAAATAAGTTATGTTCTATATTAATATTATATTTATTAATTATTTCATACATTTTAATATCGGCGTTTTTCATAATATATGTTATTAAATCATAAATTTCAGTATAATTAGAATATTTATTATCACATATCTTATTTATTTCATCTATCATAAAATTAAGTAATTCTTTATTATTATCATTATCACAAACGATTAAAATTTTAAATTTTCCAATTAATGATGTATAATTAAATACTATACTAATAGTATCTAACACAATTGACATATTATAATATTATTCTATTAATTTTTTATATTAATCGCATTAAATAATTTATTAAGTTTTTAATCCTAATTAATTTATAAGCTACATGAACAAAGGTAAAGCCTTCGTCGTACGCAAGAGTTACATGTTGATCTATATAATCAAATAATATTTCATTAGGTTCACAACCCGGGTTAAAAAAGTATATAAAAGTATTATAATACTTTTATAAATACTTTTTTGGATAGTAAAAAAATTGAAAATTTTTTTAATATCCCCCTGTGAATTTATATAAAAATCAAAGATTTTTATATAAATCGAAAAGTAAATTAAAAACTATTGATATAGTTTTTAATACTTTTCTTTCCCAGGTTTATTTGTTTCTATTAAATCATAATTAATAGGTAATTTTTCATTTTTTATAATACTTTTTGGTAGATATCCACCAATAATATTTTTTATAATATATTTTTTCTTTTATAAATTAATGTTATTAAATTTATATGCTTTGATTTACGCACTATTTATGTCATTAATCTAAAAATTATTTTATAATTTTTAGATTAAGTATCTTAACTAGCTTTTAGCTAGTTAATGTCAATAATAGATGCTTTAATGATGGGATTAACAAAAAAAATCTATTTAACACAAACATTACAATCATATTTTTTTTTCATAATACCAATGATAATTTATTCAATACAACCATTAATATTTTACAAAGCTTTAACCATTGAGAATATGGGTGTTTTTAATGTTCTATGGGATTCTATCTCAAATATATTAGTATTATTTTTTGGAATTTATTTCTTTTCAGAGACGATATCTTTGCAAAAATGGATTGGTATTGGATTAAGTTTTATAAGTATATTTTTATTATCCACTAACTGACATTGTTTGCTTAATCTTATTTAGATTATATTATACAATTTTAATTGTTTATAAAAATATTGTAATATATTTCTATCTGATTGTTTAATATCTTGATATATATTCCATAATACATCACTTGATACCTTAAATATTTTACAATTATAATTAGGGAATTGTCCTAGATTTGATTGCCAAATATATTTATTATTTAATGCTTCTTCTAAAGTATATATTTTATCTCTTTTCATAAAAGGATCAATATTAATAGCATATTCATATGCTTCTGTTGAATTTTTAAATAATAATATTTTAGTTATATTTGAAGCAAATATATTTTTCGTTTTGAAAATTAACAAATATGAATCGTCCATTATTAATATAAATATTTTTAATTTATATTGATAACGTAATATTATTTTAAGTTATATATTTGATTTTTTGATTTTTTAATCTAAATAATTAATAATGAATACAATCATATATCATGGATATGGATATATGGATTTTTATATAGATAAAATAAAATATCCGTTTCCTATTAAAGAATTTAAATTTTCGACACATCTCCCTTTTTTTAAATTTAAGAGTAATTTTGATTATAAAGAAAGAATGGAAACTATAGATGAATTATGGGCCAGGATTAATAGATGGATACAACAAAATAATGTTGCGGTTATTAATTTTGAAAGAGTATATTATATTGATGAAGTATATAAATTTAAAAAATATGGGATTCGTCTTTATTATCATAAATATAATATGTAATTTAATAAAAAAAATTGATATTATTCGCTTTATTTCATAAAGCTCATCCAACAAATATTATTTATTTTAACTCATTACATTTGTTAAAATAAAAAAAATTGAAAAGTAAATATTATATAATATAACAATATAATATTAATGTCTACTTTAGAACCATTAGTTATTAATAATAATTCTAAAAATAAAAATTATCATATTAAAATGTTTACTAATGTTCAACCACCTTCTTTCTGTTATAATAAGACTATTGAATTATTTAAAAATATTGATACATATGATTATGAAGATAGAATTAAACTTGTTAAATTATGGGCTGAACAAATAGTTGATGATAAAACACATTTTCTTAAAAGAAATTTATCTAGTCCTATCACTCCTTGTATCTATTTATCTTATGGTAAGATAAATGAATTTCATATTATTGAGGCTGTTAATGAAGCTATTAAAAATAATGAATGGGAAAAAACAATTGAACTATTTAGTAAAATTCATTTTGAAATTACTCAAGTTCAAATTAATATTATTGATTTGTGGATTACTCATTTTTTACAAATTATTAACGATTCATAATCATTGTTTTATATATTCTAATACATAATCATAAATATTTATTTTTGATTTTGTATCATAACATGTAATTATCGTATTAAAATAATCAATATTATATTTATTATTCTTATTATCTATAATTATAACATTATTAATTTTATAATTATATTCAATATTATTATTTATTAAACTAGGTTCACATACTAATCTTATTTTAAATAATTGAATATTATACTTGATTAAATCAATTGGTATTGATAACTCAAAATTATTATTTAAATGATGATTCAATGTATCATCTATTATAAATTTCCCTTCACTTGTTATATTAATTATTTTTGGTTTCAAATCTGATTTATATCCGGATAATATCTCATTATTATGTTTTAACTCATACACTTTTTCACAATCATCTTCATAAATTACTTCATTATTATATCCATTATATTTATGTTTCCTATCCCATCTAATTTTTGAATAACTTGTTTGTTCAATGATACCATCTGGTGGAGATAATCCATAATCATAATCAAATAAAACTGTTGAAGCGTAATCAATAATTTTTGGTTTAATTTTAAATATTTTACATAATTTATGATAATCAAATAAATCATCAAATGTTTTAATTTCATTTCTATAATCACTTTTTGTTAATAATTTAATTATAAATAAATCAATAAAGTTATCATTTATAATATATATATCACTTATATTTTCGGGTATCAAAAATAAAGGAACTTGATATTTTTTATTATTAATTTTTATTGTAGTTGTGCGAGAATATTTTTCTAATATTTCTAATACCAGTTTTTTATAATTATTTTCAAAATTATTATTAAAATATGGATAAACTATATCTTGATTTAATAGTTTTATTAAAAAATGAAAACCAACATATATATCATTTATTATAATATCATTATTTGTATCAAATAAACAATCTGGTAAATTAATTTTATAATTTCCTATTATTAATCTCATTAATATAAAATATATATTTATTGCCATCCTACCATCTTAAATCTCTCTGGTTCTAATCCAAAATAATTTGTTTTCCACGCACTTTGCTCAAAAAATTCTAAATTAAACCATTCTGATTTTTTATTCATCAAATCTTTAGCAATCTTATTAAAATCTGAATTAAATATAACTTGTTCTACTACTTGTTTAACTTTTAGTATTTTTTCATAATCAAAAGAATCATATTCATAATGAAATATTTCAAAACACTCTCCCGAACTATCTACATAATCTAACGAAAAATCAATCCCCCATTTTGTTTTATAATTAATTAATTTATATAATAATGGATTCATTAAGGCCCATTCTTTTAATTGTTCTAAAGCTTGTCCTCCATAACCCTTTCTCTCTAATAACATTGAATGATTAAGAACATATCCTGATAATTTTTTATCTTGTTCAAACCAAGGCTTATGAATAGATACTCTCACATTTCTATATTTTGTTAAATCTACATCACAGTTATATTTTGCATATAATTGTTCTAATGGACATAAATCATAACCATTTTGGTCAAACGATTTTATACATTCAGAACTACCTATAAAATTCATATCAACAAATTCTAATGGTATTGAATTATTCCAACTTGATGAGGAATCAAATTGTATACTATCATTAATTTTAAGGTCATTCATTTAATAATATATATATATTAATTATTTTTTTTAGATTATTTAGATTATAAAATATATAATATTTTAATGGATTATATAAATAGTCTAAAATTCAATGTTAATAATTTAAACACCTTAATGAAAAATAATGATGTATATAATGAACTTATTCATGGTCAACATTTATTTGATGAAAATGAATCTTATATAAGATTCCCAATTAACCCTCAACAAAATCATTTTAAAATATTTAAAATTAATAAAACTAATACAGTTCATAATATTTTAGAAAGTATTTATGATTTTTATAATTATGAATCAATCAGTTTAGAAGAATTATTATGTATTGAAAATGATTCTGATGATGTTATCTCAAATCTTAGAAAAAATTATACTTATTATATTAAATTTAAAAATCTATTAGGTTTCAAGATTAATTTTAAATTAATTAATAAATCTATTATAGATGGACATATTATATATACAATTATTTTTGAATAAAAATATATTTAAAAAATAATACATTTATTTATTATAATGAATAAGGATTTTTTATCTCAAAAACAAATTCAACAATTATCAAATGCGAATGAGAATACTAAAAATAATAATTTAGTTTTAAATAAACCAATATATGATACTGATTTTTTATCTCTTAAACAAAGACAACAATTAGGTATTAATAATTTTACAAATAGTCCTAAAATTGGATATAGATATATCGATCCAGATCAAATTGCTAAATCAATTGTTCAATGCACTCTAATTTAACTAATGTTAAAGAGTTAACTTGTGCTTAATTGCGTATGTTAGAATATCAACACCTATGAAATTATTATGATCATTATTTGGTATTATTAAATCACAATATTTTTGTATTGGTCTTATATACTTTTCATATGATGGTTGAACAAATATATTATATTGTTGTATCACACCATCTATTTGTCTTCCCCTCTCTTTAATATCTCTTTCTATCCTTCTAGATAATCTATATTCAGGAGTAGCATCAATAAATACCTTAAAGTCAAACAGATCTCTAACTCTTTTTTCTTCTAATACAAATATACCTTCAACTATAATAATTTTATTATAGTTAACTGTTATAGTTTCATTTAATCTGGAATGGGTTTTAAAATCATAAATGGGAATGTTAACCGATTCTCCGTTTTTAATTTTGAGGAGACATTGATAAAAATGTTCATTATCGAAGGCAGTTGGAAGGTCAAAATTATAATTCTTAATATTTTGTTTTTCTTCTTCATTGGGAGTTCTATAGAAATTATCCATAGAAATCATTGTAGAAATATTATTGAATGTATTAAACAGTTTATCAGCAACTGTTGATTTACCGGAACAACTCCCACCTACAACAGCAATTAACATTATAATATTGATTATTTAATAAAATAGTTCTAAACCAATTTTTTTATTAACTTATAGATGGAAATATAACATTTATCAAGAAAATATAAAGATTTTATCTTGATATATAATGAATAATCAATATTATAAAAAATATATCAAATATAAAAATAAATATATTGAACTTTATAACAAGATTGGAGGAGCAAAAATATCTTCCAGTTTATTAACTGAAATAGAAAAAGATAATTATAAACTAAGTGATTATTATGATATTATTGATATGCATGGTGATATAGATTCAAAAAGTTTAATTACTATTCCTAATAATTTAATTATTATTATTGCTAATTGTTGTGGTGCACCAAATTATGATAGTTTAATAAAATGGTTTACAGGTTTAGAAGAAGATTATATTAGAAATAAAATGAAAAATGATAATTATTCAATATCATCTATATCATCATATATTTCATTTAAAAAAGAAGATTTATTAAATCAAATCCAAAAAATAACCGAAAATAATGCATATATCATATTAGAACCAGGTACATTTATGTGTAATATGAATTTAAATAATGAGTACATTGATGCTTTGGGTGGTCATAAAAAAATTCAATTAGAATATAATAGACACAAAATAATATATAATGAAATTTATGATCTTTTAAATAATCAAGAAAAATTACAAGATAAAATTACAAAAATCATTAATAATTATAATATTGTTAATAATTATAATATTAGCTATTTTAAACTTCTTCATACTATGTTAAGAAATAACAAATATTTTAAAGAATGGATTAAATATATTTTAAATAAACATAATATTCAAGAAGCACAATTAAATCAAGAAAATAATATTTTATTAAAAGAAATAATAACTGGTATTAAAGATATCGAAGAATTTAAACCTGATTCTTCTGATTTTAATTTTCATATTGAGGAAATAAATAAAGATACATTATATTTCCATTTATTATTTTTATTCTTTTTAATATTTATTAAAGATATGTCAACAATAACATTAGATCAAAAATTAGAAGAAATTTCTAATAATGTTGAACCAAATAAATATAGAGTAGTATATATTAATAGTTGTCAAGAGAAATCTAATGAAAAATGTAATGTTAATAAATGTTATAGATTAATCCATGGTATCACTGGACCAATGAGTAAAGAAATTTTATGTATTGAAAAAAAAATTAAACAATATTGGAAAGATACTAATGAATCAATATTAGATAATTTTAAAATTAAAAAATATATTATTAGTCAAATATCCAAAGAAACTGATGAACCTTATTATCTAGCTGAATTTGTTAAACCATTTTGGGAAAAAATTAAAGAAACTTTTCCTGAATTTGAAAATAAAATAAATTTTACCAATAATAAAATTATAGATAATGAAACTATTAAAAATATTATTATAATGTTAAATTTATCGTATGATTTTCTAAAAAAATATACAAAAAAAATAGATTTTATAAAGTTTATAAAACATCTTAAAATAAAACCAATAAATCCACAATATAATGATTTATTTTTTAAAAATACAGATAATAATAAATATTTATTAATTACATTATCATCTAATCCAAAATATTTAACACATTTTATGAAATATTTAAAATTATTTAAAAATACCATCTTTGGTAATTATGATTTTAATCATTTAGAAAATATATGTAAATTTATAAATTACCAAAATAACTTATCTAATGAACTTAAATTTAAAATAACAACATTACATAATGAAATAAAAAAGCAAAAAATAACTGATTTCACTTCAATACTTTATAATAATTATCAACTTGATATTCTCATACCAAAATTATTTAATATATCACCGATAGAATTTATAAAAAATAATAATAACCATATTACTAATGAAATATTTAATAGAAATAATGAATTTAACATATTAATTTTTAATAATAATGGTTATTATTATAAACTTCCTACTAAACTAGATGATGATATAATTAAATTATATATTAAACATTGTGTTTTAACATATAAACTTATTCATTTAATTAATTAACTTTTTATTTTGGTATCAGTTTTGAAAAACTATTAACTAAATCTATTGTGCATAATATTTCTAGTTCTATATTTTTTTTACTTATTTTACGATTCAAAATAAATGCAGGGTTTGTATTCTTCTCTCCCACATAACTTAATATATTTAATGATTTAGATTTATCATTAAAAGGTACTACTATTTTTATTTTCTTTATTTCATCCTTAACTTGATTCCATTTACCATTTTTAATATACCAAATATTATTATCTAATCCCATCTTATATGTCCCTGCTTTATAAAAACTAGCACTACTAATAGGACTTTTTCTATTTTCATCTAATCTTATTTTCATACTAGATATAACTTTTTTAATTTGTTTTCTGGTTATAGACTTTGGATTTTTTGGACTTAATAATAAGTTTTTATTTTCCATTATTGCTAAAATAAAATTATAATCTTGGCTCCAATATTTACTAGCAATATATTTTATATTATTAAAAAGTGATTTATATAAAAAAGATTCATATATTGACGAAACTAGTGGTAAGTATGAAAAATTTAAACTTATTTTATATTCAGATTTAACATAATTCCAACAATCAGTATGAACAAATACACCATAATTTTCATCTAAATACTCTTTGTCCGAATGAATATATTTATTACCTTTTGAATCAATAAAATCAATATTACAACTTGTTTCTCGACAATTATGAACAATTTTATTATCCATTGTTAAGAATGTGTTGTTATTCATCCAATTTGTTAATTTTTCATACGATTTAATTTCTTTAACAAATTCTGGATGTTTTACATGATAATCATAAATTGGTTTTAATTCCTTCTGCATAAATTTATTCTTTTTATTCTTTGAATCTTTAATTTCTTCATAATATTTAATTGAATCTAAAAAAATTTCTGTTAAATCATGTGAACCATGACAAGGATTGCCACATAAAAAACAAAAAACATCCCAACATCCCATTTAATTATAAATAACATAGAAATTTTTTATTAGCTCATAAATGAAACAATATGTTAATTATTTAACGAAATCCATCCATAAAGTCTGGTTCTTCTATTTCAATATCTCCACACATATATCCAAAACCAATTTGCAAACCAATATTCTCCAAGTGATAGCCAATATCTCTGCATGGAAGAGCTAGAATGATTGGATATAATTTATTAAGATCGTAAGAGACAAAGTTATTAGTAGGATAATTTAATTGAGGAATCCTAGTACCAATACCATTAACAAAGCCATTAACGACAGAGACAAAATTGTTGGTAAAATAGATAAAACTATCAAGTGAGTCTCCAACAACTGTTGCTATCAAACATTTTTCTATCATGTTATTATATTTGGATGATTCTTTGCTAATATTATTGATTGCAACTTTAAAAAGTTCTGATGAATCAGCAAGACCGGCACAAACAGCGAGTTGAAACCAAGTATTAGAACCAAAAGTTTTCGTTTCTTCTGAAAGAATGTCGTTGAGAAAAGGTTTTATATTAAGCTTATAAAAATTAATCATCTTATCTCTTTCTTGTTCAATCTTAATGCTGGTTTGTTCGTAATTGTTAGGGAACCAACCGTAAGTAGCCCATTGCGTCTGAAGATTTCTAACACAATTTATATATTTGAAAAATGTGTCTTCTGACTGTTTTTTGAAAGCTTTTTTAAGGGTGTATATGATTTATTATCATATGAATTATCGTAATTGTTATTATTATATATACTTGTCATTGAGTACATGGCAATAATTGTTTAACTTATACTAAACATTCATTTTTTCAATTTTTTATAACTGCGAGCATTGGTGAGTAGCTATAAATTAATTATAATGGAAATCCATGTAACTCTTGCATACAGATATAATGGGTTAAAATAAATTAATTATTAGTTGAAAATGGATAGTTAAGCATTTTCTTAACTATCTATCTACTTTAGATAAAGTATTTTTGTCCAACATACCAATTTTTATCATTTTTTGAATAGATTTTTAAATTATATTTTATTTGATACATTTAGATTATTTTTACGAATAATATTGTACATAGTATATTAAATTAAAAAAATCTAAATATATATATATGCTTAAATTTTTTGAAGGAAATAAAATGAATAGAAGTGCCATTTTTTGGGCATTTGATGATTCCATTTATGATGATACAATAATTAATGGTAATTCATTTAAGCAAACTCATATAGAATTAAAATTAATAAGTAAATATTTATTAAATGAAATTAAAAATACAACTAATGATTATATTAATAAATCTGTTTTATGTAATTTTGATTCAATATTGGAAAATAATACAATTTTTTATGAAAATTTTTTAAATCAAAATTCAAGATCTGGCATAAAAATAGAAGACAAACAATATTTGTTAGCTGGGTGGCCAGAACACGGTATATGTATATTTTGGGAGAAAACAGGAGTAACTCCATATAAACAAAGTGAAAATGTGTATAGATTTGGTATAATTAATTTAGGAGATGGTACTGAATTTCATGGCAAGGATGAAAACTATTTTTGTAATGGAATAATATTTTTTGATAATATACTTGAATCTAAAATTAAAAAATTTTTAAATGAATATAAAACATTATTAAATACTACTTGGTATGATAATAGCTTGTTATATTCATCCGAAAAATTATATTATATTATATCAACAAATATATGTAAGAATGATTCCTATCATATAAATTTAAATCCGGGAAAAAATATTACTAGAACAAATATTGTATGTAAACCACAGAAAATGGGAAGTTGTACCTTTACTTCATCAATTCATATATTATTTTATCTAAAATATTTGGAAAATTCATCTAATTGGGATAATGCAATAGAAATAAAAAAGTGGGATGAGTGGTATGTTAATCAAAAACATGAATTATTTAAATTATTAAAAAATGAGATTATAAATAATCCATCAATTTTTGACAATTTTAATCCAACCCTTATAAGTAATATGCTATTGTATGCGTCCACAATTATTGGTGAATCAACATATGATAAAATTAAGGATACTTACAATAAATATATTTCCAATAATGGATTAAAAAAAATAGAAAAAGATAAAAATAAAAGCAGACTAATATTACAATCAATAAAAAAATCAGTTAATTCAACACTTCAAAAATACCCAATTTATAATTTTTTTAATTTTTTAGAAAGTTATGATACAACAAACATAAACATAGATCAGTTTTTAATAAAAATGGAAGAAGAATACTATAAAATGATTAATAGAAACTTTAGTGCTGATTTTATTAATTATAATTTTACCTTTATATTTTACTTGATGATTATTGACAAAATAATAGTTGTAATAAATAATGATACAAATATTCAGGATAAGAAAACAACTATAGAAAATAAGTTGCATAAATTTTATGATGATGAAACATTAAAGAAAGACAATTTTTTATTATACTATAAATATTTTTTTAAATATTTACAAATGTTTGATCTTGAAAATAAAGAAGGTAATGGTATAATGACTATTTTATTAAAAAATATAAATTATTTACCAGATATAACAAATGCTAAAATACAATCAAATAATAATTCTAAGGATTCTTTTAATATATCTATTGAATCTAAGATGCCACCAGATAATTATAAAAACTGGGTAATTCGAACTATTTCACAACATTTATTAAATATTGATTATGATGATATAGGCAAAATACTCAAGATGAATATATTATGTTATAATCAGGATTATGGAATTAATTTATTGGATTTATTTACATTAAATTCAAGTTTAGATATATTAACATATTTCCATAAAAATGAAAATTCTAAATTATTCCTAGAAAATATACCAATACCTAAATTGGGTAATCAAAATATTAATACACCTTTGTTTAATGATAATTATTCAGCTAATATAAAAGAACTTCCAAATTATGATATTTATAAAACTAGAATTAATTTTTATTATGATAAATTATTAAATATTTTAAAAGACAAAAATAATACCGAACCATTTAAATGGTTGGCTTATTTTTATCTTTGTCTGCTAAAAGGAGAAAATATTAATGAGGAAATTAAAAAAACATATTATTTGATAACAGCTGATTATATACCAAAATTAAAAAAATCCAATCAATATTTTTATGAAATGTACCGTAAAATAATTGGTTTCCCGACAAAATCTGAAGATATTACAATTTATAATTATTTTTACATGAATAATAAAATTAAACAAGATTTATTAGGTAATTTAAATAAAATAGTAATAAATACATTAATTGAAGAAACTGATGTGAGTAATATTAATAAAATAACAATTAACAATAAAAATTATTATTATTATAAAAAAATTAATAAAAAGAATCCAACATTTGAAATGCTTATAGATTATACTAATATTGATGAAAACAACTTGTATAATATTTTTAGTTTTTTTAAGGATTTTAATTATTTTTTAATTAATTTTGTCATTACCCTTAATAGTGATGGTGATATGATTGGTAAATATAAAGATCAAGAAATTATTATAAGAAATTATAATTTAGACAATAATGAATATAAAATTAATGGTACAATATATAAAATTCATTCTGCAAAATCTATTTCTACAAATGATATAGTTGTAAAATTATATTACAAATTAAATAAATATAATAAATCTAATGACATTTTAATTTATAGCAAAGACAATATTTACTATTTTTATTTACATTTACAAGATATTTTATTTATTGTTAATACATTAAAATCAGAATGTAAAGTTATTATAAATGATATTGAATATAATTATGATATAAATGATGATGTACAGTTTGCTGAATGTTTTTTTAAACTTAATCTTAACAAAAAGAAAATATTATTAGCTATTGAACCATCCATGTTTAAAATAAATCAAAAAGGAGAAAAGTTATATTTTATTAATTCAGCTACGAATATTTTAAATATTAAGAAAAATGATGTAAAAAATGATTTTTATAAAAATAATAATTCATATTTATTATTAAATTATATTGGGGAATCAGATAAATTAATTATACAAAATAAAAAAGATATAATAACTCTATTTGAAATATGTTATTTAAATAATTATCCAAAAATTATATTGGATAACCTATCTTTATTTTACCAATATTTAATAAATAGTGATATTATTGAAATTATGGATATTTCTACTATTAGTTTTTATTTTGGATACTTTGATAATCCATTCAGAAAAATATTAGATTTAATCTTTGAAAATATTGATATAAGTAAAAATGTTAATTGTGATACTATATTTAATAGTATTTTTAAAAATTTAAATGTTGAATTAAAACTTGTTAGTAGTAAAGATAAAATTAGTATATCTGATGATAATGTATATAAAATTACGGGTTCATATAGTTTTTTTGATCATGATAAGCTTGCACAATATACTAATTTTCAAGATAATGAACAATCAAAACATTATTATAATAATATTATTGATTATTTCCTCAAAGGTTCTGAAAATAAAGAAATTACAATAAACGAAAAAAATCCAAAAATAATAAACGGTAAATATAGATTTACTAAACAAATGGAAAACAGTAATGAGAAACAAATAAGTTTTAATGCACGTTTAATAAATAATCAAAATAAGATTAGCAAAAATTTCAAATTTAAAGCAAAAATTAATATTGAAAAAGAAAATAATCCGAAAACTATAGAAAAATTTACTGGATATTTTGAATCAAATATTAAAAAGGTAAATGATACATGTACAATATTTAAAAATATTGCTCTTAAATATATTAGTGATTTTAATTTTGCTCAATATAATAAAAATGTTATCAAATGTAATGAATTATATAAAGCACTAACAACTCCTACTCAATATATTCATCCAATCCAAGAAGTAATTATGGGTTCTGGTAAATCAAGTATTATTGCCCCTTATTTAACGATGTTATTAATTAATAACTCAAATTATGAAAATATTTACCATGTTGTACCATCATCATTAGTGAATGCAACATATAATTATATGTTACAATATATTAATTTTATTTATGGTACTTCTGTTCTTATTTATTTGTTTTCTTGTAATAATAAATCATGTAATAATAATAATGATAAAAATAAAACTCAAAAAAAAATATATGTGATGGATGACATTTCATTTAAAACATTGTTTTTAATTAAACAAAAAACTATTATGTCATCCCAAGTAAGTTTTGAATTTAATAATAAAAATTCTTGTGTTATCTATGATGAAGTTGATATGATATCAAATCCACTAACATCTGAATTAAACATACCAGATAAAAAGTTGGATAATTTAGAAAATATTGATCAAATACATAATATTGCTGAAATACTATATGAAAAATTAAAGGATGAAATCTTTTGGAATGACTATATGAAGAAATTTATGGCAACTAAAAATGATTATCATTATTATTTATTAAATTTAGATAACAATATTCATAAAGAAATTATAAATAAAATTAATATTGATAATTCTAAATTTAATAAAAATTTGTATCAACATATTATACAAAAAGTTTTACCATTTATATTAACCAATCAATATAATTATAATTATGGTTTACCATCAACATATCCAGATAATTTGAATTTATCAGATCAATATAAGCTAAAGGCAGTTCCATATATTGCGGTTAATACACCATCATATGGTTCTCAATTCTCTGATCCTATATTAACACTTATATTAACTATATTTTGTTTCAAGTATATCAAAGATAAATTAAAAGTAAATGATAAAGAATTAAAGTTAAGAGAAATTGATGTTATACAATTACATAAATACTATAAAAATATAATAGAACGAAAAAAATCAATGGTAAACAAATACTTTAAAAATATAAAAGAATTATTTGATGAAAATGCAAAACCACTTGACTATGACCAATATATTAAAAATAAAAATTTCTATGATAATAATCTTAAAAAAGAAATGAAATATCCTAATGATTTAGATTATATAAAAACAATAATAATTCCACAAATTTCTAATTATGAAAAATATACGGATAATATATCATTTAACGAACTTTTATTATCAGATAATGTTACAAATTATGTTGGTTTTACAGGTACTGGTTATATTTATCCACCAAAAAGTATTGATAATAAAAATTTTAAACCAGGAAAAGAAGTAAATAACGAAAAAGTTAAGAAAAATATTGATTCAGCAGATGAGAGTGATAATAATTATTTTAATAATGTAAAAGAAGCTATTGAATATATAATATCAAATAGAATAGAAAAAGTCCATCTAAATACTGAACCGAATATTGTACTTGATTTATTTAATTTTATAAAACAAAATAAAAAATATTCAGTTTTAATTGATGTTGGTGCATTATTACTTAGTGTAACTATTGATAAAATTAGGGAGTTATTAGTTGGTTCTAGTTTTAAATACCTTTTTTATTTTGAAGATGGTAATAAAATAGTTGTGGATATAAATAATGGTATAATTCAGAAAATATTTTTACCGGAACAATATTCAGAAACCTTTTTCTATTTTAGTAATAAATATATAACAGGCGCTGATGCAAAAAAAGAAATACCAGTTGATGCACATGGATTAATAACTTTATCATATGGTACTACTTTAAGAGATTTCTCTCAAGGTATTTATAGACTAAGAAGAATATTAACTACTCAAAAAGTAGATGTTATTTTTGATGGTCAAATCACTAATAAAATTGTTAAAGAACAAAAGGGTGGTATGATTGAATTTTATAAAAATTATAAAGATAGTAAAATTAATATTATTGAAAAAATTAAGGACTTGCTTAAACAAAATCAAGAAGAATTAAATAATAAACAATATAAATTATCAATAAAACAAAACATAATTGGCCTAAGTAAAATATATATACCGCCCAGGGAAATTTATTCAATGAATATTACAAACAAAAAAGATTATTTAAACAAAGTAAAATCAGTTTTAAATTTAGAGTATCAATTTTCATTTGAAACCATTGACTCTATATTAGATAGTGCTGAGAAATTAGGTAAATTATTACCAGATGACCAATTACAACGCAATACTATTAAATTAAAAGAGGAGAAAAAACAATTATTGAAATATAGTAAATATATATTATTTATGGACCCTTCGATTGAAAATATTGATATTAATGATAGTAATATAGATTTTTATTTATATCATTTAAAAAAAAATAATATGTATGGCGTTATTGATGTTATATTATATTTAAAATTCCAATATAAAAAATTAGATATAAATATATCAAATATTAATTCACAATCCCTAAGTATACAGGACTCAAAACAAATACAACTACAACAATCTCAACAATTACAAATACAGGAAAGTCAAGCTTTAATTTTAAATGATTCTGATATTGTTACAGTTTCAAAACAATTAGAAATACTAGATTCTTCATCAGAATCAAATATTTATTTCTTAAATAAAAAATATAAACAATATATTTACATAAATTATTTGGATAAAGTTTTTGTTGTAGATATTGCATTTATTAATCATATGTTAACTTATATTGATCCATCAATATTATGTAAAATAACTATTTTTAATAAAATACAAGACCAATTTGGTTTATCTTTGGATGAAAAATATATAAAAGACCTTTTAAATAATATTCAAAAAGAAATAAATGAATTTAATACTAGAGTCAACAATAAATATTTATCACACGATACTTATAAAGATAAATATATAAAATATAAAATAAAATATATTAATCTTAAAAAGAAACTTAATTTATAGTAAGTTCCAAACAATATTATCATTCATATTATTTCTGGTAACACTTTTCTTTCCCAGGTAATGTACCACTATTTAATTCATAAACAAATCTACCATTTAATGATTTTAATGCTTTATTTTTATGTTCACTTGGTACAAAGATAGTATATTCTATCTGTAATGGATATGGTGCACCCAGCATATTGTTCTCTGCGGGATAATTTTTAATAGACCAAAATAATAGGTAATTGTGTTTTTTTTATTAATTCGAAACAGTGAGCATTAATAAAAAAAAATTGAAAAGACTCGTTTTTCAAACTCGCATTATAATTAATTTATAACTATTCACGAATGTTCATTAATCTAAAAATTCCATGAGAATTTTTAGATTAAGTAGCTGTGCTAGTTAAGCTTTGGCTTAACTAGCCCATGTTCATTAATTATTTGCCCTAGCAAATAATTAAAGTAGGTTAAGAGGCTATGCCTCTTAACGTTCATAGTTATAAAAAAAATTGAAAAAAAAAGTGTGTGAGTGTGCCATAATTTTCAGATTTATTGGGTGTAGTGGAATCATGGATCCACTAATTTAGATGTTTAAAGACCCACATATAGGTTTTGGAAGCTCCGTGAAAAAATTAAATATAATTTCGAGCAACCAAACCTGGGGTGAAAATCCTCCGTAACCTACTCTTCGATCGCACAATAGTCGTGTGGTGGATTTGGGTTCCGATAAATATATGTCCATGAGCTCCCTCGTTTTTCCAAATTCCACCCAAGACAGCACAATTACAATTGGGTAATTGTGTAGTCTGGGGAGATTAAAAAAGTTTATATAATTTGGGATCACGATTAGTTGACAAACTCTTTTAATGTCCTGAGGTTTTCGAACCAAATCAGGAAATACAAGTTTATCTTAGTACATTAATGTGCTGAGATGATACTCTGATGGAGATTGTCAACACCTACAATGATTGAAGTGGCCTTTACGTGGCATTGTAGATAAGTAGTTCCTATTAAGGGACTACTGTTCCTTTAATATGAATGAAACTAACAACTTCTAATTTTTATTTACTTTAAATTTTTAATATAAATAAAGATTATCCAAAACATATGACCATTTAATAGTTTCTATTGCGGATTTAATTACTAATACCAAATATATTTATACTTCAATTGAATTATCATTTGGATACAATGTATAAACTAAAAGCAATTCCATATATAGCAGTAAATACACCTCTTATGGTTCACAATTTTCAGATTCCTTTTGTTGATTTTTCAGGATCACTTGAGTCAATTGGACCCGAGACTATCAAATTGTTTTTCTTATAAATATTTATAAATTACTTAAAATTTGGATTACTAAAAGTATCTAATTTAACTAAATTTAAACCTTTAACACCATCTTGATTAATTCTTTTAAATTACTCATGAATGAAACATCAGTTATTTTTGGATTATCACGAGCATTTAATTTAACCAGATTCAATCCTTTTATACCATCTTGATTAATGTTACAATACTCCTCACTACAATCTAATTCTCTTAAATTTGTCATGAATGAAACATTATATATTTTTCGATTATTACAAGCATTTAATTTAACTAAATTTAGATCGTTAATACCGTCCTGATTAATACCACAATCCCAACTACAATCTAATTTTTTTAAATTTGTCATGAATGATACATTATTAATTTTTGGATTATTACGAGCATTTAATTTAACCAAATTCAAACCTTTTATACCATCTTGATTAATTCCACAATTATTACTACTACAATCTAATTCTTTTAAATTACTCATGAAGGAAACATTATTTATTTTTGGATTACCAGAAGCATCTAATTTAACTAAATTCAAACCTTTTATACCATTTTGATTTATTCCACAATCTTCACTACAATCTAATTCTTTTAAATTTGTCATAAAACTAACATCTTTTATTTTTTTATTATTATTAACATTCAATTTAACTAAATTCAAACCTTTTATACCATTTTGATTTATTCCACAATCTTCGCTACAATCTAATTCTTTTAAATTTGTCATGAATGATACATTATTTATTTTTGAATTAGCAACAGCATTTAATTTAACTAAATTCAATCTGTTAATACCATCTTGATTAATTCCACAATAATAACCACCACAATTTAATTCTCTTAAATTAGTCATAAAACTAACATCTTTTATTTTTTTATTATCATAAACATCTAATTTAACTAAATTCAAACCTTTTATACCATCTTGATTAATTCCATAATTATAACAACAATTTAATTCTATCAAATTAGTCATAAAACTAACATCTTTTATTTTTGAATTATATCTAGCATTTAATTTAACTAAATTCAATCCTTTAATACCAACCCGATTAATTCCACTATCACCACCACAATCTAATTCTCTTAAATTAGTCATAAAACTAACATCTTTTATTTTTTTATTATCATAAACATCTAATTTAACTAAATTCAAACCTTTTATACCATCTTGATTAATTCCACAATAACCGCCACAATCTAATTCTCTTAAATTAGTCATAAAACTAACATTTTTTATTTTTGGATTATTACCAGCATCTAATTTAACTAAATTCAATCCTTTTATACCGTCTTGATTAATTCCACAATAATAATCACCACAATTTAATTCTTTTAAATATTTTAGATGATTCACATCTAAAATATTTTTATTATCTCTAATATTTAATATTCTTAAAGAACTATATCTTGGTTGTTTAAGAATGTGATCATTTAAATTTTTAGTATATTCATTATCAATTATATGATATATTTTAAAATTATTAAATGTCTCCTTATCTAATTTAATTAAATTTAAAGTTGTATTAAAAGTAGTATAATTACTAATAAATTGTATCAAGTCAAAACATAGACTCATTACAAGATAATATAATTATAAATTAAAAGTTGTATTTTTCATTTTTTTCATTAAAAAAATTGTCTGCAAGAGTTAGAATTTACAAAGTAAATTCTAATCTCTGCGATAGTCCGCAAAGCGGACGTATATGCCCTTTGGGCTATAAAATATTGTTTATCAGAAAAAACTTTGTTTTTTGATGATAGCATCACATGGCACAAAGTGCCGAGTCCGATAAAAAAAATTGAAAAGTCTCATTCAGGCTATCAGCCTTCATTCGCTTTAGAATAATATTATAAATATTCGCTGGCGCAAATATTTATAAAAAAATTGTCTGCAAGAGTTAGAATTTACTTTGTAAATTCTAATCTCTGCGATAGTCCGCAAAGCGGACGTATATGCCCTTTGGGCTATAAAATATTGTTTATCAGAAAAAACTTTGTTTTTTCCGATAAAAAAAATTGAAATTTTTAATGATAATACTCATAAATTAGTTTATAATGGATCTTAAAGATATTACTCCTATTGATTATCAAACTTACCTTACAGCATACAACATATCTGACACTTGTTTGTATACTTATTGGACTAGATTTACTGTTAGTCAAATACCCGCCAAAGTGGCATCATCATTGTTAGCTGAAGCAGTCAGGACTGATAGATACTACAATGAATTTGTCAAGCTCAATAACGAAATCGTGACTGATGGTGTTAATTCATGTTTTGGACCAGTAGATTTTCCTGCTGAGAATCTTGATCATCCTTTACTTGGTTCGATTGCTTATGAAACCTGGTTAATTCTTCCTCAGTTATTGAGGATAAATAAATCTTTAGCCTGTTATAATATTCAGACTGTTCAATCCGAACCATCATATTATAATAATATGGCCCGTGAAGAGTTCGAATCTTATTTTCAGATTCCTTTTGTCGATTTTTCGGGACCTGTCGAGTCAATAGAAATCTATAAAAAATTCCAATCGGACCCGAGACTATCAAATTGTTTTTTCAATACATTCTATAAAAGAAATGAATCTGGTGAAATCGCGATAAGATTTTTCATTGGACGACCTTTTATAGATTTTGATGGTAACCCAAATTCGGGTTTTTCTGATGATGATTTTTGGGAAACAATTTGTACCATTGCTGAGGAATTAGCCAGCGCCAAAGCCACAATTAATTTATAGATGTTCATTCATTTTTATGGTTAAAATAAATTATTATTCAAATAGATAATGAATTATTAAGTTTGAAAAGATAAGAAAGCAATTGCCATTTATTTTACTATTTTACAAGTAAAAAATATTTTTTACCTGTAATTTGACTTAAAGACTTATTAATTATATAATTAATGGATAAGCTAAAATATAATAATAAAACTTATATTAATGGTGAAATTATTTTAAAGAATGCGCCTATTTATTCCAAAGGATGTCGTAGTGTTCGAGATCTTGTTAAAAAGAAAAAAATTACTGATACCGATTTTATTTACGCACGTTTAAAAGATAATGAATGGAATAAAACTGAAGGTAAATCAGCTAAATTTGATAAAGTATTTCTCCTAAAATCTATTATTGATAGTATTTCTGAACTCAATAATAATGAAACAATTACTGATGATAAAGGTATTGAAAAAGCACCTGGATTAATTCATCTAAAGGATGAAGAAAAATTCCAAGATAATGAAGGTAATATATTAGATATTGAAACCAGAGGTGAACGCAATGTTGATAAAATTTACTTTAAAGTTAAGGATGTATCCAAAACTTTTAATATCGAATCATTGTATAGACATATAATTGACGATGAAAGAAAAAGTTATATTGAAAATGAAGAATATAAATATTTTATTTGTGAAAAAACAGGTAATTGGGAAAAAAAATCTACTAAAAAATCTAATAATAAAACCACAATTAAAAAGGAATTATTTTTAACTTATCAAGGTATGCTTCGTGTTCTCTTTGTATCAAGAAATAATAAAACTAGTAAGTTTATTAAATGGGCAACCAAAACTTTGTTTACTACTCAAATGGGAACCGATGAACAAAAGAATAAATTAGTTTCTCAAATTAAAGGAGTATCGTATGAATCCATTCAAGAATTGTTCTCTATTAACGCAAGAGAATTACCTTGTGTCTACTTGACTGCATTTAATACTGTTAATAAATTAAGAAAAGAAATGGATATTGGAAAGGAACATTCAGATGATTCAATTGTCTATAAATTTGGTTTAACAAAATCATTCGAAACCAGAAAAAACGGGCACAATTCTGAGTATAAGAAATTAGATAATCTAATAGAAAAAAAACTGGTTTATTTCTCTTACATTGATCCATTATATATTTCAGAAGCTGAAATGGAAATTAAGAATTTATTATCTGATTACAAGATTGAATGGGATAATCACGATGAATTAGTTGTTATTCCAAATAATATGTTAAAGTTTGTTAAGAAGATTTATGAAAATATTGGAATGAAATATTCTGGCCATACTGCTGAATTCAATAAAAAAATTAATGACCTTAATATGGAAATTTTAAAGAAGGACAAAGATCATGAAATTGAATTATTAAAGAAAGATAATAAAATCCAAGCATTAGAAAAAGATAACGAAATCCTTCAATTAAAATTATTATTAGCTCAAAAAAATAATTAAATTATTACCATATAATTATTAATAATAATTATATAGTTAATATATTTTATCGGGCTCGGCACAAAGTTCCTTGTGATGATACACTTCAAAAAATATATTCACCCTTAATAAAAAATTGATTAATTATATTGATAATTATTAAACTAGTTATTAATGGATACCAATATAATTAATCTTTATAAAAAGAAAATTCACGATAAATATAATGATTTTATTCAATCAGGCGTTACAATTGATAATTATAAATTAGCTAAAATCTTTGAATGGTTTTCTTGTATAAAATTGTCCCAAGGTAATGATGAAACTTATCTTGTTTACGAAGATATTCCTAATGATTTTAAGGAAAAGAATAAAATGACCCGAAAAGATAGCGGTATTGATGCATGTAATATGGTTGATGCTATTGTGCAATGTAAACTAAGAGACAATTCATTAACTTGGAAAGAATGTGCTACTTTCTTTGGTTCTCAAACTATGTTTGATTCTGAAAAACAACAAACCGTTGTTAGATGGCAAAATATGATTATCACCAGAAATGCTGAATCATCATTATCATCTAATTTAAAATCTAAATCCGAAATGTTTATTGATTTCACTTTTAATACTGATGATATTATTAAATATTGTAATAGATTAATTAAAAAACCACCAGAACTTGAATATATTGAACCAGAATTCACATTAAGAGATTATCAAAAGGAAGCTATTGAATTGATTGTTAAAAAGAAACAGAATACCATTATTTCTATTCCAACCGGTTGTGGGAAAAATTCAGTTATTATTTTTTCATTGAAACCTGATAGAAAATATTTAATATTAGTTCCTCGTATTATTCTGATGGATCAGTTTAAAGATGAATTAATAAAGAGAAGACCTGAATTTAAAAAATTGATTCATACTATTGGTGATGGTTCCAATGAATATAATCCTGATAAAAACATTACTATATGTGTTTACAATAGTGTTAATGTAGTTCAACCATATGCTGAATCATTTTATAAAATATTTATTGATGAAGCACACCATATTAATATTCCCGAAATTTACACTATTGACAATGATGATTATAATGAATATGATACTGAAGATGAAATAGATGATTATGAATCAGATGATGAAAATAATTCAGAAGATGAAATAGAATCTGATGATACTGAAGATGAAATTAAAAATTCAACTAGTTTTAATAAAATCATTAAATCTTTTAAGGAACACGGTAATAATGTGTATTTAAGTGCGACCATTGATGAAACTGAAGGGTTTTTAGATTATAGAAAAGATATTAGGGATATGATAGAACAAGGACATTTATGTGATTACACAATTAAAATACCCATTTTTTCTGATGACCCTTCTAATAAAAATATATGCGAATACTTGATTAATAATTATCGAAGCATTATCATTTATTGTAATTCACAAAAAGAAGGCAAACAATTTAATAATCTGATGAATTCATTAGTTAAGGGATGTTCAGAATATATTGATTGTAATACTACTAAAAAATGGGCTAAATGGATATCACAACAAATATGTGATTACCCAAAAAAAATTAATATAATGAGGAATGAAAACATAAGAAACCATTGGGAACAATTCATAACAGAGTATCAATAATATTTTCCAAATAATCCAGCAATTATCAAACCTAACAAAAAATCGAAAGATATTATTGTTTAAATATTTAATTAAAGATAAACTAATTTATTTATATAAATGTCAGTAAATGGAATTATTCAAAAGATAATTCATTATAAGGAAATATCGAATGGAGGGTATTATATAATAGTTTTACTTAATAATGGTCTTAAATATGATGGATTTTCATCTTATAAACCACAAAAATATGATATTATTGAGGGTCTTAAATTAACCAAAAATTTAAATTCATATGATGATAGAATAAGACTAGATAAAATTAAATTGAGACTGCCGGAAAATATAGAACATCAAAAAGATAGAATTAGATGCTATACAAATGATCAAAATCTATTTAATCAATTTGAATATGGACAACAATTTTGGTTAAATATATATAAATTTTATATAGATTCTAATTCCATTGAAGGCTTTGAAATGAATAAAGACCTAATTGTGATTTATGAACATATATCACAATATATCTATTCAATGTTAGAGCCATTCAAAAATATATTATTAGAGAGAAATATCAAAGGTTTAACCAAATATCAATTAACAATATTGATAACTGATAAGAATTTTGGATTTAATATTAATACTTGGGACTATAAAAACTTAGAAAAATTATTAGAAATAAAAAATTTTGGATTAAAAACTATTATTAAAATATCAATTGGAATTGGAGCTCCAATTGAATATAATATTAGATTACTGATATTAAATTGGGTAAATAATAATTTTGAAGGACATACATATTTATCATATGATTATGAATTATGGAAAAAATATTTAATTGATGATATTGATATGAGAATACTAATTGATAATATTTATAATAAGCTTGATAAAAATAAATTTGATATGGTTATTACACAAATGGAAAATGAGGGATTAATTATTAAAATAGGAAATATAATTTATGGAAGTGAAATGTTTGATAAAGAAATGAATATTGCGGAAAAATTAATTAATATTTCTAATTCACGAAATTTATTAAATAATATGAATGTTTCCAAAGATTGGTTAATTAAAAATATCGAGTTTCATAATTATTTACGAAATTCTAATGGTGATAGAATCGGTTTAAATCATGAACAATTAAATGGTATTAAAAATATTTTTCTCAATAATTTCTCTATTTTGTATGGAAAGGCTGGTACTGGTAAATCAACAATGATAAAATGTTTAATTGATAGATTTGGCGAATATAGGAAGCAAAAACAAATTAAACCTTTTAAATTATTCTATTTAGCTCCCACTGCAAAAGCTAAATATCGTCTTACAGATGAAATATTAGATGTGGAACATAAACAAATTTTTAATGCTTTTTATACATTACATGCTTTTAACTATATGATAAAAAATCAAAAAGAAAATGAAAACGAAATATTATCACATTCATATATAAATATTTTTATTATTGATGAATTTTCAATGGTTGATGTTGATTTATTTAATGATTTTTTGGAATACATAAGTGAATATAAAGTTGTATTACTATTACTTGGAGATGTCAGACAATTACCATCAATAGGACCAGGATTACTATTATCAAAATTAATTGAATCAAATATTTTTTTAACAACTGAATTAGTAAATGTTAATAGAAATGGTGGTAATATAACAAAAATATTGGACAAAATAATGGATGGTAAAATAATTAAAGTAGAAGATTCCGATGAGAAAAAAGAATTTATCTGGTTAGAACCAAAAAATAACATCAAAGAGTTATTATTAAATAATATATCTAATGGAACACAAATAATTACCATAAATAATAATACTATTCAAGAATATACCAATATAATAAGAGATAAATTGAATCCTAAAAAAGATAATAGCTCAGAATATTATATTGATGAAAAAATATTATTTAGAATTGGAGACCCTGTTGTACATACTAAAAATAATAATAAGGAAAAATTATACAATGGTATGTGTGGTAAAGTTGTTGATATAACAGATACATCAATATTTGTTATTTTTAATAATAGAAAGTATGAATATAAAAAAGATTCACCAGAAATCAAAGACTTGGTTCCATCATATATAATAACAACTCATAAATCACAAGGTTCTGAATATGATAATATTATTGTTTTATTAAATAATTCTATTTTATTAAATAGAAATATATTATATACGGCTTTATCACGAGCGAAAAAGAAAATTATATTAATGTCAGAACCATATGTTTTAACAAAAGCAATAAAAACAAAATTAAAAAGAAACAGTTTATTGGATTTTATGTGTAAATATTTTAAAATTTATGATAATGAAGAAGAAGATTTTATTGAATATTTTAAAAATATTATTAAATGTGAAATTAATAATACTTATTTAGAAGAAGTTGAGATTAGAAAAACTATATATTATAGAGATTTGAATACAAATTTAATTTATGATATTAATGGTAGACTATTTGCTAAAATGATTTCAGATAATAAATTCAATGAAATTGTTGTCTAGATTATTATAATATTCTTTAATTTGAATAAAAATAAAATATTTTTTAGTTGTTTAATTAATATTAAATGTATGATTTTAATTAAAAACAAAAATTAATTTCTAATTTTCCAAAGGAAAAAGTATCTTATTCACTTATTATAAATATATTATTATTTTTACCTAAACATTAGGTAAAAATAAAACAGTTAAAGTGGTAGGGGATTGGGGTAGGAGGGTAGGGGGTTATAACCTAAGTTTCCATGAAAACACCATATTTTTCCTAAATATAAGAAAGTTTGGATAAAACCCCCTACCCTCCTACCCCAATCCCCTACCACCATTTGCTTATATTTTCTTATTTATAATTTGTCATCATTATCTATTATTTTAATACACGTAAAATACTTGTAACCTCGTTTTGAAACTGTATTTATTTCATTTTGTTTCATATATTCCATAAACTTTACTGAAGACATTTTAATATTAGTATGTTGTATGAATAAATTATATAGTTCAGATGTTTTAATTTGATCAGAAGAATTTTCGGTAATTAAACAACTATTTCCTAACCATCCTTTAACAGGATCATTATCATCAAAATATTCTTTGGTTTGATTCTCAACCTCTATCGGTTGCACTAGTTTTTTATCTTTGTATTCTACTGCTTTTTCTATAAGTAAAAGAATAAATTGTTTATAAATACCATTTAAAATTCTATCTTTTAATGAATAATCAATAGGTCTCTCGTTTGATTTAACAGGCTTGTCAACAAATTTTAATGGATAATTAATGATTTTCAATCTTCTTTTAATACCGTTGTCCAGTTTACCAAGTTTTGGTTTATTATTACATTGAACAAAGGGTGTGAATTGTGGTTTATAACTTACATTTGACTTAAATAAGTCGCGTGTTGTTATAATATCACCACCAGTTAACATTTTAATAAAATCAACATTAAATTTAACATCATCGGAACCGTCATCAGGTTCGCTAACTAATAGATATCTAATACCTTGACATTTAGCTAACGTTGGATTAGCTTGTCCTGATTTAAAAACACTTGTAAGAAAAGTATTATCTGCGCAATACATGTAATCACCCAATGCTTTAACTAAGATAGAACTTAGCAATCCCTTTCCATTCCCCCCGGAACCTGTGTGGATATAAAGGCTTTCTAATTTATTACCAAATAAACTTAATCCAGTTGTAGCTAACCAATATTCAACAACTTCTTTATCTTCAAAAATTGAATACAATAATTTATTAATAAATTCAAAATCTTTGTTTGATTTTTCGGGAATATCATATTTAGTAGTTTTTGTAATATAGTCAGTTGGTTTAATGTCTCTAAATTGATTTATCTCATAATCGAATAATTTATTATCAAATGCTAATAATTTCTCATTGGCATCTAATAATGTTTCTAATCTATCAATATTATATAAATTAGAAAGATAATCAATAATATTTTTAACATATGAAGCATTACCAACATTAATATAACCCTTTTTAGCTAATTTCATACAATTGTCATAAATATACATTAATTTTTCATATTCATCTTTGGACATATCATTAGTTTTAATTGGAGGTTTTAATTTATTTCTCTCATTAATAATAAATTCTTGTAATTTATTGGTAGCATCTGATAAAAGTGAAGGAGGAATGATTCTATTATATGGAATTAATATATTATTTTGATTATATTCGAACCATCCCAAACTGGTGGAATAAATATATTTATTGGGATTTAATTTATAGTATAATTTTGCCATATCAGAATGGTTCATATCATCTAATATTCTCCATAATTCTATATCACACACTTGATGTTCATCTAAAATGTTTAAATAATCTTCATCCATATCCTTGATTGTAAATTTTAGTTTGAAACCGGATTTTAAATAAATGTAATCAGATAATTTATTTAATAAATCGGGATTATATAATTTTTTCTCAATCATAATACCATCAGCACAAAGTACACAAATATTATTTTTAATATATCCATTATCAATACAATATATGTATATATGTTCTAATATTTTGTGTTCATAATCCTGCAAAAAATAGGAACAAACTGATGCTATAATATTTGTATTTTTTTTATTTTCACTAATATTGGATTTTAATTCTTGATTATTTTCATAAATAATTTCTCCAATTTTTTTGAGTTCTTTTGTAAATGATTTAATAAAAGAGGATTCAGTATGTTCATGATTCTTAACCCAATTTTTGAAACTACCAAAATATAATAAACTAATAAAAAGAGTCTTAGCTTCATCTCTCGTAACATTATATTTTTCACTAACTTCCAATAAATATTTTTCACGATGATCAATATATTTTCGTAAATAAGTACACTTAATTTTGTTAGCCTCACATATTTGAACTAATAGTTGGGGATGACAATTTTCAATATCAATATCAACAAATGTATTTTTAGCTAATGTATGTCTAATAGCTTTCCTAAATGAAAATAAACCAAGACTCTTGTATGGATTAACACGACCAAAATATATATTTTTGGTTTTATTGTATATAACTATTGCCTTGTCATTTTTTATAATTTTCTTATAATTTAATAATTGTTCTTTTTCCGTTGCATAGTGATTTTTTGTAATTGGATTCTCAATAGTTTTTAATAAGTCAGAGCTTATTAGCTTATTTAAAATATTAACATCGATTGGTTCATAAAGTGTTATCTTATCTAAAATAGAATTGTGAGTCGTGAGCTTAAGAGATAAATTTTTATTAAAATACATGTATATTAATAAAAACTAGATATTTTTTTATATATTTATACGGACATTTTAGCATTAAAGTTTATTACATTATATTCAGTATCTCTTACATTATCTCCTACTCTTTTCCTAACAGGTAATACTTCATATCCCATTTCTTTAAGTAGATATTTGATCATACTCAAATAACGTCTTTTCATTTCTGGTTTTAAAAAACAACTCCACCTACTGCATATAAAATACTTTTTTATTTGGGTTTCAAGTTGTAGTATTTCATTTTGTTGTTCAATATTTTTTTCTAATTTTCCCAAAAGGAATTTATTATTTGTTTCATTAATATTTAAAATTGTAAAAATTTTCTGTAATATAAGTTTTCTTTCCTCCTCATAATTATCAACCTTTTTTGGCATAATATATTTTATATTAGAAAATAATTCTTTAAGGATATTATGATTTTTTCTTTACACTGACAAAGTCAAAAAATAAGTTTTATATAAATTTAAAACTTTTGTTCATTAATTAAGAGGCTACGTCTCTTAACGTTAATTAAATTAATTTATCAATAATATTTTCAATATTAATATTTTTTTCCAGTAATAATTGGATAGTTTCTCGTTGAATAGTTTTTTGTTTTGTTAGTTCAATAGCTTGTTTTGTTTTTTCTTGTTGTATAACTTTTTCTTTAAGATAATCAAAATAACATTCAAAATACTTACTTGCAACAATTTGATTATCATTTTGGGCATGCCCAACATGGCCCGAAGGGCCGAGTGATAAATTATTCAACATAAATTTTGATTTTAATAGGAGTTCGGCATCAAACATATCCTCAATTTCTTCAGTTTTTTCTTTTTGTATTAAAAATTCTATAAGTTTTTCACAAAGTATTACATCGTTTTCACCTTTAATACATTTAATTGCTTTATTTAACTTCTTCAATATTTTAGTTTTTGTCATATTGTTTATATTTTTAAAAGTATTATCCAAAAAATCAGATAATTTAACACTATTATTTTCTTTTAATACCATTAATTTATATACATATTTACTTAGAGTTATTATAAATCAATTTTTTTATAAAACATATTATTGGACGAAGCTCATTTATGAGCTGAGGAATATCAATTAGAAATAAAAACTTTGTTTTTATTTCTAATTTTATGGCAGAGATTAGAATTTAACAAAGTTAAATTCTAACTCTTGCGCACACAATTTTTTTTAATAATTAATTGAATTTCTAATTCTAAATCTTTGTTAGCAATAGCTATTTCTTTATTTTTAGATTCCCAGAAGCATCTAATTTAACTAAATTCAATCCTTTAATACCATCTTGATTTATACCACTATAACTACAATTTAATTCTTTTAAATTAGTCATGAATGATACATTATTTATTTTTGAATTATTAAAAGCATTTAATTTTATTAAATTCAAATCGTTAATACTATCTTGATTAATACCACAATTATAACTACAATTTAATTCTCTTAAATTACTCATGAATGATACATTATTTATTTTTGGATTACCAGAAGCACCTAATTTTACTAAATTCAATCCTTTAATACCATCTTGATTAATTCCACAATCATAACCACCACAATCTAATCTTATCAAATTTGTCATGAATGATACATTATTTATTTTTGGATTATTACAAGCATTTAATTTAACTAAATTCAAACCTTCAATACCATCTTGATTAATTCCACAATTGTAACTACTACAATCCAATTCTTTTAAATTTGTCATCCAACTAATATTATTTATTTTTGGATTACTCTTGGCATTTAATTTAACTAAATTCAATCCTTTAATACTATCTTGATTAATACCACAATCATAACTACAAATTAATTCTCTTAAATTTGTCATCCAACTAATATTATTTATTTTTGGATTATTACAAGAATCTAATTTAATCAAATTCAAACCTTTAATACCATCTTGATTAATTCCACAATTATTACTACAAATTAATTCTTTTAAATATTTTAAATGATTAACATCAGTAATATTTTTATTATTAAAAACATTTAATATTATTAAAAAACTATATCTTGATTGTTTAATAATATTATCATTAAGATTTTTAGTATATTGATTATCAGTTATATGATATATTTTAAAATTATAAATTGTTTCCTTACTTAATTTAATTAATTTTAAAGTTGTTTTAAAACTAGTATAATAACTAATAAATTGTATCAAATCAAAACATAAACTCATTATAAAATAATATAATAATTAAATTTATATTTATTTCAATTTTTTATAACTATGAGTGAAACGAATAGTTATAAGATTATTCTAAGAAGAGCGTAAGCGATTTCTTTTTGGGCTTTGCCCCTAAAACCTCCGGTTTTGAATGGCTCTAAAGGGCCGAGCAATTTTTTGAATTCTTTATCAAAGCCATATTTAAAATAACATCATAATTCGAATATTTTTACTTAGTCTTGGTTTTAACATTTATTTTTTCATTAATTGAATTTCCAATTCTTTGATTCTAACTTCTTTTTTCATTGATTCTAATTCTAAATCTTTGTTAGCAATAGCCATCTCTTTATTAGCAATAATTAGATCTTTGTTAGAAAGTTTTTGTTCAAATATAATTTTATTCATCTCAATATCCTTCATTAAAACTTTAATTTGTGTTTCTAATTGACCAATTTGTTGATTTAATTCAGCAGTATGACCTGAATACTTATAACCTAATATTTCATAAATATCTTTAATATTTTTCAATAAATTATTTGGTATAATGACTAATTCATCGTGGCCATCCCAATTAATTTTATAGCCTTCCAACTTACTCTTTATTTCATTTTCTGCTTGTGAAACATACAATGGATCTATCAGAGTATAATATACCAGTTTCATCTCAATATCCTTTTCTAATTTCTTATATTCACTCTTGTGCCCATTCTTTCTGGTTTCAAAAGATTTAGTTAAACCAAACTTATAAACAATAGATTCATCATCATATTTGGAATCAATATTCATTACTTTTCTAAGTTTCTTGACAGTATTGAAAGCAGTTAGGTAGACACAAGGGATTGTTCTTGCATTAATACTAAATAATTCTTGAATAGATTCATAAGGAACACCTTTAATACTTGACACCAATTCATCCTTTTGTTTAGTAGAACCCATTTGAACGGTGAAAAGTGTTTCTGTAGCCCATTTGATAAATGATTTTACATTAGGTGAATGACTAGCAAATAAAACTCTTAATAACCCTTCATATGTCAAAAATAATTCTTTATTTAATTTAATTAGGTCTTTGACCTTTTTTATGCAATTAAAATAAATATAATGAACTTTCTCAATATATCCTTTATTTGTTTTATCAATTATGGTATTTTGCAAGTTTTCCATTTTGAAACCTTCTGAAATATCCTTAACTCTGAAATAAATCTTATCAACATTACGTTCTCCTCTGGTTTCGATTTCTAATATATTACCATCATTATCTTTAAATTTTTCATTATCTGTTAAATGAATAATTTCGGGTGCTTTTTCAATACCATTATCATCAGTAATTTTAGTAGTTTTAATTTTAGATAATTCTGGAATTTTATTTATGAATGATTTTCTTAATAATACTTTATCAAACTTGATTGATTTACCATCAGTAGTAATCCAGTTATTATCTTTTAATCTTGCATAAACATATTTAGTATTATCAATTAACTTTTTTTTAACTAATTCTCTAGCACTACGACATCCTTTGCTATAGATAGGAGCTTTTTGTAAAATATAATCTCCATTTATATATTCAATATTATTAATAATTATATTGTCCATTTTTAGTAATTATAATAAATAAATCTTTAACTATCTACAAATAAAAAATATTTTTAACTGTTAAAAAAAATGAATAAGGTTAATGGTAATATTATTTACCAAAAAATTTTACAAATAATGATGGATAACTTAGGAAATTAATCTAAACCTTTGAGTATTTTAGATTAAGTAGTTGAGCGAGTAAAAGTCTATGACAAACTATCATCATTTTTCATAACCGACTTTGTTTCATTGATTTTTCTATTTTGTCTAATTTTTCTTGTTTATTTTTATCAGCAATTTCTTGAGGTAAATCAACATCTTTAAAAAAATACCATTCTCTTAAATGCCAATAATCATTATATGATAATTCAGTGTCATCATCTATATCACCAAAATAATGTTGATCAAGAAATTTATCTGTTTTATTATTTTTCAACATAAATATTTTAATATCATCCAAAAATTCAAACATTGTAGTTTGATTATTTTCAATTACTTCAAAATATTTATCTAATCTTAAGCCAGATATTTCATGTTTTCTTAATGTAATACTCATTATATATAAATATAATATATTATTTTTAAGCAAAGTATTAAACAATGATAAAATATTTTTTAATATACACCATTCTTATCAATTATAGAATCATTTAGAGCGGGTCATACTAAAACTGTTATAATATATTACTTTCAAAATTATAAATTAAAAAGAGGATAAATTATTTTTTAATTTTATATATTTATTTTTATATTTTAAGTATTTTTGATAATAATATCTTTCAAGACTATTGGTATTTATATCTTTTAGACTCTTATAAATTATACTATTTTTTGATTTAGATTTAATTTTAAACAAATTTTCATTTTTTTCATCATCTAATTTGATTTTACGAAATAAATTTTCATTAAATTTTAGATCATCTGGAGGATTATAATTATAAAATTTATTATCAATAATAACAGGAGCACCAATTAAATAAGCATATAATTTACAATAAAAATCGTCTGTTTGAAGCATAAAATAAAATTTCTTAGATAAATTAACTTGAATCCAATCACCAAATCTTTTGCAACCAAATAATAAATTTACTAAACATCCTATTACAATATCTAAATCATTTTCAAATTCAATATATAAATTTTTTAATTGAATATGTAAATCAGAAATATCAATTATATTTGATAAATTATTTTTATTTTTATAAATTTCTTCAAAAAATATAATTTGTAATGCTAATTCCTTATTAGAAATTTTCTTTAATTTGTTATAATCATAATTTAAGTACATCATATCATTAAAATCCAAATTTATTTTTAAATCGTCTAATATTTTTTTAGAATGTTGAGTATTTTCAATAAATATCTTAATTTTTTCAAGATATTTGAAATAATTATTATTAAATTTAATATTATTAATATTATTATTTAAATAAGATGCGTCTTTTATCAATGTATCTATTTCATCTTTATATTTATTGAGAGATTTTTTATTATTATTTTTTCTTCCTTCTATATTTTTAATTGAATTCATAATTGATTTGTCATCCAATGAATTAAGTTTATTTAATTCTAAAATATTATTTGTTAATTTTTGTTTGAGTGTTTTTAATATTTCATTAGGATTATTATCTAAGTTTGGTTGTTGAATATTGTTTGATATATTTTTTATTATTTGAATAATATAATGTGTTATTTGATAAATACCATTATTTTCATTTCTTCCTACTGTATTACTGAATAATCTAAATTTAATTTTATTTTTGTATTCAGATACAATGTCATTGTTATCTATATAAAATTTAGAATCAAATATTTCAATGACATCTTTTTTATTCTCCACAATAAAACCTATTGAATCATCAATATTGTTTAAAAGTAATTTTCTATTAGTTTTGCCATTTTCATAATTATTAAAATATGTTGATATTGAAGATGTTTTTGATCCATCTATCAAATTTTTATTAAGATTTAATATATTAAATCTAAAATATTTAAGATTCAATCCACTAGTCATATCATCAAAATATGTTAAAGGATATGTAATATTATTAAATGAATTATTTTTTAAATTTTTTAATATGTTATTCTTAATGTCAGTTGTAATTTCACCAGTATAAATATCTAAATTCATATATCTTAATATAAAATTAATTAATTCATTAGATATTTGTTTATCATTTTTATTTTTTATTAAATAATATAATTGTTGTCTCAACATTATTTTTTCGTTATCACTTAACAAAGTATTAAATATTATATCATTTTTAATACATTTTTTATTATTAGTAAAATCAAATATTATATTAAAGTTGTCGACTATTATATCATTAAGATTTTTTATTGTTTTACCTTCTTTTGGATTATTTTCAATAATTTCATTTTTTATTTTATTTTTAAATTTATCATTATTTACATTTTTACTAATTTTATAATTATCATCAATGAATTTAATAAACTTTTGGAAGTATTCTAAATATTTATTTTCATTATCCATTTCGAAAAAATCATGATATGAATCTATAAGTGCTAGTTTATTTATATTGAACATATATATATAACTTATAAATTAAAATATATGTGGTCCTTTTTCTAATATTAAATTATAAACTTTATTATATTCATCTTTATATTTTTTCAAATTCCAAACTATTTTAGGAATGGTAATTTTATATTCTTTAATCATTTTAATATTATCATTCTTGTATATAAATTCATTAAATAATAAAAGATGAATAATAAAATTAATAGTTTCAGAACAGTACTTGCATATCTTTTCAACATCAGTGTCAGTGATGATTATATTGAGTTGTGGAGCTTCTAAATATTTTCGTATTTCAATGTTATCAAGTAATTTTATCAATAAGGTTATCCTTGTATCCCATAGACATCTATCTTCTTCTTTTAGTGAAACAAATTTATCTGGTAATCTATCATATATATCAAAAATATATGTTGCTAACATATAATTATTATCAAATATATATCCATTCTCAATTAAAATTGAATAAATATAACAAGATTCAAATTCAGAAAATAAAATTTTATGGATATGACCCGTAATATGTTTTCCTGAATTAATATATTCACTAACAATTTCACGACCTTTTTTACAATCAGAAAATTCTCCAAATGTAAGTTTATTTTTTCTAAATAATTTTATTAATTCAGCCATTATATTATTAATTATATTATTTTAAATTGGTTTATACTTCAATTTTTTTATCAGGAAAAACTTTGTTTTTTCTGATAAATAACATATTATTGACGGAGGCTCATTTATGAGCCGAAGAGTATCAATTTTTTTTATTAATTTAGATTCCAAATATTTTCCAATTGAGATATATTATTTTCAATGTTATATCTATTATATAAATTAATCGCATTTTGTCTTTTAACTCCATCAAAATTATTTTTAATAATATTTATAACTTGTTCAATTTCAGTATATAAATAACCATTTTCACTTACAAAATCTTCCATATCATCTCTAACTTTATATAATATAACACCCACACCCGAAAGTTGTGCTTCAGCAATAGCTAAAGGATAACCAATATTTAATAATTTTCTACAACATGGATAAATAATCCATTGATGCTTTTTATATTCATAAGGCATTTGGTCATGGGGAATAGTTTTAAATATTACAGGACTACCATTATCAATATTAAATTTATTTATTATATTAAAATAATTGTCTCCTTCTTTAACACCATAATATGTAATATTTTTATTTGGGAAAATATTTTTAATTTGTTTAGCTATAATAATAAATTCTTGAATATTTTTCTTTTTTAAAAAAGAACCACACCCCATAATATCATCACCGTTTGGAATGTCTTTAATATCAATAAATGGTTTAATATTAATTTGTGGATAGTTAACTAAAATTTTATTATCTGGTATATCTAATTCTTTAAATTTATTATTAAAGTATCCAGGAAAAGTTATTATTTTTAAACAATATTCTGATAATAAATATGGTTTGTATTTATTAAAATAAGATAGTTTATTATTTATTATATCAAAAGAATGAGTCCTAATAGTGAAATTAATATTAAAAATAGAACATAAATTATGAACAATTTCTAAACTATCTAAAAAATGTGTATGAATAATATCAGGTTTAAAATTTCTAATTTCATCTAATAAATTATTTGGATGATTATAAAAATATGGTGGAGCTGTTTCATCAATATCTTCTAATTTCCAATCCCATGATATAATCATTATATTATGTTTTTTTCTTAATTCTTTAGCTTCATCTATTTGATAAATTTGACCCATTCTCGGATAACCTTTATAAAGTAATAAAATATTTTTCATTATATATAACTAAAGAGGAATAATATTAAAGGTTTTTAAAACAAGTTCTGGAATATTAAATTTTTTCTTAACTTCAATCCATTTTGATACTCTAATATGGTTTGGTTGTAATTTAACTATTTCCCTAACAACATTTTTATCTTCATATGGATTAATACATTTAATTTTATCAATTATTGCGTATTTATCTTTTTTCTCACCTAAATGCCACATAAATAATAAATCAATACCCCAACCAGTTAATCTATTATCATAAATATCCATACATTTTTTTAATATATCATGACGAAACATTGGTGTGTTAACTTCAATAAAATTAGTATAATGTAAAATAGCATTTGGAATATGTGTGGTTATTTTATGACTGATTTTACTTTTGATAGGGTCAAATGATGGTTGCAACATATCTAAATTATATACATCCATTATTTCAAATAATTCATTAATATCATTAGTTGATATAATAATATCATCATCTAAAATAAAATATTTTTCATATGAATATAAATTAATTGGATTGGTAGTATCATTGGCTTCAATAAATTTATGATTATTGATATTCTTCCAAAAGAAATCAAAATTTTGAAACTTACCACCTTTTCTTTCCGAATAAAAATCTACATATTTTTTATATGGTTTATCTTTTGAATCAGCATAATAACATAAAAAAATATCATAATTTCGATTATCATCACACCAATATTTAAAAAAGTTAGATTTATTACCCGCACTTGTAAATAATAAATTCTTTCTCATTTGATATTAATTAAAGATAGAAAATTTATTACTAACAATATTTATAGCATTTTGATGAAATTTTCATAAAAAGTTATACAGTCATTATGTGTTATTTCCTTATATTTTTTAAAAATATTGATTTTCTTTTCATTTTTGTCATTATATAAATATGAAATATATGATTTTAAAATTTTATTTTGATTTTCAATTATATTATTATTTTTAATTTGCGCATCAACAAATATTTTTCTTATTGATTTTTTATATTCCATATTTAATTTATTAATTAGCATATTTATTGTTGTAATTATATTTGAAAACAGATTTTGATTTATTAAATCATTCACAATTTCTTCTATATCATTATCACCATATATCTGATTTATATATTCTATTATTTCATCTGGATTAAAATCAATACTTTTATCATAATCACATAATATAAACTCATATTTAGTTTGTATTTTTTTAGGTTTTAATAAATAGGAATAATTTAATTCTACTTTATGTGGATGTTTATTTATTAATATATTACCAGGATGGATATCACAATGCGTAAAGCCTGATTTCATAAATAAATTAATTTGAGCAAAAATAAGTTGTGATAAAATTTTTTTGAAAAATTTTATATCAAGTTCTTTTATTTTATCAATTGTTCCACCATTATACATTTTCATAACTTCTAATGTAACTGGATGTTTATTATTATCAAGATTACAAAATTGTTTATTTTGTAGTATTAATGGTAAATAATCATGGCAAAAAATTACACAATAAGTATAAACCATATTTGGTAATCCACGTATTGCATTATTAATTGTTTTTAATTTTATATTTGTTTTGTTTGTTAATTTAACTAATACTTTTTCCTTACCAACTAGTTCACTTAAAATATTAGTTCCGGCTGTTGATACTTCTTCAATTTTCATTTGTTTAATTGCTGTTAACCATGATTTAGTTGGAATGATATATTCCTTTCTTTTATCATCTAATACGCATTTTATATCCATTTATATATCAATTATAAGATTTTTAAATTTATTATAAAAAATAATCATATTATCATGTACTATTTTTTTATATAAATTATAATCAGAACTAGCAAAAGAATTATTAATATATTTATATAAATATTCTATTTCATTGTTTATTATATTTAATTCATGATGATTTATTAGAGAATCAATCATATTTTGTATTTTTAATTTTTGTGTATCTTTAATTTTATTAATTAATATATGTAATGTTGTTTTAATATTAATAAATAATGAATTAGGCCAAATAATATTTTTAATGTCATCCTTTGATAATTCACCATATGAAGATATGTTTCCATCAATATAATCAAATTTTGTAAAAGCAAAACAATCATCATAATCACATAATATATATTCAGTATTAGTTTTAATAGTCTGTATATTAATAAGACCTACATATTTTAATTCAATCTCATTTTTATATTTATGAATTAGTATATTACCTGGATGAATTTTACAATGTGTTAAACCATAAATCATAAATAAATTTATTTGAGCTAATATCAATTGAAATGATATATTTTTGAATGTTTCTAAATCAATATTATTTATATAATTTAATGAATTGCCATTATAAAACTTCATAATTTCAAGAGTTGTTGAACAAATTCTATTTTTTAAATTATCAATATTAATATTTTTAAAAAATATTGGAAAATAATTATCACAATAAAGCACATAATATGTATGAACCATATTTGGTAATTTTTTTATAGATTGATTTATTAGTCTTAATTTATGACTTCGTCCAAAAGTTATTTTAATTAATATATTTTTAGTATTAATAATATTACTAAATTCGTCATATTTATTATAATTTAATGTTGTTCCAAGTTGGAGAAAATCATTTAACCATGATTTAGTTGGTATGATATATTTTTTAACTGACCTATCCATTACATATATTAATAATATTATTTATACTTGTTATATTTAATTTTATATTTTTAATAATATTATTTTTTAAACAAATTATAGAACCAACTAAAATTATTATTCTTAATTCCTAATATATTTTTAATTTCATTACTACATAGACTTGATGGTGTTTCTCCTTTAAAATTTTTAATATTAAAATCTCCAATATTTTTATCAATAATTTTTATAACAGATTCTTCCATTTTATTTTCACATATTCGATATAATGGTGTACAACCATCATTATCTTGAATATTAAAATCTCCAATATCTTTATCAATAATTTTCATAACAGATTCTTCCATTTCATTTTCGCATAACATATGTAATGGGGTATATCCATCATTGTTTTGAATATTAAAATCTCCAATATTTTTCTCAATAATTTTCATAATAGATTCTTCCATTTCATTTTCGCATAACCAATGTAAAAATGTATTACCATTATGATCTTGTAAATTGATATCCAAAATATCATTCATAAATAATTCAAAATTTTTTTGAAAATTTAATGACATACCAAAATAATTTTCTAATAATAAAATATTATTTGCTAATCTAATTAATTTCTTTTTATCTAAACAAATATTTATCAATTAATACTTCTAATTCTTCTTTGGAAGTATTAATTAAACTCAATGCTTTATGTGCCTCTCCATCAATTGTTTTATCACAAGAACTATTTAATAATCCCCAAAAAATGTATCCTTAACATCATCATGATTAATAATTATATTATCTTTAATATGTATTTTCATTAATAATAAATTAATTATATAAATAAATAGATAAATCAATTTTTTTTATAGCTACGCTAGACATAGTCTAGCATGTATAGTAGAGCAAAGCTCTTCTTTATACGAGCATCAGCGAGTAGCTATAAACTATATTATTAGATGAGCTTTATGAAATAAAGCGTATATTAATTATTAAGGTTCAAACTTAATTTACTGTCCAAAATATATCTACAGTTGCTGTATATATTTAGAGATATATTAGTTCACTTAAGTAATGACATATAATTGTTATAGATGTAATATATATTATGATACATCTTCTGGTTTATACAAACATAATAAAAATTATCATAAAGATGACCAACCTAAAGAGAAAAAAATTAATAATAAATGCGAATATTGTGGTAAGGAATTATCAAATTATAAATCAAAATGGCGCCATGAAAAATCTTGTATAAAAAAAAATTATGATGTCGTAAAAATGAGAGAAGAAATTGAAAACTTAAAATCAGTAGTTATTAAATTAAAAACAAATGAACCGCATAAAATAAATAATAATTTAAATGGAAAAAATAAAATCTTGATACATAATTCTAAAGAAAAAACTACTTGTTTAAGCATAGCAAATATCGAATGTTATACAAATTTAAAAAATACCATACCTAATCAACGTTCTGAATTCAATTGTTTAGAATCTACTTTATCTAGTGCTATTACACTAGATAATGAACATGAATTTTATATTAATGGTATTAGCATAAAAACGAATGAAGATAATTTTATTGATGCTACTATTATATCATCAGCATTAAATATAAATTTTAATGATTGGTATGCTCTAGATACTACTAAAAAATTTATTAATGATTTCGTAGTACATACTAAATTATCTATTAATTCATTAATAAATTTTAACAAATCACAAATTTTATTGCATCCTGAAATTGCTATACAATTTGTCAAATGGATAAGTCCTATTTATGGATTAAAATTGAGTAATTGGCTAAAAATAAAACAAACTAATAAACGTTATAAACGCAATGAAAGTAACAAAATCAAAACACCTGGTACTAAAAAACATATTAGGAAAAATATTAGAGATAAATATCCAGTTGAAAATGTAATTTACATTTTAACTACTGAATTTCATAAAAAAAATAATATATATATCGTGGGAAGAACCAAAAATTTGAATGATAGATTGTGTGCATATAATAAGACGTGTGATCATGAAGTTGTATATTATAAAAGTTTTGGTAATAAAAAAGACGTGATTGCTCTTGAAAATTTAGTTTTATATAAATTAAGTAAATATAGAGAAGTTGAGAATAGAGATAGATTTATTTTACCAACCAACAAAGATATTACATTTTTTACAAATATAATAGATCGTTCGATAGATTTTTTAAGTGAAGATGCTTCCATAGATAATCAACAAACTATAACTAATAATAATTTAAACGTATAATATATTTTTATTAATTAGTATCAATTAATAAAAAAAATAAACAAGGAAACATCTCTGGTTTTACCAGAGATCTTATTTTTGATAAACAATGTTTATCAAATGAAACCATTGAAAAAATAAAACAAATACCCGTATCAACAAAAATGCTTAAGAAACTCCATATTGGAATAAATGAAGAAGCATATCATCATAAAGAATTAGTAAAAAGTACATGGGAAAATGCTAATTTTGATACAGATGAAAATAATAGAATATATGTTGATTTAAATAATATGTCGGATGATAGTGAAGAAGAAACCATAACTAATAAGAGAGAAATTATAATAAATAAAATACAAGACTTATTAAATGAAATAAATAATACTAAAATATAATCTAAAATTATATATATGAGTGATAAAAAGTTAAGTCAACGTCGTAAATTTGGAAGTAATATTGTACCTTTGACAGTTAATAAACCAAAATTAAATCGTACAATAGATACAAAATTAAAACAATATAATATTCAATTAAACAATACAAAATTAGGAAACCTAGATTATAATTTAATTACAAATTTTATGAATTCATTAACTAATGATAAAATAGATAGAATTTTTACACCTACAAACACTCAAGTATTATTTATTTTAATAACATATCAACAAGAACTATTTTTAAATACAGATAGTTATGATAATATTTATAATCAAATTATTAATTTTGAAAATAATAATAATGAAGAATTTAAAAAAGGAGGTGGCCTAAGTTCAAAATATATTGGTAAAAATCTTACTGATAAAGGATATAATGTTAAACTATTTTTAAATCATAATATAAACAAATCTAATATATCACAAAATAATATTTTCAATGATGATAATAAATTAACCAAATTTTTAAAGAATAAAAATGATAATGTTATCAATGAACTAAATAAGTCGTCGTACGATAATTTAATTATTTATGTTTTTGGACACTGTCGAGTTCACGCGACTGAAGGAGAAGGGAAATTTGAATGGGATGAAATCGGGCTTCCAATAACACCCGCAATTAAGGGTGAAATGTATAATTTAGAATTACCTTCATCCAATCTTGCTGAAATAATAAATCGATTAAATTATCAAGGTAAGATTAATATGTTAATGTATAATTGTTATGCTGCACATTCTTTTTGTCCAAGTTTACTTAATAAAATAAATAAAAATGTTAATATGTTATGTAGTAAAGCTCAAGTAGATAGAATAAAAGATTTTGAGAGTTATCAATTAAGTACTAATAATTTTATTAACAATTCAGTTCTGTTTACAAAAAGAAATCAAACAGACCAAACAGCATATGAACAAAAATATTTGAAATACAAGGCTAAATATTTGACTCTTAAAAATACTTTGATTTAAATAAGACAATTAAAACATATATTTATTGAGTTTTAATCATAAAGATAGAATCTTCATTTGGTTGAAAATATTTATTTTTAACATAAGCAATATGTTCATAGCCCATTTTTTTATATAACAAATAAGCACCAATATTTGACCTTCTAGTATGAAGACATAAAATTTTATTAGGATTGGATTGTAAATGTTTTTGAATTAATTTTTGGGCTAATCCTTTACCTCTATATTTTGGGTCTACACATATCATTGTTATACCGAAAAGTTCAGTATATTGTAAATTATCTTTTTCAAAATTAATACCGGTTTCATTAACCGGTTCAAAAATATCTTCCTTATAATTCATATCAGTATTTGTTTCTAGTTTGGGATTACAAGCCGTAATTTTACCTTGTAATAAAACCCCAATAATATCATTATTATATTCAACCACAATACCCGAATTTAAAAATGGTTTAATAAAATTTTGATACCATTGGTCAGATTGTGCGAAACATCTACAATGTAAATTATATATGGAATCTAAATCATCGGAATTTGAATGTCTAAATTTAACTTTCATTAATTATAAAAATAATTATTATTTTAAACTGGAATTTTAATTAAATAAAAAATATTTAATAATATATTATGAATACTTTTAAAACAAAAACATTACAACCAAAAGGAATTACTATGGCAAATAATTGGAAGAAAAAAGAATTAAATAATTTATTAATACTAAAAGAAGATATGATTGCTAATGATATTGATATAAATAAAATAAATCAATTTATGGATAAAAAATATTCAGAAATTGATGCTAAATATCAAAAAAGAATTGCTAAATATAACAAGAAACTAGATGATAAAAACGAAACTAAGAAAAATAAAAAACAAATTAAAAACATTATTAATAATGTTATTATTTTGGAACAAAATGGAATAGATACATCATATGTTAAAAACTATTTAAATAAAGAAATTAAAGAGATAAAAGATAAAGAATCAGTTGAAAAAGTTAATTTTCTGGATTAAATTTAATAACACCATTATCAACTTCAATTCTTTTCTTAAATAATTCTTTAATAGTATCATTATGAGTTATATATAATATTATTTTATCTCTGAATACATTTCTTAATGCGGAAACAATTTCAAAAGCCATTTCATCATTAAGATTTTCATCAATTTCATCAAATAACAAAATAGAGTAATTATTTAACTTTACAGTATAAATAATACGACTAATTAATAATCTAATTCTTTCACCACTACTTAATTTTTCAATATTAACAAATTGATTTTTATTTAATTTATCATATAATTTAGCTATTTTTAATGATTCTTCAATTAATGAGATATCTGGATCTTTTTGATAATTAGTGATAATATCATATAAATTTCCACTATACATACTCTTATGATTAGGCAAAGTTAAAAATGATTGTGAATAAAGTGCATTAATATCTAATGAACCTATATCAAATTCCGATGCTTTCACAATACCCTTAAATAAATATAAGAAAGAAGTCTTACCACTTCCAGATTTACCATCAACTAATATATGATCGTTTTTATTAATAGTTATTGGATTTTGTGTTATTAATTTTGGAGCCTTATTATATATTTTATTAATAACTATTTGTTCAATTGGTGTTTTATTTGGTTTAATAGTTTCAATAATAAAGCTATTTAAGAAATTTAATCTTTCTTTCATTTTATCTTCATTATTTTTATTTTTGTAATATTCATTTAATTTATCAGAAACAAATTCAATATCATATACTATAAGGAAATAATAGAAAAAGTCAAAATGATTCAAATGTTTAAGACGTAATAATATGACAATAATAATAAAACTAAACATTAAGAAGTTAATTTTCATATCTAGAGAATTATTTAATTCTAATATTTCCTTATTCGTATTTTCAAACTTATTTAATAATTCTGTCAAGTATTCTTTATTAAATTCATCATTAATTAAAAAGTTTTTACCATTAATAATATAATTTCTAATCTCTTCTTCATGTGCGAAAAATTGTGTGGTTAATTTATTTTCTATAACTAATTTATTTTCATGTAGAGAGCGAACAATAGAATAAAAGACCGCAAATAATCCAACTAATATTGTAAAACGTTTATTGAAAGCGATAATAAATAAGGTGATTAATCTAATTGGTATATCAAATTTTGTTTTAATATTATTGATATATTGTTCTAAATTTTCATTAAAATGATCCAAGATATTAAAATATTCAACCAAATCAAAATTTAACATTTCAGATTTTGACATATTTATTATCTTATTATTAAAATATGAGCTATTAGCCATCTTAACATTTTTAATTAAATCTGACCTAACCTTATTATAATATCTTGATATTGGTATATTTATACCTAATAATCCTATTAATATTCCCGCATATTTGGGAACACTTTCTGGTTGTTCCTTAACAATATCACTAAAATATAAAAGCATCCAATAAAACATTTCTCTAACTGCGGAAGTTAAAATACCAATAAATATATATTTATAATTAAAATAATTCAATTTATAATTATTTAATAAGAAATTATAATGATTATCTATATCCATTAATGTATTTTATAAAAAAAATTTATAAAAGACATAAAATTACATTAAATTTAATAATAATAATCTTTCATTTAATATTTTAGTATGTTTTTTCATTAATCTAATTTCTTGTTTCAAATCTAGGAATCTCCATTTATGAAACCATTTTTGACTATGAGCATTGATTTTATTATTAATTAGTTCAACAAAAATCGCAATATTATGACAAGAATCAGAAATGGCACTATACATCAATTCAGTATTAACACTTTCTGAAGCAATATCAGTATTAATATTATGTAGCCAATTACGAATGAGTTTTAATTTTAATTCAATATCTAAATTTTCTAATTCTTCTTGATATTTTTGAATCATTACATTTTCATTTGATTCTGAAAAATAAGCAAATGTATTAGATAAACCTATAATTGAATAATCTATTGTTTTATTTAATATATCTTTACTAAGCATTGTAGCTAGACCAACTGATGTTAGTAAAATATTAGCAGTTCCTATCATTAATAAATATTATAATTTAATATTTATTAATTATAATTTTGAGATTAGATTACATTTTCTATATAAAAATATTATTTTTTTAACATCTTTTTTAGTTAGTAAAATTTCATATTTATCATTATATTTTTTTGAATTATTAAATATTTCATACAATTCTTCATCTATATTTTTTAGACTATTTAACCAAAATATAAATTTAGTATTAAATTCTATCCACACCCAACCATACATATTATGAGCACAAGAATTAGTTGTGATGAAACAATTGAGGCGAAGCCTCAATTCTTACTTCAAAAGGCTTTGCCTTTTGATGAAACAATCCTTATTTATCCAATAAATCATTTCACTTATATCTTCATCTATTGGTAATAAAGTATTATAAACCATCGTAGGTTTTGTTTTATGATGTTGATTAAATAAAAAACCCACTGCTAATCTTGGTACAAAATCTGGAGATAATTCTTTAATAATATCATCTCTTGATTTGTTAGCATAATTAGTCATATAATTTATATATATTTCAAAATCCATATTATTAATAATAAAACTCGATTTAAATTTTATATGAATTTTTTTTATAATTAATAATAGATTTAAAAAAAATATTTTTCTATAATGAGTATGACAAAAATTACTATTAATGAAAACTATTTTACAAATAATGAAGAAAAAATAGAAGAAATATTACATCACGTATCATCTAATGATACCATTACAACGGATACATATAGCATAGAAAAAGAATTAAGTGATAATTATTCTCAAACTGATATAATTGAACCTTTGGAAGAAGAAAACAAAGTTTTATCTCTGAATGAACAAGAGACACAAACAGAATTAGATATAAATACAAAATCAATAGAAACTCAAACAGAAAATATAATAAAAAAACATTCAGAAAGATCAATACAAACAGATTTAATACAATATAGTAATAGATTTACTCAAACATCAGTAATAAATGAATTAAAAGAAAAAGATTTAAAAAATGATGTTATATCTCGTCTTCATGATGAGAATAATAAATTGAGTAATGAAAATTTGAAGTTAAATGCAGAATTAATTAAAATGAATGTAGAAAATAGTAAATTGGAATATAGTTATAGGGAAATATCCAAATTATTATCAATAATTACAAAAACTCATATTGATAATACTAGTAATCTTGATATTGATAAAATAAGAAATGAATTAACAATAATAGCAAATCGTGAATTACGAATGAAATACGCATTTCCATTTATAAATTTATTAAGTAAATATCCTAGATAGTAATTTTATTTTCTTCAAAGAAATTATCACATACAGCTTGACAATTTACAAATAATGGATAATTTTTAAGATCATTATAAGCATTTTTCATTCTTGTTAAACAATCATTATTTTTTTCTTTAGTTGCTTCATAAACCATATCATATAATAATGATTTTTTCAAATCAGATTGGTCCATTTTATCTAAATTATTAATGATTTCAGAATATTTTTCTCTTTTATAATTTTCAGCTAAAATAATCATATAATGAGTGAAATTAAATTCATAATCTAAACAAGAAGTTTTCATTGATTCTAATATAGATGAATATAATTGAGAATTAAAAATTAATTCAATATATTCCAATGCTTCCAATTTATTTTCTTTAGATAAATCTTGTAATTCAATAATTAAATTACCTAAATCACAAGCAAAGAATTCAAAATGTGGAATAATATATGATTGAATAATATCTGTTAAATCTTCCAACATCCTAAATTCTAGATAAGTATCAAGAAACTTTTGCTTTGCGACAGCATAACCTTCCATTATATCTAAATAATATTCATTTTTTAAGTATTATTTAATATATTGATAAAAGAAAAAGATTATATATAGTATAATAGATGATAAATATTTTATTATATATATTAGAATGGGTTGGAATATATGACGCAAGTAATTTTTTATTATGTTCTTTATGTTCTTTATTAAATAATTTTAAGATATCTGATGTGATAGAAAAATATAATAATTCCTATTTTAAATATATTAGTTATAACAAATCAACCAGTATCTATAAACGAAATTTTTATATTGTTTTATTAACCCTAATATCTTGGTTAATTAGTTTACTTATATGGTCTCCTATATTAACTTATATCGGTGTTCCAATATTAACATTTCCTTATATAGTAGAGAAGATGATAAATTGGACTCCAATAAGAAAATTATATTATAAAACCGTTAATACAATAAAGAAGAAGTTTAAAATATTTATTAGTGATAAAATGTCGAGTAGTTTAAATTTTATTGGATTTAACATATTAGATTGTGATTCTAACATAACTAGATATGATGTATATTATTGGATGAATACAATAGATTCTGATAAATTATATAATACTGTTAAAACTATTTTTTATTGTTATGTTATGATTTATTTTTCATCATCGCATATGATTCAATATGTTAAATCATTTTATAATAATAATTCGTATCAACTACTATATGATAAACAACATTTAAGAAAATTATTAGTAAATAAAGAATTAGATAAATTTTTTGAGAGTGAATCAATTTATTCAGTTTATAATATTCTAAAAAATTCAAATTCAAATAAAATAAGGAATATAATTTTGGAGAAAATATCAAGATTTAATTTTATATTTATAACATTTAATGTATTTTGGACATTAAGTTCAGTATTAGGTTATTTAAATATTAAATCTAATCTTATTATGACAATAATATGGTTATTAGTAAAATCTTATTTTACAGAAATTAGTATTGATTCTTTTATTATTATACCATTAACCTATTTAATTTCAAGTACTCCAATTAATTTATTATTAATTTGGTTTTTTAAACTATCAAATATTTACATAGAATTATGTGATGATTTTTATAATAGTATTTATTATTGTTTATCTAATTTATTATTTGGATTTTTATTTTGGTATAATCCAGTAATTACAATAATATTATATCTATTAACCACATTTTTTGTGGGATTTTTATTAAATAGAAATAAAACAGGGGGTTTTAATATAAAAGGAATTAATATTAAATATGCTACAATTGAACTATTATTTATGAATTTAATGATACTAATTAATAAATTTAATACATCACATATCATAATATCAAGCCTAATATATTATTATTATCAAATATTTTATAAAGAAAAAAAGAAAATTGAAATCAATATTAAAATAGTAGATAACCATTTTAAAAAAATAGTTAGATCAAAAAGTGTAAGGTCTTTTTCATCATTAGATTTAACACAACTTAATAAATCACAATTAATACATGATAATGAAATAAAAATAGAAGCTCCCAAACCTATTTTAAAAGAAGAAATTAATGAAACTAAAATAGAAAGTGATAATCAAGTAAAATTTAAATTACCAATAATAAGAGACTATTTTTAATTAACTTTTTCAAGTTCTTCACAAATGGAATCAAGATAATCAACATTATCTTTAAACCACTTGTCAAATATTTTATCCATTTTATCAAAAGCAGTATAATCATCAAGACCAATATTTTCATTTAATTCAATATCAATTCTATAAAAATGTTCTAGATGATCAAATTTAGAAATTTTTCTTAATATACTCATTTCATAAACAGAAGAAGCATTAAATAATACATCAAAAATAGGTAAAGCCCATCCCCACATTCCTTTTGGAGGAGGATTCATTTTAGGATTATGATAACCAGTACCTATGGATAATTGAAAGAATTTATTAGAGAATCCAAAATGATTTAGTGCATGAGTGAAGACCAGTTCAGATAAATTATTGGCAACAACACCACCATCAACTAGAACATGGGATTCAAAATTAAAAGGAGTAAAATATGTAGGTGCGGATGTGGAGCCTCTAATAACTTGCCAAAGTGGATAATCATTATTATCTTTATAAGTATGAAAAGTGATAGGTTTATAATTATTAATATCATATGTTAGAATAATAAGAGGTTTCTTAACATCAGATAATTTATAATCACCAAATATTTTTTGGAATTCATTATTTATGGTGCTTTCAGGATATTTAGCATCAAAAAGTCCAAATCCAGATTTAAGAGTATAAAAATATGATTTATAGAAAATTTTATTAGAAAAGTCCTTAAAAATTTTTATAATTTCTTCAACAGAATATTTGGTTAAAAGACAAGATAAAATAATAGAACTTGCGGAAACTCCAGCAAAGAAATCAAACATATCTAATATTTTTCTTCCAGTTTTCTTTTCAATATAATTTAAAATTAATAAAGGAAAATAAACTCTAACACCACCACCATCAATGTTTAACAGTTTCTTCATCTATTTATAATTAGAATTTTTCTTTTTTTAATAAAAAAAATTGCTAAAAAAATTATATATAGGATTATTCTATATATATAATTAATGTATCAACCTATAGTATTTAAGCTATTATCTGGTAAAGCCGATATTTTAGACAAAGAATCAAAAAATAATGTTATAACTAGTTCTACAGTAAATTTGCCCTTATCCAGTCTGGGATATCACGTTTTTATTAAAAGAACTAGAGGTGCAATGAATATTACAAAGAATTTAGAAACCAAAAATGAGTTTTATTATGTAGTTAATCCATTTGAAGTTCAAGTTCCAAATTATCAAGATAATGTTAAATCATTATCAAAAATATATCTCGGATTAAAGGATGATATTCCAGAAATATCTTCTAAATCTTTTTATAAATTATGGGAAATGTTATTTTTATTTGATTTGGCAGATCAAAAAGAATTAACTTATGCGTCATTAGGTGAAATGCCTGGTGCTTTTATTCAAGCTGTTTTAAGTTTTAGACAAAAGTTAGGAAAAGGTATTGATAAAGACCAAGTCTATAGCGTATCAATTAATCAAAGAGAAAATGATATTGATTATGAAACTCTTAATAAAGAGTTCTTAGGTGTGTATAAAAAAAATTATCCAAAATTAATAACAAGTTTCACAAATAAAGAGAAAACCAATCATAAAGCTAAAACTAGTAAAAATGATTCCATGAGTCAGTATAAAAAAGAAATGAATAAAAATAAAACATATGCGGATCTAATAACTGCGGATGGTAGTTTAGATAACGTGATGGAACCTTATCAAGAAAGTGAATACTATCAATTAATATTAGCAGAATTGGTATCCGCATTAAAAACACAAGCACATACAGGAAATTTAATATTAAAGATGGGTGATAGTTTTACAATTCCAACTTTAAAACTAATTTATTTGATGAGTGATTTTTATTCAGAGACTTATATTTATAAACCATTTTATTCAAGAGTATCTGATACAGAAAAATATTTAGTTTGTAAAAATTTTAAATATGATCAAAAGAAGGATTCTAAATTATTGGAAAATAGAATAAATAGATTAGAGAAAATATTAGAAGAAATGGGAACAAATGATTTTGTATTTGATATATTACCAGAATTAAATTTACCAACAGAATTTGTCGACCAATTTAAATTTATAAATATAAAATTGGCAAATCCTCAACAAATAGTTATTAATGAGATAGTGAAATATATAAAGGAAAATAATTATTTTGGAGAAAAATATCATGATTTCAGAGAGAAACAAATTAACGCAACAAAATGGTGGGTAAGTAATTTCTATCCTCCATCAAATAATTTATATGAAAAAAATAAAGAAGAATTACAAAAACTATTAAAGAATACAATGGATAAATATCAAGCTGAAATGGTAAAATTTAATTCAACCTTGACCAAAAACTAAAAAAATTGTCAAGATAAAGCTAAAGCTTTATCTTAATGAGAGCAAGTTATACTTGCTCTCGTCTGCAAGAGTTAGAATTTAACAAAGTTAAATTCTAATCTCTGCGATAAAATATTATTTATCAGAAAAACTTTATTTTTCCGATAAAAAAAATTGATAAATATAATATTTAAAAAGGTGGTAGTTTAATTTATAATGGACATAAATTATGATTTAATTATAAAGTATTTGGTTAAAAAGAATGATACTAAGAAGAAGGAAAAATATAATTTTATTACACAAAAAAATATTTTCAATTATTCAGTTAATTTTCCTGATAAACTTAAGAATTTATTAACAGATAAATTTTATCGTTATGGTATCACAGTATATGATAACGAAAATAACGATATTAGTTTCTGGACAAGTTTATTAACTTTATTAGATAAAAAATTTAATGCATCATATTTAGATGATGAAGTTTCGATGATTAATGAATTTAAATTAAAATTAATTGAAAAATATGACAAAAAATTATTATCAAATGCTATAAAAAATTTTGATAAGAATGATTTTAAAGAAAGATTAAAATTAAATCCAGATGTATATTTAATCCAATATTTAGTTGATATATTAGATATTAATATTATTATTTTGGATTTTGTATCATTTAATATTAATGTTGTATATCCCAAAGATTTAATGAATCCATGGAAACAAATATTAATGTTTGCTAAATATAAAAATAATTGGGAACCAATAATGTTAACTAAAATAAAAGGGGAAATCCAAAGAACATTTGATATGAATAATATTATTATTAAAAAAATACTAGATGAGAATAATATTGAATATTATGATAAAGATATTATTAAAAAAGATTATATTGTAATTAATTCTATTGAAGATGCGATTAATATGGAGAAAACAAAATTAGGAATTAAACTAAATGATAAATTAATTGAGGAGGATTCAGATTCAACAGTTCATACTGATTCTGAAAAAGAATTATTTGTTAAAGAGGAGTTTGATGAAATAAAGAAATTAAATAAAACTAAAATGAAAGCGATGAAGTTAGAACAATTATCAAATATTACTAAAAAATTAAATATTTCAGTACCTGATAAAAAACCAACTAAATCAACGTTAATGACTTTAATTTTAAATAAAATAAATAATTCAACTAGTTAATGCGGGTATTTATTTATAAAAATATTTTTAATTATAAATGATTATAATTAGAATTATTGTTTTATCACTTTTTTTATTATTTGTAGAAAAATATCCAAAATTGGATAAATATAATTCAGAAACAAAATTTAATTTTTATAGATCGTTAATGTGTTTATTTTTTGCGTTATATTCATTAGAAAATACTACTAATAATTTTATTGATGGATATATTGAACCTTTTGATTTTAAATTTGAGGGATTCACTGATATTTCTCAATGGTTTATGTCATATTTAATTCTTGATATTGGAAAAATGGCATGGATGAAAAATACACGTTGGGATTTATATGTTCATCATATTTGGTGTCTATGTTCTTTTGGTATTGGAATGTATTATGATAAGATTGGGTTTTCTCATAGTTTTCTTTTAATTAATGAAGCTATATCAATTGTTAGTGGTATAGATTCAATGTATATGGAAGATAAAGAAATGGATAAATCAAAAATGTGTAAATTATACAGAAAGAATATAATTAAATATTTAAGACAACCTATATGGATTATTACTTTATTAATTAGTTTAAAAGAAGCAAATAATATACCAAATATAATGTTTTGGAATGGATTATTAACATCTGCTTTAATGATATGGTTAGATAGATATTGGGAGAGAAAGTGTGATAAAGTGTTAGAAAATTAAATTTTTATACCACAAATAAAATAAAATATATCTAATTATAGATGCTCAAGTTTAATCGTTTTGATAATAATGTTCCTTATGTTAACTGCTTAGTTAGAAGAACTCCCCGTTTATGTCCTGTTGGTTCAGTTACCCTTTTCGCAGGTTCTGTAAATGATGTTCTCCCTGAAGGATGGTTATATTGTGATGGTTCAGCAGTTTCAAGAGAAGCATATAAGAAACTTTTTGATATAATAGGAACTAATTATGGTTCAGGAAATGGAACAACAACTTTTAATCTTCCAGATACAAGAGGTCGTGCTCCAGTTGGTGCTGGTCAAGGTTCTGGTCTCACTAATCGCCTACTTGGAGTTACTGGTGGTGCTGAAACTCACACTTTAACCGCTTCTGAAATGCCATCACATACTCACACAATTAATGATCCAGGTCATACTCATAGTTATGTTAATAATACTAATGATCAAGGTACTGATAATGTATTAAGTTCAGAAACAGCTGCAGATAATGCAGACCTTAGTGCTACAACAGGTTCATCAACAACTGGTATTACTATTAATAGTACTGGTGGTGGTCAAGCTCACAATAATATGCAACCATTCTTAACTTTCAATTATATTATTAAATATTAAAAAAATATAAATTATATATATAATGGAAAATTATTGGGTAAATTTAAGAGATGTATTAAAGATGGCAAATGAGTATAAAGACCAAATTAAAATTCCTCAAGATAAAATAGGAATATATCCAATTGATAAAGAACAAGTTAATAAAATATTAGAAAACATAGATTTACATAGTTGTCTTAATGATGAAGATAAAAAAGATTCAAAAAATTTTTTAAAGAGAATAATTGAAATATTTAGATATGTTTCATTTAATGAATATTTATGTATAATTAGAAAAATTAGCCAAGAAATTAAAGAATTCTTATTAAATAATCATAATAATTATAGTTCTATTTACTTTACTGGTTTGGGACCAATTTCAAAATCATATACATGGGTATTATTTTTATTTTTAAATGAATTAAATGATTTTTTTATAAATAACAACGAAATAATGAATAAAATAAAAGTAGGTGATTATCATAAATATGAAACAGATATTCTTAGTAAGAAGCTTGATAAAAATAATTTATATTATCAAGTCATAGAAAAACCGATTGATAATAAGAGAATTTTATTTTTATATTTTGATGATATGTCTTATAGTGGTACACAAATTGCTAATACAATAGTGGATAGTAAAATGTGTGATATTGAAAATATATGTGATTATTATTTAACTTGTGTTTTTATATCAGAAACTGCATTAACAAAAATTCAGAATGAAATTAATTCATATTGTCATAATTTTAAAATTAAATATTGGAATAATATTCAAATAATACCTACCTTAGAAAAACAATTTTATTATAATATTCCAGATAATGAAAAATCATACTATAAAAAAATTTATGAAAAAATTTGTAATTCCTATGAGAACAATAAATTTATGGGTTTTGGTTGTTTTGAAAGTCATACACCAATTTATTTTGATCATAAAATTGCTGATTTTATGTCAACTTTAGATAAATTATTATATTTTGGTTCATATCCAATTAATACAGATTGCATAGAATCAAAATGTATTAGAACACCCCTTTTAAAAAAATGTATTGAAAATAATACAATAATTGAAAAAGATATAAATTTTTGTAATAATTTTTATATGGGTGTAAATGAAGAAATGGAATGTCCAAAAACTTTTTATAAACAAATTAATTATAAATATGATAAGGAATCTAGTATTATTGATATAATTAATCAAACTTATAAAAATAATTCAAATTATAAAAAATATTTGAAATATAAAACGAAATATATAAATCTTAAAAATAGTATAATTAGTAAGTAATATTTAGTTATTTATAAAAAAATTATATAAATAATTATAATAGACCAATGTCTGCCGATTCACATAATATTATTACTCCCGAAGTTTGGGGACCTAAAATATGGCAAGCACTTCATTATATTTCATTAGGTTATCCAGATAAACCAACAGAAGAACAAAAACAAAAATATAAAGCATTCTTTTTATTATTAAAAGATGTTTTACCTTGTTCCATATGTGCAAATCATTATGCCGAAAATCTAAAAAAAGTACCATTAACAGATGATGTATTATCAAGTAAAGATAATTTAATGAAATGGGTTATTAGTTTACATAATACTGTTAATGAAATGAAAGATAAACCAATAATACCACAGGAACAAGCTAGGAAAATGATTGAAATGAATACAATGTGTAAACATCCAAATATTATTGAAAAATTTACGGAAACTAATACTCCAACAAAAATGTCAGGTATTTTTATATTAATTTTAATATTAATTTCATTAATAACAATAGCTGTTATTTATAAAAAAAATTGAAAAGTATCACTTTCGTTCACTTTAGAATAATCTTATAAATATTCGCTGGCGCGAATATTTATAAAAAAAATTAAATAATTTAATTTTTATTAATATGTGGATATAAAAATTGGTTAGCTAATTCCATACCTAAATTCATTTCAACACTTGCTAATGATTTATCACCATTTTCAACTTGTTCTAGATTATCTAACATTTTATACAAAACTGTTAAATCTTCTTGTTTACAAAGTCTCTTTACTAAAAATGGATTTGATTGATAAAACTCTGGAAAAGTTTCCATCATACATAATTCCAAGTCAAAAGGTGTATTTTTACCTAATTCTTTTTGTTTAATAATTTCCATTTGAACTAATTCAATATATTTTTTAATCATTGGTACATCAAAAGATGATTTTAATTCAGGATAATTTGTCATTACATATTTAAATAATTATATTTTAAATCACTTTATTTTCTTACTTGATAATCTTTTTGTATCCATTTCATATCTTTATCCAATTTATTATAATATTTTTCATTTGATTTTTGTAAAGTACGTAATGCGTTAATATGTCTTAATACTTTTAATTCAGAATTATCTTTGATAGCTTTCTTAATTGCTGATACTCTTTTTTCATGTGATTCTTTTAAATTATATCCATATTTTGATAATATTCCCACATCTGCGGAAGGCATTTGAATTAGTTTAGGACCCTTACCTGGATTTCCTCTATCTTTTATACAAGTTGGTTCAACGTGAACCTTTTTTTGAGTGGATTTTCTAATATAGTCATAACCTACTCTTTCTATATAACCTTTACTACATTTAGAAGACATTATAATATATAATAAAAAAAATTTTAAAATTATTATATATTTTTTATTAAATTTCTAGATTATTAAAACTATTATTTTTATTTAATTTAATAATGAGATTAATAACAAAGAAATAAATTTGATGAATTAATTTTATTTTTGTTTCATAATATGGCCTAATCTTTTCTAATAATTCGGGAATTGTAAACCAACATACACTTTCAATTTCATTATTATTTAATTGTATTTTTTCTTCATTATTAATTCTATCTTCACTAGAAGCCAAATAATAAATATGTTTATATTGAATTAGATTAGTACCAATATATTCTTCTTCCAAATTATTTAGTCTTTCTAATATGTGTATCTTTGACTTATTAATATTAGTTTCTTCATAAAATTCTCTAATAGCACAGTTTAAATTTTTTTCAAAATAATTTCTTCTTCCTTTTGGGAACTCCCACTCAGGCTCTGAATATTGTGATAATTTATTATTATCCAATAAATCAAAAAAATTATGTTCTTTTAAATATCCAAATTTTTTTAATGATAAACAAAACTCTTTCTTATATATGGGTAATTCCGCAGTATTCTTCCACAAATCATTCCACAAATTTTCCAAATTATTATTTTTGATTTTTATATTTTCATCATATGACATATAATGAAACATTTTTGATAATTGTTCCTTATTATTTTCATCATATTTACCTCTTATAAAATCAACATAATTTAAACTATGTTTTCTTCTAACTAATAATATTTTAATTTTATCATAAAAGAATGATAAATATTTAATATTTTCCAAATTATTATAATTGAATTCATCCATATCAATAAATTTATTATAAAAATAATTTTCGATTTCTCTATTCTTTATATTTATATTTTCATCTATACTGAAACAAATTATACCGTATGAATTTATTGGTTCTGTGCATTTTTTAATACTATGCCCTCCTCTTCCACAATTAGCACATAATTTTTTTGAATTCATCTATTATAGATTTGATAATTATTTTTTATATATTTATAAAATCTAACGAATTTTTTTATTTAATTATCAACATTTTCATCAACCAAAATTACCTTTTTTGATTGATTTGATATAAACTCAAAATTATTAAGTTCTTTTTCCAATATTTCTTCTTCATCTTCTGTCATAACATCTTCCGTAATTTCTACATTATTAATACTTGTTTCCTCTACATTAGTTTCTTGTTCTTTTGTTTCTGTTTCTTCTACTGTAGATGTAGGTACTACATCTAAGGGCTTGGGAACTTCATCTACATTTGTCTGGGTTATTTCTTTGTTATTTTCATCACTAGATTTTTCATCTAAAGTTGTGGATGTAGTATCTTCATCTGAATCTGTTTCATAATCGTCGGTGTTTAGAATTTTATGAGAATAGACATATGGTTGATGTGTTAGTCTATTAAAAGTATTTAAACAAGGTAAGAACACATTTGTAGTTAGGTCATTAATCATATATAAAAAGATTAATCCAACAGAAAATAGATTAAGTAAAAGATATAAAAAACATAAAACCATCATTAATATAATTAAATTATTTAACTTTTAAATAAAAATTTTATTTATTTTATTAATGAATATAAATTATTTAGGGCCATTTATTAAAAAAGCTTTAGAACATTATGATGCTCAAAAATTAAAATATAAAGAATTGATTCATACTGATGATGTTTATATATCTCAAAACATAGATGATGGTATTGTTTTTTTCCCTAATGGTAAAAATAAGGAAACATTTGATTATGAATTATTAGGTTATATGGATAATAATGAAAAAATTTGGGTTTGGAGTTGGGTTTTAACTAATGTAGATCCTGAATTATCATTAATGAGTCGTGATATATTGAAATATGGTATTGATTTAGATCCAAAATCTAATACACTTGAACATTTTATGCTTAAATCATTATTAGTTAATTCAAGAAGTGTAATAGATGAGAATACACAATTAGATGTTAATTTAGCAATATTTTCTTTTATATTAAAGGAAAAGATCCATTTTATTTATCCAAGAAGGAGATTAATTGATAAAAATAAGTATAATACATTTTATTATCTGATAAAAAAAATATAAAATTATTTCTTTTCATATGATAATGAAAATAAGAACAAATAATTTTATATTATCTTTTAATGATGTTAATATAATACATAATGGTATAAATAACTTAAAATATCTTTTTAATGTTAAAATGAAATTTATTACTAAAAAAATGTTATTAGATGTTGATAAAAAAGCCTTTATTAAATTTATAGAAGAATGTTTAGGATATGGTATTGATGGATTAAATGTTGATGATTTTGAAACAAAAATAATTCAATTAGTAAGTAAATATAAAAATAATAAAAATATAGGTTTTAGATTACTATTAAATAAAAAAATAGGTAATTTAATTTTATCAAATATTAAACATACAAATTCTGATTATTTAAGTAAATCATTAATTAATACTCGACTTTGTGAAATAGTTAATGATTTGTTAGATGATGATTTAGATAATTTACATTTTAATCAAATTAAATATATTATAATTATGATTAATAATTTAATGGAAATTACAGAAATATCAACAAATATTGATACTTACAAAAATTCCAAATTTAATATATTAGATGTAATTTATGATTATTATTTAGATTAAAATCTTGTTTATTATAAATATGGATAACAAAATTTGTTTGCCAACTACACATGTTCTTATAATATTTTGTGTATTTATAGGTTTCACTGCGTGGTACATTCATAATGATAAAAAAAAACATTTAAATGATTATGATTATAAATATGAAGATTCTATTATTAATAAAATAAATAAACAAATTAAACAAAAAGAGATAACTGAAGAATTTAATAAGAGACAATTTCTCATTAATAGAGATACGGATATGATTTATGATGATTTAGCACCTCCAGAAAGAAGAGTTCCTGGATATCAATATCCAACTAAATTATTACTTCGTAAAATAAATATTCCAACAAGAGGTTATCCTGATAATTATCAATTAACAGGAGTTCTTTTGAGAGATAATACTGAAACTGCATTTAAATTATTTGGACGACAAAAATATCCAGGTTCTAATCAATATGAATATTATGCGCAAGGTGTTATGGGTGATAATGATATAAAATTACCAATTAAAATTAATGGTGATAAAGAAATAGAAGATGGACAAGTTATTAATATTCCAGGAACCAATTCTAATAGAGGTGTCTTTAAAGTTAAATTATATGATATGGAAATACCAAGATATCTACCAGATGTTATTTAATTTTTATCAAAATAAATTCTAATTGATACTCTTTATTTTACTTTATAATTAAAGTAAGTTAAGAGGCATAGCCTCTTAACGTTCACTACGTTCGCTTTACTCGGCCCTTTCGGCCATGTTGGGCGAATATTTATAAAAAAATTGAATAATGATTAATTTATTATATTATTCAATTTATTTAATGTCAATTTATGATAAATTCGGAATTATTGAAAATCATATTCAAGATGACCAAAAGAAAGTATTAACCAAAATTGAGAACTATTTTGAGAATTATTTAAATTCAGATATTAAAGTTCTTGGTTCTGGTTATATTGAACAAATTATTTATTTTGATAAAATTAAAATACATGATTTATTATCAAATATTAAATTATTATTAAAGAACTATTTAATTCAAAGACGCAATAACATGAGAACTTTTATTAGAAAAGAGTCTTTTGATTTTACCAATTTAAATAAATTTCTTAAAAATTTCATTATGAAAATTGAATATCTAAATAATACACTTAAAACTAATAATGAAATTTTTAAAGAAGCTACTAACTTATTATCTAGTTTAATAATTTCAGATAGTATTATTATGATGTTTTTTGAAGAACAAATCGTATTATTAGATTCAAATATGTCTAGTGATATAGAATCATTAATTAGCGCAATTAAAGATTTGAATAAATATGATAATAAAGAAATATATAATCAAATATTAAAAATATTTGGAAACTTTTATTTGAAAAATATATTATCTATAAAAAATACTCCCTTACCTGAAAATATTAATCGTATTAATAAATTAAATGAATCTTTGCAATTATGTAAAAATATATATCAATATTATAATTATATTAAAGAAGATGCTAATATTATTAATTACCCATTATATCAACTTTCACTAGATACATTAATTGAAATTATTAAATGTAATCCAATTGAAGAAGTTAATTTTACATTAGAAACAATATGGCATAATCTTAATACACATATATTAAATCATAATTTTAACGGAAAACAAGATATAGTGAACAAGATAACAAATGAAATCGTTAATATTATTGATAAAAATATTAAACAACAAATAGAAACAAAAGATACAGTTATTATGGAAAATATTATTGGTATTCTTAAATTTGCTAGTAAAATTTTAGATAGAGCAAATCAAGATATCTTAAATCAAAAAATTGCTTCTATTCTTACATATGAACAAAATTTAGATATTATTAACATTTATATCAATAATCAAATTAAAAAATATAATTCAAATGATGCAATTGATATTTTAAGTTTTGTTTTGAATGTTAAAGAGAAAGATTTATTTTTGGCAAAATATTATCAATTACTTACCCAAAGATTAATGGATAATATTTCTAATAAAAATGTTAGTTCTAATGAAAGAGAATTTATAAAATATATTAAATGTGAAAAAGATGTTTTAACATTTTTACAAAATAATTTTGGAGATAAATTAACCTATAAAATTAATAAGGTTATTTCTGATACAGAGTACTCATTCCAAGATAATATGAATTTTAATCAAATAATCATTCCTAATTTTATTAATAAATTAAATGTCATCACTACATCCTATAACAATTGGGATATTAATCAATCTGATGGTATTTTATCAAGTTCTGTTGTTGAATCTATCAAAGATTCTCAAATAACGCAACAACTTTATAAATATCAACAATTTTATGGAAAAAGATATGATAATAAAAGAGTATTAAATTGGTATCCTCATTTTGGTGAGGTTAATATAACTTTTGCAAATTTAGAATTCAAAATGTTGCCAATACAATTTATGGTTTTAGAACTATTTGAAAAATCGGAACAAATTAACATCAAGGATGTTCTTAATTCAAAATTCTTTGAAAATTATTCTTCCAAATTTAAAAATGATATTATTGGTTCATTAATTAATTCTGGATTATTAAGATTATCTAATGATAAACTAATTTTATCAGACCAATTCAATAGAAATAATTTTAAAACAGATTTAATCGAAATCTTCTTTACAGTTCTTGACTATACAAATATTTGGGAACAAAAAAGAAAAGAAGAATTAATTCATAGTCGTGAAGAAATTATTTATACTAATATTAATCATCAACTTAAAAAATCAAAACTAAGTTATAATGATCTATTAGTACAAATCAAGAATAATATTAATGTTTTTGAAGTTGATAATGCTATCTTTGATAAAGCTCTTAATTATATGATTAAAATGGATTATATTAATAAAAATGAAAAAGACTTGTACCAAAAATTATATTATTAATTTATATATACTGTTCATTAATTATTTGCCTTAGCCAAATAATTAAAGTAGGTTAAGAGGCTATGCCTCTTAACGTTCATTAATCTAAAAATTCCATGAGAATTTTTAGATTAAGTAGCTGTGCTAGTTAAGCTTTGGCTTAACTAGCCCACGTTCATTAATTATTTGCCCTAGCCAAATAATTAAAGTAGGTTAAGAGGCTATGCCTCTTAACGTTCATTTATAAAAAAAAATTGAAAAAAGTTAATATTATAATTTAATGATTAATTTATTAATGTCAAATTATATTGAAAACCCATTTATTAGCAAGGCTATTAACACTGTTTTTGATGAACAAACAAATAGTTATGTTCCTCTAGATCAGGAAAATATTCCAAAATATTTTAATGAGTTGTTTATTTTGACCAAACTTAATAAAGAACCAATTCCTTCTGAATTTTATGATTTACAAATTTCAAAGAAGAACTTTGAATCAGTCTATTCTAATTTTATACTTTATAAGACTTCTCCAAAAGTTTTAAAAAATAAAAATCATTATGATAATTTATTAGTTTTGAATAAAGATATACTAACTCAGTTTAATAAATTTGGATATGAATTAAAAGATAAAAATATTGTTGTTCCGATTTTTAATATTAGTTTTTTGAACCTAGAAAAATATCTGGAACAATATGAATCTAATAATACTCTTGAAAATATTTATAAAATGAAAGTATTAAATAATTATTTCAATTTAGATAACAAAAATTATAAATCAATTGAATTTATTTGTTCTATGATTAATAATTTAGAAGAATGTAATTATTGGACAAACTATTATAATTGTCTTTTTAATCTTACCAAAAAATTTAATGAAAGAAAATTTAAAATTTATACTGCTAGAATGAAAAATCAAGAAGTTGTTAAAATTATTAAACAAATTATGAACAATGATGAAGTTGATTCTAGTCATAATAATAGCAGTTCAAATTATATTAAGACTATTGAACAAAAAGTTGAGAAACAGAGAAATAATAAAAATAATTATATTGAAAAATTAGAAACACCTAAAAAAAGAGATTATGTTGATATTTCTAATGCTCTAGATAATAAATTTAAGATGTATAAAATTGGTAAACCCTCATCATTTACTAAAGACGATATTAATCAACTATTTAATACATTAGGTGAAAAAGAAAGATTTTTATTATTTGCTAATTTGATGGTTAGTAAAAAATATTGTCATCTGGTTGTTAATAATAAATATATTTTAGATATGATGAATTCAGAGATTAAACAATTTGCTCCTCTATTTAGATATCTATTATCTTATACTTGGATTAGATTCTATACTGAAGAATGTATTAAAAAATCATTTATGAAAACTACAGATGAGTTTATTTTTGATATTGATACTGCATCTAAATTACCACTTTATCCATTTGATCATTATAAACCGAAACAAAATCCTTATATGCCAATTTTAATATCTGATAATGATTTAAAACCACAATATAATTTGTGCGGTATTCCTGATTACGGTTGTTTTGGTGGTTTTGGTGGTATTTGTAATTTAGAGGAATTTAGAGTTAGGATGAATGTATTTTGTACTGGTAATCCAAATCAAGATTTATTCCAAGACTTTGATTTTAAGAAATATAAAGTGGGAATTTCAGGTGGTATGATATCCGCTTGTTTACAAAAAGAACATCCTTTAATGTCTCGTTTTGTATCTAATAATACAAAAATTGAAGAAAGATTAAATAATTTTTTCAATGAATATTATGCTAATTCTGATATTGATGTTATGTTTATGGCTAAAGATGATTACACATTTATCGATAATGTTTATAACTTTTATAATCAAATAGTTATTAATATTTGTAGGTTTAATGCAAATGCTGAACCAAATCATATTCAATTAAATCTCAATAAGTTAGCCTATATATTTGTAAGTTATGATTTCATTGAGAAAAATATTAAACTAGATAATATTGACTTAAGTGAAAACAATAATGATAAAAATATATCTCCAAAAATTAAATATATTATGGAAAATATTTCAACAGAATCAGTAAAACAACTATTTAAACCTTACTATGAATCACTATCTCAACAAAAAGAGAAAGAATTAATAAAAGATTTTACTGAGGAAGAAGTAGAAAATCTTAAAAAGAGATACCCTGACATTTTTGATATTAATAATGTTGATTTTAATGTATATATCAATAATCCTAAATATAATAAAAATTATTCTTTGGAATCTAAAGATATTGATTTGGTTTGGACATATAAATATAAAATTAATAGTCCATATCTTAATCATTCATTAGAACTATTTCCCACAAAATATGATGACTTTTTATGTTTAGTTGGTCTTTTTCATCTTCCTTGTGTTCGCGGATATTATGATGGTTCTAATGTATATTTAACACCATCTTGTATTAGTGCTCATATGACCTTTATGAATATTGATTACAAGTATATCACTGGAACTAAAGATCCAATTGATATTATTAATAAATATCGTATGAGAGGTTTTGGTACTTGGCTTAATTCATCTGAAAAGAAATTAGTTATTAAATATTCTAGAAATGTTCCATTTTGGAATAATCTTTATAATATTAATTCAAAACACTCTGATAAAGAGGCATCAAATAATATTCTAGGAATAATGTCATTAAATCACAAATTATTTAGACCAAGATTATATAATATGGATGAATATATTAATGCTCCATATGTTGAAACATCAAATAGATATAATGATACTAATCTTCCAGGAACCATTAATCAAAAATTTTCACAAATAGGAATTGCAATTAAAAATAGATTCAATTCTTTAGATATTAAAGAAATCAATTATGATGAATTTGAAACTATTGATAAAAATGGATGTATTAAACCACTTAAAAAATGGGTAATTAATGCCACTTGGGATATTTATAATAATAGTTATAAAACATTTAGGAAAAGGTCTACATCACCAAATCGTCGTTCGCGTTCACGTTCACCTTCACCAATTCGTGTTTCTTCACGACCACGTTCACCAATTAATAGACCAGTATTATCAGTACCACCAAAATCTTATGGTCAGAATACAAATGAATTAATTGTTTAATTTAAAAAAATTGTCAAGATAAAGCTAAAGCTTTATCTTAATGAGAGCAAGTTATACTTGCTCTCGTCTTCAAGAGTTAGAATTTAACTTTGTTAAATTCTAATCTCTGCGATAAAATGTTATTTATCAGAAAAACTCTGTTTTTCCTGATAAAAAAAATTGAAATGTATCGCTTATCTCCGATAAGCTCCCATTAGAATAATCTTATTAAAATATTCGTTTCACTCATATTTTAATAAAAAAAATTGATAAAGTATTACTTTAAAAAAATATATTATATTTCTTTAATGGATATTGATAGTTCAACTAGAAATGATATAACCAAAAAAATCTCCAAAATTATTGGTGATAAAATTGCTAAAGATATTGAAACAAGTATTTATGATTTTAGTAAAGAATATGCGGAAACAAATGATACTCCTTATTTAGTTCAAAATATTTATGATACTAAAAGTGATGAAATATTATGTTTATTATCTAGTAAAGAAACCGAATTTTTAATTAAAGCATTAAAAGAAAAGAAAATAGATGCTAAAAAAATAGCATTTATGAAACCAGAAGAATTAAATCCTGAAAAATATGAAAATATTATTAAAAAACGTGAAATGGAAGAATATAAAAAAAATAATTTATCTGGCTCCAGTATTTTCACTTGTGCTAAATGTAAAAAAGCTAGATGTGATGTTAAAACTAGACAAACAAGAGCTGGGGATGAACCTCCCACAACATTTGTAACTTGTTTAGAATGCGGACACACTTTTAAATTTAATTAATATTATTTCCTTTAATTTATTCTAATTAAAATAATCTTATAAAAAAATTGAAATATATAATCCTTAAAATAATAGATTTATATATTTTAATGTCTCAAAACAATATTATGGATGTTATTACTACTTTTACCACAAAGATGGTTCAAGAACTTAATAGACTCGGTCATGAAAATTTACATTACAAAGAAGAAAATGCCAAGTTTATTGAACGTTTTAAACAATTAGAACATATTGAAGAAACAAATAAACGCCTCAAACAAGAGTTGGAAGTAGTTAAGGCTAAAAATAAACAATTAGAAATTCTTGAAGAAACAAATAAGAAGCTCAGAGAAGAGTTTGCTTCACTTAATTCACGACATACTGAGATTAAACAGGTTTATGTAGAAGCAGAACAAGAAATAAAGAACCTTCAAAATATTAACTCAAAGTTAATGAAAGAAAAGGAGGAAATAGAATTTCAGTTATCAAGAAAACAAGAAATAGACAATAATATTGTTTCTCAAGTTGAAAGCTATCTATCTTATATCTTAGAGGGAACTATTCAAAATACTAGACCACCCCAATCGCCCAAGTCGCAAAAACCTGCTCATCGTGAAGCTAAAAAAGTTAAACGAGTTAAATATGAATCAGAATCTGAAACAGATGAGTCTGATGTGGACTTTGGAAAGAAATTACCTGTTAAGAGAGCTTTAGACTTTAAACAAGAAGTAGAAACTACTCCAAGACCTAGTACTCCTCATCCTGAGTCAAAATTGCCAAGTTCCCATGAAGTTTCCCCCAACTCTGTTCAATTAGTTAATCTAGTTGATTTTATTAATATGGTTAATCAGGCTGACACTTGTAAACCAGAAGATAAGCCTGACCAAATTCTATCTTCGGTTTTAAATGGAAAAGAATTTATTGATTTGTTAACAAAACAAACATCTGTTAATACAACACAAAATAAACCAACTAACTTATTACCTAATCCATTAGTTGTTAAAGCATCAAATGGAGCAGATATACAAGTTATTCCAAAATATTTTTTGAAGGAAAACAATAGTAATTGTGAGTTCCCCACGGAACAAGAGTTCCAAGCATTCACTAATATGTTAGGAAATTTATTTCAAAGATAAAAAAGTAGAATAATTGTTTTAAGCTTAATTTTCTACATTAATTTATTATGTCAAAAAAAGATGATGAAATTGAAAAAACATATATAAAATTTTCACCTATTGAACACGTTCTCAAAAAACCTGGAATGTATGTTGGTGATTTAGATTTTAGAACCGAAAAACAATTCATTTATAATAATAATCAAATATTATTAGAACAAATTAATTGGTCTCCCGGTCTCTATAAAATTGTTGATGAACTAATTGTTAACTCTTATGACCAATCTATAAGAGATACAACCCTAAAAAATATTATGGCTGAAATTAATAAAGATTCTTTTACTATATTTAATGATGGTATTGGAATTGATGTTATTAAACATCCAGTGCATCAAATTTATGTCCCTGAATTAATATTTGCTAATTTATTAACATCTACTAATTATGATGAAACAGAACAAAGAATAACAGGTGGAACTCATGGATTAGGGGCTAAATTATCCGCAATTTTTTCATTAAAATTTATTGTTGAAGTCTGGGATAATAAAAGAAAACTTTATTATTATCAAACTTTTGAAAATAATCTATCTAAAATCTCAAAACCCACAATTGAAAAATATTCCGAAATTAATATTAAAAAAATAGGTAAAATAAATGGCGGTGTTAAAATAACTATTTTCCCCGATTTCCAAAAATTCAAAACTAATAATTTTAGTTCTGATATGATTAAATTATTATCTCGTCGTATTGTTGATTTATCTGGACTTTGTAGTAAAGATATTAATATTTATCTTAATAATGAAAAAATAAATAGAGATAACGATTTTGAATCATACTTAAATTTATATCCATCAGAACAACCATGGATTGTTGGTAAATGTATTAAAAATCCACATTGGATTTTCGCAATTAGATTTAATGATGGGAAACATATTGATTCACAAGTTCATATTTCATTTGTTAATGGAATAAATACAAATAGAGGTGGTAAACATTTAGAATATTTAATGGATTTATTAATGGAAAAATTACCCAAATATATAGGTAGTGAATTCACCAAGAAATTATTAGATAATTACATAACTATTTGTTTAAAATGTTCAATCATAAATCCAACATTTAATTCCCAAACTAAAGAAGAATTAAATACACCCATTTCTAAATTTGGTTTTGAATGTACTATACCTGATAATTTTTGGACACAAATTAAAGAATCAAATATAATAAGTCAACTTAAAAATGTATTGGCATTATCTACTCAAAAAATATTAGCAAAACTTGATGGCTCCAAAAAATCAAAAATTAAAAATTTACCCAAATTAGAAGATGCTAATTTTGCAGGAACCAAAAAATCTATTGATTGTACATTAATATTAACCGAAGGTGATTCTGCCAAAGCTACCGCAATATCTGGTATTTCAGCAATTAATAATGGAAGGAATTACTTTGGAGTTTATCCATTAAGAGGTAAATTATTAAATGTTAGAGAAGCATCAACTAGTCAAATAAATAATAATCAAGAAATATCAGATATCAAAAAAATTTTGGGTCTTAAATCAGGAACATCTTATAATGATACTAATATAAGTGAATTAAGATATGGTTCAGTTATGATTATGACAGATGCTGATGAGGATGGTTCTCATATTAAAGGACTAATAATTAATTTTTTTGATTATTTTTTCCCATCGTTATTGGAAATTAAAGGTTTCTTAAAAATATTAGTAACTCCATTAATTAAGGTTTCTAAAAATAACCAAATTTTAAATTTCACAAATATTAGAACTTATAAAATTTGGAAAGATAAAACTAAAGATTCCTATTTATGGAAAATAAAATATTATAAAGGTCTGGGTACATCAACAGCAAAAGAAGCGGGTGAATATTTTGAGAATCTCCAAAATAATACTATAAATATTTTAGATACTCATAAAAATGGTTCCAGTCATAATCCAGATATTTTATTGGCATTTGCTAAAGATAAAATATCAGAAAGAAAAATATGGTTATCAAATTATAATCCAGAAAATATTTTATATTATGAACCACCAACTACAATTACCATAAAGGAATTTATTCATCAGGAATTAATTCATTTTTCTAATTATGATAATATTAGATCTATTCCTTCTATTGCTGATGGATTTAAACCATCACAAAGAAAAGTATTATATGCTTGTTTGAAAAGAAATTTAGATAATGAAATAAAAGTAGCTCAATTAGCTGCATCAGTAGCTGAAATATCAGCATATCATCATGGAGAGCAATCATTAGTTGCTACTATTATAAATATGGCTCAAAATTTTATTGGTTCTAATAACTTGAACTTGTTAGTTCCACAAGGTCAAATGGGTACTCGTTTAATGGGAGGTAAAGATCATAGTTCTGCTCGTTATATATATACTTATCTTGAATCATATGTTCCATATATATTTAATAAAATAGATTCAGAGTTATTAGATTATTTAGATGATGATGGATATTTAATAGAACCTAAATTTTATATTCCAATAATTCCAACTATATTAATAAATGGGTCAGAAGGAATTGGAACAGGTTTTTCCACTTTTATTCCCAACTATAATCCAATTGATATAATTAATTGGTTAGAAAATAAGATTAATGGGAAATCTAATAAAAAAATAGAACCATATTATAAAAATTTTAAGGGTAAAATTATTAAATATGATGATAATACATGGGTTAGTGAAGGTATAATAGAAATAGACGATAAAAAAAATCAAATTATTATAAAAGAATTACCAATTAAATTATGGACAAATGATTATAAGGAATTTTTAGAAGAATTAATATATGAATCAAAAAATAGTCTATTTAAATCATATACCAATCTGAGTTCTGATACTGAAATTCAATTTATAATTAAATTTGATTCAAATAATTTTAATGAAATAATGAAATTATATAATACAATTGATAATGATAAACTTAATCAATTATACAAATATTTACATTTATACAAAACTATTAAACAATCTAATATGAACCTATATTCTTTTGATAATAAAATTAAAACTTATAAAAATGTGGAAGAAATATTAAATGACTTTTATTCTTGGAGACTTGATTATTACATTAAAAGGAAAGAATTATTATTAAAAAAATTAAAAGACAATATGTCATATACTAATAATCAAATAAAGTTTATTGAATTAGCAACCGAATCTAAGGGTAAAATATTCCAAATGAAGGATGATGAATTAATTAAATTCCTAGAAAAAAATAAAATTACCAAGATCGAAGATTCATATGATTATCTTATTAATATGACATTTAAACAATTAACTAAAGCAAATTTAGATAAATTATCCAATAAATTATCAGAATATAAAAAAGATTATAAAAAAATAGATAATATGACCGAAAAAGAATTATGGTTAAATGACTTGAATCAATTAAAAGATTTTATAATAAAAATAAGCGTTTAATTAAAAAATCAAAAGTATTCTTTAGTATGACAGTTATACAAATTGACGGGACCTTTACATATATTGATAATATAAAGACACTTAAATTAGGTCAAAAAATAAAACTTGTACCGAATCCAAATAATAGATTAAACAGTGATGCGGTGGGAGCATATACATTAGATGGTAGAAAAATAGGTTATGTGCCATATAAATCATATCAAATAGATATTAGTGCGATATATATTGTATCAAAAATTAGTTTATCTCAAAATAATCCAATATTATTAATATCTAGAGATTTGGAATTATCAAATTTTATTGAAATAGAATATAATAAAGAAAATAAATATAATGAAATAAAAATTCAAAAAACAAATTTTGATATTGAGTTAACAAGTTTTTCCAAGTTTTTATCAAGAAATAAAATTAATGTTAAAAAATTGGGTATAACATATCTGGATGATTATTTTATTAATTTATTAATTGAGACTCCTGAAAGTATCAATATATATTATACAGTTACTAAAAAATTTTATGAAGAACATATATTTAAATATGATGAATTTTATAAAGCAGGATTATTGAATTTTGGGATTTATAATTTATTCCAAATACATCGTCCTGAAATATATATCCAAAAAAATTATTCATATTTTGAAAAGTTAATAAAAAAAAAGAAAATAACTTTTAGTAAATTACTAAAAAATAATTTAATAAATGAAGATATTATTAATGATAATTTTGGATTTGAAATAATTGAATCTAATAATTTTAAATTAAACGGTAGTAATATAAAATGTCAAATATTTAATCATTTATCCAAATATAAATATTTATATAAAATATCTGATTTTAATATTAATCAAAACAATCTAAATAATTTTTTTGAAATCTTTAATAACCCTAAAGTAGGTGGTATTTATTATAATCATAAAATGATGATTTACTCATTTGTTGATTTATATGATGATATTAATATCGTTGACATATGTGATGATTTTGAGATATCAAAAGATAGTTATGTATTATTATTAATAAAATTAATAATAGCTAATAAACAATATGCTAATATTTATAATCCATTATTAGGAAAAATATATAGGTTAGAGATTGATGATTCTATTAAAGAAAAAGTTATGAGTTGGCTTTATTAAGAAATATTTTGAAAAATGCGTTAAAAATATATAAATAAATATGAATTATATATTATTATGTCATATCATTTTGTTAGTAATTTATTTAATATTGGTTATTCTAATATTAATTTAGATTCAATTAATAATTCTTTTACATCAGGATTATTAGCTGGAACTGTTGGTGCTTTTACTGTTTATCCAATTGATGTAGTTAAAACACATATGCAAAATCAAAATAAATCAGTTAACCAATTATATAAAAATGGTTTTGATTGTTGGAGGAAATTATGGCAAGAAGGTAGATTAAGACCATTTTATAGAGGTTGTATACCACAATTAATTGGGGTAGCACCTGAAAAAGCTGTAAAATTATTTGCGTATTCATCAGTTGTTGAGAAGGGAGAGAATAATTTTATGACTCATTTTATGGGTGGATTATTAGCAGGGACTTGTCAAGTAGCAATAACTAATCCATATGAAATTATCAAAATAAATCTTCAGATGAATAATAAAATTAATTGGCAAGAATTATTAAATTTAAGAAAGTTATATACGGGAGCAAGTGCTTGTTTTCTGAGAGATATTCCATTTAGTGCTATTTATTTTCCAACATATTGGTATTTGAAAGAACAACAAAAACTTAATATATTTTTAGCAGGAACATTTGCTGGCGCCCCATCCGCATTTTTATGTACTCCTGCCGATGTTATAAAAACAAGAATGCAAACATTAAGGAAAGGTAATTCTAATGTTAAATTAATTAATACAATAAATTCAATATATCAAAATGAAGGATTTGGAGCATTTTGGAAAGGTGGAGGATGGAGAGTGATGCGTTCTAGTCCACAATTTGGTGTAACTTTAATGGTATACGAATTATTAACAAATAAAGAATAAATTTTTAACTATTTTAATAATTTAGTTAAAATATTATCTAATCATTTTTAATTAGAATGTCGAATGGTTCATTAATGGAACTAGTAGCAAAAGGAGCATTAGATGAGGAGGTTATAGATATAGAAAATAAGACTCCTCTTTTTAATTATGAGCATAAAAAAAAGAATAAATATACAAAAGGCGAATATATATTTTATCCAGAGGGGAGAGCAAATTGGGGAAATACAGTAAGATTTTATATTGAGAGGCAAGGTGATTTATTATATGGTTTGTATTTAATAATAAAATTACCAAAATTATCAGTAGAAAATTTAGATATATCTCCTAAACCAAATCCATATGATCCAGAAGGACAATATCGAGTTAAATATTCAGATTATATTGGTAATGTACTAATAGAAAAAGTATCTTTATATTTTAATGGTCAATTAATAGATGAACATTATGGTGATTATATGCAATCCTATATTGATTTATATATATCTGATTGGAATCGTAAAGCAATGTTAGGTATGGATGATAACATAAATCAACCAAATCTTAAAATTGATTCGGAAAATATTTATATTCCTTTTAAATTTTGGTTTTGTCATAATAATGATGATCCATTACCTTTAATAGCAATGGCAAATACAGAAATTTATATTGATGTTAAATTTAGAAATTTTTCTGAATGTATCACAGTATTAGAATATAATTCTACAAAAAGTAATTTAGTTCATAGTGAAATAAAACATATTGAAGTTCCAATAGAGGAAGCATTGCTACAAGCAAATTTTTATTATTTAGATTTGGATGAAAGAAGAGAAATGGCAATGAGAGAATATAATATATTAATAACTCAATCACAATTAAAGAATACACATTTTAGTACATCAACAGTATTAGAAATTGATTTTAATCATGTTGTTAAGGATTTAATATTTTTAATACAACCATCAAAACATAAAAAATATGGAGAATATTTTAATTATTCAGCAAAAATGGATTATCCTCCACCAGAGCTTAATAATCCTGATACTAAATTTAAATTATATGATTTAGAACCTCAACGACATTTACTAAGTAGAGCCCGTATATTATTTAATGGAAATGAAAGATTACAATGGAGAGATCACAAGTATTTTCACTTTATGCAAAATCACGAAAATTATAGAAATTCATTAGAATCATATATTTATATGTATTCATTTAATATTAATCCAACAAAGGATATTAGTTTTAGTGGATGTAATTTTTCACGATTAGATAATGCGCAATTACAAATTGAAATAAAACCTAATCCATTTATATTAAATGAAACAACAACACCAATATTAAAATACCCATCTGATACTGATTATGAACTTAAATGTTTTGCAACCAATTTTAATATTCTGGTAATTAAAGGGGGGTTAGCAGGATTAAAATATAATAATTAATTATTGCTTGATTAGTGATAATAATTTTTCTGAATGTTTATTATTTAAAAATCTATAATATTTAATAGCTAAAAGTGAATCAAAATGATTATCCAAAATAATATTTAACATTTCAATAGCATCTATATCACCTATTTCTAATCCTTTTTCAAGATATATTTTATAATTTGTGTCATTTAATAAAAATAATAAACGAGCATAATTAATTTTAATTACGGGATTATCACTTAATTGAATAGCTTTTTCATAAAATTTTTTTGCTTGATGTTTATTAATACCAATATAATATATTGCCATATTATTTAAACAATGGCTAGAATTTAGTTTAATTCCTTCATTTAACATTACAAGCATTTTATGATAATTATGATTATCATAATAATATAATGCTAAATTAGTGAAAGATTGATGTATATTATATTTAATAGCTTCATTATAATATTTGATCATCATATTTGTATCATTTATATCTTCATAATAGACAGCAATATTATGATAACATTCATAAATATTATATTGTATTCCTTTATTCCACCATTCAAGCATTTCTTTATATTTTTTTCTCTTATATAAAATATTACCTATTTTAAGACAAGCTTCATAAATTTTTTTCTCCAGACAAATTTCTATCAAACTATTAATTCTATCAAGATAATCTCCATTATTTTCTAAATAATTAATAAGTTGAAATATATCATTAATAGGTTCTTTAATATTTTCAATAAGACCACAATATAATATAGTTGGTTGTAATGACATTATTATTCATATAAAAAAATATCATTTTATATGAAAAATATTATATAATGTATTTTAGATGTTATTGGATTTTCAATTAACTTTTAAAATTATTTTATTAGGTGATACTAATGTTGGTAAAACATCAATTATTGAAAATTATGTAAATAAAAAAATAATAATTGATTATATACCTACCATAGGTGTAGGATTTGGACATAAATCATATATAATAAATAAAATACCAGTGAAGATTCACTTGTGGGAAATGTGTGGCGATTATAGATTTTCATCAATATTAAAAACATATTATCAAGGTAGTAGTGCTGCGATTTTAGTATTTGATTTATCACAAAATGAAACATTTGGATATGTAAAAAAAATGTATCGAGAATTAAAGAGAGATACTTATATTGATAATATTTATTTATTAGGTAATAAAATAGATATTAAACCGTATGCTATATCTAAAAAAGAAATTGATAATTTTATTTTGGATAAAAATATTAAATATTTTGAAATATGTAGTAAAGACTATAATCAATTAAAACATATATTTTCGTTAATTATAGATGATTTAATGAAACTAGCAAATATTAATATTAAAAATGATAATACTAGTGTTTTTGAAGGTGAAGATATTAATTTATTAGAAAAATCATATAGAAAACAGGATTCTTGCTGTAGTATACTATAAATAAAAAAATTTGATAAATTTATATTTAGGAGCTAAAATTTATAGTATTTTTAATGGAAGTTAATACTGGAAGATTAAGAATTGAACTAAGTCAAAATATCGAACCAAAAGATATTGAGATTTTAGGATTAGGAATGGATAATTCAGTAATTTTTAAATATAAATTAAATGAAAAAACAAATTACTGTCAATACTATCCAGAACAAAGATTACAAAATTATTTATTTTTTGAAATAATAAATAAATCGCCATTATGGGTATTTAATTATACAGTTTCAAAAAAAGATAATTGGTTGTCTAGTCATATATTTGAAGTTAAATTCAAAATTAGTTGTGTTCCAGAATTAGTTAATGAATATCTAAACACATCAATAGCGCTTAATTCTATTATTATAAATTGTTATTCAATCGCTCCACGATTTACTAAAACAGATTTATCAACAACAAGTATTATTCCTTATGTTGAACCAGTCAAACCACAAAAAAAAGATTTTAAAATAGTATTGTATGATTATCAACAAAGAACATTATCAAAAATGCTACAAATAGAAAAAAATCAAACTAATTTTTCAATAAGTTATACATATAATATTGATTTTAGCGGAACTAATATTTTATTTGACCCTATAACAAATAGTAGGAGTGATAAAGAACATAAATTTAAGATAACAACTAATGGAGGTGTATTAGCTGATGAAATGGGATTAGGTAAAACTATTAGTTCTATTGCGTTAATAATATCACATCCAGCTCCAGCTAATTTACCAAATGTGGTAAGACCATCAAATTATGATTATGATAAAATAAGTTCAAAAGCAACATTAATTTTATGTCCATCACATTTAACAAAACAATGGCAAGATGAGATTAAAAGATGTAATACAAATCTAAAAATTAAGACAATTTTAACAAAGAAGGATTATAATGGTTTAACATTTAAGGATTTTATGGATTCAGATATAATTATAACATCGCATCAATTTATAATGAATTTTGGTTTTTATCCAACATTACATTATCAATCATGTACTGCTTCCAATTATAATTTTGAACATAGAAATGGAATGGTTAAAAATTATTTACAAGCCAAATTAACAAACATTGGTTTTCCGGGTATTAAAGATTTACCAGAACCAATTTTTGAGTTTTTTAATTTTCATAGATTAATTTTGGATGAAGGTCATGAAATTTTTGGTGAAATGTTAGGAAATCAGGCTCAAAGTCGTTATATGTCTCAGTGGGTATCAAATATTAGTTGTAATTATTATTGGTATGTATCGGGAACTCCATTTGTTAATTTCACAGGTATAAACAATTGTGCTAAATTTATTAATCTTAAGTTGGAAGATTCTGAAAGAAATATAAATTTTAATTATAATTCTGGAGAGAAAGCTAATAAATCTAATTTTTTAATGAATTTTATGAATAAAGAATATATTTGGAATAATATTTTAAAACATATTTGTATCAGACATCGTAAAGTTGATGTGGAAAATCAAATTCAAATTCCAGGATATGTAGAAAAATTAATTTGGCTTAAATTTACTAGTTTGGAAAGACAATTATATGATGCTAAAAAAGGCAAAGTTAGTGATCAATATTTACAACAATTATGTTGTCATCCTTTGATTGTGGAATCAAGCAAAAAGATATTTGGTGATGTAGAAGTAGATTTAACATTAATGCAAGATAAATTAATTGATTATCATAAAAAGAATTATGAAACATATAAAATAAAATTGTCTAAATTAGATCCTACTAAAACAGAATACCATATGCTTAAGAAAACTTATGAAACACAAATGTCAGAATCCAAATATCTATTTAGTATTTTAGAAAAAATGAAGAAACAAGAATTGGTTAAAGAAGAGAATTGTTCTATTTGTATGGATTCAGTTGTAAATCCTACTTTAACAGCTTGTGGTCATTTGTTTTGTTATGATTGTCTTAAAATGTGTTTGGGTTCTAAAAATAGATGTCCAATGTGTAAAGCTGATTTAACAGGAAAAGATTTATTAGTAATGAATCTAAAAGAAAAAGAAAAGGAAGAAGAACATAATCCATTAATTCAAAAGTATGGTTCTAAGTTAGGAAAACTTGTATCAATTATTAGATTTTTGGCATCACAAGAAGAGACTAGAATTATTGTATTTTCACAATGGGATGATATGTTAACTCTAGTAGGAAGAACATTAGCAGAAAATGGAATTGAAAATTGTTTTGTTAAAGGAAATGTTTGGTCAAGAAATTCAGCCATTCGTAAATTTAAGGAAGGTAAAACAAATGATGGCAATGAAAATAAAGTAATTATGTTAAGTCTTAAAAATGCTGCATCAGGAACAAATTTAACAGAAGCTACACATATCTTTTTCATAGAACCAATTAACGCAAGTAGTGAAGAATGTAGAGCAATTGAAGGGCAGGCTATAGCAAGAGCTTGTCGTGTTGGTCAAAAGCAACAAATTATGTTAATGAGAATTTTGATTGAGAAATCAATTGAAGAGGAAATTTATAGAAAGAATTATAATAATGATATTAATATTTCATTTGAAGAACAAGAATATTTTATCAGTCCACCAAAAGCAAAAGTCGCAAATCCCAACAAGAATGGAGATTTAGAATCAGAAACATCTGAAACAGTAGATAATGAAAAACAATCTAAATCAAATAATAGTGAAGAAAATGCGAAGGTTAAGAAAGTAGTAAAGAAAGTAGTAAAGAAAGTAGTTAAAAAATCAGATGAAATTGAAGTCTAGTATAGTTAATTAATTTATTTATTATATTTTAATAAAAAAATTGCTCGGCTCTTTAGAGTCGGATGCGAAGCATCCAATCTGGCTTCTTTAAGAAGCCGGGCCATTCAAAACCTTCGGTTTTAGGGGCTTCGCCTTCACTCTCTTTAGAATAATCTTATAAATATTCGCTGGCGCAAATATTTATAAAAAAATTGATATTACTCAGCTCATAAATGAGCTTCATCCAACAAATATGTTTTATTAAATTAATACTTCGTATTAATTTAATAAAAAAAATTGAAACAAAATGATATTATAATAAATGATGATTAATTATAATGTTAAAATCTGGTTTATTAATAAAGAGATTAAATAATGAAATTCAGGACTTGACAAAAAGTCCGATTGCTAATTGTTCAGCAGGTCCTAAAGGTGATGATATAACACATTGGCAAGCTACTATTTTTGGACCAGAAGGAACTCCTTATGAAGGTGGTATTTTTTATTTGGATATAAAGTTTACAAATGAATATCCTTTCAAACCTCCAAAAATTTATTTCAAAACTCCCATATATCATTGTAATATTAATAAACAAGGCGGTATTTGTTTGGATATTTTGAGAGAAAATTGGAGCCCTTCATTAAATGTTGGTAAACTACTTTTATCAATTTGTTCTTTATTAGCAGAGCCTAATCCAAATGATCCTCTAGTTCATGAAATTGCGGATTTATATAGAGATAATAGGGATGTTCATAACGCAAATGCTAGACAATATACTTTAAAGTATGCTAATGGTGATTATTAAATAATAATTTCTTTAATATTATAATGTCGAATGTTTTAACAATAACGGATGGAATAAATATCTTAACATTAAGATCATCAGAAATTTTAAATTTAGAAATTCAATTAAATAAAACTTCATATGCTTTTAAATGGAAACATATTGGTGATTATTTACATAATTATTATATAAATATTGGGAAAATAGGACAAAATAATTCGGTATTAATGGTTGATACTTTTCAATTTAATTTTTTAAAAAATCTTGCGCAAACTAGTCATACTTCATCTTGTAGATTATCTATTGGTGATCGTGTTTATGTCTCAAATATATTATTAAGATTAGTAGATCCGATTAGAGATGAATTTATAAGTTATAGAGCTGGATATATTTCTAAAATTATTCAAGGGAAATATGGTCAAGTATTTAATAAATGTGTATATGAAATTACATTTGATGATGGAAGTAAAGCAGGAGAAATACTTGAAGACGATATTAATTTAATATCAGGTTCATTAGATAAACTTGCTAATTTAGCTTTACTCAATCAAAATCTAGTACCTCAAGTTAGGGATTATAGTGAAACAGAAGAATCTGAAGTTGATTTAAAATTACAAGATGAAATAACTAGTTATTTTTATAAGAAAACTATAAAGTGGTTAAAAGAATCTCATGAATTTAAAAAATTACAAAAACATATTAAATTTATAGAATCAAAAAAAGGAAGACCCTATATCTATAAAGTTATTAAATTATTTATTAAAAAAAATAAAGCAAAATGGTATAATTTAAGAACAGAATTATATGATGATCTTAAAGAATATATTAGAAAAAAATTAGCTTCTATTTAATCTATATTATTTTTTCTAAATAAATAATATATGGAAAATAACGATATTCAATTTAATGATATTGATGATGATATTCAAATGAATAATATTGATGATAATATTGATGATAATATTGATGATGATTTTTCTATAATAAACAAATATAAGAAGACCATTTTTAGAGATAAAATGGAAACATCTTTTTTTGATACTGTAATTAATTTACCAAGTAAAAATATTTTAGAAAAAAATATTTTACCACATAATTTAGCTAAATCATATGAGAATAATATTGGTAGAGAAAGATTTTTAAAAAAGAAAAAATATTTAGATATGATTACTGATTTAATTGCAAAAGAGACAGTATTTAATGATAACAATCAAGAAAAAATAGCTAAATTTCAAAAACTTATTAATGAATCATTTAATAGTATAATTCAAAAATATATTAAATATAAAAATTTAGATGATGATAGTATTAAATTTATATATAAAGGAGGTACTACTATGAAAATAATATATGAAAGATTAAAAAAAATTTATGAGTCCAATTCCAAAGCTCAAGAATTATTTGATTTAGTTAAAGATTATTTTCAACGTAGTGATAGTGATTATTCAATATTAATTAATAGAAAAAAAATAGTAGATGAACAAAGCTTTAATGAAATATATTTAGATATTAATATTTTATGTTATCATATATTATCAGTATTAACCAAAACATTTAATAATGATGATGACATTGTACCATTAAATATAATTAGTGAAGATAATCTAAAAAAAACTCTAGAAAAAGCAAATAGACAATTAGAAATTGATAAAGAATTAAATGATAATATATCACAAGAATTATTTTCAAAAATTAAAAAATTCTATAAAATAAAAATTTATAAAAGTGAATATTGTGAAAATAAGACATACTATCAAAAAATAGAATCAGATAAAAATAATTGGGTAGGTACTATTGATAAATATAATGATAATACTAGTGATAATACTCTAACTTTTATTAATCGAAATAAATTAATTAAACAAAATTTTTTTATTATACCTAAAACCTTTTCTGAAGATAAAATTTGCACAGTATTAGCAATTTCTAATGAGTGTGTTAAATATAGAGATTCAAAAAAAGGTATATATATGTATTTAAATGAAACTAATAGATTTGAAAAATCCAAAAATTTGGTAAATAATTTTAATTTATTTAGAATAAAAATATTAGCTCGTTTATATTTTGAGACTGATGATGGGAAACTAGGAATTTTTAATGTTCCGGGTGAATTAGTTGATATACCTATTCCAAAATTTAATGATCATAAATTAATAAGTACAGATATTAATAGAGATATTAAACAATATAATTATGAATTACCAAATAATCCAAAATTGAATTTTACATTTAATTCATATAGTCTTGAAGGATTTATTATTGATATTAAAAAACAATTATTTGAAGAGAATGAATTCCCATGGGGTGATGACAAATATGATAAAAAAATCGAACGTATGTTATTATTATTACTATTTTATTTAAAAGAAAATGATCTAATTGACTATATTAATTTAAAAAAGCTTATATGTAATTTACAAAAATTAAAATATAATAATGAAATAATTACAATAACTAATATAAGTGAATACTTGAATGAACAAAACATAATAAATGATTCTAATAATGAACTTTATAAAAAAAAATGTGATATCAATATATTTTATGTAATTATGGAAAAATTATATGATACACATAATAAAGTTATAAATCCAGAATCAAAACCAAAATTAGAATCAGATAATAGTAAAAAGGAACTCAGAGGAGGTACTAGAGATGGGGGTATTAAAAGACCACGTGAAGATGATGAACAATCTGATGATGAACAATCAGATGAACGAAAAAGTAAACGTTCAAGATTATTAACTACAAATATGACTAATAGAATTAAACTAATTGATACATTCTTAAAAATAATTATAAAATATGATGAAATAACATTTACAGATAAACAGAAAAAGCAAAATATATATGAAGTTAACTATCTTACTAAATATATTAAAAATAATGAAAATAATAATTCTAAATTAAGTACTTATAAAAATAAGTATTTAAAATATAAAATGAAATATCTAAAATTAAAACAACTTATAAATTAATCCACATCGGTTGCGTCCATATCAAACTTTGGACCTGTTGGTTGTCCTGTTCCTGATGGAGCATTTGCTTGATATGCCTTGGCAATTAAGGGCATTAATTTGCTTTCAACCTCCTTATACTTACTTTCCATTTCCTCTTTACTAGCATCTCCATTTTGTTCTAACCACTTTAATGCTTCATCAACTGTAGTTTCAACAGTTGATAAATCAGAACCTAGAGCAGTCTTCATCTTTTCATCACCTAAAACAGTTGACTTTACATTATAACAATAATTTTCTAGTTTATTTTTAGCTTCAACTCTTTGTTTTATTTTTTCATCGTCATCCTTGAATTTCTCTGCTTCCTTAACCATTCTTTCAATATCTTCCTTGCTTAATTTATTTGATTCATTTGTAATTGTAATTTTTTCTGCCTTACCTGTTGATTTCTCCACTGCTGATACTTGGATAATTCCATTAGCATCTACATCATATGTGATTTCAACTTGTGGTGTACCTCTTGGCATTGGTGGGATTCCCTTGAGATGGAACTCTCCCAATTTATTATTATGAGCTGTTAATTGTCTTTCACCTTCAAATACTTGAATGGTAACTCCTGGTTGATTATCTACTGCTGTTGAGAATGTTTGAGTCTTTTTAGTTGGTACTGTAGTACCTCTTGGGATTAAAACAGTCATAATACCTCCCGCAGTTTCAACACCTAATGATAATGGAGTAACATCTAGTAATACTAGTTGATCTAACTTCTCATCAGAACGACCTGATAAAACTGCAGCCTGAACTGCCGCACCATAGGCAATAGCTTCATCTGGATTGATACTCTTACATAATTCTTTACCATTGAAATAATTAGATAATAATTCTTGAACCTTTGGAATTCTGGTAGAACCACCAACCAATACAATATCATCTACCATTGATTTATCAATTTTAGCATCTGATAATACACGAGATACTGGTTCTAATGTTTTTTGATAAATATCCATACATAAATTATCTAATTTTGCTCTGGTTAATGTCATATTAAAATCAGTTCCCTCATATAATGAATCAATATCAATTACTGTTTGTGTTGTACTAGATAGTGTTCTCTTTGCTTTTTCGGCAGTTGTACGAATTCTTCTTAATGCTTTCTTATTGTTTGATAAATCAACATTGTTTTTCTTCTTAAATTCTTCAACAACAAAGTTTACAATTCTGTTGTCAATATCTTCACCCAATAATGTTATCGTTAGGCTCTTTATCCTAACTTCTCATGCTTTCACATGAGTTCAGACTATATCATATGTTAATTATTATATTAACATGAACCTTTTCGTGGGCATTTTACCATGATAAATAAAAATTTATTTTAGGTTACTTTGCCTAGTCGTTGAACCTTATGTTAATTTCTTAACATCTTGGCTGCGGATTATCCAATACAAAATATTTTTACTTTACCCGATTATCTTAATAATCGTGAGGCTTTTAGTTATACTAAAAACACTCCACCATATTTTATATGATGCCATTTGATAATTTCTTATCAAACTTAGTAATTTTGTCTTGAGGAACTTCCCGCAATTTAAGTTCTTTATTCTCGGCCGAGAGATTTGTTAACCGAGATGTGTATTTCCAGCAGTGGATTTTACTTCGAAAACTCCATCTTCTAGAGTAAGAAGCGACACGTCATGTGTTCCACCGCCAAAATCAAAAATTAAAACATTTCTTGGTTTATCACTAATCTTATCTAAACCATAAGCAATAGCTGCAGCAGTTGGTTCATTAATAATTCTTAATACATTCAATCCCGCAATAACACCCGCATCTTTAGTTGCTTCTCTTTGGGAATTATTAAAATAAGCAGGAACTGTAATAACCGCATTCTTTACTTCATGACCCAAATATGACTCTGCTGTTTGCTTCATCTTTGTTAAAATCATTGCGGAAATTTCTTCAGAGGTAAACTCCTTATTTTCTCCCTTATATTGAACACTAATAGATGGCTTATTATTACGATTAACAACCTTAAAAGAAAAATGTTTCATATCATCTTGTAATTTTGGATCATTAAATTCTCTTCCAATCATACGTTTAGCATCATATACTGTATTATTAGGATTTGATGTAGCACTATTTTTAGCACCCGCACCAATCAAACGTTCATTTTCAGTAAAACTAACATATGATGGGGTAGTTCTTTCTCCCGAATCATTTGTAATAATTTCTACTCTTCCGTGTTGATATACACCTACGCAACTATAAGTAGTGCCTAAATCAATACCAATCGCAATATCCTTATTTTTATTCATTACCAAAATATAAGTAAAATATCTTTAAATAATTTTTATTAAAATTTTAATATTAAATTTTTAATAAAAAACGATAATGACTATTATGTTGTAAAAATCATATTTTGTCTTTCAAATATATTCTTTTGATCACTATTTAATAATTGTTTAAGCTCTATGGTAAAAGAAAAATTAAAACCATTCAAATCAACTGGATTACCTAGAAAATCAATTAATTCAATATCTAATTTTTGAATATTTTGAGGTTGTCTAAATCTATATTCTTTATTAACATAATCATCCAATTTTGGATTACCTAAACCTGTTGTTAATAATATCTTAGCAAATATTTTTTGATTAAAGAAATCTATATAACCCCAATCATTTACTTTGAAAAATATATAATTTTCACCTGCTGTATTAAATATTTTTTGCGCATATAAAACCGCATCCGCATCATCATATGATGATGAATATAAAAATTTATCAGTTGCTTTACTATAATCTTCTCTATATCCCAAATAAAAACCTAACGAGGGATAATTAACACTCTTAATATCTAATATACCATTTGAAATTGGATTCTTATATGGATATGTACTAAAATCAATATCAAATGGTGCTACGTCTTTACTTACCGACGCAATATACTTTGGATCTTCATATTGTGATTGTGTAATAAAATATTGCTCTCTTAAATATGTCTTATCAAGTAATTTTGCTAATTTATTTGTTATTTCAGTATTATCTTCTTCTAAAATTACTTCTTGAATCCAACTGCCTGGTTTAGGTGGAATACTTTTAAGAGGATCTACCCAATAATAAAATAAATCAATATAATATCCACATGTTGATTCTGTATAAGAATTAACAAAATACACCTTTAATAATGTTAAATTAACAATCATATTTAAATTATAAATTTGACTACTAGCATCTGATGGTGGTTCCGCAATACTATTAAAATAATATTTTGAACTGGATTCTAGATTTTGACCTTCATCTGTATAATTATATCCTAATGGAATAATATAATTATTAGTGGTTAATAAATCTAAAATACCCATTGAGGCTTCAGGAACAGTTGTGGGATTTGTTAATGTTATAAAATAAGTTGTATCATAAATATAAAATTTATAAAACTCTTCTTTTAATAATCCAATATTTGTTTTTAAATTATTAGTAGTATAATTATTATCTGGTACAAAATTATCATATCTTATACAATCATGTATTGTTGGATTTATAGGTGATGATGTTATATCTACACTTCTAAATCTTCTATCAAATATTTTTAATGTGAAAGAATTCAATGAAAAATTACCATTATCTAAATCTATACTAGGTGTTAATGGATTTTTCTTTTTATAAGTTTCTCTTTCAGAAAATTTAGTTTCCAAATAGCTTTCAATCTGTTTAATTATTCCATAAACACTATGCCAACCTGCAGTTATTGATAATGGTTCTCTAATACTAGAAGGCAAAATTGTAGGAGTATTAAAATTAAAATTAATATCTATTTTCTCATTTAAATAAAAAATGTAAAAATATTTTTCGGCAAATGGTTTTCCATCAATTTCGGTTGTTGATAAGGCTGAATTAGTATTAAAAGTATTTTGAAATAATTCATTAAAAATATTTTGAATTGCGCTAACTACCTGTAATAATCCATCCTCTAATTGTAATTTAACACCTTCAGGATCATTTGTTTTATTTGGTAAATGAACCTTAATCCAATTATTATTTTTTGTTGAATCTATATAACTCATACTATTATTTATTTCAAGACTAATTAGTCTTGCTGATATAATATTTTTATATGCTTTTTCTAAATTAATTTTAAATTTTGATTCACTTGGATATACATTAATATCTCTAAATCTTGAATCTATATTAATTAATATTTCTTCCATATTAATTAATGTAAGATTTTAAATTAATAAAAACGCATTATATATATTAACTGATAGATTAAATTCTATTAAATTATCAAATAAAAAATATTTTATAATCTATTATAAATGGTTAAAATTTCAGATTTTACGAGAATAGTTGAGCTAAGACTTGAATGTCTCAACAATTTCGTATTGAGGGATATTCCTTTTAATAGAAAACTTACTTTACAAGAAGCTGATAAATTACTTGACCCAACTACTGGAAGTTCTGGTGGAGGTGGTTCTACAACAATTCCTGATAATATTACATTAAGAGCCTTAACTGTTACTTCAACACTTAATGTTACTGGTGTAACTAGAATGAGAGGTAATCTATTTGTTTCTAGTAATTCTACATTTGCTAATCATGTTACTATGGGTTCAACATTACTTGTTAGTGGAACAACTATATTTGAAGACCATATTCGTCTCAGAAATATACAAACTATTAGTGATAATTATTCTAATACTTCTGATATTAATGAAATTCTTAATATTAATGGTAATGTTATTAATATTGGTTCTACTAATTCAACTGTAAATATTAGATCATCATATGTTATTAGTACTGGACTTGCTATGAGTGATAAATTATTAAAACTTAATTTAGATAGTTCTGGTACTACTGGCGCTGATATTGGTTCTAATAGTGGTTTTGAAATTTATGGTATCAGTGGTAATGGTTATATTAAAAGTAATAATGATGCTAATAGATATTTAATAAAAACACCATTGGGAACTGACCAATATATAGCTACTCTTGATTTAAATAATAATTTAACTGTATCAGGTTCTACTACTATTTTATCAAATTTAAATGTTTCTGGTTTAACTTCACTTAATAATACCACCATTAATTCCACTCTTAATGTTTCTGGTTTAACTTCACTTAATAATACCACCATTAATTCTACTCTTAATGTTTCCGGTTCAACCTCACTTAATAATACTACAATTAACTCTACTCTTAATGTTTCTGGGTCAACTTCTCTTAATAACACAACAATTAACTCTACTCTTAATGTTTCTGGGTCAACATCACTTAATAACACAACAATTAACTCTACTCTTAATGTTTCTGGGTCAACATCACTTAATAATACAACAATTAACTCTACTCTTAATGTTTCTGGGTCAACATCACTTAATAATACCACTATCAATTCTACACTTAATGTTTCTGGTTTAAGTTTATTAAATGGTAATACAACTATCAATTCTACACTTAATGTTTCTGGTTTAGCATCTCTTAATAATACTACTATCAATTCTACACTTAATGTTTCTGGTTCAACATCACTTAATAATACAACAATTAACTCTACTCTTAATGTTTCTGGTTCAACATCACTTAATAATACAACAATTAACTCTACTCTTAATGTTTCTGGTTCAACATCACTTAATAATACAACAATTAACTCTACTCTTAATGTTTCTGGTTCAAGTTTATTAAATGGTAATACAACTATTAATTCTAGTTTACTAGTCTCTGGGAATACTACTATTTATTCCAATTTAACTGTTTCTGGAAATACTAAAATATTTGGTGATATTGAAATTCAAGGAAAAATAAATGTATCAGCTCCTGGTGAATTCCAAAATTTAGTTGTTTCGGGGACTTCCCTTTTATCTGGAAATGTTTCTGTTAATTCATTAATTAATATTTCAGGTGGTGCTATATTTAATTCTAATATAACTGGTAATGCCAATTTAAATATAAGTGGAACTGCGCAAATTGATACAATTAGAAGTCATAATATTTTAACATTTAGTGATTTATATGATAATCCTACTAATCCTGACCAACAATTAAATATTTATGGTAAAGTTATTAATATAGGTACTGATAATTCTATTGTTAATATTAAAGGTATTGCTACTTATACAAGTGTACAATCTGAGCTTAAAGTTATTGATAAAACAATTCAGTTAAATGTTAATCCAGATGGAATTACAGCTGTAGATATTGGATTTTTGAGTGGGCTAGAAATATTTGGTACAAGTGGTAATGGTATACTTCAAACTAGTGCAGATGCTACAAGATTTATTATTAAACCCCCTCTCGGAACACAAGGATATGTTGCAACTTTAGATATTAATGATAATTTTTCTGTAACTGGAACAACTACTATTTTATCTGATTTAGCAGTTAGTGGTAATTCATATTTAAATAATTTAAATGTTTCAGGAAATGGATTTATTGATAATTTAACTGTTGGAAGCAATTTATTTATAAGTGGTACCACTTCATTAAATGGAATAATAAATATATATGGCGATAATATTCATACTGGTAATTCCATATTAGATAATGTTTCAGTAAAATCAAATTTAAATGTATCAGGTAATGCTAATTTAAATATATTAAATGTATCCGGTAATACTAATTTAGTAGCAACTTCAATTGGTTCTAGTCTTACTATTTCAGGACTAACACAAATAAATAGCAATATTAATGTTTCTCAAAATACTATTCTTAATGGTTCTACAATAATTAATTCTGATTTAACTGTTTCAGGAATAACTCAGTTTAATAGCAATTTAAATGTATCCCAAAATACCATTCTCAATAATTATGTTAGTATAAATTCTGGATTAAATATTTCAGGAACAACTCAAATTAATGATAATTTAAATGTATCCCAAAATACTATTCTCAATAATTATGTTAGTATAAATTCAGGATTAAATATTTCAGGAACAACTCAAATTAATGATAATTTAAATGTATCCCAAAATACCATCCTCAATAATTATGTTAGTATAAATTCAGGATTAAATATTTCAGGAACAACTCAAATTAATAGTAATTTAAATGTATCCCAAAATACCATTCTCAATAATTATGTTAGTATAAATTCTGGATTAAATATTTCAGGATTAACCCAAATTAATAGTAATATTAATGTGTCTCAAAATACCATTTTACATGGAATAACAAGTATTAATTCAGAATTAAATATTTCAGGATTAACCCAAATTAATAGTAATTTAAATGTATCTCAAAATACCATTCTTAATAATTATGTAAGCATTAATTCAGGATTAAATATTTCAGGACAAACTCAAATTAATAGTGGTATTAATATATCACAAAATAGTATTTTACATGGTTTAGTAAGTATAAATTCTGATTTAACTGTGTCAGGTTCCACTCAATTTAATAGCAATATTAATATTTCACAAAATAGTATCTTGAATGGATTAGTAAGTGTAAATTCAGGATTAAATATTTCAGGATTAACTCAAATAAATTCTAACTTAAATGTATCTGAAAATACTATTCTCAATAATTATGTAAGCATTAATTCTGGATTAAATATTTCAGGACAAACTCAAATAAATTCTACCCTAAATGTTTCTCAAAATACAATTTTAAATGGTCCCACAACAATGAATTCTAACTTGTCTATATCTGGATTAACCATAATTAATTCATCATTAATTGTATCACAAAGTTCCATCTTAAATAATTCAACAAGTATTAACTCTAATTTAAATATTTCTGGTTTAACTCAATTAAATTCATCATTAAATGTATCTCAAAATACTATTCTTAATAATGCAGTAAGTATTAATTCAGGATTAAATATTTCTGGATTAACTCAATTTAATAGTAATATTAATATATCTGGAAATGCTACCCTAAACACGTTATCAGTTGATACTATTTCAATTAATTCAACCTTAAATGTCTCTGGAGATGCTACTCTTAATACTTTATTAGTTGGGGCTACTTCTATTAATTCAACATTAAATATTTCTGGAGATGCTACTCTTAATACTTTATCGGTTAATGCTACATCAATTAATTCAACATTGAATGTCTCTGGAAATGCTACTCTTAATACTTTATCAGTTAATGCTACATCAATTAATTCAACCTTGAATGTCTCTGGAGGTGCTACTCTTAACACTTTATTAGTTGGAGCTACCTCTATTAATTCAACCTTGAATGTCTCTGGAAATGCTACTCTTAATACTTTATTAGTTGGAGCTACCTCTATTAATTCAACCTTGAATGTCTCTGGAAATGCTACTCTTAACACTTTATTAGTTGGTTCTACATCAATTAATTCAACCTTGAATGTCTCTGGAGGTGCTACTCTTAACACTTTATTAGTTGGTTCTACATCAATTAATTCAACCTTGAATGTCTCTGGAGGTGCTACTCTTAATACTTTATTAGTTGGTGCTACATCAATTAATTCAACATTAAATGTTTCTGGAAGTGCCACTCTTAATACTTTATTAGTTAGTGCGACCTCAATTAATTCAACATTAAATATTTCGGGTGCTACTCAAATTAATTCAACATTAAATGTTTCCGGAGGCGCAACTCTTAATACTTTAATAGTTAATGCTATTTCAATTAATTCATCATTAAATATTTCTGGAAATGCTAATCTTAATACTTTATCGGTTAATTCTACATCAATTAATTCATCTTTAAATATTTCCGGAGCCACACAAATTAATTCAACATTAAATGTTTCTGGGAATGCTACTCTTAACACATTATTAGTAGGGGATACCTCAATTAATTCAAGCCTAAATGTTTCAGGAAGTGCTACTCTTAATACTTTATCAGTGGGAGCTACTTCTATTAATTCAACATTAAATGTTTCCGGAACTGCTACTATTAATACTCTATTAGTGGGTTCTGCTTCTATTAACTCATCTTTAAATGTTTCAGGGAATGCTACTCTTAATACTTTATCCGTTGGTACTACTTCTATTAATTCATCATTAAATATTTCAGGAACTACACAAATTAATTCAACTTTGAATGTTTCTGGTAATGCTACTCTTAATACTTTAACTATTAATGCTATTTCCATAAATTCGTCATTAAATGTTTCCGGAAGTACAAATATAAATTCAACATTAAATGTTTCAGGAAGTGCTACTCTTAATACCTTGAACGTTGGTACTACTTCCATTAATTCTTCATTAAATGTTTCTGGAATGGCAACTCTTAATACTTTAAATGTTAATGCTACTTCCATTAATTCATCATTAAATATTTCTGGAACCACACAAATTAATTCAACTTTGAATGTTTCTGGCAATGCTACTCTTAATACTTTATTAGTAGGCGCTATTTCCATGAATTCAACGCTAAATGTTTCAGGCAGTGCTACTCTCAATACTTTATCAGTTAACGTTGCAACAGTTAATTCATCTTTAAATATTTCTGGTCTTGCCACTCTCAATACATTATCAGTAGGTTCTACATCAATTAATTCATCATTAAATGTTTCAGGAGCCACACAAATTAATTCAACATTGAATGTTTCTGGGACAGCTATACTAAATACTTTAACTATTAGTTCTACCTCTATTAATTCATCATTAAATATTTCTGGAACCACAAATATTAATTCAATATTAAATGTTTCTGGTAATGCTACTCTTAATACTCTATCCGTTGGTGCTACTTCCATTAATTCATCCTTAAATATTTCTGGACTTGCCACATTAAATACTTTATCAGTTAATTCTACATCAATTAATTCATCATTAAATGTTTCCGGGGCCACACAAATTAATTCAACATTGAATGTTTCAGGAAGTGCTACTCTTAATACCTTATTAGTTGGAACTATTTCAGTTAATTCATCATTGAATATTTCAGGAAGTGCGACTCTTAATACTTTATCAGCTGGTGCCACATCAATTAATTCATCTATAAATGTTTCAGGAAGTGCGACTCTTAATACTTTATCAGTAAGTGCTACATCAATTAATTCATCATTAAATATTTCTGGAACTACACAAATTAATTCAACTTTGAATGTTTCTGGTAATGCTACTCTTAATACCTTATCAGCAGGCGCTACTTCTATTAATTCAACATTGAATGTTTCAGGAAGTGCTACTCTTAATACTTTATCAGTTGGAACTATTTCAGTTAATTCATCATTGAATGTTTCAGGAAGTGCTATTCTTAATACTTTATCAGCTGGTGCCACATCAATTAATTCATCTATAAATGTTTCAGGAAGTGCGACTCTTAATACTTTATCAGTAAGTGCTACATCAATTAATTCATCATTAAATATTTCTGGAACTACACAAATTAATTCAACTTTGAATGTTTCTGGCAATGCTACTCTTAATACTTTATCAGCAGGCGCTATTTCTATTAATTCATCCTTAAATATATCTGGAAGTGCTACTCTTAACACTTTATCAGTTGGAACTACCTCAATTAATTCAACATTGAATGTTTCTGGAAGTGCAACATTAAATAATTTGTCAGTAGGAGCCACATCAATTAATTCATTATTAAATATTTCTGGAAATACACAAATTAATTCAACATTAAATGTATCCGGTAATGCTACTTTGAATACTTTAACTGTTAATGCTACATCAATTAATTCATCATTAAATGTTTCTGGAAGTGCTACTCTGAATACTTTATTAGTTGGAACCACTTCTATTAATTCGACCTTAAATGTTTCAGGAAATGCAACTCTTAATACTTTAACTGTTAATGCTACTTCCATTAATTCATCATTAAATGTTTCCGGAAGTACAAATATTAATTCAACATTAAATGTTTCAGGAAATGCTAATCTCAATACTTTAACTGTTAATGCTACATCAATTAATTCATCATTAAATATTTCTGGAAGTACAAATATTAATTCAACCTTAAATGTTTCTGGAAGCGCTACTCTGAATACTTTATTAGTTGGCACTACTTCTATTAATTCAACATTAAATGTTTCTGGAAATGCGACTCTTAATACTTTAACTATTAATGCTACTTCCATTAATTCATCATTAAATGTTTCCGGAAGTACAAATATTAATTCAACTTTAAATGTTTCCAGTAATGCTAATCTTAATACTTTAATCGTTAATGCTACATCAATTAATTCATCATTAAATATATCAGGAAATACAAATATTAATTCAACATTAAATGTTTCTGGAAGTGCTACTCTTAATACTTTATTAGTTGGCACTACTTCTATTAATTCATCGTTAAATGTTTCTGGAAATGCCACTCTTAATACATTAACTATTAATGCCACTTCTATTAACTCATCATTAAATGTTTCCGGAAGTACAAATATTAATTCAACATTAAATATTTCTGGAAATGCCACTCTTAATACTTTAACTGTTAATGCTACTTCAATTAACTCATCATTAAATATTTCTGGAAGTACAAATATTAATTCAACATTAAATGTTTCTGGAAGTGCGACTCTTAATACTTTATTAGTTGGTGCTACTTCTATTAATTCAATCTTAAATGTTTCTGGAAACGCAACTCTTAATACATTAACTATTAATGCTACTTCTATTAACTCATCATTAAATGTTTCTGGAAGTACAAATATTAATTCAACATTAAATGTTTCTGGAAGTGCTAATCTCAATACTTTAACTGTTAATGCTACTTCTATTAACTCATCATTAAATATTTCTGGAAGTACAGATATTAATTCAACTTTAAATGTTTCTGGAAGTGCGACTCTTAATACTTTATTAGTTGGTGCTACTTCTATTAATTCAACCTTAAATGTTTCTGGAAACGCAACTCTTAATACATTATCAGTTGGTGCTACATCAATTAATTCATCATTAATTGTATTACAAAATAGTATTCTTAATGGTTCTACAAGTATAAATTCTGGATTAAATATATCAGGACCTACTCAAATTAATAGTAATTTAAATGTATCCCAAAATACTATTCTCAATAATTATGTTAGTATAAATTCCGGATTAAATATATCAGGACCTACTCAAATTAATAGTAATTTAAATGTATCCCAAAATACCATTCTCAATAATTATGTTAGTGTAAATTCTGGATTAAATATTTCAGGATTAACCCAAATAAATAGTAATTTAAATGTATCCCAAAATACCATTCTCAATAATTATGTTAGTGTAAATTCTGGATTAAATATTTCAGGAACAACCCAAATTAATAGTAATTTAAATGTATCTCAAAATACCATTCTCAATAATTATGTTAGTGTAAATTCAGGATTAAATATTTCAGGATTAACCCAAATTAATGATAATTTAAATGTATCCCAAAATACCATTCTCAATAATTATGTTAGTATAAATTCTGGATTAAATATTTCTGGATTAACTCAAATAAATAGTAATTTAAATGTATCTCAAAATACCATTCTCAATAATTATGTTAGTATAAATTCTGGATTAAATATTTCTGGATTAACTCAAATTAATAGTAATTTAAATGTATCCCAAAATACTATTCTCAATGGAACAACTGTTAATTCAAGATTAACTATTTCAGGATTAACCCAAATCAATAGTAATATTAATGTTTCAGGTGATAGTATTTTGAATAGTATGGTTAGTATAAATTCTGGATTAAATATTTCTGGATTGACTCAAATTAATAGTAATATTAATGTATCTCAAAATTCCATATTAAATGGTACTACTTCTATTAATTCAAATTTAATTGTATCTGGATTAACACAATTTAATAGCGATATTAATGTATCACAAAATACTATTATACATGGTTCCATAACCATTAATTCTAATTTACTTGTATCTGGAACAACATACTTTAATTCTCCAATTATTATATCACAAGGTAGTGTATTTAATGGTTCTACAACAATTACTTCTGATTTAACAGTGTCTGGTTTAACCCAAATTAATAGTAATATTAATGTATCCGGTGATAGTATATTAAATGGGTTGGTAAGTATAAATTCCGGATTAAATATTTCAGGATTAACTCAAATTAATAGTAATATTAATGTATCAGGTGATAGTATATTGAATGGGTTGGTAAGTATAAATTCAGGATTAAATATTTCAGGATTAACTCAAATTAATAGTGATATTAATGTATCAGGTGATAGTATATTAAATGGATTAGTTAGTATAAATTCTGGATTAAATATTTCCGGTTTAACTCAATTTAGTAGTGATATTAATGTATCAGGTGATAGTATATTAAATGGATTAGTAAGTATAAATTCAGGATTAAATGTTTCCGGATTAACTCAATTTAATAGTGATGTTAATGTATCAGGTGATAGTATATTAAATGGTTTGGTTAGTATAAATTCAGGATTAAATGTTTCCGGATTAACTCAATTTAATAGTGATATTAATGTATCAGGTGATAGTATATTAAATGGGTTAGTTAGTATAAATTCCGGATTAAATATTTCCGGATTAACTCAAATTAATAGTGATATTAATGTATCGGGTGATAGTATATTAAATGGATTAGTAAGTATAAATTCCGGATTAAATATTTCAGGATTAACTCAATTTAATAGTGATGTTAATGTATCTCAAAATACTATATTAAATGGTTCTACAACAATCAATTCTGATTTAACAATAAATGGTAATCTTAAGGTTAGTGGAAATTCATTATTTGAAAGTGATATAACAGTATTAAGTTTACTTAATATTAGTGGTAATACTAATATTGAATCCGATTTAATTGTTAAAGGTAATACAAATATTAGTAATTCTCTTGTTGTTTCAGGAAATACAAGTTTAATGTCAGATTTATGGGTAAAAAATAATACAACAATAAATTCTAGTTTACTTGTTTCAGGTCAAACAACATTTAATTCCAATGTTTTAATAAATAAAGATTTGACTGTTTCTGGTTTATCAAAATTAAATAATGTGTCAATTGGTTCTGAATTATTAATTTCAGGTAATACAACATTATATTCCAATCTTGTTGTTTATGGTCTTTCTAATATGAGACAAGGTGTTAGTATGAATTCATCATTAATTGTTAGTGGAAGTTCTACATTTAATTCAACAGTTAATATTAATGAAGCTATAATTAATACATTAAATGTTTCAGATTTGTCAAAATTAAATAATTTATTAGTTGATGGGAATACAACAATTAATTCAAACTTGTTTGTCGGTGGTAATTTAATTCTTAATTCAGGATTTACTTTTAATGATAACACAACATTTTTATCTAATGTTAATATTTCAGGGAATACAAAAATAGAAGCAAACTTAATTGTTAGTGGTAATTCATCATTAAATTCTAATTTAAATATAGGTGGTAATTTAAGTGTATCTTCTAGATTAAATATTAGTGGTGTAGCTACTTTTAATAATAAAGTTGGTTTACCTAGATTAACTCAAGCACAAATAAATGGATTAACAGGTAATCAGGAAGGTGAGATTGTATATAATTTAGATACTGATAAAATAAATACTTTTTCTAATGGTATTTGGGTAGAATCATCAATAACATTCAATCCAGATAATAAATCATTGGCAATTGGTTATCCAGCGGGTTCTTTTAATCAAGGTTTAAATGCGGTTGCAATTGGTTATAATGCCGGTATAAATAATCAACATAATAATACAATAATATTGAATGCTACTGGAGTTGAATTAAATTCAGGCTTATCAGATTCATTGTATATTAATCCAATAAGAAATAATAGTGGTACGAATATTTTATATTATAATACAACAACTAAAGAAGTTTCGTATTCTAATACATTAGGATTAACTAATTTGGGTATTAATGCTGGATTAACGGGTCAAGGTACTAATGCTATTGCTATTGGAAATTATGCAGGTGAAACAAATCAAGGAAGTAATTCTATCGCGATAGGAGCATTTGCGGGTCAGACTAATCAAGCACCAAATAGTATTATATTAAACGCAAGTGGTCCATGGACAGCTAATAATACTTATACATCTAGTCCAAGCTTTTTCGTTAGACCAGTTAGAGGTTTTGCTGCAGCTACACCAGTTCTTGTTTACAATCCAATTTCATTTGAAATCACATATAATACTTCATCTATTAAATATAAAACAAATGTTAAAGATATAGAATATGATACATCTAATATTTATAAAGTTCGTCCAAGAGAATATGATACAAAAGATAATAATACACATTGTATTGGTTTTATTGCTGAAGAATTAGATCAAATTGATACAAACTTTACTTGGAAAAATCCAGATGGTACACCAGAAGGTATTGAATGGTTTAATATGTTAACTTATACAATATCAGAGCTTAAAAAGTTAAAGAAAGAAAATGAAGAATTAAAACTTAGATTAGAAAAATTGGAAAATAAATAATTTTATAATCTAGATTAGTAAAAAGTTTGTTTGAATAAATAATATTATTATCCAAAAAATATGAATAGACCACATATAATAATTAAAATAATTCTCGGGAACTGTTATTAATGGATTAACTACACGATAAATAAATCCTTCTTTATAATCTTCACCTTTTAATATATATTCTATTTCAGTTAGTCCACATCTTTGATAACCAGTTAAATATTGAATCAGAAATAAAATTAATAAGGATAAAGATGCTTGTTTAATAAATAAATATGGAAGAAATATTGAACTAATTAATAAAATAACTAATAATAAATGAATAAATTGTATTAATAAAATAACCATTAAATTAATTTATATATTTAATTTAATTATTATTGATTTTCCAAAATACCACATGTTCCTCTGGTAGCTAATATATATACTATATAAATATATGGGCAACATAAAGCTACAATAAAGGAACCGAGATGGAAACCAGTATTACATCTAAAGCTTAAATATATAGCGACTAATGACATCATAATGTGGAAAACAGAATAAATGTATCTACCAGTACCTTTTTCAACATATATAATTTGAGGTAAAAGCTGTTTATTCATTTCAGCAGTTTCACTCTTATTTTGAGAACTCATTATAATTATACTAGATATTTTTTTTGTAAAATAAATGAATAATTATTAAACCTCAATATTATTAGATTTCTTTTTATAATTATTTTTTGGTGGATTAGAACTGGTTCCATTCTTTTGAGCTATAATTTGTAAAATATCATCAATTGTTATTTTATCTATATTATAACTTTTTGGTATTGAAATATTTTGTTTTTTACTTCCTGATACTATTTGTAAATAATAACCATAATCTCCATTTTTAATGTTTATAACTTTATCTTTCATTTTAAATGATTTAATAGCATATGGATCTCCTGATTCTATTAATTCTTTAGCATAATTTAAATCTATATCAGAAGCTTCAATGTTTTCATCTTTAATTGAATAATTTTTATTAGAACACTTTATATAAAATCCATATTGTCCTTTATTTAGGGTAACAATGGCATTGCCTAATTTGCCTAATGTTTTAGGATATTCAAGTAATTCAATAGCTTGTTCAAGAGTAATTTTATCTGGACTTATTTCTTTAATGGGCGCATATTTCCATTTACCATCATCATGAATTTTAACATATGGACCATATTTTCCAGTTCCTGAATAAATTTCTAATCCATCAGAATTTGTTCCTAATAATTTATCTGCAACAGAACCTCCTGATTGCTTAATATCTTTAGCTTCTTTATTTAACTTTTCAACAATTGGATAAAACATATCATAAAAAGTTCTTAATACAGTAACCCAATTAGCTTTACCAATAGAAATTTTATCTAAAAAAGTTTCAAAATTAGCAGTAAATTGGATATCCATAATTGGTTCAAAATGTTTCATCATAAAGGTATTAACTTGAATTCCTAAATCAGTAGGTACTATTTTCTTTTGTTCTTTACCTATTGAAATTTCTTTTATAGATTCTTTTAACTTAAATTTAGAATCTAATTCCATTTGTTTAGATTCTTTCTTTATACCTTCAATATTTTTAATTTCGACATATTTCCTTTCTATAATTTTTGATATAATAGAAGCATATGTAGATGGTCTACCAATTCCATTTTTTTCTAAATATTTAACTAATGAGGCTTCATTATATCTTAAAGGTGGTTTAGTATATTCTTCAGTAATTTTCATTTTGGATAAAATTAATTTATCTTTTGGTTTTATTTTTAGTTTACCAGTTATTTTTTCGTCATCATCATTTGAATTATCATATACTGTTAAATAGCCAGGAAATTCTATATTTTCTAAAGAACTCACAAAATAGGCTTGTGATTTTTTAAATAATAATATAGAAGTTTTATTATTAAGTGCGTCAATACAAATTGTTTGAATATTAATTTCAGCATTTGACATTTGAGAAGCAATAGTTCTCTTCCAAATTAATGTATATAATCTTAATTGGTCTCCTTCTAAATTATCTGGATTAGGAATATCCATGTGTGTAGGGCGAATACATTCATGAGCATCTTGACTATTTGAACCTTTTGATACATAGTTTTTTGGTTCAGAATATTCTTTTCCAAAAGTTTTAATAATATATTTCTCAGCAGATTCAACTGCTTCTTTGGAAATATTAGGGCAATCAGAACGCATATAAGTAATTAAACCTGCTTCATATAATTTTTGAGCAACATCCATAGTTCTCTTAACATTAAAATGAAGTTTAGTAGATGCTTCTTGTTGTAATGTAGATGTAATAAATGGTGCTGATGGTTTTCTAATTGATTTTTTATTATCAACAGAAATAACTTTAAATTCAGTATTTTTATTAATTAATGATAAGAATTGTTTAGCTTTTTCTTCTGAATCAAATTGGTACAGTTTGCGCTTTAGCACAAACTCTATGTCGGAAATTTTATTTTCGACGTACATTTTATTATCAACTTGAAGAACAGAATTAAATTTATTTTCTTCTAATTGAAATTCCGCACTAGTTTTAAAGTATGGTTCACTAATAGATTTTTGTATTTCATTTTCCTTATCAATTATAACACGAACCGCCACAGATTGAACTCTACCTGCAGATTTCGCAGACCCGGCAGATAGATATTTCCATAGAACTGGACTAATTTGATAACCGACTAATCTATCTAATAATCTTCTAGCTTGTTGTGCGTTAACCATATCATAATTAATAGTTGTGGGTGTTTGTATAGCTTTAGTTAAAGCATTTTTGGTAATTTCATGGAAAATAATTCTTTTAGGATTTTTAAGATTTAATACTGTAGCTAACGAATGAGCTATAGCTTCACCTTCTCTATCACCATCGGCAGCTAAGATGATATCTTTACAGTCTTTAGCAAGTGATTTTAATTCTTTAACTACTTTGGATTTATCGGGAGTAATTTTATAAATTGGTTTAAAATTATTTTCAACTTCAATACTTAGAGTTGATTTATCTAAATCTTGAACATGACCAAAAGAAGCTTTAACAATATAATCAGAACCAAGATATTGTCCAATTTTTGAAATTTTACCAGGTGATTCAACAATAACAAGTGTTTTATTTGACATTAAATAACTAATTAATTATTCTTTAAAATTTTAATTATCAATTTTTTTTAAATAAAGTAAAGCCTTCAGCATACATATTATCATAACCATCTTCTTTATTTCTTAATTGTACTAGCTCATAAAATTCGCAATCTAAATTTCCACGATATTTTGGATTAATTTGGCTTTGGTGTGCTTGGATAGATTTAATTTTTAATTTCATCAAGTTATCATTAAAATATTCCATAATATCATATTTTTCTGGTTTATACCAAGCACTATAATAATTATATGCTTTAATTTTTAAATTTTTTAAACATTCACTTATTATTTGATAACATTTCAAATGTGTTTTATTTGGATCATCCACATCTCCTGCGAAAAATATAGCTTCAGGTTTAATGTTTTTAATTATATTCATTGTATAATTAATATCAGTTGAATCTATATCTCTTTTAGAATCATAAAATGGAGTATTTCCAAATATAATTTTTAAATGATCATTTAAACCTAAATATTGAAGAGCTTTTATTGATTCTTTTTTACGAGTTTCAATATCACCACCTCTCGCACCTGTAGTTTGATACATTATCCATACACTTTTACCTTCATCAATAAATTTTTTAATAGTAATTGCCATACCAATAACATCATCATCTGGATGTGGACTCATTATAAGAACTCTATAATATTTCATAAATTCATTATTTAACATTAATAATTAAATAATAATTTGTAAATAAATTCTGTTTCAATTTTTTTATAGCTGCGAGCTTCAGCGAATAGCTATAAACTATATTATTGGATGAGATGGCATTATAAATCATATATTAATTATCTTGAAAATATTTTTAATCTAAATTAATTATATGGACAATCAAAATAATCATAATTTAGAAATATATTGGACTAGACACGCTGAATCATGTTCAAATTTAGATCAAAACCATTTTGATGATAAGAAATATGAAAGATATAATGATAAAACTAATTTTGGATATGAACAAAAAACACAAAAAGAGTATGATAGTTTTTTTAAAGATATTGTTGAGTATGAAAATGAAGAAGAAGAACAACAAAAACCTAAAGAAGAAAAAGGGTGGGGATGGGGAGTTGGATATCTAACAAATATGAAAACTAAAATGACAGCTTCTTTTAAATATCATCCTAATTTATCATTTATTGGTATGACACAAGCAATATTATTGGGTGAAAATTATAGGCAAATTAATCCAAATGTTGTATTTGTATCACCAATGGTAAGAACAATAACAACTGCATTATTGGCTTGTAGATCATTACCAAATATTAAAAAAATATATGTTGTTCCATTTATACATGAAAAACTAAATATTGCAGGTAAAATATCACAAGATAATCAAAATACACCAGTTCCTAGTGATATTCTTAAAAGACAAATAGCCTTTATTAAGGACTGGCTTGAAAAGAAATGGTTTAAATATTATGATGATATTGAATTTTTTAATAACTTATATATTTTAAAAGAATTATTAGAAAAAGATAATAACCCAGATATAAGCCAACTTAAAATGAATTTAACTACTTTAATTGATAAATTTATAAAATGCAAACCAGATATTAGAATAAGGAAAAATAATAAAATCGAGGATAATGATTATTCTATCGAATATAAGGATTGTATAGATTCTAGAACTGATGATTATAGAATAATAATAGAAAAAATTAAGGAATATATAAATAAAAAACCAATACCTACAAATCTTGAAGAATTAGGAAATTTACAAAAAATTATAATATTCCTTTCTAATTTTGGAACAGAAACTTTCTTACGCGGTCCAATTGTTGATTTTAGTATTTATCAAGAAATAGAAAATAATCCAGATGAATATGAATATGATAAAAATAATCCTATACCAAGTATTAAAAAGTTTCGTAAATATGTATTACCCATAGCATATAATTCGGGTCTTATTAGTAATTTAAAAAATAAAATAGCAATAGTATCCCATGGTAATTTATTAAGATCTGAATTAAATAAATCACTTTATAATAAACCAGAAATGAAAACAATGTATAATACTCAAATATTTTTGGAAAAAATTATATATAATAATATAAATAATAATACTACACAAGTAAGCTTAAATACCGAACCTTATGGAATCCCACCCTTAGTAAGAAGTAAATATAAAAATTTTGAGGCTCTTAATATGGACATTTGTAGAACAGAAAGTATAAAAGGAATAATTAATTATATGTTATGGGATTTGAAAACGGCTTATAATATTCAGACATCTACAATGACACAGTCTTGGTATAGAACTCCAAATCTTAAAGAAGTTGTAAATGTTGATATGAAAGATTTTTATCCAGAAGGAAAAGTTACTGAATTAAATGCCGAATATTATTTAAGTGAATACCAAGGAAAAGAAATTAAAAATAAATATTTAAAAAAGAGTGATGAAGATGATAAATTAGAACAGATATTTAAACAAAAATATTTGAAATATAAGAATAAATATTTATTATTAAAAAAAATGAAAAAATATTAAGCTAAAGCTAAAGATATAAATATATAGATATTAATATCTTATGCTACCTGTAGAGTTAATTCAACTTATTATTGACTATATGGATTATAATAGTCAAATAAGTTTTAAGCATTTAAATAAAGAACTATATAATCAATTGTATATAACAAATCTTGATGTACATAAAACAAAATTAATAACTCAAAAGATTTTAGATATGAATCCAGAAGTTAGAATTCTTAATTTGTATAGTAATAATAATATATTAAATTTAAATAAATGTAAATATTTAAGAATATTAAATATATCAAATACAGATTTTACTTTTGATGACATCAAAGAATTAAAAAAATTAGAGGAACTCAATATTACAAATAACACCAATTTTTTTGATATAACTAATTTCCCAGAATTAAAAACTCTTAAAATAAATGGACTGGTCAATATAAATTATAATGATATTCTAAAGTTGCCAAAATTAGTAAATCTTCATATTTTTGTAAATCCAAGGAAAAAAGAAATATTAAATATTGTAAAAAATAAATATATTATATATGATTAAATAGATGAATTATGTAAATATTTATTGGACAAGGCATTCTCAATCATGTTCTAATTTAGATATTAAATATGCTATTGAAAATTCATTTATATTTCATCCTAATTTATCATTAAATGGTATAAATGAAAGTATTAATTTAGGTAATTTTTATAAAAATAATCCTATTGATATTGTATTTGTTTCACCAATGATTAGAAGTATTATGACAGCAATGATTGCTTTTGATAAAATATCTAATATTAAGAAAATTTATGTGGTACCTTTCATATCAGAAATGTTTAATATTAAATATTCACATTTATTATTTGAGGATGATAGATATCAAAATAAACCATTATCAAGTGATATTTTAAAAAAACAAGTTAACTATATTAAAAAATGGTTAAGTGAACATAAAATAATTAATAATGTTAATTTAGAAATTGATTTTAGTATTTATGAAATAATAGAATCAAATCCTGATAAATATGGATATAATCCAAAATACCCAGATATAAATAATTTTTATAATATTATTTTACCAATGGCTTATAGAGATGGAATTATGAATAATATTAAAAATATTTATGTTATATCACATGGAAATATAATGAGACATCAATTATATATGAGATATCCAAAATTAAAATTATTAAATAAAGTTGAAAATACTCAAACATTTCATGAAGTTATTCAGACTAATAATTCTTTTTCTTTTAATATACCATTTTCATTAAATTATGATAAATATAATCCAAAAATAAATAATACAAATTTATTAATAGAAAAAAAACTGGATTTTATTGATAATCCTTGTTTAACACAAAATCTAAAAGGAAAATTAAATCAAATAATTAAAAATAAGAATTAGCTAATGTATTTATTTTAACTATTTATAAAAAATTAAAAATCATTTAGAATTATTTATGTATAATTATATAATGGATAATGACGATTTAAATTTTGATTTTAATAAAATTATGCCAAAACCTGATTTAGATACACCATTAGATTCTAATAAAAATACTATGAGTTTAGAAGATATATTTGTTAATTTAAGATTAATATCTAAAATAGAAATAGGTGATAAATTAATTCAAAATGATAAACATATTAATATTGATACAAGTTTAGTACAATGTGTTTCAAGATGGTTAAGTGGTAATAATAGAGCAGATAATATAAATTTTATAAATACAATATTAAGTAAAGCATTTGAATATAATGATAAATTATTAAATGAAAGTACAGATGATTCTGCACAATTATTATTAAGATTGAATAATGATTTAAAAAATTGTATAAATGGATTAATAAACTTAAAACAAACTTATCATTTTGATAAATTGATACAATCTGAGATTGATGTTATGATTGACAATATTAGATCAAAGTTAGATACTACTAATAAAAATCTTAAAATTAAATAAGTTCATAATTAAATTTAATAAAATCTTCATAATAATATTCATTTATTTTTTTTATAGTATTGGGTGTTAAAATATCCAAATAATTTTTATCACGTTTTGTTTTATTAATATGATATTGTAATTCTTCATTAAAAAAATCCATAAAATCTGTTTTTAATGTTTCAAATTTCATTATCTTAATATCATTTTCATTAATACCTTCAATATATTTATATTGTGGTATTTTATGATTATCAAATGTATCATTTGTATTGAAATAAAAATTCAAGAACTCTTCAAAATCTTCTTGAATTTCAGTTTTTTGTTTTTTCCATTTTCTAGTGATTTGTAAATGATAATAATATTCGGATACTATTCTATCATATGGATTTCTAACAACAGTAAATTTTTTATATTCTTCCACTTTAGGATATAGTAATAAAATTTCCTTAAAAGTTAAATGTTGTAGACTATGGTCAAAACCATATTTGCCATTATAAGAAAATAAATTTTTCACATTATCTTTATAGTTAATAACTACATTATCCTTTTTAATTAAATAATGTTCAATAGAAGTTCCCGCAGTTTTAGGAATATGAATAAATAATATTTTATTTTTATGGAATATAGGCATTATTATATTAAAGAAATAATTATTTATTAAAATAATGGAACTAATTTTAAATAAAAGAGAACTATGTGATTTTGAATTACTTGTTAATGATAGTTTTCATCCCCTAGATCATTTTATGAATTATAATGAATATTTATCTGTTCTTGAAAATATGCGTTTATTAGATGATACTTTATTTCCCCTTCCAATAGTTCTTTCTATTAATGAAAAACAAGCAAATGATTTTAAAAATAAGGAATTTATTACTATTAAAGATGAGATGGGATTAACATTAGGACAATTAGTTATTGAAGAATATTCAATATATCCATATGATTGGAAATTTGAAGCTCAAAAAATATTTGGAACTGATGATGATAATCACCCTTATATACAAATATTAAAAGATCAATGGACAAGAGGTTATAAATATCATTTAGGAGGTAAATTAATAAATACGAACTTACCGAAACATTATGATTTTGAATATATGAGATTAACTCCAATGGAAACTAAAAAATATTTTAGGGAAAATAATTGGGATAAAATTGTTGGATTTCAAACTAGAAATCCATTACATAAATCTCATTATCATCTTACTTTAGAAGCATTAAAAGAAGTTGGAGATGATGCTAAATTATTATTACATCCAGTAATAGGTTTAACTCAAGATTGTGATATTGATTATCATACACGAGTTAGATGTTATCAAAATTTATTAAAATATTATGAACTAAATAAAGTTTTATTATCATTATTAAATTTATCAATGAGAATGGGAGGACCTAGAGAATGTCTATTACACGCCATAATTAGAAAGAATTATGGTTGTACCCATTTTATTGTTGGTAGAGACCATGCTGGACCATCTTATAAGAAAAAAGATGGTACTCAATTTTTTAATCCATATGATGCTCAAGATTTATTAATAGAATATGCGTCAGAAATAGGAATAATACCAATAATTTCAAAGAATATAGTATATGTTAGAGATAAGCTAACTAATGAAACATTTTATACATCGATTGATAAAATAAATAATAATGATTATGAGATATTTGAGATAACAGGAACTCAGCAAAGAGAATTATTAACAAAAGGGAAATCAATACCGGAATGGTTTTCATTTCCAGAAGTAATAGAAGAATTAAGAAATGAATATAAACCATTATATAAGAAGGGATTATGTATTTATTTAGTAGGTTTATCAGGATGTGGTAAAACGACATTAGCAAATGCTTTAATAAATAAATTTAGGGAAATATTACCAAATAAAAAAATTACTTATTTAGATGGGGATATTGTTAGAAATAATCTTAGTAAGGGTTTAGGATTTTCTCAGGAAGATAGAAGTACTAATGTTAGAAGAATTGGTTTTGTTGCTTCACAAGTTGTTAGACACGATGGTATATGTATAGTAGCAAATATAGCACCATATAAGAATGATAGAATATATAATAAAAACATAATATCAACAGAAGGTAATTATTTCCAGGTTTGGATAAATACATCATTAGAGGAATGTGAAAAGAGAGATGTAAAAGGATTATATAAACTTGCCAGAGAAGGAAAAATTAAGGAGTTTACCGGAATATCTGATCCTTTCCAGATTCCAGATGAGAGTGATTTAATTTTAGAAGAAAATCTGGATATAAATGATTCAGTTAATATAATTGTTAATAAATTAAGAGATAAAAAATTTATCTATTAATTAAACAGAAAAATTAGAGTAATTATCTGTTAATTAAACAGAAAAATTAGAGTAATCATCAAATGTTTTTTTATCAATAAAATCATATTTATATAAAGATTCCAATGTTTTTATTTCGGAATCTTTATAATATTTATATAAATTCTGTAAAGCAAGTTGAGACATATTATTATTATGTTTATTCTTATTTTCCCTAACTTTATTTTTATTAAGAATTAAATTATAACCTATTTTCTTGGATAATTTATTCATATCTTCATTCATATATTCAAGTCTACCAACAAATATTATATTATTATTATGTTTTTCAATAAAATCTCCATTATCCAAATACCAACTTGTATCTTCTAAAAAGTGAGCAGATAGTTTTGTTTTCATAATATATTCTGCTTTATCTCTAATAACTTTATTATCACTATATAACGCTTCCGCAAGATTATTTGCGGTTTTAAATTCATTAATATATAAATCAAATTTTTGATTAAATGTATGTTTATTTTTCATTTTTAGCATAATACGACCTGGTGCCAATGTATTATTTAAATCTAGATTGCTTTTATTAAGTTTAGAAACATCAGTATTAATTAGGTCAATAGTAAAATTAAATGTTGAAATAAATCTAGAAACAGGATGTCTTAGCCATATTATATATTTAATATTAGGATTAAATATTATTTTTGATACGTGAACTTCATTTAATTTAATATTATTATTTTTGAATGTATCTAAAATGTACGTTCCTCCACATTTACCAATATGAATAAGGAATAGTTCAGGATATATGTTAGATACTAAATAATTTTTGGTGGCTATTGTAAAGTTATCAAGTTTAAGTAGATAATTATACGCAGAATTAATATTTAATTCATTTTGATATTTATAAGTTAATTTATAAACATATTCAGTTTTACTATTTATTATTTCTATGTCTTTTGGTGTTATATTATTTTTAAAGCCTTTTTCAAATCTAAATGAAGGTATTGCGGATATTTTGTTGGTTTGGTCCCAAATTTCTTTAAATTTATTATCTTTATTGTAAATTCTTTCAAATAAATGATGAAACCAGAAATAATCATTAGTTGAATTATTTACTTTCCAGAATAAACGTATTTCATCATAAAGTTTACTAATAATATAATTATCTTTTTCAGCATATAGAAACCAATTAGATAACATTCTATCTTTACCAGGACTATTAAAAGCAAAAAATCCGCTATTAATATTTTGTTCTAACCAATTATTTAATGGTACATTACAAAATGAAGTTGAATCAACCCATAATCCACCATATTTTTTTAATAATAAAATTCTAACAATATCGGACAAGTGTGTTTTTGATATATTAACATTTTTACTAATATAACTATCTAGATCAATATAATATCTTAAATTTGTATCATCTAAAACAATAATACTCCAATCTGGATTTTGATGTTTCCAAAATGTTAGACAATGTTTTACAACTAATGGAGCATTTTCGAATCCTTGAAACCATAAAATATATAATTGTTTTATCATAATAATATATTTTATATTTTTTTAATAATAAAAAAACTATACATTAATATCTTTTGTATCATTTTCAGTACATTTATCACATTCGCATTTTTTAATTGAGTCATCAAAAACATCAGTATTTTTTGATTGTTCAATAATATCTTTCAGTTTATTCTCAAAATCGACCATTTCATCACTAATTTCCATTCTAAATTTATCAATTTTATTTTCATCAGGATTTGGTTCTCCATATAATTCTGAAAAATCAGGTGGATTAGCGATTTCTTGTTGGTGCATTTTTTCTAGAACTTCAGCATATATTTCATAATCATCCCAAGGTCTTGTCCATAAATTATTCCATATACGATAATCAAAACAATTTGCTTTAACATATTGTTGTTTAAACCATATGTGTTCAAATTCATCTATTTCTGATGGGAAATCAATATTTAATTTATTAAATTCGCTTGATAATGTGGTAATAATCCTTTCTTTAGCCTCTTCCAGTGTTTGATGAATTGAGGTAAAAGTATTAGTTTCAAAATAAGTAGTAAACTTATTGATAGTAAGATATAAGCCAATATTATTCATTAAAATATAAATATTTATTAATAATATATTTTTATTTCAATTTTATTATTACATTAGTTAAAATAAAAAAAATTGCTCGGCCCTTTAGGGTCGGATGCGGAGCATCCAATCTGGCTTCTTAAAGAAGCCGGCCATTCAAAACCGGAGGTTTTAGGGGCTTTGCCCAAAAAGAAATCGCTTATGCTCTTATTAGAATAATCTTATAAAAAAATTGAAACATAAATAATATAAATAATATGTATTAATAATTAATGTCAAACGATAATAAACAAGAATTATTTGAATATCTTTTTGCTCTAAGAATTAGTCTTCAAGATTCGTATGAGAATGAATATGATATTATTCGTGAATTAAAAATATATTTATTTGATATTGGTTATAATAATAATAATGTTAATGAATTATTACATGATTTTTATGAAAATTATGGAATAAATATTTCAATTGATACTATTAGAAATATTTCGTCAGAAAATCAATTATTAAATAATATGTTGGGTTTTATGCTAGGTCAAGGTGATTTTGAAACAAATTATGAACCTGAACCCAATCAGGAATCTGATAATGAAGATGATATACCTGAACCAGCATCTGAAGATGAGCTTGATGAGGAAGAACAAGATGAACCCCCACAAGGAAGTTTTAGTTTTACATTTGTTAATCCTAATGGTCAACAAATTAATTTTTCATCAGATAATATTAATAATATTCAATTTCCACCAGAAATGATGCAAAATAATAATCATCAAACATTTTTAAATATTATTAATTCAATTATGGCTGGTAATATAGCAAATAATAATCAAACTTTTCAAGATGTGTCAGTTACTGTTGAAGAAGATGAAATAGAAAAATTAAAACAGTATAAATTAGATAAAAATTTAGATTATGATTGTAGTGTATGTATGAGTTCATTATTAGAAAATGATGATGTTAAAGAATTAAAATGTTCACATGTATTTCATTGTGATTGTATTGATACATATTTGAAACAATATAATCATAAATGTCCGATTTGTAGAGCAGAAGTAGGTAAAGTTAAATATAATACATAATTATTTTATTGATGAACACATTGCTGTCTACCTTCATCTGAATCGTTATCCTCTGTATTATTATATTTAATATTTTCCATTAATATATTAATTTGTTCAACTTGTTCTGGTTTACAATCTGTTAAAATAGTTTTTGTTAGATTTGGTGTTTTTGGTATTTGAACCTCTTGTAGTACTTCATTCTTATCATTAATTTGTAATAATGATTTTAATTGAGTTTTATATTCTGCTGATAAACTATTAAAGTTTGGTAATGAAACTATAAATCTAATATATAAATCACCCTTGTCTGAGTTTAATGATTTCATACCTTCTTTAGAAATTCTTCTTACCATATTTAAGTCTGTTTTTCCAGAATGACTAATATGTAATTTTCTTCCATCTAAATGATTTATAATTTTATCAAAACCAAATAACGCCTGATATAATTTTAATTCAATATTAATAAATAAATCATTTTGATGCCTCTTAAAAATCTTATGAGGTAATTCATTTATAATAATTATTAAATCTGTTTTACCGCTTTTTAATTGATGACCTTTTCCTGATAAATTTATCTTATTTCCATTTGTTAAACCTGATTTTAGTGGAATTTGTATTGTTTTTTCTTTATATGTATATCCTTTACCATCACACGAATCACATTTATTTTCAGGTTTTATTACTTTACCTTTTCCTTTACAAGAATGACATTCTCCTACTGCTTGTTGGATCATTGGACCCATTCTAATAACTTGAACTTTTATACCCTTACCATCACAAGACGAACACATAGTTGATTTCCCGTCATTTGAACCTTCTTCATTACATTTAACACATGTTTGTTTTTGTTTGTAAGTAAAATTAATTACTTCTTCTTTAAATAATTGTTCTAATGATACATTAATTTTATCTACTATATTTTCATTTTGTTGATTTTTCCTATGAAAACCTGGCATGCCCGGCATACCAAATGGAAAACCAGAACCAAAAATATTTCCAAAATCACCAAATGGATGTTGACCTTGTCCTGGCATACCTTGTGATTCTGCCTTTAAAATATCCATACCTATTTGGTCGTACAAATCTCTCTTTTCCTTATTTAATAAAATCTCTTTAGCCTGATTTATTTCTTGGAATTTTTTAGTTGCTTCTTCTATATTATCAGAATGTTTATCTGGATGCCATTTCTTAGATAATTTATTAAATGCTTTTTTAATTTGAGATTCATCAGCTTCGGGTGATATTTCTAATACATCATATAAAGTTGTGTCTTTTACCATTAAACTAATATATTAAAGGCTTCTTTAATTAATTTATAAAATTTAAATATTTAAAGATTTATCATTTATTATTTTATATGTTAGTTAATAAAGTAGTTATTTCGGTTCATGTTGATGGAGATAAATCTGGTTTTTTATCAAAAAATGCAGTAGAAAGATTTAAATCTTGGGTTAAAAACAATTCAACTCATAATTTAAATGAAGCTAGTAAAAATTTTTTAAAAGAAGATTTTATGTTTGAATTAGCAAGTTATGAAAATAATACATATAGATTTAAAGTTGTTTCCAAACCAAAAAATGAAAATAATATGGAATTAAAGAAGAAAATGTTAAAAGAAAAAATTAAAATTATGCGAAATCAAAGAACAAATATTGGATATTATAAAGCAAAAATGAATCCCGATGTTTCAGATGATATTTTAAAGGAATATAGCAAACTTACAAGAGCGGGTGCTAATGTTCCCATTCCAGAACCAAGTGAAATATTATCAAATCCAGAACAATATAAACCCTTTTTACAAATGATGTTATCCAACAAGTTTGGTAAGCAAATGGGAGGAAATAATCCATATTTTAAATATATTAAAATGTTAGCTGAAAAAATTGGGCTTAAAGCAAATGATGTACCAATTCAGGAAACTACTGATGTATTAAATGTTAAAGGAAATGAATTAAATACAAATAATGACCAAGATACAGACACTGATTCAGAATCAGAGAAAGCAATTGAAGTATAAATTATATAATATTTGTTTTATTAGTTAATTCACAAATAATATATAAAATGACACCAGTCATAAAAAACGCAAGATTTATACCCCATGGTTTATCAGATTTATTATTAAGTTTATTTATTGTTAAACTAAAAATAATAGTTCCAATAATCCAAAATATAATTCCACCCAAAATAGATTCAAATAAAAATCTCATTAACTAAATAAAAGAAAATTTAATATTTATAAACTTTATTCTTATAATTATTTACCTCTAAATTAATAAAAAAAATTGATAAAATAATACTTAAAATTATTTTATTTATTATTTTAATGCCAAAAAAGACTACTAAAGAAGACGTTGATGATGAATATGAAATGGAACCCGAAGATAATGAAGAAGAATTAGATGAAAATGAAGATGAAGAGGAAGAAGAGTTTGATGAAGAAGAAGATGAAAAAGAGGAATTAATAATTGAACAGGATACTGAAAGAGAAGGATGTATAATTGACCAAGCTATTGAAGATGATAAAGAATATTTTGAATCAGTGGATGAAACAGAAATACCAACAGATCAAAATATGGAGATAGTATCAAAAGAAAATAGAATTTCATTAAATAGATTAACAAAATATGAAATGGTAAGAATATTAGGAGAGAGAACCAAACAATTAACAATGGGTGCTAAGCCATTAATTAAAAATCATCAGGGATTATCATATGATAAAATTGCGGAACAAGAATTTATTCTCAATATGATACCATATAAAATAAGAAGACCATTGCCAAATGGTAAATTTGAGTTATGGTCTCTTGATGAATTATCTAAAGAACATTTATTATCATTATTAGAATAATTTACCAAGAATAATTACAAACTGCGCAAACATAAATCACTTTATATGAACCTCTTTCTTTATAAAATATTGCATCTTTTAATGATGTATTTTTATGAGTAATACAACTTGGATTTTTGCAAGTATAATCTTGAGTATGTGGTAATAATGGGTCTTTACAAATTAATTCATTTTCTTCAAGAGTTTTTATTTTAACTACTTTATCTTCCATATTAATAGAATATAATAAAGTTGTTTCACCTATTTGTTTAGTAAAATTACAATTATTACATTTAAATTCAGCACCAGAAGATACCATTTCATCAAATGTTTGATTAATTTTAATTTTATCATCTTCCTTTAATTTTTGATATTTTTTATTTTTAGCAAGTTCTTCCTTCGAGAATTCAGCTTTATATTTACTTAAATCTTCATTATTTTCTAGTTTATTTAATACATCCGCAACTTTTTTGATAGGCTTTCTTGTATCTACTTCTTTAGATACTTTAGATGATTTATTAATATCAAATGAATATGAACAATTTGGACAGAAATACATTAAATTATATAATATTTAAGATTTTATATAATTTATTTTCACTTTTTTTATTTCACTTATATTAAACAAACTCTATATTTTTATAGATTTGCCATTTGGCCTTACTTTGTTAGGTTTAGGTCGGATATCGAGACAACTAACTAAAATTTATCTAGATAAATTTTAGTTATGTTCTTACTTTAATAAAAAATTTTTAATGAATTTTTTATTAATGAGACATTTTATTATCAATTAGAAGGCGATTTAGATGATAAAACAAAGAAAATAATAGAAGATGTAATTGATAAAATGGATTCCAATAATAAGTATAGAGATAATAAGAAAAAAGATATTAAAATTATTATATACAATAATCGTGATAAAGTATCAAAGGATATTATCAAAAATCTTGAAATCATTAAACTATTTTTCCTTTAGAAAAATAGTTTAAGCTTATCTTAATATAAATTTCTTAAAAATTTATATTAATGAAATCATTGTTTAAAAAAAATAGAGAAGGAAACCATATATATAGGTATGATGGAAAATATACATTTATTTCATATTATTATATATTATGATGGTATACATCGTATATAAAGAGGTGGCCAATAGGGATATAAAAAATTGAAAAAAATATATAAAAAAATCTTAGTTTAGATAATTAATGACCGATAAACTTAATATTAAGAAAGCAGATAAATACAGACAGGCTTTAGTTGACTTTATGAATGATCATAGGTACAACGATGAGTCTGGCGAGCCTAGTACCCATCGTTCTTATGGAACGATTTTACAGGGTACATTTACCTTACAGAAAAGTTTAGCTAAACATTTTGTTCAATTATATTGTGATGCTATAGAAAATGGTGTGAAGGATTTATCCATTTTGGAAGTTCAAAAAGAATATTCACCTATTATTGTGGATATTGATTTGAGATTACCAATGGATGATTATCAACCCGGACAAAGATTATATAATGAAGAATTAGTTTTAAATATTATGCAAAAATATATCGAAGCAATTAATACTTATTTAGAAGTTCCAAAAAAAGATTTTAAGATTTGTCTATTTGAAAAAGAGCGGGCAGTAGAATCAGACGAAGTATTAAAAGATGGATTTCATATTATTTTCCCAGACATTTGTGCCCACTCAAAAATTAGACACTTAATCAGACATAAAGTTGTAAAAATGTGTGATGAAGATAGTATGTTTGAAACATATATTGAAGGACCTGATAAAATAATTGATAAAGCTGTTGTATCAGCTAATTCTTGGTTTTTATATGGTTCCAAGAAACCAGGTGGCCAATTATATCAACTTACAAAAATTTATAATATGGATCTAGATCTAACTTATGATCATCTAAATGGTATCGAATATGATAAATATGGTAATGAAAATGAAGGTAAATATGCTGATTCAGAATTAGTTAAATTATTCTCCATACATTATAAAAGAAGAAGATATCATAAGAAAATGGCAACACCATTAAATGAAGAATTTGCTGATTCTGATATTGATGCCGAATTTTCAAAATTAGGTATTGATACTACCGTAAAGAATCATACAGATAATAAATATGAAATAAATGATGCGAAAGAAGATGTTATAAGAAAAGCTTGTAAATTCACATCAATGTTAAGTGATGACCGTGCCAATAATTATGAAGAATGGAGAAATGTAGGTTTAGCTTTACATAATACAGATGATTCATTATTATCAGTTTGGATAGAATTTTCATCTAAGGCTCCAAGTAAATTTAAGAGAGCTAAAGATGGTCAAGGTGATTGTGCCAAATTTTGGAAACAATTTAAAACTCCAACTTCTGGAAATTTATTAACAATTAGATCATTAGCATTTTGGGCAAAAGAAGATAGTCCAAAAGAATATGATGCTTTTATGAAGGAAGAATTTAAAAATTGTTTAAAAAAGAGTTTAGATAAAAGCACTTATTCTTTAGCTAAAGCTCTATATACCAAATATTCAGATAGATTTGTTTGTTCATCTGCAAAAAATAATATTTGGTGGGAATTTAAGGATCATAGATGGCATAGAATTGAAGACGCTTATAGTCTTAAAAAGTTATTATCTGAAGATTTCGCAAATGAATATAGTAAAGAGATTGCTGACTTGGCAATTAAAATTACTAAAATGTCTGGTATGGAAAAAGAAGAAACACAACATAAAATTACCAGATTAAGCGGTATTACTGAAAAACTACTTAATATTAATCATAAAAAGAATATTATTGAAGATGCCAAGTCGTTATTCTTTGATAATAAATTCACAGAAAAGTTGGATAGTAATATTTATCTTATTGGCTTTGAAAATGGAATTTACGATTTAGAACAAAATATTTTTCGTGATGGAAGACCAGATGACTTTGTTCATTATTCAACAGGTTATTCTTATCGCAAATATTCAGAAAAAATGCCATTCAAGGCAAATATTGATAAATTCTTTGAACAAATTATACCTAATGAAAAAGTTAGAGAATACTTTAAGGTTGCTCTTTCTACTTGTGTATCTGGAGAAACTAAAGAAGAAAAACTTTATATTCTAACTGGTACCGGTTCTAATGGTAAATCTTTAACAGTTGACCTTATAATTCAAGCTTTGGGAGATTATTATATGTCTTGTCCAATTCAAATGATTACCAGAAAAAGAGGCCAATCTAATGAAACAGCACCAGAGAAAGTTCGTATGAGAGGAAAACGTTTTGGTTGTTTCCAAGAAACTGATGATGGTGAAAAATTAAATGTAGGTATTATGAAAGAATTTACGGGAGGTGATAAGGTTCTTGTTCGTGATTTATTCAAGGGTTCAGAAGATATGATTGAATATAAACCACAAATGAAATACTTTTTAACTTGTAATCAACTTCCTGCAGTTCCTTCTAATGATGATGGTACTTGGAGACGTTTAAGAGTTGTTGATTTTAGTTCCAAATTCACAGAAACCCCCACTAAACCAAATGAATATAAGATGAATAAGAATCTAAAAGAAGAGATTAAACAATGGGGACCAACATTTATGAGTTATATGATTCACATCTATCAAACTAACTATAGAGGTAAATCATTAGTTGAACCAGATGAAGTTATGACAAGTACTAAACAATATAAGATGGAAAATGACTTTTACACCGAATATGTTATGGAGAAACTTGTTATTACTGAAAATCCCAAAGATATTATTACTAGAGACAGTTTATGGGAGAACTTTAAGTCTTGGTACAAGACAAATTATGACGGCAGACCATTACCTAAGAGACCTGATTTTATCAAGGTTATGAGTAAAACTTTAGGTGAACCAGCCAAGAATGGTTTTACAAAGTTATTATTTAATATTGTGGTATCAGATGATACACAAAATAATGATTTGGATATATAAATTAATTTTTTATTTTATTATATTAAAAAAACCATAAATTAAAATTAATTTATGATTTTTTATAGCTGAGCCTTATTTGAGTCTACATATGTATTAGCTATGGATGATTATCAAGAAAATTAGCTAGTACATCTATATACCTAAAAATTCCACCAACTTGACCGCTATATTGATAACGAGAACAGCGAATATTCAAATTTCCAAATTTATCTTGTTCTGAATGAATTGGAGTTTTACAACGCTGACAAAAAGAAGATAATAAATTGTTTTTATTAGCTTCTTTCAATCTAGAATCTTTGAATGTGCCAGCAATTACGTTTTTCCCACTTTTTGTTTTTATCTGTTTAGTTCTAATAATACCACCCATTTTAATTGGTACTGATGTTTTCCTTTGAATAGTTGGTTTATTAGATTCTAGACCCACATTATGTCTTAATGGGATAGTGGTTCTATTGATGGGATTGTGAGGAGGCAAAGATGATAATTGCGCATTATTCCTACTTGAAGAATATTGAGTATTTTGTCTCCCATTAGAATTCACAATAGTTGCTGTGTATCTAGGATTATCATCAGTGCGAACAATTGTGGAACTGTCATTATCAATCCTTCGCCTTTTATTATGGCGTTCAGTTTCATACTCTTCATTTCTGGTTCTTTTAGAAGCTGGTCTACGTTCTGTTGCTAAAGAACTTGAAGAACCTGAACTTGAACCCAAAGTAAAGAATTGAGGAAAATATGTTGTGAAAGGGTCTTCATTATTAGAAGGCACCCTATCTGGAATTGGATGTCTCTTTACAACTTGCTTTCCCTTTTGCTTGGCTATTTCACGTTCTCTAGTTTCTTCATTATAGATTTTAGGTCTATGTCCAGATTTTGCAGTTGGAAAATGTCTTGGAGTTTCATATGTTGGCACATGAAATCCTGGAGTTGGAGGTGTCTTTGGTATTTGATTAGTATACCAATGACCTTCTGACTCAATAGGAGTCTTTGGTGTTGGAACACCAAAACCAGGTGTTAAAGGTGGTGAACATGGTGAACTAAAATAGTTATTAATTGTAATATTAAATACACCATTTGTGTTTGTTTCATTTGATAAACTTTGTTTATCAAAAGTAAGAACTCTATCTATCTGAGATAGAGTTGTTTCATCAAAAGGCTTTGCCTTTTGAAGTAAGAATTGAGGCTTCACCTCAATTGTTTCATTAACAGCCTCTGAAGGTCGAGTTTTTGGAACATTCTCAAATCCAACACTATTTTGAGAAAACTGATTTTTAGCTTTTTTTAAAGTAGGTGATTTTTTATCATGGTTCATATCCATGGCAATTTCTCCTTCCCTCTGTTGCCAGAGCCTCGACGATATCAAATTATTATTAGACATGTTCATTAGTCTATAATTATTAAATACAATAGGTATTTTTTTTTTCAATTTTTTTTTATAAAAATTGATACTCTTCGTTAAATTAATATACGCCTAAAGGCTCAGTTAATAATATGTTTTATAGCTACTCGCTAATGCTCACTTCGTTCGCTTTATAATTAATTATTAACGTTCATTAATCTAAAAATTCTTATGGAATTTTTAGATTAAGTAGCCCATGTTCATTTCATTTCGCATTAATAAAAAAAATTGAAAGAAATAATAATTCAATAAATAGATTTTATTAATAATGGCCAAGATATTATTTAGTAGAGAATTATTAGAATTTTTAAATTTAGATTCTAATCAAAAATATTCAAAAAAATTTATAGAAAAAATTATTAGAAAAAATAAAATATGTAATAAAAGAGTAAAAACTTTCTTTCCAGATTATGAGTTTTGTTCTTGTGGACAATGTGATATTAATAAGAATGATTTTTATTATTGGATTTTAAGGGCGATGGTAGTAAATCCAAAACCTACATATAATTTTTATGAATTTGAACAAAAACCAAAAAATATTTCAAATTTAGAATAAGTTTAATTAATAAAAAAAAAATATATTATAATAATGTTTAATAATAACTTTAATTTAATACAAAGACCCAATCCATTAGATACATATTCTTATATTGAAAATCAATTTATTAATATTAAAAATTTACATTCTCTTATTAATTATACTTTAATACCTTCTAATGATTTAGTAAATATAACAAATGTGATAACTGATTGTCTAGATAAATTATCAACTATATCAGCAATTTATATAAAAAAATTAAATGATAATACATTAAATAAACAAATAATAAAAATAATTAATAAAATGATATCAATTCATGATAATCTAGTTCATAAAATTAATGATTTTGGAATGTTATCAAAAGATTTAGTATCTGGATTAAAAGAAATTGTTGAAAAAAAATTCTGTCAAGATATTATTAATTATATATATTATGATATTATAAATAGATATAAATTAATTATAATGTCAATATTTGAACAATTGAAAAAATTAAGTGTATATACAAGTATTGTTAAAGAAAAATTTTACTAATTACTTATTTTATTTTCAATTAAAAAATCATTAAATTGATATTTATTATTTTGATCTTCTGATTCAATTAACCAATCTTTAACTTGTAATAAACCGAAAGGCCCCAATAAAGGCCGTGTCCATTTAATAAATTGTTTAATAGGTAAATTTTCGGGTAATAATAATCCCATAAATTTATTATTATTTATTAATTCAATTAAATAAAAAAGACCTCCAATATAACCTGTTGCTACCTGTAATATTGTTGGATTAATATAATCATTTATTTTATTATCAAATATTTCTCTTGCTTCATTAATATCTAATAATGAACCAATCCACCATATTTCACCATCTTCAAAAAATAAAGCCGAACCTAATTCATCACGACCTTCAATTATATCATTTGTCATTAATCTCTTTTTATATTGTATTTCTTCCAAATTTTCCTTAACTTCATTAAGCGACGCAACACATGAATCAGATGGTGAATATATATAATAACAACTTGGTTTATAAATAATTTTATTATTTTCTTCAATAGTTAATTTTCTACAAATTGTAAAAGCTTCTTCGTGCCTTATTAACATACCTCTGACATTTTTATTTATTGGTGTATAAGTATAAACAAATGTTTCAGAACCCATTAAATCTATTATTTTTTGATATTCATTAGATAATTTAGGATTTGTATATTCATGTAATGTTTTCTCATGAGTTCCCCATCCTATTTCAATATAACTTAAAGCCTCGTCATACCAAGATACCGCATCTGTTGACCATGTATTCACATATTCATTTTGTTTTTTAGGTATACTAGTAATTTGTGAATCTCTTTCAGATATATGTATAGTTCTAAGTCCCATTTTATAAGCTAATTCACTATAAGATTTAAATTGATATTTATTTTTAATATTATTAATTTTTTCTAGTCCATATAATGTCCATATATTAACATTACCTGGATTTGCTCCCAAACTTATTATAAAATTATTTTTTTTATTTTGAATATTAGAATTTTGAGCTTCAATACTTTTGAATCTCGAATAAAAAGTAAAATCTTTTTCATTTAAAGCTTCATCAGTGCTCCATACATCAACTGCGGAATTAATATATGATATACCATGATTTGAACATAATCCAAATATAAAATTAGTATTAATTTCATAAGCACATTCAATTATAATATCATTCTGACCAAATTTTAAATCATTAATTATAATTTTCTCCAGATTTTTTTTAGATAATTTTTCATAAATAAAATTTATTGGTAAATTAATTTTTGATTTTAATTTATCCAATCTATATTGTTCTTTGTCAATTATATAAATATTTGTTGGATTTATTTTAATTAATTCAATAATTAAAAATAAAATAATTGGTCCTACTGCTCCACAGCCAATTATTAATATCTTATTATTAAATATTACTTTTTGTTTCATATCATCAAAAGCTTGTTTTCTTTGTTCTTTTGTTTTTAAATTATTATTAATACTATTCATTATATATTATACTATAAAATTCAATAAAAAATTTGAAATATATATTTCTAAAGATTAAAATATTATATTATTAATGGAAATTGATACAATTATTAATAAAATGCAAATTAAATATTACAAGTCATTAAAAAATACTTTAAATAAAGATGATAATAATATTGAATGGATTGATAATCAAATTAATATATTAAAAAAAAATGTTGATGACAAATTAACCGAAACTCAAACTGAAAAGAAAAATGATTCACCTAAACAAATGGATAAACATACCCAAATATTTGATGATAGTGATTTATACAAAAAGCCATGGGGTAAGTTAACATCTATTCATAAAATCCTAAAAATAAAAGAATTTGTTAACGGACTAAAAATAAATTCTGAGAAAGAAAGGTCTGACTTGAGAGATGAGTTAACTTTATTGATTAAAGACAAAACTTTAGCAAAGAAAGATAAAGTTAATTATGATGAAGAAAAAGGTAAAATTATATCTCTAACTAATCTACAATATAAAAATGGTAAGTATTTTTATTTAGAATAAAATATTGAATTTAATTTGATTTAAAAACCTATTTTAAATCAATTTAATGTCATTTGGTAATCTTTCATTAATGTTAGAAAAAACTATTAAAATATTAAATAAAGATATAGAATTAAATAATACCTTGAATTTATCTGATTTATATACTATTAAAAAAAAGGTCTATTTAAATTTACAAAAAGAATTTGATGATATATCTATGGATAAGATTGATGAGATTTTTAATAGATTATTTAGTTCAAAATATCAATTTAATGGGCAAGTTAATTTTGATAATGGAATAAATTGTTTTCGTGAATTTGAAGATACATATCCAGATATTAAAGTACCATCTAAATATAAAAAATTAGATGAACATTTTAATAAATTAAAAAATTTACCTCAACCTGCGCAACGATCAAAAGAATGGTATGATTATAGATTTAATAGAATTACAGCTTCTGATTCTGCAGCAGCTATCGATTTAAATCCATATGAACCAGTTGAATCATTTATTCTTAAAAAGTGTGATCCCAATTTCCCATTTAGAGATAATGCAACTGTTTTTCATGGTAAAAAATATGAACCTACAGCAACTATGATTTATGAACATATATATAATACTCGTGTTTTTGAATTTGGTGCTTTACCTTCTGATAAATATAATTTTTTAGGAGCATCACCTGATGGTATCAGTTCAAAGTATACTTTAGATAATAAATTTTCAGATAGATTAGGAACGATGCTTGAAATTAAATGTCCTGTTACGAGAGAAATACAAACCAGTGGAGATATTGCGGGTGATATTTGTCCATTTTATTATTATTGTCAAGTTCAACAACAATTAGCTTGTTGTGATTTAGATAAATGTGATTTTTGGCAATGTAAATTAATTGAATATAAATCAAGACAAGAATATTTAGTTGATGACTGTTCATCTTGTATTAATACTATTGATAATAAAGGTGCAAAAATTCAGATTGATAATCGTCTTAAAAAAGGAATTATATTAGAATTTTATCCAAAAAATTTTATACCAGAATTTGATGGAGATCAAATAGAATGGAAAAGCAAATATATAATTCCAAAAAGATTAGATATGGATGATTCACAATATAATGAATGGGTATTAAAAACATTAGACCAATATAAAGAAACTCACCCTGAAATTGCTAAAGATTATTATTTTTATAGAATCATTTATTGGAAATTAGAAGCATCTCATAATGTAACTATAAATAGAAATGATAAATTTTTAGAAAATATGGTACCTATATTAAAACAAACTTGGAATGATATCTTATATTATAGAGCAAATCAAAATAAACTTGATGAATTAAAGAAGATTGTTGAAAAAAGACAAAAATATATTAAACATAATACCAATTATACTATTCACAGTGATATTATAGTTAAGGGTAAACATTTTATATTAGACCCATTATTTAATTGTAAGAATTTTATTAGTCAAAATATTAAGAAACCTGTTTCTAATTATAACTATAAAAGTAATTATAAATATCAAAATCAGAATAAAGAAAAAGAGAAAGAGAAAGAAAAAGATTATGAATCAGATGAGTGTGATTTTATTGATGATAAACATATTTCAATAAATAAACCAAAATCTAAAATTGAAACAATTGAGGCGAAGCCTCAATTCTTACTTCAAAAGGCAAAGCCTTTTGATGAATCAATGTTATCAATGAAAAAAAATAATGTACCTTCTAAAGTAAAACAAGAACAAAAAAATATAGAATCATCAAATTCTTTAAATGATACTAATGATTGTGATTTTGTTGATTAATTTAATAAAAGAATTCGCTTATACTCTTATTAGAATAATCTTATAAAAATAATTAAAACTCTTCGGCATGGGTTTTGCCTAGCCTCAGCTACCAATTATTTTAATTTATTAAAATAAAATAATTGAAATTTTAATTCATTAAATAATAGGGTTTATAATATTAAATGTCAAATTTTGAGTATTATTCTACTGATGATGAATTAAATAATCATATTGATAATATATTAACTTTTAAAAATTATATTGATTCTATTACACAAGATATTAAGAGAGGTGATTATGATACAAATACCATAAAAAAATTGTCTAAATTATCTGAGGATTATTTTTTAAATGATAACTCTAATGAATATAAATTTAATCCAAAAATTGTTGAGATTAATAGTGATACATCTGATGATGATTCTGAAATTACAACTATTTATAGTCCAAGTGAGAACTCATCTAATAGAAATTATAATACCAGTTTACTAACAAATTATGAACCTTATGATAATACTGACCCAGATTTTTTAGATGAACAAACTACTTATAGTTCAAAATTAGATTATAATAATCCTAAAGAAATATCTAATATTGGCGATTTATTTGATACAAAATCAAATGATACTGATACTGAATATAAGGAAAAATTATATGATAAATATATGAGTTTAGCAAAGGAATCTCAAACTAATTATACACAAATAGATTATAATAAACCGAAAGATAAATTAATTAATGATTTTCTAAATAATAGTCTTAAATTAGAAAATTATTATTATCCAAAAATTGGATATCAAAATATGTATATTACATTTTATAATAATAGTCAATATTATTAATTATTTTAATGCTTCTTGGATTTCTTAGAAGATTTCTTGGACTTTTTCTTGGAAGCCTTCTTAGACTTCTTCTTGGCACCGCCTAACATTTCTTCATCAGCACCACCCTTCATTTTCTTAGATCTCTTCTTGGAAGCCTTCTTGGACTTTTTCTTAGCACCACCACTCATTTTCTTGGAGCCTTTCTTAGATCCCTTCTTAGAACCCTTCTTAGAAGCTTTCTTGGACTTTTTCTTAGCACCACCGCTCATTTTCTTGGAGCCTTTCTTAGAACCTTTCTTAGAGCTCTTCTTGGACTTTTTCTTAGCACCACCACTCATTTTCTTGGAGCCTTTCTTAGATCCCTTCTTAGAACCCTTCTTGGAGCTCTTCTTGGACTTTTTCTTAGCACCACCACTCATCTTCTTTGAGCCCTTCTTGGAACCTTTCTTAGAACCCTTTTTGGAGCTCTTCTTGGACTTTTTCTTAGCACCACCACTCATCTTCTTTGAGCCCTTCTTGGAACCTTTCTTATAACCCTTCTTGGAGCTCTTCTTGGACTTTTTCTTAGCACCACCACTCATCTTCTTTGAGCCCTTCTTGGAACCTTTCTTAGAACCCTTCTTGGAGCTCTTCTTGGACTTTTTCTTAGCACCACCACTCATCTTCTTTGAGCCCTTCTTGGAAGCCTTCTTAGAGCCCTTCTTGGAGCTCTTCTTAGACTTTTTCTTAGCACCACCACTCATCTTCTTTGAGCCCTTCTTGGAACCTTTCTTAGAACCCTTCTTAGATCCCTTCTTAGAACCCTTCTTAGAACCCTTCTTAGAACCCTTCTTGGAGCTCTTCTTGGACTTTTTCTTTGCGCCACCACTCATCTTCTTGGAACCCTTCTTAGAACCCTTCTTGGACTTCTTAGATCCTTTCTTGGACTTTTTCTTGGCACCACCACTTTGGCTGATATTAATTTCATCATTTTCTAATTTTAATACATCAGTATCTTGTAATACAGTATTAACTTTATCAATTGCTGCATAATCGGCACAAGTAATTTGCTCAATAAATTTTTTTTTAAATTCTCTTGTATTCATACCATTTTCATTCCAAAGTGCAAAAGCCTTTTGTTGATTTTCACCGGTTAAATCAGCTCCTAATATTTTTGTTATTATTGCTTTACTCATAATTATATATAATACTTTATAAATTAATTTTTATATTTTTTTAAAATTAAATTTTTTTCATTCAAAATTTGATTTCCCGAACAATTATTAAAGTTATATTCTGGAGCTTTTCCCGGTTTTCCGGATGGTTCATATCTAAATTTCATTTTTCTACCTTGTTTTTTACGTTGTAAACCTTCTAATAATGCTGACCTAATAGGATCAGTAGGAATACCATAACATTTATATGTAAAATCTTGGAATGGAGATTTATCAATAACAGTAATATTATGTGAATCTAAATAATTTTTCCTAGCTTCAAAAAGTCTTCCAATTAAAATGGAATAAATATTACTAAAAAATTGATTTCTATTTATATAAAAATAAAAATAATTAAATAACAAATACATAAAAACCAAATTAAATGTTCCAAAATGTGTATTCTTTTTTTCTGAATAATTATAAACGGTACACCTTTCATTATTTCCATATAATTTTAAAACTAAATTATTATTATAATAAAATTCTATTCTTTTATCCATAAATGAGAAGAAGGGGCAAAATTCTTTAATGGTAATTTTATTATTAAATTTATGGGATAATAATTTATAAATATGTTTAGCATCATGTTCAAGATTATCACTAATTACTTCATAATAAGGATAATCTTTAATCATATATTTTTCGACACTTTTTTTAACATAATAATTAAATGCGTAAAACCCAACCGCTATTAACTTAGATTTATGAATTATCTTTTTTTTAATAAATTTTAATACATCTCTATTATCAGACCTCAATTCTATTGATTTATTATTATTTGATGTATCTATTGGATAATATCTTAATAATTTCTGAAATCTTTTTATTGATTTATCTAATCTCCAATATGATGTCATTGGATCTGTTAAGACTCTAAATGCGTCAACCATCATAAAATGTGGATGTGTACACCTAATACCATCTACTTCAATAGAAGGCATATTATTAAAAACATTTAATGGCATATATGAGATATCACAATAATTAATAAAATTAACAAATATTTTATATGTTTCAGGGTGCATTCCTTCTTTACCTTCAATATGTTTATATCCTAATTTATGTAATTCTTCAGTTAATTCAATAATATCATTTAATGGTGTAGGGGAATAAAATTCCATATCAGCAACATCAGGCCAATTATAAAAAGCCCCATCAATTATTTTATAAAAACTATCATTAGGATTTTTATCAATAACTAATAAATTTTGCGCAAAACCACCGTATGCTAATTTTTTATTTTTTCTTATATAGTTTTTAATTGCGCTATAAACATTAGATATTTCATTTAATGTAGGTTCATATTTTGATTTATATTCTTGTGCAGCACCATCTTTTATTTTATCTAAATTTTTTTCTATTTTTTCAATGTCTTCAACACGATACATTTCTAAATTATATACTAATTTAGAAAATAATCATTAAATTTATTTTTTATTCAATAGATGATTCACTTGTTATTGAATCTGTTTCAATATCTAATTCCTCACTAATATTTGAATCATTAGTATTATTTGTTATAAAATGTTCTTCATAATCATTTAATGCAAAATATTCATTATAATCATTTTCATTATAATATTCTGATACAAATGATTCCCAATTTAAGTTATTTTCATTTTTAAGTTTTAATATTAACTCAAATTTCTTCTCAAATAATTCTGGTATTTTAAAATTAGGGTCCTTTTTTTGATTATCCAAAAACATATCAAATAATTTTATATCATTTTCATATACTTTTTTAGATTCTTCTATTTTATTTTTTTGGTGTTTTAACATATTTATTTTATGTTGTAATTCTATTTTTTGTTTGGCCATTTCTAATAACACAGGATTATCTTCTTTAACTTTAACTTTATTTTTGGAAATATTATTTTTTTCTCTTAAAGTATGTTCTAATCCTACAGGCTTAGAAGATTTATTTAGTGAAATTTCACTTATTTTATCTTCTAAAATAATATTATTTTTATTAACTTGATAACAACTATTTAAACTAAATGTTATAATAGATGGATTACCATTAGATATCATTAAATTATTTTGTAAACAAGATAAAATAAAAATTTTTGCTTTAAGAAAATCATTATATATACCAATTATTTTATTATTATATTCAACACCATAATAAAAATCGTCCATTATATATCAAAATTAAATTATCTTTAAATATATAAATTTTTCCAAAAAGATGATTCTTCTTTATCCTTACGATGATTTTTAAATGATTCAAAACCTCTTTTAATATCAGTCATATTTAAAATTTTCTTTGTTGCTATTTTAGATGCGAAAACTCTTCTTGAATGTGCTCTTTTACATCTACTAAATAATATTTCCATATCACCTCCAAAATATTTAAAATATTCATAATTTTCGTGAAAGAATGATGATGATATACTATTATCTATTTCCCATCCACAATCATATACTTTCTTTTTAAATATCTGAAATATTTCATCTGGAGTATACGGGTCAATAGTAAAACGAACTGGGAATCTCCTTTCTAATCCAGCATTATATGCGAAAAAACATTTGTCAACTTCATCTTTATATCCCGCAATAATACAAATGAAATCTGTTTTTTTATCTGTCAAATTTTCATTTATTGTATCAATACATTCCTTTGCAAATGAATCTCTTTTTTCTGAATTACCTAAAGAATATACTTCATCTATAAATAATATTCCACCTAGCGCACTATCAATCATTTTTTGTGTTGCTTTCGCGGTTTGTCCTAAATATCCAGCAATTAGTTGACTTCTTGTTGCTTTAATAAATTTATTATTTTTAAGAATTCCCATTGCTAAATATACTCTACCAATAATTTTGGCAACTTCAGTTTTACCTACTCCAGGTGGTCCTTGAATTACTGTATGACACATATCTTGATTAGAAGCATCTAAATTTTGTATTCTAAAAAGAATATGATCTACCATATCTTGTTTCACCGCATCCATACCTATCATATTATTTAATTCTGTTAATGGTTCTACTAAATGATTTAACGTACATAAATCCACATTGTATTTTTTAATAGGATTATACATTTTACCTAATTCAATTAAATCAGATAAATTATTTATTTCTTTATCAATAATAATTATTTCATCATCTTCAGGTGGATTATCTGAAATAATAGATGGTAAAATAATATCGTCATACTCAATATTATCACTATTATCACTATTATTACTACTATCACTACTATCACTATTATCACTACTATCACTATCACTAGAAACTATAATTTTTGTTCGTTTAGTTGGAGGTTCATATTTAGAATTCTTATTATCTAAGGGTCTTTTTCTATTTTTATTATTATTATTATTATTATTTTTAGTCATTATATAGAATAATAATTAATGTTTTAAATTAAAATACTTTTACAGATTATATTACTTTGTTAAAATAAAAATATTGAAAAAATCGCTAAAGCTCTTTTTAGAATAATCTCATTAATTTAATGCTTCACATTAAATTAATAAAAATATTGATAAAGAAATATTTTAAATAAAATAATATAATAGTATGCGAATAATTGCGTGGAATGTAAATGGTTTGAGATCATTATTAAAAACAAATCATTTAGATGAATTAATGAATACTAATGATCCAGATATTTTATGTTTTGGTGAAACCAAATTATCTTGTTCACTAACAGATACAGATGATAATATTGAAACTTTAATTAAAAATAAATATCCAAAATTTAAGTATATTTATTGGAGTCCTTGTAAAACTAGGGGAGGATATAGTGGAACCGCAATTTTAAGTAAAAAAAAACCAATAAATGCTTATTATGGTTTAAAATATAAACAAAAAGAAATTGATGATGAAGGACGAGTTATAACATTGGAATATGATAATTATTTTTTAATTCATGTCTATACACCCAATTCAGGTCAAGCATTAGATAGATTAGAATTTAGAACAAAAACTTGGGATAGAGCATTTGAATCATGGATGAATCATTTACAACAATCAAAATATATTATTGTTGCAGGTGATTTAAATGTAGCAAGATCAGAATTAGATATTAAAAATCCAAAAACTAATTTAAGAACTGCAGGATATACTATTGAAGAAAGAGATTCATTTGAGAAAATATTATTAAATACTGATGTTATTGATACATTTAGATTTTTAAATCCAAATTTAATAAAATATAGTTTTTGGAGTTATAGATTTAAGAGTAGAGAAAAGAATATAGGTTGGAGATTAGATTACTTTTTGGTTAGTAAAAAAAATATAAATAAAATAAAAAAATCTGATATATTATCAAATGTATTAGGTAGCGACCACGCACCAATTATTTTAGAAATATAAAAATAAGTATAAAAAATATATTTATTTTCTATTTAATAATATATATGGATTCTCACATTTTTGTTGCGGTTATTGGTGCTTTAATTAATATGGTTTTGTCAACAATAATTCCTTGTTTAGTAAATAAAACTGATATGCCAATTTTAGCTCAAGTTAGAAAAGTTTTTGAAACTAATCGTCAAGTTATCTTGACCAGTAGTTTAATTGTTGGTATAACTATCTATCTTGCTCTTAAAGTTGCCCCTGAATTAGAACCATCTTTTGAAGAATTAACTGGAATTGATATTGGTTCCCCAATGAGCGGACCATTACTTATTAATGGTGTTCCCTTACAACTAAGAAATTTAGTTAGATTATCTTAAAAGTAATCTCCAAATATTATTTTCTAATTTAAAACCAACTTTTTCAATTTCTTTATTATATTCTTTCAATTTATTATCATTTTTAAATGTTAATTCATAAATGATATTATCATTTTCATCTTTTTGTTTCTTTGTTAGAATATCAATACTAAATCCTGTAATTTCCTTAATCTGTTTCATAACATATTTAATTCTATCCTCCAAATTATAAGGGAATGGAAGTGTGGGATGATTAGCAGGTATCATAACATAAGTCATTTTATTATTATCTTTACTAGTTGAATATTTCTCTAATATTAATAATCTTTTTTGAAGCTCTTCACAAATCTGATTTCTTTTCTTTAATTCTATTTGTTTAACCTCAGTTAAAGTTATATCTGGCATTTGTCTTATTAATTTCATCAAGTACTCTTTATCTTTAGTTGTACAAACTGCTCCTTTAAATGTTGGAATACCTGTAGCTCTTTTTTTATCTAATACCTTTGCTCTAGGTGGTCTTATTTTAAATAAATCTGTTTCCGTTGATGCTATTGTATTTAAATTTTTATCTATAATACCAACTACAAAATTTTCATCTCTATCATCATAATAACTCATTGTACTTTCAAAATCATATCCAACTTCTTTTTCATATGTTTCATCTTGTTTCACTTTAATTTTTGCTTCTTTTGGATATTTTTGTTTAATATAATTATTTAATGATACTTGATTTTCTTGTTGAATTTCTAATAATTGACGATAATACATTGGTACGTCCTCATTTTCATTAAATGGTTGAAATATATAATATTTGCCTCTTTGAATTAAATAACCAGATTTATTATATTTATCATATAATGTATCTTTAAAATTATTAAAATCATTTTCGGTTTTAGGCATCATATCTCCTAGTGCTTGGTCCAAAAAATATTCATCAAATAATTCGGATTGATGTTCTAAAAATGATTTCTTTATTTCTTCCATAATTTCATTATACATATATACATGTTTAAATCTGTATAAATCTTTAATCTTATTTTTAATTAAAATAATTTCATATTTAGCCAATTCATCATTAAATGTATTATAATCTATCTCATTTTTATCTAATTTTTTATAAGTTAACTTTTTAGCATCCCAATATTTATCATTTAATTTATTAGCATCACATTTTAATTCACATCTTTTAAAATCACATAACGCGGGGCAAATTTGTTTCCCAGCTTTAACATTTTCTAATGTTGGTGGAACACAATTTTTATATTTTTCTAAATCTTCAGGGAAAACATTGGCATGTAATAATAAAGGACAATCAATTGCTACTTCTTTTAAAGCTCTTTCTACTTCTTTAACTGTTAAATATTTAAGTTCAGATTTTTGGTAAAGAATTTCATCAGTAGATAATTCTTCTGGTTTTTTATCATTTATAGATACTACATATCTATATACACTAACTTTTGGATATTTGTAATTATCATTAATAACATCTTTATGAACACACATACGAATAACTCTACCGATAACTTGTTCTACTTTAGGTATATTATAAAATACATCTAATATATGAACTTGTCTACAATTTTTAAGAGTAACTCCTTCATTCATAACACGTGAACCCAAGACTAATTTAATATGTTTACCATCAATATTATCTGAATTATTAAAAACATCTTGAATGATTTTTTGTTTTATTTCTGGTAAATCTTCACCAGATTCGTCCGCACCTCCGGTTACCAATATAAATGTTGCAGGTCTAAATTCTGATAAGTTCTTTTTCTTTTGTTTAAATTCCAAATAAGTTAAACCTGTTTTATAATCAATTGTATCATCTTTAATATCATAGTTTTTATTATCTTCTTGATATTCTAAATATCCATTTTGTAATAATGCTTCCGCAAATAATTCCATACCACCTGCTTTAACCAAATTAGAATAAACAAAAGCAGTACTAGAACCTTTTTGTCCTTCAACTAGTTTTTTAAGATTAGTTATAATTGTATAAAATTTTGTTGAGAATTTTTTAACGTATGGTAATTTAAGTATCAAACCTGTAATATTTTTATTTTCATTTTCAAATATAAAATTTTCTTCTTCATCTTTCTTTAATTTCCCATTAAATATTCTTTTATTAATAAGACTTCTTAACTTTGCTCCATCTGTATTTATATGTGATATCACTGTATTCATACCTTCCGTTGAATAATAACCTTTCAAATCAGTTCTATCTTTAGTTAAACCTGGGAAAACAAAATTAGATGCAGCTGATGCAGCCTTATCAAGAGTATCATCAAAATTTAAAGTTGTTTCAATATAGGTATTATATTGAAATTCATCCATAAAACATTTTATTACTGGTGTAAATAACATTCCTGATGGTACAACACCTTTCTCAATTCTATCAGCAAATGTATATGGAATAGAACCACGATAAAAACTAATATATCCTCTAGCTTTATCTTTTAAATATTCTAAACCATTTGGTTTTATTTTCATTGCGTAATTTTTTTCACCAGTAAATATTTTATCTCTTAAAACTGGATCATTGTCTGGTCTAATAAAATTTAATAATTCTACAATTTCATCTGCTAAATTAATCATTGGTGTTGCAGTTAATAATATTACTCTCAAATTTTCAGAATTTTTAATAATTTTTTTAAGAGCCTCTCCATATTCATTACCGGAAATATTATGTGCTTCGTCAATAATTAAAATAGTATTATTCATATTAGTAATACGATCTACTACAAGTTCACGTTCATAATCACCTTCCGCAGTTTTTCTATAAGTAGCTTTAATTTTATTATCACCAACTAATTTTTTTTCAACAATTTTTTCACCTAAAATTTTTTTATAAAATGTCTTGTATGATAATATTTTATAATATTGTAGAGCATTAAATATTGCGGTATTCTTTTCTCTTTCTATTTCTTGTTTAGGTAATTGACTTAATGATTCTTTGTTTTTAAGATATGTTTCACCTGTTGTATTAACCAATTCTTTTTTAAAGTTTTCTCTGGTATTAGGTCCAGGTACAACAACATATATTTTTGTATTATATTTTTTAACTTGATCTTTAAATTGTTCCGCAATTCTAATTGCGCTCATTGTTTTACCAGAACCAACACCATGCATAAGAATAACACCTTTATAAGGAGTATTAGGACTTATAAAATTAGGTAAAATAGCTTGCTGTTCTCTTGGTTCAACTTCACCTTCTTTACAATTTAAGGCTCTATATTTTTGGACTTCTTCATATGTTTCCATTTTATCACGTTGAGGAACACGATAATAATAAAATTCTCTTTTTTTAAATATTTTAGCAAGTAAATCGGCATCATTTGGTTCAGGATAGGAAAAATCCTTATTAAATTTAAGTTTACTCATAATTACAATATAGTAGATATTAATAAAAAAATTGAAAAAAAATTACTTAATTTATTAAATATATATTGTATGTTAAATACAATACAACTAGTCATGAAATCCCAAAAATTTAATGGGTGTAATAAAAATAGCCTAATAACTGGGTTTTTTATTAACCATAATAATAAAATTTATATAGTTAGTGTTCATCATTTTAATCCTATTAAAAAAATTACAACTTTAACTCCACAAATTAAAAAGAAAAATGAACTCGAAATTAAAATAAACTCAAAATGGAGTGAAGTACTTATTTGTGATTCACATAATGTAAATCACAAAAATTATATTATTCACAAGAATTTTCATACTCAAATTCCTCTTAGAGGTGAAACCTTATATTTTTATAAGGATAATATTAAATATGATTTAATTGTGAATAGTCTAATTTTTAGACAGTTTGATGATATTCATGATAATATACCTATTCCATATATTTTAACAGATTTTCAATCCAAATTTGAATTAAATAGCCTTTCTGGCTCACCTATTTATTATGGTGATAAAATTATTGGTATTATGGTATCAGGTATTAAAGACTATTCACAAGTCTTTGTATTACCAATTTATATTGTCCTTAAAAATTTAGATAGAAAAAATAATGATGATATATTTTATATTCCAAATAGTGATATTAAAAAAATTGGATATTATAATATTAATGAAAAAAATCAAATATATCATCCTACTCTAAAAACATATATACCTGTGTCTTCATATTATTTATTAGAAGGGGATGGACAATATGTTAATATTAATATTGAAATAGGACATGAATTAAAAGAAGTAGCATCAAAATATGTTAAATATCCCAAAAAATTATGTAATGAAACAAATATTACTATTGATAAGAATGATATTTTTAATTATAAAATAAGTACTAGATTATTAAAGTTAATGAATAGTTTTAATTATGATAAAAGATTTATTATTAATATGGTTGAAATGATAAGAAATAATCAAGACGCAGATTTATGGTTTTCCATAAAAACCAATAAAATAAGTATGAAAAATAAATAGTTAGTTTAGTTTCTTGAATTTTTTCATAATATTTTTCTCATGATTACTTAATTTATGACCAATTTCGGACATTAACTCAATTTCATCAATATATGATTTAGATATTATCTTTTCACAAGATATAATATTATTTTCTTTTTTATGTTTTTCAACATAATTTAATATTTTATCAATACATTTATCTGATAATATATTTAGATTTATGAATATTCCATTTCTATTAGATGAATAATTAGTGCCTATATCTTCTATTATAATATTATAAATAGAGATATAGTCATTTTTATTATTCAATTTATCTATTTTATTAATAATTTTTTTTCTAAATTCCGCATTATATTTTCGTTTATTTTGTATTGAATATGTGGTTTTATCCATTAAATAAACATATAATTTAGATTTTTAATTAAGCGAAATATTTTTTTTTATATATTTTTTATTATTAAAAAAAGCGTAATTATAATTATTTTTTAATAATTATAACCATCTGATTCCTTGCTCTCTTGGTACAGAATTTTCACAAGATGTGTGAACATTTGCTGGTTGATAGCTTGGTGTCTGAAAACATCCAGGTTGATCAAGTATAGAAGCGCTCAAATTTATTCTTGGTTGTTGATAACCACCATTAGAGTGTCCATGATGATGACCACCATTAGAGTGTCCATGATGATGACCACCATTAGAGTGTCCATGATGATGACCACCATTAGAGTGTCCATGACGATGACCATTAGAGTGTCCATGATGATGACCATTAGAGTGTCCATGATGATGATGATGATGGTGATGATGATGGGTAGTTGTATGTCCCTGATTATGGTGACTATTCGTGGGTGTAGAAGGTTGATTAACCCTTACAGTCATCATAGCACCACCAATCATAACATTTTGATATGTTGTTTGAGTGGGTTGAGGTTGTTGAACCATACTTGGCTGTATGGTAATAATAGCTCCCGTATTTTTGGGCTGATATGGTATAAAATTAGTTCTCAAGTAAGACTGGTAATTCATTACTAATTATATTGATTGTGTCTAATTATTTTTTTTTCAATTTTTTTATAGCTCGAGCATTAGCGAGTAGCTATAAAACATATTATTGACTGAGCCTTTAGGCGTATATTAATTATTTTCAAAGAAAATAATTAATTAGGATTAAATTAAAATGCTTTGCATTTTAATTTAACGAAGTATATCAATTTTTTATTTTAATAAGATTATTCTTGGTCTTTGCCTCTAAAATCGAAGGTTTTGAATGGCCGGCTTCTTAAAGAAGCCAGTTTGGATGTGAAGCATCCGACCCAAAGGGCCGAGCGAGTGAACGCAATAAACGTTAAGAGCTTAATCTCTTAACCTACTTTAATTATTTTTTACTGGTAAAGTATATATACATCCTTCTTATATATTCACTTAATAGTGGCATATCTTTATGGTCCCATATATTTTTAATATTATTCCACCCATTATTTTTTTCAATATTAAATGAGTCTAAATACGCATTTGATTTTATATATAATGTATTATCAAGCTTAGTATATATTGGATTAAATAAAGGGCTAAAGAATAATGGATTAACAGACATTATTATTTGTGGATTAACTTGTGTTAATATATAACCATACATTGCATCTTTATTAGATTCTTCAAATTCTTCATAGTTCATAAAGAACACGTAATGTTCTGATGTATTAATTAAAGTAAATTTTTTTAAATCTTTATTTTTTTGTATTATCATTTTATTAGGGTATCCTAATAAAACTTGATATACAATTGAATTAATAAAAGCCCGAGGTATAATATCACCATCATAAGTATTCATTAGAGTTACATTAAATGAATTTCCATATAAAAATGATCTTACTATTTTTTCTTCAATTGTATAATTTGTTAAATTATTACTATAACCACCTTTATATATTTTAGATATCCATTTTATTGTTTCATTAGTTTTAAGTTCTTCACTAAATTTTAAATTAAAGTTCGCTAATTCTATTAAATATTTATTAATTATATCTGAATCAATAAAATTATCTTGTGCCCATTTATCTATTCTGGCTTTATTTTTTTGTATATCGTCATATAAAATATTTTTAATAGGTGAATCTTTTTTGAAAACCTCTTTATATTTATTTTGTAATTCTCCTTTATTCTTTAATCCCATAAATTTATTCCATAAATCTATACTTTCATAATTTTTATTATATTCTCCATATTTTTCATACATTTTTTTAAATGTTTCTAATTTTTCATCATATATCTTATCAAATTTTGTACTATAGTTATCAAGTTGGAATAATATTAAATAACTAAATGCTTTTTTTATTTTTATTATTAATTCATATAAAAATATTAAATCAGAATATATTTGCGATGATGAATATATTTCAGTAAATCTATTCCAATTTTTTAATGATTCCTTGGGTGCTAAATTTATTAATGAGTTATTTATTATGTTTAATAATAATTGAATTTCCATAACTGGTATTAAACAATTCATTGCTGATGATGATAAATAAATTAATGCGGTAGGCAAATTTATCTCAAAACTAGTTTTTAATTCTAAACATTTTTCAGCAAGTTCTGATTTAATTAATTTTCGATTTTTTAAACTTAAATCCATATAATATGGCGAATTAGTTTCACTATCAATTAATAAAAAATTATAAACTAATTTTAATAATATATATCTATATTCATCATCATTAATTTGGTTTGTTTTCTCAATAATATCATCATCCTTTTTATATTCAATAATCTCATTTAAATAATTTCTAATTATATTATTTTCAAAATGACTAATTAAATAAAAACTACCTGTTTTATCTAATAAATTATTTATTATCTGCCCATTATCCCTTGTTATCATATGTATAGGAGTAGTCATATTATTATAATAAGATTGATCATCTTTAATATATCGAACATAGTTTATAGAATAATTAATTTCATATAAATCAAATAATCTTGTATTATGTGCGTAATATAATTCTTTATCAGTATTATTAAATGTTCTAAATTTATATAGTGGACCATATATATTTGGATTAGTAAAATCATTTAATATTTCTAGTTTGGTTGATAATTTAGGATTTTCTATTTCCTCTTTTGTTTGTGAACCTAATAATCCCAAAAATATTTCCGCAATTTCTTCCTGAGTTACTTTATATTTTGGTTTTATATCTTTCCTAGCATCCTTTTTATACATATAATATACTGTTCCATCACCTCTTCTTCCTACACGACCCTTTCTTTGTTTTCTACTAGATTCCGATATTTTATCAACTATTAATTTAACTTTATTTAATTTCGGGAAATACTTATTTTCTTTAGCATAACCATTATCAACTACAAACTTTAAATTAGGTATTGTAACTGATGCTTCCGCAACATTTGTTGCTACAATTATAGAACGTTTATAAATACCGGATGGTATTGTTGGATCTTCAATATATGTTGGCCCCCATTCCTCATAAATTCTTTCTCTTTTATTTTTAATACCAGATATCCTAATATCTATTTTACTAATTATATTTTTATATTTTAAATTTAATTCCGCAAAATAAGGAAGAGCAACATTACCAGGAGGTAAAATCTCATTTAAATATTTAACCGCATCTATAATTTCTTTTTTACCATTTGCGAAAAATAATATTTCACCTGTTGACATTGATGGATTTTCACATATCTCTCTAATTTTTTTATATCCTAATTCTTGAGCTTTCTTTGCGGATGCTCTCATATCTTCAACATTATCTTGGATAATCATTGGATTATAATCTAAATAAAATTCATCAACTCTATATTGTGTTGTTTCACCAGGTGGTGAAATATGATATCTTCTATCCATATAAAAAGGATCTGGAAAGAAATTAGGTTTATAACTATCGAAAGGATTCTTCAATTGATTAACTTTAATTGGAAATAATAATTTATCATTATTATCTATGAAATATCTTCTATATATTGGTTCATCATCATCCATCGTAGCTGATGTAACTACTAATCTTATTTTATTATTATAATAACAACTTTGTCTACTCAATGTTAAAATTAAATCCATATTAATATTATGTTCATGTGCTTCATCCAATATTATAACATCATACACATTCTTATTTATATATTGTTTTACATTAGTATTTTTAAGTGTTTCAAACATTGTTGGATTTGTCTTTAAATTTTCTATTAATGTACCATCAGTTGTTTCGCTTATAAAACCGTGATTAACTGGTTTACTATGTGAACCATCACTATATTTATATTGAACATAATAATTATTTAGTCTTATTTTTGATGTTCCTTCATTAGTTACTTGTTCAATGGGAACACCTAATTCTTCCGCAATACGAGTGGCATTATCTAAAAGTGGTGATATACGAGGTGCTGTTGTAACTACTTTACCATTTGTTCTATAATCTATCATTTTAGTTGCGTATAAAAATAATTTTGGAACTTGTGTTGATTTACCTTGACCCGTAGCTCCTGTCACATACATCACTTGGTGATAAATGTAATGATTGAAAAAACTAATTTGTGAAATCCAATCCATTGCATAGAATGATGGCCATCCGTGATCTTTATATATTTGGTCAAAATAAAAGTTTTCATCGTATTTATCATTTGCATAAATTAACTTTTTCTTTTCCAATCGCATTTTTTTCAAAAATTTAAATTTTTGATTAGTTAAATAATAATAAGATTCTAACCAATCATTCCTATATTTATTAAATCTATTTTCCAATAATTTTTTTACTACATCAATTCTCGCATCAGCACTTGTAGGTAATATTTCCTTATTTGTAATATTTAATACTGGTTCAAATTTATTTAATAATCCTGTAGTGATTAATTCCTCAAAAATAATATATTTATAACAAATTTTAAATGTATCTTTTATTTTAGTAATTTCTGTATTATAATCATATATAGTATCTAATTTTTGTTTTTGTATATTAGCTCTCAAATTTAACCAATTTGGTTCCTCTGAAAATATTTTCTTAAAAAAATCAAGACGATGTACTTCTTCTAATGATAAATAATTTTCACTTAATAATCTCCATATATTTTCTCTGTTTTCTTCTTCACCTTCTATATATAATTTATTTGTATGAGATATTGTTTTCGCAATATTATATATATTTTTCAAATTAATTTTATCTCTAATAGCATTATATTTTTCTCGATTTATGTCATCTAAATTATTATTTTTAAAAACTAGAGGTAAATAATAATATTCATTTGATATTAAAAATATTGAATTATCTATATTATCTTTAACTTGAGTTATTAAAAATTTACCATATGGTGTTAGTTTAAAATAATCTAGAGCTTCTATTAAATAATTATAAATATGTTTCTTAATTTCCGATATTTTTAGTATATTTAAAATATCACTATTTTGAATTTGATTAATCATATTCATTTCTTTTTTATTGAAATCATCGTTTTCTTCAGTTTCTTCTGTAAATATCTGTATTAATCTAAATTTATCTATAGTTCCTAAATTTGGTAATTCATTTAATTTTGAATAATTATTAATTAAATATATAAATAGATATTTTAAAATATCCATATCAACACGATATGAACCAGTTATAGTTTGATTATTATTTAATTTTAAAAAAACATTATCTATTTGTTTATCAAATGATATTTGATCTTTTAATAATAAATCATCATAATTAATAACATAAGAATTTAATATTTTTTCTAAATTTATCATTTTATGTAAACCTTGTATCAAATAAATTTTATTTGTTTCTGATATTTCATATGGAAATATTAACCACTTTATTTTTTTACTATCCTCAAAATATTTCTTTCTAAAAATATTATAAAAATCACCTACCCATAAACCATCATAATATAATAAATTATTAGCAAGTAATTTAAGTCTCTCATCATTATTCTTTTGTTTTTCTAAATTATCTAAAAAAACATCAGTAGTTTTAAAAATTTGAGAATTAAGATAATTATTAATATTTAAGGGAACTATATTTATCCAATTTATATAACTTTTCCCATTTATTATTTCTAAAGTTTGGAGTAAACCAATTAATTTATGATAAATAATTTTATAAATAAGAGGTATTCCTTCTTCTTCCCATATTAACTTTAAAGGTTCATTATTCTTTATTAAACCCAATGCTAAATTACCATATTCAAAATATCTAGGCAACATATCTTCTCTTTTTAATTTACTCAAGCTTCTTGGTATTTCTTTTTCATTACCAGAACCAACAAATAACAAATGATTTAAGTTTTTAAGTTTCTTTAATAACACACCATCATCTCTATCATCAATAAATGGTATTAATAATAAAATAGCTCCTTTAATATCACGATTTTTATTTTGTGTCCATTGTTCATAATATTCTTTATTATCTTTCTTAAAATGATATTTATATGATATAATATCAATTATAAAATTGGTTAATATTTTTAAATTATTCTTGTCAGTTTCATTTAAATTTGGAAAAGTTTCATCAACAACATTATTAATAATTAAATTAAAATAAGGGGTAATAAATTTATATCCATTAGAATTAATATATTTATTGATAAAATTTATATAAGACATTATTAAATATATATATAAAATATTTAATAAAAACTTAGTTAATTTCTTTGTAAATCCATTCATTATCAAAAATTAAACTTACTTTTCCTTTTGGATAATCTGTTAATTTACTCTCATCTAATTTTGTTGTTAATGATTTATTTACAATTTTTAAACAAGATATACAAAATGCTTGATGTGTAACTAATAATATATTAGCATTTGTTTCTATATTTTTAGTTATTATATTTTTAATAACTCTTTTTGTTCTTATATTAATATCTTTTTCTGTTTCTGGATATTTAATTTCTTCCGGTTTAATTATAGTTTTATATTCTGGATTATAATTAAAAGATTCCGCAAGATATTCTGGTAAATACATTCCTACTGCTTTCTTGGCTATCAATTCTGAATGATGTAGTTCACTTAATCCATATTCCAAATTTATTTTTAAATTTGCTTCCTTTGAAAATGGATAAACAGTTTGAAGTGTTCTAATAAAAGGAGAACTATAAATTTCTGTTATATTTAATTTTTTTAATATTGGTACTAACTTAACTGACCTTTCTAAACCATTTTTAGTTAAAGGTGTAAAGAAAGAACAATCTTGGGGTCTATCTTCATGTCTAAGAATAAATATTTTCATCTATATTTATAATTATATATTTTTTATTTATTTGGTATTATTTATTACTTGATATCATTAAATTACTAAGTAATAATAATAAAGTTCCTAAAATTAATAATAATATTGCTGATGAAAAATGTCTTTCTGGTGTTGATAAAATATATGGAATTGGATTTTTCTTATCCATTAACATATCAATTACTTTATAAAATACCTCTCTCATCATTATAATATTGTCTTCAACTGTTTGTTGATGAGGTAATTTTTTTTGTATTATCTCATCAGATTTAAATCCTGTTTGTTCTGCTTTCTTTTCTTGTTGTATTTTTTCTTCATTTGCTTCAAACATTGTATTAAACTGTCTTTGATCAAATTGAACATTAATATTTCTATCCGACTTATTTGTAGTTACATAGTCTAATTTGTTTCTATCATATGATGACATTAAATAGCTATAGATTATTTTATTAAAAAATATATATTTATTTATTCATCATCCTCATCATCATATTCAATTTTATATTTTCTTCTTCTCATCATCATAAACACAACTATAATTATAATAATTATTATCAAAAATAAACCAATACCACCATATAATAAATAATCACTTGTTTCTGATGTTTCTGGTGTTTCCAAAATTAAATCTTCCAAAGGTTGATCTAGTTGTTGTGCTGGTTGTTGTTGTGCTGGTTGTTGTGCTGGTTGTTGTGCTGGTTGTTGTGCTGGTTGTTGTTGTGTTGGTTGTTGTGTAGGTAGTTGTTGTGTTGGTTGTTGTGTAGGTAGTTGTTGTGTTAGTTGTTGTGTAGGTAGTTGTTGTGTAGGTAGTTGTGCTGGTTGTTGTGTAGGTAGTTGTGCTGGTTGTTGTTGTGCTGGTGTTTTATATAAATAACTACCAACTGGTGCTTTTTTTAATTTATCTCCCATTTCTTGTGGAGCGAATTCATTCAAATCATACAAACTTTTCGCATCATAATATAATGATTCTTTATTTTCAGTATCAATAATTTTAATATATTTATCATCAAATATAAGAGCATATCTAATTTTACCTTGTGGTCCATTATATTCAACTAATCTTTGAACTGGTACTTCTATTTTACCATTACCAATCCAAGGTCCATAAATAAATCCTTCTGGTTTAAGTTCAGTTAAAGGTTTTGTCATATAAACAGCATTTTCCCAGGGACCTCCAAATACTCGACCATCTTTCTGTTGCATTTCACATAATCCAATTCCTTCACTTGAATAATCTGCATCTGCGGGAAGAAATACACAACTTGCTATTAGTCCACCATTTTTACCTTCATCTTGTTGATAACCTTGTGGCCATTGCATACCGAATTTTGGAACATTTTTCTCAATAGATTTTGTTCTGCACTGATCAATAGTTATACCTCTAATATTACCAGTTTTTTCTCCAATTTGTTTTTTGTCTTTATAACAACCTACGAATCCAGTTGTAGGAATAGTATTAGAAAAGGCCTCAATTTTATTTCTGTTGGTTTTAATTAAATTACCTTGACTATCCCACATTTCATAACATTTCATTATAATTATGTATATAAAAAAATTGAATTAAAATTATATATTTATTATAACTTAATATATAATGCTATACATAACTTGCCCTACATGTGGTTATTTCTTAGGACAAAAAACTATTAAATATGAACAAGGTAAAGAAGCTATTTGTTCAAATCCAAAATTAACTCAAGAAGAAAAAGAAAAAGAATTAAGTAAATTATTACTTAGTTTGGGACTTAGGAGATATTGTTGTAAAATGAGAATGATGACTTATAAAGATTTAGTTAAAGATATACTTCCTGTTCCACAAGAAGAATTATAAATTAGTATAAGACATAAACTTTACAAGAATAGGAACATTCATAGAACCATTTACCATTGTAGATACACCAACACTACCAATTCCAGTAGGCCCATTTTTAAGACTAGATATATTACTATTAGTATCTAAATTAGATGATAAATACATTGGAATAATAAATATTGTATCTTTAAAATTAAAATTAATATTTACATCTACATCATCAGAAGCTTCTGCTTCTATTCTATCATAATCAACATATTGATTAAAAATATCATTTCTTTTATTATTAATAGATGATTGAATACCATTAATCATTTGATTAATTAATGAACCAGGAATAGCATCACTTTGATAAAAATCGGTATCATTTGAAATTGCTGCACGAGCTTTAGCATGACCAAATATTTTCATAGCAATAACTTCAATAAATCTAAGACCAATCATTTTTTCGCCAGATAAAAATCCTGTTTCATCACCAAGATAATTTCCAGTTATACCAATAATACTAACTTTATTAGTTGTTAATAAAGAATCAATAAATGTTCTATTTATTAATAAATTAATATCAACATTATTTTCACCAACATTATTCTGTTGATTTGAACTTTGTTTAAAATGTCTTACATCAAACATATCATTTAAAGAATCTTGTGATATATTAACTTCAAATACATAATCATATAAACCATTATTTATTGGAAAATTTTGAGCATATAAATTGGTTTGTTGATAAACTGAAAAAAATTCATTCGCAAAATAACTATATGACATATTTATATATATTTATATAGATATTTTAAAATAAATAACTGAAAATTTTTAAACCATAATTTAGAACTATGCTGTTTTAGTAGCACTAAATGAAACATTATTTATCATTGTACCAAATAAAATATGAATATATATTTTATCATTATCGGAAAATACTTGATTAGTTATAGTTAAATTAAAGTTTCCTGAATTTTCAATTACTTGACCAATAACTCCTGTATTTTCAAGAAATATTCTAACAGAATTTGTTCCAAGAGATTCTATAATATTTCCTGATATTGTTATATCATAAGTCCCCGCTATCATAATCATCTTACCAGCTTCAAAATTTCCTGTTATAGAAGTATAGTTTGTTATTATAAGACCATTAATATTGGAAGCTGTACCACTACCACCAGTTGCTTCTGCGTATAAATATGGATAAGAGATAGGTGGTATAATATACGATTTAAATTTAACTAAAATTGGTACATTCATACTACCATTAACCATTGTAGCTACTCCACCTACACCAATAGATGTTGGACCATTTTGTAAGTCTACAATATTACTATTTATATCCAAAGTAGAAAGAAAATACATTGGAATAGATAAAGATGAATTATATAAATTAAAATTAACATTTACATCTACATCATCTGTAGAATTATCTTCTATTCTATCATCTCTAACATATTGATTAAATATATCATGTTTTTTAGTATTAATAGATGATTGAATACCTGTAATCATTTGACTTATTAATGAACCATTAATACTATCACCTCTATAAAAATCTTTATCATTAGAAATTGCTGACCTAGCTTTTGCGTGACCAAATATTTTCATAGCGACAACTTCAAGAAATCTAAGTCCTATCATTTTTTCATCAGATAAAATTCCAGTTTCATAACCAAGATAACCAAATGAATTACCAATACTTTTAACTTTATTTGTTATAAATAAAGAATCAATGAATTGTCTATTAACTACTAAATTAATATCTACATTATTTTCTCCATTATTATTTTGTTGATTTGAATTTTGAATAAATTGTCTAGTATTAAATAAATTATTAAGAGAGTCTTGAGCCACATTAATTTCAAATACATAATCATATAAACTATTACTTATTTCAAAACCTTCAGCGTGTAGATTTGTTTCTTGAGAAACTAAAAAAAATTCATTCGCAAAATAACTATATGACATATAATGTATATAATCTTTTTTATACAAAAAAGGTTATATTTTTATACTATTTTTATTCTGTTATCTTTATTATTTCTCCAACACCCTTTGTTGAACCATCTCTAAAAAAGAATATCATATTATCCTCCATAAATTCAGGTCTATAATTAAAAGTAAATTTAACTACTCTACTATCACCACTTCTCAAACTTTTAATTTCTTCAGAATCATTTCCAACAGTTAAATCAATTGTTGCTGATTGCCTAATTGGTCCACAATGAATAACAGGACTATATCCTGTTTTTATAGTTGTTGAATGTTGTAATACATTAATCTTGGCATAAAATGAACGGGTAACAAATTTTTTATATTTATTAACATCATCTACTAATACCATTCCTTTCATTATCATACTTTTTTCTAATGTGTCTTTTCCTGATAATCTAATTGCTACACAAGCTTGTAAACCTGATATTGTTTCTTCGATATTCTCTTTAATACTATTATGAAGAGATTTAACTATAACTTCTTTAAATGACCCATTAAATGGGCCTAAATACATTTTTTGTTTAATTTTAATTGGTTTACCTTTATTAATACCAGAAAGAACAATACCTATTCCAGATACATTAAATATAGAATCTACATAAAAAATAGAACCGTCTGTTATCGTTTGTTTCCATTTAGGTCTTGGTGTTAATGAATATAAAATTTGATGTAGGTTATCAATATTATTACCCTCTTTATTAGATACTGAAATAACTGGAATAACATCTGGATTTTCTATCATATGATTTATATAATTATCAGTTTCTTCATTATTTTTTTCAGAATCAGAAATAAAATATAATACTTTACCAAAAGTATTTCTACCTAATAATTTTTTTAATTGTAAACATAAACTTTGATAAACTTGTTTTGGTGCCAAATCAATTTTTGTAATAGTTATTATGAACGGAATATGTAAATATAATAAAATACCTAAATGTTCACGAGTTAATTTAGTAATACCCGTATTAGCACCAATAACCACAATTCCATAATCCGGAAATAATCCCGTTACTCCAAATAATGTTGTCTTGAGGTATTTTTCATGACCTGCCAAATCTACAAAATTTGTTATCTTATTTTCCCAAAATAATTTATTTCTTACTCTTATTATCTTATTTTGCTCATCTTGTTTATCATTTTTATCTTTTGGATTACATAGCATTATATCATTATCTTTTCTTAAATAAACTAATGGATTATAACTAATATGACTAGTTCTACCTGATTCCCTTTCATGTGGATGAACTAAAATTCTATTTCTAGCTAAACCTCTTCCATTATCTAATTTACCACTAGTTAATACACCAATAATTGAACTCTTTCCTGCATCAACCGGTCCACAAACCACAATTGTACACTCTGCTTTATTCATTTTAGTTTATTTTATAATTATTTATTTAAATCAATTCTAGTAAGCTTTCAATAAAAAATTGAAATAAATAAATAATATAACTAATATTTTTAATTATAATGAGTCTATGTTTTGATTTGATACAATTTATTAGTAATTATACTAGTTTAAACACCACTTTAAATTTACTCCAATTAAATAAGGAGACTTTTGATAATTTTAAGATATATCATTTAACTGATAATCAAAATATCAGCAAAATGAATGATACGCACCTAAAACAATCAAGATTTAGTTCTTTGAGAATATTAAATGCGTTTTTTAATCCAAATATTAAAGACATTAATCACTTGAAATATTTGGAAGAGTTAGATTGTAGTGGAAGTTGTGGAATAAGTCAAGAAGATATTCAAGGATTAAATTTAGTTAAATTAAATGCTGATTATAATCCAAAAATAAATAATGTTAGTTGGATGACTAATTTAAAGGTATTATATTGTTGCGATGATAGTGGTATAAATCAAGATGGTATTAAAGGCTTAAATTTAATTAGATTAGAAGCCATTGGTAATTCAAAAATATCTAATATTAGTTGGATGACTAATTTGAGAGAATTAAATTGTGGTGGTGAAGATTGTGGAATAAACCAAAAAGGTATTGAAGGATTAAATTTAATCATATTAGGTGTATGGAATAATGATAAAATATTTAATATAAACTGGATGTCTAATTTAAAAGAATTAGATTGTAGTGGTTATAATAGTGGAATAAATCAGGATGGTATTAAAAAATTAAATTTAGTTAAATTAAATAGCTGGAATAATCCAAAAATAATTAATGTTAGTTGGATGAATAACTTGAGAGAATTAGAATGTGGTTATCATTGTGGTATAGATCAAAAAGGTATTGAAGGTTTAAATCTAATTATGTTAAGTGTTAATTCTAATCCAAATATAACTAATGTGAAATGGATGTCTAATTTAAGAGAATTACATTGCCAATATAACTCAGGAATAAACCAACAAGGTATTCAAGGATTAAATTTAATTAAATTAGATACAAAAAATAATACTAATTTTAATTAAATTTTTATTTATTATTTGTTTCATCAAAAGGCAAAGCCTTTTGAAGTAAGAACTCTATCTCCATGAGATAGAGTTGTTTCATTAAAAACATAATTATTTCACTTATAAAAAATCACTATTAATTAATAAAAAAAATTGAAAAGTCTCATTAATTATTTGGCTAATGGGCCAAATAATTAAAGTAGGTTAAGAGGCTATGCCTCTTAACGTTCACTGCGTTCGCTCCTTAATAAAAAAAATTGAAAAGACTCGTTTTTCAAACTCGCTTTATAATTAATTATTAATGCTCATTTCATTTCGCATTAATAAAAAAAATTGATACTCTTCGGCTCATAAATGAACCTCAGTCAACAATATAGTTTATAGCTACTCGCTAACGCTCGCAGCTATAAAAAAAATTGAAAAAATGATTTATAAAGTAAATAGTTTAATAATATTAATGAATCTCAAAACAAATTATATGAATGATGGTTTTATTGTTAAAGATGTAGATGGTAATGAAGAAATAATTCATATTCCTTATAATACAAATAATGTTTTAGTAACTGAAAAAGATATTATTCAATTACTTGATACTTTTGGTGTTAAGATAGATAAAATAAATCACATTGAATATTTTATCCAAGCTTTTACTCACAAATCATATTGTAAAAAAGATATTTATCCCCAAAATATTTTGGATGATGCTAAAAATGAACTTAAAAATCCAGATAATTTATTAGAATTATTTGATAAGAGTTATGAAAGACTTGAATATTTTGGTGATAGAGTTCTTAAAGTTATTGTATCAATGTATTTATTTCATAGATACCCAAAACAAGATGAAGGATTTATGACTAGATTACAAACCAAACTTGAAGATAAAAAAAATTTAGCAATTATGTCCAGAGAATTGGGATTAGGTAAATTCTTTATTATTAGTAAACAAATTGAAATGTTAAATGGTAGAAATCTTGAAAAAATACATGAAGATGTGTTTGAATCATTTATTGGTGCTCTATTTTTATCAAATGGCTTTGAACCTTGTATGTACTTGATTGTAAATCTTTTAGAAACACAAATCGATTATTCTGAAAAACTTTATTGTGATAATAATTATAAAGACCAATTACTTAGAATTCATCATCAAAATAAATGGAAATTCCCTCAATATATCACTATTCACTTTGAAGGACCTCCTCATAAAAGAAAATATATTATGGGTGTCGGTAAGCACGATTTTAAAAATGAAGATCCTATTGAGAAAAAATGTATTGGTTATGGTATTGGTAATTCCAAAAAAGAAGGTGAACAAAATGCTGCCAAAATGGCACTTATTATTTATGGAATTTTAAATGAAGACCAATATTCTAATTCTGATTTATATTATCCTCCTTGGGATAAAATTAAGGACTTTGATGGAGAAAATATGATTCTTGTACCTGAAAAAAATCCTACTGAAGATACTACACAAGAAAGTATTAAAATTAATGATGATTATGACTCTGATGAATCTGTTTTCTCAAATTTATCTGAAAAATCTATTTAATTTATGAAACGCAAATATTGAGTTATAATTTAAAAAAAACTTTTATTTATTTAATAATGACAACTTCTCAAGCTTCACAATTTCAAAATATGTTTTTTTCTAAAGATACTATTTCTAGTCTTAATAAACTTTTATTACAACAGACAAATGTTCAAAATCTATCAAGAGATGGTAAACAAGAATTAATTAATGTATTAATTAAAAATATGAAAATGGTATACAAATCAATTGATTTAGATAAAATTAATAATAAAAATTTTGATTCCATTTTTAATCAATTTAAAAAACATTCTATTTCTGAAAGTATTGGCGAAATTAAAAAACTTAATTTATCTAATTTTCAACAATCACCTTCTGAACTAAGAATGAAAAGAGAATTTGATTCCGTTCCTAATCCTGGTAATAAAATAATGCAAAGACCTTCCGCAACAAAAAATACATCAATTAATACAACAGATAATAGAAACTTTATTGAAGGTGCTATGGCAAATTATGACTCTAATCTTGATAATGTATTTAAACCACTTATTAATCATAATGATAATGATTTCTTATCCCCATATAATTCTACCAGAAAAAATCAAAATATTTCTGGGCAAATGGATGAACTTCAACAACAACGACAAATGGAAATAAATAATAGAAATAATCGACCTTCTACGCCACCATTCTTAAAGAGTATTAATAGTAATCCAGATAAAAATAATAAAAATATCGATATACCAAAAATTAATGGAAGTAAACCTGATTTCCAAAATGCTAAATCTAGTGATTTTAATCAATCCTTTAATGGCTTGGCAAATGATGCAACAGGTGATTTGTATAATTTAGATAATATTGATAAACCGTTAGTTGAAGGTGAAATAGTTGAAGATGCTTCAAGTTTTGAAGATAGACTCAAAAAATTACAATATGATAGAGAAAATCTAAAACCTATTGAACAAAAAAGAGTTGACTTTACTAGTGAAGATTTTCCAAAATCAGAATCTGTTAATTCAAATTTCATTCCTATTAATAAACAACTACCTAATTATAATTCTCCAAAACCTATTTATCAACCACCTAGTAATCAACTACCTAATTATAATTCTCCAAAACCTATTATACAAACGCAACCCAGATTACCAAATAATACGGAATTAAATCTAGAATCACATCAAGAAAGAGAAAGAACTTTATCTCAATATGATGTTAAATCACCCCGAACAGATTCACGTACATATGAAACAAAATCATCACAAGACCTTTTAAATTCAATGAAGAGTCTTAATATTGACGTTAGTAGTAAATCAAATTATGAAATTAAAAAATTAGAAGAAGAAAATAATAATCTGAAAGAAATTATTACTAAATTAAATAATGAACTAAATAATAAAAATAATAATGAACTAACTAAAATAACAGAAATAAAAAATCAAATTGCTCAAGAATTTTCAACATTACAAACTAAAAATGAGGAATTAGATATTAAACTTAAAAAAATAGATTTTCGTGAAATGGAAATTAATAGAAAAGAAATAGAATTAAAACAAGCTATGTCATTAAATGAATATTTAATGAAAACTAATTATTTACAATTAGAAATTTCTGATATAGATAACAAGTCTTCTTATATATGGAAAAGTAGTCAACCAATAAATAATGTTCTAGGTATTAAATTAATGTCTTATTCTTTACCTCAACCTAGATTTAATATTATTTCTAGAAATAATTTATTAAAACTTAGATTAAATGATAAAGAACTAAATATAGAAATACCAATTGGATATTATTTAATTACACAATTAATTGAGTATTTAAATAAAAGTCTTGAAGAACAAATTAGTTTTGAAATAAATAATCAACATAAAATTATTATGAAATCTCAAAATGAAAGTGATATTATTAATATTATACCTACATTTTTATCTCAAGAAAATTTAGGTTTTTTAAAATCTAATAATAGTAATGTTATTATTGCGGATAGAATATGGGACTTGAGACTAGATGATAAAATTTATTTATATTTAGCTAATATTTTTGATAATCCTTTTGCAGTATTGTATTTTAATGGTCAATCTAATGGTCAAATCAGATTTCAAAAACCATTCAATATTTCAGAATTAAATATCGTATTTAAAGATATTCATGGTTATAATTATGATTTTAATGATTTACCACATTCATTAAGCTTTATGTTAGAAGTTAATTAACATTTCTAAAAAATATTTTTCTATTATTATTCATATCTTCATCTCTTATAATATTATTAATAACTGAATCAAAACTTTCTCCTTCAACAAGTCTTGTTATAAAATGAATACAATAAACACCACATTCTGAATTATCAAATTGATGTTGAATGTGATTATATCTTATATCAAAATTAGTAACCAAATTATTTAAATATTTATTATTTGATATAAGTTTATGAGATTGCTCAAGGGTTAAGCTTTTAATTGTTTTAATTTTATCTACAATATTATTTAATGGTATATCAGAATTATATTTTTTGCGATATAAATATTTGGCTATTCTATTTATTAATTTTCTTATTCTTTTTCTGGGTGGTTTTCCTACAGAATCAAAAAAGTAAATTTGATTATTGTTTAAATCCGCATATAATGAAACCCAATGTGAACCATTTTTATAATGTTCATCTAAATTAATTACTAAACCTATCTTATTTTTCCCTTGTTTTTCTAATTCCGCAAAATTTAAATTTCTTATTTGTAAAACTGGTAAATCATCAAAATCATATGGGACCGCTCCCAAAAACAAAAAATTTGTATATTTTTGATGATATTGCTCAATAACTTCATTAATATGAGTTGTACTTAACCATTCATATTTTTTAGAGGGACCTTTTGGTCTAAAAGTATTATTTTCTATATCATCATTATCTAATTCTTTAACAATATCTAATCTTAACCAACAAGTTTGTTCTGAACATTTATTTGATAATTTTGATTCTAATTCTTTAACCAATTTGTCTTTTGGTTGTGTAGTATTGATCTTATCTTTATTTTTTTTATTATAATTATTTGCTATTTTTTTTAATGCTTCAGTAGTAAAACAAGAACCATCTGAATATTTTTTGCTTGGTGCGCATTTTTGGTCTGGTGATATTCTATTGCTCATTACATATATAAAGATTTTTTTAATAAAAATTCTATTATTTTACTATAGCATTTGATTTTATAAATTTAAGAACCTTTATCAACTCCATTGTTTCTATTTTATAAAACTCATTATTATACTCTTGAATATCTATTATATTTCTTGATTTTGGATTATAATTTAATCCTATTAAATATCTATTTGGCATATAAGGCTCAAAATATTTTAATTTTATTATTTTTATTTTTTCAAATAGGTTAAAAAACTTTTCCAATAAACTATTTGTTTGTGCCAAATGATATGTTTGAGTCTTTATAATAAATGATGAATTAATTGGTTGACTTCTTATAAATTGTATAATTAATTCTAAATAGTCAACAAAAATATTTTCTGATTTATCAAATGTTGTTATTGGTGGCATTTCAATATAAAAAATACTATTATTATTATTTATTATTTTGATATTTAACAAATCCTCCGGATTTTTTATTATGTAATTATAAATATTTTTCAAAACTAGTTTTTGAGATTTATTTATTAATTCTAAATTATCAATTATAACTCTTTTATGATTTATCCAATGAATATTAAAATATGCACTTGATATATCTTCAAATAATCTAATATCATTATATAATATTTCTGCTAAAAAAGGATTATTTGTTTGATATGTATTTAATAACCAATAATATTTGTTTAATCTATAACTCCAACATCTCAGCATTTTATAATTTTTTTGTAATAAATCATAATATTTATTAATGTCTAATTGATTTGTAGTTATAGTTTCATTAATTTCTAATGTTCCAAATGTTTGAATAATAGGTAATGATTTATCATCTAATGAAAATATATAATTATTATGCTCTAAAAATCCAATATACTTTAAAATTATTTTATTAATATCTAAATTTGTATTAAACCATAATTCCAATTTTTTTTTAATATTATTATTTTCTAAATAAAATTCTAGTTTATCACTCCAATTATCATAATTCCAATTTATTATTTCAATATCCAAATTTAATAATTTTGAATAATATGAATAATACTTTTTATTTTCAATTACTATTATTTCACAACCTGAATTTAATAATAACTGAAAATATATTGGCATATGAGGATCCATTATTATTACTATTGATGAATAAAGCTCTATAATCTTCTCCATTTTTATATTCTTTGTATTTATAATTTGATAATTAAGATTCAGATTTTTATAAAATGGATTATTTTTTAATTCCTTAATCTTATCTAATATTATTTTAGACTCATTTATATTATCTTCTTCAAATAAAAATGATATTCCTTTTTTAATTTTATTATTCCAATTTGGAACATATGGTATTGGCATACAAATATCATCATGGTCATAACTAGAATTAAATGATATTATTGGTATAAGTTCTTTAATATTACTTGAATAATTTGTTAAATTAATAAAAAACATACAAGTTATTCCATCCGTTTTATTAAGAGATTTTTCAATAACATTATTAAATAATTTAATAATATTTAATTGAGAATTATTTATTTTAATTAATCTAGAATTATTAAATACCAAAAATTGTTTTAATTTATTTTTAGAAATATAAACAAATATTCCAAAACCACTATTATTATATAAATTTAAAAAAGTTTGAATTATTGTTTCGTAATTTACTTTAAATTTTGGATTTGATAATTTAATTTTAAATTGAGTTCCTATTAGTGATGTACATTTTTTTATATTTGTGGAAAATGGTATTTTTGTTGGTAATTTTGATATAAATTTATTTGGATTATCATATATTTTTAACATATTATAATAGTTATGATTATTATTTTACTAAATAAATATTATAACTATAACCTAATGAATTACCATAATACGATAAATTATCATGAAATAAATTTTCGATCTTGTTATAATTATTTTTGATTTTAATATCATATATTGTTTCATTTTTATTTGTAAAATCATCAAAATATTTTATTTTATTAATACTATATATTATTCCAGTTTTTGGATGACATATATCTAAATATTTTTGACTATGTGGTATAAATTCAATATATACACTTTGACCTACTTTTAATTCATCAACATCTATTTGTTTATTTAATTCCATAATAACTATAAATATTATAATAATTATTTAAAAAATCAATTTTTTGAAAATATTAAATCTTATGTATTATATATATTAGTTTAATGAATAAAGGTAATATTAAGAAATCATTTTATGACTTAGAAAGTCTCACTGATACACCAAAAAATAATTCTTTTAATTATGAATTAACTGGCGGTGCTAAAAAGAAATCTTCCAATTTTTATGAATTAGAAAGTCTTACTGATACACCAAAAAATAATTCTTTTAATTATGAATTAACTGGCGGTGCTAAAAAGAAATCTTCTAATTTTTCTGACTTAAAAAGACTTACCAATACACCAAAAAATACAAATTCATATGGTTATGAAGTTAAGGTTAATAATCAAATTGTTAATTATAAAAATCTAGTTCAATTATTATCTAATGATTTAGTTGGAGGTGATGCCGAAGAAGTTTCTGAATTAGAATTATCTGATACATTAAGTGATACCGATTCTGATATGAAAAGTCAAACTGATTCTGATATGAAAAGTCAAACTGATTCTGATATGAAAAGTCAAACTGATTCTGAAGAAAAGAACCAAAGTGAATCTGAAGAAAAGAATCAAAGTGAATCTGAACAAGAACCTAGCGAAACAACAACTGAAATGTCAGAACAATCAGGAGGTTCTAAAGATAAAAAGAAACCCAATTCTCATAAAAAGCTTTTCTTTGAGGATTCTGATTTAAAAACAACAGAAGATTCAGAATTATCATCACTAGATACTGATTTAACAACATTTGATACAAGTGATAGTGAATTCTAAAATATATTTAAAAATAAATTTTAATTTATGATAATGCAAAATATGAATGAAATATATGGTATTAATGATTTAGATGATTTTATATTAGATTCAATTGAGAGTGGATATATCCCACTTTTATATTTTGGTGCTGAATGGTGTGGACCTTGTAAATTATTAAAGAAAAAATTAATGGATGAAGAGTCAACTAATTTAATGCCATTATTAAGAATTGCTCATATTGATGTTGATGAACATACTAATTCAAAACTAGTTAATATGTATAATGTAGAATCATTACCAACACAGATTTTTATTAGAGTGGAAAATAATAAAGTGATTGAAGTAGGTAGAATTGAAGGTTATGATTATGTTAAATTAAAAATGGAATATGATAAACAATCTAACTAAAGTAAAAAAATTGTCTGCAAGAGTTAGAATTTAACAAAGTTAAATTCTAATCTCTGCGATAAAATGTTATTTATCAGAAAAAACAAAGTTTTTTCCGATAAAAAAAATTGATAAAAAAATAATATAATAATAAAATCAATATTATTAATGTCAAATAAGTTTGTTATTAATAATATTAAAATATTAAGTAGCTGGGGTTATAATTTACCATCTAATACTGATTGTACTATTTGTCGTTGTAGTTTAAATACTAATAGTTTATATCATCAAGAAAAAGGAATAGATTCATATATTGTTGACGGTTGTTGTGGTCATGCTTTTCATTATGAATGTATTAAACCTTGGACTGATAAAAATAAACACTGTCCCATTTGTTCAGCAGTTTGGGAATATCGTACCAGAGAACCAGTTGATAAGAAAAAGAAAACTACTTAAAATCTAATTACTTTAATTTATTAAAATGCTTGATAAATATTTAGATGATTATGAAATTGGTATTGATGAAGCTGGAAGAGGACCATTAATTGGACGAGTATACGCAGGTGCTGTTATTTGGGGACCTAATACTAAAGATAACAAACTAATTATAGATTCTAAAAAATTAAGTCCAAAAAAAAGAGCTGAAGCTTTAAAATGGATAAAATCTAATGTATTTGCCTACGGTGTTGGTTATGCTGAACCCTCAGAAATAGATAATATTAATATATTAGAAGCTACAAGATTAGCAATGGATAGAGCAATTATAAATTTAAAAACATATATTACAAATAATCTTAAAATTGATGCTAATAAATTTAATAATTTAATTATTGACGGAATAAGATGGGAAAATAAATTTAATAATTATAATGTTAAATCAGTAATTAAAGGTGATGCTACATATTTGTCAATAGCAGCAGCATCAATTCTAGCAAAAGAAGAACACGATGAATATATTAAAAATTTATGTAAAGAAAATCCAGAATTAAATGAAAAATATGATTTAGAAAATAATATGGGATATGGAACTAAAAAGCATTTAGATGGTTTAGCAAAATATGGAAATAGTCAATTTCATCGTAAAACTTTTAAACCATGTTGTAATTATACTTAATCAACAAATTCACAATTATTATTATCAAGATTTATTGATTTAATATCTTTAACTTCATTTAAATCATATTCTCTAATTATTTCATTATCTTTAACTTCAGATACAATAACTTCAAAACCCATTTTTTTATATAATTTCTTGCGATGTCTACATTGATTTACAAAACTAGGTAATTGATAACAAAAATCATAAATAAGAGGTCTAATATTTGTTATTTTTCTAATAACACGACCTACAGATTGTTCAACTTCTTTACGGGAAGTTACCATAAACAATGTATTTAATCCTGGAATATCTAAACCTTCGGCCGCCATTCCATAACTCGCAAAAATAACTTGAGCATTTTTAGCAATATCAAGTGCTTTTTGTTTCATACCACCGATATAAAAAGATGTTGTTGTTATTTCTCTAACATCCAATCTTTTCTTTAATCTTTCTAAATGTTCAATTCTATCAGATAGTATTAGTACTTGTCTTCCTTCTTCTAATAAAACTTCTTCAACCGTATCAATTATAAATTTATTAATACGTCCAATAGAAGTTATTTTATTAATTGTTTTGGGTCTATTAACATCTCCAGTATATAATTTATATTCTTTAAACTTTTCGTGAACAAGGTCATAGTTAACAATATTAACTAAAACCTTATTATTTTCTTCTACTTCTGCCTTATACATTATATCTCCAAAATACCAATATAATACTTTTTCTAATTTATCTGCTCTCTTTGGGGTGGCACTTAATCCAATTGTTAATTTTGAAGAAATAATTGGGAGAGCTTTAGAAAAATATTCTGATGGGGCGTGATGTGCTTCATCAAAAATAACTAATCCAAAATCTCTAAAAATTTCACTATCATATTTATCTTTAGCTATTGATTGTAGCATACCAATCACAATATCTTTACCATCTACTTCTATTTTATTTTGTTGAATAATTCCAATAGATGCGTTAGTAAATTCTTGTGCTCGTTCCTTCCATTGATTAAGTAAGAAAGTTTTGTGAACAATAACAAGAGTCTTCACTTTAAAATGGCAAGCTAGATATAATGATAATACTGTTTTTCCTGCTGCACAAGGAAGACATAAAACACCTCCATTATTAGTTTTAAGATGTGGAACTATTTGTTCAACTATTTGTTTTTGTAATGGTCTTAATTCACCATTAAATTTACATTTGATTTTTCCTCCTTTAATTTCTTTATTAATATCAGCAGGACCAAATTTTTTAAGTCCATAATATTTAGGAACACATAAATAGTTATCATTTTCTTGATAAACAGGAAAACTGGTATCTACATCTTTTTTAACAAATGTAGACATTTGATAAGGTTTAACTGTTAATTCCTTTTTAATAGTATCAATCATATTATTAAATTTATTAGTTTTAGGAACTAAATATCCTTCTTTACATAATATCGTTTTATCCATTAAATTATTAAAAAATATAGTTTTAAGCTTTTAAATTTCAATTTTATAAAATGTTTAAATTTTTTTATAAGTTATATTATAATGGACACTGTTAACCAAGTATCTGATTCTATCAAGAATCTTGTTGATAAATTTAGCGAAAATAAAATTTTAACTACAATTGTTGTAATTGTATTAATTTTATATGGAGCCCTCGCCGCACCAAAATTACCCAGAGTTGTTGCGCAAGTTTTTGATAATACACTATTTAAACTCGTATATATGTTCGCTATCGGATATATTGCTACTAAAGACCCAACTGTTGCGATTATTGCTGCAGTAGCCCTATTACTTACTATTCAAGGTTTATCTGCTTTGGAAACTTTTAAACAAATTAAAGAAAAGTTTGGATCTGAAGAAGAAACTGTTCAACTACCTGCTGCTAAGGCTGAAGTTATTGCTGAACGCACCAAGATTATGGATGAACTTTTACAAGAAGCTAAAAAAGCTGAAGAAGAAGGTAATCAATCTTTAGCTCAATTACATATGATGCAAGCACAAAAACAAGATATCATTATCCAAAGTTTAGTTAAATCTGAACAACAACTTGTCGCTGCCCAAGTTGCCAAACAAAATGGTCAAGAAGAAGAAGCTAAAGCTCTTATGATTGAAGCCGTTAAACAAGAAGCTAAAGCTGAATCTATTGTTAAAGCTGAAGGACTTCGTGCAGTTGCCGAAGAAGAAATGAAAAATGGAAATGTAGCCAAAGCAGAAACAGTTTTAGCTGAAGCTGAAAAACAAGAAGCTAAAGCTGAAGCCCTTCACAAAGCCGAAATGTTAAAACAAGCTGTTGCTGAAGCAGAACAAAAAGGTTTACAAGAAGAAGCTCAAAGACTTGCTCAACAAGTTGTAATGGAAGAAGCTAAAGCTGAAGCCCTCCATAAAGCTGATATGTTAAAACAAGCTGTTGTTGAAGCAGAACAAAAAGGTTTACAAGAGGAAGCTCAACAACTTGCTCAACAAGTTGTAATGGAAGAAGCTAAAGCTGAAAAACTAGCAGAAGAGGGAGTCCCAACAGGTTTTGATGTTAATGAGTCTGCTTTTCCAATGGTAGATTTTAAAACAGAATCAACACCAGAAAAAGTTGTGTTAGAAAAACCATTATGTGCGGAAGAAGTTGATATGACAGGATATCCCGGTAATGAGTACGCAAATTACTAAAAAATAATTTCTATATTTATTTAATGAAATCTCATAAAGATTTAGAAGACTATATTGAAAATGTTTATTCATTTAAAAAATTATGGAAAAAAATATGTTCTAAATATGATATTAATTCACAACCCCATATTTTACCACCTGCCAAAAGAATAATTGTTTTAGGTGATATACACGGTGATTGGGATATGATGATTAATGCCCTTAAAATCGGAAAAGTTATTGATAATGATCATAATTGGATTGGAGGCGAAACTATTGTCGTTCAAGTTGGAGATCAAATTGATAGATGTAGATATAATGGTATTCCTTGTAATACAAAAGAAGCTACAAATCCAGATGAAGGTAATGATTGGAAAATATTACAATATTTTACAAAATTACATCATCAAGCTCAGAAAGAGGGAGGAGCAGTATATTCATTAATAGGTAATCATGAATTAATGAATGTAGATGGAGATTTTAGATATGTATCATATGAAGGTTTAAGAGAATTTGATAATTATAAAAAACCAGACGGTGATATTATAAAGGATGGAGAAGAAGCTAGAAGATGGGCTTTTAAACCAGGTAATCCAATAAGTGAATTTATGGCATGTACAAGACAAATGGCATTAATTATAGGTTCAAATTTATTTGCTCACGCTGGTGTTTTACCAAAAATTGCTAAAAAATATAGTGTTAAAAATCTTAATCAATTACTAACATTATATTTATTAGAAAAACTAGATAAACCATCATCATATAATGATGCTTTTAAAGCATCCGATACATCTCCAATGTGGAACCGTATTTATGGTAATATGGGAAATAAAAGTAAACAGGAAAAATTAGACTGTTCTAAATATTTAAAACCATTAAAAAAAATTTATCAAGTTGATAAAATATTTGTTGGACATACTCCACAAATGAAAAATGGAATAAGTAATGTATGTGATGAAAAAATATGGCTAACAGATTATGGAATGTCTAAAGCATTTGACAAGTTTGATGGTAATTCTGATTCTGAAACTAATCAAAGAAGCATATCCAGAAAAGCACAAGTTTTAGAAATATTAGATGACGGTAAAGAAATTAATGTACTTAAATAACTATTTTAACTTTTTATTTTTATAAAAAATATAAAAAGATAATATATTTTACTTGGAAATCATTTGCTTATAATGATCAATATTCTTTTCAAAATGTTTACGTCCTTCTTCCGCAATTTTAACAGCATCAAGATTAGGATGTTTTTCCTTCATTTCCTTTTGAACAGCTCCAGCTACTTTAGCTGCTTCTACACCATTAGCAATACCTAATTTTTCAGCAATGAATTTCTTCAAATCTAAAAATGCTTGGAATCCTGGGTTGACACCACCTTCTAATTCTTCATCATCTTCCTTCTTGTTCTTCTTGGATTTCTTCTTTTTCTTAGCACCACCATCTTGACCAAAAGAATTTAAATCAGTTGTTGTATCATCAGAACCAAAGAATTCAGACATTGTTTGATTATTAAGTTTAACATTAACATCAACACCTTGATTCTTAAGGCCCATGAAAAAGTTCTTAACTTGATTTATAGAAGCACCGCCCATTTGGTCCTTCTTTTTAGCACCACCATCTTGATTAAGAATTTCACGTAATTGATTTTCTAGACTAATAGTTGAAGTTTCAGAAACAAGACCGACATTTTCACTTGATTCAGAAGTTAACATAGATAATAATTTATTAATATCTTTGGTAGAACCTGAACTGGTAGCACTCATATTTCCTCCCTTTTGAATATTAGATGATGTTGCGGAAAATTTAATATTAAGTTGGGACATTAAATCTTGTGATGTTGTGGAACCTCCAGATTGTTCAGATAGAGATACTTTTTGAGCATTTCCAACATTATTGGCATTATCTACAATAGTAATCCATTTTGGTAATTGGACTTCAGATTCAGTAGCTGAATCAAGAACATTTCCTAAAATATTTTTTAAAATGGACATATATATATATATTAATTTAGAAATAATTAAAATAATTTATCAAAATTGTGTTTTTATATATTAATTTTTATCCAATCTATATTAATATATAAATAATGTATGTTAATCAAATTGATGAACTATTTGATAATATCCTTAATAAATTTTATGATTTTCTAACTAAAGAAAAAGCGTTTGATAAACTAAATTCTGATACTAATTTTGTTAAATTCCAAAATGATATCCTCAATTTTATAAAAAAATTTATAGAATCTATCCCAAAAAAAGATATTATTGATATTATCAAAAAAGAATCATACTATGAAACTATTCTCAATATTATAAAAAGATATTGCGCATTCTATATTTATCTTGGTATTGCTTATTATTATCAAGGTGGTCGTGATTTATTTATTACTAATATTATTGAAGCTAGTAAATACCAAAAAGATGCAACTTTTCAAATTACTAACTTCTTTAATAGTGAAAATAACGCAAAAATTATAACTTTTTTTAATGATATTAAAAATTTTATTTTATTATTACAATTCAAAACTATTGATAAACTTAAAATTGTTCTAACTAATAATCCTCTCCGTTATGAATCAACTATTAAATTATTTAATGATTTAGGGGAAGATTATATTATAGACTTTTTCCTTATTAAAGAACCATTCCACAATATTATGAAAGCACTTATTTTTAGACAAATCTACCTAAAAGAAGAAAAGAATGAAACTATTAAAATATTAAATCAACAAGAAAAAGAAAATGCTGAATATAAATATATTGAAATTGTTATTTCCAATGAAAAGAAAATAGTTGATTTTAATGTTATTCAAAAATTCTTAACAATAGAACAAATTAAAACTGGTTTTGCGGAAGAAATTTATAATTATTTATTAGAGACTAGGGAAACAAAAGAATTTATTATTAGAGAAAATCAGGAATTTGTTGATTACTTGTTTTCAAATGAAATATTAATTCCAATAACTGAAGATTTTTTAAGATATCATAAAGATACCGAAAAATATGACCCCGAAAGTCTAGTTCAAAGTGCTAACATAAAAGAAAGAGACGCCACCAAAATAAAATATATTATTAATAAAATGAATAATGTTAGAAATTATTATTCATCAGTATTAGAAAAAAATCCAAAATTAAAACTTGATATTGAAAAATTATTTTTTAAACCATTAGACCCAAGAATGGCTGTATTATATAATAATGATGAAGAAATTAAAATTATACAAAAATTACAAGCATCTGAAAGTGCTACCGATATTGATTTATTAATTGATTTGGAAAATTTAAGAAAATATGCTTATATTAACTTTAAAAATTTTGCTCGTGATGGTTTTAAAATTCGCCCGTCTAAAACAATTCAAGGTATTAGATATACAACACTAAAACAAAATCCCAAAAATACTATTGAAATGAGAATTGGACATGATAATATTGATATGAATGTTATTGGTGTTGCTTGGAATCCCGGAAGATTATCATTAGATTGTTTTAATACTTCTGATATGGTTGATGTTAGAAAAAAATTAGGTGATGAAAATGGATTTAATGCTTTCACTAAACTTATGGAACAAACATTTGGTAAATCAAATGATAAAATTTATTATTGGTTATTTGATAACTCTAAAGATAAACCCAAATTAGAATCATATGTTAATTATAATGTTGAAGATGTTCAAAAAAATATTAAACTTATGATTGGAGAAATTTATAATCAATATAGTAAAATGGTTTTTGATAGACTTAATAATTATATTACTAAACTAGATGAAATTACTATTTGGGATTTTTATAATATTCAAAAAGCCTATATTAACAAATATTTTAATATTGATCTCTATCCAGAAATTAAAAATGAATTAATTGAAAAAGTTATTATTGACAAAATACCTGAATTAGAAATTGTAGAAGATGATGTTGATTCTATGATTCCTGGTAAAAGAGAAAAAATTATTGAACTACCAAAAATTGAATTAAAAAAAGAAGATAAACAAGTTATTGTTTTAGGTGAAACAGAAATAGATGTTTCTCTTGAAATGTCTAAATTAAATTTACCTGTTTGTAATCATTATGTTAAATGGAGAAATATCAATAGAATATCCAAGAAATCTGATGAATTTAATCAAGCTGTTTTTGATTTTGTTAAACAATACGTCAGACTTAATCAGAGAGGTGATTATGTTTGTAAAAGTTGTAATGAAATGGTTCAAATTCAAAAATTTGTTGTTGAAGGTACATATGTTGAAGAATTAGATACGTTCTTAACTACATCTCTAGCTGTTAGTCAAAAATTAGAAGAAATTCCCAAATATTCTAAATACACTAGAACAGTCAGAAATTTGGAGAAAAATATCGAAAAAATTGCTTATTCTATGGATATATTGGCATATTTAGGTAATAATCCAGTTATTAAATTAAGAAGAAAAATGCTTATTAAAGATGTTATTGATTTAGTTTTAATTCATACTGAATGGTTAAGAAATCAACCCAAAGATAGAATGATACAATCTCAAAATAAATATGGTATTAGTAAAGATTTAACTAATCTATTCTTCTTTGAACTTAAAGATGATATCTTCTTAACTAGTTCCACTGATACTGATTACTATAAACTTATTAAATATAATAATATTATGGCATATTTGATTCTAATTATGATTACTGAAATGAATTCTGGTCAAATACTTGGTCTTAGAGAAGATAAAAGATTTAATTATTTCTTCTTTAAAAAAGTTGGTTATACTTTATTTAATGATTTGTTTTTGAGAATTAATCAAAAAGAAAAAATTCCTCTTAATAAAATTCCATTATTTAGCTATATATTATATTATATGAGTGGTATTATGGTTTCTAGTAGATTCTGGTTATATAATGATTCTTCTGTTGATATTAAGGAAAAACCACAATTTATTGTTAATCTACAAAAAACCGTTGTTCATACCATTGTTGATTTAATAAATACTATAATGGAAGCAAATTTTGAAAGTGGAAAGAATTTCTTGTATGAAATTATTTCTACCAGAATTAGTGTTAAATTAAATAATACTTTTAATGATGCTCAATTATTAAAAAGAGTTGAATTTAATGCTATGAAAAATATTAAATTTGATGAAGAAACAAAAAAGGTTACTTTCTTAACCAAAAAAATATCACTAATTAGTTTAGACCAAGAATTTAAAGTTATTGATAATTTAACCCCTCATTGTTTACAAAATGTTTATGAAATGAAAAAGAATGATTATAAATCAGAAATCAATAATATTGATATTATTACTAACTGTCCGGATGGTAAATTCCATAATTGGGTATTCAAAAATGGTGATTTAGTTTGTTCATTATGTTCCAAATCTTATAATGATTTAATTAAAACTTCTGGAATAACTACCTCTGAAAAACCAGATTTTGAATATCTTGATAAAATTAAATTAATACAACTCAAAAAATTATCCAAAAAATATTGTATTACTAGTGAAACACATGAACCTGACCAAAATAATAAATGTATTAAATGTAAAGCTGACCTCAATAATTATAATCCATCTGATAAAGACCTTAAAACTATGAGTAAAAATTTAGAAATTAAAGCAAATGAAATATCACTTGAACAAATTAATAAACTAAGAAAATATAATGAACAAATATTAAAATCTAAAGAAAAATCTAAAAAAATTATTAATAAATTACTTAAAAGATATCAAAAAGAAACTAATAATAATTTAGATACATATGTTAGCGAATTTGTTAATAGACTTGCTAAAATTTTAGGACCTAAAATTAAAATTGGCTCACAAATTATTTATATGAAAGAATCTGTTTATATTTTAGATCATGATTATTTAGGTAATTTAATTAAAGAACCTCTATACATCACATCAGGTGAAGATAAAATACAATATGCTAATAAACATCCCTCTTTTCATAAAGATATTATTTACTATAAAGATAAAGCAAATAGAGTTTATGTTTATTATGACACCATAACTTTACAATATTTAGGTTATTCTGATGATAATAAAAATATTAAAAAAACTCGTAATAATGCTTCGCTTAAATTAGAATTATCTATCAAAGACAGTATTTTATTATTGGGTTATGAAAATCGTCATTATAATATTTATCATGTTAATAAGGATTATCTTAAAAATTTACCTACAAATTTGGGTGATGATACAAAAACAGTTGTTCTTGATATTATAAGAAATAGAATGAATAATCTTAAACAAATTATAGTTAGAAGTCAATCTTTAATAAATAATATTAAAAATAGTGGCAGTGTAGAATCAAATTATAATTTAGAAGAAAAAGAAATAGTAAATGAATTTACTAGAAAATTAAAACAATTTAATACAAAAAATGAAAAAAATCGCAAAGGTATTTTTAAACATCATAAATATATTATTCATAAATTACAAACAAATTATAATATTCCAGAAAATCTTAAAATTGATCTTAATGATAATTATTTAGACATTAATAAAATTAATTCATTATCTAATAATGATCTTAAACTTATATTTTATCTAATCTTTAATTTTAATAGATTATTAGACTACAATACCCAACCCGCTATACAATCTGAATTAGCACATTTAATTGTTAAAATTATAAAATATCTATTTAATTTATATTATAGACCTTATTCTAATTATAATGTGCGAAAATTTGATTTCTTATTAATTAATGAAGCACCTGATATTAATGATACACTCAAAATGGTTGGTCATTATCAAGAACTATTAACTAAACAAGAAATTGATGATCCTAATAGAAAAGAAGAAAATTATAATGCTCAAGAAGCTTTAGACTCTTTAGATATAGATGATTATGAACAAAATGATGATATTGATGAATCTGCTGAAGCTCTTGATGGTTTTGAGAATTAAAGTTGGTTTTATAAATTTTAATAAAAAATATCTAATTTAAAATATATAATCTAATGGATAATTCTCTTATTAATAATAAATATATTACTATGATATTAGTAGTATGTTTAATTATCTATATTGCGGTTGCTCGTCCCCTAATTCCAAATTGGGTTGAGAAATTTATGGAAAATCCCCTTGTTCGTTTACTCCTTATTTCTTATATATTATATCGCGGTAATGTAAATAATGATGATTTATTATTATCTATAACAATTGCTGCTGCTTTCCTCATTACTATCCACATGATTAATAAACAAAATGTTGCAAAATCTATTAATAATACTGAATCTTTTGCTTCTGAAAAATCTAATTCTGAAGAACAAGCATTAATGTGTGGTCAAGGCTTATATTATGCTGCCGATGGATCTATACTATCTTCTGATAAAACTGAATCTAAAGAAACATTTAAACCTAATATTGGAGGAACTAGACTAGCAACCTTTAAACCACCTCCTCCCCCTCCTATTAGAAAACCACAACCCAAACGTCCCAGATATGATGCTACTGGTGAATTAACTGAAGGTGATACTATGGAAGGATTTAATATTGGAGGAACTCGTAAATCTATTTTTAGACCACCTCCTCCTCCCCCACCTAGAAGACCATCCCCAAAAGGTCCCAGATATGATGCTACTGGTGAATTAACTGAAGGTGATACTATGGAAGGATTTAATATTGGAGGAACTCGTAAATCTATCTTTAGACCACCTCCTCCCCCTCCTATTAGAAAACCACAACCAAGAGGTCCCAGATATAATGATAATGATGATTATAATGTAGAAGGTTTTGATGATAACGACCAAAATATGGAACTTGATAATGGTGAAAATGGTAATATGAATGATAATATGAATGATAATATGAATGATAATATGAATGATAATATGAATGATAATATGGATTATAGTATGGATGCTACTATGGATGAAACAATGAATGATACTATGATGGAACCTAATATGGAAACAGATGAAAATTTATAAATTATAATTTAATTAAATTCGTTAATAATTTAATTAAAAAATAATATCTAAGTAATAAAAATAGACTATGAATACAATCAATAAAATACTTGTTATTGTTGTTGTTATAATTGCAATTAACTACTTTTCTAATGGAAATTTAATGATTATCTTAAAAAGATATTATGATATTTTGTTTAAACATACTGAAAATTTTATTGGATTAACTTATAAAAATATTAAAAATGTATACTCTAATATTCCCAATATACCTTATGAAAGACAATTAGATTTTCCTTATCATAATAAATCTAATTTAGATGAACTAGAAGAAGACTCTTATTATCTATATAATTTTATTAATAGCCTTATAACCCCCAATGTTAATAATAATGAATTAACCAAATCAAATTCTAAAAGACAAATAGCAAATGATAAACTTATTAAAGAAATTTTAAATAATATTGATAAATTATTTAATCATAGAGGATATAAATTTGAAAATATTAAACTTTTAGAAAAAATTTATTATTATGAAAATCCTAGAGGCAAAGAAATAGAACCTTTCACCTTTAGCGCAAGAGTTTCTTATCTTAATAAATATATTGGTGATGTTAAAATTAATATTGAATCATTCCTAAGAGAAGATAAATTTTATTATAGACAAGGTGATACTGGCTTCCTTACTATAAATAATATACATCTTCTTGATAGAACTTATCCAGATGAATTATCTAGACATAAAAATAGACCATCCGCATATAGACTTTCTAATAAAAAATCTTATAAAAAAGCTATTGATGAAAATAATAAATTAGTTGAAAAAATGACTAATTCCTTTAATAATCATTTTGTCAATAGAGAAAATTATGATGATTTGTTTATTAAACCAACTGAACAGTTCACAACTGAAGGATTTACTAATGATACTGAAAATAGCCTTATTCCAAGTGTTGTTAATATCACTTGCACTGATGAAAGTACTGAATAATTTACTTTCTCATAACTTTGAAGAACTCATCATTTTTTAATATTTCATCAGGAGTTAAATATTCATCCTTCACTAATATACGACCCTTTTCGGTAACACACTTACCAAATTGATATTTTTCAGGTACTACTCTTTTTATAAATTCTTTAACCTTATCCGGAATCTCTGGTGCAGTAAATAATTCTGGGAAAAATCCCTTTCTATGTAAAGTATTAAAAAAGAAATGAATATCATAATATCTATTTTGTTCTGGAATAACATTTATTTTTGTTGTCCAATCCGCATCAACCTTGGAATTATCTACTATTCCTGGAATACACGCAAAATCAAAATCCCATAATTTTATCTGAAAACCTATATTTGGTATTATATATGTCTGATTATTTATCTTATATAAATATTTCTTATTTTCATGATCGGTATCAATATGATGAATTAATATATTATTTGCTTTCATATCATTATGTCTAAATGATGGATATTTTGTATGAATTATTGCTAATACTGATAATAATTGAAAGAATATTACTCTCCAATGTTTTGTTCTCATGGTCTTGTAGTTTTTACGAATATAATCTAATAAATCCCCTCCATTTGCCCATTCACTTATTAATATTGATACATTTTGATAATAATCACCTCTTTCATAATTTTCTAAAAATTGATCTAATTTTTTATTTTTAACTGTTTTTGATTTTGTTAAATTTAAAAATGGTTTTATACTTGTATTAAATGTGGTGATTGGCAATACAATATGAGGTGTTTGTTTATTTATTACAAAATATGATAATAATCTTATCATCAATAGTTCAGTATTTTCTGGTCTTTTGATGTTATACATATCTCCATAATTTTCTTTTTTTGGATATGCTACTACTTTAACCGCATATGGTTCTCTATTTTCATTATTAGGTGGGGGGTGAACTCCCTTAAAAGTATGACCGGTTGAACCACTTTTTATATATAATAATTTTCCTCCCAATTCTCCAATTGCTTTTCCAAAATCTATATATTTTTTAGGTAATAATTCTCTAATATCATCTGAATTTGTTGGATATTCAAATGAATCTGATGAATTCCTAAAATCAATTATAGATTCTATATTATTTTTATTTGTCATATTTTGTATCGTTTGTATTCTTTCTGGGATTAAATTAAAATTTTTATTCCTTGATTCCGTTCTATCGCTTTGTTCCATTAATTTATAGATGATATATTTTTTTATTATAATACACCTAATATTTTTTAAATCAAATATATTTTTTTAATTAAATTCATATACCTTTTTATATGTATTTCTTATCTGATCTTCCGGTTTTATTTCATCCTGATATTTATAATAAGACTTTTTTATTAAATCCATATCTAAGGGAGGCAACATTGGAATACCCATCCAATGTTTATTTTTATTAATAAAATCCTGATTAAATTCTTGTGGATACATATACGCCAATGATGATTTACTATTTAAAACTAACTTTTTAAGACTATCTGGTAATAAATAATTTGATTGAGGTGGTAATACTGCTAATAATTGAATGAATGGTTTTATTGGTTTTCCCAATTCAAACTTTATTTTATTCATTCTTATTTTTTCTAAATATTTATCAATATCTGTTATAAATGGAGGATGATCATACGGATAATACCAATCCCAAGATGGACACTTATCAAAATAATATTGCGTTATCCATTTTATTCCTATTAAATAATGTGATACCAAATTTTCACTAAAAGATTCTATTTCATCCTCTTCCACATCCCAATAATGTTTATAATATCTTTTTCTCCATTCTTCTGGATTGTCTGAACCCAACTTAATTGGATCCACTATTTTAAATTGTAAATTTTCTATCTTAAATATCTCTTTTTCATATAAATCATCACTATTACTAGTCATTCTTCTTCTCCCATGAGCAAAGTTTTCTCTAAATATTCCTTCCTCTAATGATCCTAATTTATTTATAAATTTAGTAAAAAATTTATCATTTATTTTTATTACATTTGTCTTTATTGTTTTTAAAAGATATGTTATTTTATTATTTTCTAATATAAGCTCATTCAATGTTGATACATAATTAATAATCAAATTTTCTATTCCATTATTGTGAATATCTAATGATGGTATATGAGGCAAGAAATCATTTCCTAATAAATAACACATAAAAATAAAATCATTCACAATATTCATCTCTTTTAAATTATCAAATTTATATGTTCCCATATCCTTATCCATATTTAATAAACCTTGTGAATCTTCTCTTAAATAATCCTTTATTGTACTATATATACAATCTCTCATAATTTTTATACTCACATAATTTAATATATCTTTTGATTCCTTCCTATTAATTTCATTAGCTTCTCTCAATAAATATATTTTATTAGAATTAGTTGATAGTGCTAAGAAAATTAAGTCAGCATCTAAACCATAAATAATATATGACAAATCAATTTTATGATTTTGATTATTTCTGATAAATTGTAATAATTTATGTTCTCCTTCAGCTGGAGTTAAACACGATGAATAAATAATTTTTTTTGGTGAAAAATCACTTTTATTAAGACTATTTTTTGACCATTCCAAAATATAATTATGTAAGTTATTCATAAATACTGTTCCTGGTGTTACGGCATTATTATTCCAATAATTTGGTAATGGTCTATCGTGCTTCTTTTTTATTGTATCCCATAATTTTTTATCCGCTATTGATTTAAATCGTCTCATTCTTTGTTGCTTTATTTTAGCAATAGGTGCCACACCATCAATTGCTATATATATTCCTTTTTTTGGTTTTACATAATCAATTAATTTTTCTATATAATTAATAACTGATTCCATCATTTTTGATTCTAAATTACTTCCTTTCAAATCTGGATTATCAGCAACTGTTTTAAAACATACTGGATGAATTAAACAATTAGCATCAATTAATAAATAATCAATTGATTCAATATCGGTTTTTAATTCTTGATTAAATTTATTAGTTCTTGATACTTTTTCTAACATTTCAGGTAATATTGATGAATTCTGAAATTTTTTAGTAACTTCATCTACATCCTGAATTACGAGTTTCTCCTTCTGAAATACGAAACCCTCTTTTTTATAATTCTTCATTAACCATAAGAAAAATCCTGGTACTCCCATTAAATATTAAATATCTTTACGTTTAAATACTTAATATTCAATTTTTTTTATAGCTGTGAGCATTAGCGAATAGCTATAAACATATTGTTGGACGAAGCTCATTTATGAGCTGAAGAGTATCAATTAGAAATAAAAACAAAGTTTTTATTTCTAATATTATGGCAGAGATTAGAATTTACAAAGTAAATTCTAACTCTTGCACACAATTTTTTTTATTAATGAGCATTAATAAATTATTCTTGGGTAAAGCCCCTAAAACCGAAGGTTTTGAATGGTCTGGCTTCTTAAAGAAGCCAGATTGGATGCTCCGCATCCGACTCTAAAGAACCGAGCAATTTTTTTTATTCGCTTTTCACATCATCGGAATCAGTTTCATAATCTAACTCTTTATCTGTATTAAATTTATTATGTATTGCTTTTATCAAATTTTGAATCTGTAAAATATATGAACTTAAATCCACATCCTGATCCAAATCCATATAACTTAATACTATTTGAAATCTTAATATATATGATTCTGGAGTTGTTAATAATTGATAGGAATTATAATATTTCCTTTCTGATGTATTTTGTTCTGGATTCTTCTTATTATTATAAAATATTAAATGAAAAGGTAATTCAACACATCTAAATATATTTTTAGATTTATTATATATCTCTTCTTCATCCCATTCATTATTATTTATTTTATTAATAACTATACTTTTTATAAGATTATTTGAGAAATGATTCCTATAATGAGTATTTTTAAAATATGTCATAATAAATTTAGGATTTACTTTTTTATTTATTATAAAATCTATGTAATAAAAATTTAAATTAGATATATTTTCCGCACAATAAACTTGCTGGCCTCTTATCTGTTTATACAATTTAAATGAATTGTTTTTATTTTGTTCTTTTAATGATTCATAAAAATTATATATTGTTAAAATTTTTGAAGGCATTATAATCTGTTTATTTGTCATTCTATTTAATTAAATATAAATATTTTAAACTGGTTGAAAATATTTTAACAACCCGTTTGTATTTTAGTTATTTTTTATCCTAATTTAATGATAAGTGATATTGATATCAATAAATTTAATAGTGATATTAGTCAAATTAAATATCCTTGTATTTTTTTATTTAGATTAATTTCTTTTATTGATGATATTAATGATTATGATTTATCTATAATTATTAGACTCTTTTTAAAATATCATGGACCTTTTGCTCTAGAAAATAATCTAAAACTCCTTTTTAAAGATCATCTAAATAATAATGATTTATCTTGGATTGCTTTAACCGATTTCTATAATTTAGTTCATAAAAAAATTACTATTACAACCATTATTAAAAAATTATATACTGTTTACAAAAATAAAATATTTTGGAGTATGAATACCGATGAACAAATTGATTATCTTAACCAAATTAAATTACAATTTTTAGGAATTTATGATTGCGCAAAAGGAGGTACACCATATCATCATAAAATTCCAAGTTTATTAAAAAATACATCTAATAAATATATTATTCTTGAAGATGCTAAACAAAGACTCAAAAAACTTTTTGATATTTTTGGTTATGATGTATTTATGGCAATAGAATTACCTGTATTAACTAATCATGAATTTGATACGTTATCTGATGAAAATATTGCTAAATATATTGCGCTTATTTATTCAGGTATTAGTGAATTATTAGAACATACAATAAAATTATTTGATATATTCAGTCTAATTTGCCAAAAAATGGATAGCCTTTTTAATCCTGTTATAATAAATATAAATAGTGTTGATCACGATTTAGATTTATTTGAAGATGATGATTTTAATATGAACTAAATAATAATCCAGGAGTTCCCTTATGAACTACAAACAAATCATATACCTTTGTTATAAATTTAAAAACTAGATTTTTCTTATTCTCTATTAATGTTGTATTAGATTTATATAATTTATTTAATAAATCATTATATTCTTTTATAAATTCCCTGTTTATTTCCATTCTATATTGCTTACCCTTTATTTCTCTTAAATTAACTGTTCCTGATGGCTGAGTCTGTTCTGGATATAAACAAAATGGTCTGTAATATACTCCCGATGTTAAAGTATTATTTAAAAAAGCATAAGATAATAAATTTGTATAATAATTCCAATCAACATTCGGAACTAACACATCTAATTGATTAAATGTTAATTTTTGTTTTGTTATTACATCAGATTGAAAATACTTGAAAGTATCAAATAATAATGATATATTTTGACCATTTTCTGATAATCCATCATAAAATAATTGTGGCTGAATATACCATAATAATTCTTTACAAGGATTTGTTGTTGATAATTCTGCCTCAAAAAAGTCTTTTATCTTAATATTATGTAAATCTTCTTTTAAATTTTCTATAACATACTCTAATTTACTATTCGCAAACATTGCTCTTTCAACATCATCCAAAAATACACTTTCACATATTAATTTAACTTTTGGATTTGGTAATAAACTATAATATAAATTAAAATTAATATATGGATAATAGCTTGCTACTTTTGGCGCAATAACATTATATACATTATTAACTTCTGGTTTTTCATTAATATTTCTCAAAATCATCATAAATCCAACCCATTGGTATTTATCAATAATATATTGTTTTGATGAATCTAATTCCTGAATTTTATTTTGAATCATATTATTAATTTCTTGAACTATATTTTCTGGTAATTCACCCATATATTGATAATAATTCTGATTCTGTATAATTTCTAATTTTTCTAATTCATTTTGTTCAGTAAAATATGCAGTTATTTGATTTTTAATTTCATCTAGTAAAGACCCATAATCTGGATAATAGATATTAAATACTATTTGTTCTATAGTATAATTTGGATATATCTTTTTATAAATCTCTGTTTTTGTATATTCTGTTCCATTATTAACTAATATTGTATTAATTTCATCTGATGATAAATCTGAAAATTGTATTTTTAATAATTCATCATTAATATATTCACATCTATATATAATTTCCTTATTATCTATATTATAACTATAATCATAATATATTAATTTATCATTTAAAATATATTTATCAACCTTAACTTTAACAATTAATAAATCATCATACATTTTTTCATAGTTTTCAAAACATATGATTTTTTTAATATCATTTATTTTAGCATTTATATAAATATCCGAATATTGTAATGAAACTAATGGTAAACCAGAACCCGCATCTTTATTAAACCAAAATATTAATGGAACCAATATTTTGGTATTTGGTTTTGAATTTGAATTAAAATCTGTTAATTTATTTGTATGTCCTATCATTTCTAAATAATTGTCCATTTCATCTGGTTTAACATAATGCATTTGATTAATATGTAATATATCATTAAAATATTTTTGAGCTTCTAATCCACCTAATTCAAGTGAAAAATATTGGAAAAAATTATGACCCAAATATTCCGCATAATTAAAATTTATTTGATTTGATTTTAATATATCATTTTTTAAATTATAGTATTCTACTTTATTATTATTATATTCTGTTAAATATTTAATCATTGTTTCATACATATTATCTAAATTATCATTAATTTCTGTTTTTGATATATAAATATTGGAATCATAAGTTAGTTGAACAGTTAATAATTTATTTATTGAACTTATATAACCAGATATATTTATTTGATTAAAAACTGTTTCTTCTATCTTATTTTTATAATTGTCTTTTTGGGTTTTATTTTTTAAATTAAATCTATATGACTCATCTTTTATTATATTAATACTAATATTATCAGTTTGTAATAATATTTTAATATTTCTATACAATTGTAGTTCAATATCAACAAACCCCTTTAGATTTATATAATAATTATTCCATTTATTATAGAGTATATCCAAATTTTGATAATTTGTTTTCTTTTTATCAAAATATTTTGATTCAGTTATATATTTATCAGAAAACTCTATTTTTGGTAATTCAACTTCTAAATAACATCTATGAACTATGTCTCCATGATCTAATTTAAATGAAATTATATTATTATATTCAGGTGTTTGTTCAGGCATTATTTCCTTTAGTTCTAATGAAAAATTAGTATGACGCCTAAATACTTTCTTAAAAAAAGTAATCTGTGGATTAATTGTTAAATATATATCCTGTTTTCCCGATGTTACCATTTGTAGTAATCCTCCTGTCATTTATCAATTTATAATACCTAGGTTTTAAATATTTAATTTGGAATTAAATTCTTTGTTAATAAATGATATACTATTATCCCCAAATTAATACCTACCAAATCAAGAAAATTTATTATTGATAACGAATTATATAATGGAATATTTAGTGAAATAAACGCAAATGTAAAATTACTCATATCATATAAAATATTATTTTGACTTAATAATCCATTTTCAAATATATTAAATATTATTAGTGATAACATTGCTAATATAGACTGAAGTATCCATATAAAATCAAATATAACTTCAGTACCACTCATATAACTTGTTAATATTCTCTGACAAACAAATATAGTTCCAAATCTCATAATATCAGATACTGAGTCCATATATTTTTTTGTTTTAAAATTTAAAGTATTATTAATTATACTAGTTATTTTCATTGTGACTAAACCGTGTAATATTACACCAAATATTGTTGCTAATAAAAATTGAAACCATTCTAAAGTAAATAAAGGTAAACCTAATATTTGACTTGTTAATAGTTGATTTATTATTAAACGAGTCGTAAAAAATATTAAATCCATTTTTGTATATTGAATTTCATAAGGTGAAAACATTTAATTTTCCTAATTAAATAATATTAGAAAAATTATTTATTAACTTTTTAAATTTGTGGCTCTGGTAAATTTCCACAATTTATTTCTTGTGCTTTAATATATTCCGCAGTTGTATGGTCATATGATGGTGTTTCACATTTTGTTAAACAATCATCTCCATACCAATATTTCAATATTCTATCTGGTTTAGCTGGTCCCCATACCTCTATATTTCCAAATTTAAATCTCTTTCTCTCTTCTATCCACTCAAATGAATAGTTAATCCATTTCCACCACCAATCATTATTTTTATCTATATAATTACACTTATCATATGGTTTCATACATCTTACCAATTTACCATCTTCATTATCATTTATAAATAAATCAATAAATGGATATTTGGAATCATCAAAATATATTTTTATTAATTTCCAATCTTCATCCATTATTAAACCATATTGTTTAAATTCGTCTTTAAGACTAATTATTTTATTATAATCTTGTCTTAATACATTAATATCACCATCATCATCCCAAGGTATCATATCATGATGTCTAACTGCTCCTAATAAAGTTCCATAAGCAACTGTATAATATATATTATGTTTATTAAAAATTTTATCAATAACACTTAATCCATAAATTATTTTATTTTTAATATCAATATTTACACCCATTTTTTGATTATTTTTTTCAGTAAAAGATTCTATTTTTTTTATTAATCCATTTATTAGATAATATAAAACTAGGATTATTATTATTACCAATAATAGATTTAAATTTACCATATAATTATTTGAGAAATTTAATTTAGAAAGTTGGTGAGTTTAATTTTATATAAGAATCTTTATAAATATAATATGAGAATATTTGATTTTAAATTTCTAATTTTATTGGGTCTAACATTGGTTGTCTATTTTATTTATAGGGAACTTGAATATTTGAGAAACAAATTAGAAAAATTTGAAAATGACATTAAAAATAAATTTATTCCAAAATTAAATCAAAGTAATGATAATAAAAAAGAATTAGAAAAACCTGCTTTATTAGAAGCCAATAATACATCTGCTAAAAAAATTAGTTTAGATATAAATCAAACTATTGTTCCTAATAATTCACCAAAAAATAAAACTCATGAAATTGAAAAAGTTGAATACACTGTTATGCCCAATCGTAATACTTTACAAGAACTTATTAATAATTTAAATAATCACGAAATGGGTATTATGGTTTGCCAAAATGAATTTAGTGATGATGATATTGAAACCACTAGTACTAGTGTTTCATCTAAACATTTGGCTATTTATTCAAATGATAATGACCAATTTATTGAAACACAAAATTCACTATTAGAAAGCGCATTATTAGAAAATAAAAAATCAGAAGTAAAATTTGAATATTCCGAAGAAAAAAATCAATCTAATACAAAGTTAGTTAATGAAAATGAAACTAAGGAAAATGAGGTAAAAGAAAATCATAAATTATCAGATTCAGAAACAATTGAGGCTTCACCTCAATCTGATAACAAATTATTACCTCAAGAGGCAAAGCCTTTAAATGAAACAATTCCTGAAAAGAAACCTGAAAGTCCTAAAAAATATAATAAATCACAACTAGAAAACTTAAAATTACCTGAATTAAAACAAATTGCTGAAGAATTAAAAATATCGATAACAAAAAAAGGAAAACAAAAAAATAAACCAGAATTAATTGAAAATATTATACAACATTTTCGAAAATAAAAATAAAAAAATCTAAAATATATATATATAATGGATAATCGTTATTTTTCCTATGGATGCCCTCCTCTTATGCAGGATGCTAGACATATTACTAATTATATGGAAAGCAGAGTTTATGAACAATTTATTCGTAATGTTAATAACATTGAATCTGCTCAAGACTATAAAAGATTCTTACAAATTCACGGAGACACTATTATTAATAGAGAACGTGCTCAACAAGAAAAAATGAATACTTGTGCTGTTCACGGAAAATGTGTTCCACTAAGTAATTAAAATAATTTATTATAATTTAAGTTTAATAAAAAAATAAATTTATCAATTCTATTAATATAAGAAAATATGAATAAATTTGATAAACCTTTTAGACCAATGCCTTTTTATGATAAGAGATTAGGTAATGAATTATTTGCCAGTGCGGAATCCCTTGATACCCATGAACTTTTACAATTTTCTTTAAAAAATCATATTCCACTGGATTACAATAATGATGACGGAGAAACACTTATTCATAGAATAGTTCGTATTGACAATAGTAAAGCAAACCAACATTCCAAACTAAATGTTATTAAATTTTTAGTTCAAAATGGTGTTAATCCAGATAAACCTGACAAATCAAATAATACTCCTCTACATTATGCCTGTTCTCTTCAATTAGATTTAATTGTTAAATATTTATTAGAGTTAGGAGCTAATCCTAATTATACTGATAATAATGGATATACTCCTTTTCATTATACTTTAACCGGAGAAATCAAACCAATTTCAAAAACTAGTAAAGTATTTGATTTTATACCACCTCCCAAAAAAGAAGACCCAAAAAAGAAAGAACAATTATCAGAAATAGCAATACAACTAAATACATTATTAGAAAATGAAATTACTGAAAATAAATTACCTATATATAAAACTATTGAACAAACTATTGATAAACTTATTGAATATGATGATCATATTAAAAACAATAGAGGTATTATTTTAAAAAATATTAATAGATTAGCTACTAGCGCGGAATCAAAAGATCCATTACCTGAAATTAAAGAAAATATATTTACTGGGCAAAATAGTATTAAAAGAAAATTAGAAAAATATTTTGGTAATTTTAATAAATTTGATAATTTTGAAATTCACGAAAAGAAAAATACTTCTTGGGCACCATCTGATTATGGTACTGAATCATTAATTAAAGATGGTAAAATTAAAAAAGTTATAGGTAATGAAATTAAATCAATGAAAACAAATATAGAAAACTTAACATTTAATTCTTTCCCCACTATTCCACAAAATAATGAAAATAATGATTTTGAAAATATGTTTATTAACTTTTATATTAATAATTTTGAAAATGAACCAAGCGAACTTCGTGGTGGTAGAAGAGGAGAAACTCGTATTCAACGATTAATTAGAGGTGATAATAATTCACCATTAATTTTCAATGACCGTTTTACACCCGCTTTATATAGTGGTCAAAATAATGATAGGAATGGTAGATTTAGATTTGATAAAGTTCCAGATAATGCTTCCTCATATCTTGATTTTAAGAGATTAGTATATGTTGGCGGTCCCAGAGATATGGAAGTTATTTATCCCAATTCTTTTATTGATGATGTGAAAACTGTTTTACAAGGTGATATTGCTGTTGCTGGAGCTAATTGGATAGATAGTAATTTAATTTTATATATGTTAGGTTCTCCATTACCCTTAGGCCAAATTAATACATGGGCTTTAAATGGTAATGGTTGTTTATTAGATAATTTAGCTGATTTAGATTTTGGTAGGGATTTTATACCTACAAATGGAGTACAACCAAGACAAAACTCTCAAAATAGAGGTGAAAAATACACCCATATTAATGATGGAATAAATTTAAGTATTAGAACATACAATGCTTTTGATAATTACTCAGACTATTATTGTGATCAGGCTATAGCTAATTATAATACTTTTATTGGTGGTCGACAAATACAAGCATTAGGACTTGCACCCGCACCCGCACCCGCACCCGCAAAACCTACACCACTTACTCCTGTAGGTTTAATAGCATTTATAACTCAATTGGAACTACAATATAGGCAATTATATGTTGCAAATGTAAATAATATTATTAATGCTTATAATATCAGATTAGCTGGGCTTCCCCTTGGAATAGCACCAATTATTATCCCCCCTTCCCCTATAAATAGAACTGAACTTGTTAACTTTGTTAATCAAATAAATAATATATTAGCTAACAAAATTCAAGAAGAAGGAGATGCAATATTAAATCACTTAGAAACTTTACTTATCAATGAACATCAGGCAGTTGTGGGTGCTGGTGCTGTCCCACCTCTTAATATTAGACCTAGACCCATTTTAAATAATTTTACACAAGCAGAAATAAATATATATCAACTTGCTGTTAATAATGAAATTGCCCATTTACGCAGACAATATCGTAATTTATTAAATAATTTTACTAGAAATCCATTAAGACAAATATATGATTTTCAACCATTTGAAAGGCCTGTAGATGCAGTTATTGATATAACTGATCTTTTAAATAATAATTTGGCTCAAGATATGATTTTTTATCTTATATTAGCTCATACTGCAATTTTATATCCAAATCGTTTTAATGAAATAGCAAGACTTAATGCTCATAATATTAATTATAGAAACAGTCCTTTTGCGCAGAAATGGTTTGCTCTTAAAAATAATTCTAATATTTCTATTGGTTCTTGGTTATTTAATATGTGGAGTGATGTTATTTGTAAAATATCTGATTCTAATTTATGTGGATACATTCCCTTTAGATTATTAATGTTAATTTCTGGTTTGGAATCAATGGAAAATCAACAAGGAATTAATTATAAACAATGTATTGTTTCATCATATAAACCATTTTTAATTAATGAATTATTTAATAGTAATAATGTTGATACTACAAAATTATCACAATATATGATGTTATTATTAAATGATAATATAACAATTAATTTTATTGGTGGCACTCCAGGTATTAATCAACCATTAGCTGATGATACAGCATTAGATGCTATTGCTAATAGACCAAATGATAATGACATTATGAAATTTATTAAATTATGTTATTATTATTCTAGAAATCAAAATCTTGATAATGCTAATAAAAACATTGCTGGAAGCAATGATTTATATGATTTTTATACTCTATATGAAAATTCTCCCGGAGATAAAATTGATAAACAAGTATTAATTAAAATATTTATTGAATTAATTAATAAAATTAAATATAAACCAAATAAGCAGACTATAATAGATACTATATATTTTATGAGTAAATTCAATCCTTCTATTAATATTGCTGTGTCAACTAATGATTTCAAGAAAATATCTACCTATCAACTTATAAATATTCAACTGGGTCAAGCAGGAGCTCCACCAGGAACTTTCCCTCTTAATCAAAATATTAGTAGTGAAAATGAACAACCTAGTTCATATTCCATTAAAAATTATGATGAACAAACAATTTTACAAACAAATCATTTATCTGTTGCTCATATATTAGGATTATATTATGAAGGTACTTTTTATTCAATAAGATATAATGATTTAACACAACCAATTGGTGGTGTAAATTTAGCTCATTTTGATTTTATACCAGCACCCGGTGGTCCTCCTGGAGCAATTATCCCAGACCCTAATGATCCCATAGATTTTCATGGATTAAATGGAGATGTTCTAGAAGATTTTAATTTACCATTACCTCTTAATTTTATATTATTAAATCCTAATAATCGTAATGTTAATAATGTTTTAACTCCAATTGCTAAAAATACATTTTATGATGCTAGTAGAATTAATTTTGAAATGAGATTACCATCTATTCACGGTTATTTTATGATGTTAATTACTAAAATAAAAAAATATCAAGACGAAATAACCAATTTATATAATAGAGCTGTAGATATAATAACACAAATTGTTGATAGAGGAAATAGTTCTAATTTAGGACAATTATACACTGATATTTATCCTAGAATTACTATTTTATGTAAATTATTAAATAGTTTTACAGAATCCTATAATTTATTAATTAGAAATAATTCAATACAAAGATATAATACAGCTATGCGTGATAATATTTTTACAAGGTTTAATAATCCACAAACTTTTAATTTTATTGAATTAGCCAGATGTTTAAATATAATTAACGCTAACTACTATTTATACTATTATTTATTTGCTCCAAATAAAGTAATAAAATTATCCCGTTTTAACTTTTATCAAATACCTATTAATCAAGATAATTATAATTTATACTTTAATTATAATCCATCTAATTTAGTTAATATACTAAATGAAGATGTCATACCAGCGAGTAATAAAAGGGAACGAGAGTTAGATATAGATGGTATTTTAAATAGAAATATATATATAACTAATAAGATTCAAGGTAAAATAGGTAATTATAGTTTTGGTAATTATAATAGATTTCTTGAAGAAATAAAAACCGGTATACCTAATAATATAATCACTTTACCAGGACATTTTATTAGATATAAAGAATCCCCATTACCCCCATCCCTATATGCTTCTTTAGACAAATTTTATAAATATTCTATTATTGAAATTGTTAGAAAAATAATTGAAAATATTCATCAAAATAAAACAAATAATGGTATCCCGAAAAATATATATGATAGTATATCAAAGTTAATATCTGATACAATGTATTCTATTCAAACTACCGACCTATCAAAATATATTATTATAGCTACATTATTAGACCAAATTATTAGAGGTAGAATTGAAGTTCTTATCTTAAATAGTTCTATTAAAAAATATGAAGAATTTATTAGTCAAAATCCAATTCTAAGTCCAATGAAAGAAGAGTTTAAAAATATAATACCTGTTAAAGAATTTGGCGTTAGTCTTGCTAAACTTGATTTAGATAATTTAAATATTACACAAAAAGAATTAGTTAAAAATTTATATTCTCCTGTTATTCAACCTAATAAAAAAGATATTTTTATTCTGTATCCCAATGATTTCGCAAATACTTTCCCATTAAATGCTAAACAAGGTATTAGTATTAATAAAAATATTATTAACAAGTTAATGGAACAAGGTGCTTCTATTTATAGTAATTCTTATGATAATAATACACCAATAACACTCGCACTCAAAAATAAAAATTATAAAATATTTGAATATCTAAAAATACAAGGTATCGATTTTAGAGATTTTAATAATAACCCTATTGAATATATTAATCAAGAAATCAAAGATAATATTGATAAATTATTTAATAATTATAACATTGGAAAAGATAACCTTGAAAAATTACTTTATAATATTGATGATCATATGTATCAAGATGTTTATAATTTAATTATTTCTAATGAAGTTTTTGGTAATAATGTTTTGATTAATTTAAAAGAAGGATTCCATCTATCAACATATTTAACATTACAATATCTATTTGAACATATTATTAATATTAGTAGTGAATTTAAATTAGAAGATTGTTATGAAATCTTAAACTTATTGGGATTTAATATTAGTGATATTAATAAAAATTATTTGGGAGAAAACCTCTTAAAATATAATGTTCCAAATGATCCAGATATTTTAATTATTCAAGAAATATTAAAGACTAAAAATGAAGAATTCAAATTAATTGAAAAAGAAAAAATTAATAATGATCAAATATTAAATCAACTTCAAAAAACTAATCCTGAATTATTCAAAAAATCAAAAAAATCTGATATTAGATTACAAAATATTAATCGTTATAATATTCTTAAAAAAGAAATTAAATCACTTAAATATTTAATGAGAATAAATCCTCGTAAATTTAATGATACATCTAAAATAGATAATAAAATAATAAAGAGATATAATAACTTATTCAATGATAACTATAATTTAGCCATATATGCTTGGAGACAACTATTTAATACTCAATTAGATAATGATAACTATAATATGGGTCTCATTAAATTATTAAATATTCAAAAGGATGTTTTAGATAAACCCCAAAAAACTGAATTCCAATCAATACTTAAAATAATGAGTCATATTAGTTCTCTTGCTGAAGAATATTTTGAAACTGATAAATATAAGGAAGAAAATAGAGTTCTTAGATTTTTAGATGATAAATTGAACTATATTACTAAATTAGTAATAGGTCAAGGTATAGAATTATTTATTAGAAGAATATTATTTACATATTTTAATAATATTGAAACCGAAACTAATATAGATACAAAATTAGAAATTATTAATGCTAAAATTAATTCATTATTTGAAGGAACACTTATAGGTATTAATAAGAGTCTAAAAGATTTATTATATGACGATGTCTGTCCAAAATTAGTTAAAAATTCCGCAAAAATTTTTGATAATAATGCTGAAAAAATTGGAGATATTACTCAATCTACTAATGAAATTTTATATAATTTTATATTATTTATTGATAACTCTCCTATTTTATTATCCGAGGAAGTTAAGAATATTCTTAAGAAAGATGTTATTAACTACTTTGATAATTTTACATCTAGAACCATTAATTTATTATATGTCAATTTTGAAAATATTTTGAAATTCTTTATTAATAATTATAGATGCTTGAAAACTCTTTCAACTTTAGTTTTATAAACTTTGATTTAATATAGCTTTACTCATTTCATCAGCAACTGATATATTTTGTGAATTTAAATATGTATTTTCATTTTGAACAATTTCTTCTGTTATTCTTAAAGTAAAACTATGATCTATATTTCTAAAATTAAGTCTTGAGCCATTTGGATAAACAAAACTAATATTTAATTCTGTTAATGTTGATATTGGAAAATTTTTGGAATAAATATTACCACTTAATGATACAAATGTATTAAATAAAATATCTCCTGGATTACCTGATAATAATATTTTAGCAAATGCTGATGATAAATTATTATTGGAAAATATATATTCAATATCATTTAAATACATCAAAAAATAATTATATTTTCCTGACATATTAAAAAATCCACTCGTATAATTTATCTCATTTCCCACTGCGTCCAAATTATTTGAATTAGCATACATATCTTGATTCGTTATTTCTGACTTAAAATCTGTTATCGAAAAATCATCTCCCACATTTTTAAATCCTAATATCTCTCCTATTGTATCCGGGTAATTAAAATGAAAACTAGCTTTTGATTTTGATTTCACCTTAATATCTTCTCCTCCTCTTGCCGAAAAACTTGCAGTTTCCCTATTTATTTCTGTGGTTTTTCCTAATATAATATCATATGATTCATTTTCCAAATTTACATTATAAACTATATGTTCCTTATTTATATATGTTGGGTCTATTGAAAAGATAATTTCAGTATTATCTATAATTTCTTCCATTGTAATTGCTACCGCATCAGCAATTGTTATCATGTCTCCCACTTCTACTATATTTTTAGGATGTATTACTGATAAAACATAATAATCTTCTTGATTAATACTAGTTTTAACAATTGATAATGAATTAGGTAAATTGGATAGATTAAAAGGTTTGAATGATATTTTTTGAATTCCAGATTCTAAATTTATTTCAAAATTATTATAAATTTTATTAGTACTGGTTGATATTATTCTCTCTACTTTATTTATATTTTCTGTTATTTTATCTAATAATGTTAAAGCAGTATAAAATCCTTCATCTATTGATACTTGATAAATATGATTACCATCATCTATATTTCTCCAATATAATTTATCATTTATTCCCGTTTTAACAATAACATCAATATATGGAAATTCAGTGCTAACTAATTCTATATTAACTACATTATTAAAACTCTTCTTCAAATTTATTATATAATTATCCGCATCAGGATAACCTACTAGGGAATTTATAATTTTAGCAACTTGAACATTAGAACCACCCACTTGATAATTACCATAAGATTGATAATTTAAATAAATTACAAAATTGTTAGCATCTGTTATACTATATACTTGTTGACTAGATTGATAATTATAATTATTAATTGGATAATTAGAATTTATAAAACCTAATCCAATACCTCCAACATGATTATATGATATTTTAAATGATTGAGCAAGATTATAAAATGTATCTGTTTTATTTATAAAATTATATGGTAATTCAAAAAATAAACAATTTTTATTTATTTGTTCTTCATCAAATGAACCAAAAATTGCTTTTGCCACTGGTTCTATATAAATATGATTATTTTTGGGTATATCATTTAAAATTAAAATTGTTTTGGGACCAATTAAATAATTAAATGGTATATTACAATCATTAATAAAATTACTTTCAATTTGTTCACCAAAAATATCAATAGTAATTTTTAATTCTGACACAACATTCTTATAATTCATATTTATGAAATTATCGCCAAAATTTATTAAAACATAATTAAAATTATTAATTAAATAAAAAGAACCAGATAATATTTTTGATATACCTTCCACATTTTGTATAATTATACTATCTCCCGATTCTAATCCATGATTTGGATAATTAAAAGATAGATAATTTGAATTTTCACTTAGAGTTATTGGATTAGTTGGTAAAACTTTAGTATCAGTTTTTATTATATTTTTTGGATATCGGTTTCTAAAACTAGAATCAATATTTACTAATGTTGATCTTAATATACTATTACTTTTAACTTTTGACATTAAATATATTATTTTTATCCTTTTAACTTGGATAAAACTTAACTCCTTAATTTTATGGTTTTTCTAAAATCAATAAAAAAATTTAAAAGACTCACTCAAGCTTATAGCTTTCTTTTGCTCCTTAATATAGTTTATAGCTACTCGCTAACGCTCGTATAGAGAAGAGCAAAGCTTTTCTCTACAGGCTAGACATAGTCTAGCACAACTATAAAAAAATTGATAAAAAGATTTAAAAGAATACTTGAACTAGATATTTTAATGTCTAAGAAAACAGAAACCGAAACTATGAAATCCGATGTTAACAAGTATGATAAAGTATCTCAACGTGAACACGTTCTTATTCGTCCCGATACATATATTGGAGACATAGAACCTATCAAGGAAGAAACTTGGATATATGATGAAGAAAGTAAAAAAATTATTAAGAAAAATATTACATTTGTTCCTGGATTTTTAAAAGTATTTGATGAATTACTAGTTAACGCACGAGATGCGTCAATTAATGATCCTAGTTGTGATACCATTAAAGTAGAATATAATAAAGAAGAAGGTTTTATTAGTGTTTATAATAATGGTGATCAAGGTATTCCCGTTGAAGAACACCCTATTTATAAAACTCTTATTCCATCTATGATTTTTGGTGAGTTATTAACCAGTTCTAATTATAATGATAATCAAGAAAGAACAACTGGAGGCAAGAATGGTATTGGAAGCAAGGCCTGCAATATTTATTCCACTCGCTTCATTGTTGAAGTAGATGATGCTAAAAGAAATAAAAGATTTAAGCAAGAATGGACTGATAATATGGCTACTGTGGGTAAAGCATCTGTTAGTAAATTACCTGCTAAAACAAAAAGTTCTGTTAAGATAACATTTTATCCAGACTTTAAAAGATTTAATATTAAAGATTTGAATAATCAACATTATGAACTATTTTATAGAAGAACTATTGATGTTGCTGGTATTTCTAATACTAAACTAAAAGTATTTTTCAATGAAAATAAAATAGAAGCAAACAATTTTAAATCATATATTGAATTATATAATTGTGTTGATGGTTCCGAAATTTATTATGATACTAATGATAGATGGTCAGTTGGAGTTGTTTATAAACCAGATAACGGTAATCATGTAGTTAGTTTTGTTAATGGTATTAATACTTATCGTGGTGGTACTCATTGTGATCATGTTATTGATAATTTAGTTAAGATGCTAATTAATGATTATATTAAGAAGAAAAATAAAGAGATTAAAATTAAACCCATATTTTTAAAAGAAAATTTAATATTCTTTATTAATAGTGTTATTGTTAATCCAGGATTTGCTTCTCAAACTAAAGATACACTAACTACTAAGGTTGAAAAGTTTGGTTCCAAATATGAACCAACACCATCCTTTTTAAAGAAGTTAGCTAAATGTGGTATTGTGGAACAAGTTATTGAACTAGCTAAATTTAAGGAAAATTCTAGTCTTAAGAAAACCGATGGTCGTAAACAAACTAAAATTATTGGTATTCCTAAATTAGAAGATGCGAATAAAGCAGGTGGAAAAGAATCTTATAAATGTACTCTTATCTTAACTGAAGGAGATTCAGCTAAAGCTACTGCTATGGCAGGTTTCTCTATTGTTGGAAGAGATTATTATGGTGTCTTTCCATTAAAAGGAAAAATTCTTAATGTTCGGGAAGCAAGTCCTACTCAAATTCTTGCTAATGAAGAAATTAAGAATTTAAAAATTATATTAGGATTAAAACAAGGTGAAGATTATTCAACTGATGCTAAATTTAATACTTTACGTTATGGTCATATAATTATTTTTACTGATCAAGATCCGGATGGTTCCCATATTAAGGGTCTTTTTATGAATATGATTCATACTATGTGGCCTTCATTAATAAAACGAAAAGGTTTTATTCAATGTTTAAATACTCCAATTGTTAAGGCTTTTAAAAATAAGGATGTCTTAACATTTTATAATTTAACTGATTATGAGAAATGGAAGGCAAAACCAGAGGCTTCTGGTTATAAAGTTAAATATTATAAGGGTCTGGGTACTTCAACACCGCAAGAAGCTAGAGAATATTTTGTGGATATTGAAGATAAATTAGTTAATTACTTTTGGGAAAATTTAGATAAAGAAATTAAAGCAAAGTTTTCTGATTCTGAAAAATCTAAATCTAAAAAAAGTAAACAAATTAAAGATGAAGATAAAAATGAAGAAGATGATGATAATGATAAAGATGAAATTGTAGATGAATTATTTATCTCTGAAAATAAAAGAGATGATGATGATGCTATAAGATTAGCTTTTGATAAAACTCGTGCGGATGACCGTAAAAAATGGTTAATGAATTACGATAGAAATAAAACTCTATCATATAGTCAAAAAGAAATTGCCTATTATGATTTTATTCATTCTGAATTAATTCATTTTTCCAATGAAGATATTGAAAGGTCTATTCCATCTGTTGTAGATGGATTAAAACCTTCACAGAGAAAGATTTTATATGGTGCCTTTTTAAGAGGACTTGATAAAGAATCAGTAAAGGTTGCTCAATTAGCAGGTTTTGTATCTGACCGAGCGGCATATCATCATGGTGAAGCCTCATTAAATGGTGCTATTGTTGGTATGGCACAAAACTTTGTTGGTTCAAATAACATTAATATTCTGAAACCTGATGGACAATATGGTTCTCGTAATATGGGAGGCAAAGATTCCGCCAGTCCAAGATATATTTGGACAAAATTAGAAGATTTAACTTCTATTATATTTAATCCGGTAGATGCTCCTGTATTAAAAACTCAATATGATGATGGTATGCCTATTGAACCAGAATATTATGCTCCTATTATTCCAATGATTTTGGTTAATGGTGCTGATGGTATTGGAACAGGTTTTTCCACAAGTATTCCACCATATAATCCTATTGAAATTATTCATAATCTTAAAAGAATAATTAAAAATAAATCGTTTAAGGAAATGGACCCATGGTGGCAAGGTTTTGAAGGTATTGTTAGTAAGATTGATGATTTTAATTATGAAATTTATGGAACTTGGTCTGTAGATGATAATAAACTAACTATTACTGAATTACCTGTTTGGGAGTGGACAACTAATTATAAAGCATTCTTAGAAAAATTATTAGATGATACTCCAGTTGTTAAAAAGGATGATAAGAAGATAGTTAAGAGACAACCTAAAAAAGATAATCCATTTTTAGGTTATAAAGATGACAATACTGATAAACGAGTTTATTTTGAATTAACATTTGAGGATGGATATTTAGAAACTGCGAAGGATGTTGATAAAAAATTCCATTTGTGTAAGAAATTATCAATTGGTAATATGCACTTGTATGGTCCAGAAGGTTCTATTAAATATTATGAAAATGTAGAAGAAATTATGAGAGACTATTATGGTGTTAGATTAGAATTATATAAAAAGAGAAAGGAACATCAATTAGATATTCTTGAACATCAACTTAAAATTATTAGTTTTAAGGTAAAGTTCATTCTAATGGTGGTTGAGAAAAAACTAGAAGTTAATAATAAAAAGAAGGCTGAAATCGAAGAGAAATTAGAAAAAGACAAGTTTCCTAAAATAGGTAAGAATAAAGATGATCCAAAAGTAAGTTATGAATATTTATTAGGTATGCCTATTTATAATTTAACTTATGAGAAGATTGAAGAATTAAAGAAACAACAACAAGATAAAGAAGCTGAATATAATGAATTGGAAGAGAAAACACCAGAAAGTATTTGGTTAGAAGAATTAGATAACTTGGAAGCATCATATGAAAAATGGTATCAAAAACAATTAGAAGAAGCAAAAGAAAGTACTTCCAAGCCAAAGAAGAAGAAAACCAAGAGTAAAGGACAATAACACATTTTGATTCTATTTTGAGAGTTTGATTTATAAATTAATTTAATATATTTTATTAATTTATTAACTTTTATCCAGTCAAATATAAATATCCAACTTTTTTATAAAATTTTGGGCACACAGGGCGCGTGAAGAAAAACTTTAAGTTTTTCTTCAGGTCCTAATTATGAAAAACAAAGTTTTTCATAAATACGCGTGTTTTTAGCGTATATAGGAGAGCACAGCTCTCCGCTATAGGCTGGGCGAAGCCCAGCGTATACCGTATACATTTGGTATACAATTAATAAAAAATGAATATAAAGACTAATTATTATATATAATTATACATTTTTCGGGTAGATGGAGCATAGATGTGATATATGTAAGAAACAATTTAAAACTTATAAAACTTTATGGAAACACAATAGACAATTTCACGTGAATTCAAAAGACGATATAAAGACGACTGGTATACATTAAACTAAATTTTCTTGAAAATTTAGTTTAAGTTAAACATTAATTAAAAATCTAAGATTTTTAATTAATAGTATACATTTGTCATCAAAATCCCTGGTAGATGTCAAAGAAAAGTCATTAAATAAAAAAAAAGAAATTATAGATGATAAATACATATGTAGATTTTGTGAAAAAATATTGTCTAATAGACAAAGTAGATGGAGACATGAAAAAATATGTAGTGAAAATAAAGTAGAAAGTAATTCAAAACTATTAATAGAGATCGAAAAATTAAAAAAAGAAATTACTACTATTAAGAATAACGGAGGAAAAACAACAAATATAATTAATAATATAAACAATATTAATAATATTAATAATGGAACAATCATTAATAATAAAATTATTATTAATCAAATTGGATCAGAAAATATTAATGAATTAAATGATAATGAAATTAATGAAATATTTGGTCAACATTTAGAAAGTGTTATTAAACTTGTAGAACTTATTAATTTTAATGAAAGATTGCCTTCAAATCATTCTTTTTGCACAACAGCATTAGAAAGCCCCTATTTATCGACATATAATACAAAAACTAACACAATTGAAAAAGATAGGAAAAAATATTTTTTTGATGAATTATTTTGTAATGCCATTAAAAAATTAGATAATATTTATGAATCCAATAAAAACAAATTCAAAAACTCAAAGAAAAAACAAATTGAAGAAATTATTAGTACATTAAAAGACATTAAAAATAGTGGATTTAATGGAATCTTAATGAAAGAAATGATAAGAAAATTAAATTTATTATCTTATAATAAAAGAAATATTATTAAAACAACTTGGGGAAAAAATATTGAATGTAAAATATTAGATGATGAAGAATATACAAAAAATATTATTAATACTAATAAAAATAATTCATCTATTGATATTCCTAAAAAATTAGATAAATTATTAATTAATCATAATGATATTGATAGTTCATCAGATTCATCTGATGATTCTGATGATATTGATTTTGATATTATTAAGAAAAGAAGAAAACATTACCGGGTATCCCGGTAAGATAGTCTTAACAAAAAAAATCACATGTGATTTTTTCGTTAATGAAAACATATTATAGTATAATTTTATTATTATAATACTATAATATTCATTCAACATAAATATCCAATTTTTATTTAATTTTTTGCCACCCAGGGCGTGTGAAGAAAAACTTTAAGTTTTTCATAAATACGTGTGTATTAAATCCACAAATTAAACTTTTTTGAAATTATATAAGAGTACTAAAAAACCAAAGTTTAATATAAACTTTAAAGTTTAGTGTAATATAGATGCTATTTAATAATTTAAATATAAAATAATAAATTATTAAATGGTATATCATTAAAATTAATATTAAACTTTTTCCCACAATTTTCCACAATGAATAAGATTATTAATTAAACTTTAATTTAATTGGAGGAAACTGGAGGGTTTTTCCTCCAAGTTGGAGGATGAAAAGTTTAATGTAATTACATAGATTTTTATATTACTTATAATATTTAATACATATATTACATTTAAACTCCATTAAACTTTTTTATACATTAAACTTTATACATTAAGTCTCTGTAATGATTTGTAAAAAGTTTAAACTTTTTGAGGTAAGCTGATTTTGCTCTATTATAGGCTTACTTTGAGCTTTATGATATTTCTTGTTGTGAAGCCATAGACTTTGGTAAGAAGCATATGTCTTTTTACATATTTCACATAAATTTGCCATCGATTATTTATTTAATATATATTCATATCCTTAAATGATTTTATATTAAAATATAATGCTTACCATAAAATTCACGCGAAATTTTTTTTTATAAAATTAAAGTTTTATTTTTTAATATAGATTAAGTTGGTATTCCAGTTAAAATTATGAATAATTATTTTATTTTATTTTAAGCTTATCTTAACAAAAAAAATCACATGTGATTTTTTTCGTTAATGAAATCATATTTTGATAAAACAAAACTCTCTGAATCTTTTTGCCAACTCATTGGAACTCTAATTTTTTCTATTAATTTAAATTTATAAAGATTATTGGGAACTTTGGATAATATTAATATTGTATCATTTGGTGCTATTTCACTTAAGTGTTTAATTAATTTCTGGTTTGTTTTTTCAGGAAAGACTAAATTACTTACAAATATAATACTATTTTTAGGTATGTAATCTTTATTTATTTGAAACATATCTTTCTTATCAATTTGCATTTTATTCTTAATTTCATTAGGTAATTTTTCTTTTGTATTTATTGCGTAATTATAACGTTTATCTACTATTTCAACACCTTTCGCATTTTTAAATCCGTTTGCGATTGCGTAGGCAAGAGATCTACCACTACCAGAACCTAAATCAATAAAAGTATTTTTATTAATTGAATTATTATCTAAATATTTTGATATATTTTGTACACCACTATTCATAATCTCACCATATGTTAAATTATAATCAGGACCCATACTTGTGTTATCTACTGTTATAAAAGATTCTGAATAAATCTTATCAATTTTATTAATTATATTATCATTATAATACCAAATTGTAAAAATAATTATTACAACAAAAATAATAATTAAATAATACTTGTTTTTAGAAACAAATTCATATACCATTATATAAATTAAGAATATTTATTTTAAAATAAATTTATTATATTATAGATGCTTATTTTTTTATTTTATATTTTATATATAATGGATGATGTTTTACAAATTATAAATTTTAATGAAAATAAAAAAATAAAATTTTTAAAAATTATAAAAGGACAAAGAAGTATCAACTTAACAAAAAAAATATTATTTGAAAATAAACAAGAAGCAGATAAATGGTTTGAAAAACTTGATAAAAAAAATAATAAATATATTTTGATAATTTATGAAAGAAAGAAAATAACTAAAAAATATATGGGTATTAAATTTATAATTTATAATAAACAAAATAAAAAGATTGATATTACTTCAGTAGTTGGGCAAGAATATCTTCCTGAATTATTTCCACTCGACAAAATTTAACTAGTCTGGAAAAAATTAATACTCTTCATTTCACTATGTGAAATTCATTGATAGAAAAAATCTGTTTTTCTATCAAAGTAGATGGATAGTTAAGCATTTGCTTAACTATCCGTGTTCAGCCAATAATCTTATAAAAATCATAAATGATTTTTATAAAAAAATTGATAAAGATATAATTTATTAAATAGAATATATACTTTTAATGACTGAAAAACAAGTAATAAAGGATAATTTAGAATTCCAATTATATGACTGGTTAGAGGATCATGAAGTTATTCAAAATGATGATTCTGATGGCGAAGATAATGATTTACCAGGTAATTATATAATTCATTCTTTTGGTAGATGCGATGATGGAAAATCGGTATATGCTAAAATTATAGGTTATACACCATATTTTTATGTTTTATTACCAGGTAAAGTTCAAAATAAAACAAAAGGATATTTAGATGAAATTAAAAGAAAAATTGAGCAATTCTTAAAAAGCAAAGAGAATAAGAAAGTTTATTATAAATTTAGAATTACATTAAAAGAAGTTCAATTAGTTCGTCTAAAGAGAGCAGAAGGATTTACCAATGATAAAGAATATTGGTTTCTTAGATTAGTTTTTAGTAATTTAGATGGTATGAAAAAATTCAGAACTTTCTTAGAAAATAATGAGATTAGTCTCCCCTCTATTACTGAATTAGCAAAACCTTTTAAATTCAGATTATATGAAGCTAATCTTCCACCAATGTTAAGATGTTTTCATATCAGAGAAATAAGTGGTTGTTCATGGGTTCAAACTAATAAATATGAATTAATTGATGATGAAGATATTAAGGAATCTAGATGTGATATTGAAATTAGAGTTGATTGGAGAAATCTTAATCCAATTAAAAAAGATCACAATGCTCCCTTTAGAATTTGTTCTTTTGATATTGAATGTAATTCTATTGATGGTGAATTCCCTCAAGCTAAAAGAAAAGGCGACGCAGTTATTCAAATTGGTGCAACTTATACCTTGAATGGTAAAACAACACCATATCGTCAATATATTGCGTGTTTAAATGAAACAGCTCCAGTTGAAGGAGTCATAGTTGAAAGTTTTGAAACTGAAAGAGAATTATTATTAGCATTTCTTGAAGAAATAAATAATAATGATTGTGATATTATTACAGGATATAATATTTTCTTTTTTGATGAGAAATATTTATATGACCGTTGTAAATTAATTTTAGGTATGGAAACAGATATAGCATTTATGTCAAAACTTAAAGAACATAAATGTAATTTTAAGGAAATGAAGTTAGCATCATCCGCATTAGGTGAAAATTTATTAAGATTTTGGGAAACACCTGGAAGAATCCATATTGATTTGATGAAAGATGTTCAAAAGACTTTTAGTCTCCCATCTTATAAACTAGATTATGTTGCTTCTAAATTTATTCGTGGTGAAGTATCAAAATATAAAGTATTACTAGATGATAGATTTGAATTAGAATGTAAGTCCGTTCAAGATATTAATCCGGGTGATTATGTTCATTTGGAAGTAATTAAGGGTTTTGTTTCAGATGAAGTTGGTGAAAAATATATGGTTCTTGAAGTTGATTCTGATAATAAGAAAATTATTGTATGTGGAGATGATTTTTTAGCATCAGAATTAGATACCGCAAAACAAGGAGGTGTTATTTATTGGTCTCAAGCAAAAGATGATGTTGGACCAAAAGATATATTTAGATTACAAAAGGGAACTCCTGAAGATAGAGCTATTGTTGCTAAATATTGTGTTAAGGATTGTAGATTAGTTAACTTACTAATTGGAAAGTTGGAAGTTGTTAATAAGAATATCGAGATGGCGAATGTATGTTTTGTTCCATTATCTTATCTATTTATTAGAGGTCAAGGAATTAAATTATTTTCATTATGTTTAAGAGAATTTAGAAAACAAAAATATGCTTTCCCAGTTATTAAAGTAGCTAAAACTTATAAATGTAAAAATTGTAATCATGAATATTTAAATGAATGGAATTGTCCTAAATGTAAATCAAAAAATAGAGAAGAGGTAGAAAATGAAACTTCCAGTTATGAAGGAGCAATTGTGTTTGATCCAGTTCCAAAAGTGGATTATGAAGCATTAGCTACTAAAGATTATAAATCACTTTATCCATCATCTATCATTCATAAAAATATGAGTCATGAGACGATAGTAGAACATCCAGAATTTGATAATTTGCCTAATATTAAATATTATAATGCGCAATTTAGAGAGTCAGATGGTTCTATTCAGTATCGCAGATTTGCTCAGATTGATGATAAGTTAGGTGTTATTCCAACTATTTTAGATAACTTGATTAAAGAGAGAGATTCTATCAAGGGATTAATTAAGACTGAAAAAGACCCATTTAAATTAAAGATTTTAGATGCCAAACAATTGGCTGTTAAGATTACAGCTAATTCATTATACGGACAGTTAGGTGCTTCAACATCACCAGTATGTAAAAGAGATATTGCGGCGTGTACTACATCAACCGGTAGAGAAATGTTAATTCTAGCTAGAAAATATGATGAGGAGTTTCTTCCTTGGATTATTAATGGTTTAAAACATTTTTATAAAAATAATGAATTTGATAAAGCAGAAAAATTATATGAGTTAGAATTAAAGAATAAGGATGATCAGAAACTAATAGGACGTCTGAAAAAATTTGTTGTGGAAAATATTCATAATATAACTTTTCAGCCAGTAATTAGATATGGTGACAGTGTTATTGGTGATACTCCATTATTATTAAGAGATTCGAAAAAAGGCGATATTTATATTGATACTATGAAAAATTTAGCAAAATCAGAAGAATATCATAAAATGGAACGTTCACATACATTAGATGATAAAGAATCATGTGAATTATCAAATATTGAAACCTGGACTGAAAAGGGATGGACAAAAATTCAAAGGATTATAAGACATAAATTATCAAAAGATAAGAAATTATTTAGAATAACAACACATTCTGGGTCAGTTGTGGTAACAGATGATCATTCTTTACTTACAAAAGAAAGTATTGTAATAAAACCAAAAGATGTTCAAGTTGGAACTAAACTTTTACATAGTTTTCCTGAAATTAACAATAATAGAGATTATACATTTTATAATGGTATAAAATTAAACACAGAAATTGCCCAATTTCTTGGAATGTTTATGGGTGATGGATCTTGTGGTTTTTATAATTGTGATTCTGGTAATAAGGCGAGTTTTGCTATTAATAATGCGAATATAGAAGTTATAAATAAATATAAGGATATTGCTAATAAATATTTTACAGATTTTAAGTGGAAGAATTTACAGACAATGGAATCATCAGGTGTTTATAAATTATCTCCCACAAATAGAAAACAAGATGGAATAAAAACATATGGAAATTTAAAAAAATTTGTATGTGAAATAAGAAATGTGATGTATACAAATGATTCTCAAAAGAAAGTTCCAGAATTTATATTAAATGCTTCAAGAGATATTAGGGAATCATTTTTTGTAGGATTATATGATGCGGATGGATGTAAAACAAATAGAGGAAAAGTTTGTGAAGAACTTTACAATAAAAATCTTACCCGTGTAATTACAGATAAAATTAGATGTGGTTCACAAATTGATCAGAAAGGTATGGTTTCATCACTAGGTATTTATGCTTTAGGTAAATCACTTGGTTATAATGTATCAATTAATAACAGAAAAGATAAAGTAAAAATTTACAGAGTTAGATTTTGTAATAAAATACGAAAAGATCCTGATGCAATAAAAAAGATTGAGGAATGGAATGAAGAAGAAGAATATGTGTATGATTTGACAACCGATAATCATCATTTTCAAGCGGGTGTGGGTTCATTAATTGTTCATAACACTGATTCTATATTTAGTTGCTATCGTTTTAGAGAAAATACGGCATTGGTGAGTAAACCAACAGCATTGAAAATATGGAAAAAGATTATTAGTTTTGCGCGTATTTTAATAGAACCTTATTTTGCGCCAAAAGAGAGAGCTATATTTAATGAAATATTTGATGAATATTATTCGGATGATAAAATAAAGGATTTAGAATTACCAAAGCCACCTGAATGTCAACCTGAACCAACACACCATGCTATAATATTACCTATTGATGAAAGAATCAAACAGTTTATTAAAGAATATATGACTGAAAGTTATTTACCTTGGTTATGGACACTTGCTGAGTTGGTTGAAACGGGTTATACAAATATGTTTGATATTAAATTAACTCAATGGGCAGAACATCAATTATCTAAAATTAGATTATTAGCAGAAAATTTATATGAAAACAGAAGGAATTATTTAATGGAACCAATAATGGATTATATGAATGAATTATTTAATAATAAATATGTTATGCCTTCAGATGAAACAATAAATAATTTTGTGGAGAAGTTAAATAATAAAAATCCGGATTGTTTCATATTTGCGAATGAGATTAAATTAGATACAAAAGAATTAACAAAACTTGCAAAGAATTTAATGGAGAAAACAATAAAAGAAAAATGGGTTTATAGTAATGAAAGTAAAGAATTGATAAAGTTAGTTAATAAATATATTGATAATATTAAAATAGAAGATAATTCAAATAATGAAAAAATAAGACATTTTATAATAGATTTTGTATGTCAAAATCAAGAATTGGGTTCTGAAAAGTTATCAGAATTATTAATTAAAAATTTAAGTTCGGATGTTAATCTTGATTCAACATTTGATTCGGATAAATTAAATGAACATACAAAACAATTTGTAGAAGATTATATTGATTCGTGTGGTACAAAAACATTACAACAAATAATGGAGGAATTTATGGAAAAACACATTGGACTTAAATTTGATAAATATAAAATGGAACATTATGACAAACTTGTTAATTTTGTTAATAATCATATGAGATATGAAGATATGAGTCAAATGGATGTTAAAAAATATATTTATTATTGGATTCAACCTAGATGGGATTTTGATGAAGAATATAATAAAATATATAAAGTAGATATTTATGAAGGAGGACAAGCTATTACAGATAAAAGAACATTAGATTATGGTATGGAATTAGGCAAGTTATCAGGAGAAACAATAAAGTCAAGATTACCATTTCCACATGATTGTGAGTATGAGAAGACATTTTGGCCTTTTGCGATTTTAACAAAAAAGAGATATGTAGGTAATAAGTATGAGTTTGATCCGAATAAGTTTAAGCAGGATTTTATGGGTATTGTATTAAAGAGACGAGACAATGCGCCAATAGTTAAGGAAATATGTGGAGGGATTATAGATTATTTAATTAATTATAGAAGTCCACAAGGAGCAAAAGATTATACAAAGAAATGTTTAGAAAAGATGTTTAATGGAGGATATGATATTAAATATTTTCTAACAAGTAAGACCTTAAAATTAAAAGAATCATATAAGGATTGGAAGAAGATAGCTCATGTGTATCTTGCGGAGAAGATTTCAAAAAGAGATCCAGGAAATACGCCACAATCAGGTGATAGAATAGAATTTGCGGTTATTAAGGTACCAATGCCAACAGATGGTAGTAAATTATTACAAGGAGATATTATTGAGACTCCCAAGTATATTAAAGAGAAGAATTTAGAATTAGATTATTTATTCTATTTAACAAATCAAATTATGAACCCAGCACTTCAATTCCTAGAGCTTGTTGATAAAGATGCACATAAAATGTTTGATGAATTTATAGAAATATATAGAACACCTAAACCCAAAAAAGAAAAAGTAGTTAAAGTTAAGGAACCTTCTAAGCCTAAAGATAAAGTAACAATAACAAAACGAAAGAAGAAAATAGAGAAAGAAGTTAAAGAAGAAGGAGAAAAAGATGCGTTAGATTTATTAAATGAAAAAAAAGCATCAAAAAATAAGGGAATAACAATTAAAAAGAAATCAAAAAAAGATATTGCTATTCTAGAAATTAAAAAATTAATAGATGAGATTAATGAATCTAAAGATAAATTCTTTAATGAAGAAGAACAAAAAAATGATATGAATAAAATATTTATAGATTTTAATAAATTTAATAAAAAGATAGTAAAATCTGAACCAGAGATAGAAGTTTAATAAAAATTATTTTATAGATTTTAATTAAAGTTTAATATTCATAGAAGTTTAATGAAAATTATTTTATAGATTTTAATTAAAGTTTAATATTCATAGAAGTTTAATAAAAATTATTTTATAGATTTTAATTAAAGTTTATATTCATAAAAGTTTTAATAATCAGAAACAAGGTTGATATCTTCAGTATTAACACTTACTGATGTATTTTTATATTCACCATTTTCATCAGTAATAGTTGTTTTACTGACACTAGATGATTCAATACTTGAATGATTATCATTAGAGTTATCGTCATCTGAGTCGGTTTCATCAGCAGAGTCAGAAAATTCGCCCCCAGTATGTGCAGAAGAAGAAAGATAAGATAAATCACCACCAGATAATTCAGTTTCACTATCTTTCAAGCCTTCCTTTAATTTTTCCTTCTTCTTCTTTTCCTTTTCAGTTTTCTTCTTTTTAATGTCTTCTTCCGAGGATTCAAGAATATCTTCAACATCTTTTTCTTCTTCATCTTCAAAATCAGAATCGGAAGTGGTTGAAGTAGAACTATCATTATCTAAATCAGCACCACCTTTTTTAGATTTGTTTTTGGCACCACCAGTTTGAGGTTTGTTGGGAGATGTAGTTGAGTTAACAAGATAATCATACATTTCAGAGGTAATAAATGGAGATGTGTTTGACATATTTTCAGATTGAGAAGATACGTTATTTAAAATATCATAAAATTTATTTTTATCTTGATCATTTAAACCTTTATTAACAGTTCCAAGAATTTTATTAATGTTTTCTTCAGATACTTCACTTTCAGTTATCTCTGGAATATTTAAACTAGCAATAAGTTCTTTTGCTTCTTTAGAAAGAGATGTAAAGTTAGGTATAGTAGAGCTAATGTTTTCAGTTTTAATATTATTCCAGTTTATAGTTTCGGAATCATTTTTGCTGTTAGACAATCCCATATAATATATTAATGCTAGAAAATTTTTTAAATAAAAAGTTTTTATAATTATATTTTCTATAATTATTTATTAGATAAAATGTACGAAACAATTTATATTGCTATGGTTATAATATTTATTTATATATTTTTATTTATTAATAGAAACAATATAATATATGTCGAATCCAATACAGGAACTAAATTTTTAGTTCATAATGATAATTATAAAAAAGATAAAGCTAATTTATTAGGTGAAATTTTGGGTAAAGCTTATAAATTAAAAAATCATTTAATAAAAAATATTGAACAACTTCCAGAATATACTCAATATATTAAACAATTAGAAGAGAATTTTAATGAAGATAGAACAATTGTTTATGAAACAGATCCCGATTCAAATTTAACATCATATAGTGTAAATAAAGGGGAAGAACTATCCATTTGTTTAAAAAGTAAAAAAACAGGACAATTACATGATGTTAATTTATTAATGTATGTGGTGATTCATGAAATGGCTCATTTTGCTTGTCCTGAAATAGGTCATGGAGAATTATTCAAAAAAATTTTTAGAAAATTTGCGGAGGAAGCAATTAAAATAGGAATATATCGAAAAGTAGATTATTCAGAAAATCCAGTTGAATATTGTGGTATGATTCTTAGTTCATCTATAATATAAAATATTTATAATAAATATGAAAGTTATAAAAATATATTTAATATCTTAAATTATTTCTATTGGAATATAATATGAAAGATCCAATAAAAATAATTCATAAATTTAAAAATAATAATAAAAGAATACAATATAAAAATTATATTTATATTGGTCCTTTAGTTCCAAATAATATTATGAAAATATTGGAATCAATAAAAGAAAAAGATTTCTATACAACTTTAAATACAATATCACAAAATGATTATAATCAATTAGAAAAATATTATGGAGAGTTTTGGTATGAGAAATTCTTTATAAGTTATCATATTTATAGTCAGAGAGATACTATTTCTAATACAAATACAAAAAAAAGGGCATTAGAAACAAAATATGGAAAAGAATGGGTATCAACACATATTATGGAACCACCTGTTAAAAAAGTTTCATATTCTTTTGCAAGTTCATATTATAATTATTTATTAATGAGAAATAAAATTAAAACCCAAACCAGAAAAGTTGAAATGGATTTTAGAACTTATGGTGATATTGATAAAACAGTTTCCCAAAAACTACTTATTCAAGAAACTATTAATGAATCTGAAGATGAAAATGAACAAGTGGGAGGTGATGAAGAATCTAAAGATGAAATTGTTGGAACTGATATTGCGGATACAGTTAATGTTGATACTGATAAAGAAGAAGAAGAAGTTAAAGTTATGAGTGAAGAAGATTTTCAGGATCATGTAGAAGATAATTTTGATTTAGAAGACCTCTCAAAATTATATACAACTGTAGAGGTTGAGAGTTCCAAAGTTATTTCTGAAACATCTAAATTAATTAGTGAAGCTCTTAATGATAAAAAATGGGATAAAGAACTTGAAAATCTCACAAGTAAATATAATAATAGTCAAGATAATTTATCATATGATGCTAAATTAGAAGATGTTTTTAATAAAGAATATATAACAGAACAATATATTTTTAAAGATGATACAATTAAAGCAATGCGAAATAAAATTGCGGTATCATTACCCATATCTCAAAAATATGGTAAAACTATAAAATTATTACCAGAAACCCAATATTTTTGGTCTGAATATAATATTGATAATAAAGAAGATTTTGTTATGTTAGGTCAAAAGTGGATTAGAAGAAATGAATTACTTAAAATAGATATTAAACCAAATGAAAACATTAAAGTTTATGAAAAACTGAGAAATAATTTGTCATATTTAAAAGATACATTTGGTTATAAAATAAAGCGCGAAGATGATGAAACAAATATTATTAGATTTTATGAGAATTATATAACGATGAATGAAATTTTTATGTTAGATATATATAACGAATTAGGATTAAATTATAATCCTGAATCAGAAGAAAAACGTAATTTATATGATGTTTATATTAATATTTATTTTCCAATGATAACATATGAAAGATTAGAACAAATAATTCAAATGCTTTCAGGTAAAAATGAAAAAGAAATTCAATATATTGAATTACAATTTGGAACTATTAAAAATGATGTTAAGTTAGAAACTGAAATTGAAACAACAGTAGAAAATGCCAAAATAGAATTAGGTAAATTTGATAAACTATTTTCAGAAAATCATATTATTCATTCTATTATTCATGTTAATACAACTGATCCAAAAAATATTACTGGTACAACTTCTGAAACAAAATTTAATTTATATAGAATATTTGATAATTTTATTGTAAGTCCTAAATATCCTTTTATTCAATATCAAACTCCCGATTCTCAATTAACTTATAAATTTTATTCACAAACTAAAAAGGAAGAAGCAAATGATATATTAATTAAATGGTTTGAAAATATAACTTATGGTATTTCCTTCAAAATTAAATTAACTAATAATAATATGAAAACGGAAGATAAATATATAGGTATTAATTTACACGAATCTGGTAGAATTGAATATAAAATGACTTGGAAAGAAGAAGATGAAGCAACAGTAGATAATATAAAGGAATCATTTGAATATGTTCGTGATTTATTGAAAAAAATAAATAGTGAAAATAAGAAAATAAAAATTATGGCACCACCTGATGATAGATTTAAGTTCGCATTTATAAATACAATACAAAAATTTACATTACCAGAAAAATTTAGGATAAATCATAATGATATATCTGAATTTGCAAGATTCTTTTATCCTTATGTTTCCCTTGTTATTGAACCTAAAAAGAGAAAATCTAAAACAAAGGAAGATACAGATGAAAGTTCAAAATATGGAACATATTTAAGATATAAACGTATTAGTAAATATGAAAACAGAACTAAAATGCATTTAAGAATATTATACTTTTTAAGAAATTATGATTTAAGTGATAAAGAATTAATTGATGAAATTTCAAAACAATTTAATATAACTGTTGATGTTGCAGCTAAAGAATTAGATTTTGTTAGAGAAAAATATCAAAAAGGTATTAAAAAATCTAAAAAATTATTAAAGAAATTTAAAGCCTTACCTAAATCAAAACCACCAGGTATTGGTGTTGATATTCAAGGTCGTGATAGAGATAAATATAAAATTAGAATTACAGGTGCTCGTACCAAAGAACAATTAGATGAAATTATTGATTTTATGAAAGTATTAATATTTTTGTATGTAGAAACCTATTTATATAAAAAGAAAGAATATCAAAAATTAAAAGATACTCTTAAATTATTAACTAAAATCGCACGAAGAAGAAATAAAGTTATTGAAATTGTTGATTATGAAATGGAGATTACTTCAGTTAAAGCAATAACAGCTCTAGATAAAGCTAGATTAGGTTTTAGACCAGAAAAAGGACAAAATCAATGGACACGTTTATGTCAAAATTCAGGTAATGATAAAAAACGTCGACCTGATATTACACCCGATAACCAAATTGAGAAATTATTAAAAGAAGGTTATAAATTAAATAATGAAACTGGTTTTTATGAAAAAGAAGTGGAAATAAAGATAAGAGGTAAAATGTTTAAAACAAGAATAAGAGCAATAAAATTACCAGGTGCGGATAATACAGTTAATTTTTATTCATGTGATCCTTCACAAAATAAAGAACATATATATATCGGATTTTTGGCTAAAGGTAGTAATCCAAATGATTTATGTATGCCTTGCTGTTTTAAGAAAGATCATTTACATGGTGATAATAAGGCTAAAAAAGATTATTATCTAAGATGTTTAGGAACTCAAGCTAAAGAAGAAGAGGGAGAAAAGTTAAGTCAAAGTTTAGGAGACAAATTATATATATTACAAGATACAAATAAAATTCAAGAAGGTAGATTTATATTACTACCAAAATATTTGGATATTTTCTTTAATAAAATTTGGAAACACGATAATAAAATCCAAAATCATTATTTGTCAGAATCAAAATCTGGATATTTCTTTAAATATACTGTTAAACACGATACCTATCATTTCTTAATTGCGATTGCTAATATTTTTGAAAAACCAATAAATGAAATTATTAATAGTATGATTGACTTTCTTAAAAATGATAAAAATAAAATATATTTCACTTATTTAAATAATGGCGATATCAGTGAATCATTTAAGAATCCTGAAAATTTAATTGAATTTATAAAAAATTCTGAATATTTAGAATATGATATAGTGGGTGAATTATTATCAATACCTGGAGTTATAACACCTAATGGAATAAATTATTTTATTTTTAATAAACAATTAACTACTGTTAAAAAGATATTAGAAAAAGAAAAAGTTAAAGAAAAATATTATTTAGATTGTCTTAATACAGAAAATTATGAACAATATAATGAAGATAGAGATACAGTAATTTTAATTAGGGAAGGTAAATACTATTTTCCAATTTATAGAGTTCAAAAGGATTCAACAAAAGGTAAAAAAATGAATTTACAGAAATATTATACTAATGATAATTTAGATGATAAATCAACAGTAAGCAAAATAATAGAAGAATTAAAAAATTATCACAGTACAAGTTGTAAAAGTACTTTTATAAATAAAACTGCTTTTAATTATACATTATCTGCAAAAAATATTATTAATAAATTAAAGAATATTAAAATTGTAAAACAATATATTGATGAGCGTAATAAATGTAAATATATTGAATTAGAAAATGGTTTATATATTCCAGTTAAACCATCAGGTATTAGTTATAGTTATCCATTTTCTTTCTATAAAAGTGATAATAAAGAGTGGTTAAAGTTAGAAAAAACAATTAATTTATTAAATTCAATAAATAAAGTATTAGAACTTGATTATACACCTAAAATGGTATTTTATGATAAAAAAGAAAATGATAAAATTAGAATAATATCAATATTGTTGAATAATAATCTTATTATTCCAATAGTAAATGAAGTTATATCTGAAAAGAAGATTAAAGATTTGGGATTATCTACTAGATTCCAACCATTAGAAGAAACAATTAATAAGGAAATTATGAATTATAAAAATGAACAAATATATGATGATAGAACAAAAAGTGTAAAAGAACATAATTATATGACTGAAAGTTATAATTTATTTAGATTAGAATTGAGTTTATATTTAAGTGAAAATGATAATATAAGAGAAAAGATTATTTCAATAGTACGAGTATCTAATATCAATACCAAGGAAAAGAAACACGAATTAAGAAAGATATTATTAGAAATTATAGAACCAAAATTATTAAATCAATATAAGATTTCAAATCAAAAAGGAGGTTCACAAAAAGGTACATTAGCACATTTAGTTGATAAAATACCAAATCTGGAAAATTATCAAATAAGTAATGTTAGAGATTATTGTAAGATTAATAATACCGAAAATAAATGTTCCGCAAATACGCATTGTTTATGGAAAAATAATATATGTAAAATAAGATTAATTGATACATTAGCTGTTGATTTTGTTAATAAAATTATTGAAGAAATAATTCAAGATGGTATTAAATTTAAGGAATTAATACAAGAATCTAATTACTATGTTTCTGATATTGTTGATTATACTCAATATACTAATAGAGATGACCAAAAAATTATAAAAGCATCTAGTCATAATATTAATAAAATTATGTCTGAATTATTTGGAAAAGATAAGATACCGGTTATAGGAAGAAAGATATATGGAAAGATGATGATAGCAGAAGAAGAAGTTCCAGAATTACTTGAATTAGGAAAACAATTAGTTCAACAAATAGTATCAAATAAAGATTCAATAATTAGAGCATATATTAATTGTTATTATTGGATTAATAATCCATTATATGATACAGAATCAAGAAATTTAGGCTATGTTAATAATTTACAAACAAATTTAACATATTTATTTAAAGCTCAAATAATTGATTTTATTCAGACTAATTTAACAAAAGGAAATGATGCTATTAGAAAATATCTTGAAAAATATTTTAAGAATGATGGGAACTTTTTTGAATCTACTTTAAATAAATTTAGAAAAACAAGTATAAATACTGATGGTAAAGTTGAATTATTTATTTTAAGTCATTTAATACCACTACCAATTGTAGTATATGATAACTTTTCAAATGTTAAATTTATTTTCCTACAAGGCGAAATTGAAGTTAATAAAGATACTATTGCAAGATTTACATCAGACGATAAATTAAATAAGACAGTATTTCTAAAATTTGAATACGATACAAATTCAACAATCCCAAGAAATATTTATTCAATTTATTATATTTAAATTTTTTTCACCATTATATAAATATATATATATATTTATATAGGATGAAAAAGGATAATTTGGCTAAAAATAATGATGGTATATTGATTGAATTAATCCAAAAACAGAAAAAAAATATTATGAGTGATAAAAAATTATTATATAATGATTTAAAAAGAATTAGTAAATATTTAACAACTTCCATTTTTAATGATGAGTGCTCTTTATGGAATGGTTATATAACTAAAATTAAAAGTGATGATAAAAACTCTTATATTAATTTTTATTTTAATGGTAAAAAATATGCGCTTCATAGATTATTATATATTAACTATATTGATGAATTACATGATTCTGAATATATCAAATTTAAATGTCATAACAAGGGAAAATGTTGTAATATTAATCATATTTATAAAGTTATTAAAAATGATGACGAAAAAATAATTCAAACTAATAAAAATATATCACCTTCAATAATAATACCCGAAATTAAAAAAGATATTATTAATACACAAATAACTGTTGATTTTACTTTATAATTAAAATATCTATTATTTATAATGGATAAAAAAAATGTTTTAAAAAATGGAGGCTTCCCTCCCCTTAAATATTGTAAAGTTAAGGATACTGATAAAAAAGACAAATCTTCCAAAGAAAGATTTTTCTTTAGCGCTCCTGTTCAAAATATCAATATTAGACAATTATTAGCTGATAGTAAAAAGAAAGCTCTTATTATTACTGATGAAAATACTTCCAATGATATTGAAGTAATTGATACTCTTTAAAATTTCATACTTTTCATCATTTCATTCATAATTCCCATGATGTCATTATCTCGGAATGCTTCCATAGGATTTGATTGTAATGAAAGTACTTTTTCCTGAAATTTTGGATTAGATAATTTTTCCATAAGTTTTGGATTTTCTAACACTGAATCAAACATTGATGATATCATATCATTCATTTCAACAGGTGTTTGATTAAATGTTTCTCTAATACTTTCTTGTTTTTTATTTTGACAAATTGTCTTAATATCATTAATCATAGTTTGATATATTTCTAACGGTTCTAATTCAAATGCTTTAGTATACGCAACTAATGATTCATCAAATCTACTTAACCCATATAAAGCCCCTCCCAAACGACCCCACGCTTTCCCCCACTCTGGTGCCAATTTAGTACTCTTAATGGCATCATTTAAAGCTTCTTCATATTTTTCTAATTTAATAAAAGCAACTGCTCTATTAGATAATATAAAATGATTATCCATATCATTATCTAATATTTGTGTATATAAATTAATAGCTTCAATATAATTACCTTGTTTAAAATAATTATTCGCATTTTCTTTGAGTTGTTCCATATCCATTATAATTTATATAAATTTAATCTTTATATATAGTATATATAGTTATTTTATTAAAAATATACATAAATTTTATTTTTTTCACCCATTTAATATAAAATAATCTATAATATTTTATATACAATGTCTCAGCCTACTTCCCCTCTTTCCCCTAGTTCTCTTAATAATCAAACAATAAATTTGGTTAATGAAGTTATAATAGAACCCGGGATTGAAATCACAAATGTTCAACAAATGATTCCAAATACTAGTATAACTACTGAAACTACATTTAATACAACTGATCCCGATAAATATGTTCCAGTTATTAAAGAAGAATTAAAAGAAACGATTGAATATAATTTTGATGATAATGTTATAACTGAATCAGATAATATAGTTTTAGAAATTAAAGATTACGCAAATAAAATAAAATGTGATGATTTTCATGGTAAAGGTACTATTGAAGATTATACTGAATTATTTAAAGCTGCATCTAAAATTGCCAATGAGAGCAAACAAATGGAACTTAATATTGAAGTTGATGGGTTCGATGAATTTGGTCGTGCTGCCGATGAATTAAGTGAACTGTTTACAAATTTTACTAAAAAGCTCCAAAATATTAATATTATAAATGATGTTAAATTTTTAAATGCAGTACTAAATGCTCTTAAAAAAATATATAATTTATCAGAAGTTTTTGGTAGATTTAAAAAAACTATATTGGTTACCTCGGAAATAAAAGTTCCCAAAACAGCACACGATGCTAAAAATATTGTTAAAGATGTTATGGATGAAGTGAATTGCGCAATGAACTATATTGGACATTTTGTCGCTCCAAATCCAAATTTATCAAATGCTAATTTATCAAATGACGATAAAAATATAATAAACAAAGCAGTAACCACTATTGATAATTGGAAAACATTATGCGACCAAGGATTATCAATTGCTTTAGATAATAATGCCGATATGCTATATCTTAAAAATGTTAATCAAGACCTTAAAATGAAAACATCCTTAATTAAAAATGTAGCTTCTAATCTTAGACAAAAACTCGCGCAAATGAATAATTAAATAGAAAATCCCATTATACATAAATTATCAGTATCATCAAATGCTAACTTGAATTTTTCCATAATATTTGGATGTTCCAATATATATTCCCAATATGGTAATTGGATATTTTCTGATTGTAATAATGGTGTATACGATTTATACAATAATAATAAATTATTTTTTCCCTTAATATAAAATACTAACAAATCATCACCTATACAATTCATATGTATTTTAAATAACTTCTCTAATAAAACTGATAATTCGTGCTCAAATAATGATACTCTTAATGAAGATTTTACTGGTTCCAATGTTAAATCCATCATATTTTTATCTGGTAATTCTAAAACATTTTTATTAATAAAATTAAACCAAATATTAATAATATCATTATAATCAATATTAATTTTAGTGGAATGATAATGTATATAATCCAAATCATCATTATTAATATTATGTAATAAATCTAAAATAATTGAATCCATTTTAGCAATATTTTTAGTAGTATTATTTAAAATATTATTATTATCAGCATTTATAAATTTATAATTTTTAGTATTCATTAATATATATTTATGATATATTTTTAAATTCTTTTTAGAACATAAAAAAATATATTTATTTTTCATTAAATTTTTCAGTCGCGCTTGTAATTTGATTATTTAACATATTTATGTCAATACCTAAATCCTTTTCCATAAATTTATCCATTTCTTGTTTTAATTCTTCGGCTTGTTCTTTAGTTTCTGCCTTTTCTAATTTACTCATTAATTCCATAATTTTACCCATATGAGGGATATTATTTGGTATTTCGGTTTGTTTTCCACCCGGTATAACACCAAATTGATCTGCCATCTTTAACATATCTGCCAATTTGAAATCAGATTTTTCTTTTGGTAATTCTCCTATTTTAACACTTGCTGTTGAAAAGTTTTCATCAATAATAACTTTCTCTTTTTGAGCTTGTTTTCCAGGACCATCCATCATTCCTTTCATTAATTTATCCATACCAGGAACTTTGGTTGTTATAGATTCCATTAATTTATCTAATTCTATATCACCATTTTTAATTTGTTCCGCATACTTGGTTGATATTTTATTACTAACTTCCATAATTCCCGCAATTGGATTAGCATTTGAACCACCTAATACTTTTTCAAAAGATCCCACAATATCAGTAATCATATCATTTGTTTTACTATTAACCTCAACACCTAACATTTGTTTTAATCTTTCATGAGTATCTGGTAAAGGTTTTGTACTTTCTGTTTCAACAATTTTAACATTTAGACTTTCGCATAATAAATTAACTTTATTAGAATCTCTATTTTGTTCAGGTTTCATAATTTCAGCAAATAAACAAATTTTATGTAAATTTCCCCAAATTATTTTTTTAACTTCTTCAGGTTGATTATTTAATAGATTTTTTAAACAAAAGTTAGAACCAAATAAACTTTCGGAAATAGCTTTTGTATCAGTTTCCTTATGAGAGAATATCTTGATTTTACATTTTAAAAACATATCAATATATTTATCACTAATTAAATTAGTAAATTCTTGCCCCATATTTATTTTTGTTTCATTCGATAGTTCATTAATTGAATCTAACTTTAAAATTGTATCTTCTTGGGGAAATATAATTTTTAGTTGTGATATAAAATTATTATAACAATCTAAAAACTTTACTTGCGAATTCATTAGTAAAATATAATTTATAATCTTTAAATATATATTTTAATTATAAAATTAAAAAAAAGTATAATTATTAATTATGGCATTATTTCTACTTAAAAATAAGGATATATTTTATATAATGGCAACAAACCACATTATAAATTTTGAGAAACAAATAGAGAATTTCAAAAATCTCTATAATTATTTTAATGGATTATTTAGTCCATTATACGAATTAGAAAAATATGATAAATTACAAATTTATGAGAAATCAAGTTATCAAACAAAATTAGACACCATTGATTTAAAAATCATAAATACTTGTAAATTAAATTTTGAAATATTAATTGATAAATATAACATTTATCAACCAGTAAAAAGATGGTTATACGACCAATCTAGAGCCAATATATTTAACAAATTAAATATATTATTTAGTGAATATAATTTAGTAATGGTAAGAATTAAAAACTTGACAGAATTATACCCTGATGTATTTAAATGTTGGCTTGATAAATATAACGAAATGAATAATAAGATTATTAAAAAATTAATAATATTAGGAGAAACATATAATGATGAAGAAATTCATAAATATATTAATAATTATATAAAACAGTTAAATTAATTATTCAGCATTATTAATTAATTCTTTAATTTTTTGTTTTCTTTTATATACTTCAATGTATCTCACATATAATAAAATTACCAAAAGGAAAACTAAAATTACAAATCCATAATTTTCTTTTATAAAATCTAAAATAGTAATACCTATTCTTTTCATTATGGTTTCAATAGGTTTATTATTTAATTCATCAATTTCTTGTTGTTTTATAATTTCATCCTGTTTTATTTTATCTTGAATATCCCTCATTTTTAATTTTTCATTATAATATTTGACTAATTTTAAATCTACCAATTTAGGTTTTTTACTTAATATATCAAAACTCATTATATATATTAAGAGGTAAAAATTATAAAATTAAACTTATTTAATATTATTCACTATAAAATATCTAATAATTTTAATATATGTATCTTATTCATTTTATTATTTCAATAAAAAAAATTGATTTAAAATTTATTTATTAGCAAAATATATATAAATAATGGAAACTTTACAAAATATGACAAATAATTCACATGAGGTTACTAATTTAATGTCTGATTATAATTCAAGTGAAGCAAGGATAGAATTAGATAATAAATTAAAATCTAATAAGGTAATGAATGAAACTGATGAATATTTATTAAATCCGGAAAACAATAGATTAACAATGTATCCAATATTAAATAAATTAATTTGGGAACAATACAAAAAACAACAAGCAGCATTTTGGACTGCGGAAGATATTGATTTTTCGCACGATTATAATGATTTTCAAAAATTAACTCCTAATGAACAATATTTTATTAAAATGATATTGGCATTTTTCTCATCATCTGATACATTAGTTAATATCAATTTGGGTGATAGATTTCTTCAAGATGTTAAAATTAGAGAAGCAATTACTACATATCAATTTCAAATGATGATGGAGAATATTCATTCTGAAACATATTCTTTACAAATTGATAATGCCATTAGGGATCCAGAAGAAAAAGAAAAATTATTTAATGCGGTTAGGGAATTTCCTTGTATTGCCGAAAAAGCATCATGGGCATTAAAATGGATAGAATCTGGAGATTCATTTGCTAAAAGATTATTAGCATTTGCTATTTTTGAAGGAGTATTTTTCTCTGGTAGTTTCTGTGCAATCTTTTGGTTAAAGAAAAGAAATAAGATGCCTGGACTTTGCGCATCTAATGAAATGATTGCTAGAGATGAAGGTCTTCATTGTTCATTTGCGGTTTTATTATATTCAATGTTAAAAAATAAATTACCAGAAGCAGATGTACATTTAATGTTTCAAGATGCGGTAGAAATTGAAAGAAAATTTATTTGTGAATCACTTCCTTGCGCATTAATTGGAATGAATGCAACTAATATGACACAATATATTGAATTTGTGGCTGATAGATTATTGGTTGATTTGGGTTATTCAAAATTCTTTAATTCTAAAAATCCTTTTGATTTTATGGAATCAATTAGTATTGAAGGTAAAACTAATTTCTTTGAATCAAGACCAACCCAATATCAAAGAGCATCTACTTTTAATAAAACAAGAAATTCCGGATTTGTTTTAACTGAAGATTTTTAATTTAATAAAAAAAAATTGAAAAGTATCGCATATCGAAGATATGCTCCCTTTAGAATAATCTTATTAAAATATTCGTTTCACTCATATTTTAATAAAAAAATTGATAAAATTATTTTATAATTAAATAAGTACATATATTTAATGTCTTTAACATGTCAAGAATTACATAACTTAATTAAAAAATCCAATGAATATAATAATGAAGCTTATTTGTTTGGTTCTTATGTATATAATAAATTAATAAAAAATAATGATAATTTTAATGATATTGATATTTTGGTTAAGGACCCGCAACTATTTGAATATCTATTATTAAGACATTTTAATTGTTTTGGTGAAAAATATTGGTATGATACTTATGGTTTCTTAGGTTATATAAGATTTAAGTGTAATGGTTTTGATAAAAAAATAGAGGTTCATGAACTTCAAAAATATATGTTTGATAATAGAAATAATCGATTTTATGATTTTCAAAGAATATTGTATGATGGTGAAAAATTAACAACTTTAGATAATAAATTAGATATTAATGAAGTTATAGAAGATTATCAAGATGATAAAGTATGTTTTAATCCTAAAAATCTATATAATAAAGAAAAATATATTAATAGATTTAATTTCACACAACAAAATATTGCTAAATGTATTTTTAGAGATATCCATAAATACAAAATTAATGAAATAAAAAGCTTTTATTTTAAGCAAGAATAATATTAATTAATACTGTCTAAAGCTTTTCAGCAATCATTCCTTTAAAATAAAAAAATTGAAAAGACTCGTTTTTCAAACTCGCTTCATAATTAATTTATTTTAACTCATTACATTCGTTAAAATAAAAAAAATTGATTTAAATATTTTATAATTAAATAGGTATATATATTTAATGTTATTTGTTACTAAAAGAGATGGTCGTAAAGAATCTGTTAGATTTGATAAGATTACTGAACGTATTAGTCGTTTAATTAATCCCGTAGAATTACAAACTCTAAATTTATCACATTTGGATACATCTAATGAGTTTGATTTCTTGGATCCTATATTAATTGCGCAAAAAGTTGTAGGTAGTTTATATTCAGGTATTACTACAGAAGAATTAGATACAATTTCTGCAGAAATTTGTGTAAATTTATCAACTACACATCCTAGATATGGTTATTTAGGAGGAAGAATTCTTATTTCTAATCTTCATAAAAAAACATTAGATAGTTTTTCTAAAAAAATGATTCTACTTGCTGAAAATGAAGTTATTAGTAAAGAATGGAATAAATGGGTTCAGGCTCACGCTAATGAACTTGATCAAATGATTGATTATAAACGAGATTATCAATTTGATTATTTCGGATTTAAAACATTAGAAAAATCTTATTTATTAAAAATTAAAAAGAATATTATTGAGAGACCTCAGGATACTTTAATGAGAACTGCGGTAACTTTACAAATGGGTAATTTAAATAAAATTAGAGAAACATATAATTTTATGTCATTGGGTTTTTATACTCACGCAAGCCCAACACTTTACAATTCAGGAACTAATCATATGCAATTATCTTCTTGCTTTTTATATGGTATGCAAGACTCATTAAAATCTATTAGTCATTGTTGGGAGACTTGCGCACAGATATCAAAATGGGCTGGAGGTATTGGTCTTCACGTGTCTAATATTAGAGGAAAAGATAGTTTAATTAAAGGCACTGGTGGTCAATCAAATGGATTAGTTCCAATGTTAAAAGTCTTTAATGATATTGCTAGATGGGTAGATCAAGGTGGAAGAAGACCGGGTTCTATTGCTATTTATTTGGAACCACATCATCCTGATATTTTTGAATTTTTAGAATTAAGAAAAAATGTTGGTGATGATACACAAAGAGCAAGAGATTTATTTTTAGCTTTGTGGATTAGTGATTTATTCATGAAACAAGTAGAAGCTGATGGTGATTGGTATTTACTTAGTGCGGATGAATGCCCAGGATTAAATGATACATTTGGAAGTGAATTCGAATCTTTATATTGGGGTTATGTTAATGAAAATAAATATAGACAAAAAGTTAGAGCAAGAAATTTATGGTTATCTATTTTAGATTCACAGATTGAAACCGGAATGCCATATATTACTTTTAAAGATAATGTTAATAGAAAGAGTAATCAAGCAAATATTGGTATTATCCGTTCTTCTAATCTATGTAATGAAATTGTTGAGTATTCTGATGATAAAGAATGTGCTGTTTGTAATTTAGCATCAATTTCGCTTAAAGCATTTGTTAAATCTTATGAATTTAATTCAACAGATGAATGGATAATTTATACTAAACCATCTTGTAAGTATTGTTATTATGCTAAAAATTATTTAACTAATCATAATATTAAATATACTGAATTACCATTTAATAATGATAATTTAGAAAATCTAAAGAATGAATTGAAAACAAATAAAATAACTTTCCCACAAATATTTATTAAAAATAATAATAATTTAAAACATATTGGTGGATGGGGTGAATTATATAAATATACATCAGGAACATTTGATTATGATGAATTATTTAAAGTTGCCTATTTAGCCACCGAAAATCTTAATCAAGTAATTGATGTTAATTATTATCCTGTTAAAGAAGCAAAGTTTTCTAATATGAGACATCGTCCTATTGGATTAGGTATTCAAGGTTTGGCAGATGCTTTAGTATTAATGAGAATCCCATTTGATTCGGAAGAGGCAGTTCAATTTAATTCTAAAATGATGGAGACTATTTATTTGGGTTCATTATCAGCATCAGTTGATATTGCGAAAGATAGATATTTGCCAATAAAAAATTTAATTCAATATATTAGTGATAATTCATTAGAATATCCTGAATATTATGATAAAAATTATGATATTGGAAATAATGATATGAATGAATTATATCATTACTTAAAACCTTGTAAATGGGAATTAGAAAGAAATATAAACACTACAACATTAGGTAGTTATTCAACATTTGATGGTTCACCATTTTCTCAAGGAAAATTCCAATTTGATTTGTGGGAATCAAAACCATATTTACATTATAAAGAAAAATGGGAAAAACTAAGAAATAGAATGATGAAATATGGAACTAGAAATAGTTTAACCACCGCATTAATGCCAACTGCATCAACCAGTCAAATTTTAGGTAATAATGAATGTTTTGAATTCTTTACTAATAATATTTATACAAGAAAAACCCAAGCTGGTGATTTTGTTATTGTTAATAAATATTTAATTCAAGATTTAATTAATACTGGTTTATGGAATCCAACACTAAAAGATATGATTATTGCTTCAAATGGTTCTATTCAAAATATATCTGATATTCCACCACAATTTAAAGAATTATATAAAACAATGTGGGAACTAAAACAAGTGTGGGTTCTTAAAGGCGCTAAAGCTAGAGGACCATTTGTTGACCAAACTCAATCTATGAACATCTTTATGGCAGGACCAGATCATCAGAGATTAGGTTCAAGTCATTTCTGGGGATGGAAAAATGAACTAAAAACAGGTATGTATTATTTAAGATCTAGACCTGCTGTAGACGCAATTAAATTTACAATTGATCCTAATATGATTAAAAATAAATTGAATAGTTATCAGGAATCTAGTGCTAGTCCTACTAAAAATGGAAGTCCCCAATCTGGTAGTGAGTTTTGTACAAAACAAGGATGCTATGTTATTACTGAAGAACCAGAAGAGGTAGGATGTACCAGTTGCTCTGGTTAATTATTTTATTAAAATTAGAATAATAAAAAAAAATTGAAAAGTCTCATTAATTATTTGGCTAAGCCAAATAATTAAAGTAGGTTAAGAGGCTATACCTCTTAACATTCACTTCGTTCGCTCCTTAATATTATTTATTAATACTCATTTTGTTTCGCATTAATAAAAAAAATTGAAAAAAAAAATATCTGACACTTATTATTATATATTTTAATGGCTACTCATCAAAAGAGACATAATAAGAATCGTAATACTGGAAATACTTCCCAGTTTATTGAAAGAGATGAAAATCTCGAACAATACTATGGTATTGTTCAAAGCAAATTAGGTGATTGTAGATTTACAGTTGCCGTGGCATCAGCTGGTGGTTTAACCACAACAGCAAGTCTTAAAGGTTCGCTAAGAAAAGGACGTGGAAAGACGTTGATTAACATCAATGACACAGTTCTGCTTCAAAGTGATAATGTTAATCCATCCAAGACACATCTTGCGAATAGTAAATTTTATATTATTCACAAGTATTCAGCAGATGAAGCTAGAAAGCTCAGAAAGGAAGGAGAGCTTGATATTACTGTTGAAGATGATAAGAAGATTAATGGTGAAATTCTATTTGATAACGACGCAGAAGAAGAAGTTCAAGAAAATGTTGAGGACCTCTTGGATAATCTTTAATTTATTGGTTAATAATAACGACCATTATATTTATCTATCAAGTATTTTGTTATTTTAAGTTCATCTTTTTGATTCATAACTATATTTGAAATATTTTTAGGATTAATATCTATTTCTTGTAAATATTTTATCCTAAATTTATTTATTTTATTTGAATAGTTTCTTATATATTCGCTATATTTTATATCCATATTATTTAATTTATTAATTAGTTTGGATACTAATTTTTCTGGCTCTAGATTTGGATTTTTTAATCTTGTTTCCACATATAATAAACACCAAGCTAAACAAAAACCACCAAAATCTCCGGGTTTTGTATTTTTTATATTGGTTTCATCTGATATTGTTTGAAATCCGGAATAAGGCATATAATCTTTAGGTCTTAAATATTTTAAACCAGTAGACCAAGTTAATTCTTCTTCTAAAATATTATCAATATATTCATCAATATCATTGGTATTTCCATACGGTTCAAATCTTTCAACAGTATTATTTTTAAAATCATATATTAATGCGTTGGCGTGAAGTAAATCGTCTTTAATTAAACTTAAAAATACAAACGCAAATCTTTTATTATTATTTTTTTCAGTATTAATTAAATTATTAAGATAAGGATGAATATAATATTCATATTCAGAATAAATATTAATTACCCATGGAAAGAAAGATTCTTTCTCAATTAAAGCATCTGAAAATGGCATTGAATGATCAAATGTTAAATTATTTATCATATATGATTTCATATTAGGTATATATAAATCTGAATATGTATCCGATAAATATAATGAAAATATGCCTACATCTTTAAAGCTTGCTTTGAAAATATTACAATGATAATATTCATCTAAATTTATATTATTAATTGGTCTTTTATATTCAGGTAAACTTTTAAATAATTCTATCCATCTACTATCATAATTTTTATAATTATTTTCAATTCTTTCAATAAGCTGTTTATCAATTTTAATTTGATTATCTATTAATATTTTAGAATATATTTCAAAGTCTAAATTAATAATTAAATCTAATGGAGTCATTTTATTAACATTTTTTTGATTCCATATTTCATCATCACAGTGTTTTAAGATATCCAAATCTATTTTATGATTACCAATTTCTTTTAATGAAACAAGTTGTTTATTTCTATTAATTCGTACATTAAATAAAGTATGAACAATATTATTTGCCCATTTATCAAGACTTTTTAAGAAATCCCAGTTTTTATATTTGGAATTTAATGAATATAAAATTTTTGGGGTATAAAAATTCGTATTATTTAAAATATCATTAACTAATCCCATTCTTAATGGATTTATTGTATCTATTAAAGAATAATAATCCAAATCAATATTTCTCTTCATAAGATATTCAAATAGTTTTTTGTCATCATTATTTATTGATACTAATATCATCCCTTGACCATTTTCCAATTTAATATTCAATTCATCATCTGTAAAATCTTTTAATAATTCTATTTTTTGATTAGTATTAATATTATTACTACCCGCAATACCAATTAAATATTGATTATTAAATTTTGGTTTAAATTTATCTGGATATTTTTCCACAATTATTTTGATGAATTTTTTTAATTCATTAAATTTAAGGTTTAATATTATTTTACTAAAAATTTGATAGGGAATTTTTGTTCCATTAATTAATAAATCTTCCCAATCCAAATTTGGATATTTTTTTATCAATTTAGAAAATTCGGTAACCGGTAAATAATGCGCAAAAGTTAATTTTTTCTGATTTCTATTATAAATATAATCTGAATAATTATCAATTAAATAACATAATATATCATAATTATATTCTTTGGATGCTAGATGAAAACCATTTAATCCATCACTATTCTCAATATATATTGGAAATTTAGTTAATTTTAAACCATCCGAATTACCCAATAAAATTAAATAATGAAATAAATAGTTTGACTGAAAAATTGGCTTATTTATTGAAAAATTATTTAAACTATTCTTATTTTTTATATTTATAATTTCTTTGATTATATTTTTGGTTTTCATAATATAAATTATACCAGAAAAAAATTGATAAGTTGATATATTATTTAATAGTTCTATATATATAATGATACTTAATGATAATACATCTGAACAAATTGAAGCACCTAAATTAGGTGTTAGTAAATATAAAAATATTATGGGGATTACCTGTTATATGAATTCTATTTTACATATCCTTCAACACGTACCTGTTTTTGTTGAATATATAACTCAGGCAAAATTCAGAGAAGTTTTATTAGCTAAAATGGAATTCAAATTATCTAAAGAACCTAATTTAGACAAGGAAGAATTTATTAAAAATTATGTTATTTTTGAATTATTTAGATTATTTAAGGTTAGTTTTGAAAATGATGACTCTTCCATCACTCCAACTAGTTTTAAACAACTAATTGGGAAAAAGAATGAAATGTGGAATGAATGGAATCATCAAGATTCACAAGAATTTTTTAATTTTTTGGTTTCACAGTTAGAAGAAGAAGTCGGGGTTAAAACAACTTTTTTACCTGGTCTAAATTATAAAGATACAAAAAAATTAACATTGGAAGAATCCATTTTTAATATTCTTGCTACTCATTCTTGGTCTAAATATCAAGGAAAAGAATATTCACCATTAAAAAATATTTTTGATGGTATGATTGAAAGTAATAATAAGTGTATGTGCTGTGGGTCTAAAACTTTTAGATATGAACCTATTGTTACCCTAAGTGTTTCTATTCCCATTAAAGATAAAAATGATATCACAAAATCATTTAGTATTTATGATTGTTTAGACTTTTTTACAAAAGAAGAGCAATTAGATTCTAATAATAAAATGAATTGTGAAATGTGTGGTCTTAAAAATAGAGCCTATTCTAATTATTTATTATGGAAAACTCCAAAATTATTAGTTATTCATATTAAAAGATTTAGTGTTAATTCTCTTGGAATTCCAACACACAAAATAAATAACGAAATCACTTATCCAATTGTAGATTTGGATTTATCAAAATATTTTAATCCAGCGAGTCCTTATAAATCGGATTGTAAGTATGATTTAATTGGTATTAATATTCATCAAGCATTTGGATTTGGAAATAGTATTAATGCGGGTCATTATACTTCTATTGTTAAAAATTTTATGAATCATAATTGGTATCTTTATAATGATTCCAATCCTGTTCAGATGGCATATTCTTCGGAAAGTTTACAAAATAAAAATGCTTGTATGTTATTCTATTATCGACATAATTAATAGATAACCACTATTAAATAATTGTTTATTTTATATGTTTTATAATTATAATTAGAGAATTCATCTAAATCATAATTTAATGGTAATTTAAAAAAGACTCTTTTATTATTGGTATTTTTTATTAATCCAATTATTTTCCCTAATTCTAAATTACCCAATTTTAATCTTAATTTAAAATTATATTTATAATCTGGACCTCCCCATGGTGGGTCAAAAAAATATCCATCACAATTTTCATCCAAATAATTTAAACAATTATCATTTATTAATACAATATTATTTAATTTATATGTTTTAATATTGTTTTCTAATAAATTAAATCTATCCTTATCCATTTCAATTGATATTACATATTTAAAATATTTAGAAAATGATATAGTATTACCGCCTAATCCAGCTGTCCCATCAAAAATTATTTTATTATTTCCTAATTCTTTTTCTATAATTTGAGATATTTTATCAGCATCACTAGGTAAAGATATAGAATATAAACCAATATTATCATATTTTAATAATTGATAATTATTTTCCATATGGTCTCTATGTGGAAATATTTTTAATATAATATTAATATCCATATTATTATTATATTATACTTAACTTTTAAATATAGTTAAATTATTCAATTAACTCTAATAATTCTTTTACAACTTCAATTTCTTGTTTATTCATATCTGCAAATATCTTGTCATTTGATACATCCGCATTCTTTGGTACAGCAATATCCATAAATGCTAAATTCTTTGTTAAAATAATCCAATAATTTAAATTATCATCCATATCATAATTACACGCTTGTAATATAATATCACCAATAATAATATCACTGACAACATTCTTTTTAACTATATCTAAATATGTTGCTAAATTAAGTAATTGCTCTGAATTAATTTGTAATGATTCATTATTTTCGGTATTTGAATTAACATTATTAATAAACTCTTCATTAAAATATTTTTCAATAAAAGCTAATTCTTTTCCCAAATTTAATTCAATATTTAATTTCATTATATATTTATGGTTTCATTTATTTAAATCATTTATTATTAAACTTCAATTTCATCAGATTCGCTATCAGAATACACTTTTTTAATAATTTTTTTATTCATATAATTTTTTAAAACTTTTGTATCGGATTCATTATAAATTAATCTTTTTATTTTATTTAATTTATAAGCTTTATAATTTGGATATACTTTATTATTTTCATAATCATTAAATTTTGTTTCATTATCATTTAATGCTTCTAAAAATTTATTTATTTTTGTTAATTTCTTATCATCTATTTTAGCATCTTCTAAATATAATTCTAAATTATCTTTATGTAAATTAAATAATTCATTAAGAAATCCATTTTTATGAATCGAAATAAATTTGCTACCATCAAAAATATATGCTGTATCATCTCGCATATTAGTAATAAATATATTATTGTATTCTGGATAGTCTTTATTAAAATGCACAGTTTTAATAGATTCTTCAATTGATAATTGATTTTGATTAATAATTCTTCTCATATCTTTATCAGTAAGTATTCTTGTTAATTTTTCATCTCCAAATTTTACTAATGTTATATTATTTGTTATATTATTTTGATTATTATTTATTATATTATTACTGTTATTAATTGTATTATTACTATTATTTATAGATGATGGTATATTATCAATATTTTTATTATCCTCTAACATTTTCAAAACTTTATCCATAATAACTAATAATTTATCATTTTTATTATTTTTATTATGACCACATATTTTTTCATGTTTCCATCTGTTTTGATAATTATTGAATTCTTTATCACAATTTCGACAATTATATTTCTTTATTATTTTATTATTTTCTGTCTTTTTGGATTTTTGTAAAGTATTATCAAAAGTATTATCAAAAGTATTATCGGTATTATCTAAAGTATTATTATTAAGTTTATGAAATTTTCTGATATGATTACATCTAGATTGTCTTGACTTGAATACATTATTACAATATTCGCATATAAGCTCCATTAAATATATATTTATATTTAATATCAGTGCTTTAAATGATTTTATTTTATTTAGTTTATTTTTGTAAACTTTTTTGTAAACTTTTTATATCATACATAATACCATACACTTTGCGGAGAGAGAGATACTAGAATTTATTATTATTTAAGCATAATATGGCTTCATGGAATAAAAAACACATATCTTTTTCAAGATACATTATAAATAACTTGTTAAAATTAAAATAAAAAAATGAAAATAAAATATATAAAAAACTAGTATAGAGTTAATTAATGTCAAATGTTCAATCACTAAATCAAAATATTGTTAAGGAATTTGAGAGATTGATAAGTTTTATACAATTAGAAATTGATAATGCTCGTGAAAAAAAGGATATTAAAACCGCAACTGCAAACACTTTTAGACTTAAACAAATTAAGAATGCTACAACAATTATTAAGAAATATCCAAAGAAATTAACATTAGATAATTTAGATGATTTTTCACAATTACCTGGTATTGGTAAAGGTACCATTGACCGTATCAAGGAAATTATTAAAAGTGGTAAATTATCTGAGTTAGAAGGGTTTGAGGAATTTGAAGATAAAGATAAAAAAATAATTGAGGAACTAGAAACTATTGTTGGAGTTGGGCGTGCTACTGCTTTAGATTTTATTAAGAAAGGCATTAAATCAGTTGCTGACTTAAAAAAGAAAATAGATAAAGAAGAAATAGAAGTTAATGATAAAATTTTGTTGGGAGTTAAATATTATGGAAAGTTTATGGGAGATATTCCGAGAAAGGAAATTGATAAAGTTTATAAAATTATTGATTATGAAATAAACAAAATGAATAAATTATATAAATTAGATGATACCAATAAATATATATTTGAAATTTGTGGGTCATATCGTAGAGAGAAACCAACTAGTGGTGATATTGATGTATTAATTAGTAAATTAGGTTCTAAGATGGATAAGGATGATGGTATAAATCATTTAGATAGATTTATAAAGAGATTAAAGGAACCATTAAAACTAAATGATAATAAACCATTATTGGTAGATGATATAACTGATAAATATTATGAAACTAAATATATGGGATTTGCCCAATATAAAGATAATCCATTCAGAAGAATAGATGTTAGATTTATTCCATATGATGCTTATCATTCCGCATTATTATATTTTACAGGTTCAGCAGATTTAAATCAGAAAATGAGAAAAATAGCCAAAAAACTAGAACTTAAATTATCAGAATATGGTTTAACTGATAAAGAAGGTAAAAAAATACCAATTACATCTGAATATGATGTATTTAAAATACTCAAAATAGAATATCTTCCTCCTAGACTTAGATAATATTATTTATTTTTAACAACATGACAAGATTCCCATTCATTTTCAGGCAAATACATACATTTTGCTCTTAATTCATGTTCCATATGCCCAATTACAAAACTTAATGTATTAATTGTTTTTAATATTTCTTTATTATGTAAAACAATATTGGTTTTTTCATATCTTTGTTTAATGTAATCTATTAATATTTTTAAATCGGCTGATACCATATTATGAACATAATGATCTTGATAACACAAATTTTTGGTTTTTGAATTGTAATTATATGAACAATTTTCTTGATATGAACAAAATTTATATGAACATCTTGATATTGTATTAACATCAATAGGTTTATCTGATTTTTGTTTTTCGTGGAGTACCTCTTTTTGATCCAATTTTATTCTTAAAGTTTCACTTAAATTTAATAATATATTTAAACAGGCTACAAAAAATTCGTAATCCAAGTTTTTATTTTGTAATGTATATTTAGTTAATAATTTTACGATTTCTAATTCCTTTTGTAAAATTAATAAACACGATTTTTGTTTAATTTCTTCTACTAAATTAGGGTTTGCGCATAAAGCAGATACTTCCTTTAATTTATCATTATAATCTTTTTCAATTTGATTAATTTTATTTTCCATATTTTTTTCATCAGTTTTATTACTTAATTTATCAATGTACTCATTTAATTTAGGTAAATTACCCAAATCAAAATCCATATTATAATTAGTAAACCAGGTTAAAGTTTGACTCATCATTTAGACTAATATAATAAAATGTCTTTAAAAGAAAATCTATATAATATATATAATGAGTCAGAAACCAAAAAAAATAACTAATGATAAGAATTATATTAAACCAGATAAAACTTATCAACAAACACTAACTAATCAAGATATTAAAGAGAAATTAAAAGAATATAAACAAGTTAGCGATATTAAAAAAGTATCAATTGGTACTCATATAAGATATTTTGCGGTTGATCCCAAAACCAAGGAAAAAATATTTAGATTAGGTGGGAATTTAAATAAGGTTGACCCAGAAGGTAGATATGTTATCTTATCAAATGGAACAGTTAATTGGTCAGTTCAAATACCAAATACAATATTTTTCCAAAAGTTAACAGAAACTGAATTAAAAGAGGAAATGAAGAAAGAATTAAAGAAAGAAATAATGTCTGAATCAGATAATGGTGAAATTTATGAACTTAAAAAAGAAATTAAAAATTTAACTAAAAAAATTGAGCAATTAAAAGATATAGAAAAAGAAAATAAATTATTAATTAAGAAAAATGAAACTTTAACTTATCAAATTGCTAAGATTGAAAAAGAATTGGTTAAAAGTAAAAAATAAATATAAATATTATAAAAAATTTCTTTATAAAATTATATAATGACTAAAAAGAGTAAAGAACATAATAAAAAATCCTCCAAAAAAAATTATAGTTTTAAAGGACAAAGAAAAATCTCTAAATCTAGATCTAAATCATATGATGATGACTCTGAATCTGGTGATACTACCGAACAAATGATGAATATCTTAAATAGTGATAATGATATGAATCATAGTGCTCAAATGATGAGTCAACCAATGATGAGCCAACCAATGATGGGTAATCCAATGATGAGCCACCAAATGATGGATCCTATGATGGGTCAACAAATGATGGGTCAACAAATGATGGGTCAACAAATGATGGGTCAACAAATGATGGGTCAACAAATGATGGGTCAACAAATGATGGGTAAACAACAAATGAATAATAATATGGGCGATATTGATGCTGCATTAGTTGAAACTCTAGCACCTGTTAATCATATGGGTATGGGTTCTGATATGGGTATTAATGTAAATAATTTAATGTCATCAACTCAAATGGCTCAAAGTTTAGGCAATCTTTCTAAACTAAATCCCAATGCTAATATGATGGGACAAAGTATGTCTAATCAAATGATGAATAGCCAAATGATGCCTAATCAAATGATGAATAGTCAAATGGCAGCTTTAAGCCCAGCACCACTTCAAAATAATAATCAATTTAATATGGGTAATATTAAAAATCTTGCAAAACTATTCTAATTAAATAATAAATAATTAATATAAAAATCTTCGATCTTTATATTAATAAAAAAAATTGAAAAGACTTACTTCGTTCGCTCCTTAATATTATTTATTAATGCTCACTTTGTTTCGCATTAATAAAAAAAATTGAAAAAGATATATTATAAAATGAAATGATTTATATTATAATGTCAAGATTTGCTACTATTAGATTAACAAAAGAATTAGCTAAAATACAACAAGAAAAGGTTGATGGTATTACAATTGGCAATCCAGAGAATTTAATGGAATGGTACGCTAAAATTAGTGGACCACCTGATACTCCATATGAAGATGGTGTTTTTAATATAGTATTAAAATTTGATGATGAATATCCTGTTAAGGCACCATTTGTAAAATTCTTAACTCCAATGTATCATCCAAATATTTATAGAGATGGTAAAATTTGTGTTGATATATTACAATCTCACGAATGGACACCTGCTCAAAATATTAGAACAATTTTAGTTTCAATTATGTCTTTATTGATGGATCCTAATCCTTCTTCTCCTGCTAATAGAGAGGCAGCCGAATTATATAATAAAGATAAGAAAGCTTATGAACAAAAAGTGAGAGAATTTATTAAAATCAATTGTAAAAAATAATTATTTTATTCATATAATTTAAATTTCGGAATATCTAACACATCTCCTATAACATAAATATCATTTTCTAATATTATAAAATTACCACTTTCATCTCTTTCAACCTTACCAACTGGATAATTTAATTCATAATCATATACAACACCGGAATCTTCATAGAACCAATAATCTTTTTCTTTAGAATATGAATTTTCATCTATTTTTTTAACAGCTCGTATTTTTCTAACTCTTATTTTAATTCTTGAAGAATCTTTAGCATTAAGACCATTATCTATCTTTTGATCAAATTCTAATTTAGGTTGGAATGCCGGACCTACAGGTTTTTCAAATAGGGAATTTTCATTAAATTGGAAGCACTTATATTTTGAACCCATCATATTATGAGCCTTGAATAATTCACAATCTACTGCAGCCTCCTTAACAGCTTCAATGAATGATAATAATAAATTATTCTTTCTACGAGAAATATCTTCCATTTTCTCATCAGTTGTTTCTTTACCTGATTTTCTAACCATTTTATATCTAAATATATCAACCTTACGTTCATCTAAAGGTAAATCTTTATGTTGACAATAACGAAGAGCACGACCAATAACTTGTTCAATACGAACTTCATTCCAATATGGTTCTGTAATATGAACTTGCCTACAATTATTCAAGTTAATACCTTCAGCACCTGCAGGAGAAATCATAATAATCTTACAATATTTTCCATATTTATTATCACTCATATTAAAAATTTCTTTATTAATTTTTCTAATATCTTTTTCAATTCCACCGTGGAATTCACAATATCTTAAACCATCTTTGGATAATTTTTTATTTGGATCTAATTTACCTTTATCAAATTCAGAATCATCATCTATAGAAACAAAACCAAAGAAACTCATGAAAACCTTTAATAATTGTAAACCTTCCATTTCAACATAATTTGAATATATCATAGCTGTTCCCTTTGTTTTTAATATATTAAAAATTATTCTCAAAAATTTTGGACTACACATTAACATTGCCTCAAATAGTTTACTTTTTTTATTTTCCATTTGTAAAAAATTTGTAAAACTTCCATCGTATTTTGTATGAAAGTTTTTAACATCATCTTGTAATGTATGTCCACTTTCTTTATCTTTACGATGATGTTCTTTTAAAAAATCAATAAATGAGTTAACATACATTCTAATTGCTTTAAGATATTCTAAAATTTCTGCTTTTGACTTTACTAATTCATTTTTCTTTTCTAAATTTTTACCTTCTTCTATAACAACAGCGTCAGATTCTTTAATTCTAAAGGCACCCGGTCTAGGTCTTTTCTCACCATTAACCTTATCAGAAATAGATGGAAATACAAAATTACAAGCTTGACGAGTATAAGAAGCATAAGTACTCATTTGGTCTCCAACTTTTCCTCTGGCCATTTTTCTTCTTATTTTTTCTTTTTGTTCTTCAATTTGTTCAAAATAATTATAAACTTCTTCGTGATATTTTTCCATAGGAATATTAATATAATGAACTGTTTTGCTAGCAAATTTATCTGGAGTAGCACCAATATAATACGAAACTAATCCCAAAATTCTTCGTTGAAACATATTTTTTGTATTTTCATTTAAGGACGCAAAATTTGCTGAACTAATAAATATTTGTTCAAAAATACTTTCTGATGTTGGAAAAGAACCTGGTCTAAGTAAATTAAAAATTAACGCAAATTCAAATGGATTATTTACCGCAGGTGTAGCAGATAATAACATAACTCTAGTATTAGGATTATCCTTCTTTTCTTGTTGTATATAATCATAAATAACTTGGGCTCTTTTACCTTTCTTTGATGAAACATTATTATAAACATTATTAATAAATCGATGAGCTTCTTCAATAACAAATAATGATGTTTTACTAGCATCCGCTTTCTTGACTTTTTCTAGAAAATCTCTATCAGCAAAAGGTGAATCATAATGAATAAAAATAATATTGGCAAATCTTTGTTCAAAATTATCTTTAGACATCCATCTATTAATATCTTTTAACCAAGGGTCATCATGAAGTGAAGCAGGTATTAAAAGAAATACATTCCATTTGGGAGTATAATTAAAAAGAATATTATAAACATTAATCATAGTATTAGTTTTACCAGCACCAACACCATGATAAACCAAGATATCTTTGAAAGGTGATTGATAATTTAAAAATTGTCCAACAAATTGTTGATATAATGTTAATCCTTCAGCTCTTTTTTCATTACAGGGATCTTCACCTTCTTTTCTAGTAACTTCAGGTAATATATATTGTTTAAAATTTTGCATAACCCAAGAAGGGAATATTCTACCATTCTGTTCTAAATTTATATTTGACATTTATAATGCTATTATAAAGTAATAGAAAAATTATAACTTAAATTTTATTTCAGATTTACCATTCTCTATAATCCATTCATATATATCAATATTATTAATATATATTGTTTGAATTATTTTATTATGCTTTTCTATTATTATAACACCCAAATCTTCATAATTAAAATTCAATTTGGAATAAATATAATTTAATTTATCCTGATTTTTATTTAATATAATATTATCCGTAAAAATTTTTGGGAAAAAGTTATCTATAAAATTAAAAAAATTATCCAAACTTGATTCAATCCCATTATTTGTATATTTAAAAAAACTTTTATTTGATAATAATTTGAACCATTCAGTTCTAGTCTTATACCCTGATGATGTATTATAATATTCATCATCAAAAATTCCCCTATATTCCATATAAAAATCATATAATTCAGAACCATAATTATTATCAATATATTTTTCTATATTAGCCAAATTAATAGTTCCATTATTACCAAATATTATTTGACACCATAATAATAATGACAGTTCAAAAGTATCATTAATTTCATTACCATTAATATCAATAAACGATGATAATGAAATATTATATTGAGGTAATTCTTCTCTCAGTTTTATTTTAATATCATCCAAATATTCTATTTCATAATCAGGTGTAACTGTTGAAACATCCGATGTACTTGAATCAGAATCAGAAAATTCATTATAAATAAACTCTGTATCCATATTATTAAAATAAACTAATTTTATTTTAAATATATTCATTTGCATTAATAAAAAAAATTGGTACTCTTCGGCTCATAAATGAACCTCAGTCAACAATATTATTTATAACTATTCGTTTCACTCATAGCTATAAAAAAAATTGATAATAATTTAAATTAGTAAATAAGATTTAGTTATTAATGGGGAAAAATACTAAAGAAGGTCATAGAGTAGGTGCTGTAAAGGAAAGAACTCAAGTATATAATCCAAAAACAGAACAATATGTAAAGAGAGATACAAAAACCGGTAAATTTATTTCAGCATCTGATAATAAGTATAAAGGTGTAACTGAAGAAAAAAAATTGTCAAGATAAAGCTAAAGCTTTATCTTAATGAAAGCAAGTTATACTTGCTTTCGTGTGTGCTTAATAGAAAAAGCTAAGCTTTTTCTATTATAAGCCACAGGAATGAAGGCTTCGCCTTCGTCGTCAAGATAAAATGTTATTTATAGCTACTCGCTAACGCTCGCAGCTATAAAAAAATTGAAATAAAAAGATTTATAGAATATATTATTTAATTTATAATGCCAGAACTTAAGAACGAGACATTTATTAAGAATATTACCGACCCAAAAACAGGAAAACAAGTTAAAAAAATTTATCAAATTAAGATATCCAAAATTAATCGTATTGTTGAACCAATGGTTTGGGAATATTATAAAAATCGTGGGAATATGTCAGTTGATGAAATTTATAAAAAGTTTAAGGGTTATCAACTTAAATTTATATATTTTGGAGACCCAGTAATTTATACTATTGATACAATTGACACAACTCCTGTTATTGATTCCTTACCAAATAATTCAACCCTTAAAAAGAAATTCTTAGAAAAACAAGAAAATAAAAATAACACAATTAATGAGTTAGTTTAATTTATTTAGATATACATATGATTATTAGAATTTATTGTTTCTTTTCTTTCTTTAATATTTGAATTTTCTTTAAAAATTTGTAATCCATCTTCAATATCAGCTTTATTTAATAATAATTTAGTTTGATTTTTACCACTAATTAAATTTTTAGAATGAGCAATTTTACATTTTGTAAATAATAATTCCATATCACCACCCCAATATTTAAAATAATTTTTATTTTTCTCAATAAATTCTGGGTTTATTGCGTCATCTGAAATATCCCATTTATTATCTCTTACTTTCTTTTTAAATATTTCTATCAAATCTTCAGATGAATAAGGTTCCATTGTATAATGAATACTAAATCTTCTTTCCAAACCATCATTCAGACTAAAGAAATTTTTTTTAAGGTCATCTTTATATCCAGCAATCATTAAAATAAAATAATCATCAGGATTATCTCTCATTTCAGTTAAAGTTTGATTTATCAAATCAATACATTCCTTACTAAAACTATCAGAACTTTTTTTACCTTGTGAATTACCAAGTGAATATGCTTCATCAATAAATAGAACACCACCCTTAACTTCGTCTAATACATCAGCAGTTTTAAGAGCAGTTTGACCTAAATAACCAGCAATTAGGTCAGAACGTTTAACTTTTTTAAAGATATCTTTTTTAAGAACTCCCATTTTGAGATAAATTTTAGCAATTCTTTTAGCAAATTCGGTTTTACCTGTTCCAGGTTCACCATCAATAATAGTATGTAATAAATCACTATCCATAGTATGAAGTTGTAAACTATGATATAATATTAACTCGGCTACCTGTTTTTTAATAGTTTTTTGTCCTATCATATTATTTAATGATTCCATTTCAGGAATAAGATTTTTAATCATCTTAAGATTAATATTATATTCAACATTTGGTGATAAAATATATTTACTATCAACATCATTACCAAGTTTAATTAAATCATTTAATGATTCAATTGATAATACTAGATTTATTTGCTTTTTTTCAATAGGTTTTAATAATTGTGGGTTTTTTACTAATTTTTTTGGTTTTTGAATAATATCAATATCTTCATCAAATTCATTATCTATATTAATTAATCTAGGTTCAAAACCAAATTTAGAATTAGAAGATTTATATCTTCTTTGAAAAAGAGATTGATAATATCCGTCGGCACGAGGGCTTTGTTTTGGGGTTTCATTATTAAGTGCTTTGGAACTTGATAAAGTAGTGTTTAAATCTATAGGTTTAGAAACTTCATTAATAGATAATTTATTATTTTCGTCTTTTCTTTTAATATATTCATAATATGAATTATAATTTTTAGAGAGAAAATTAAGAGATTCTTTATCGGAATTAGATTTTAACAAGGGATTTATTTTAAATCTATCATCTTTAGCACGAATATCATGAAAAAAATAATTATGTTCCCTAAGACTTTCAAATGTTAGGTAATATTTATTACATAGTTTACAAATATACCTATTCATTATTAATTAGAATAATAGAAATTAAAGTAAATAAACGCACAATTAATCTGGGAAAGAAAAGTATTTTTATTATACTTCAATTTCTTTATTTTTATTTCTATATTTTTTAGCATATTCTGCTTTTAGCTTTTTAAAATTATCTTCGCCTATTTCTTGTTTTTGTTTTTCAAGATATTTATTAGTTCTTTCTCTTTGAGCAATCTTTTCAGGAGTATCTTCGTGAATCACAATATTATTTGTAGTTTTCCATTCATTCGTATTAATAATTTTATATTCGGAAGGATTAAGTCCAAAATCATATTTTTCATTGAGTTCTTGTATAAATCTATTTAATTCGCTTTGGATATCATACGAATTAATTTTAGTTTTGTATTGATGTTTTTTATCATCAATCTTTTTACAAAATTGAATATAATCAATATCATTAATACGACAAATTGAAAAGTTAGTCGGCATAACTGGCTTAATTATTGTTAAATTTTCTTTAGAAACAGATTTATCAGATTGCTTTTCTAATATATTTGGAATTGTATAAGGAGGAATATTTAATTCGGGAAATTTTAAATTTATAATTTTAACAAAATCATCAAATTCTTTTTGAATATTTGTGGATCTTAACTTATATTTAGAGGCGTGTCTAACTTTATTAACATATTTATTAAATGCAAAATATTCATCAGAATTTTCAATAAAATGTGTAAAATTAATTGGTAATAAGAGCTTATCTGGATTTGTCTCATCTATTTTCTTGGCTGGTTTTTTTTCAATATATTCAATTTTTTTAATAATGTTTGGATTGGTATTAATAATATTATTTAATGTGCTTTTTTTATTATTATAAGTTTTTTGATTTTGAATACTTATTAATTCTTTATATTTTTCTTCTCCAAGTTCTTTTTTAAGTTTTTCTTTGTATCTAGAAGTTCTTTCAGTTGATTTAATATAGTTATGTGATTCAATTTTATTATTATTTTTTAAATGAGTATATCTCTGAATTGCCCATCTATTCATCCAATCATTAAAAATCTCTTGTGCTGATTTAAAATTATATTTGTTTAATTTATCTATTTTTTCACATAAATATTTTTTAGAGTCAAGCCTTGTAAATCCGAGATAAATACTTTTTTCATTACTTGCCAGAACATCATCTTTATTAAGATTTAGGACCAAAATTATTTTTGAAATTACAGCAAGTTTTTTGAAACCTGTTGTATCATAATTATGATGCAATTTTAAATATTTTCTACATTTTTCTGTAATATTCTCAGGTATCCAATAGATTGAATTTCCTTTTGTTTTCCCAATATATTTTATTTCTTGCAGTCTATCATATTGAACAGATTTACCATATAAACCAGTAGTTACAATAGCAAGTAATTCTTGGTTAAATTTTTCATAAAATTTATCAATTACTTCTTTACTAAATGCTAATTTAGCTAGTAATTTACCTCCATTAAAATTAAAACCAAAAGGTTGAATGCTAACACATGTTGATAAATTCATTAAATGATTTATTTTTTTATTTTTTATTTTATTTTCATTTGTCCAACCAATTGCCTTATCTCTATCTTCCATACCAATAATATCTGAACTTAAACTCATTATACCAAGATATTTATTAGTAATAGAATCTTTTACTAATATACATATTATTCTTCCAATAAAGTTATTTGGTTTAAATGTTTTTAATGATGATATTATCCATCTATAATAATTCCATATATCTTTTTGATCTGAATTTTCAACAAATTCTAACTCAATTTTAATTTTAATTAAATCGTCTAAATTTCCAGACCATTTTCTATATTCATAAAAATCATTTGAATGATAAAAAGTTGGCATTTGTCTTTGAATTTTTTCTTTATTATGTGAATATTTTTCGAAAAAATTAATTATGTCAGTTTCAAGTGTATCTGGAAAATTAAGATTTGATGTGATTTTATAACATTGATTAATAAAATTATCTTTTGAATAATTAAGTTTCATTTGATTACAAGAGAAACAACAAGGTACACAATTTGAAAATATATAGCCTTTTGATGAATCAACTCTATCTATTCCTCCAGCACCAGAACCATAATATCCATCACCACTAGTATTACAATATGTACATTTATTAAGTACAATAGATTTTAATTCATCTCTCGATAACTCAAAAGGAATATTTCTACGTTCAGCATCAAGTTTATATTTTGCGTATTGACCATTTGGGGAAACATGAAATAATATGTGATCAAGTTTTTCTTTAATTTTATTATTTATTGTAGAAATATGTTTACACATTGCAATAAAATTATCATATGTTGAATTATTTTTCATTAAATTACATTGTTCACAACAAGGTAACACGTTATTATAAATATAACCTTTATTTGAATCCTTTCTATCAACACCAATAACAGAATCATTATATTTACAATAGTGACAAGGTTGTTTAACAATGTTTAAAAAGTCATCATCTGATATTTCAAATTCTAAATTTCTTTTTTTAGCACTTTTTTTATAATCATATAATTTTGCTTTATCTTGTTCTCGTGGATTTCTTATTTTACATATAATTTTACTTTTTTCTGAACATTCTGAACATTTTACTGTTTCAATATCAAATGTTTTAGATGATTCAATACCATTGCAAATTTTACACATTTTTTTATCTTCATTATTTTTATTAAATGTTATAGCATTATTAATTTTGGATGTTCTTAATTTTTTATCTTTTATTCTTTCTTTTTCTCTACAATTTAAACATTTTTTATAACCATCTATTGTTTCATTAAAACATCCTCTTTTCCATCCGCTACAAACTGTTATACCGGATTTTTCTAATTTTTCCTTTTTCTCTCTATTATTCATTATTAATTTGATAGATAATAAATGTTTAAACGTTTTAAGTGTCAATTTTTTTTTATTCAGGGAACTTTTTCCCATACTGATGAAAATATATCATATATAATTATTTTTAAATATATATGATGTAAAACCATAATAAAATTCTTTAATTGGAATATGCAGTGCCGGCCATGCCCGTTGGTTTATAGAAAAAAATTTATTAATTCATAATTATAAACCATACCCCATCTTTCGATGTATTTATCCATTCTTTGAGAATGAGGGACTAGACTATATCTTAAGCCGTCATTTAGATTTGCTAAATCTATCGGACCCAAAACCATATAGTCGTTGAATCTTTTCCATAGTCTTGCTTTATTGACATTAGGAACTCGAATGCTGATTGCCCATTTCTTGATTAAAACAAAAAGATCTACTTTTTGACTTTACCAATCATACAAGAAATTTTCACCTCTAGGTTTATTCCTAGCCATTTTAGTCTTTTAACTAAAACTTGGTATTCTTGTCTTTAGGGGTTTCCAGAACAATTTGATTTTGTTGCATCAGATTATTATCTGACACTAGTAACTGTGGATTAGGAATTATATTCCTAATTACAAACCACTAACCTATTTTCCTTGTTCGTATTTGTAATTTAGAACAAGAGTGTTACTTTTCAGAGCGATTGCTTTAAATCATTTACATCCATTATTCAATTTATTATTTTATCAATAATAAATTGAATAAGGATATGATTTGTTACAAAGACTCATAACACGGAGCACATTATAGTTAACAGTATAGATGTTAAGTAAGGAGTTGGAGTTGGTACCAATGTACTTGGCAACATATCCAGTGGAGGAAGCGTTGTAGAGACCGCAATCAACTTGGAGAGTAGCGTTATCAATACGAGAGAAGTTGCAAGTACCAGATGGTTGGTGTTCTTCAGCCTTAAGAGCAAAGCTGTAAACATTGATACCATCAGCTGGGGTGTTAGAGAAGTGTTGGTGTGGTTGAACATAGTTGAAGTAGTTACCGTCTCTAGCTTGGAATCTATCGTGACCATTGAGTTGGAGCTTACCGTTGATAACTGGATTGTCAGATCCGTCAACAAAGTTGGCATAGTTGTGATAGTTGATAACGCTGTAGCAGTTAGCATTTAAGTAAGTGGTAACATTGGCACTACCGAATAAATCAGCAAGTTCGTCAACAGTGTTGGACATGTCTTCCATGGTAACATCAGATCTAACGAGAACGATGTCATCAAGGGAAACAGTTTGAGCAGCATTGCCAACAGTGTTAACAATCTTGGCTTCAACCTTATCGTTGAGAGCAGTAGTAGTGGTAGTTGCGGGTTCTTCAAGGTCTCCTTCAGTACCAGAAAGAGTAATTTGAGTAGCACTAGTTAATCTAGCAGCAGCCCAAACTAACTTGGAGAAACGTTCCTTAGCAGCGTCCCAGTCATTGTTGAAGGCATAGGCAACCCAAGTGTTGCGCTTGTTATGTCTTTCGAGGTGAGGAGCCCAGATAAGATACTTGCTTGGGTGATTGAAGTTGAGTCTGTACTTGTTGGAAGAGGCAGTGAGGGATTCAGAGCCAGTGAATTGGAGTTGTTCAATGAGATATTCGTGAGAAGCTTGAGCGAATCTCTTTCTTTCTTCAGAATCAAGATAAACGTAATCAATTAAAAGATAAGAGTCGGCCATAGATGGCATAGTAGAAGGAGCAGTGGTACCTTCGTAGTTGACACAAGCAAGAGCTTCACGGAATTTAAGAGTAACACGGACATCGTGATATTGTAAGGCGATCAATGGGAGAGCACGTTTATACCCTGTCTTTCGACATATTTATGATGGTTTTCCATCGGGACTAGACTATATCTTAAGCACATAAAATTATAAAAATTTTTGTACCCAAAGCCTTATAGTCGTTGAACAGCATTCTCTATAAAGAGAACTTGGCTGCTGATTATCCATTATAACTCATCTAAGAGTTAAATCTGTGGAATTTTTACCTTGTCTGAGTTTTCTCTCAGCCAACATATTCTTTCAAATATATTTTGGTATCCACTTAAGTTATTTTTTAGTTCCAAAAAGTTGATAGCTTTTTTAGTTGATTCTACAAAATCATTAATTCTAATTTTATTAGATTTAGAAAAATTATCAGTTAAGGGTTGTAAATTTGTCCAATTAAATGCTATTTTTTCATTTAATTTAATTGAAAAATCAAATAATGATAAAGGTAAAATGTGATCAATAGTCCAATATGAACCATAATTTTCCCAATTCATTTTATCATCAAATTGATATTCTAGCCATTCTTTTAAAAATGGAATTTCACAACCCAAATATTCAACTGATTTATTAGATTTAACTAATTTATTTTTCTTTACACATTTATATAAATATAATCTATGATTAGCAATTAATTTATATGTAGGATCATTTTTTTTCTTATTTCTTCTTACTTCGTTGTAAGTATTTTGATAATATGTATTCATTTGTTCTTTCTTACATTCTTTACAAGTATTTCGATAACCAGTTTTAGTATCTTTTCTTTTTGGAAATTTAGATAATGATTTAGGATTTTTACAATTGACACATACTTTTGTACCATTTATAATTTTATCTTCTTTTTTATTTCTTAAACCATTTCTAATGTCTTTTTTATATTTATTAATATATTTATTTCGACATACTTTGCAATGATGATATGGTTTGTTTTTAATTTTGACAAACTCATTTTCATTTTTAATATCACCGCATTTTGTACAAGTTAACATTAATATTAATATTAATCAGACTTTATATAACTTTTAGTTTTTAACAGCTTTAGGATTTCCCAGCAGTTTGACTTTGTTGCTATACGATTAATAGTATAACTAGTGTCTGTGGTTAATAAATTATAGTTTATATTTACCAGAGTGTTGGCTTATTATATAAACTATAAATTTAAAACATACCACTAAATTGGTTACCCCATCTTATATGTTTTTTTGATTGGGAATGACACTTTTCAGTCCTAGCAATTAAGACCATTGTTTCTATTGAACCAGAATTGAAGTGGAACATAGAGTTGGTAGGCACGCTTAGCACCAGCAGAGACTTCAGTCAAGTCAGAGACATCACCAATCATCTTGGCGTATCCACGTTCTTGACCAACCTTGTGGGTAAGTTCGTACCAAATGTTGAGCCAGTCACCGTATTGTTCATCAATCTTGGAACCACCGATTTCAACCTTGCAGGTTTCAACCATAGCGTGGCCAAGTCTGTTGACACAACCCCAAGCAACGGATTGAGCAGCGACAGCATTAAGTTTAACAGCAACGTACATATTGGTAATGAGATCACCATTTCTGTTGATGTTGCAGGTAACAGTACGGCCGAATTCGGCAGCACCATTCCAGGTTTGTTGAATTGGTTCAACTGAGCGTTTACCCCGAAGTTTTCACATCGGGACGGACTATACCTTAAGCTTATTATCGAATGTTTTGGACATTCTAAAGCCCATCTTATTATAGTCTCTGAACCTCTTCCCTAAAAATTTAACCAAAAAATATTAATAGGGAATTTGGCTGCGGATTATCCAATTTCTAACGTTTTTACTATACCCTAGGTCATTACCCCGGGTATTAATTATAATTTCTTATAATTAAGTAGTAGTTAGAACTCTCAGGAACTTCCCGCAGATTAAAAATGTTGCTCAAGATTAAAAAAATCTTGAACTAGCCGGTAGCAACCTTTATCCCATATCAATATGGGGGTCCGACTGTTTAACTCATCAGTTTAAGTTAGTATGACGACGATCAGTTTGTACCCTGTCTTTCGACATATTTATGATGGAAAACCATCGAGGGCTTAGACTATATCTTAAGCATAAAAAATTATAAAAATTTTTCATACCCAAAGCCATTTAGTCGTTGAACATCACAGTTTTTATAAACTGCTTAGCTGCGGATTGCCCATATATTCATAAAATTTTTACCTTAGGATTAATATCCAAACCTGAGTTTTACTCTCAGCCAGTTAATTATTACTAATTAACCTTGGTATTTATGATTTTAGGGGTTTCCCGCAATTTGACTTTGTTGCCATATTTTATTATGACTAGTATCTGTGGTTTAAATTATACATACCACTAAATTGTTTTTCCTATCTTACATGTATTTTAGGATAGGAATGATACTTTTCCGTCCAAAATTTAGACGACTTTGAAGAAGGTAATTTGTGGATTACCAGAACGGTTAGTCCCATAGGTTTCCCTATGGGCCGGACTATATCTTAAGCCTATATTAATATAGACCCATTTCCATTTAGTCTCTGGACTGCATTCTCTTATAATAAGAGAAATTGGCTCAGCGCTTATCCATTTTTAGATTACTTAATCTAATCATACCCCTGATTTTTACCTTGAATAATATTAATAATAAATATTATTACATCCTAGTTTATTTCTCTAGGCCACCAATTCATTACTAAATTGGTTTGGTACAGGATATAAAGATATAAATTTTTCTTTTAGTTTTTTTACATTATTAATTACAATATTATCAATTTTCGCATTTTTGGAATAGTTTTTACTTTTTTCTAATGGACTTATGTTATGCCATACAAAGCATAATTTAATTTCATCTTCTTTTGTCAAATCAAATGATGAACATGGTTTAACATGAACAAAATCCCAATATGTACCTTGATTTTCCCAAGTCATATTTTCATCAAATTGATATTCTATCCATTTTTTAAAATATTCTAATGGAACACCTAAATAATTTATTATTTTTGAATAAGTTTTTTTATTTTTTACTGTTTTAGAAAATCTACTTCTTAAAATTTTTTTCATTCTATAATTTAGATCTTCTGAATATTTTTTCTTTGATAATTCATTAGAGTGCTCGCGATTTTGAATTTTGTAATTTTTAATATATTCTTGATTGTTTTCAACCCATTCTTTTTGTTTTATTTTAATTTTTTCTTTATTTTTCTTTCTATATTCTGAAGCATATTTATTCATACATTCTTTACATTTTTCATGTAAAATATTATTTTTAATACTTCTATAACAATATTCTGAATATTTTTTAGGTTGACCACATTCAGTACAATCTTTCTCCATTTAAAATTAAATTCATATATCTTTATATAAAGGTCTTTAGGAACTTGCCTGAATTTGGAAATGTTGCACACTATCTTTTACAGATATATGTACTAGCAGTTGTGATATGTATATCGGGCTAAATATACATAAGGAATTCACAAAAAGGATTATCTTAATAGATTTATTCCTATCTATTAAGCTTACTGCTTTTCTACCCATCTAGTTTAGGTAAACATCTTGCGATGAATCCTGATGGTTTCCCATCAGGCCTGACTATATCTTAAGCTCTTAATTAAAAGAACCGAATACCATTTAGTCGATGAACTGCTCAGTTTTAACTTTATACAAAAACTGATTGGCTGCTGATTACCCAATATTTAACATTTTTACTTTAGAACTATTGTTCAAACCCAAGTTTTTATTCTTGGCCAGTTAATTATCACTAATTAACTTTAGTAGTTAAATTTTTAGGGAGTCCCAGCAATTTGATATTCTTGCCATTTATTGAAAAAATAAATGACTAGCAGGTTTTATATATGATTTAATCATATTCACATTTACAACGTTTTTCCCATTATGGTATGTGAAAACCATACTGGCGTCCTGCTGTTGGCACCCAAGAGGTTAAGCGCCATAAGCGACGAGTTGCATTAAGCCACCACCCATATTAGTATATAATCTAGAATAGAAAAAATTTATAATAAAAAATTTTCAAAAAAACGAATTTTAATAATTTTAAACTTAAATTTATTAAAAATTTTATACCAATTTTTTTTAGAAATCTATATTTTTATTATTTTTTTTCGGAAAATACTAAATTTTTTATAAATATTTTTTAGATATCTAAATTTAATTTTGATATTATTAGATTAATTTTATTTTTTAAATTTTTATTTTCCATTTTTAATGTCTCAATTTCACTTAACATCATAGTTTTATCATTTTGTAATGATACTACTTGATTATTTAATAATTCTACTTGATTATTTAATGATGCGTTTGATTCTTCTAATAATTGAGTTTTTCTTGCTAATTCTTGAGTAGCACATACATTTATTGTATATATATAATTTTTATCTACATTATGGAAATCATTAACTTCTGGACCATAAACAAATACTTTATCATCCTCTGTTGGTTGAATATCTTCATTTGTTAAGAGTTCAATTGTATTTTCATCTATAACTGTGATTGGTGATTCAATTTGCTTATTATTATTATCATAAACACGGATATTTTGTCCTTCGGTAAATCCATGATTGTTAATAGTTATCTTTTTACCATTAATAGTATAATTGTTATATATAGAAGGAATATAGTCTTTTTGTAGGGTGATTGCTTCTGGGATAACCTCTCTAATTTGTTGAGCAATGAAACCAAATACTTGAACAGTTCCTTTTTTAACAACATCAATATAGTTATATTTTTTAGGTTGAACTAATAATAATTTTGCTAAAGCTTCATCATCATCAATATCAATAATATTCTTTTTAATTCTGGTATCAGATGTAGCATAATATGATACGGCTAACATATTATCTGATGCTTTTATTGAAATCCAATCAGAAGCACTACTCGCATTATAAACATTATTAAATGAAGTTCCTGATGGATAATATTTAACATAACCGGCAGAAATACCTTGCCAAGAAGAACCATTTACGGTAATAGAACCACTAAATATATGAGCGCCACTTGAAGAACCATTAGTTTTTAAGAAACCGCCTATTACTAAATCAGAACTAGTTGTCACATTACCAGTAATTATTGAATCTCCAACAACGTGTAATCGTACTGAAGGATCTGTTGTACCGATTCCCATATGTCCGGATGAATTAGCTAAAACACTTCTATATGCACCAGCAGTTTCATCAAATATAGCTAGTTTCCCTTGACCTGCACCCGCTGCACCTGCAGTAGATATTAAATTATAGCTTCTTGCTCCTGTTTGACCAGCCGGATTTAATATAATTGATGCTCCATAACCTCTATTTATACCAATGGAACAATTATTTGAACCAGATGCCATTGTTAAAGTTTCACCTGTCATATTTAATGTTGAAGCAATAGTTGTGGCTCCATTTATTAGGGTAGATTGATTTAATATATTTAAACCATTTGAAAAATATGCTAACTCTGTTCTTGAACCAGTGCTAAAATTAAGAGTATTAAATCTTATCCAATTCATACCTTCAATATTTGCCTCTAAATGTGGAAAATATGGATTTCTAAAAACTGTTCCAAATGTACCTGGAAATGATCCTGAATCAACATTATATAAATTTCTCAAATTACCAATTGTTTGTTGTCCATTAATATTAACAGTATTTAACATTGTTAAACCATTTAGTGTAGAAGTTCCAGAAACATTTAATGATGAATTTATAGATGTACCGCCATTTAATATTGATGTACCTGATACGTGAAGAAGTGCTAATGGATTATCAGTTCCAATACCCACATTTCCACCGTTAGAATTTGATGTTCCTTTTATTGTCATTCTTACTAGTGGAGTATTTGCAGTATTAGCTGATGTTATAAATTGTAAGTCTCCTTCATTTACAGTACTATTAGTAGGAACTCTTAATCTTATAGCCCCCCAAAAATCCATGCTATTATTAGCTTGAAATCTTAGTTCATTAGAATTTTGCTCAGGTAAACCAAAAGCATTTGTATAATTTCTTGATAGTGTTAGAGTAGTAGGCGTGGAAGATAATCCAATAGAAGCTAAACTATTAATAATAGTATTACCGGAAACATTTAATGATGAATTAAGTGATGTTGTTCCTGTTATTACTGTATTTCCACTAGAATTTGCCATTATAGCTTCCATAAAATTTGTCATTGCTGATGATGAACCATAAGTACCTTGATATATTCTCATTCCTATGTTTGATTTATTTAATGCCATCATATTAACATTACCACCACTGCTATCACCCCAATTATTAAGATATATTGTATCTGCAAATGGTGCTGAAGTATTATTATTATAAGAACCAAAACCAACAGCCCAATATCCCCCCAAGAAAGCATTGGGAGCCATTTGTCTATTATCAGTATTTCTTGAAAATGTTCCAGAATTTAATATAGTTGTCGTTATAGCTCCTGTAGTATTTAATGTTGAATTAATTGATGTTGCTCCGTTAAGAGTTGTAGTTCCTGAAACATTTAATGATGAATTTATACTTGTTGACCCTTGTATTATTGTATGACCTGTTTGGTTTATTGTCATTCTTATCAAACTACTTGTTTGAAGTAATATAGAACCAGATGTTGTTTCATTACCTATAGCAAGGTCGTTTGTTTGTGCTGCTGTTGGATTTCCGATATAATGTTTACGAGCCCCACCATTCACGTTACTTCTATAAAATTCCATATAGCTCTGGTTATCTGTTCCATCTTGGAATTGTAATTTAGTACCTGTAGAATTAGTAATATATCCAAGACCATCAATAATATTTAAATTTCCTTCTATTCTTGCTTGATTTTTAATAGTTGTAAGACCATCATTCATTTGAATCCATGATTTAGTTATATTTCCAGGTGTAGTATATAATAAACCTCCACTGTTACCTCCACCATATACATAAGTTTGACCAAAACTGTCTCCTGTTCTTATATTATTATATTCACTTGATTGAGTCATATTAACAAATAATGAGGGAATAGTACCACCAGTTAAGCCAGAATTAATTGTTGTTATCCCATTAAGATTTGTAGTTCTGGAAACATTTAATGTAGAAGTAATATTTGTAGCTCCAGAAATATTTAATGTTGAATTTATTGATGTTGCTCCATTTAGAATAGTAGAATTGGATACATTTAATGATGAATTAATTGATGTTGCTCCGTTAAGAATAGTAGAACTGGATACATTTAATGATGAATTAACGGATGTTGCTCCGTTAAGAATAGTAGAACTGGATACATTTAATGATGAATTAACGGATGTGGCACTAACATTTAAAATATTAAGAGTAGCATTTCCAGAAACATTTAAAGATGAATTAACTGATGTAGCATTAACATTTAAAATATTAAGAGTAGCATTTCCAGAAACATTTAAAGATGAATTAACTGTTGTATCCCCATTAAGAATAGTATTACTGGATACATTTAATGTTGAATTAATGGATGTGGCATTAACATTTAAAATATTAAGATTAGCATTTCCAGAAACATTTAAAGATGAATTAACTGTTGTATCCCCATTAAGAATAGTAGAACTAGAAACATTTAGAGATGAATTTATTGTTAAATCTCCAGAAATAACACCACCAGTTTTATCTAATTTATTATTTAAGGAAGTGTCGACATATTCTTTATTAGTTAAATCATCATTTTCAGTTGGAATAAAACTACTTTTAATTCTATTTACGCCAATATTAGTATTTTTAGCAATTGTAATTTCAGTATTACCAAGAGTAATATAAGGTAGACCATCTCGTATAAGACGCATATCAAAATTAGATAAAGTACCAATATCAGTAGGTTCTTCAAGTATATCACCACCAAAAGACCATTTGTTTTCAACATTTGGTTGATTAATAGGTTCATTTGCAGGTTCAGATGAATAAAATCTAAGTAATATGGGTACATTCATAGAACCATTAATATAACGACTTTCGTTAGTTCCACCGATAATATCAATCGTAGGTCCATTTAATATATCACCAACATTAGAAACAGTAGTAGAAAAATACATTGGTATTTCAATATTAGAATCAGTAAAATCAAATTTGGTATATCCAAATTCATCAACATAATCATCTGGATTATAAATATTGGTAATATAATATTGATTAAAAATATCTATTTTCTGACTATTAATAGAATTATAAACACCATCTGCCATTTGTCTAATAAGTGAATTGTTAAAAGTGATATCTTTATAAAAATCATTACTATTAACAATTGCGGATTTTGCATATCCATTACCAAAAATTTTAATAGCGATAATTTCCAAGAATCTAAAACCGACTTTTTTTTGTTCTTGAGTAACACCAATTGTTCTTCCAGCAAGTTCAGTTAATTTAATTTTATTATCAGTTAATAGACTATCAACAAATGATTTATTAATTAATAATGAAATATCAGTAATAGTGTTATTAACTTTTTTATATTTTCTTTCAATAAATAATGAATTTGCGGTATTAACACTCATATTAATTTCAAATAAATAATCATAATTAGATTCAACTGGAGTAAAATTAGATATATCAAAATCAGATGATTTGCTCACACCAATAATTTGATTTGATGAATATAATTGAGACATCTTCCTTATTAATATAACCAAGTAAAATTATTTTTTTCAATAAACGATATGTATTTAAAAGTTATTTAAATTATTATAGCATAATATATTTTGGATGTCAATAAAAGATAAGAATAATGAAGTTAAATCAAAAGCACTTCGTGGTATAACATCTAAATATAAGGATAATAAAAAACCTCCCAAAGAATCAAATACATTGGATAATAAACATCGTCAAATGGTTAATCAATTTTCCCAAAAGAAAAATGAGAAAGATGAAATTATAAATAAAATTAAAGCAATTAATATGGAGATTAGTATATTAGATGAAAGAAGATATAATTTTACACCAGATGACATTAAACAAAGAGCAACTTTATTAGATAAAAAAGATAATTTAGAAGTTCAGCTCAAAAATATAAATCTTAATATTGACGAAATGGATTATTATGATATTGCTGGTGATTTAATTACAGATTACTATGAAATGCGGGATACAAAAGATGAAACCGTCAAAGAATCCAAAAATATATTAGAATTTTTATGTATTAAAAAGGAAAAGCCAGTAGTAGAAGTAAAACAAAATAATAGGGCTAATTTATTTGAAAAATATTGTCAGAGAATAGATGGGATTAGGACTAATCAAGATGATGGTTCTAATAGAATTAAATATTGTAAAGAATGTAATATAGAGAAAATTTTAGATATGAGTAAAAGTTCATATATTTGTTTGGTATGTGGTGATAGTGAAACAATAATATTAGATGAAGATAGGCAAATTAAGGATTATTCACCATATAAAAGATTAAATCATTTTAGGGAATGGTTAAATCAATTTCAGGCAAAACAGAGTCCAGAAATTCCAGAGCAAGTATTTATTGATATAGTTAAAGAACTTAATAAAAATAGGATTACCGATTTGTCATCATTAAATAAAAAGAATATGAAAAAAATATTAAAAAAACTAGAATATAATAGTTATTATGAACATGTTGTATATATAATAAATAAACTTAATAATCTACCACCACCAAAAATTACTCAGGATATGGAAAAATTATTTATTAAAATGTTCTTAAAAATCCAAGATCCTTGGAAGATGTATAAACAACCCAATAGAAAAAATTTATTATCATATTCATATGTATTACATAAATTTTGTGAGCTTTTAGAGTTAGATCATTTATTGGATTGTTTTCCATTACATAAGGATCCTGAAAAAATTATGGAGAATGATCAAATTTGGAAGAAAATTTGTAAACATTTAAATTGGCAGTATATTAGTTCATTTAAATAATTATAAAAAATAAAACCTATTTAAATTTAATTATGAATCATTTATTACATAATATTTCAATTATTATTTTAGGAATTGGAATTATTTTAATGACAGTTTATATAACAAGAACAACAACTAGTAATTATCAAACAAGAGAACAGATTATGAATCAACAAAATGAAGGTTTAAGAAAAAGACAACCTATACAAAATATTTATGATTATAGAGTGTCAAAGGAATATGAAAAAATGTTTTCACAACCATCAATTTGGCAGGGATATCAAGATTTTGATGCGAATGATACCCCCCCAAAAACTATTTATTAAAGAAAATAATTAAAAAATATATATAAAGAATATTTATTTATATTTTCTAATGTCAAAGGTAGATTATTTAACGGTTGATACACTTGTTCCAGAACAAAGTAAATGGGGTCAAAAATGGTTATGTATTAGTTTTCTTACCGATAAAGAAAATAAGACAACCTTAAGCGGTATTAAAGTTAGAGGAGCATTTGATAAGTATGAAGATGCTTGTTCTCATGCCAAAACTTTACAATCTGTAGATCCATATTTTAATGTATTTGTAGGAGAGATGGGGCATTGGTTACCATTTGATCCAAATCCAGATTCTGACAAGGTTCAAGATTCTGAATACGCAAATGAACAATTAAATAATATGATGAAATCATATATGGAGAATCAAGAAAAGGCAAAGATTTATCATGAACAAAGAAAGAATGAAATGGTAAGACAAAATATTTTAGATAATTTGAATTCAAGACAAGATTACCTCAAGGATGCCAGAAAGAAACTAAAGAAATCAAATAATCAAGATGAACGTACAGGATTAGAAAAATCCATTAAGGAAATTGAGGAACAAATTAAAAAGATGGAAGAAAAGAAGAAAGAATTGGATGTTCAAATTGAAGATACGACTAATCAATTAAAAGCATTTAAGCCGGGTCAAGTTGCTCATCCAAGAATTATTGAGTAATTAGTATTTAACTTTTTCAACCATAACACGAACAGAATTTTTTCTTTTGGAAATTAAATCAGAAGGATTAAAGACTTCTAATCTTTTATTCCATTGTGAGTCATAAGAGGCTTCATGAAATTTATGAAACTTTTTAGACCCAACTCTAAAGTTGGGTGTATTTTTAGCTTTATACCAAAATACCTTATCAGTAATATTTTTAGAATGAACTCTATTATTGATAACCATCATTCCAAAATTTTCAGTTAATTCCGAGAACACTTGTTGAAAGACGTCAAAACTGGGAAACATACCAGCGTAGTGTTCATATAATCTTTTTCTATTGGATATATAATCTTCGGCTAATAAGAAGATATAATCAAAATTGGATCTCATTTCGGGTGGAATACCAACAGAATATTGCATAGTTAAAATAAATGAAATATGATGATGTCTACCATTAAAAAATAATTCTAAAATATTTGGGTCTTTGAGCCAAGTACCTTTAGAACTCATACAATCATCCATAATAAGCATTAAAGAGTCGTCTTTAGGTTTTTTTCCTTCTTTAATTCTTCTTTTATTATCTTCATTCATACGGGCTTGTCTTTCATAAATTCTAGAGAGAATATCACTAGTGTATTCAGGATAGATATAAGAATCAGGAATAAAATCAGAATAAAAAGAATTTAATTTTTCAGTTCTGCTAATGGCTATTGCGGAGGCAATATCTTTTTTTTGAAACATAATTTCTCTGGTTAAGAAAGATTTACCAGTAGCTCTTTTAGCAACCATAGCAATAGTGCAATGATCTACCATTTCATGAATATTAAATTTTTTTATTTGTAGTTTTGTTGCGCCACAGCCAACCTCTTTAATAGTCATATATATTACCACAGAAAAAAACTTAAAAGTCAGGTAATTCAGTATAAATTTGTTGTTCAGATATTTCCTTACTTAAATTTTGCATAAATGGTTTTGCCATTTCTTCAGGTTTTATATCTATTTCAGTACAATTTGGTAATTTCTTTTCTATAATTGTTATATCAGTATGATGTTCAATACAAGGATATAAAATACTAGATAAATTTATAATAAATCCAACTAATGATGCTACTAAAATTGGTAATTTGTATTGTTCAAATAATGTGGTTCTAATTCTTTTATTTTTTTTATCATCTTGATTTTGAACCCAAAGAATAATACAAAATACAATAACAACAATAATTAATTGTTTAAGAATAAAATTCATTAAAATAATTCAGAAAATAAATTTAAAACAAAAAATTTCTAATATTAATTAATAATGATTCAAAATAATACTTCTAAAATTCAAAAATTATCAAAGTATATTTTAATTGGATTAATTGTTATTATTGCTACAAAATATATTCCGGAGAATAAACTTCAACTTAAAGAAATTATAATGATTGGTGCTACTTCATCTGTCGTTTTTGCGATTTTAGATATGATATCACCATCTATAAAATTAAATCAAAAAGAAGAAACTAAAACTAATTAAAATTGGAGATATTTATTAAAGAATTTATTTTTTTGTTTAGTATTTTGAGTTTCATTATCATTTGAAGAACCTTTTTTAATTGAAACAGAATTAGAAAAGATTTCTTGATATTTATTATCATTTTCTTCTTGACTATAATTTAAACTAGTTTCAATATCTGAATCTGTTGCTAAATCTTTTTGTAATATTTTCTTTATTTTATCATCAAATGTTTCAACTTTTGGATTGTTATTAAGATTTTCATCTAATTTTTTTAAAGATTTTTTTAAGTCCGATGTTTCTAAATCTAAATCATTTTTAGCATCATTTAATTTTTGGCTACTAGAACTATCTAGAACTCCAGGTTCAGATATACTATCATCTTTATTTTTAATAATATCCATAATTCTTGTACCAATTGATTTATCATCTGATTGTTTATCTTGAGTATTTATTTGTTCTTGAACTTCCAGTTTGGGTTGATTTGTATCATTTTTAAATTCTAATGATTTTTGATTATCATTATTTGTTTTAAATTCATCATTTGATAAATCTTTCTTAATTAATTTGGCTAGATTTCTTTCTTCTACATCAGTCATTACTTTTTCAAATTGATCATCTATATTGTTAATCTCCATTTCTTCACCAAGATAAATTTGTAAAATATGTTTAACTGGCAATAATTTTCTAATTGCTTCTTTTATACAATCTTTAATTATATTCATACAATCTCTTTGATTTCTCTTTATTTCAATAGGAGGAAAGTTATGATATAATAAATATGGATTATTCCATAATTCTCTGGCGCATTCAATATATACACGATGAATAAAATCTGTAGTTTTAATGTCTCTATAATATGATGGGTCTATTTTATTATGATTCTTTACAGATGGATTATACATTAATACAATTAAATTAGCTTTAAGAGTAGCTCTAATAAGGTCATTTAACCATCCATAACTTTGAGAAGAATTAATAATTCTCTCAGTTTCTTGTTCAATCATAGATTGATTCCATTTTGGAATCCGTTTTAAAAAAGATTGGAATATTTTTAATATATCATTACTGGTAGCAATCTTAATTGCGTCTTTATAAATGGATTGCATACCTTCAAAAATAAGTGGAGTTAAAATATTAGTTAGATGAGATGTGTACTCATTTTTAGTTTCAACAAGAAAATTCAGCATAATACTATTAATAATGATTAGATTATTTTTAATATTATGAAAAACACATTTAAGAGGAAAAAATTTATATTTTTATTTATCTCTACAAATATTCTCTCCAGCATTACCTCCTCTATCTGTTAAATAATTCATATCTTCCTTTTTAACACATAAACATCCGCTTCCTCTTCCAAAATTACAAGATAAATTAGAACCTACAAAATCTTTAGTTTTCTCATTTTTAGGCATGTGAGCAACTGGCCATTGTGTTTGATTACAACATAATTGGGAGCACATATTTAAATCTAATTTTTTAATATTATCAGTATTATCTAAACCTTCAGTTTTGTTTAAATTAGAATCAAGCATGGGCATAATAAAAATGAAAAATATTATTGCTCCTAAGATAACATATAATAATATCTTATTATTATCGTTCATATATATATTATCTTAGATTTTATATATTTTTTCTCAATTAATCTAATTATAATGAAAAAAATATTGGATAAAATTAAGGAAAAAAATAAAAATAAAGATAGTGTATTAAAAAAATTAGACCCAAAAAAGAAATATAAAATTGGATTTTATAAAAATGGAAATTCTAAATTAATGGGTATTTATAGTGATAAAAATTTATTAATTGGAGGTACCTATAATTTTTATGGAATTTATCAACCCAATACAAAATTATGGATATGGGCATCATCAATACCTGGGGTTGATATAAGAACAATAAAATATATTAATCATATTAAGTCTTTTGATCATTTGTTTGAAAAGGATTCAAATCCAATTAATAATTTTTATTATCAATTATTAACTCAGGATGTATTATATATAGACAATGAAAAAATGATTGATCATATTAATCAGTTATTATTATATTTATCAAATGATTTATATTACTTTAATCCTATAAACTCTGATATGAATGTACAATTTTTAACTCTTTCCAAAATTAAAGAAAAATTTATTTAATATGTTTTTGTATTCTTTTTTTATCTTTAGAAGCTAAAACTTGAAAATCAGTTGTTTTATCAATCTTCAAACATAACTCAATATCTTTAATTGATATATCTTTATCATACCCACTTAATATATCAATTAATTCATCTTCTTTTTTTTCTTGAACTAAATAATTACAAATTTTATTTAACATTAATATTTCTTGATTTGATTTTGGATTTATGATTTTTAATAAATTAATAATGTTCTTTTTATTAATATTTTTTAATGATGTTTTATTTAAATCTGAACTAAATTTTAACTCTTCTTCATTTATATAATATTGAGATTTATTTTTATTAATCCAATATGATGTATTAACACACGTAAAAAATCCGTGAATATTTTGTAAATACCAATTTTGATCAGTATAAATACTTGTTTCAATATTATCACCCTTAGAAATAGAATCTGATATTTTTAATAAATTATCATTAATATTTTGCCAACTATCTTTTGATTTATTTAATAATTTTTTTAGATAATTCTCATGTATCATTAATGGTAATAAGACCTTTTCTGGTTCATATATTTTAATTATAGTATCATAGTCTAAATAATTGTTAAGAATTCTTTCAGTTGAAGAATATAAACCAATATGTATATTTTTCTCTCTTGATTTTATCATAAATTCGTTTAATTTATCCTCAGTTATTTTATTATCAATTAAATGATTAGATAAATCTTGAAATAAATTAATTAATCTCCTAATATCATTTTGACAAAAATCAATTAATTTATCAATTAACTCGTCTGATTCAAAACTAATATTTTCAATTAAACTTATTTTTTTAATTAATTTACTTAGTTCTTCTTTTTTTGGGAAATTAAAAGTAATTTGTGAACAATTCTTTTTAAGGTCATTTAATAATTTAGAATGTTTGCCATTAGTAATAAAAATTAATGGAAAACTTTTAATTTGATTATTATATTTGTAGATATTCATAATATATTTTTTTTCGCTGTTTAGGGTTATATTTTCAGCTTCACTAAATATCAGGGCAACTTTTTTATTAGAAACTTTATTAAGTTGTAATTTAGAGTAAACTGAATTTAAAAAATTATAATAATCATCAAAATTATCATAAATACGATGATCTTTAATTTCATTAGGATTAATAATTCTAATAATATAACCTAATTTTTCTAAAATTAATTTAATAGTTAAAGTCTTTCCCAATCCTTGATTACCAGAAATAATCATGCTTTGATTCTTGCTTTTTGGTAAATTATTTAACCAATCTATAAAATTTTTAATTTGTTCATCGTGACCAATAACTTGAGATAAATTGTTTGGTTTATATTTATTTATCCATAAATCATTAGATTTTTGATAGATTTTATTATTGTTATTGGTATTATATTGTAGTGTCATATATTGATATCCAATGTTGTTTCTTTATATAAAAAAATTAATTAGTTTTTAAATTACGCACAAAATAAATTTAGTTTCATATAAAAGATTTAATTTAAAAAACTTTAAAAATTTAATATTTTTTTTTCTAAAATACTATATATAAGTTATGGATAGCTCAGACGTTAAAAATGAATCAAGAAATCGCCCAGGACGCAATACTTCTGTAGATGATGAAGTACAAAAACTTTTCCGTAAGAATAGCGGTAAGATTTCTACTTCTGATTTTATGAAACTTAGAAGCAAATATGATGATGTTGAACTTGTTGATAAAATCCAAAAAGCCTATGTTGAAAAGCACTCTGCCATTAGCAAGAAGGCCAAGAAATTCGCCCAATTAATTCGTGAAAAATACTCTAATCAACAATACCCATTCCACATTCTCTTAGAGAAGGCTCGTCTTTTTAAGGTTAAGCACGGTCTTACTGATGATGAATTTGCCGAATTCCAACGTATTTATGAACAAGAATTAGTTGGTCTTAAGAGCCCAGAAGTTGTTGTCCCAGCAACTAACATGATGAAGGTTTTAGGTTCCATTAATGTTGATTTCCAAGGATTCTCTTCCAAGCTCAATGATGTTGATTACAAGTATTTACAAGAAATCCTCAAGCTCCATGCCTCTTCTAGACCTCTCCATGCCCAAGTTTTACTCCAATCCCTCCAATATAAGGATTGTGATTTTGAAGCTCTTTCTGGTGAATATAGAAAGGAATTAGGACACAGACCTGGTGATTCTATTCATCCAGTTATTGCTGCTCTATTCTTGCCCAAGATTGATATTCTTGAATCTCACTTCCTCCACTCCAATCTTGCCGGTCTTATCAAGACCCGCTATAACGGTGAACCAATCAGCACTAGACCAGACTATGAACTCTTCTATGCTCTTACAAATGACCCCAATGACGTTGTTTGCGATAATAGATCTGCTGTTCTTGATCTCTTAAACCGTGCTCAACTCCAAAATCAATTATGGAATTGCGTTCTTAACCTTCGTAATGGTCAATACTACAACACTGCCTTCCGTGATTTTGTTGCTTCTGTTGATATGTGCAAACTTAACAAGCAAGATAATCCAGACTTTATTTATGGTCGTTTTGATGGTACCATCCTTAAGAGACTCTTAACTGCATTCTCTTTCCGTCCTACTATCGTTTCCACAACTCCAGTTTACAATGTTGTTGCCATTAACCCATATCAACAAAATGTTCGTCCAGTTGTTACTGGTGTTTCTATGGTTAACCTTAGACTCCCACCTTCAATCAATGACAATACACCAATTAGCCTTGAAGATGCTCTTGAACAACACCAATATTTCCTTGAAAACGGTGTTATGATTCCAAGAAGCACTGCCCTCATTTACTCCAGAGGTGTTCTCTTCTTCTTCGTTGACCGTAGAACCAATATTTTAAGATTAGGTGATATGCAACCATTTAACATTGCTCGTTTACCCGTTTCTGTTTCTGGATTCCAATATATTACTGATCGTGAAGTCGATTTTAAGACTGAAATTCCAATTAGAGGTGATAAATACCAACTTAGATCTGTTGTTTTAGCTGAAGTTAACCGCGAACAACCAGAAAAGAATATTGTTGTTGGTTCATCCGCCGTCTTTATGATTCATACTGATCCTGCCAAGGGTCAATTCCAAAATGAATACTTTAAATACGACCCACTTGGTGTTTCTGACCCCATTGTTAATGCAGCTGGTCAATTACAAAATCGTGCTCCAGTTTCCCAAATTCACGGTACTCCAGGCTTAGGACCTGTTGAACAATCTTTCACTGAATTAGCCCGCAAGCGTGGTATTATCTTTATGTATCAACTTGTTAACGAAAAGGACCAAGCTGAAATTATCTATTAAAAACACTTTTTTATTTATCATTTTATATTATAAATAAAAAATTATTATATTTGTTTACATATTTAATTTATCTCTTAAATTCAAATATTTACTTTTATACTTTAAATACTTTTTATAAAAATTATTATATGTTAAATACTTTCTTTTATCTTCATTTTCCTCATTTTCCTCATTTTCTTCTTCTTCTCTTTCTAATACTTTATCAACCAATTCATTTATCTTGGGATTCTTTTCTAATACTTTATCAAAAACTCCATGGGTTGGTGGTTTATTACTAGGTAGATTTTTAAGAGATTCTTTTGATCTTATAAAACTTGCGAAAAATCCTGTTGGATTAGTTTCGGGAGATTTATTAATAGCTTCTTCTATTTTTTTATAAGCAATATAACTTCCGACACCTGCAATAACTAATGGAATAAACCCTCCTTTTTGTTCATTGAGAGAAAAATCCTTCGGATTTTCTCTCAAAGTAGATTCTAAGCCTTTAGGCTTAGAATGTTCAGTTTCATAAACTTGATTAACTATTTTTGGTTGAGTATCTAAATTTAGATACATAAATGTATATACATCACTAACAATCTTTTTAACAAAACTTTTAACATCACCAAAGGGAGTATTAATATTAATTTTATCTAATATTTCTGGTGATTCTGATATATTATTTAATTTCTGCATCATTTGTTCAAATAAATAATTAACACTTGTTAAATTTTTTAATTCTGATTTAATATTTTCTATTATATTTTCATTCCCACCTGTCATACCTGATGCTAGTGAACCTACAGCACCAATACTTGAAGAACCAACATCAGCTGTTGCTTGAATAGCTGTTTCACCTATTGTTCCCATCGTTTCTATTCCTTTATCTGCTAATTTAGCAGTATGTTTAAGTGTTTGTTCTCCTAATTTAGCAATAGAACCCAATGCTAAATTGGGATCATATTTCATTAAATATTCTCTAGCTAATTGACTATCCTTGTCAGTTGACTGTAATTTTAAGATTATTAAATTAATAATTAAATTGTTTATAGTTAAAAATAAACTATTAAATACATTACTTATTGTAGGAGCAAACACACATAATAATATAACAATACCAACTATAATAACAATTGCTAAAATTATTAATAGTGTTAAAGTTGCCAAAAATACAATGGCCACAATTCCCACAAAACCTAAACAAATTGCAGTATCAACTCCCGCAAAAATACATCCACCATCTTGTTCATTATTTTGTTTTGAATTTTCGTCTGTTTCTTCATCGTTGGTATTTTGATTAGTATTTAAATTACCTTTTTGTTGTTGCGCAATATATAATGATATTTTATTAAATAATATTAATAAATCATTAAAAATACCTATTGTTATTTCACCTAAATTATCAATAACTTTTAGTGAGTCAGAATAGTCATCTATAATATCATCATTTGAATTATCTTGTCTACTTTTAACTAATTTTCTAATAAAATTACAAAAAATATTTACTAATTTATTATCTCTATCTACAATCATTTTACCATTAATTAATTTAACTGGCATAAATGAGAAACTTAATGTATCTTTAATATTCACGGGATTTAATGCGCTAGTTAATCTTTCCTTTAGAAAATCGCTAAAATCATCTAATTCTTGTTTATATTTAAATAAACCTACTTTATCTGTTCCAGCTATTATATTTAAAATATTTTTAATATCATCGATAATACTGCCACCATATTGTTGTTTAAGTTCATTTTGATTAACAATAAGATTAAGAATACCACCATCTTGACTTATTGTATTATTTAAAAAATTTAACATTTCATAGTATTCTTTAACATTTTTATTTTTAATTAAATATTCGTATTCAGTTTTCATTGAGTGCTCCGCACTCAAAGTAAATCTTAAACTCGTGTGCGAGTTTAATATTTTCATTATAATAAAATAGATAATTTAAATATTAAAAAAACTAAATAAAGCCTTTTTATTTTTAATTATATAATGATTGAAACTTCTCAAAATATAGAAACCATAGATTATTCAAACACAAAAAAGAAATTAAATTGTATTTTTAAATTTATATTGTGTAAAATATTTTTATGGATACTTGCAATTATAACTATTATAATTGGAGTATTATTTGGTGTAGGTGTTCCTATTTATTATTTAAATAATCCAACTATTTATGTTATTTTAATAAGTATTGCTGGTAATAGTATTTTATTATTTGGTATAATATTTTTAAATATTTGTATTTGGAAATGTATAGTAAATTGTAAAAAGAAAATCAAATATGATGTTGTTGATATTTCATAATATATAAAAAGTTTTCTGATGTAATAACTAATGAAAATTTATTAATACATTTTTTATTAATAAATTTTGAGCTTAAAATAATATAACTTAATTATCTTTTGGTAAAAACATTAATCCAAAAACTAATAATGTATAAACTACAGTATGAACACCAACACCCATCATTGTTGGGCATCCGGAATTATTGGATACTGGAATTAATTGATTTACAACCGCATATACTTCAGTGCTTGAAATAATAAAGAAGACTAGTGCGGAAGTGATGGCGTATTTGGCTAATAATAATACAGATTTGTTTTCACTAACCATCCAGTTTCTAAGCATCATAAAACCTAAAACAAGTAAGAAGAAAACTAAAGTGTGAACAATATGTCCAAGTCCAGTTTGGCATTTATCTTCAAAGAAAACACCTAATCCGGTTTTATTTGTAAGTTCATAAGTATAAGAACTAGAAACAAGGAAAAATAAAAGACCTAAAACAAGGGAAACTAAAATATTTTTTTGTAAATTTTCCATTATATTAAACTATATAATTTTTTTTTTATTAATTATTTTTTTTTAAATTAAAGTATTCATTGTTGAAGGTAAATTTTTATTATTTTTATGAACATTTACTGGAAGAGGTACAAGATTTCTTGGCTCTGATATTTCTTTTAAATAATTAACTCTTTGATTAGCTTCAGTAACTATTAATGGAAGTATCTCATTAACAACTCTACAATTTAATTCTCTAATTTGACCAACTACATTATATGGTAAATGTTTAGCGTGTTCTAAAAATACATATCTCATAACAATAAGTAAACTTTGTTTAGATTGGGGAGCAATTTTAAATTTATTATCAGTTTTTTTAAAAACATTAATAATAAGTTGTTTATTTATTAAACTAATATTTTCATCAGAAAAAAAATAGTTTTCTAAATTACCTTGCTCGCATTCAGATATTCTAACTTGATTTTTAATTAATTCATTTCTAAGTCCATTTGATTTAATATTATCACAAAAATATGCGGTTGGGAGTTCATGTAAATCGAATCTACGCTTTTCAGACTGCATTAATAATATATAGAAAATATAATTTATTATTTTTGAATTATTATAAATCATTAATATTATATCTTTCATATATATGTGATTCATCATATTTAAAACCTTTTGTTGCTTCTGGTGAAATATTATCTGGATGACTATATAATGAATTTGTAAATACTTCTATTTCAACTAAATTATCTTTATCTTTAGTTATTATTTTCTTTTTTAGTGATGGTGAACTATCACTAACACATAAAACCCATTTAAATTCTTGATATCTTTCTTGCCAAACTAATAATTTTCCTTTCTCAAAGTTTGGTTTATAATACATATTAATATTATCTTTTTCAGACTTGTATAATAAAGTACCAATACGATTATGTGTAAAATTCATAAAATATTTTTGAATAAAAACTGTAATATCAAAAGTTGGTTCATTATGATCATACATTAGTTTTAATAAATCTAATATTTCCTTATCAGGAACTACACCTCCCTTAAGTTTAAATGAATGTCCAAAATTATCTGGATTAATTATAGATTTAAATTGATTATATATTAATGTTGTTAGATTTGTATCTATATTATTTTTTGAATAAAGTTTTGGACTATTTATTTTATATTTTTGTTCTTTGTCTATAGATTTTTTAATTAATGAAGAATCTGTTTCTACATCAGCATATTTAGAATCAAACATTAAAATATGACCATAATTTGGTATATAATATTCTATATCATTAACTTTATAAATCCATGAACCGATTGCGTTAGAATCAGAAAATATATCCTTAATATAAAAATTATTGTCTAATGACATATTTGCAAAATATAATTCTTTCTTTTGTAAAATTGCGCATGTATAAACTAATTGGAATAATATTGCTCTCCAAATATCCGGTGAATGATAACCTGTTGATATCATCTTCTTTACTGTTCCAAATGAATCATATATTGATGACGCCCATTGATTAAAACTAGATGTTGGGGATTCTGTTAATAAAATAAGTGCTTTACCTGAATTATCTGTTAAATCTTCTTTATCAACAGGTTTAGTATCTTTAGTATCAACTTTAATATTTTTAACAGTCCAAGGCATCATTTTAAGTAGCCCACCTTGTTTTATAAGATTATGACTTTCATTAATTTTTTTCTGATTATCTATTAGTTCTTTAATTGTATCATTGGGAACTCCTTTTGACCTTAATAAATCTAATTGTTTCCAATCTATTTTAGATTGTGAATCAATCTTATATAAAACGGGAGCAATAAAATTAGGAGAAACCTTTCTTCCTATAATATCTTTAACCCAATCATAATATTTAATTTCTCTCCATAAATCAAAATTATCACTATTAATATTATTATTAATAGTTTTACATCTTAAATCACCAATAGTTAACATATACATACGCAAATTAAGACCCATTGAATTTTTTGCCAGATTAATATTTTTAGTTTTATCATCAAATCTTATAGGATACCCAGATCTATATAATAAAAAGTTTCTTGGCAAATCTATATATGGATTTTTATTTGTTGTATATGGATTAACATCTAACATCTTTAAATGTGATAAAAGAGACTTTCTTCCTCCTAATATTGTCATTTCTTCACCATCAACATTTTCTAACATATTATTTCTTAAAAAGTCAATCATTTGCCTTCTCTCAAAAATAGTTAAAGAAGAGAAACTAAATGGTTGCCCTGGTAATACATCTTCATAAATACGATTTAATGTTGTTTGTCCAGCAAGAGGATTAGTTAAACTAACATTATATACTTTTTGAACAGGAGGTTGATTTATAACTTTAGAATATGGTAATAATTGATTAGCAACAGTACCATCTTGATCATATAAAGGAATAAAAGATGGTGGAAAAACAGGTTTTTCTGGAGGTTTTCTAGATGTATCATATACTTTTTGTTCTAATAATACTGGAGGTGTCATTGTTGGTACTTCCGCAGCCCTCTTTTTAAATGTTTCTCTTTGGTCATTAGAAACGAAAGGGTTATTTCTTTCATTTTTGTATGGTGGATTTTCTATTCTTGTGTTTTGTGTATCATCACCACCTTTAAGTTTACGAACTTGTTTCATAATTTTATTATCTTTTAATTTTGGATTATCATCTTTATTTATAATTCTTTTCCCCGAAAATTCTTTAGATTTATTACTCATTATAGTAAAATTAGATTTTATTTTATTTTGTTTTCCTAATTCCGAATAATTATCAGAATCCATATATGTTTTAAATTTATTTGTTAAATATTGATGATTAACAAATGTTTCTTCCATTTCATTATTTTCAGGTTTTTTCCTATATTCATCAAAAAATGAGTCATATAAAAGTTCAAAAGGTTGAGCTATTATAATATTTTTATTAAAATTTTTATTATCTAAACCTCTAATTTGTGGTGGTATTATTTTATCCAAAAATAATTTAGTCTTATTATCACAACTATTATTATATCTCGACATTTTAGTCATACCTTCTAATAAATCATTTAAAAATGTAAATAAATCATAATAAGGATTCAGTTTATCAGAAAATTTAATATTATTATCTTTAGCATTAAATAATCCATAATGTTTAGGTATAATTGAATTTTCAAAATTAGTTATTTTAATATCAAATCCTTCATTTGGTAAATAAAATTTATCATCTTTAAATCCTTCATATTCAGTATATGATTTACTATTTTTTTTTAAATAAAGCATTACATTTTTGGGTATTAATTGATTATGTCTAAAATCTGGAAATTCTTTTTGAATGACTGCCAAAGTATGAATAATTTGAAATAATAAATTTTTATAAGAACATTTATTTTCATTCAAAAAATCTTCTAAATTTGTAGTCCTAAAAAAGTGTTCTCTTATTTGTAAACAACAAGTATCTACTATTTCATTATTCATTATTGCGTTCTTAATTTTTTCATGACAAGGATCATCCATAATATATTTTTCAATATCTTCAAATTTAGCATCAAGATTTAATAGTGGTAATAATATATGTTTACTCTTTTTTCTTAATACTACTTCACTTAATAAATATGAAAATAAAGAATCATTATTAACAGATGATTCCATTGTATTTATAGATGTTTCATTATGATAAAAACTTACTTTAACATTAACTGAAAACTGATTGGAATATTTTTTAAATAGTAATTGATGATTTTTTTCATCGTATGATAACAATTTAAATCTACCATCTAAAATACTATTTTTAATTTTATTATAATATTCCATTTCATTATCTTGTGTTGGATAACTAATTTTAATATCATCTATACCAATATGACCCAATTTTATTTTATCTACTGAAAAACAATTTTTGGTTCCAGAATTATAAATATAGTCAAATAATAAATTAATTTTATCATCTAAATCATCTATAATATTATTTTTTTCGGATTCCATAATATATATAAATTAGATTTTTTATTTTATATATCAATAACATCTAAATTACAATTATTATTAATGACCCCGTAATAATTTGAAAATATATAAAATAATCTTATTATATACGCTTCTAAATGAATAATGTGTCGCGTCCCTTGATTAAGCCTTTGTTCAAATATTGATGTTATATCAATAATATTAAATTTTAGTTTTAATATTTTGGTTTTATCATTTTTAAATTTTGATATTATTTCTAATAATTTTATCATTATTTTCCTAATTATAATTTGAGTTGGAATATTAGTTATAAATAAAGTATAGAACTGTTCTCTTATTTTTTTTATGGCACTATATAATTTTTTATTATTATTAATTGTTTTGTCTATAACAGATTCAACAATATTATCAATTAATAATTCCCAATTTTTCTCATAAACAATTCCATATTTATGCATTTCTAAAAGCCATATAGCATGATTTAATTTATTATCACAATTATTAATAATTTCATTTAATTTTGAAAATGATATATCAATATTTTCTTTATCACAAATATGTAATAATGTTTCTAATATCTGATTTTTATTTGGTAAGGGAACTCTTATCATTAAACACCTCGATCTTAATGGTTCTATTATTTTAGATAATTGATCACAAATTAATATAAATTTACAAGTATTTGAATATTTTTCCATTGTTCTTCTTAATGATGCTTGTGCTAAATATGATAAATTATCTATTTTATTTATCACAACTACTTTGAATAATTTTTGAGTCTTAAATATATTTAATAATTCTGATTTTGCGTAGTTTTGAATTATTTCCTGAATTAAATATTTATCAAAACCATTTGAATTTGGCTCTATTATAATATGATGTTTTGACTGTTTTATCATTATTTTTGTTTTAGTATTTGTATAACTTGATATAACATATTCTACTTCTCTCATTTCCTTCGCACCATTACCATATATTTGTTCTAATAATTTATCAACTAAATATTCTTTACCACATCCATTTGGTCCATAAACAACTAGGTGTTGAAAATTAGAATATCTCCAAGTTCCACTTTTTAAATTTAATAATAATTTATATAATTCATTATTAGGTAATTTTAATATTGAATCCATATTTTTATAGATATTAGAATGAATATCAAAACTTTCTATTATTTTATTTATAATAGTTTGATGATACGTTATATAATTTGAATCATTATAATATTTATCAACTAAAAACATTATTAATATATATTAAAATCTCGTTTAAATCACATTAATACTCAATGATAAAAAAATTGATTTTTATATACTATAAATTAAAAAATTATCAAATTAATGTCTATTATGGCTAATGATGAAAGTGTTATTAATTATCTTACTAATTTATGGACTGGGTCTAATATATCTATCCCAAAAATAGAAACTCCAATTCAAACAGAACTATCAAATTCAATTAATATTAATTTGATAAATAATGATGGTAATATTAATGTTGAAATCATAACAAATCAAAATGATGATAATACTAATTTGGAATTAGATACAACAGATAAAACCACATTTAAAAAACAAGTTAAAGATAATTTAGCAAAAATTAGAGAAATTGGTTTTAGAGTTTATCATAATATTTCTTTGGAAAAAGAAGTTAATCTTAATATTCAAACTGTTAATAATAATGAAATTGAACAAGTATATGATTATAAAAAAGGAACTATGTTTATGAGAAAATCATTAATGACTAATATTGCGAAATGTACTATTTTCCCCAAATATAAATCGGGAGATAAAACAAAACCAGAAAATTTTAGGTATTTGGTTAATCATCATAATACAATTAAAATTCTTGATAGGATTTGGTGTATGGAAGTTATTAAAAAATGTGGAAATAATCTCCCAGATCATAATATTTTCAAATCAAATTTAATTCAAAAATTTAATGGTTTAATTATTGATGTTGCTATGAATAATACTACGACTACTAAAAATATTGTATTATTAGATATTCAAAGAGCATTTGATTCTTTGGAATGGGATATTTTAGAAAATTTATTATTATCAAATCTAACCCGTAAAATGGGTGAAATTAATGCTAAAGAATACGTTGAACAATATATGACTATTATTAGAAATAGAGAATTATATTATAATAATCATTTAATACCCATTAGTAAAGGTATTCCTACCGGTTTACCTAGTTCTAATATTATTTTTACATTAGCATTAGAAGAAATATTAATAAGATGGTTTAGTTTTACTAATTATAAAAATAATAAAGAATTTGTAATAAATGTATATGTTGATGATATTTATCTTAAAATTTTAGAATTAAATAAAACCAGAAATATTGTATTAGGATTAATTAAATTTTTAGAAGAATATAATCTTAAAATTAATATGAAAAAATCACGAGCTTGTAATTCATTAGATTTAAATGAGATTGAAACAAAATTAAAATCATCTGATTATTATTTGGGAATACCTTTCACTCGTAATATAAAACTCTATGGTAAATTATTATTAAATGAATTTAATTATAATAATAATAGTAATTTAAGATGGATAGATATTTATTATTATTTAAATTCAGATAATATTGAAATGAAAAGAAAACTGAGTGGATTTTTAAATTACAAACTTAAACCAATTTGTAATTTTGAAAATTATGATATTAAATCTATGAGAAGTTTTATTAAGGAAAATTATTTAACTTATAAAGATAGTGGCGTATTTGAATACTTTGTGGTTATATTTATGTTATTATTTATCATTAATTCTCTCCTATTTTTGGCATAATTAACTTATTTTATTTCATTAAAATAAAAAAAATTGAAAGAAATCGCGTGCGCTCTTCTTAGAATAATATTATTAAAATATTCGTTTCACTCATATTTTAATAAAAAAAATTGTGCGCGCTTAATAGAAAAAGCTTTGCTTTTTCTATTATAAGCCATAATATTAGAAATAAAAACTTTGTTTTTATTTCTAATTGATATTACTCAGTTCATAAATGAACTTCGTCCAACAATATAGTTTATAGCTACTCGCTAACGCTCGAGCTATAAAAAAAATTGCTCGGCTCTTTAGAGCCATGTTGGGCTTCGCCCAAAAAAGTATCGCTCAGGCTAAAGCCTTCACTCCCTTTAGAATAATCTTATCAAAATCATTTATGATTTTGATAAAAAAAATTGAAAAGTATAATTTAAAAGTTATAAATAAGTAATATAATGTCAAGTTATGTTATTAATGAAATTGAAACTCTTATTAATGAAATTAAACAAACTCCGGTTGTTAATATTAATATAAATACTAATAAGATTCAAAATAAATTTCATATTTTAGAAGCATTAATTAAACAAGAACCAATAAATATAAATATGTATGGAAATTATTTAATACAAATAAATGGTAAAGATAAATGTATAAAATGTCAAAGGGATGCTTGTTATTTAAATCAATCCCATGAAAAATTATGTTGGATTCATTCTCAAAATTTAAACTTGTAAAAAAAATTGATTTAAAAATATTTTATATATATTATCATATATTTTAATGTATGTTGTAAGTGAAATTAATAATAGTAGTAGTATTAGTAATAATTATAATTATAATTATTGGAATAATGAAATTATTGATTATGCAAAAGTAATAACCAAAGAAGAAATTAAACAATATAATAAAATAATCCCAACGTACAAAAATGAATACAAAATGAATAAACACAATAATAATAGACAAGAAAATAAACAACACTATCTACAAAATTATAAATCACAACAACCAATCCCATCAAAACAAAATTATCAAAAAAACTCATTTTCACAATCTAATAAAAAATGTTTAGAAAATATGGAATGGAGAAGTAAACAATATGAACCAACAACAAAGAGAGTTCGATTAGGATTTTTTAATAGACCTAAATTAGATAATCTTTTCAAACAAAATAAAGAAAATAAGACTTATAATGAGTCTCTATCATAGAATGTTTTATCGATAAAAAATTACTTGGCACTTTAGGGTCGGATGCGAAGCATCCAATATGGCTTCTTAAAGAAGCCGGCCATTCAAAATCTTCGGTTTTAGGGCTCTGCCCAAAAAAGACTCATTCAAGCTTACAGCTTTTGTTCGCTCCTTAATATAGTTTATAGCTACTCGCTAACGCTCGCAGCTATAAAAAAAATTGAAACATTAATTATTTTAATAATTTGATAATATATTTAATGAAAAAATTAAAGGAATTAAAGAGCTTACATGGTATTTTTGTTGATTCAATAAATGAATTAGATACTAAACTACAAAACCAATTAAAAAAAATTAAATTGGAATATCAGCAAAATATGATAGAGGAAAAAAGGAAATTATTATTGGCTATTTGTAATGGGGAAGGTCTAGATTATGAAAAAACAAAAATGAAATATTTAAAGGGTAAAGAATTAACTTCAATTCAGGAACCTCCAGAAAAAGAATTACCTGATGAACCTTTATTAGATAAAATAGAAATAAATGGCAATGAATATTATTATGAATCAAAAGAAAAAGGCCTAGTTTATAATAATGAATTAAAACAAGTAGGACTATTTAAAAGTGGTAAAATTGTTTTCACTTAATTTAATTTAATAATTGTATTAATCTTAGGGTTGCTTTTTTTGACCATTTATACTTATTCATAAAATTTATTATATTATTATCATCATATTTTTGACCTTTAAATAAATCTATTGAATATTTTAAATCATCATACCCTCCTAATAATAAATTACTTTTTGAACCAAGTTTTTTTAAATATATTTGTGGAAATGTCTGAATATCAACACTTTTATAATTATCTTTTGTATCATAATTAACTATAACTTTTTTAAATGGTATATTATGTATTTCTAAGAGATTATTTGCGTGTATTGAATATGGGCACCCATCAAGTGAAATTATTTTCATATAATATGATAATTCATTCATATATATTATATGATAGATATTAGAATTCTTAATATTCAAAAAATATTTTTAATCTGTAATGATAATATATTGATAATTTTAGATTTTCTAAAATATATAGTTAAAGATTATTTTCTAATTTGAACTAATATGGCTGGCGGATTATTACAGTTAGTAACTACTGGAGTCCAAGATTCACCAATTATTGGAAATCCAGAGATTACTTTCTTTAAAACAGTATATAAACAACATACAAATTTTTCATTATATCAAGGTAATAGATATTTAGGTAAATCCGAATTTAATAAATCTTATAATAAAGTTATTGAAAAAAGTGGAGATTTACTTTATAACCAATATTTTAAATTAGATATACCATTTTTTGAAATTATTAAAAAAATACCCAACACTAAAATTACCGATTTAGGTTATAATATTAATCAATTAGAAACAATGTATGCTAATTTACATTGTTATGTTATTTATTATCAAAATAATTGGTATATTATTCCAGAAAACTTATTTGGTCTCTCTGAATTTGAAAAAATACTTTATAATGTTAACTCTACATTATTAGAAAATGGATTATTGCCTGAATATATTAAACAAGCATCCATTGGTGAATATGCTAAATATTATCAAATTAAGCAAAATGAAATAAGCTCCATTATTAATATATTAAGAATCAGTTCTAATTTTTGGGAACAATTTTGGCTAGATATTATATCTAAATTTGATGATATTAAATATATTAACGCATTAATAACTCTTCAAAGCGAATACAATGCTACTTATTTAAGAGTTAAAAATTATATTTATGATTTTTATGCTAATAGAAATTTTACTGCTAAAAATATTGAATCATTTTATATTCCTTTTGAAACAAATGAAATAAATAAATCAACAGGCAATAAAATCCAAAAAATAGAAATAACTAGATATTATGAATATCTAAATAGTTTAAATGAAATTATTAAAGGATATGATGGAACTAATAATTTAGAAGAATTTGATATTGATATGGTTTTTACTTATTGTCAAAATAATTTTTTAAATTTTGAAGAATATAGAGATAATGTATTACCATTTAATTCATTAGTTATATTATTAACTTTATTATTATTATATTCCGATTCAAGTTATATTTATAATTTCTGGAAAAAATATCCAATATCAGACATAACAGGAGTTATTTCCACTAATCCTACTAATAATTTAAATACAAGTACCAATCAAATTAATGAATGGCCTGACAATATTAACAGTATTATTAGTCAAATTATTAAAAAAAATGACTTGAAGAATCCTGCTTTTGAAAATATTAAAAAAAAATATAACGAAACACAAAATGCTATTTCTGATTTATTTACTAATACAACGTTTAATGATCCAAAAAATATATATATTAATCTTAAAATTATATTTAATCGTTTTTTCTCTATTCCAAATAACCAATTAAATTTTAATGATTTTTATTATGGACCAAAATATGGAACTAATCTTGTTAGTGAATATAATAGTAATAATTTTAATTATATTAAAGATAACTTTATCTTTGAAAATCTTAAAATTAACAATTTAACTGTTCAAACTGAAGAAAATGAAATTGAAAACTTAACACCGGCAGATATACAAAATATATTTATTATTATTGCTGACAATATTATTAGTAGTATATTTGATATTGATTATATTGATACATTATTGAGTTCTTTTTTAAAATTATGGAAAAATTCTATACTATCTAGACTTTTTAAAAGATTTCTACAAACATATTTTATTTCTACTAATAATTTTGAATTATTTGATAAAGCATCTGATAGAAAATTAACATTATATTATTCTATATTTCCTTCTAACTTATATACATTTTCTGATTTTAAAAAATCTTTTTTTGAAATGTTTTATAAAAATAGTTTTGTTGGTTCATGGTCAATATCAAATAGTATGTTTGAAAAAATTAAAGAAAATTTATTTCAGATTAATAAAACTACATTATTAGATTTAACTGATTATACTTCTAATAATAATCATTATAAATTAACTATTAATAATATATATGAATATACTTATAATGATTACTCCAAAACAAATAACACAATTAATATTGATGATTTAACTTTATATCAACTACCCAATGATGAAATATTAGATAATATTGGTAAATATAATTCTATTAAAGTATTTTATAAAGAAATTTTAGAGTCTGGGAATATTAATAAAAAATTTTATATCAAATTTGATAATTATTTTGATGAAAATTGTAATCTTGTATTATATGTTAATAATACTAATATTCCATATGATAATGTTAAATTTGTCCATAAACTAAATGAATATAACTATAATAGTATATATCTTGAAATATCCAAATTACAATTTCCTGATAACTTTGTTCTTAATAATAATTCTATTATTAAACTTGATATAACATATACCAATTATTTACCTATTGTTTTATTTAATGAAGATAATTATTATTATAACCAAGTTACTAATAAAAAATATTATCTATTAACTAAATTTACTGATAATAAACCTAATATTAATAATTTTATTGATACTACTCAAGTTAGAGTTAATGATTATTTTGCAAATTCTACAAAAATTAAATTCCTTTGTTTAATATTCAATACTTTACAAAAATTAATTAAACCCGAGGAACCTATAGCTGAAACAATCACTAGCTCTTATAATTCTGTTACTCCTGGAAATCATTGGTATATGATATCTTATTTTAATCTAACTGAAGAATCTGAATTTAGTGAAAAAATAAAAGTTAATGTTGGTGGTACTCAAAATGTTAGACTTAATTTCATTCCTAATCCAAATAATAGTATTGGTATTAATATATATAGAACAAAAGCAAATGATACTAAATTTTATTTATTAAATAAAATTAATAATAATAGTGAAAGTGTTTTCATTGATGATAAACCAGATGATGAATTAGGTATAGAATATAATATTGATTCAAATATTAAATATAATCAATTACCATTAATATATAATCAAGTTATTAAAGTCCCTATTAAAATTGAATCTAGAGATGATTATTATGTTATGATTAGATATGATACTCAAGAACCATTTGAATTAGAATATACAATAGATGATTTTAAGGAAATATATATTGAAGAACTTGATATTGATTATCAATATATTGATTATCAACGTAATAATAATATTATAATATTTGTCAATTCTGAAGATTTTAATAAAGATTATTATTATTATTTATCTAATTCATGGAATCTTAATGATTATTGTCCGCTATCTGTTTCCAAAAAAAATGTACCATTTTTAGAAGAACCAATTAAATTAGAATTATCAACAGATTCATCTGTTCTTAATGGAATATATAAATATAAAATAGCATTTTGGAACTCTAATACTGATCAAGAATCTTTACCTTCTGATTTCATTGAAATTAATTGTGATGATAAAGCAGTTATTATTAGTGATTTTTCACCTATTATTGATTCCAATTTTACCAATATTAAAATTTATAGAACAAAATCTAATGGTGATACTTTCTATTTTCTTGATATTAAAAATGAAAATATTAATACATATATTGATGTTATACAAGATGAAGAATTATTAGATGAATATAAAGAACCAGTTTTATATATAACAAAACCTATTAATACTGAAAATACCTATTTATTAATGAAAATAAAACAAAAAGATTGGGTACCTAATCTTTATTCATTTATTAGTCATTCTACTGATGATTTTGCGAATGATAAGGGATTATCTGATATGGGTGATTATCAATTTAATAAACCATTTATTATGTTAATTAATAATACTAATATAAATACATTCGGGACAAATGCTGATTTTTTGGACTTTTATCATAGTGATAATTGTACTAATCTTTATTTTTATAATGTTAATTTTAAAATTAATCCCACTTCTTTTATAACATTGGATAATTATATTGTTAATTTTATATTACCCATTTCCACACAACAATTCTTTATTAAAAATGATGAAGAAATATATTATAAAATTAATTTTAATAATAATATTTATGAAGAAGCCTCCAATACAGAAATATTATCTAGTACTTTCTCGCCTGCTTTTGATATTATAAATATTTATGATACACAAATACAAGATCATTATGATGATATTTATATTGACCAAATATCTAATAAACTTAATGAAATTATTAATAATAATCCTGATTTTTCTACTGCTACTAATTTAATTGAAGAATCAACTAATATATTTATTAAATCAATAACATCGTTGCTCAATCGTAATTTACCATATTTTATAGCTAATAAAAGAGTACCTCCTGATGAAACATTATATGGTAAAACATCGTTTGATATTTTAACAAAAATTAATACTAAACTAAATAGAATTGACGAAGGATTTAATGATAGACATGAATTATATAATATTGTTAATGATACCAATATGACTTTGTATAACTATTTAAATTCTGACTTTTTTAAATATTCTCATTATGCGCTAGATTTGTCTATTGACCCTTTAACTATTAATAGAGAATTAAGTACAATTACACCAGTCTTTGAGAGATATGATTCCTTTATTAAAATATCTTATAGTTTATACCAATTTTTATTAGATATGTCTGAATTTTATAAACAACATATCTCATATATTAATAAAAATGAAGACTATCTAAATATTTCTAATCCCAATAATTATAATGAATCCTTTTTATCAAATAAAGAAATTTTACAAGATAAATTAAATAATTTTTATGATTATTCTGGTAAAAATACTATTGATTTATTACATCCTATAGTAGATGATAATCTTGAAAAAATTAGAATAACTTATAATAATAATACATCTGATGTTTATTCTGATAATTTTAATATTATTAATAATCAAATTATAATTAATAATGATTCTTTTACCAATAATATTCAAAAAGAAGAATTTACTGATGCTCAACTTGTAGAAAAAAATAGACATGATTTTAATGATGATAAATTTAATTATTTAGGTATTCTAAGTATTCTTAATAATGATTACGTTTTTAATGACCCTTATATTGAACAAACAAATGACAAATTCTTCTTAATGGATAACAATAAAATATTTAAAGGATATGCTATTTCTGAAGGAAACAATATTGGAAGATTAGAATTTACTGATAGTGATAATAATGATATTTTAACAATCAATCCTTTTGAAATTGAATTTGGAACTAATACTGAAACTTTACAATTTAATCAAATTGATAAATATATTTATGTTATTAAATTTAAATATGGAGATTCTAGTAATAAACCATTATCTGGTTCTACTAATTTTATTATGGATAATTTCCTATTTTATGGTTATTATGAAACTAATGATGATTATGATTATTTAACAATAATATCAAATCAATTAATTAATTTTAATGGGCATTATCTATTTTATCAAGAAATTAATAATAATAATACTACTTGGAAATCTTCATCAAAAATTATTGAATATAATGTAGAATTATTTAAATATGTTAACTATAAATCAGATACTATATTTGATTATGATATTTTAAAATATGAAAATAATTGTATTATAAAAGAAGATGTTGTTAATTTTAGTTTTGATGATGAAAATATTGATGGTAGTTATTTATACATTGATTCTACTAATAATAATATAATTGTTAATTGTTATAATTTAACAGAGTCAGAAAATCCAGATTTAAATGAATTTATTAAAATACAAAAACCAACAATGCTTATTATTAACAAAATTGCCTATTCTTATTATTATAAATTTGATTTTACAAAAAAAATTAGAGAAACGGAACAAGATAATTATGTTATGTTATTTGATAGTTTAAATAATAATATATATATATCACAAATCGAAAATATTAAAACTATTATTCCACAAGGTAATTATCATTGTTGGCTCTATCCAAATAATTATATTAAACGTAATTCTTATAAAGTTAACATTCATATTGATGAAGATGGTAATTTATCTAATATTGCTAATATTCCAGAATACTCTTTCTATTTAATTGAACATAATAACTTATCTTGTATTTATTATTATCAGAATGGTACTACTATTGATATTAACAGTGGAAATTATTATACTATTACAAATACTGATATTGATACTATTTATTTATTAGATTGTGATATTTTTGATACACAAATGAAACAAAGATTAAAACTTAGTACTACTATTAATGCTACCGAAAATTATATTAATAAAAAACTTATTTATGAAAATGATGGAACTGTACTAAAAGCAAATATTAATAAATTAATTTATGAATCAGAATTTAGTAGAGATATACTTGATATTAATTCTAATAATACATATGATATTATTTTATCTGGTGATAAAGAAGTTATTGTTGATATGATTTTAAATTATAATGATATAACTATTTATCATCCTATTGTACTTAGAACTTTTGAAATTATTAATAAAATACCTGCAATTGAATTTGAATATAATAGTTCCATTTTTACAAAATCATTCATTCCTATTAACTCTACATCACTATCTAATACTTTAACATTTGACCTTAAAATTGGTAAGATTAAATTTATTAATGAAAATTCTGGAGAAGATATATCATTGTATACATTCAATACAACATCTCCATATATTTTTATTGATGAAAATTATGATGTTTATTTAAAATCTGGTTTTATTATTAATGATTTATCATTTAATATGAATTTGTGGAAAATTTTAATCACATTTAATAATAATGATTATTATATGTATTTCTGGACTCTTTTAACTGATAATACAGATTTGATTGATGCTTATATTAATTTACTTTCTGATACTATTAATAAAATTGGTATTTACGAACCATATTATATTGAAAAGGAAAATCTTGTAAATTATGGCTTAAATCATCAATTAATATCGTGTAATCCTAATATTTTAGAACAAGATGGTAATAATTTTGATATTAATGTTGGAACTAATACTAAAACTCTTGTTTATTCTTATCACGCTAATACTAGACATTCTAAAGATACAATTGAGTATGAATTAAAAAAAATGAATTCACACCATATTCTAAATATTAAACCAGTTATTGAAACTCTATTTCATAATGAAATTGCGGAAATTATTGATATAAATAATAAACTAAATGATATGGTTGCTTTTTATATATTATCATGGACCGATTTTTTTACTGAAGAAAATAAATTTGATATAATATTAGGTTCTAATTCATCCGAAATATATAATATTGATACTACATATATGAAAAATTTATCTGTCTATTTTTCCCTAAATTATCCCACTTATATTTATAATCCAATAACATTAGTAAATGCTAATAATGATCTATTTTTAATTACTAAATATGATAAGTTATATCTTGAAATTGGAGAAATTATATTATTAGATGGTAATTACTTTTTAGTTAACGGACTTAATACATTTAATGAACATTATGAATTAACCCTAATTAAATTTACCAAGCAAACACGATACAAATATAGAGGTTATTATTCATTAGGTAATTATATCAGAAAAGATAACAGAATTATTCCCGAATTAAAATATCAAAATTTATTAACATTAAATAAAGAAAGTTATGTTGAGCTTGGTGAATTATATTTAGATAGTGATAAAAAGATTAGAATAAGTTCAATCGCTGAAACTAAAAATATGATTTATAAATTTGATGACAAACCATTAAAAGTTAAATTATTTTATAACAATGGTAAACTATATTTATTTGATGATTTTGTTAAAATAAAGAAAATGGATATTTTAATATATCAAGATATCGATGAAAATATTTATGAATACCAAGTTATTGATATTAGAGATGGTGAATTAATATTAAATCATACTTTTTATAATTTAATTGATAATGTTTTTGTTGATCTTATACTTCCGTATCAACCATTCAAATATGATTATATTAATTTTGATTCAACTGGTAAAATTTTATCTACTACTTTAAAAGATAATACTAATCTAATTTTCAATTTAGTGTCGGATACTATATTAGCAGTAAATAATGGTTCTATAGATGATGAGATTATTCAAAATTCCTATATATTTGATAATGATTTATTATATTTTGGAACTATAAATGGATGGGAACAAGTTTTAACTGGACTATATAAAATATTATCTGATAATTTAACATATAATGATAAATATGTTAATATAATTAATGGTGAATTATTTATTGTTTTAGAAGAAGAATTATCAACATTAGAGTATTACAAAATATATAATGTATTTAATAATCAAATAATTGTTGGTACTAATTTTACTGCAGGATATAAATGGGTTCGTATTTTAGATACAACATATAAATCATGGTTTGAAAATAATTTCACTTTACCAACTAGTTTCACTAACACCAATATTAAAAATGATTTTCCTATTGAATTAAAAGTATCATATCAATCTACTGAAAATAAACTTAAAATTATTAATGTATTAAATAGTGTTGATAAAGATATAGTAGATGTTATCCAATTTTATCATATGCAACCAGTTAGAATTGCCGGAAGTTATAATTATATAAATAAAATTATTAAAGATGATGATAATTATTATATTTATCTTATTAATGAGCTTAAAATAAATAATTCCTTTAATAATACTGAATTAAAATTATGTTTAACTCCAACTTTTATTAATAATGTAGAACATTTTTCAGATATAAAATTTAGATACAATTTCGCAATTCAATCATATGATTATACTAAATTTACCAATGGTTATAAAATGAATGTAACTAGATATGTTCTTAAAAATGATGATCTTATATTTATTGAAAATAAAATTAATAATAATAATATTGTTTTTGAATATGGCAAATCTATTACTGAAAATGAAAATGATAATAATATTCATAATAATAGAGAATATATTTCACTGTATTTTTATAATTATTTATATATTGAAGAAGATGGGACTATTAAAAACTTAGATTTTGAATTTGGGAAATATTATCTTTTAATAGAAAAACAAGATGATATTATTAAGGTTAATTTGGCTAAATTTATTTATCCAGGAAAACTAAAATTTTATAGAATCACACCACCTAAAAAAATGGTTTTGGGTAATATATTAAATTTAAGTTTGGGAATGGATCAGAATTTTTCATATTATAATCCTCAAATTATTCAAGTTAATAAATTACCTTATATTAACCAAAATAAAGTTGAATTAATTAAAAAATATTTAGTTAGATTAATTGGTTTGCCCCAAATTATTGATAATCAATTTAAATATGAAATTGAATTTTTAGATAATGTAATTGATATCAATATTTATAATCAAGTATACCTTACTGAATCATGTGATGTACCATATACAATTAATTTTATTGATAACAAATACTATATCACTATAGATAAATTACTAAATGATACTAAATATTTATATACATTAAATACTAATTGGTTAGTTAGTGCTACTAAAGAACAACAAACTAAAAAGGATAAAAAATTAGATGATCCAAAAATTGAACCTTATATAAAAGAAAATATTAGAGATAAGGAATTATTATATTTTTCAGTCTATTTATCTAAAATGAATTTACAAGAAAATAATTATTATTATAAGATTTTGGATAATACCTATAATTTTGTTTTGAATCCTTATGAAACTTATAGAATTAGTACATTTAATCAATTTATTGAGAGTATAAATAATAGTATTAATACAATAAGCACAAAATCTCCAATTGAAGGTGTTGATCCTGATTTATTAGAAGTTAATAATGATTTTAAATTGAATGATATTTATTTAGAAAATAATATAAATCTCGATATTGCTTTTAATAATACCAATTTATTTAGTGATACCAAGTTATTAAAAAATAAGTTATTATTACAATCCCAAACTAATAAAGAATATATTTATAATGGAATAAAACCATGGAATTATTGGTCATTATTAAATAGTATCCAAAAAGTTATTGATTTAGAACAATTAACTTATATTGGATATTATCAATGGAATATTGAACAAATTACCGCTAATGAAGCATCAACCAATCCCGGTAGTGATATCTATTGGATTGATACTAATCCCGGTATTAATCAATATAAATTAAAGAAAGGTAATACTCTAGTTTCTGGTAAATATCAAGTACTTACTAACTCCACTTCTAGACCACAAAATGGATTATTTTGGATTAATAATATGGTTTATAATATTACTGATGGCATTCCTTATGAATATACTTTGCCTAAAATTAAATTAACTATTGCTTATTGTATTGAAGCTACCGAAAAACCAGATGAGGTATCATATTGGTTTGATAGTAATGATGGATATAAACTGAAAAAAGGAGATGAATTACAAACTGGGGACTTTTCAATTTTAACTGATTCAACCGCAACAGCAATTAATGGTATTCAATGGGGAAATAATAAATATTATAAAGTTATTGATGGTATTCCAATTATTAATTTTAGTTATATTACGAATGAAGAATCAACTATAATTTCTAAATTTTTAATTTCAATAAATACTAATGAAACTGCTAAAGAAAATTATTTATTAATGAAAGATGAAATACAACCATTAATATTAAATAACTTGAGTATCTGGTTAAACAATCCCACATTCTATTTTAATATACAAGAACAAATTAATAACTTTTTAAAATATAATGGATACGATGCTTATTTTGATGGTAATAATATAATATTTAATAATGATAAACCTGTATATTACGAATTAAATGGTCAAAAAGAGGTAGCAAATTATATTAGTGATGAGTTCACTTGGGACTCTGATTATAATATTGTTTATAGAGATAATATAAGTTATAATAAAATAAATGATATTGTAGGTAAATGGATAAATAAGGAAACAAATAATGATACTTTTGGTATTAATATTCATAAACTATGTAGATATTTATATAATTTGGGAGAAGATATGAAAAAATTATATTTTAATTTTAATAATAAACTAAATGATACTCCAATATATGATTATAATAGTCCCCTTAAATTTATGATAAATTATATTTGGGAAAAGTATTATGATATACCATATTTAAATATGTTAGATAAAGAATTTACTGATTTATTAGCTATTGAATATGATGACTATAGTATACAAAAGAATATTTATTCAAGTATAAATTACATGTATGGTTTAGCATTAACTTATAGTGGTACAAGTTCTAATGTTTATTTTGAAAAATTGGGTTATGATCAATCATTTGAATATATTATTGGTAATTTAAGAATATATAATCCCACTTTATCTTATTATATTAATCCTAATTTTAGATTAATTACACAACCTCTATTTCCATATACTGTTAATTTTGAGTCAAATGAAATAACTCCCAATGTTAAATATAGTGTTGATTTTCTTAATGGTACTAATATTTCTACTGATATTAATATTGAATCACCTAATATTTATCCTGATCAAATAGATTTTTATTCTACTTATAATTTACAACCTTCTGATTTTGCAATTATTAAGCAAAATAATATTTATGATATTATTAAATCTGAATTTTTGGGTAATATTTTCCAGATTGAATTTAATATTGATTGTTTATTAGTTGATAAAGTTAAATTTAGAAATAAAGAACTTGTTATAGGAAAGAAAAATAGTAATAATATGATTTTAATGATTCCTTTAACCGATTTAAATATTACTAATATTGATACTAATGATGTTTTTGAATTTATTAATAATGTTGGTATTGTTTCTATTGTAAAATCAAATGATAGGTATTATTTAGAATTTTATAATTATAATTTTAATTTTATTGAAAATAAAACTATTTTACAAACTAGTAATAATATATATATACTTTATAAAGATGTTGATAAATATTATATTATTGGGTCTAATCCTAATACATATGATGCTACTATTATTAATATGCTAACACCCACAACTATTGAGAATCTAAATGAAGTTGCTTATAGTTATAGTACTAGTCCAGAAATTAATGAAATAAAATATAAAAAGGATTATATCAATTTTGTAAATAATTTAGATATTAGAATTTATAGTTCCGAAAATAATATTAAAATAACACCCATTTCAATTGATACATTGGGAGATAACTTATTAATATTATATTATTCAATTGATGATTATAATAATTATATTAGCATTAATAATTGGGACAAAATATATTATAATAAAAAACTTAGTCATAATCTTACAAATGAAATTATTGAACTTACTGACCAAATTGATTCAGAATATATTTATTATTTTAAATCTAATTTACCTAAAACAACTAATACTACCGTTTATATTTATGATAATAATGATATTGATATTTTTAATGGGATATTTGAACCAATAAATGATCCGGAAAATAAAACATCAATTTATTTTGAACAATTAGATAATCAAACCAATTTTACATTAAGAAAACTATATACCCAACAAGACTTGACAGATAATTATAGATTTATTCAAAAAAATGAATGGGTTATTAAGAATTATTATTTTTATGAGGATAAAATGTATATTGAAATTCCATTAGATTTAGAAGTTCTTGATGAAGGTCTATATCATTATAAATTTAATAATGAAGTTATATATGCTTCTGATTTTATAATTATTGATGGATTATTAGCATTCCCTTGGTCTAATGAACTTAATGGAGATATTATTTTCCAACAATATTATATAGCAAATGAAAAAGGTGTTGTATTTAAGCCTCCATTAAACAAAAAATGTTTAATTCAATTAGGATATTCTTATCAATATACACCAAGTGATAGATTCTATATAATTCCATATACAGGAAATGGTAATGAATTTGATGAATATTTATATTTATTAAAATCAAATATTGCTAGTGAACCAGTTGATTTTAGTAATGCTGTTAATGAAGAAAATATTTATTTATATGCTAATGGTGTGAAATACAATGGAAAAGTATTTTATAAATATTTTGATGAGTTTGTTTATTATCTTATATCATTACCAAATAATAATATTGATGAAAATTTAATATATGACTTTCATTTAGATGATAATATAAATTATCAAGGTACCATTCAATTTTATCAAAATGCTCTTCAATTTGCTAATTTTTATAAACAAAATGATTCTAATTATATTGAATTATTCATGAATGAAAATATTAATAATTATCAAGTATATGAATCATCAACTATTAAACCTAGCAAATATTATTTGGTATCTTATACTAGTTATCAAGTTATTAATAAATTTAGTCAAAATCAATTTGTTCAAATGGATTCTATGAAAAGAAAATATAGCAAAACTAATGAATATACGAAATTAACTGAGGCACCACAATGGAAAGATTTTTCTAAATTTTTATCATATATTAGATTATATTTCAATGACCAATTAATTGATGAAATTAATGAGGATATTTTTAACTTTAATTATTATTTATATTCTAATGATGAAAGAAAGAAACAAATTAGTAATATGTCTAAAATAAGAAAAAGTAGTGAAGGATGGTCATTTTATTTACATATACCATTTTGGTACGCAGGTAAACCAGGTTTATCAATTCCATTAGTAGCATTACCTCATACTGAAGTAAGATTAGAATATAAATTTAATGAATTAGTTAATATAGTTGATAATAATCTTGTGGGAGAAATATCTTTTAGTAAAACTCCAGAAATAAAGGTTAGTTTAATTACAGATAATATTTTATTGGATAGTATTGAAAGAAAATTATTTGGTTCATTTGCTCACGAATATGTGGTTGAAATTAATAAAATATATCCAGATAATTATATATCGCAAGTGGATGATGTTATTGAACAAAAAATTACTGGTCTAGTTAAAGATATACTCTTTACTACCAAACCAATTAATTATCCTAATTATAGATTTTATCCAACAATTGTTAACAAGTATGATAAAAGATATGAAAGATATGTTAAATCAGTTGAATATTATAATGAATTTATTAAAAATGGAAGTATTTATACATCAATTGAACAAAAAGATTACGCAATTGAAATACAAATTATTAAAGATAATACCGAATTATATAATTTATATTTAATAACAAATAATAAGGATGTTATAATATTTCAAGATATTAATCAACTAATAAATAGTTTTTCACATTACCGTAGTGATGATTATTTTATTAAATTTTTAATGTTTTTACGATCAAGATATAATATGAGTGATAAAGTTATCGCTACTTATTTAGAAAAAATGTATAGTGATAAACAAGAAATAATTGAAGAATCACCAATAGAATCAATGGTAATTAGAGTTAATGGAACTGAACTTTTAGCAGAGAGAGACTGGTTATATTATAATTCAGTTGTTCCATATCAGAAATTTAAAAATACATTACCAACTGGATATTATGTTTATAGTTTTTCATTATATCCTTTGGAAAATCAACATTCGGGTCATTTGAATTTTACTCATTTTGATGAAAATGTTTTTAAGATTAAATCAAATGAAAGAGTTAATGAAAGCAGATATAAAATGAGTATCATAACAAAAGAATATAATATTTTAAGAATAATGAGTGGTCACGGTAGTTTAGGTTGGATTTAGACATTAAATCCAAGTCCACCAATACCATTTGATGTTCTAAATAAATTATATTGAATGGCGTAACATTTAATACTAACAGGATTTTGATAATTTATAATTGGGTTCATTGTTAATTTTAAATATGCATCATCAATTTTGCTAAAGTTAAGACTACCTGATGGTTGTAGATCTTTGGGATATAAACCAAAAGAATAAAAATAAATACCTTTTTGTTTATTAATAAAATTATATTGATACTTTTGAAGAGTTGTATAATATTCAACAGAATCAATATCCATTCTATTTACTGAATTTACAATTAATAAATTTTTATTAATTAAATTTTCTGGTTCTGATGTATAAGGTTCTGATGTATAATTAAATAAATTATTTGAACTTTTATTAGCATTTAAAATACCTCGCCATACAATTAATTTAGTTGGATTAATTAAAGGTAATTTATATGTTGCATTTTGAGAAAATATTTGTTGGTCGGGTAAAGAATTTATGGTTTGAATTAAATATTCATGAGAATTATTTAGAAATTTAACTCTTTCAAAATTATCCAAATAAATATAATTCACCAGTAAATAAGCATTAACTAATGAAGGTTTATTAAATTTAAAATAATCATCATCCTTTACTATTACTGAATTTGGTTTTATATTAAATTCAAATAAACTTTCTTCTCCTTTTAAAACTAATTTACTATTCGCCATTGTTGGAACAACAAATTTTCCTTTTATTGGATTATAATATAATCTTTGGTTTAATGGATCAAAATCAACATATTCACCTACTATTTTATTATTTTGATAGTTTTGATAAAAATTTTCCCCTTTTTTTAATATACAAAAATTTTCAGTTATTGTTATAAAATACGAGGGTGATATTTTATGACATTGGTCAAAATCATTAAATTCTACGTGAATCTTTACATCATTATGTGCTAAAGCAATTAGAGGTAAGGCTAAACCTGTATCTTGACAAAACCAAAAACAAAATGGAACATATAGCTTTCTACTTGGTTTAGTTTCTGAATAATCTGTTAATTCAGCAATATTACCAATCATTTTATTATATGATTTTCTTAATCCCATAGATGTTGTTATTTCAAACCAAATATTAAGCCAATCACCATAATGACGATCAACTATTGTTCCTCCAATTTCTATTTCAATAAAATTAATTAAAGCCAATCCTATTTTCTCAACCCAAGCAAATTTTCGTGGTCTATTAGTAAAATTTTCAATTTGAATATCGGGTAGTTCTAAATAGAGATAACTTTGACCTAATAAATCGGCATTTTTACCAATATTAACAGTACATCTTCTTCCAAAATCGGGTGTTGTTTTAAAATATTGGGGTGTTGCTTCTATTGAATAATTAGTATGGCGTTTATATGCCATTTTAAAAAAAGTTATTTCCGGTTGGACTGATAAATAAATATTTTCCTTTCCAACGGAAACAAGTATTAATAATCCTAATCCCATTATACATATTTAGAAATTCGTTCTTTATATTAATATAAATTCATTAATTTATATTAATCATAATTGCTTTCATATTTTCTTTTTCAGATTTTTTACTTTGTCATCTTGGCTTTAAGAACATCAGTGGTTTCCTTAGCAACAGCATCAGCAATAGTTCTGATGATGGAAACTAAATCATTTTGTTTCTTAGATACACGAGCAAAGTATTTGTTTCTGGCTTCAACAAATTGCTTGAGGTGATCGAATGATAAAGTGGATGTATCATCTCTTTCACCGTGAACTTCAAGAAGAACTGAATACTTGTCGGCGTAAATAATTGCCTTGTTAAGTTTAATTTCAGCATCTTTAAGCTTTGTTAGGAGTTCCTTAACTTGTTTATCATCATCTTCTTGGATTTTCTTACCATGTTGAGCAAGTCTTTGAACCATTGCTTGATAATAATTTCCAAGTATTTGATGAGTGGTTTTCATATTTTTCATATTTTTCTCTAAATCTTCATGAACATTAGCACCACCAGTTAATCCGGATAATAAGAATGGTACTCTGAATCCAATTTGGCCTGGTACACCTAAATCAAGTCTAAGTTGGAGTTGATGATCTTTAATAGCTTGACCTAATCTTTCAATACCAGCAACAGAAGAGCTAGTTGCGTAGAATGGTCTAAGACCCATCTTAAATAGTCTAGTACCCTTGAAGATATCTGGTCTATTCATTTCAGATGCTTCAACCTTACCAGCATAGTCAGTATTAAGTATGCCTGGATTTTCACGGGTCTTTTGAACTAACATTCTAAGATAACCAATGAGTTTTTCATTTCCAGCAATATCTTTATACTCTTTATCTAAAAGCTTTCCAGATGGTGCTGTAGTTGGAGCTGGTATAGTTTTATCTATCATACCATTAAGCTTTTCTAACCATTTTTCAACACTTACAAATTGTTGGAGATTGCGTTTAGCAACTTCATCACGTTCAGATACTATATCAAATTGGAATGCCTTTAAGGTTTGAACAACCATAGCAGGGAGCATATTTTTAACTTCCTCTTCTGCATTAACCCAGAAATTTGGGTTTTGTAAATAAGTTTTACATTTGTCAATATTTTTACCGGCAAGGCAACCCTTAAGATAGTTGGCACATTCATCAGCACTTGTATGTTTAATACCAGTTGTGAAACATTTATTATCTGCCTTAAGATTTTCTTCATAATATTTGGAACCAACGCTTATTTCTGTTTCGACATCATTAACCATTGTATAAAGTTTACCATCTAATTTACGATAGTATTTTTGAACTGGTTCTTCAACTGATTCAGCAAAGAAAGAAGTTGATGGAAGACTAATTGGTTTAACAACAGCTTCTTCTAAAACAGAACGAACATATTTATCATAATTATAACTAAAGTTTGTTTTATTTTGATAAGTACCTACATAATTTTTGTAATCAGTAACCAAGTCAGAGATTATTTTACAAGATTTTGTATGTGCGTTGCTAGAAGTAGAACAACCCTCTAGTAAATCTAAATATAATTTAGCATTATAAGTAAATGTTGAAGCATTAGCCCATTGGTCATGTTTATCTTTTATATCTGCTGGTGTTGGTGATGAATTATCTTTTATTTCTTGCATAATTTTCTTAACAACAAATTGCATAAGTTCTTTTAGAGAACCGCGTTCCGCAATACCACCTAAGTTTTTAATGATATCTAATACTTTCTCATTTCCTTTACCTGTAGTTGTTGGTCCACTATTTGCCTTTTCTCCTATATCCATAAATAATGCTACCCATTCAATATGAACTTTTAAATGACCATAATTATTATATGATTTGTTAGTAAAAAATTGACTTAAGAATGCAGCTCTTTGTAAATCTTTATCAGTAATTTCTAGATCTGAAGGTATATAATTTGTTCTATTAACAGCAATTCTCTTAGTATCAGCAATATCTTGTAATTCGTGTAAAAGTAATCTTACACGATGGTCATTTTCATTATTACTTAATAAGGGAATATATTCATCATATCTTGATTTTCCAGACATTTATATATAATATATTAGAAAAAATTATTTCATTAAAAAATTCTTAATTATTTTTTTAACTATTTAAAATTATTTTTTATCTTTATATTTATAATGCTTAATCAAAAATATTTTGGTTTACAACTATGGGTTTGGATTGTCATTCTTGGTATGATCCTATATTTAGCTCTTAATAATTCAATGCTAAAGTCCAAAAATAATGAAACTTTTGTTCAAGAACAATTACCCAGCGAAACTAAATCTAAAATTAAAATATTTAATTTTAATACATCTTGGTGCGGTTGGTCCAAAAAATTCCAACCCGAATGGGACAAGTTTATGGAATCTGTTAAAAATTTAAATAATGTTCAAGCAATAGATGTTAAATGCGACCAAACTGATAATGAATCAATATGTGAAAAATATCAAGTTCCAGGTTATCCTTATATTGTTTTTGAAGTGAATGGTAAAGTGGAACCGTATGATAATGAACGCACTTCCGAAGGCTTGATGAAACATTTAAAGAACTATTTATAAATTCATACTTTTAATAATATTTGATATTGCGTTTTTTAATTCGGGATAAAATTCTAATTCTTTTAATCTATCTTTATTAAAATTTTGAAAACCATTTAACGCACCAAACCATATTCCCCCAATAGCACCTGTGGTATCATTATCTCCTGGATGAATAGCCACTAACATCATAAATGTTTCCCAATTATATTCAATATTATTTAAATCTAAAGTTTTAGAATTGGGAGTACTCATTGACATTAATAAACAATCATAAGCATAAATACAAGAATCCAAACCACTAGCTCCTAGTTTAAACCAATCCCATTTAAAATTATCAAACTTTTCACCTTTTATTGCTAATTCTTTTATTTTACTATCGGGATAAAAACTAATTAAATATTTCAATCTAGATTCTGGATAAATAAATGATTCTAGACTATTTTTAAATTTTAATTTGGATATTCTGGTTTCTTGATATTTTTTCCAATAACCCATGTATTCATCTAGATCCTTAATATTATGATTTTCTGGATAATATTTATGTATTATTTTTTTATTATATAAATGTATCAATTCTTCTACCCATTTATGCGCTGGAATATTATTCATTGCGAAACTAGTAAATAATGCGGAAACCATCCCACCCAAAAAGCCAATATAATAATTATGAGTTAATCTAGAAGCAATTATAGATTCACTGATAACTTTTTCTACATTTTTATACCACATTAAACCAATTGGTCCAGTACGCATCGAAGCCCCATTACCTCCCATATCACCCGAACTTTTCATATTTTTTAATGTTATACCATTCTTTAATAATTTTAAACTATTTAATGTATTTATACCACTTGTTCTTATTTCTTCAATCATTAAATCATATGAAGCCAAATATTCTTTAATATAATTATCTTCTCCACCTCCTTTACTTACCGCCCTTGCGGTGTCAATTATCATAATAGTATCATCTGATGATGATTTATTGGTAGCACTAATATTTGTAGCCCCTCCTAATATTATAAATTCATGAATCATTGTCATCCATATTCTTACTAAATCAGCTAAATTATTTACTCTAATTTGATAATTAAATTCCCATACTCCATTATTATATCCAATTGTTTCAAAAAATGATGCTAACATAATGCTAGCTTCTATTTTTTCTTTTAAACTTATCTTGGTCATTATGTTTTATTAGAAAATTAATATGTTATTTAAAGACCAAATTTATAATATTAATATATATTTAATGTCAAAGATCGAGATTGATTTTAATAATCTTAAATATAATTTATATGAAATTCTTAACGTTCCTATGAATTCAGATGAAACAAAAATTAAAAAAAGTTTTATGAGAATTATTAAAAATTTCCATCCAGATAAAAATTCTGAATTAGAAGAAGAAATATATTATCATTTAATTCTATCTAATCAAATATTACTAAATAAAGAAACTAGAAAAAAATATGATGAATTTATTTCACACACAGCTGAAACATTCAATGAACTAAAATCATCTTTTAATAAGACAAATCAAAATATAGAACAATATTTTCCATCAAAAGATAAATCAACAGATTTATTTAGAAATAAAATCAATGAATTAAATAAAAAACATGGTTATGACGAGCACAAGTTTAATGAATCAGTTATGAATAAATTTTCCAAGATAAAAGAAAATAGGGATGTAAGTGATATTAAGATAGATAAGGAAGAATATAGGGACAAAACTGAATTTAATAAAAAATTTGATTCAAGAAAAGAGGTGGGAAAAATGAAGGAACAGATAATAGAATATAAGGGTGCTCCAACAGAGTTATCAACATATGTTATTGGAGAACAATATACTAGTTTAAGTGATATAGATAAATTATATATTGAGGACTCGGTACAAAGTTCTAAATATTCAAGTTTAGATAGGGCTTTCACATTACAACCATCTAATATAAATACACCATCAAAAAGTTTTGAAGATAGGATGAAAGAATATAAACAACAAACTGATGAATATAAAAATATGAAACCAACCGAATTTTCAACGAAAAAATTCAATGAATGGAATTAAATTTTATTAATTATTTCTTCAAAAATATTTTGTGAAATTTTTTTGGATAAATTATCAACAAATTTTTTAGCTTGAGTTTGACCCATATCTATAATTTTTTGTTTCTTTTCTTTATCAAGGTCAAAACTGGTAAATTCGTGAACGTTATTTTCTATTTCAATAATATTTAAATTATTTTTATCACAATCTTTCACTGACACTGTATCTGAAATAATTGCTAAACATCCGTGTATTAATGACATAATATCTGTCATTTCATTACAACAACTATTTTTAATATAAATTCCTAATGTAGTTTCTGGATTACAGTGATTTATTGGAAAGTTATTAACTAATGCACCATCAACATAATATTCTGATTCATATAAAATAGGTGTGAAGATAAGTGGTACTGCCATTGATATTCGTAATGCGGTTAATACTGACATATTAGGATTGTTAAGAGTATTAAAAACTGTTTCATTACCTTTTGAAAAATTGGTACCAATAATAATTAAATTTTTTTTAGTAATTTCATAATGTTGTTTAAAGGTAATATCTTTGATATCAAGTTTATTATATAATAATTCTTGTATAATAAACATAAATTTTTTACCATTATTTATACCAAAATTACATAATATATCATTAATATCTGGTTCGGGTTCTAATTTTTTAAAATTAAAATTTATTATAAATTCCCTAACTTCATCAATAGTATAACCAATACTTAATAAAAATCCAATTAGAGCTCCAGCAGATGTACCAACCCAATTTTCTATAGATGAAATATTTATTATTTTTTGATTTTCTAAATAATCAATAGCTCCTATAAACGCAAATCCCTTAACACCTCCACCACTAAGACATATAGTATCATAATTCATAATATTTAAAATTGGTTTGTTTCTTTATATAAAATATCTAGAATAGATTTAATGGTAAAGGCAGATGAATTAGTTAGACAACAAAAAGATAGGGAAGACAGAAAAAAATTTACTTTTGAAAAAATATTTACTCATGTTGAAAAGAAAATTAATTTAGCAAGTCAAGGGGATTATTATTATACTTGGTTTCAAATTCCAGAATTTTTGGTAGGTTTACCATTATATTCAGTAAGTGAATGTCGTAGTTATATAGAAGAAAAATTAAAAAAGAATGGATTTGATATAGAATATTTTGATCCAAATATTTTATTAATCAAATGGTTTCCTAAAAAAAAGTAGGTTTATTTGGAAATATTATTAATTAAATTAAAAAATAATACAATAAAAATACCGATTAATATTAATACAATTGTATCTCTATTATCATCAATTATAGTTTGAAAATTTTCAATTATTTTAGGTTTAAATTGGTTTCTCATTTTAGAATAACATTTACGACAATTTTTAATATGATTAATAAAGTTATCACAATCATGTATTTCATTTAAATGATTATCATAATTTTTAGTTATTTTGGTGTCTGTAAACGTTTCAATATTTTTTTTATCATTATTTGATACTTGTAGTGTAAAATTATTTTTACCCCACGCATCTTCTATCGAACAATAGTTCATATTCCTATTGTTAAATGGGAGATAATAATTTCTAAATTAAAATATAAAATGAAATTATTATTTCTAGTTATTATAGGTCTTCTTAGTCTCATTATAATTAAATATTATTGTGCTGAAACTTTTGCAAATAATGATTCAAACTTGTATAATATTATTCAAAAACAAATAAGTGAACCTTATTATTATGATAGATTACTTGTTGATGAATTAAGTTTTAAATTATATAAAAAAGCAATAAATGATAATAAACTTAAAAATATTATTAAAACTAGAGTTTTTAGTATATTATCTAATCTAAAAGATAATGAAAAATTAAGAAATTATTTATTATTTAATAATTTAATAAATGAAGACAATATGTTAATATTTATTAATGAATATCAAGAAAATGTATTATTAAATGAAATTAAAATAATATTGGTTTTAATGAATAAAAACGATTTGGAGCAAATTAAAAAATTATTATAAAATTTTTTTCAAAAGTCTAATATATAATGTTTAAACAAATTCAAGAAATGGTTGACAATCAATATGTTTCAACACTTATTATTATTGTACTTGCTTTATATGTATCTTTATTAGGACCAAATATTTCACCTTTTGTTAGAAATTTATTTAATAATATTATTTTTAGAATATTAGTTCTATTTCTTATTGTTATTAGAGCTAATCAAGATCCTAAGATGGCTATTATGATTGCTATTGCCTTTGTATTAACTCTTGATTATATTTATGTTTTAGAAGCTAAAGAAGTTGTTAAAAAGAATAATTAAAATGCGTTAAATTAAAGGAAAGAATCTTAATATAATTAATGTCAAAATCAGAAACATCATCAGAACATAAAATTGAATATCAAAATTCACATGGACAAAGATTAATCGACGATAAACCAACTGATAAAAAACCACAAACTACAGATACTGATTATTATCATGGAATGATTGCTAATCCTAATAAGCTTTTAGAAGAACCAAAAGATGATTCTACATCAGAATTAAATGAATTATTAAAAGATACAGAAACATCTAGATCTAGTTCTTCTAGATCTTCTAAATCATCAAAATCATCTAGTTCAGAAAAAAGAACATCAGATTCCAAGTCAAAGGTGGAACAATTATCTATTGGTGGTTTTATGAATCGACCATCACATACCCAAGTTAATTATCCGCAAATGCCAAATAATAATCATACACAAAATTATGTTAAACCCAATGAACCGATACAATCAATGGGTGAACAAAAGATCTTGACGCCTCAAGAAATGAGAATGAAAAAAATAGAGTTATTAAGAAAACTGAGTGAAATTAAACTAAAGGGATTCCAATTATCAAAAGATTATGATTTTAATAGTTCTATTGAAGAAATGGAATATGAATATGATTTATTAAGAAGTTTTGTAGATAAAAGAAATGGAATTAAAATATTTAAAAATGGTTTATTACAAGCTGTTTCCGTTATTGAATTTTTAAATGATAAATATGACCCATTTGATTTTCATTTATCTGGATGGGGTGAACATTTATCAGTAGAAGTTGATAGTTGGGAAGATGTATTAGAAGAGTTATATGAAAAGTATAGAGGAACAGGTAGAAAAATGGCACCTGAAATTAAATTATTATTTTTAATTATTGCGTCCGCATCAGCATTCCACTTTTCAAAATCACAAGCTTCTAAACTACCAGGTTTAGATTCAGTATTAGCATCTAATCCAGGATTATTAAGTAAAATAATAAATCCAAATAAAGAAACATCACAATTTATGTCTCCTCAAGAACTTAATATTGAAAAACAAAAAGAAGAATTGAGAAAGAAAGAACAAGAAACAAAACAACAATTTATGGCTCAACAGCAAGCAAACCAACAAAATATGATTAAACAATTACAAGAACAAATTCAAAAGCAAAATGATATGATAAGTAATATGAATCAAAATAATTTTGGAGCATCATTAAATCCTAATTTTAATTCTGGACCACAAGCAGCCAATGTTAAGACACCTATAACTAGACCTAATATTAGAGCCCCGGATCAGGTTAAAGATATTTTAAATAGAATGCATAGTTTACCTAATTCAACAATAAAACAATCTCTAGCTGATACCCAAGATGAAACATCCAGTAATAATGATAGATTAGTATCAGAATCTACTGTTAGTGAATCAAATCCTAGAAAAAGAGGTAGAAAAACAAAAAAATCAAATATAAGTATCATTTAAATATTTGAAAATTTTTTAAACAAGTAATTTTTCCTTTTCTTCTAATAATAATGCTTTTAATTTTAATTTATTAACTAATTCTGTTAATAATTTATTTTTATTACCTCCACTTTGAATATTTTCGGATTCAGTTGTTGTATTATTAACTAAAAATTTATTTTTATAGTTATTTATAACTTTAACAACATCATTAGAATTATTTCTTGAAACAATATCATCTATTTTTAAATTATGTGTTTTTTTATTTTGCTCTAAATTATTTATAATATTATCTAGAGACGAATCTCCCAAACCTGTTAATTCTATAAATAAAATCTTAAAATCATTCTTACTTATTGTCATTATATATATATTAGTGAGATTTTTATATAAAATTTATCTTTAAATAAAATTTTTTACAAATTTAAAGATAAAACATACTTTTTATTTAATGTCTGAAATAATAATCAAAAAAAAAAGAGGTAGAAAACCAAAAAATTACAATATAATAAAACAGGAAACGCAAGAACTAACTCCTGAACCAATAAATTCAGAAGAAGAGAATATAATTTTACATTTACCAATCACATTAGATGATATAAATAATGTGGATGTTAATAATGATATATCATTATTTATTAGTAGTGATAAACCCAAGTTAGAGTTAAAGAAAATGAAATCATCAGAAGAAAGTGATACAACTGAAACTTTAAAAACATCAATAATTATGACACAAACAAATTATAATCTCAAGCAAATTAGTACTCATAATTTAAATTTCAATAAAAGTACTAAATGTTGGTGGTGTAGAAATTCTTTTGATTCACCATCAGTTCAACTACCAGAAGAATATTTTAATGAAACTTTTTATTGTATGGGACACTTTTGTAGTTATAATTGTGTTAAAAGTTATAATTTAGATTTAAATGATTCTTTTACATCAAAAAGAGAATCCTTAATAAATTTATTATATTTTTTAACTTATTCTGAATATAAGAATATTAATCCAGCACCAAATTGGATGACTTTAACTGAATATGGAGGTAGTTTATCAATAGAACAATTTAGGGAAAATTCAATTATTAATACAAAAGAATATTTAGTTCTACATCCACCTTTAATCTCACGTCAAATGCAAATTGAAGAATCATACAAGATTAATAAGTTAAAAGAAGTTCCCATTGATAAAGTAAATAAAATATATTCAGAAATTGAATCAGAATATTCTTTAAAGAGAAGCAAACCAATAAATTCATCACATTTAAATTTGGAATCCACAATGGGATTAGTTAAAAGAAAATCAAAAATACCTAAGTTTTAATAGTTTTACAATCAGATTTTATAAATATTTTGGGTTCATATTTTTTGGATTCATTTTCTAACATATTTATAAATTCTTGATGATTCTCAATAGTAGAATCTTCTGACATAGTTTCAAATAAATAATAAGGTGTGGTATCATATCTAAATTGATAATTATAATTGATATTAGATAATACATTTTTGAGCATTGATTTTGTTTGTTCGATACCACCTAATGAGATTATTCCAATTTTAGTAGTATACTTGAAAGTTTTATTATCTATTTTTTTAGAATATAATTCTAATAGTTCATCAGCAAATTCTTTTTCATACTCACAATCGTTCATCCATACTTCTAAATCTTTAATATTATCAATAAAATATTTCCATATTGAAATATTTTCATCATTATCTTGATTATATTCTCTTCTTAATTCATCAATATAGTGGACAAATGTAGTCCAAAAGTTATTAATATCCAAATCTTTTGCTTTACAAAATAATTTAATTAATAATTCCAAGTTTTTATTCTCCATAAAATTATTCATTAATTTTTCTTGAACTTGTTCATTTGTCAAGTCTTCCTGAAATAAATCAGGTAAATAAGCAAGAGATATTTGAACAATTTTAGCATATGTATCAACTTCTTCTACTTTTGCTACCATTTTTTTATTTAGTGGAACTAATTTATTCCAACTAGATACTTTCCTTTTTTTGGTGGCATTTTGATAAGTTAACATACCCCTCAAGTTATATTCAACCAAGTGAGCATTAAAAAATGAATCATTCCTGTCTATAAATTCAACAAGAACTAATTCATCAATATCCGGAAATTCATTTGTATAGTATTGGCAATTCATTAAAAATTAATATTATTAATCTTTAATTATATTTCTTTTCAATTTTTTTTTATAAGATTATTCTAATGGGAGCTTATCGAAGATAAGCGATACATTTCAATTTTTTTATTAAATTAATACGAAGTATTAATTTAATAAAACATATTTGTTGACTGAATTTCACGAAGTGAAATGAAGAGTATCAATTTTTTTATAACTATGAGTGAAACGAATAGTTATAAATAATATTAAGGAGCGAATGAAAGCTATAAGCTTGAGTGAGTCTTTTCAATTTAATAAAACATATTTGTTTTTTATTCTAATATTATGGCTTATAATAGAAAAAGCTTTGCTTTTTCTATTAAGCGCACACAATTTTTTTATTAAACTTCTATTTCATTATCATTTGTTTTATTTGATTTTGATTTTTTAGGGGTTGTTATATTATTTAGATAATAATAAGCACCTTGTAAGAATGAATCTGCTAAATCATCTTTCTTTTTATGAGAATTAAAATGTTTTAACCAATTAGGTAAATGGTTTATTAATTCTGTACAATATTTAATACCTAAACTTTTTGTTAATTTATATGCTTTAGTATCATCACTTGATTTAACTTTAATTAATTGTTTCATATCACCTTCGTTTGCTAATTTTAATTTATTTGATGGAGACATGAACTTAACTTTTGTTATATTTGATTTGGTAGTTTCTTTATCAATTACACCTCTCATTAAATAATAATCATATAGGGTTGATGCTATTGATTTCATTCTTGGGTTTTTAAATGATGGTTGATTTTCTATAACTACACAATCAGCGCTCAATAAATTTCTTCTCTTTTCTAATTCCATTATTAAATCATATTTAACATCATCAAAATTTAGTTTATTTGAATTTTTATTTTTGAAGGGTTTGAGTTCTTTTTCTTTTGTTAAGTTTTTATATAATTGTTTAGCATGTGTGGTGCAATAATAAATATTATCTTTATGATATTTTGCATTTTTATTACATATATCACCGCTGCATTGATACACGCATTTATTATTTTTATCCGTATTGGTTAAATAACATTTATCAAATTCTTCTACATCTGTATTTGCCTTTCTTCCATGAACTTTACAATAATATTTTGATTCATTATCTATAATATGATATAATTTTGCTTTAGCTCCACAATGACATTTTGTTTCATCTCTACATGTCAAATCTATATTATTCCAATCAATTATATCCCAATCTTCTCTTGTCTGACCATTAGGTAAATTATATATCTTTTTAGTTAATAAACAATAAGATAAATGAATCACTCCAACATCAAATGATAAGATTACGGGAAATTTAGTTGCTTCCATATATTAATTTTATATAAATTATCTTTATTAAAGTTTCAAAAAAGTTGATATTTAAAGCTATTAATATTAAAATATAATAATTTAATGGGTTATTTAGAATTAATTATTGGACCAATGTTTTCAGGCAAATCTACTGAACTTATTAGAAGAATTAGACTTTTACAAAAAATTAATAAAAAAGTACTAGTTATTAAACCTAAAATTGATATTAGATATAACCAAACTAAAATCACTTCTCATAATTTTGAGTCAGTTGACTGTTTGGTTTTATCTAATTTAAATGAATTATCAAGTAGTAATATTATGGAATATGAAGTTATCGTTATTGATGAGGGACAATTTTTCCCTGATTTAAAAGAAACTATTTATGATTGGGTTGAAAATTATCAAATTAATATTATTGTTGGTGGTTTAGATGGAGATTTTCAGAGAAAACCACTCGGACAAATTTTAGAATTAATCCCTATCGCTGATAAATGTAAAAAATATAATTCACTTTGTAATCTTTGTAAAGATGGAACTGAAGCACCTTTCACTTTCCGTCTTGTTGAATCTAAAGATAAAATCTTAATTGGTGGCGCCGAATCTTATATTCCTGTTTGTCGTAAACATTTTAATATTCTGGCAAAATCATAACTATTTCTTTTTCCTCTGAATTTTTTTAATTTTAAAATCGGATTTAATTACTCTTTTTCCACTTATTGTTCTAACTTTCCTTATTGGATTTATTATTCGCTGTTTATGTGAATAAGTTGGTTCCTCTATCGGTGAATAAGCAATGTCCATTATCTTACTATATAATTTATTTTAAATAAAAATTGAAAAATATATTTAAAGAAATAGTTCTCTAAATATATAACATGTCTAATAAATCAAAGTGGGATACTATCGAGTTTACAGATTATTTAAACGTTGAGAAAACAGAAATTAGGGATTTGCCTAGTGGAATAAGTGTTTCTACAATGTGCGCATCATGTAAACTGAATACTAGGTTAAACATACCTAACATAGATAAGTATTTACAATTAAATTCCGATGATATTATAACGGTTTATATTAGTAAAGAAAAAATTAGAACATTACTAACTATAAAAAATAAACCTAAAAGAATTAAGAAAATTGAACCAAAAGTAAAACCCAAAGAAAATGCCAAAGATCATTTTATGAATCAAATTACTGTAGTGGTTAGAATTAATCAAGGACCTTGCAAAGATCTTAATGAAGAACCTAAAATTAATCTTAAACTATTTAAAAATGGTTCTGTTCAGATGTCTGGATGTAAATCAATTAAGAGTATTAATATAGTTCTTAATAAACTTATTATGAGATTAAAAGAAGTTAAAGCAAGAATTGAAGAAGGCAAAATAAGTGAAAAGAAATTTATTGAAAGTCCTGATAAAATTACAATTAGGGATTTTAAGATTGATATGATTAATTCTAATTATCAAGTTAATATGCAGATTGATAGAGCCAAGTTATATAATTTATTATTAAAAAAGAAAATTAAATCATCTTTTGAACCTTGTATTAGAGCTTGTGTTATTATTAAATATTGCCCTCCAACTGATAATCCTGAACAAAAAGAAGTAAGTATTTTTGTATTTCAAAAAGGAAATATTATAATTACCGGAGCACGTGCTAAAAGTCATATTATTTCTGCTTATAATAATATGAATCAAATTTTATTAACCTATAAAGATGATATTATTAAAAAAGATGAAAAAGAAGAAGAAAATCTAATTATGGATATTTATAAAGATATTCTTAAAGATGTAGAAATTGGATTAATTAAAATTTAATAATCTTCTCCTTTGGATAATACAACTTTTTGTTCTTCACCAAGATATATTGTGTGTTCATATTGAGCTGTTAGAGCTCCTTTTTCTACACATAATGGAGGATAACAATGAATTATATTATTATTTGATAGAATATTTAAGTGAGTTTTATAAATACTGCCTTGATTTTGTATCCAACTAAAATTTTCTATATATCTATTAGTGAAAGGTAAAGTGCTAAACGTATTTTTAATATCATATACAAGTTTCTTTGTATTTGATAATTTTAAATCATTTGTTTTATTATTATTTGGGTTTATTCTATATAATGTACAATCACCCACTTCCTTAACTATATCTGAACCTGTTGAACCAAATGTCTCTACCGCATAAACTCCCTCCTTAAATCTATAATTAGGAGGAAGCTTATCCTTTATATTTACTGTTGGCAAAAACATTCCCCCGTGAATTATTCCCTTGGTTATATTATGACCTCCCAAATTTGTTATTGCTTTTATTGGTATATCCTTATTATTTAGGGTTATTTCATATGACTCCATTACCTCTTGTATCTTACTACCCCAATCTCCTATATCCACATCTATACCAATATTCTTAATACCTGTTTCAGTTGCTTCCTTCACTGCTATCGCTAAATTATCATATTTTGAATTAAAATATATTGTAAAAGCTGAATCTATTATCCATCCATTCACTTCTGTTCCAAAATCTACTTTTAATATATCATTCTTATTTAATGCTCTTGTTTCTGATGATTCAGGGTGATAATGTGCCGCACATTCATTTAATGCTAAACCAACTGGAAAACCTATTCCCCTATTAATTGGTTTACTTTCTTTTATATTTTTATTTAATTCATCTGTTTTTAATTCTATTATTTTAGCAATATCTGTTAATTTGGTTCCGGGTCTTAAATATGGTTGTAAAAATCTTCTAACCTCTTTATGTATTGTTGCGGAACATTCTAACGAACCCAATATATCATTGTCTTCTGGATATACTGATGGTATAACTGTTTTATTAAAAATTGGATTAATACCCCTTAAATTCTCATAATTATTCACAAACTTTCCGAATGCCTTATACATTTTTTTGATGATATATATCATTTACTAAAGGATTATTCTTTAAAGTATTTATAAAATATGGATTTACATAATAACTAGATGTTTCTACTACTGGTTTACTCATTGAATATACTGTTTCTATAGTTTGTCTTGTTGTTGTTGGCATAACAGTATGGTCTAAATTCTTATGTGGATGAGATACATATGAATATAATGTTCTTTTATCATTGAATCTTACATTATCTTCATCTATATAAGGACCATTCAAATCTTTCTTACCATTTGTTGCTCTATTATAGGTTGTTATTTCTCTTCTTTCATCTATTGTCATATTATCAGAAGCAATGTGAGATATATGTGCGTCAACCTCTCCCTTTAATCCTCCTATATAATCTCTTAACATTGTTGTCTGTTTTATTGTTGTCTTTGCTTTATCATTTATATCTCTAGCATAATTACCTTGATTAACATCTCCCATTCTTCCTCCTGGTGTAGCAAAAAGAGTTGTTTGTTTTATTGTTGGTTTAGCTTCATCACTAATATCTCTAACATAAGTTGCTTCTATGGCATTAGAATTAACTGAACCAATATATTGAGTATTTTCTGTTTGTTGTCTGATAGTTGGTTTGGCCTCTTCTTTAACATCTCTAGCATAAGTTGCTTCTATAGCATTAGAACCTACAGAACCAATATATTGAGTATTTTCTGTTTGTTGTCTAGTTGTTATTTTGGCTTGGTCGTTAATATCTCTTGCGTAATTAGCTAATGCTAAAGAAGGATTACCATTTGGTCTAGAAGATAATAATGTTGTTTGTTTAATAGTTGGTTTAGCTTGGTCTTCATTGTAAACGGGAACATTCTTTTCTAGTGAAACTGTATTAATAGCTAAATTATGAGAAGTTGCTTGCTTAATAGTAGGTTTAGCTTGATCTTGATTATAAACAGGAACATTCTTTTCTAAGGAAACAGTATTAATAGCTAAATTATGAGAAGTTGCTTGCTTAATAGTAGGTTTAGCTTGATCTTGATTATAAACAGGAACATTCTTTTCTAAGGAAATAGTATTAATAGCTAAATTATGAGATGTTTCGGGTCTTAATGTTGCTTTAGCTTTATCAGTTGGATCAAAAGTCTTAACTAATTTTACTTCTGATGTAGGTCCTAATATTGGATTATTGGTGCTTTGAGTTTGTCTATTAGTAATGGGTAATATATAATCATTTGAAAATACATAAGCATTTTTTTCTTGACCCCCAGAAACACCTATATTTGTTTCTCCATGAATCATTAATTGTCTTAATGTGGTTAAAGGTACATCCTTATAATCAATAACATAACTACCATTATCTGTTTTACTTAATGGTGCTTCATATTGAATATTTGTAGAAACTCTTTGGGTTTCGTAATTAGTATAAGATTGTTTATTTGTCATAACTGGCTTAACATTAACACCTACAATCGCGTGTGTTGGGTCATTCATATAATTTTCATTCTTAGATGGTTCAAATCGTGTTTTCTTTTTATCTGGTCCTTCACCCATTGTGGTATTAACTGCATGACCAGGAATATAAATTTGAGTTTCATTTCTTTGTGTTTTTATATCTGTAAATTTACCAGTTTGTTTTGCTCCTTCCTTAACTGCCCTAGACCCAATCAAATCACCAAAAGATTGTTCTCTGAAATCTGGTAATTTATATTTTGTTAAATTAAAATCAGGCCCTCTTAATTCACCCTTTTTAAGTACTTCTAAAGGTTTATTATCATATGTTATCTTTTGATTTATATCACTTCTTAAAGTATCTATATCACGAGGATTAATACGATAAACTGCATAATTACCTTGTTGATTCTTATCACCTAAACCAGGTTTAACCCAAACATTATTTTCAAAAGGAAGATTTCCATTATTATTTTTATTTGATGGTAAGAATCTATTTTGAAGTTTGTTTGATATTGCAGGAACTCCATTTACCCATGTTAAATCAGCAACTGGTTCAAATAAGGGAACTTTTTCTTTTTTGGGTGTATAATTATCAAAGTTTCCTGTAAAAGTTTCAAGTTTTCTTTGAGTTCTATCAGCATTTACTGAAAAATCTCTACGAGATGTATTAGGAATCATGTTATTATGAGTAAATTTATTTTTAGCAATAACATCATAATGCATATCATTTTTTTGAAAATTAGAATAACCATTTTGAAAATCCAAATTTCTTTGTAATGTTGTATCCAAACCTATATTATTAGTATGTGCTTGATTTATACCAACTGGTCCTGATATACTATCAAATCTTAATTCATCAAATTGATTTAAATATTCAGGTTTATTAAAATTTTGGGTAGCTTGTTTTAATTCTATTTTTTTAATTTTATTTTCCATATCTGAATTATAAATATTTTTAAGCTTATTATTTTGAGCTAATGGTCCTAATAATATACTAGTCATATTATTATTAGATACATTTTAATTTATAATAACGATTTTTTAAATCTTTTAGATTTCACATAAATCTTTACGAACAGGTATTTCCTTTGGTAAGGCTTCACCCTTATCCCAAAAATCTTGTTTTGGCATTCTGTAAGCATCCTTAGCATTTAATCTAGAATTAGAACCAATTCTATCTCCTGATTCTTGAATATGACATTGAGGATTAACTGGAAGATATGGCTCTAATTGATAACTGGTTAAACTCATACCACGATAATTATCTATTGGGTGAGTAAATCTTGTATCTTCTGGTGATAATTTTTTTGTACAAGTTGGTTTATGTTCTAAATTATATTTACCAAGAGGAGATGCGTCATTATTACATCTAGTTAAAGGTTGTTTTCTCCAAGATAATTCTGATTCTGCTTGTGCCATTTCTTCTAAAGATAAACTTGCAGGTTTTTTAACAAGAGAAACATCGGCCTTGGAACCTATAGGTCCATCATATGAATAACATACATCACAATTTTCAGCAAATGGTCCAAATAATCTGTAATCACCAGGAGCGACGCTTCTTCCCATTTGAAGTTCATAAGCACATTTGTCATATTTATTTCTATTAAAAGACATTTATTCTATATATAAGATATTAGATTTTTTTTATAAATTTTTAAAGATAAAAAAAATCATATTTTATTTTTTAACTTGGCAGAAATTAATACCTAAATTATTTTCATTTAACATATTTGTTTTTGGTTTTTCTAAATTATTTGGTGTTATATAATAAATATTTTCACACATCTTTGCAGGTGATAATTCAGCATATTTAAATTCTTTCTTGGGATCATATTTTTGTGAGGGACATAATGTTTGAGGTCTAGTTAAACCATATAATTCACTCTCTACATCAGCTCTATCACCAAATTGAACTATATTTGTGAAATCACCAACTGGACATTGTTTACAATTTTCAAATTTTCCTTTATATAAATTATATTCTAGAGGACCTGTGCTTTCCTTTATTTCGGTAGCATAGGCACATTTATCATATATTAAACGATTTGAACTCATATATATAATAAATTTAGATAATTTTTTTATTAAACCTTTATTTTATTTAACCACTGAATAACTAAAATCTGAATCATATTTTCAGGAATCACATTATTTTTTATATATGAATTATATAATAATTCCATTAATTCCATTTTTAATTGTTTCGTATTTATTTTTTCCCTATTTTTTAATATCTTTAATATCAAATATTTTATTTCCTGACTTATCAACCACGATAAACTTAATTCATACTCATAACTTATAAATGGAACTAAATTATATAATATTATTTCTGTTTTATTTACTGGACAACCCAACTTAAAATCCAAATTATATTTTAATTCTTCTTCGATTATACTTAAATATGTATCCCTACTCACTTTATCCATTATATCCAAGTAATTATCTAACTTTTTTATAAATTCCAATAATTTTATTTTTGAAATTGATATCGTCGAATTTTTTGGGTCTGAATATTCTAATTCAATATAATCATTTATATTATCAATGTATTTTATTATATTATTTAAATATTTTATCTCATTATCTGATTGTATATTCATTATCATTTTCTCTAATATAACTATATCTATTTGACTTCCATTATTAAAATATTTATTCCCTCCACGAAAATCTAAATGTTTCTTCATATTTGCTCCACATAACATTAAAAAATTTATCATATTTGGATCTCTTTCTAAACAAGCATATTCTAATAAAGTATGTCCTCTTTGATTCGTCAAGTCTATATTTGCTCCTAATTTAAATGATTGTTTAATAAAACTTGTATCACCAAATTTAATTGCGTAATGTAAAGGTGTTAATCCTTCCTCATTATAAACTTTAAAATCTAATTCACCAAATTTATAACTTTTTAATTTTTCCAAATTTCCGGTTTCTATTATATCAAATAATTCACTATTATTATTTTGGGGTTTTGTATTTAATATAGGTTTATCTATTGTTTTTTGAATTGTTTGAGTTATATATTTACTACATTCGGTTTCTGTTTCATTTATAATTTCTGTAAATTCCTGTTTCTCATTTTTATTTTTTAAATTTTCTAGTATTTTAATACACTGCTTAAAATATTCAAATGATTTATCTGGTTCTATATCAAAATATTTTCTGGCAGTTAAATAAGATTTTAAACACTTTCTCATTTTTAATTCATCTGGTTTTAGTAGGGTTCTTTTATTTAAATTATCCATTACCTATTAAAATTATATATTAATATTTTTCATTTTAAACTCAGTTAAAAATTGACAAAAAAATATATTATTAGTATAAACTATAATATATTAATGAGCACTATTAAAAAACTAATTGATTCTGGTAAAATATCAACAATTAATAAAAATGAAGATGAATTTATATTCTTACCCCCAAAACCTATTTTAAAATGGGTTGGCGGCAAAACTCAAATTTTAGATAAAATTATTAATAACTTTCCAAAAGAAATTAATAATTATCATGAAATATTTTTAGGAGGTGGTAGTGTTTTATTTGGACTACTTTACATGATAAATAATAAAAAAATAAAAGTTAAGGAACAAGTTTATGCTTATGATTTAAATCATAACCTAATAAATTTATACCAAATTATCCAAAAAAATCCTAAAAATCTATATATTGAAATATCAAAATTAATTAATCAATATAATACTATTAAAATTGAAAAAGGAAATAAAAAACCAAAAAATAATGATGAAGCTTTATCATCTAAAGAATCATATTATTATTGGATTAGGAAAAATTATAATTCAATTAAATTATCCAATAATGATTCTGAGGAAAGTAAACAAAATTTAATTAAAAATGCTTCAATGTTTATATTTTTAAATAAAACCTGTTTTAGAGGTTTGTATAGAGTTGGTCCAAATGGTTTTAATGTTCCATATGGAAATTATAAAAATCCATCTATTTTAGAAGAAGAACATTTAATGGAAATAAGTAATCTAATCAAAAATGTAAAATTCATTCATTCTGATTGTATATCTTCATTAACTAAACCTCTAAAAAATGATTTTGTCTATTTAGATCCTCCTTATGCGCCTGAAAATGAAACATCTTTTGTTTCATATACTAATGATGGTTTTGATTTGGATAAACACATAAAGTTATTTCAATCTTGTTTTGAACTAAAGAAAAAAAATATAAAATTTATGATATCAAATGCTGATGTAGAATTAGTTAGAAACAATTTTAATGGATATAATATTCAATCAATTGATTGTAAACGCTCTATTAATTCAAAAAATCCTGGCGCGAAAACTAAAGAAGTTATTATTAAATCATTTTTTTAATAATCGAATTTTATCGTTTTTATTCTTTCCTCAAAATCTATACTACTATTTATTGTTCTCATTGTATTCACTGTTAATTGGTTTTGTTTACGAGTTCCTTCTCCACCCCTTGGTATTGGCATCACCAAATGATTTGGATCTTGAACATTTCTATCCAAATATTGAAACTGATAATCAAATAATTGTTGGCCTTCTTTTTGTTGTTTAAATAATTTTGTATCATATCTTGACGCATCTCCTTGTCTCATATTATTTGATATATCTAAATTACCAAAACCTCTTCCCGCTCCCTCATCTTTATTTGTATAATAAGTTATATTCTTTTCTGGAAATTGGTCTTTATAATTATTTGAATAAGGTAAATTATAATCTTTAGGATTGAAATTATTAGATAGTTTAACCTGTGTTTTTTCCCTAGAATTTATTGAGGGTGTTATTAAATTGGTCTCTTTATCAATAACATCCGATTTAGTTGTTGGTGAAATCCAATAACCGTGAGTATCATATATTGGATTTGTTCTAGTTATAAATTTAGTTTTACTATTTATATTATTTTTCTCATTATAATCGAACTTTATATTACTCATTATAAGTGATAATATTTTATTTTTAATCAAGCGTTGTTATTCTTCCACGATGATATACAGGATCTCTTACTTTTAGACAATTCTTTCCTGTTGTTTTACACTCACCACTATTACCAAAACACCATTCCGCAAATTCTGTTTGTCTATTAACTATCTCTGTATTTGGCATTGTGTAATAATTTCGGTCAGATATAAATTTACCCCAAATATCAGATGAATCTGAATAAATATTAGATCTAAATTTCTCTCTCATTTCTTTCTTCACTTTATCATATGGACATGCTGGAGGCTTATCTCTGGATTCTATCAAATCATCTATTGTATAATTACTAAATGGGTTAGATTCTGTGGGATGAGTACATACTGTTGGGTCTATTGTTCTATTTAATGTCGTGAATTTTTCTACATAACCTAATAAAAATGTTATTATTAAAATTATTGCGCTAATGGATAACCATTTAGAATCTAATCTAAATATTATTATGATTATTGCTAAATAAATAGCTAATCTAGCTATAGCATTTATTTTTTCTTCTCTACTTAAATCTTTATTTGGTAAAAAGTGTCCTAAATTATTTAATAAAATTAATGGATTTTGATACCATAATTGTGTCATCCTAATTATATATAAATAGATATTTAAAAAATTAATTAATTATAATTTAATGAATAATTATACTAATCACTATCATGATGACAAAATATCTTATGAATTAGGAGATTGCTTTATTAGTTGTATATATAAAAATGGTACTTGGGATTGTCAAAAATTTGCAGAGAAAAAAGACGCAAATGAGTTTATTAAGAATTATGAAATGACTAAAATAGTTAGAATTAATTGTTTAAAAGCATTATTTAACAATAAATTAAAATTTGATAAAAATGAGGATTAATATGATACTAAATTAATATAATTAGTTGTTGAAAAATCAAATTCTTCTTTATTTAATCTTTCTGAAAAATTATAAATAAATTTTTGGTATTTATTTAATATTTCTTCATTATTTCTAATAAACACTTGTTTTTTTATTATATTTTTATTTATATAAAATAATTTATTATTTATATTTCCTTGTTTAATTAATATATATAATATTCTTATTGCTTTTTCAAAAAATTCATTATCTAATATTTTAATCTCATAACTATAATCAATAAAATTCGTATATTCACCCTCATCTAAAATCATATAATTTCTAAATTCACTATAATTACTAAATCTAAATCTTTTCTTAACAATATCTTTTCTTCTTCCATAATAACATAATTTATTATTATAAATACCAATTCCTAATAGAGGCCCGTCCCATTCAAAAAAGGAACATAATAATATTAATTTATTTGATACATCATATGAATTTATAATATTTGATAAATACGTTCTAAAGATACTAAATTCATTTATCATTTCTTTCCATAGTAATCTATTATTTTGATATTCTAATGGAAATAAATTTATATTTGAATTAATAATTTTATTAACTAATAATAAATTATTACTACTATTAGTATCTAAAAATGGAATTATATTAAATAAATAATCTGGATGTAAAAATATATTAATATCCATTAATATAAATCTTATTTTTTGCTCTTTTAAACTCATTTAAAAAAGTTTTTGATTTAATAAAGTAATATGAATAATTATTCTTGGGTTGAAAAATATAGACCTCAAAAATTAGATGATATTAGTGCTCAATCTAATGTTATAAATTCTCTTAAATCTTCCTTAATTACTAAAAATATACCACATCTAATCTTTTTTGGTCCTTCTGGATGTGGTAAAACATCTACTATTTTAGCTCTAGCTAAAGATTTGTTTGGTACTCATTATTCTGAAAGAATTATTGAATTAAATGCGTCAGATGAAAGGGGTATAGATGTAGTTAGAGATAAAATAAAAAATTACGCAAAACAATCTATTAATACAAATCTTGATATACCACCTTGGAAAATAATAATATTAGATGAAGCTGATACAATGACACCCGATTCACAATTTGCTTTAAGAAGAATAATGGAACAATATTCTAGGATAACTAGATTTTGTATTATTTGTAATTATCATAATAAAATTATAGATCCTATAATATCAAGATGTTCATTATTTAGATTTAAACCTATTAAAAATAATGAGATTAAAGCAAAATTAGAATTTATTTGTAAAAATGAAAATTTTAATTGTGCTCATAATTTACTTGATAAAATTATTGAAATTAGTAGAGGAGACTTGAGAAAAGCTATTAATTTACTTCAAAAATGTTATAATTCTTATGGTGATAAAGTTAATGGTGAACTATTAGATGAAATGTCTGGTATTATACCTGATAATAAATTTAATCAAATTATGAATAATGCTTTTAATAAAAATACCGATAATATTGATGATTTAGTTTATAATTTATTTTTAGATGGTTATTCTATGGTTAATCAAGTTAGTAGAATACATAAATATATATTAAATAAAGATTTACCTTGTTCCATTAAATCTAATATCTTATGCAAATTAGCTGAAATTGACCAAAATTTAATTAAAGGATGTGATGAATATATTCAATTTATGAAATTTATTTATTATATTATGATTATAACTTAATATTTTTTATATAAAGATTATGTTTGTATAAAAAATAATAATGAATCAAAATAATGACTTTTTACCTTGGGTTGAAAAATATAGACCAAAAAATATGGAAGAAATTATTAGTCATGACCAAAATATTAAAACTATCAAAATGTTATTAAAAGGTGGGTCATTACCACATTTACTTTTTTATGGTTCTTCCGGAACTGGCAAAACTTCAACCATTATGGCATTGGCTAAAGAAATTTATGGTAAAAATATGCGATTAATGGTTATGAAATTAGATGCTTCAGATGATAGAGGTATTAATTCTGTTAGAGAAGATATTAAGGGATTTGCTGAAAAATCAAATATGTTTCAAAAAGGTGTTAGGTTAATTATTTTAGATGAAGTTGATTCTATGACATTTGATGCTCAATTTGCTCTAAGAAGAATTATTGAAAAATATTCCGCGACTATTAGATTCTGTCTCATTTGTAATTATGAAAATAAAATTATTCCTGCAATCCGGTCTAGATGTGCCAATTTTAGATTTAATAATATTGATATTCATCATACTTGTATTAAATTATATCAAATTGTTGAAACTGAAAAACTTAATCTTGAATCTGGTACTATAGAAATTATTGCTAACCTATCTAAAGGAGACCTTAGAAAAGCTATCAACCTATTACAATCGCTATCTCTTTATTCTAATTATATTACACAAAATATGTGTTATGAATTAGCGGGAATTCCATCTACTACAGAAATTAAAAAAATATTAAATATTCTAAATGATAATCATATATCATTTGATAAAACACATAATATTATTAATGATTTAATTCAATCACAAGGATATTCATTATCAACTGTACTAAAAGAACTTATTAATGAAATAATTAATGGTCAATATTTTAAAAATATACCCCAAATAATATCTGATATGTCTGACTTGGAAAATATGGTAACAAAATCTACTTTTGGTGATATATACATAACCGCTCTTGTTGGTATCTTTAAAAAAAATAAACTTAATGAAATGATTATTTGAAAATATTATTAAAATTATTTAAACATTAATTTTATTATTGCTTAATGCTACAAAATAATATTAAGGATGCTTTTATGAATTATATTAACCCTAAAAAGTTTCTTAATGGAACTACTTGGAATGGTGATATTAATTTTAGTTCATTAGGAGAAAATTTTGAATCAAGATTACTTGCTTTAGACCAAAAAATGGTTCTTCCTGAAACAAATCGAAAATCAAAATCATTACTCGATACAACTCTATTTGATAAATTATTTAATGATTTATTATTAACAATATCATCAATGAATAATGAAACTCAATCCAAATCATTAAATTTGTTGTTTAGATATTTATTTTATTTAAGGTCAGTTAGAGTTCCTGGTAAAAAATCAAGACTATTATTTTATTGGTTATTTAAAAAATTATATAATTACTTTCCAAGAACTGCTTGCGCATTATTAGAATTAATTCCTGAATTTGGTTATTTTGGAGACTTGGATTATATTATGAAAAATATGAATAACTGTTTTGATATTGTCCAAACTGCTCAAAATATTTATATTAAACATTTGAATTCTGATTGTAATCTATTATTTAATAAACCACTAATTCAAGTTTCCCTTAATGATGCTAAGAGTATGAATCAAACTTTAAAGAATATGAGTGTTCAACAAATTAGAGAATTTACCAAGGGCAAACAATTTTCACTTGCTTCCAAATGGTTTAAGCGTGAAGGTAAAAGAGATTCAAGTATTAGAAATTCTATTTTATTATCTATTTATAAACCCAAAAATTTAAAAAGTATGAATTATTGTCAAATGGTTTTCCGTCATATATTATCTTCATTATCACAATGTTTATTAGTTGGTGAACAAATGATGTGTGAGAAAAATAATGAAATGCGAACTTGGGCAGATATCCCTTTGGAAAATGCTCCTGCTAAATTTATTACTAAATATCGTAAGGCTTTAGCTAATGAAAAAATTGGGGAAATATTAATACTAGAAGATTTAGAAACAGGTAATAGATTTAAAGATAATCCAGATAGAATTATTTGTCGTCAAAATCTTATCAAAACTTTATTAGAAGGTAAATTAAAAGGAGCAGTACAAGATATTGATAAATTAAGTAAAATTATTTATGAAAGTAATGAACAAACAATAACTCTCACTGAAAGAAAAGTTATTGCTACTCAATGGGATGATTTAGTTAATAAAATTAAAACTGAAATTAATCAAACTATTGAAGAATCAAAGATTGAAGCTCAAAAAAATAATATCGTATTTTTAGACCCACGTAATGTTATCCCTGTTGTAGATACATCTGGATCAATGTATTCTGCCAAAGTTCAAGATGTAGCAATAGGTCTTGGCATTTTAGCAACTCAATTAAGCACATTACCTGGATGTATGATGAGTTTCTCTGAAAGACCAGAAATTTTTTATTTAAATATGAATGGTACCGATGTGTTTGACCATTTCCAACAAATAATGAGAGGACCAACTGGTTTAAGTACCAATATTGATGCTACTTATAGATTATTATTAAATGTTATGCTTGAAAATAAAGTTTCATCAACTGATTTTGCGCTTTTATTTTTAACTGATGGTCAATTTAATTCTCAAGTTATGATTCAAGGAAATGATTATTATAGAAGGGGTCGTGTAGATGATGATTTTCTTAGTAGAATAGAAATAGCATTTAATGAAAAAGGTTATAATTTACCAAGAATGATATTTTGGAATCTAAACTGTTATAGTCCAGGATTTCCTGCAACATCATTATCAAAAGGAGTTCAATTAGTTAGTGGTTATTCTCAAAGTTTAATGCTTCAAGTTTTCACTGGAGATTATAAATATGAACTTCAAAATGATGGAAGTATGAAAATTAATGTTAATCCTTGGGATTCATTTTTGAAAGCCTTATTACATCAAGATTATGATATTGTATCTCAAATCTTGGCACAAACTAGTGAAGGTTGTCTCAAGGAATTAGTTAAAAATAATTAAAATATTTGTTGTGCTCTATTTTTTGCTAATTTATCTAATAAATTATCAAAATCTGATTGTGGGATAGGTTCCACTTTAACTTTAGTAGGTAATTCTTTTTCTTTCTTATTATTTAATTCTTTTTTAGTAAGACCATACCAATATATTCCATCTGACATTCTCTTTTTTTGTAATCCCATTTCAGATAAAATCATTGGTAATTGTCTTTTAAGATAATTAATATATGATTCAGATACATTAAAATTGGATGATATAATATTAAATATAGTAGAGAACTTAAAACAATGTTCTGGATTTGTATCAATATCAAAATATTTATTTATTAGATTTTTGATTTCTTCAAATGATAATTTAGTATTTATATTTTTATCATCCATTATTTTATCTAGTCTATTCTTAGCATCTTCTTGATTTACATATATATCTTGTTTCATTTCAAAAAGTTGTTTTTGTTTATTACTATCAATATCAACAATAATCTTTGATACAAGTTTAAATTCAGGGAATAATGATTTTATTTTATTAGAATTAAAATAATCACTATTAACTCTAATTATAAAAATATTATTAAATTGTGAATTAAAATAAATATTATATTCCTCTGAATGTTCTAATAATGAAGAATCAAACTTTTCAATTAATTGATAATTATTAATTCTCTCAACTCCTTCTACATCTAATACAGAATCAGTTTTATTATCTTTTTCAATAATATCTCTAACACTTCTTGTTTCTCTTGATACATTTACTAATTTAAAACCAACTTCAGAATTTTCATTTGATGATTTAACAGATTCTTTTAAAGTAGAATCACTACCAAAAATATTTAATGAAGAATCAAATGAACGAAAATATTTAACTACACTATTTAATGAATTTAAATTTTGCATAAAATGTAATGGTTCAATATCATATTTTAAAAATGAATTATCACTAGTTAATAATTTAAATAATGATTCAATTAATTTAAAATCATAATTTGATAATGATGTAAACTCTACTTGACTATCCGGATAATAAATATCAAACATTTTTTTTAATTTATTTTCTTCTAAATAATTATTAGTTATAACTTTGTAATCTTCATTTATTTTTACCAAATAATTTCTATTTATAATTGAACTTTGTACAGGAACAAATTCACTATTTGTAAATTGATCATTAGAAAATTCTGCGTTCATAATGTATGCTATGTATGTATATACATACTATACATTTAATATTAAATATAAACGAACTTGAATAATATTATGTTATTAATTATTATGCGTTTAAAAAAAAATTGCTCGGCCCTTTAGGGCCATGTTGGGCAAAGCCCAAAAAGACTCACTTTGTTCGATCCTTAATACTATTTATTAATGCTCACTTTGTTTCGCATTAATAAAAAAAATTGAAACTGTATATTCTTATTATAAATACCTATAATATTTAATGTCTTATGATAACATTGAGCAAATTAAGAATTATATTACTAGTCCTATTAATAATCAAATTATTAAGCTTATTAGACATGATGATAATGTTTCTAATTATGTTTTACATTTTGATGTTAATACAATACCATTAAAAATTACTACTGATTTTAATAGATATTGTTTAGCGGAGTCTGGTTTAGATACTATTAATCTTAAACCATTCAATCTAAATATTGTTTTTAAAAATAAAGACCCCAAAAATATTTTAGAACAAATTAGTAGACTTATAACTTTTGATAATAATAATCCTACTAAAAAATTTTCTGATCCATTCCATGTTTATCAAAAAATTGAAGAACTAACTAAATTTGATATTAATTGGTCAGTTATTGAAAAAGTTTTTAGTAAAAATATTGAATCAAATACAAAACTTCAAACTACTGATAATAAAATTCCCAAAGAATTATTATTAACTCCCATTCAAATATCACAATTAATTATTAATGAAATTAAAAGGGTTAATCGTAATAAGACTTTTGAACATTATATTGTTCCTGATGAAAATAATCCTTATAATTTATTTTTAAGATTAAAGTTTAATGATTCTAATATTTTCCAACAAATTAAAAAGGATTTTGGTTATGATTATATGGAATTAAAACTAATTATTAATCCTAAAACTCATCCTTTCATTCCACCTAAAATAGAATATATTAGACCCAAAATTAAATTACCACTTTTATTATCCATTTTAAATTTGGATATTCTTAAATTAGATAATTGGAATCCCACTATCACTCTTGAATATTTTATTTCTAGTTTAGGTAGCCAAATTGAATTATTTATTAATGATTATGTTATTCCTGATGCTATAACAAATGGTAATAAAAATATATCATATAATGAATTGGAATATGAACTTATTAAATTAGCAAGTATAACAAAAGAATATTCTAATGATAAAATTCAAATTAAGATATCCAAACTAAAAATTTCCAATAATGAAAAATCAGGTAATGCTTATTGGAAAGCTGGAACAGGATATGGTAATGATAATCTAACATCTTGGGATATTAAAACTTTTATTCAAGAAAAAGAATTACAATCTGAAGAGTTAGCTAATTGTTTATTAAAAATTAATAGTCTTATTAAACCAGAATATATTGAAATTATTAATGATTCTATTTTAATTAATTATATTAATAACCAAATTAAAGGACTAACTATGTTAGAACTCGAAAAAAATAAAAAAATATTTACAGAAATTTTTAATATTTTAGCTAATCTTGCTGATAAAAATATTAGTCAAACAATTATTAATTCTTTCAGTTGTAATTTAACTATGTTAAGAGATGAAATTGATATGTTATTCAAAACATCAACCGAATCTCTTAATAATGAATTCTTATTACAAATATATTGTTTGTCTGATTGGTATGTATCAAGATATGTTGAATTACCTGAAATTCCTAAAGAAATTATTATTTCTAGTGATATCAAAGAAAAATATTGTGAGATTATGAAGAAATTACAATTTGGTTCATATGAAATACCTAGAGATCATAGATTTAATAAATATTTATCAAACAAACCAGAACAAAAATCATTAATGAGAATTCTTTCTGAAATTTCGGGTTTCAAAACAAATCTACCATTAAATTGGGAATCAAGTATTTGGGTACGAGTACCAAAGAATAATTTTAATATTTTCTCATTTTTAATTTCTGGTCCAAAAGATACTCCTTATGAAAATGGTTTATTTGAATTCCATGCCTATTTACCACCTAATTATCCTAATGGTGTTCCAGAAGTATTAATTCATACAACAGGAAATGGTAAGGTTAGATTTAATCCAAATCTTTATGATAGCGGAAAAGTTTGCTTATCACTTTTGGGAACTTGGGCAGGTCAAGAAGGTGAAAAATGGAATCCACAAACATCAACATTTTTACAAATTATGGTTTCTATTCAATCTCTTATTCTTGTGGAGCAACCATATTTCAATGAACCTGGATGGGAAAGAGAAATGAATACAAAACACGGTCAAGAGAAATCAAGACTTTATAGTGAAGAAAGACAGCCTAGTACTATCAAGTTAGCTATGACTGATATGATTAATAATCCACCCCAAGGTTTTGAAGATGTTGTTCTTAATCATTTTAGAATGAAAAAAGATGAGATTATTAATAAAACTCTAATCTGGCAACAAAATGCTATTAAATTTAATAATATTATGGAAAAAAATAGAAATGAATTACTAACATTATTAGAAAAATTATAATTTATTTTATCATCTATTTTAAATGAAATTTGATATAACTCTTAATGGCAAATATGAATTTAATTCTGATTTAAATTATAAAACCTATAGAATTCTCAAAGTTGATAATAAGGAAAAAGAAGAATTTATGGTTAATATTTTTGATGAATTTATAAATAAATCTGATAAAGAAATATGCTATGCGGGAATAGATTTTGAGTTTAATAAAGTATCAAAAACAGATAGAGAAGTTGCTTTAATGCAAATTAATTTGGAAAACGATAGTGATATAGGATATATATTTGTATTATATCCACCAGAATTAGATAAAAAAAATATGGATAAATTATTAAAATTAATAACCAATCCATATATAATTAAGATATTACATGGAGCAGAATCATTAGATATACCATATTTATTTAATCAAGTATTAATAACAAAAACAAATATAGATAATTTTTGTAAGAATTTTTATGATACTAAATTTTTATGTGATTATTCAATATTAAAAAAAGAAAATGGAACTTTAGGGTGTTCTATATATAACCTATTATTAGACCAAAAAATAATCACCCCACAAAAATTAGAGGAATTAAATAGTATTGAAGAAAAAACCGGACCAATTTATTTAATTCATATTGATATTCATAAATTAGATTATCAAGTTTTAAGATATAGTTTATATGATGTTCTTTATTTACCTCAATTAATAAAAAAATTTATGAAAAAAGGTGATATCTATAATAAGATTATACCCGAAATTTCTTGTTTGATTAATAAATATAAAAGAAAAATAGAAAATGATTTTATGATTATTGAAGAAAATGTTAATAATCTAAATATATATTTTATATATGATAATCAAAACATAATATTATTAAAAGATATATGGAATATGTACTATCATATGGCAGATGCTGAATTAAAATTATTATTCAGAATTAGTTATTTTAAGAATTTTTTTGAAATAATTACTAAAATGATAGTTTATGATTTAATATCCAAAAAATTTACTATCTATAAAAATAAAAAAGAAAAATTAGAGAATATTAATTATCAACAATATTATAAATATATTAATAATTATGAATCAGTTAATAAATTATTAATGGATTTTTATGAATATGTAGAAAAAGATATTAAATGGAGATTATGAAATAAATATGAATTATAATGCTTAAAAAATAATTTGTATATTATATTATAATGGATACTGATAAATTTAAAAGAGTTTTGAAAGCCAAACCACTGACTGAAGAAGAATTAAAAGCAGATGAAGACGAGTTAGATGAATATTCTCTTAAAACACAAATTAAAATTAAAGGTGTTTTAATAAAAACATATGGTGTCTTAAGACCATACATAAAATCCACCACAATTGCCAGAAAATTTGAGGATTTTTTACATGAGGATGATTTTCATTATTTTTATAACTGGATATTATTAAAAGAAATAAAACAAAAAAAAATCTAAAAGAAATATATGAATATTGACCAAAGAAGATTGATGTATTTAAATTCTGATTTAATAAGATTAAGGAGAATATCATATAAAGTTGTTATGATAGATTGGTATAACAAAACTCATAATATACAAATAGGTAGTGGTGATAGAAAGCTGAAAGTAGAATATGAAAATAATATCTATGTGTTTGAAGAATCAACAATTGACGACAATCACTTTGTATTGTATTCATTTATAAAATTTTTTGATGAAAAAAATTTTATAAAGACTAACATAAACCGGAGTCCCGGTTCATTGTATTCAGTAAATGAGGATGAATGTGTTATTGTAATTATATCAAAAGATGGAATTGCTGAGATACATGGAATTGGAAATTACAAAAATTGTGTTAGATTCACCAATCAAAATATTGGTTCTCATTTATTAAAAATAACTATTAAAATGTTAAAAAAATATAAAAATAAATTTGGTATTAAAATGATTACATTAACTGATAATAGTATTAAAAAATGTAATAAAACACAAATAAAGTTATCTACAATGTTAATATTAACAAATGGTAATACATGGTATGGTAAATATGGATTTCGTCCAATTGAGTATCAAGATGATAAATATGTATTAAGTGAAATATTAAATGAACATGGGCTAGTAAAGCTTTGCTTTACTAGCACAGCTACTTAATCTAAAAATCCAAGGATTTTTAGATTAATGAACAATATAATAAAAATATAGAAATTATGAATAAAAAGACAATAAGTGATATTGATTTAATTAAATATATTAAAAAAACAAACAATGAAAAATTGATAAAGGCTACGCAACAAATAATATCTTTATATCCTAAAATGTTATTAAAAACCTATTTATTTAATTTATTACAAAATTATGACAAAACTTGTGAGAACTTTTCACAATTTTACGAAAAACTATTTATTGATATTGGTTTATATAATTTTCATAAATATTCTTTTGGATTATTTATATAAATCGTTGCTAATAAAAAAAATTGATTTAATTATATATTAATAATAATTTATTATTATATAATGGAATCTATTCAAGAAACTAAACAAACTTATTTTGGGCAAAATTGCCATAAATTAACAAAGTGGTTAAACTTTAATATTAATAGTAAGAATAACAAATATGTTAATGATTTAATTAAAACAGGCGAAATAGCTCTAGAAACCTTTGAAAATTATTATGAAAAAGTTAATAGAACTGATTACGACACAGAAGAAGAGTATAATAAAGCTCTTGATAATCTGCAACCACTAATTATTTATGAATGGTATTTAGTATCAGATAAAGCGTACGAGCTATTTAAGAAATTTGATTATCCAGTGATTCAATATAAGGGACAAAATATTTGGGGACGTACCAATTTTACCCCACATTTGTACATGGACTATTATTATGAAATTGATAAAATGAAAATTTTGATTGATGATTATCATATGAATTATTAAGTTTTTTTATTCATTTCCTTTAGAAAAATTAATACAAATAATTAATAAAAATTAAAATCAAACTTTTACCAACCAACATATCATACCCAACTTTTTTTGGAATATTTTGGCACCCAGGGCGCGTGTCTCGGGTTGAAAGTTGGCGTTGAAAGTTTAAAAATTTATAAATCATTTAAGAAATAAATTATATATCTATTAATAGATATATGGTCGAGAAGAAGCAATATAGATGTGATATATGTAATAAATCATATAAAGATAAATCAGGATTATGGTATCACAATACTAAAAATCATAAAAATATAAACAACAATTTGACAACAATTTCAACCTCCAAGGAAACCAAAATGACAACAATAAATAAGACAACCAAATCGGTTGAAAAACCAGATAATTGTATATGTAAATATTGTGGTAAACAACTTAGTCATAGAAATTCAAGATGGAGACATGAAAAAATATGTGAAAAGAAAATTAGTATTGAAAAAAAATTAGAAGAAATAACTCAGAAATTAGACGAAATTCAGAAAAAATCACTAACTAATAAAAAATCTACAAAAATCATTAATAATATTAATGGTAATATTGTTAATGGTACTAATACTGATAATAGTCAAAAAATAATTATTAATAAAACTGGTAATGAAGACTTAAATACCCTAACTTATGATGAGGTTAGTGTTATTTTTGATAATCAAATTACTAGTGTTATAAAACTTATTGAATCATTAAATTTTGATGAAAAGAAACCACAAAATCATTCCTTCTGTACAACATCTCTTGAAAGCCCATATTTATCTTATTATGATAATGGCACTAATTCAATCAATAAGGAAAGAAAAAAATATTTTTTTGATGAAATTATTTGTAAAAATATTGAAAATCATGAAATACTTTATAACAAGTTCAAAAATAAGTTTAATAATAGCAAAAAACAACAAATACAAAATAATATTACAAATTTGAAAGAAATAAGGGCGAATTCATTTAATAACAAAATAATGCAGGAATTAGTAAGAAAGCTTAATTTATTGTCATATAACAAAAGAAATATAGTTCATAAAACTTGGAATGGTGAACAAGATGATGATGATGAAGATGATAGTGAATTTGTTAAAATGTTAATGGAAAAACCAGATGAAAATGTATTAGATGAATTTAATAATATTAAAGAAAGTAAACCAAAAAAGAAGTTATATATTAGTGATAGCGAAAGTGATAACGAATCAACAGAATCTTCTATTGATGTATAAATAATTATTTTCCAATTTATTTATTATGTCAAAGTTCATATTTAATTACGAATCTACTATACCCGATACCAATGAGCAAAATAAAATTATAGCTGAAAGAATGCCAAAATATAAATATTCAAAAACAGAAACTGAATCATACAAAGTTATAAATTGTCAAAAAATAGTTGATAGAAATTATGACACAAGTAATTGGATATATTTAGACGAATTAATAAAAAAAAATAATGATTTAAAAATATTCAATGGATTATTAACAAAAACTTATAAAATTGTTGTTAAGATTGGTAAGAGTGATACAATAAAAAAAGAGTATGATATTAGTCAACAATTAAAAGATATACCAAATTTTATTAAATATTTATGTTATTTTAGTTGTAATAATAAAATTGAGAATATAATAAATAATTCATCAATATGCGCAAATTCTGGAGATAAAATTAATATATTATTAATGAAATATTATGATTTAGGTTCAATAAAAAATTATAATTGGAATCATGAAAATTTTGTTTCATTAAAATCATTAATTAAGCAAATAATTAGTTCGCTATTCATTGCTTATGTTAAATTTGGTTTTATTCATAATGATACACATTTTGGTAATTTTTTAATTAAGAAAACATTACCGGGTGTCCCGGAAAGATTTACTTTGAGTGCGAAGCACTCAATGAAAACAAATGACATTATAACAAAACCACAAAATATAAAATATGAATTTGATGGTATAATAAAAAATGATATTATAAAAGAATATAAAACTTATGGTTTTTACGCAATAATTATGGATTTCGAGAATAGTTTAAAAGCAAATGACACTAAGGAATCTATTTATTTTCTATATAAAAATTTTCAACAAATAATAAACAATATACAATATGAATTAAATATTAGATTAAATAATAAAAATGATATTTTAAACTATATTGATGATTGTATTAAAACTGGCAATATGATAGATATAAATTATTTATTACAATTAGTTGATAAATTTGAAATGATTGATAAAATAGATTTAACAAAATTAATTAAATATAATCCTAATCTATAAATTTATAGATTTTCTAACATAGCTACTTTGGTAATATATAAAAAATAATTTATTATTTTATATAATGGAATTAAGTAAAGATCAATTAGAATTATTAAATAATTGTAAGAAAGATAAAAAGTGCTTTTCATTTGCGGGATTAAAAACCAAAGCTAAAGTTGTTGATATTTATGATGGTGATACTATAACAGTCAAGTTTTTCTTTGGTAATCAATTAATCCAATATAAATGTAGATTATTAGGAATTGATACTCCAGAAATTAAAAGTAAAGATGAAGAGAAAAAGAAATTAGCTATTAAAGCTCGTGATAGATTGAGGGAATTAATTTTAAATAAAGTTGTTGAATTAGATGTAAGAGAATTTGATAAATATGGTAGATTATTAGGTGTTATAAGTTGTGATAATCAAAATATAAATGAACTAATGTTGAAAGAATGTCATGGTTATTCTTATGATGGAGGTAAAAAAAATAGTGATTAATATTTAATTTAATAAAATATTTGGTTTAATAATGATAACTAGATACGATATATTAAAATATTTATTAACTAGAAAAACTACAACAAATAATTGGTTTAGAAAAAAATATGGTAGGTATTCTAAATATTGCCAACTAAATGGTGATATATTAAAAAAACATCAAATTGGTGGTGGTAAACCAGAGTTTGTTCTTAAATATGATAATAATTTATATAATTTTTATAGAGATGAAATAGATAAACAATTTGTTGTTTTATATGCTTTTGATGGAGAAGACTCATGTATTGTTATAGAAATTAATAAAAATGAAAAAATAGCCAACATACAAAATATAAGTGGATTAAATACGTGTTTACATGGAAGCAAGAATAAGATAGGTTCCACATTACTAAAAATAACATTAAAATTACTAACCAAGATTAAAAGTAAATTATTTAATAAATATCCAATAGAAATAATTACTTTATCGGATGATAGTTATAAAGTATGTCCAGCTAATAATAAAAAATTGGATATGAAAAAAATGAATGTGTTATTAAGTGGAGATACATGGTATGGTAAATATGGATTTAGGCCTATAAAAGATAATATGTTGAATGAAATAAGTATTGATACTATAAACAATAAAATTTATGATAGTAACAAAAAAATTATGGATAAAATAAAAATATCAGACATTAAGTTATTAAAATATTTTAATAAAATTAAAAATATATCAGATATTCAATTATATTCAGTTGATAAAATTATTAAAAAACATCCAGAAATGCTTTTGAAAGATTTTTTAAGCAGACTATTAATGGATTTTGATTCAACGTGTATTTTATTTAGTGAAATTTATGAAAAATTGTATAATGATATAGGATTAAAACATTCAGGTACATTTTATGGATTATTTTTAAATGAATCAAAAAAAGTTAATTATAGTTGAACAAATTAGTGTTGATTTATTTTATCATTGATCATACTTCTTGTTGATGGTGTTAAAAATATACCATACAATGTACCTGATTGTTTAAGACCTTAACAAACTATGTTTCTTAAGTTACTTTATCTAAAAATTCAAAGAATTTTTAGATAAATGACCTAAATCATTATAAAGTTTGATATAGAAATGATAAAATAATTTGCATGTTTCATTTGATAAACTTTGTTTATCAAAAGCAAGAACTCTATCTCCTTGAGATAGAGTTGTTTCATCAAAAGGTATGGCTTTTTGAAGTAAGAACTCTGGTTTTACCAGAGTTGTTTCATCAAATTCCTTTAATAATTTATTAATAAAATCTTTTAATAATAAATTTGGTTTTCTTTCAACAATTTTTCTAACTGCATCAATTTGTTGTTTTGAAATATATTTATTTGGTATTTTTTCAAAATATTTAACAATATTAATATCTAGTAAGGAAAAGTATATTAAACTATAACAAAATTCATTTTACACTTTCCTTATAACTTTTTAGGTTAACTTTTACTTATATAGTAAAAGACTATTAGTGCTCTTATTAATTATCTTATCAGACTCATCAATTATGCTCTAGTATTTTGGGATTATATATGTTTTTCCCTTCTATTTTTTTTAAGGGTATTATTTTACGCATTATATTTATTGCTCCATTTAGATCAGCATTAATTGCTTTTCCTATTAATGATATATATAAGCCACGGTTTTTCCGTTCTCCCATATATTTATTTTTATAACATAATTCCTTTAAACTTAAACTATCACATTTCGATGTATAGCTTTCTTCTTTTACTATTAAATTCTTACCTAAACTTGATAATTTTTCTCGTAATTTTATTATTATTCTTGCATATGGAATATTATAAAATATTCTATTATTTTTTGGTCCCATTTTTGTTTTTGTTTTCCAACCTTCATTATATCCAATTATAAAATTGGTTTTATTTTTATATGTTTCTGTAAGCATATTTACTATTTTGTTTATTTCTCCATTTATTTTATTTTTGCGCTCATTTAATAATGAATATAATCTATTAAATGTATCTATATTATATTTTTTTTTATAAAATTCATTTATTGATTTCATTATTGTTCCCCTTATTATATATTGTTCACCTGTTGGATTATATATAGTCATTAAATTTTTTATTCCTGTGTCAATTGAAATTGAATTTGATGGGGTAATTTTTGTCGAAGTTAGTTGTATATCTAATGTTATTACTTCATATGTTATATACGCTACAAATGTGTTCCCGTATGATTTTATTACTATTTGTTTAATTTTATTATTCTTTATTATTTTTGGTAATTTAATAAATAGATAATTAGTATCTATTATGTCATGTTTATTAATATAACCATTTGATAACTTTGTATAATATTTTTTTTCAGATTTATTAATTTTATTTTTAATATTGTTTAGATTACAATATTTTCTTTCCGATATTTTTATTAAATTTTTATTAGTTATTTCATTATAATTTTCAGCAATATATTTTCCTATTGTCAATCTTGCTGAGTTATCAATTATTTTAAATGACGATTGAAAATAAAACAAATTAAATTTTGATTTTTATCTAAATACTTTGGTTTATTTGCTTTTAATTTCTTAGAAATTTTTCCATAATAACTATTTATTGCTTCTGAATATTTATCTATCAAATTTAATGTTATATCTGCGGGTAATTTATCTTTATTATTACCTAAACAATTTTCATAAACAAATTTCTTAAATATATATTGATTACTTAGTAATTCAGAATTAAATCTCTTTTGAATTTTTTTCTTGTAGTTTACATATTTTATATTATCAAAATAATAATTATTATTTTTAATATCATTTTCAAGTATTGTATCCTTAAATGTAAAAGATATATTATGTAATAATTGATATTTAGTCAAAAAATATATTTTATCATAAAAAGATTTTAAGATTCTTTCAATAATATTAGTAAAAACAATATTTTTATTATTTGTATCATATTCAACCAAATTACTTAATTCATTTATAATATCATCTTGTATCTGTTTAATATTAGATGAATTTAAAATAATTCCCTTAATTTTATTCTTAATGTAATCAAATATTATATTATTATTTTTAATCATAAGTTTATGATTTTTAGTATAATCAATATAATATTCTTTGAGATATCCTAAAATTAAATTTATATTATTATTTTTAATAATTTTATTTTTACCAAATTCACTTAATGTAGATTTTTTAACATGTTTTAAAAAATGATAAAGTTGTTGATATGATTTATTCAAGTATAAAGTAAAAAAATTATTAGTAAAAATACAACAGTTAAAAATATTTCTAGATATGGTAGTCATGTAATCAAGAATTTTATTATGCTTTTTTTGTATATTAAATTGAATAGTTTTTAATTTAACATTTGGTTTATTATTGGTCATTATATAATAAACAATAATAAATCTTTAAATAGGTATGATAATTACTCATTAGATATAAAATTTTCAATATCATTTTTATAAATATTAATTTTATTTTTTCTTCTATTAGAGTACATAGTAGTTGAGAATATATGCATAAGACTAATTAATTCCTCAAATATTTCATTATCATTATTAAAATTACTAGTTTGTTTATTTTTAGTAATTTGTATAATATTTGTTCCAAATTTATCAAATAAGTGTTTTATTGTATTGAAAGATAATCTAGTAAGTCTATCATTATGAGTAATATATACATTTTTAATTTTAAGATTAATAATATCGTCAATAAGATCATTTAATGATTTTCTATCGAGGTCAAGACCAGAATTAATATCTGAATATATTTTATCAATATGAATATTATTAGAGTTACAAAAATTATTAATTTTATTAATTTGATTTTCAAGATCTTTTTTTTGCTTATATATAGAAACTCTAGCGTAAATAACATTAATACGTGGATCTTTTTTGATAATTTTAAAAACAGAATCCTCATCATAATCATAATAACCATTATCAAGTTTATTAACTTTAATTTTACCATCTTTAGTATAATTGTAGAGTGTACCTCTAGAAATTTGTAATAATTTCATAACTTCATATGCTTTCATATTATTAAATAATAAACAATGAATCTTTAAATTAATTTGTAATACTTTAATATACTTTTCAATATCTGATAATTTAATTGTGTTCATTTATAAAAATTTTTGATTAAAAAATTTTTATAAAGATCAACTTAAAATAAAAACTTTGTTTTTATTTTAATGTGTTCATAATTTTTTTATTATTTTCATAAATTTTATTATATGTTTCATCAAAAGGCAAAGCCTTTTGAAGTAAGAATTGAGGCTTCGCCTCAATTGTTTCATGTATTTTAACATTATCAATCTCATTACCATATTGTTCAAATGGTCTAAAACCATATGAACCGTACACCCCCAAAGGGGGTTGTGGCTTTTGCTCTATGAGCAAAAGACGCACCACGTATCACCTGTTCTTAATACATTCATAATTTTCATTTCAATCATTTTATTATTTGAAGAACACAATTTATAGCTGTCATCTGATAATGTTATAATTTCAATATTATATTTATTCTGTTTTTCATTAACAAAAAAATCATATATGATTTTTGAATTTTTATTTTAATGTTTTTCCTTAGTAAGATTAATTAATAATTTTAATGTTATCTTAAGTAAAGTCGAACCTTTGCTAGAAAATCTGGATTTTCTAGCAGAGCTACTTTTGGAGAAAAACCGGGGTTTTTCTCCAAATGATCCCACATTATTAACATTAGGACCTGAAGAAGCTAAAGCTTCTTCACGCGTTAAACTAGCTTTGCTAGTTTAAGGACTTACACACTTTTTAATACCTTCTAAATTTTGTATATTGGCTCTTCTTGATTTTGTATCAACTTCAATAGCAACACAAGATGTATCATCGTCATCAATTGAATATAAAATATAAAAATTTTTATCAATAGGATGCTTATAAAAATAATATATATGATTAAGATAATGTACTGAAAATTCTGCTTTTCCACCTCCTATTTGTTTATTTTTAATAATATTGGATAAATTTATATGATTATTATTAATCCATTTATTTGTAAAAGTTTTATTTACAATTAAATACTTTATAATATCATTATGACTATTAAACATTATAATAATTAATAAAAAATATCGAAATCATCAAATTAAATTTTCTTTAAGTCTCTAATAATAATGATTTTTATTTAAGGATAAAATATATTATTAATTTAATGCCAAATAACAAACAAACTCCAAGAAATAGTAATACTAAGCCAACTGAAACAAAGGCAAGAAAGGTTTCAACAAAGAAGTCAGAACAAGTTGCGGAATCAGTTGTTGAAAAGCAACATATGGAAACTAGTTCACACAATGAATTTAATCATGAAACCAAGACTAAAAAAACTGTTCGTAAGGCAGGAAGAACTCTACTAGTTAAATCTGTATCAGGAAGTTCACTAACTCCAGGTAATTTTGATAGTTTAGTAGGTTTGGTTAGCAAGTCTCAAACCAAGTCAGATAGTTCCATTTTCTTAACATTTGATACTGTTCAAAATGCGTTAAGTGCCTTCCGTAAGCTAAGAACCGATTCAACTGATTATCGTGTAAAGTTTAGTTATTATCGTTTATTCTTCACAATGAATGGTTTAACTGAATCTACAGATTATAATCAAGTTAAGACTGATATGGTTAACTATGTTAATTCTAACGCAAAGACCAATGTATTATACTGTAAATTCTACCGTAAGGATAGCAAGTTTGTAGGTTGCGGTGATTTAACAGTTGATACACTAGAAGGAATGAATGCGCTTCTATCTAAGGAAGGAGGATTAAAGGAATATGGATTTGGTCCTTATTCAGGAACTTTCTATAGATATAATAAGAAGCCGCAAGGTCAACAACAAAGTGCAGTTTCCAGTCAATAAAAATAATTTATAACCATATTTATATAATAATATATGAATATGATTAATAATGAAAATTATGTAGTATATATTTTAAAGCATAGTACAACTTCAAAAACATATGTGGGTATTACTAATAATAAAAAAAGAAGATTAAGACAACATAATTGTGAAATAAAAGGAGGAGCTAAATATACAACAATAAATAAGGAAATGGGTGAATGGTATTATTATGGTTTTATATGTAATTTGGATAAGAGAACCGCATTAAGTTTAGAGAAGAGAATTAAAATAAAAAGTAAAAAACAAAAGGGAAATCCAATAGAAAGAAGAAAAAAAGCCATAGAATTAATATTATCAGAATATAATACATTAAATTTAGCTAATTTGACTTTTGATTGTTTAGTTGAATAATAAGATCATAAATAGTATCAATATGTTCTTGAATTTCAATTAATATTTTGGGAAAGTTAACTGCAAAGTTATTATTCATATTATTAATAACTTGAGATTTCCATAATTTATTATTTTCATCATTAACTGGGGCATCCATAACTAAAATAAAGTCAACCAAAAGTAGAATAAATTTTTTTAATTCTGGATTAAAAACAGGTTCAGAAAGTAGTTCTCTAATATTATCTTCATTAAATTTATTTTTGAATGATTCTTTTTTGGGTCCAGGACAAAGAATCAATAATCTTTCGCCAATTTCTTTTATTAAATTAAAACAAGACAATAAATTACCATCATTAACATCCATTACAAGTTTATCATAATATGCTTTTTTCATAGTATTAGTAATATTAACGGACATAGTATGCCAAGCTTTTTGAATAGAATCAAAAAGAGTTTTGGAGTTTGTTTTGAGATATTCAATATCAAAATTTTTATCTAATGCTTTAATATTTTTAATAATTTCATTTCTTTGTGATTCAAGTTCTAAAATCATTTCTTTTTGTTGTGAATCAGTAGATTTATTATTAATTTCACCAGATTTTATTTTATCAATATGTTCAGTTCTGTAATGATAAGATATAATAAGATTTTCAATAGTTCTATTTTTATCACCTTTAGACCATATATCAAAATATTGTTTAAAATCTTTTAATAAGGACCAAATAGTATTAATATCATTAGTTTCTAGAGATTCAACAAGATTAATAGATAAGTTTAAAATCATATTATCACTAGGGTGTCTATCTTTTAGGGGACCTAATAAATCATCAGAGAATCCCGAAATAAGATATGAGGTTATTAATATTTTTGGATTAATATCTAATTTTTTTTTAAATTTTTCGAGACAAGAAATAAAATAGGAACTAGAATTAATAATATCTTTTTTCATAATAATTTTTCTGAATTCATCAAATGATAAATTTTTAGAAAGTTTTTTTAAATTCATTTTTCTAAAATGAATTAATGATTTGAGACATTTTTTAAAACGAAATATTTTTTGTATTTTTAATACAGCAACATTATATTCCATTTTATATAAAATTTTGGAGGAATTTATATTTTATTAAACTCATTTAATAACTTTTCGGATTTATCTTGTCTGCCTTGTTCTGGTTTTCTCAATGAGGCTTCAAAATCATGTGAAAATCCGGGTCTTTTATTAAGTTCGGGTAGACTAAATACTCTATCACTAATAAGATTATCAGATAAAATTTTCTTTCTAGTTTTATCATTAATTTGTGAATCAAATGAATTATTTTTCATCCAAGTATTATCAATATTAAAAAGTGAATCTAAATTATTTTCATTTTCTTCATTGATGGCAACAGGTTGTTTTTGTTGAGGTTTTTTGAGGAAATTATCATATTTGAGTTTTAATTCAGGATTAGTTAAAACGTATAAACTAATTTTGAGCATTTTAATTTCGCTAATTTGTTCGGGGGATAATTTATTTAAATTAAAAAATTTGGTAATTTTATTTTCATAAGCCATTAATATTTCTCTAACAGTTGAATTTGGGGATATTTCAAGACAAGAATAAAAATTATTCATTAAAATATTAAATAAAAAATGGTAGTTAGAAACCCATTTTATATATTATTAAGAATCCAATTAATTCTATTTTGATTATTATAAATTAGCGCATCAATAAAATGAGTTAAATAACATTTATTTAATTTTTTAAGAACATTAATATCATTACCAATACCACCCCCATTTTGAAAGTTTAAATTTTTGAATCTAAAGTGCGCAATTCTATATTGAGCATCAAATAAGTGAATAGAGTTATTTTTAAGAAACTGTATAAATTCAGGATAGCTAGAATTTTTCATATAATTAAAAATAGGAAAAATATTATAAAAAATCTAAATTCATTCCCCCAGAAAAAAAGTGAATTTAAATTCATTTAAGAAAACATTCTCTAATAATACTTAATGTTATCCATAAATAATAACCAAATTAAAAATCTATTTTCAAAGATAAATAAGAACTCAGAATTTGAAGTTATGTTTTATAATTTCAAAACTGATAATAAACTACCTATAACAAAATTTATGAATTTATTAAATTATATTAAATATAGGTCAGTTGATGAAAAATTAGAATTAGTTAATAATACAACATTGGATATTTCATACGCACATTCAGTAAATAATTCATACAGAGTAACCATAGAAGGTATAGAAAGAATAAATAAAATATTAAATTTAGTTCATCAAAGAAAGAATCATGTTATTTTTTCGATATTGATGACACAATTTGCGAAGAACAAGAATTTTCATTTTATAAATAAGGTTAAAGACCCTAAAATGGTTGTTGATTTTGACCAATATGATATTAGAGTAAGATTAAGTCAGGAGGAAGAGATTGATAAAAAGACTATGGATAGTTTGGCTAATTTACAATATACAGAATCAGAAAAAATAGTTATTAGATATAAACAGAGAATAAGTTTGATTTTATTAAATGATGAAAAAAAAGGAACATTAAAATTAGATTTAACAATAATTAGATGTGGTGAATCTGCGGATAAGATACATGAGGCAGATAAACAATTCGAAATAGAATTAGAATATACAATGGGTAAAGCAGACCCATCAGATGCTATTTTAAAAACGATTGATGATGAAGTGAAGATAATAAAACAAGTTTTAGAAAATTCGTCAAATATTATATCAAAGGATGAAGCACAAAATATAATTAAAAATTATAAAAAATTATTATATAATTCTGAAACAGAACCATCATTAAAGTTATATTCAATGCAACCAATAACTGCTGAAGTTCAACATGTGGTTGATAAGATACCAAATAAGTATAGTGTAAGTGATAAAACAGATGGTAGTAAGTATCAATTATTTATAATGGATGAGAATATATATTTGATATCAGATAATTTGATTGTTAGAAGAACACCATATACAGTAAAGGGTTTAGATATGACGTTAATAGAAGGTGAGTTAATTTTTATTCAAGAGGATAATGTTTATATTTATATGATGTATGATTGTTTATTCTATAATAAAAAAGATATGAGAAATGAACCAAATTTGGCAAATAGATTAAAAAACGTGGAAGATTTTGCGTCAAAGATGAAGATTAAATACTATCAAATCAAGTCATATACAGATAAATTTGATATTAATAAACAGAGTAAACATTATGAAATAGAAATAGAAAAGTTTTATTCAAATTTGAACAAATTAATAAAGGAATCAAAAGATAATGAAATAATATTTCATCCTAAAATATTTTTATATCCAACAGGAGGTGAAAGTTGCGAGGTATATTCATTCAGTGATTTAATATGGACATCGTGTACAACAAATCAGAAAATAAAGTGTCCTTATTTGATTGATGGTATTATATATACAGGTTTAGACCAAAAGTATACACGTGATAAGAGAGAACAAAAATATCCAATTTACAAGTATAAGCCACCAACAACAAATTCAATTGATATTTATATAACTTTTCAGAGGAATGCGGAGACGGGAGGTTATTTAGAAATTTATGATAATTCAGTAGGAGGAACCGGAAAAAATAAAATTTTTAGAGTTGCTAATTTTTATGTGGGTGATTTAATTGGTTCCAAGGAGGTACCTGTACCATTTATGAAAGAAGAAAATAATCATGAGGCATTTTTCTTATTAGAAAGGAATGAGGTTAGAGACATTGAGGGTAATTTAGTTAATGATGGGACAGTTGTTGAGGTTATTTATAATAATGAGCCAACAATACCTCATCAATATAGATGGAAGATATTAAGAACCAGATGGGATAAAACAGAATCAGTTATAAGAGATAAGAAGACATATGGTAATTTTAAAGATACAGCTATAAGAAATTGGAAGTCAATGCGTGAGGCAGTAACAATAGAAGAAATAAAGAAATTATCAAGACCAGAGACTTATAATCAACAACAAAAAATATTATCATCTAGAATTGATGCTAAGGTTATTTCATCTGAGAGAGCACAAGATACTTATTATCAAAAGGTAACAAATTTAGGAAAGATATTTAGAGGTTTTCATAATTGGATAAAATCAATTATAATATATTCGTATTGTTCTCAGAGTAAGGAATACCGAAATGGAAAGGAAAAGAAAAAGTCGGTATATGATATGGGATGTGGTCGTGGAGGTGATATTATGAAGATGTATCATGCCAGAGTAGGTGATTATGTAGGAACGGATATAGGATATGAGGAATTATTTGGGGCGATTGATAGCGCAACAACAAGATATCAAACGAATGTGAGTAAGTTCCCAGATTTTACAAAGGCAGTATTTATTCAGGCAGATAGTAGAGTTCCATTAACATCAGAAGCACAAGGAAAAGCGATACCAAATATGACACCAGAAAATAAGAATATGATAGATAAGATATTTAATAAAAATAAAAAGTTTGATGTGATTAATTGTGAGTTTGTAATTCATTATATTTATGATAGTCAAACTTCGATTAATAATATTGTTAATATGGTAAATACATATTTAAAAAAGGATGGTTATTTCATTTGTACAATGTTTGATCCTAAAAATATAATGTCATTATTAAATAGTAAAGATACTTTCACATCATGGTATACAGATGATGATGGTCAAAAGAGAAAGTTCTTTGAATTAGTAAAAAAGTTTAATGGTGAATTAAAGGATGAACCAGGTCAAGCAATAGATGTTCATATGGCTTGGGTAAGTGAAGAAGGTAAATATTTAACAGAATATTTGGTTACACCAAAATTAATAATTAAAACAATGGAGAAGGCAGGATGTGTATTAGTAGATAGTGATTTATTTTCGAATACTTATAATTTGAATAAGGAATGGTTTTTGGAGGTGATTGAACATGAGGAGAATCCAAAGAATAAGGCTTTTTATAAAGATGTAGCTCAATTTTATGGAGAATTGAAAGGTGTGGATAAAGAAAGTAAAATATGGAATGACTTATTTAGATTTTATGTATTTAAAAAGTTAAATTAAATAATAGTTTGATTTATATAATTGTAAGAATAATTTTATTAAAATATTCGTTTCACTCATATTTTAATAAAAAAAATTGAAAAAAATTATTGAAGAGGTATGTATAAATAGCTTTATAATGTATTCTATGATGAATCTAAATACTAATACACCTACACCAAATGAAACAATCACTTTAATGCAAAAAAGTGAGATTTTTAATTCAATTAAAACAATTAAGGATTTTCTCAATTTCTTTGAAGAATATCCTGTTAATAGAGAAGCATCAACAATAAATCTTCTACCCAAAAATATGGTTTTCAACCTTACTATAACAGATTATTTGAATTATACAATAAATATGGATGATACAAATAATATTACTTTCTCACGCATATATAAAAAGCTAAGTTCACTTTTTCCAGAGTTTAGGATAACTAATAATCAAGGAAGCCACAAAAAATTGGTCGTATTAAAATATATGGATAGTTTCCTTATTATATATATAAACTTTTTAGAATTATATATGAGCTCATCCTTTCCTTCATTATTAATTGATGTAATTGAGGTTCCTTCAAATACAACATATGATTCTTTGGGAATAAATAATATAAAAAAAGAATATCGTCGCTATACAAATTCCCAGAAATTGGAAGATAATACATATAATAAAATTCCCAACAACAGAATTACCAATTTTATTAATAACATTTTTGAAAAAGAAGTTTCAAGATTTATATCCAGATATTTTGGTGGGAAAATGTTATATACCCAAAAAAGTAGCAAATTTACAGACATTTCTGTTATTTGCGAATAATACTTCATTTATATTTTTGTAGTTTATTTAAGACATATACCTCCTAACTTTTACTTTGTTTCACATTTATAAAAAAAATTGAAAAGAATAATAATTAAAATAATTATTTTATATATTTAATGACAAGTGAATATGAGGGTATTTATTCTAGCGCATATAAGGCTGGATTATATAATTTTTACAATAAATATGTAGAAAGTGATAATAATTTAAAGCAGTTAGTTCCCTTGAGAAGGGTAAATCAATTCTTTTTTGGTACTAATTCATTTGAAAAAGAATTAAATAAGTTAGTATTATATAATAAAAATATGCTTGTTAAGCATTATAATGATTATTGGATTAGTATTATAAAATTAGAATCCTATATTAATGAGGTATTAGAAGTTGTTGATTTGAATAAATTTGATTATTGTCCTTATAATTATTTCAAAACTTTTGGTTTGGAAGAATTAGAAAAATATCAACATTATAAAAGTTTGATTCAAGTGATTGATGGGTTTTTGGAATATTTAGATATTATTAATACACCAATATCAAAAACTATAAGAAATATTATTGCTCCACATACAAAATCAGGAGAATATAAGAAATTTGAGGGTGAGGTAATTGGAGTATTAAATATTGGTTCAAATAGTGAAATGATGTTAAAATTTAATAAAAAAGGTTCACCTTTAGTTTTAAGATTATATTTAAGTGATGAACCAAAATTATATGAAAATAATATAATTCAATTAAGAATAGGAGAAAATATATTAGAAGAAGAATATCAGAATTTATATGATTGTATTAATCAACAATTATTAATGGATTCTCCAGAAGAATTTATGATAAATAATTTAGAAAGAGTTTGTGGTTCAAGAGATTTTGCTGAAATAATGGTTAAATCTTATATTAAAAAGGATGAATTTAATTATGATATTGATATATTATGTGAACTTATTCAGTGGAAAAATGATAGAGCTAAGCAAAAATATATTAATTATTTTGAAAATAAATATTCAAAATTATGTAGTAAACAAAGTTTATCAAATGACACAATTGAGGCAACATATCTAAATTTTGAGGGTATTAATAAATTTTTACTTAATTTGTCAGAAGATGATTTAGATAGTTTTGAAGTTAAAGAACAAATTAATGAAATGTATTATAATTCAATGCACGAATTAATACATAGCTTTGAGTTATTATATAATAATAAATAATTAATTTAGACGAAGACTTAATTCAATATATGGAGTAACATAAGAATAGAATGTTGGAATATAAATAGAGTTAATGCTATAGATATATGGGTCATACCACCAATAATAAATGGGTTGGGTTACTGGAACATATGATTTTGCTCTACGATAGAATTCTTCTGAAGAGTCAAAAATAGAGTCATCAGAATCATCATCAATATGTTTATTTTTTTTATCTTTTTTGTGTTTTTTACCACCATCTTGATTAAATTTAGCTTTAAAATTATCTAATTTATTCATAAAAGTATTCATAATAGATTCTTCACCATCAATTTTGAGTGGTTTGAGTTTAAAGGTAACTTCTTCTTCATCTCTTTGTTCTTTAACTTCAAAGTGATAAAATTTACCATCTCCGGAAGAACCTTTTTGAATAGAAAAATAAAACTTGGGAACAGAATTATTAAAGTGTTCAGATAAACTATTATAGAACATATTTGCAGCCTCTTGAGAGTTTTTAGCTTTAATTTTAGAATTAAATTTACCTTCAATATGAGGATTAACTAAACGATAAGTATTTACCATTATTATATATTAATATTAGATTTTTTTTTGGTATTTAAACTTTTATTAAATCATTAATCAATATAAAGGATAAAGATTTAAATATTAATAATAATGGTTAATATTTTAGAACTTAAAACATCTCAGGCAGGAGCTATTAAAATTGTTGTTGATACAATAAATTCTTTATTATCAGATGCTAATTTTGATTTTTATCCTTATTATATAAACGAAGATGATATTAAAAAAATTAAAAATAATGAGGAGGAAGATTATGAAACTGACTCTGAAAATGAATCAGAACAAGAACCAGAACAAAATAATACCAATGAACCTAAAAAAAAGATAATGGGTGGTATGGTTTTAAAGGAGGTTAATAAAACAGGTAAAATTTTAGTTTATATGAGATTAGATGCGGATAAATTTGATGTTTATAAATATAATTATCATAAGAAGAAATTATCACTAGGTATTGATATTAATAATTTATTAAAATGTTTAAAGTGTATGTCTCATTTTGATACAATGACTTGGTTGGTAGATGATGAAGATATTAATAAATTAGTAATTATATTGGAAAGTGTAGAAAGAAAAGAAAAGAAAATTTTTAAACTTAATTTAATGGATATTGAGGAAGCAACCTATGACATTGAACCAATTCAATTTCCATATTCCATATCATTACCAGCAGTTGATTTTCATAAATATTGTAAAGATATGGCATCCTCAACAGATAAAATAGAAATAAAAGCAACCTCTAATAAATTATATTTCTCAGGTAAGGGAGAAATAGGTCATGTAGAATTTGAGGTGGGTGAAACAAATGGAGGTTTATCAATCACTTCTACTACTTCAAATACAAATGAGATAGTACAAGGATTATTTGAATTAAAATTTTTATTAATATTTACAAAATGTACAAATTTATGTAATCAAGTAACCTTATTTTTAAAGAATGATTATCCTATAATTGTTAGTTATCAAGTTATGGCATTAGGTGAAATTAAATTAGTATTAAGTCCCACAAAATCAGAATAATTTATTTTGGTTTATTTGATTTTCAGGCATATGAGCAATATAAATGATATCCATACCCCATTTTTTTAAAATATTTTCATTAATAAGTTTTAAACTATTGTTCTTAGAATTTTTATTCCAAATTTTAACAACAGTATTATTATTCTTTTTTAAACAGATAGATAAACCCATTAATTCATCATTTTTTGTTGGACATAGATGACCACAAACTAAATAACAAGATAAATCTTCCCATAATTCATCAGCACTTTCTTCTTGAACTTTAAAAGACCAACACCCACCATTAATATTATTAGGATCTTCCCAAATAGGAGTAACATCGGACCTCATTAGAAAAAAATGTTTATTAGTAACACCACCTACTTTATCCCAATTATTATAAAATTTCCAAAAATTATCAATAGCATCAATTTGATAAATTTGTTTATATCCAGAAAGTTTCCAATTATCTTTTTCATGATGGTACCAAATATTCCATTTATATTTTAATTTTGTATCCATTATATTTTTATAATAAAATATCCTTTAATTAGTTTTATATAAAAAGTAATTTTATGAATAATAATAATGAGATTATTCAAAAAATTGTCTTACAAGATTCTTTTTAAAATTTATTTATGGTATTTATATTTTAGGGATATAATAGTTAGAAATTTTTGGGTTAATATAAAAGGAATTCATTATAAAAATGAGACTTATCATATTTCTGAACTATCAACATTTTTTTATTTATTAAGGTTATTCCCATTTTTTATGATATCATATGGTGCAAAAATGCTAAACACTCATATTATTTATAAAATTGATAATATTTACAATACTACTTTATTAAATGAAATTAGGATGTTGCCAATTATTTTAGAATTTCAAATAGTTGATAATAATAATAAAATATATAATTATACATCAAAAATCAAAATGTATGATGGTAGAATACCAATTATTTTTATTATTAAAAATTTCAATATAAAAAATCCCTTATTTTTTAAAATTAAATATATTCATCAAGGAAAAATAATTACCAAAGATATTAATTATGAATCTAATAAATTATTGTATAATTTATTCCAAAATTAAATTCTAAAACTAAATATAAAATGAACAAAATATTTTTATTTATACTTGTATTTATTCTATTATTTATATTATTAAAATTTAGTTGTAGTGTTGAAAATTTTGATGCTAATGCCGAAAGAACTTGTTATAGTCTTAAATCTAGTTATAAGGAAAATATAATTAATCAAAATACAAAATATATCAATTCTAACAAATTAAATAATTATGTTGATATAATATTAAATCCACTTTTTAATTCAACAAAAATTAATACTAAAATAAATTTAGAAACTTATTTGAGAGATTCAAAAATACCAAATAATTTAATAAATCCCTCAATAAAATTAATTAGTAATATTGTTAATAATAATTGTATCTTTACTTCTGTTATTGAATATAATATTAATGGAAAATCAATATTGATTGATATTATTAATACATTTAATTTAGATATTCTAAGAAACAGTTTATTATGTGTTGTTCCTGATAAAAAAACAATTGATATGCTAATTCAACAAATATTAAGTAATATTTTAATGCCCTATATTGAAATGTGTGATAGAAATACTTTTATTAAATATTGTGAAAAACAATTTTCACAAGATGTACCAATGGAAGTTTCCAAACAAGATTTAATTATAATATCAGAATCGATTGATAAAATATCCAATCAACCTACTACAACACCAATCGGACAAATTAGACCCAGAACTCCATCTAGACAAAGAACCGTTTCCCAAGAAAGAAGAACAACCTCACCCAGACAAAGAACTGCTTCTCAAGAAAGAAGAACAACCTCACCCAGACAAAGAAATGCTTCCCAAGAAAGAAGAACACCACCCAGACAAAGAATCGCTTCCCAAGAAAGAAGAACAACCCCACCCAGACAAAGAACTGCTTCCCAAGAAAGAAGAACAACCCCACCCAGACAAAGAACTGCTTCCCAAGAAAGAAGAACACCACCCAGACAAAGAACCGCTTCCCAAGAAAGAAGAACAATACCACCCAGACAAAGAATTATTTCTGAAGAAAGACAACTGGCTCCACCTAGAGGAAGAATTATATCTGAAGAAAGACAAATGGCTCCACCTAGAGGAAGAATTGTATCTGAAGAAAGACCAAGAATACCAAGTAGAGGAAGAATTGTATCTGAAGAAAGACAAATAACTCCATCTAGACAAAGAACCGTATCCCAAGAAAGACCAAGAACACCAAGTAGAAGAGCAAGAGTAGAAAATAGGCAAGAATTAGAAAACTTTGCAAATGAATTAAGAGAAAATAAAAAACAAATACAAACAGGTACTTTAAAATTATTAGAAATGGATAGAAAAGCATTACCAATAATAAATAATAGTTCAAAATATATGGATGCGACATTGATGAGTGATTTTATAAATAATTTTAATGAAAATAGTTTTGGAATAGAAGCGAAAGAATATTTAAAAAAAATTTTGGATCAATATAGACAGACCTATAATAAATCGGTTAATTTAATGAATATAAGAGAATTTGGTAATTTTGTGGTTATAGTTATAAATAGAATTCAACCAGTAATTAATAGAATTCTATCTAATGAAGATTATGATGTATTAGTAAAATTGGTAGATGAATTTAAAATATTAAGAAAAATATACTATTTATTATTACATAATTATAGAATAGTCCAGGCTTATCATTTAATTAATATAAATATGAATAAAGATGGTGCTTCTAAAGATATTATATCAACAAACAAATCATTAGCACTACAATGTTGTGTAAGACCAGGTGAAAAAATGTGTTATAATTTTGGAAGAGAAAATCAACCAGTTGCGTTAGTATTTGGTTATAATAATTTTGGATATGTTAATTCAATAAAATGTGGAAATGATACTCCAGAGAATAGACAATTAGCGCAAGATCAAAATAAAACATTAGATCAATTATTAACTGTAAAATATGATAAGTGGTCTAAAATTTCAAAAGATAATAAAGATTTAATATATAAGAGTATAATTAATTTATTATTACCACATGGAATAAAAATATTAGATTTAAATAAGAATCTAGGAGAATTGAGAAGAGAATTTGGAGAAACTAAAATATCAGTAAATGAATTAAATAGAACAGCTGATATTAGAGAAAACGATATAACAAAAAGATTTATAGTGGACGATGAATCAAAAGTACAATTAGATTTAATAGATAAATTAAATAATATTAATGAATTTGTAAAAATTTTAAAAAATAATGGTTTTTCAGACAAACAAGTTATATTAAATAATAATATGAATTTAGATTATATAAAGGGAATTGTTAAAACATTGTTAGTATCAAGATATGCGTTAATTAATTTTAATTATGAAAATAATCATGAAACACTCTTAAAATTAACGGGTATTATGAATACAAATCAAACATTTAATCAAATATTTGGTGATACTGATATTTTACCAAGATATTATCCAATAATATTACAATTTGTAATATCAACAATACAAAATAATAAAATAGCTAGTGTTTCAAATTATGATTTAAATTCAGTACCAATAAATGTTATAAAATATCTTTCAACTAAACCAATGGATAGTAGTCTAAATATTTGCAGTGTTCATGATGAATTTTTAAATAAATTAAGAAGAGACCGTGTATTAACTAATGATGATTTCTTACTTTATCAAAATCAAATTAAGATATACTGTGAACCTAATAAATTATCTATTAATGAAATTAAATCAGATAATATACCATTAAATAAAACAAAAGGTCTCAGTGTTATTGAAAGACAATATAAGACCTATGATAAATTCATCAAAGAACAAAAAACTATAGATGCTAGTTTAAAGAATGAAGTTATATCAGATAATATATTATTTAATTTTATGAAGAACACATACAAGTAAATATTATTTAAGAAGATATTAATAGTAATAATAATGTGGTTATTATTAGTTTTAATAAGATTACTTATAGTATATAATTATGGATTAATAAATTTATTTTATTTTACATTAGGATGTGAATTTATAAGATATTCAAATAACACCGAAAATTATAAATTGAGATTAAATTTAGTAAACTTATTAATAATAATTGTGAATACCTTAACTAAATGTATCCAATATTTATTTGCTCATATTAAATTGTATTTAGTAAAATTGGGTTTTGGTTTTATATTTAGTGTTTATGATTATGTAAATAACGAATATATTTTAACAATAAATTCAATATACCGAGTTATTTCAAATAGATTATTTAATTTAATTTATAGTATTATGATGCCAATAATGATATCACCAATTAAAATGAATACTTTAAATTCCAAGAAAGAGATAAATAGTTTTTTAGATAGTTTATAAATATTTTGTAATTATTTGATTCTTTGATTTATTTAGGCTACAAAAATATGCTTTACTTGGCTCACATGGTCATCTTAGGCTCATAATGAACCTACCCAATAATATAGTTTATTAGAAAAACGTTGTTTTTCTAATAAAAAAATTGAATAAAAAATAATATCTAAAAAAAGAATATATATATTAGGTAATGACTTCTAATACACAGAAAGAAATCAATAAATTAATAGATATATATTTTAACCAGCCAAAAGTATTATATGAGCATTTATTTGCGTCATATCATCAATTGGTGGAAGAGATAATACCATATTCATTAATACAAGAATCTAATTATTTTTATGAAAATGTAACAAAGGAATTAATCTATTTACACGGATTAAAATGTTCCAATATTAGGATTAAGCCATCAACTTTTGAAAATGATAATGAAATAAAGTTTCCAAAGGACGCAAGAAAGAATCATCTTAATTATTTTGCAACAGTAGTTGCTGATGTTCAACAATTTGTAGAAAAGATAGATTCATTAACAGGTGAAAAAACAATAAAAAATGTAGGTGAAGTAGCTAAAGAAACACCAGTAGCAAGTATTCCAATTATGGTTAAATCAAAATATTGTTCCACACATATCAAACAAGATTTGAAGGGAGAATGTAAATTTGACCCAGGTGGTTATTTCATTGTTAATGGTGCTGAAAAGATTGTGATTTCAATTGAAAAAATGATTGACAATAAAGTGTTGGTATTTACTAAAAAGGATCCTGCATATGATTCAGGATTTATCTATACTGCTCAAATCAATTCTAAAAAGAATGATTGGTCTGATAATTTACAAATTTTAACAATTAAGAATCGTAAAGATGGTGTTTTAACATTAAGTACATCATCTCAATTAGTTGATATTCCATTATTTGTATTAATGAGAGCATTAGGTATAGAGGCAGATCAAACAATTATTAGTTATATAACACACGATCTAGATGATACCAAAATGCTTAATCTAATTAGACCTTCAGTTGCTTTTTCTTCAGATGAAACAGGTTCACCTATTAAAACAAAAGAAGAAGCAATTGAATATTTAATAACCAAGTTAAGAAGAAATAAAAGAATATCGCAAACAGATGAGGTTCTTGCCAAAATACAAAAGAAGATGTATTTAGAGAAGATTTTAAGACAAGATTTATTGCCACATTTAGGAGAAGATACAACTAAAAAAATTGTCTTTTTAGGAATGATGGCAAATAAATTATTAAATGTTATGTTAGGTCGTCAAGATGTAGATGATCGTGATGCTCTTCAAAATAAAAGAGTAGAACCGCCAGGAATTTCATTAGGACAATTATTTAGACAAAATTGGAAGAAAATGTTAAATGAAATTGGTAAACCATTTGCTAAGAAGAATCAGTCTGATGAAAATCCAATTAGTGTAATTACTCAAATTAAACCATCTATTGTTGAACAAGGATTAAAGACAGCATTAGCAACTGGTATTTGGGGTATGAATAAAACCAAAAAAGGAATTGCTCAATCATTACAAAGATTAAGTTGGATTCAGGGAATTAGTTATTTGAGAAGAGTAGTTTCCCCATCTATGGATGAATCCACATCGAAAGTAACATCAATCAGACACGTGAATAATAATCAGACGATGCTCATGTGTTTAACTGCTGACACAGAAGTCTTGTTATCAAATAGAATGGATATGAAAAAGATTAGTGATATTGTTAATGGTGATAATGTAGCAACAGTTAATCCTCAAAGTTTAATTGAAGAACCTTCGTCAATATATAATAAATTTGGTCGTATGTCTGAAAAATTATTAGAAATAACAACAATTAGTGGACGTACAATTAAGGCAACGCCAGAACATCCATTTTTAATTAATGTTAATGGTAAACCAGAATGGAGAAAAGCTGGTGAATTAACTACAAAAGATAAATTAATAATAAGACATACTGAAAAAATGATAGTTCCTGAAAGAGAAACAATAGTTGAATTGAATGATGTTTTACCAAATTATAAAATGGAATTATTAGAGGCGGGTTATTTAGCTGGCCCAATACCACAAGATAAACTTGTTAGTTTGGCAAGATTAATTGGCGCAGTTAATACCGACGGTCATATAGGAACAAAGGTTTCTGATACAAATCAACATGTATATTATTATGCAGAATTTAATCTAGGTGAAGAAACAGATGCTTATGCTATAGCAGATGATATTAATAGATTAGGATTTGGATATCCATTCATTAAAAGATACATTAGTAAATTTAATGATAAAAATAATGGAAGAGATACTACATATACAACATGGAGAGTAGTAAAAGATGGTGTGTTTGCTTATTTATTAAGTTTGTTAGGTGGTTTTGTTGGTAAGAAGACGGAATTAACAAAAACATTACCTGATTGGATTATTAATGGAAATAAATTAATAAAGAGAGAATTTTTATCGGCATTCCAAGGTGGTGATGGTTGTAAATTAACTTATCAAAGTAATGCAACATCTAATACATTTAAAATTGGTATGAATAGAACAATGCAAACTACCATTAATGATAAATTAAATGAAACTATCAAATTTATGACTCAATTATCAAATTTGTTTTCAGAATTTGGAATTAAGACAAAAGTTACTACTCGTCAATTAAAAGATGAGAATACTAAAACAATAGTAGAATTATGTTTTGAAAACACTGCTGAAAATTTAACCACATATGCCAATATGATAGGTTATAGATATTGTGAACAAAAAAGACGCAAAACAGCACCTGTAATTGAGCATCTTAAAATTAGAGAATATATACAAAACGAAAGAAAGGAAAAATATAATATAGTATATGAATTATTAGAAATAGAAAATAATAAGAAAATTTCTGAAGTATGTGATTTAACAGAAAATCAAGTTAAAAAAATTCGAGAACTTAATAAGAAAGGTATAAAACCAGAGCCAAGATACATATGCCCTTATACATTTGATGAATTTGTAAAAGAATTTATAATGCCAAGCGGTAATATTTCTGTATCAATTGATAAAATTCAGGAAGTACCAAATGAAATGGTATATGATTTTACAACATACTCAAATAATCATAGTTTCATAGCTTCTTCATTTTGCTCAAGCAATTGTCCCAGTGAAACGCCAGAGGGGGCGAAGATTGGTATTGTAAAGAGTTTAGCAATGATGTCAACACTAAGTATGCAGAATTCATCTCAAGTTGATGTATTAAAAAGTATATTTAAAAATAATAAAAACATCAAACATCCTTATGATGTTGACCCACTAGTATTGAGTTCATGGATTAAAATTATGTTGAATGGTGATTGGATGGGTGTTGTTAAAATGAGTCAGGCACAAGAATTATATGAAATGTTAAAGAAGAAAAGAAGAGAAGGAATAATTGACAAGTATACATCAATATTATTTGATTATAGGAATAAGGAAATAAGATTATATTTTGATGGAGGAAGATTAATAAGACCAGTATTGATAGTGAATAATAATAGATTAAATATTAATCCAGAAGTTGTAAAAGATATTGATAGTGAGATGTTAGTACCAGATAAATCAAAATCATGGAAAAAATTATTAGCTAAATATAATAATTTAATTGAGTATGAAGATATTGAATCGTTAAATCATTTGCTGGTAGCTGAGAATGAGGGTAGATTAAATGAAGCAATTGAAGCATCAAAAAGAAAAGTAGAATATAGTGAAACAACTAAGATTAATCGTTATGGTGATTACAGATGGGTTAAATATACTCATTGTGATTTTCATCCTTGGGTAATGTTAGGAACAGTTGTTGCTAATATTCCATTTTCGAATCATAATTATTCAAATCGTAATATTATTCATTTTTCTCAAGCTAAACAATCAATAGGTGTTTATTTGAGTTCGTATAAAGATAGAATGGATATTTCACAAGTATTATATCATCCACAAGTTCCAATTGTTACAACTCAAGCAATGAAATATAATGGATGTCTTGATTTGCCATATGGTGAAAATGCGATTATCGCAGTAGCATCATATAATGGGTATAATCAAGAAGATAGTATTATATTTAATCAATCTGCAATTGATAGAGGTATATTTAGAGCAGATACATTAAAAAAGGAAATTAGTGAAATTAAAAAGAATCCTTCAACATCACAAGATGATATTTTCACAAAAGCAGATAGAAATAAGGTAACAGGTATGAAACAAGGTAATTATGATAAATTAAATGATAAAGGTTTTGTACCGGAAGAAACAATTATTGAACCTGATGATATTGTGATTGGGAAAATTTCACCAATTCAACCAACAGGTAATAATAATAAAGTATATAAAGATAATTCAACAATATTCAAGTCAAATGTTCAGGGTGTAATTGACAGAGTTCATACCGGTGTTTATAATGCCGAAGGATATGAAATGTATAATGTTAGAATTAGGATGGAACGTGTACCAATTCCCGGAGATAAATTTACAACAAGACATGGTCAGAAGGGAACCATCGGTATAACATATCCACAAAAAGATATGCCATTTACTGAGTCAGGTATAGTACCAGATTTGATATTGAATCCTCATGGATATCCATCTCGTATGAGTTTGGGACATTTTATTGAATGTATTGCTTCAAAAGAGGCAGCAGAAACAGGTCATTTTGTGGATGGAACACCATTTAATAATTATGATATTAAACAATTACCAGAAGCATTAAAGAAACTTGGATATTCGCCATATGGAACAGAACCAATGTATTGTGGTTTAACTGGCCGTAAAATGGATGTTGAAATCTTTATTGGACCAGTATTTAAGATTAGACTCAAGCATATGGTTTTAGATAAGGTTCATGGTCGTGCTAGAGGTCCAAAACAAGCATTAACAAGACAACCATTAGAAGGAAGATCGAGAGATGGTGGTCTTAAAATCGGAGAGATAATAATAATTGTCTCAGTCAGTATAAAAAGTGCTGGCTAGTCGGAATGTAACCGGCAACATTTTCAAATTGCGGGAAAGCCTTATATATTAATAGTACCACTTTATTATAGTGATATAATAAAGGAACACAGTTAGCAACTGTTAACAATGGTAATAATCTATTAATAAAGGTAATCTGCAGCCAAGCTATTATATTTAATAGTGCAGTTCAACGACTAAATGGAAATGGGCTTATTATAAATAGGCTTAAGATATAGTCTAGTCCCACCAGTGATGGTGTTTGTATTCGGGAGATAAAATATTACATCATATGTATTTTATCTAACAACATACAAATTAAGGTAGTAACGGGAAAAGGATGCTATGGTAGCACATGGTATGGCACAATTTACAAAAGAAAGATTAATGGAAACTTCAGACATATCTAAGGTATATGTATGTGATGAATGTGGTATGTTTGCTTCCAAAGTCATTGATAAAGATTATTACAGATGTAAAGGATGTCATAATTCAACAAGAATATCAGCAGTAGTGATTCCACATGCTGCAAAACTATTATTCCAAGAATTAACATCAGTGAATATATTACCCAGAATTAGAACAGAGAGGTCTATTCACGGTGATGAATCTTAAATTAATTTAATTATAATATAAAAAATATAATTAAATTATTCTTTTTTAGTTCTATTTTTAGAACGGCGTAAAGTAACTCTTTCAATAGTAGGTCTAGATTTAATAATTTGATCTGTGATAGAAACTGCTTTATTAGCATCACCCATAATTTCTGTTAATGTTTTTTGAATAAGTTCTTTCTTTAACGGTGCTTGTGTTTTGCTAATATTTCTTTTAAGTTTACCATCGGCTACATCAATAACATTTTCATCAATAGTTTGAAGATAATTCAAAATAAATTCTTCTCTTTGTTTCTTTTCAATATTAAGAGTTTTTGTTTTTTCTCTAATTTCTCTTAATTTGTCATCAACTTCTAAATATTTTTTAACAGATTGAACAAATTCATGAGAAACTTTCTTCTTTTCAGTTTTAGTATCACTATCCGTCATATAATATTACTATATAGATTTTTTTCTTTATAACAAACATTTTTTAATTACCATTTTACTATTATTAAAAATATAACTATTAAAAAATATATTATCTTATAGTTTTTAATATTTAAATATTTTATGATGGTTTCACAACAGATTTTGTCAGAGTTATTTTAGTAAAATAATTAAACAAGACTATTGGTTATTTACCATTTATTTGTAGGATATTTTTTAAAAAATTGAAATTAATAATTTAAAAACTTGTATGATTAAATTATTAATGAGTAAATGTATATATGAAAATTGTGAAAAGAGAGCAAGTTTTAACTTGTCTGGAGAGAAAAAAGGTATTTATTGTAAAGAACATAAAACTGAAATTATGATAGATGTTATGAATCCAAAATGTATTCAGGAAGGTTGCACTAAAATTCCCACATATAATCAACCGGGTGAAAAAAAGGCAATTTATTGTAAAGCGCATAAATTGGAACAAATGATAAATGTAAAGGATAAGGTTTGCGCCGAACCAAATTGTAAAAAAATTCCTATGTACAATAAACCAGGTACAAAAACTGGATTGTATTGTTTAGAACATAAAAAGGATAATATGATTAGTGTAAAACATAAAAAATGTAAAGAAAATGGATGTAATATTAGACCTATATTTAATTTTCCAAGTGAAATCAGGGGTATTTATTATAAGACACATAAAAAGCCTGGAATGATTAATGTTGTTGATAATAAATGTTTATTTGAGGGTTGTGAATCTATTCCTAATTTTAATTCACCAGGTGAAACCAAAGGTATTTATTGTAAGGCGCATAAAGAACAAGGAATGATTGATGTCAAAAATGATAAATGTAATTTTAATGGTTGTACAAAACAACCAGCATACGGTTTACCAAATGGAAAACCAACTCATTGTGCAGAACATAAATTACCAAATATGTCAAATGTTAAAACAAAAAAATGTCAGGAATCTGGATGTAATATTGTTCCTAGTTTTAATCTACCGGGTGAATTTATTGGAATTTTTTGTGATGCTCACAAAAAAACAAATATGATAAATGTTAAAATTAACAAATGTATTAAAGATAATTGTAATAATTCAGCAATTTATAATTTACCAAACCAAACAAAAGGTATATATTGTTCAAAACATAAAATGGATGACATGGTTAACGTCATAACAGATAAATGTATTGAATTAGGATGTAATGTATGTCCTAGTTTTAATTTCCCAGGCGAAACTAAAAAATTATATTGTAGTGAACATAAATTAGATGGGATGATTAATATAAATAATAAAAAATGTATTTTTAATAGTTGTGAAAAACTTGCAAATTTTAATAATTCAGCAGAAAAAACACCATTATATTGTTTTGAACATAAATTAGAAAAAATGATTAATGTTAATATTAAAAATTGCCAATTTGAAAAATGTAAAAAAGAGGCATTATATGGAAACATAAATAAAAAACCCCAATATTGTGATGAACATAAAAAAAATAATATGATTAATCTATTTCTTAATAATAAGTGTTCAATATTAGAATGTGAAAATGAACATGAATTTATATTAGATAACATAAAATATTGTCTTGAACATTGTCATGATAATAAATTAAAACAAAAGAAAAAATGCAAATATTGTGATATCAAAGACGATTCCAAATGGGTTTGTCCTGATTGTAATAAAATTAAAAATAAAAAGGAATGGGGTATTGTTAGATATTTACGTAAAGTTATTAGCACACCATTTGAATATAATTCATGTAAGATGTTACAAGGATGTAGTAAAAAAAGACCAGATATATATTTTGAATTAGATAAACATTGTTTAATAGTTGAAATAGATGAAAATCAACATAATACTTATGATGATAAATGCGAATGTGCAAGAATTAATGAGATTGTTAATGGAATTGGTGGTAAATCAGTTATTATAATAAGATACAATCCTGATACAATAAGAAATAATGATAAAATAGTAAAAATAAATACATCGGATAGGTTAGATTTATTGGTAGAAATCATTAAGGAACAATTAACAAAAGATTATAAAAAGTTTTGTGTTAAAATAATTCAACTATTTTACGATGATAATTATAAAGATTATGAAATAATTAAAAAAGAAGATATAACAAAATTAGTAACTATTTAATTTATTTATTAAAAAATATATTATTTTATAGTTTTTAATAGTTAAATATTTTATGATGGTTTCACATCTAACATAATGGACGAAGATTAAAGTCTGCTTCATAAGTGCTGTTATTCCATGGGCTAACAGAGAATTTGGGGTTAGCAATAGTACCACGAATATCGTAGGAGGCATTTTTGAGTGATTGTCCAACAGTATTAATACCAATAACATATCTTTCGGTATTGATAAGTTTATCATCATTAATGTTGTATTTGGCTTGGGAGAAATCAGTATCGAACCATTGGTCATTGTATTCCTTTGGTAAAAAGTCCTTAGCGTCATACTTTTTAACATTATTCTTGTTAATATCAACAACATCTGGTTGTGCTTGTTTTGGAATAGGTTTTTCAAAAGCATTTTCTAATTCGGCACCTTGGTCATAAACATCCATACCTTGGAAATCAAATACTTGATCAACAGGGAGTTCGCCTTCAACACCAGCTTCGGTTCTAACTTGTCTGACTTCTTCTTCATTTAAGATTTTTTGAGTAATTTCAGGTGCAATACCTTCTGGTTCGGCTTGTTGTTTAGGTTGTTCTTGTTCTTGTTCTTCGGCAAAACCTTCACTAACTTTTGGTTTAGTTAGATAATAAATCAAAAATCCTAAAGCCACTAACAATAAAATGGTGGAAAGTTGAATATCCTTAAGCATATTAGATATATTAAATACTAGAAAAAATTTATAGTTTTTAAATTTTAATTTGAAACTAATTTTAAATATCCATAAAATCTTCTGAACTATCAGATAACAAAATATAATTATCTGGAATTATAATTTTATTAATTATAATATTTTGATTTTTGGTTTCAAAACCATAAATTTTAGCAAATTGATTTTCCTCTAAATTAGAAATTGGAACTTCATTTCCAGATTTATTATATAATTTAAATTTAACAGACCCCCTAAATATTTCTGAAATAAATTCTCTATTATCAAATGACTTAATTATAAAATTATTATTTATATTTATTTCCCTAATTTTTATTTTATATTTATTTAATTTCATTAAATATTGGAATATTTTTTTACGCAATAAAACAAACTATAATTAATAAAAATATTGTTTTTCTGATAAAAATATTGATAAATTTAAAGATTAATTATTATATTATTTCTATAATGAGCTATAATTATAATGATGTTATATCAAGAATTCATCCTGATTGGCTTCCATTTTTTGAAGCAAATAAAAAGGAATTAATTAATATTTTGAATAATGTTAATGAATGTATAAAGGATAATAAGATAGTATTCCCAAAACCAAAACAATTATTTAGAACCCTCTTTTATTTTGGTCCAAATGAAACTAAATTAGTCTTATTAGGTCAGGATCCTTATATTGGTTCTGAAATACATAATGAAAATAAAATACCTCAAGCTTGTGGCTTCTCATTCAGTGTACCAAAAAAACATAAAATTATACCTCCTTCATTAAATAATATTTTTAAGGAAATAAAATCTTGTTATCCAGATTTTATTATACCTAAACATGGATTTTTACACCTTTGCACATTAAAAACGCCGAATTAACGACGAAAAAAATATACAAAAATATAAAAATTTGGTTATAACACATCGTGAAATGTGTATGAAGTCTTAACCACTACGACAAAATACTTCTGGTCTTTTTCCAGTGTTAAATATAGATTTTACTATTTTTAACATATTTTGCACAGCGTTTTTATCTCTGTTATGGAATATTTCGCTTTTATGCTTAATAGATTGACATCTCAATATTCCATGACATAAGTCTATTTCGCCTTTTCTTTTTGGTTTTTTACTTGGCTTTTCTAAAAACTTTTCAATTTCTTCATTACAACAATTACAAAGTTTTGATGTTCTAAATTCATTTACCAAATATGTTTTATAACCTGCATTTCTAAATATTCTTCTAAACTTTTTACATATTGTTGGTTCTTTTCCTTTCATATTATTATCGCCTTTATCATAATCACCAACTACTAAAATAGTTTTATTAGGCTTACCATATTTATTTTCAAAGTTTTTAATCATTTTACTTTCACTTTTTTGTGTATTTGTAAATGCATTTAATTTAAATTTTCTAAAAAATGATTTTTCATAATGGGTATACAGTTGATTATTTATTTTATTCTTTTTAATACAATATAATTTAAACTTTTCATAATTACAACTTTTTGAATTAAGATTAGACAATGTTGTTTCTAACTCTTTTATTGTTTTATTATCTATTAAAGTTTCTTTATTAACTTTATTAATAATTTTATTGTATTTTTTATTTCTTGTTTCTAATCTTCTTTGATTTTGTGTATATCTAAATGTTTCTAATTTATTATTCTCATTATAAGAACCAAAATACAACAAATCGCTCATTCCAGGATCCGCACAAACCACCTTCATATTTTTTAGTTCTTCTGTAATATTTGTTTTTTCAATATAATTAATATTTTCTTCTTGACAACATTTTTTATTTTGATATGTTTTTGATAATGGCTTACCATTTACATCTACACGAATAAATAGAATACATACTGAAATACCATCTGTTCTTATCATATGACTGAATTTATATTTTTTACCTTTCTTAAATGCTCTTTTTGATAAATCAAAAAATTTACTCCATAGTTCATTATATTTATTTTCTTTTTTGTATGTTTTTAAATATTCACTTGTTGCTTCATCACCTAAAAAATTACTAATTAATGCACAAGTATCAATACAAATATTTTTAGGGATAATATTGGTTCTTAATGGTAATACATTGAATAATCTTATTTGTTTTCCTTCTTTTTCTATTTTAACATTGTTAAGTTTTTCTAATTCATTACAAATATAAAACATAGCATGTAAAAAGTATTGAGTATTTGATTTAAGTTCATAATAAATATTATTTTCTTCAAATTTATTTTTATTTGGAAACAATTTAATTCGTTGTTCTATTATCCATTTATGATATTTTTCATTACTTGTTAAAGTATCAAATGAAACTAAATCTTTCTTAACTTTGTTTATATCTTCATACAATGCTTTATGTAATTGCTTTCTTAATTCTTTATCTTTATTTGCTTTCGTTATTTCATCACGCTGTTTTTTAACATCAAAAATAATATTGACATATTTATTAAGATGGTCTATAAAATGTTCTTGAATATTATTATTAATATTTGTAATCATATCAATCGCTTCATATGCTAAAATATAACTTAACTTGTCATAATAAAGTGTTTCATCTTTAATAATAGTTTTAGAATAATGTTCTTTATAAAATTTTGTTAAAGTTTTTAATTGTTCAGGCATATTATCATCTCTATAACCTCCAGAATTACATTTTCTTTTTGTAATTACCTTAAAAATATCACAAATAAATTCTTTATCTAATGTTGGAAAAGGTTGATTATTATGAAACAAATTAATAAAATATAATTTCAAAAACTGATAAGAATGCACAACAATTTTATTTGTCCTTGAAACTAATTCATTAATAATAGGATTAATATTATTATCTTTTATAACATTCTTAATATTATCCTTATTTGTTTTCATAAAATCAAAATTCTCTTCATCTTTTTTCTTTTCTTTAACTTTTGGTTTTGATTTTTTCATATCTATATAATATTACTATATATTTTATTTTTAAATAGTTTAACGCATTAAAATTTAATTATAAAAATTTGAAATAATTATAATTAAATTTATTATATCATAATATAATATAATAATGGAACATCTTATTATTCATATATCCGGTGCATCAGGTTCTGGCAAAACAACATTAGGAAACAAACTAAAAGAGCATTTCAAGAGTAAAATAGTTGTTAAAGATTTAGATAATTTAAGAGATGAACATATAAATAAAACATATGATACTTCAAAAGGTTGGTCTGTTGATGAAGTAAAATATCAAAAATTTATTAATGATTATATTAGTAAACAAAAGAAACCTATTATATTTGTGGGACTAAATGATAACCATTTGGGTACTAAAAAAATGTATTATAACACTCACTCACAATATAATTTTTATATAGATATTGATGACAAAGAATTAGTTAAACAAAAATGCTTAAGAATGCTAACAGAAGAAATACCAAATGATAAATATGCTATGAAGGACTTAGTTGAAAATAATGAAAAATTTATAAAAGGTATGAAGTTTGCGATAGATGGAGCATGTAATTTAAAAAAAATAACTAAAGAAAATTCAAAAATAAAAAAAGATTATGAAAAACAAGGTTACAATTTTATGTCAAGAGAAAATATTTATAAATCTGTCGTAAAAATATTAAATAATAAATTTTCAAAATAAATTAATGAACTTTTTATTTTTCATCACTTAAACATTCATGAAAATCTTTTAAGTTTTTATCATAACAATCTCTTATTTTTAATTTTGGTGCAAAAGCACATATAAAACCACCATTGTCAAATGCTTCTCTACAAGCTTTATTATCTATATTTTTTTGTGTTGCTTCAACTAATGGGTGATTTTTGAAAGGAATTTTAATAAAATTAGTAGGAGCTAATAATATGCCACCTGAACATAATATACTTCTTGGATATGTATCAATATATATACTATCATTTATTTTCGTTTCTGGAGTAAAACTATCTAATACAACATTTAATGCACATAAACGATAAATATTTTCCAAACGATTGTAAATAGGAAATATATTTTTAATATCGTCATAATACTCGTTAAAGAATTGTTGTAGGTATTTTGCATAAGATGGAAATTCTATTTGTTCATCTTCCTTCCAACAAGTAATATTTATTTTTTCTTTTAATTTTTTGAAAGTTAAAATATCCTCTTGTAAAGTATATTTGATATCTTCATATGATATAGATGTACTCATAATTGTATTTAATTTTTTAAACTCAATATGTTCAGCACTAAGTTCTTCTTGTTTATCTTTCAAATTATTATCACTAACAAAGTTTGAAATCATATCAATTAATCTCATAAATCCATAATGGAATTCAACATTAGATACTTTATATGTTCCTTCTATTTCTCTCATACTAATTAGATAAGTTTCTTGTTTAATTAATTCTTCATCAGCACCATTAATAATTATTGCCATTAATATACGATATATATGTTTTAGTAAATAATCAGTTAAATATAATGTATCATATACTACTGAATTACTTGCAATAGATAATGGATATACATATGATTGATGATTACTGAATGTTCCTTTTAGATTTTGTCTCAAATCAATACGCATTTGTTTTATTTTATTATCTATAATAAATCTTTCTATTTCAGTATCTGGATTTTTTAATTCATATTGATAACTACCATCAACTAACTTAAATGTATTAAATATATCATATTCATCAGTTTCACCCGTAAATATTCCTTCATCATCTGTTTTTAATGATGGAAAGTTATATGGTAATTTATCTAATTGAAATAATCTAATATACTTTTCTTTTGGAATATTAAGTTGATTTTCTAAAATGTTATGAGCAAAAGTTTCAATATTTTCATTATCATAATCATTAATTAGATAATGATGATATTTAGAATCAATATATTTCAATACCGAATCATAATTTATAGGATTACAAAGAAATGGCTGACAATGAGTATCACATTTTGGACAAATATTTTCATGATCATTAACAAATGTAATTTGTTTCCAATATGTATTACAACCATTACAATGATATGGTGTTTGTTCTTTTGATATAAAAGGTTGAATTTGTTTCCATTCTAATTCACACTTTTTGTATTGTTCTTCTTTCCAATAATCATTAATATGTTTAAATGTTTCCTTTATTTTATCCATTTTGTTAATTGACATTATATATTGATTTAAACTATTTAAATAAATTTAAATCAATTTTTTATTTATTATCTTGTTGTGCTTTTAATTTTGCTTTACGATTTAAATATGCGTTATGTCTCCATTCTTTTAATTTTTCTGGATTAGTTTCTTTTATTTTCTCCATATAATTTTTTGCTTTTTCTTTAACAATATTACTATTTTTTTCATAGTATTTTTTATTTCTTTCCGGATTAGTATAACACTTTAATTTTTCTTCTAACTCATTATTTTTATTTTTAAGTTCTTCTATTTCAAGTTTTAACTTATTTATTTCTTCGTTCATTATATTTACTATAATAATATTATAACATAATTTTAAATATTTTATATCATAATATTAAGTATAAATGACATCAAAACATAAAAGTGAAGATTTTAAATTATCTGCTGTTGAATACTATTTAGTTGGTGATAAATCACAATTAGAAGTATGTAAAATATTTAAATGTAGTCCAAGAAGTTTAATGAGATGGGTTGAAAAATATGAAAAGGAAGGTGAAATAAAAAGAGAAAATAGAAAACCAGTTGCGTATAAAGTTCATAAAGAACACGTTAAATTTTTATTAGATGAAATCAATAAAAATAAAACTATTACTATGACTGAATTAAAGCATAAATTAAAAGATAAATTTAAGATAGAATTAAGTAGGTTTCATATCAATAGAATTGTAAATGATAATAACATAACATTAAAAATAACAAGAATCAGACATGAACCAGAAAAAAGATTTGGTAAAGAAATTAATATAAATCAAAAATTAAAAGAATTTTATGATGAAATTAAAAAGCATAAATTAGAAGATATTATATGTATTGATGAGACAAGTATTAGCGGATTACAGAAAAGACATCAATGTTATAGTGAATTAGGTAAAAGATGTGTAATAAAAACGCAATCACAAGAAGTCTTCAAAAAATATACTGGTATATTTGCAATTTCTTATAATGGTGTTTTAGGTTGGGAATTATATGATAAAGGTGGAATTGATAGTGATAGATTATATGAATTTTTAGAAAAATATATAACAAAGAAATACAAAAACAAATTAATTATTTTGGATAATGCAAGTAGTCATAGAAATGCTAAAATAAAAGAATTAGTAAATAAACATAATACATTATTGTATAGTGTTCCATATCAACATTTTACAAATAGTATTGAAAATTACTTTAGTATGATGAAATTCAGAATACAAAAATTAGATGGTTTAACTCACAAAGAATTAAAAACTAATATAGAAAAAGTTATTAAAGATATACCAAAAGAAAAATATGAGAATATAATTAAAGGAACTTATAATAGAACAAAAAAATATAGTAAGAAACCTTCTAATAGAAGAAAAACATTAAAAAATTATTTATAATTGCATATTTAAAAAGTCGGCATTTTAAATGTGCAAAGGTGTAAAAAAATGGGTAAAGAGAGAAAAAATTATTTTGCTTAATTCAGCATTAACAGTATTAGAAGGTAAATCAAATAGTCATCAACAATTATGGAATAATTTTACTGATAAATTAATTAAATATATTAATGATAATGGTAATAATATTGTTTTCTTATTAATGGGTAATTTCGCAATTAGTAAGAAAACTTTAATTAACGAGGAAAAACATAAGATTTTTACAACTGTTCATCCATCACCGTTATCGGCATCTCGTGGATTTTTTGGATGTAGTGTATTTAAAGATATAAATAAATATTTAGAATCAAAAAATTTAATACCTATAAAATGGTAAAAAAATCTATCTTATTTTATATACTATGGAAGATGATATTTATTATCAAAAATATTTAAAATATAAAACAAAATATTTAGAATTAAAAAAACAGGAAGGTGGTCTTAGTCTAAAATCAGGTTTAGCTTATATCTTTACCTCAAAAGATAATGCCAACAAGTTAGAAGCCTTATTTAAAAGACAAAAGAAAACAGATAAAGGTGCACTTATACCAAATCCCCCAAATAGATTAGAAATCGATAAATTACTTGATGGAAATGCTTATACAGTATGGAAGGGTGAAAAAGTTATGTATTTAAATGAATCACTTGAGAAAACTGCATCAAAAGTTGCTTCAAAGGCTCTTGAAAAAGGTAAAGTTATTGGTGCCCAAGTTTTAGAAAAGGGTAAGGAAATTGGTCAAGAAGTAGCAAAACAAGCTCTTGAGAAAGGTAAAGTTATTGGAGCTCAAGCCTTAGAAAAGGGTAAGGAAGTTGGACAAGAATTAGCAAAACAAGCTCTTGAGAAAGGTAAAGTTATTGGCGCTCAAGCCTTAGAAAAAGGTAAAGAAATTGGATCTCAAGCCTTAGAAAAGGGTAAAGAATTAGCAAAACAAGCTCTTGAAAAAGATAAAGAAGTAAAAACACAAGGCTTAAAAAATTTAAGTAAAATATCTAATGTACAAACAGGAGGAGAAAATGAAAGTGCTGCTAAGATTGATATAAGTGATATTGCTAATTTAGATTTAGAAAATAAAGAACATCTTAAAATATTAAGTGAAAGAGTTAAAGAGGAAGATGTTGACTCAGAAGTTGTAGTTGTTATTAAATATAATTTAATTGGTAAAAATCAATTAATTAAAATGATTGACCTATAATAAAATCCAACAACAAATATTAATAAAAAAATTGTCAAGATAAAGCTTTAGCTTTATCTTAATGAAAGCAAGTTATACTTGCTTTCGTGTGCGCTTAATAGAAAAAGCATTGCTTTTTCTATTATAAGCCATAATATTAGAAATAAAAACAAAGTTTTTATTTCTAATTGATATTATTTTTATCCTAATTAATTATTTTCAAAGAAAATAATCAATATACGTTTTATTTTATAAAGCTCATCCAACAATATAGTTTATAGCTACTTGCCAACGCTCGTATATAGAAGAGCAAAGTTCTTCTCTACAGGCTAGACATAGTCTAGCGTAGCTATAAAAAAAATTGAATAAACTATATAAAGATAACTTATCTCTATAAGTAGTTTATAATGAATAACATGGATAAATATTTGGATATGACAGATGAACAATTAGATAATTTATTATTAGGGGTAAATTTGGATAAAAAAGTAGAGACTAATAATTCAATATGTAAGAATTGTTCAAGTTCAAATCTGGTAATAGATAATGCTAAAGGTCATATGGTATGTAAAGATTGTGCGGTAATTAATGAAGAATATTTGGATGAAAATCCGGATATTACTAGTAATGATGGTGAAGGTAATAATAATTCACGGTATGGAGCACCATCAAGTTATTTTTTTCCTAAAGCATCACTTGGAACAAAAATAGTTTCCAAGGGTTATAATAGGCTAAGTTTAATTCAGAAGCAGGGTCAAATGCCTTATAAGGAGAAAAGTTTGATGGATGTATTAGAAACAATTCAAACAAAATGTAAAAAATATGGTATAACTCAAACAATTATTGATAGTGCTAAAATTTTATATAAAAAAGTATCAGAATCAGTTCATAATAAAGGAAAGCGAAAGGGTAAATCAATTATAATGAGATGTATCAATAGAAGAAGTATGATTGCGGCGTGTCTATTTCACGCCTGTAAACTACAAAAAGAAACAAGAAGTCCAAAAGAAATTGCGGATATTTATGATTTAGAAATAAAACATGTAAATAGGGGTTGTAGAAAATTTTGTGATATTATAGATGCGAATACATTATTCTATCAAATTAAGAGTTCACAATCAACAGATTTTATAGAAAGATTTGCTAAAAAATTAAATATTGATAAGCAATATATAAATATAACAAAAGATGTATCAAATAATATTCATAAATTAGATTTAGCATCAACCCATGAGCCACCGTCAGTTGCTGCAGGTTGTTTATTGTTAGTTTCTCAATTTTATAATATTCCATTATCAAAAAAGCAGATATCTGATATATTTGGAATATCAGATGTAACAATAAGTAAAACATTCCGTAAAATTTGGCCTTATCATAAAATAGTTTTAAGTAATAAAATTACAGATTTAATTTTAGAAAAAAAGAATAATTTGAATAAAGAAAATGCTGAAATAACAAATAATAATTTAATTTTAAATCCAACTGAAAATGATGAATTATTAATAACAGAAGATGATATGGAAGCATCTAATAGTGATTATAGTAGTAGTGATAATGAACAAAATGAAATTGTTGTATAATTTTATTATCTAGTAATATATAATAAAATTAATGATAAATAAGTATTATAATAAATACTTAATGTATAAGGCTAAATATATAAAATTAAAAAATAATTCATTTATACAAATTGGGGGTGATAATCTTAATAAATATATTGACGTCTTAAATAATTATTTTCAAGATTTAGAAAATAATCCAAATGAAAAAGAAGAAATAATTGATAAGATAGTTAAATATATAGAAAATAATAATATACCATTAAATTATACAGATTTTGATAATTTAAAATCTCAAATTAATTACGATAATTTTAAAAAATTATATGAAAATAGGAAAATAATATATGAATTAGATGAAACTAATTATAATGAAAATCTAGAATGGATTATTAATATGTTAGAAATTAATAATTTAAGTGATTTTAATAAATTATTTTCATCAAATATATTAGGTAATAATAAAAATTATGTTATATACTATATGATTTTACTAAAATATTTAATTAAAAATAAGAAAACAATAACACCAAATAGTTTAGTATTTTTATCAAAAGTAAGTTTAAAATTAGCATTAAATCCAGAATTAAATTCGGATGAATATTTACCAATAATAATAAATTTGATTAATAATTATATATTTTCTTTTCCAATAAAAAAAATAATAAATTTTCAAAAACCAGTAAAAGATTTATCGATGACTATTGATAATTATTATGATATAAAAATGATTGACTTTAAAAATAAGATTATTGAATATTATAATGGACATTTAAAAAATACTAAGGATATTAATTATAATGATTTACAACAAATTATTTATACTATATTTCAAATCCCGGTAAAATTAAATAATTAATATTTTATCAATAATTTCATCAATATACTCAAAAAATTCAACTTTAAAATTTCCACTAATTAAATTTGGATATTTTATTTTAATTTCTTCAATATCTTTTTGATTTTCAAGAGGTACAAATACTAAATTAACTCCTGCTTTTTTAGCTCCCATTAATTTAAAATTGAGACCACCTATTTTTGTTATTTTTCCAGTTAATTCCACTTCACCAGTCATTGCAATATCATTTTTAATTGGTTTACCTAAAATTCTAGATATAAATGCGCTAGTGAAAGCACAACCAGCACTAGGACCATCTTTAGGAGTTGATGTAGAAGGAGCGTGAACATGAAAACCATATTTAAAATTATTTATTAAATGTTCATCGATAGAAAATTCCTTTTTATTTTCTATCAAAGTAGATTCTAAGCCATTTGGCTTAGAATGTTCATCAATATTTTTAATAAATGGATATTTTTTAATATTTCTTCTAATATAATCAATAGCGGCAGTTAATGAACAATAAACTGATTCTTTCATAACATCACCTTGTTTACCAGTTAATTTTATTTCATATGAATTAGTATTTGGAGAAAAATTATTGAATATTTGTATTGGTATTATTCCTCCATCACCACTAGTTGTTGCGTAAAGACCATTAATTATACCTATTGTTGGTTTATCGTGTATTTTACATATATCATTCTTTGGTTTATCTAAAATTCTAATAATTGTATCTTGGTCAATATTAATAATTTTATCCTTATTTCTAAATCTTTCTAAATTAAGTGTTAAAAATATTTGTTCTATTTTTCTTTTTATAGAACGAACTCCAGCTTCATTAGTATAATTTTCAATAATCCATTCTATCAAGTTATCTGATATATTAATCCAAGGTTCATTTTGTAGTCCAACTGATTGGGCTAATTCTGGTATAATAAACTCTTTAACAATTTTTATTTTATCATTTTGTGTATAAGCTCCGACCTCAATTTGTTTTAGACGATCTAATAAAATAGGATCAACAAGACTTGAATCATTATAAGAAAAAATCATAATAACTTTATCTAGTGGAAAATCAACCCCTTGAAAGAATCTATCTTGGAAAGTTTTATTCATATTAGGATCAGTTAAGTGAATCAAAATACTTGTTATTTCATTAATTGAACCATGTTTAGAACAAGTTTTATCCAATTCATCAAAATATAATATACATCTAGATTTACCCATTTCTACCATTTTTTTAATAATTAATCCTGGTTGAGAACCTGAATATGTATATCCATGACCATGTAATATTTCACCATCATTTTGTCCACCAAGTGTTATTTCCGCAAATGGTATATTTAATGCTTTACTAATTGATTTAGCTAATAATGTTTTACCAACACCAGGAGGGCCCACTAATCCAAAACTAGTTCCTTGACTAGAAGGATTACTAATCCATTTACCTATAGTTTGTAATAAATTTTTTTTAGCTTCTTCATGACCATAAGATAATTTCTTTAATTTATCTTCAATTTCTAATAAATAATTATTTATTTTATCAGGGGATGAACTTATGTTTTGAAAGAATGAATCTTCTGAAGAGGAAGGCCAAGGATAATTGAGTATATTTTTAACAAAAGTTAGTTGTTTATAATACTCATTATTATAAGATTTCATTTCCTCTATTTTTTCCAAAGTTATAGACCTAACAGTGGAAGGTATATTTTTATTGGCAATTAATTGTTTTTTATAATCAATATCTTCTAGAGATATCGATTTTAGTTTATCTAATTCAGATTTAATACTATTATTAGATTTTTTAATTTTTACTAATAAATAATATGGCAATCTTTGACTAAGAATTGTATAAATTAATGGACTATGAGTTTTCTTTTCTTTGGTAATTCCTAATAATAATCCTGCAATATCTATATTATCAACATTACCTAACAGTAGCAAAAAAATTGATTCAAACATTCTTTTAATATCAGTCCCTTTTGATATAAAATCTTTCATAATATTAATAAAACTAGATGAAGCTAGTTCCATATATGTCTGATAGGATTCTTCAATATATTTAATATATTTGCTAGTATCCAAACAATAGATATTACCTAGATAATCATATCTAATAAATTTTTTAATAAATTTAGGATCTATGGAACTATTAGCTAATATTGTCATTATTTTAGTTTTATTATGTTGTAAATATGGATAATTAAGTTGACTAGATTTGATAAAGCAAGATAATGAATCATTAATGAAGTATCCTTGAATTTTCAAATATTTATTTTCGGTATTAATATTTTTTATCCATAATTCTCTGGTTAATTCTAATATATCTAATTCAGAGTATTTATTAGGAAATCTCCAATAAAATTCATCATTATGAGAAACACTAAAATAATTAATACTTGTTGGTACAAAAATATTTCTAATTTCACTAATAAGTTCAAATTGTTTATCTGACAATTTAAAATTACCATCATAAATATCTATTAATTCAACAATATTATCAAAACCAATGTTTGATATAATTACTTTTAAATGGTTCTCTTGCTCTATTAAAGGTAAATCTATAGATTTTTTAATTATAGGATAAATTTTATTAAATAATTCATTATCATCTTCATCTTTAAACATATTTAATAATTCAGCAATATGATTATTTATTTTATTGGAACTATCAAGTTTTTCTATAATATAATTATTATATGCTGAATTAAGATTTTTTGATATTATAAAAATATTGCCTAATATTTGATTTTTTGTATTAAAATCTAAATAACTATTTATAAATAATGTATCTATATGCTTTTCTAATCGTAATATTATATCTGATAAATATTTATATTTAAATTGTAATATATTCAATTTCAGGTTTTTTATTTTATTTTGAATTTCTGCGTTCATTATCATTGTTAAGATTTAAATATCATTTATGGTTTAAAATTATTCGTTTAAGAAAAAATGAATAAGAAAACTAAAATGTATTTAAAAATAACTAACTATATTTAAAAAATTATCAAACGCACTTAAACAAACTCAAGTGTGTTTGATTTAAAAAAATAATATATTAATAGATTATATAAATAAGTATGCCAGGTAAAAATTCTAAACAATCTGTTCAAAAGACTGAAACCTCTGCCCCAGTTGAAGCAACTTCTGCACCAGTATCTAGTGCTAAAGTTCAAAAGGGAGGTAAGAAGAATGCTAAATCAACTGAAACTGTTCAAGTTTCCGCACCAGTTCAAGATGTCCCAGCACCAGTTCAAGAAGCCTCTACACCAGTAGCAACTGTTTCTTCTGCTAAGGTTCAAAAGGGTGGTAAGAAGAATGCTAAGACTGCTGAAACTCCAGCACCAGTTCAAGAAGCATCTATACCAGTAGCAACTACTTCCTCTGCTAAGGTTCAAAAGGGTGGTAAGAAGAATGCTAAGACTACTGAAACCTCAGCTCCAGTTCAAGAATCCTCTGCACCAGTAGCAACTGCCAAGGTTCAAAAGGGTGGTAAGAGAGTAGCCAAGAAGGAAGCAAAGAAGGAAGCAGCACCAGAAGAAGGTGAAAATGAAGAATCAGGAGATAGAAGAGTTCGTTCTTTCAAGGTTAAATTACCAGGTAAGGAAGAATTCGAAGGTCGTTTCACTGGTTTAACTCCATATCAAGCAGCAAATAAGGCACTTAGCAAGTATTTCAGAGAAACTGAAAAGCCAAAGACTGAAATCACATTTAGCATTTGTGAATCAACCAGAAAGAGCAAGAAGACTGTATATACATATGTTGGAAGACGTCAAAAGCTTGAAGCTCCAGTAACCTACAAGATTAAGAATGGTGATGAAGTAAGAGAAATCACCAAGAACTTTAAGAACACCTTAAAGAAGGTTAAGAAGGCAGAATCTTCCGAAACAACTGCAACTGCTTCTGCATAAATCAGTATTAATTTATAATAATAATATTATTATTATAAATTTAGAAATTATATAATTCTTCACATTTTGTATTAAGTTCATTTAGTTGATTTGTCCAATCAATATCATTATTATCAGAAGTGAGGAGATTAAGATTATGATTAATAAGATCAATTAATATTTTATTATTATCACCTAAATTGATTTCACCAGATTCAATTTGTGATTTTAAAAAGATACATAGATTATTGAGTTCAGTTTTAGAACATTGAGCAGGTTTATCTTCTAATTGATTAACTAATTCAAGTTTTTGATTAATATATTCGATTGAAACAGTATTATAGGATAATTCTTCTAATACTGGATTTAAAAATTCACTCCAATCTGGATTTTTCGCTAATAATAATTCAATTTTAACTTTTAGTTCATGAAGCGATAGTTCTTTTTGAAAATTATCATTCAGTAGATTATCATCATTATCTTCATTACTAATTGATGAACAGGACCCTGTTATACTAAATTTTTCTTGAAGATAATTAACAGTTTCTACTAATTGTAAATCATTCATTGAATCTATTTTTTCTTCTATTTCATTTAAACTTTTAATAATAGTATCTTTATCAGTTTGATTCATTAAATTATTAATACTAATATTTGCTAAAGAGTTTTCAATAATACTTTTAATAATATAGATATTTTGACATCTTTGCAACTCAGTATTATCAATATCTGATAATTTTTGAGCTTGATTAATTAGTTCTTCAATTTTACTTGATTCAATAATTGGTAAATCTTTAATAATAATATTCTTTTCAACTCCAGATTTTTTATCAATAATAGTTATATTAATAATTGAATTTAGATCAACTTTAAATATAACTTCAATAATTGGTTGTGTACTTTGAGATACTTTATCAAATATAAATTCACCTATTAGATAATTCTTATTAGCGATTTTTCTTTCTCCTTGATATACTTTAATTTTTATAGAATTTTCATTTAGTATATTTGTTGTATATTTTTGACTTCTCTTAACAGGTAATGGAGTATTTTTGGGAATTATTATTGAAAAAGTTCCATCAACTAATTCAACTCCTAAAGATAATGGTAAAACATCCAATAAAATAACATCTTCATTATTATGATATTTATTTTTAATAATACCCGCGTATAAACTTGCGCCTTCCGCAACAACAGTTTCTAGACTTGGATAAACCCATGGATTTTTATTAGATACTTTTTTAATAATATCATGAATCATTGGAATACGGCTAGTTCCTCCAACTAATACAATATAATTAATTTCATAATTATTAATTATATCGGTTAAAGTGGATTCTATTTTTTTTAATAATTCTTGACACATATTTTCAAATTTATTTTTAGTTAAAATATAGTCATTTGATTCATAAATATCTAAATAGGTTAATTTTTCCTTAATTTTTTGAGCAATATACCATATTTTACTTTGTTCCAGATTTTTATTTGATTTTAAAAAATCATTATAAATTAATTGGGTAAAATTATTACCTCCTAAATCATTTAACCCGCAACTATGAATTATTTCAAATAATGTTTCTGTTTTCTCTAATACTGTAAAATCCATTGTTCCTCCACCGATATCTATTACCAAAAATTTTTCTATTTCATTTGTGGAATGATAAAGACCATATGCTAATGCTGCAGCGGATGGCTCATTTATTATTCTTATAATATTTATTCCAATATTTTCAAATGTATTTTTAATTATTTCTCGTTGATTATCATTAAAATTTGATGGAACTGTAATTACTGCTTGAATATTATCATTATTTAAATTTTTAATTATTATGTTTTTAATATGTTGAAAAAATAATAATAATAAATCCTGAATACAATATTTTACATTATTAATATTATATTCTTTATCGTGTCCAATATCTAATTTAAAACTATGAATTATATCATTACAGTTAATTGGAATATAATTCCCACAAAATATTTTTTCATTAAAAAAACCTATTTTTGACGGTATTATTTTAAATAAACCATCTTGTAAAATATGGGATTTATTATTATCAAAATAAGAAATAACAGTATTTGTTGTTCCAAAGTCAATACCAACTAATGTTTCAGTCATTATTTTGATAATATAATTTAGTCTTTATATTATTAAATTAATTTAATCTCACTTTTCCATTTGATGTTATCAATCCAACAACATTTCCTGGTTTATAAGATACAATATCATATAATTCATTTGTTTCCAAATCTCTCAAATAATAATTCTTTTTATACATAATTAATTCATATCCATTTATCTCTTCAAAATTATCAGGATCAAAATCTTTTTCTAATTTTGCTTTCTTACTTTTCTTTTCCTTAGGTAAAACTGATTCTGAACTTGATTTACTAGAAATATCATTATTTTCTACAATATCATCTTGTTTTATTTCACTAATTATATCTTTAGATTTTTTATTTGTTTTACTATCAGGAATAATTTCATTAGTTTCTCTCAAAGTAGCTTCTAAACCTACAGATTTATCATCAGATTTATTTTTGGGAGATTTTGGTTGCTTATATTTTTCTAATTGACTTTCTAAAAATTTAATCCTTTCATTTTTTTCAGTTAATTCTTTATGCGCAGAAACTAAAACAGATACCTTAGACATACTAGATAATTCTTGTTCTTTTTTAGCTAATAACTTTTTTGCTTCCTCTAATTCTTCTTTATATTGTTGAACCATATCTTTTAGTTCACTATTTTGTTCATCCGCATATTTTCTAGCTTTTTCTAATGTTTTTTTGGTGTTATCAAGTTCATTAGTAATACTATCAATTTTTTCAGTTAGTTCTTGATTTAACTCGTGATATTTAGTTAATTCTTTATTTAGGTCTTTAAATAACTTGATAAAGTTAGTATTCCTATCGAGTTCGTATAATTGTGTGATAATATCAGATAATTGATTAATATTGTCCATTAATATATATAAAAAAATTGCTTTTATATTATCTTAATATCAATTTTTTTATATATAATGGAAAATAACTATATTGAAATAGAGTATTTAGGCAAAAAGGTTAATATCCTTAAATATAATTCCGAATCTAATAATCAATTTAATAAGAGGCTTGAATATATTAAAATTTTAGAGAAAAAGAAAATCGATTGGAAAGAAGCAAATAGATTATCTAAAATTTGGTATGGTATACATTGTAAAAAATGTAAATATTTACCAAATGTATATCATAGTGTAATGTTTTAAAATATTTATTCGCACTCTAACATACCATTAACATTTCTCAATTTATGAATATGATAAATAACAGATTTATTGAGATGTCTATGATCTAAATTAGATCCATCTTTTCTTTTATGTAATTCATTTTTACCTAATTTAACTTCAATACAATTATCAGTATTAATTGAAGTTTGTTTAGGTTTAGCATAATCATCTAAACATTCAGCCCAAAGAATAGGGTGTCTAAATGATAATACTGTACAAGAATCTTTCCAACTACCTTCCGGTAAATCAATATGATACTCAATATTTTTAAATATTTTATTAATTAGAATAAAAATACCGAAAATTATTAAAATAATTAAAATAATTTTATTAAATAGAGCCATTATATTATAATATAGATATATAATATCATAGCTATTTATTTTAAGCATCTGCTTGATCCATTGCCCAAGTTTTATTTATTTTAGATTGTGATACATATCGTGAATCATCCCATTCTTTTAAATTAACTGGATATGTTGATGAATCAGATGGACAAACTTTACAAGGTGATGTATTAATACAAACAGGTGGTCTTGGCATAGGTACTTGCCATTTATTAGTATTTAATATAGTATATTCATTATCCCATTCATTTGCGATTTTATCACCGATAGGAGTATAAAAATCAGAGGGTAATTCATTATATACATTATCATTCTTAACTTTGCCATTAACCATTCTTGTTCTTACTTTACCTTCTTTTTTTAATGTTTCAAGTGATTTAATTACATCTTCCATAGATAATAATTTTGATTTTAATTTAATTTGAATATTTTGAATATCATTAGCATCGATAATACCTTTTTGATTTAAATCTACAATTAGGGATTCAAAATATCTGGCAGCAATTTTGCTACTATCTTCAATTGTAATGGGTTTAGTTCTGAGTTGATTTCTAAGTTCAGCAATTTCATTTTGGAATTGTCTTTTAACTTTTTCAATTTCCATACCACATCCTACTTTAGGTGCAGTATCACTAACACCTCTTAATTCAATGGGTACTTCTGGTAATAGTTGATCTAATTTAGGTTGTTCAGCTTGATTTAAAATTGGTAAAGGTCTAATTTGTTCAGGTCTAACTTCAGGCATCGTGGGTTGTTCTTCCATCTTCACTTTGTTAATGACATCAAGTCTATTTTTTAAAATTTGGTCAACATCAATATCAAGATTGAGTTTAAATGGGTCTTGGGAAGATTTTTCTTCAACCATACTTTGAGAAGATTCTTGATTAGCAAATCCTTCTTTTTTATGAATATACATAACATCTAAGAATATAAAACCAACAATAATAATAGACATTATTAAAACAATATCTTTATTTTCGAGAGGTTTGGATGGAACAAGTTTGAGAATAGACAATATAATACCAGCAACAACAATATATTTAAGAGCATCATTCATAGTAAAATTCATTTATATATCATATTAGATATTTTTTTTATTTTTATAAATTGCCTTAATTTTTTTATTTTAACTGAGCCTTTATGAAGTAAAGCGTATATTAATTATTTTCTTTGAAAATAATTAATTTAACGAAGTGGAACATTAATTTTTTTTATTAAATACAATAATTAAAACTAATATTAAAACAATAAGAACAAGATTTATAGAATACATTATAAATAATAAGGAAACATAAGGATAAATTTTCCCTGCAAAATTAGAGAATACAGGATTCATAATGTCTTTTTCTATTTTTTCTTTATTTTCATTTTTATTAATTTCAATTATAAGCTTGTTTATTAAATCTTTTGTTAGTTTTTCAATCATTAGAAAATAAGAGATTTTTTAAATATTTAATAAACTTTACTAAAATAATATAGAATTCCTAAAAATTAATTCTTTAATTAAAGTAGCAAACTTATATAAAGACGTCGTTTTCAAAAAAATTTGATTTTATTACGGTATAAAGTTTTCTCCTTTATATAATAAGTAATGACTATTAATCCGACTTTTTATGGTGAAGATATTAAAAAGATAGAAAAAATAGAGTTTTCTATCTTTAGGAATAAGGATGTTAAGCAATATTCGGCAGTAAGTGATGACCCGTTTGGTATAGATTTGGCAGAATCTTATGAAAATTATGAGCCAAAGAAGGGTGGTCTAGTGGATTTAAGATTAGGTACGTGTGATATATATTTACCATGTGTAACTTGTGGTTTAAATTCGTTAGAGTGTCCTGGTCATTTTGGCCATACTGAATTAGCCGAGCCGGTTTTTCATTTTGGTTTTTTAAATCATCTCAAAAATTTGATGCAATGTATTTGCTTAAAATGTTCTAATTTATTAATAGAAAAATCAGATGTTCAATTTAAAAAAGCACTAAATAAAAAAGCTGAAGCAAGATTTAAGGAAATTAAAGCTTTAACAAAAAATGTTAATTATTGTTTTCATTGTGGTGTTCCTGTTCCTGGTATTAAAAGAGAAGTTAAAGACAGTGGAGCTATTAAGATAACAATTGAAAGAGAAGTTAAAGGAGAAGGAACAGATAAAGAATCACAAGAGATGACAAAAAAAATAAAAGAACATTTAAGTCCAAGAGATTGTTATAATATTTTGAGGAATATATCAGATAATGATTGTTATTTATTAGGATTTAATCCAATAATGCAGAGACCAGAAGATTTAATTATAGAAAAGTTTCCGATACCACCCGTATTGATTAGACCAACAGCTAAAGTTGATTTTATGTCGGCTGCCACGATGGAAGATGCTTTAACATTAAAAATCTCAGATATTGTTACAGCAAATAAAAGAGTAAGGCAACAAATGGAAAAGGAAACAATATCAAATGAATTATCAACATATAATCGTGATTTGGTTGATTTGCTTCAATATCATATTGCGACATATTTTGATAATGATACAGTAAGTTTGCCAAGAACAGAATTTAAGACTGGTGGAAGACCTACTAAATCTATTAGTGATAGAATTAAGGGAAAAGCTGGACGTATTAGAAGTAATCTCATGGGAAAAAGAGTGGACTTTAGCGCACGTTCAGTTATTACATCAGACCCATACATTGATATTGATGAAGTGGGAGTGCCGATGAAAATTGCAATGGAATTAACAATACCAGAGGAAGTAACCCCATATAATATTAAATATTTAACGGGATTAGTTAAAAATGGTAGAGATGTATATCCAGGAGCAAATTTTGTATTACGTATTAATTACCGTGATGGTAAACCAGAAATTCAAAAAATCGATCTAAAGTATCGTAAAAAAGCAATTAGATTAAATTATGGAGATGTTGTCGAAAGACATTGTATTGACGGAGATTATGTCTTGTTTAATCGTCAACCAACTTTACACAAACCCTCTATGATGGGTCATAAGATGCAAGTGATTGACAACGAAAGTTTAAATACATTCAGAGTCAATGTGTCGGTCGTTAAGCCATATAACGCGGACGTTTAATTTCGATGTTCGCAACAGGAAGCGCGATTATAAAGCGTGCTACTTCCTAGTTCCATCATAATGGAGCAACACTTTCAAACTGCGGGAAAATCCTATAAAATAGTTTTAAAAAATTGATTCTTTATTTTCTTAATCAATAAATATTATTAGTTAATGGAAAACAATAAAGCTAAGATAATAAAATGTAAACACTGCCCTACTATTTTAACAGATAATAATAAAATAAAGGGTAAAAACTTATGTCTAGAATGTAATAAGAGAATATGTCGTGAATACTATGTTAAAAATACTCAGCCACAAATATTAGAAAAAATAAATGAAAAAAATCAGAAGCCGAAAAGATGTAATGATTGTGATACTATATTAAATGATGATAATAAAGTTAAGGAACGAAATCAATGTAAAGAATGCAGATCAAAAAAACGCAAGGAATATCTTGAAAAAAAAAATAGAAAAACAATTTAGTGCTTTAGATGGAAATCAAAAATGTACTGATTGTTCTTCTGTATTAACTAAAGATAATTGTGTTAAGAATCGTCCAATGTGTAAGGATTGTTATAATAAAAAATGTAAGGAATATAAACAATCCAATAAAGAAAAAGTATCTGCGAGTCATAAAAAATATTATAATGATCATAAGGAGAAAATAGCCGAATATTATAAGGATCATTATAAAACTAATAAAGATACATATATGGAAAATAATAAAAAATGGCGTTCTGAAAATAAAGAGAAGATTAGAGAAAAAGAAAATGAGTTATTTAGAAACAATCCGTCTAAAAGATTAATTAGAAATTATAGATCAAGAATATGGGATGCTTTGAAAAGATTTAAGGGTAAAGAAAATAGGACTCTTAAATATCTTGATTGTGATATCCCATTTTTTAAAAAATGGCTTGAATATAATTTTACTGATAAAATGACTTTTGATAATTATGGAACTTATTGGCATGTTGATCATGTTATTCCATGTACCAAGTTCGATTTATCAAAACCGGAAGAAATAAATCATTGTTTCAGATGGACCAATTTACAACCATTAAAAGCAAAGACAAATATTTCTAAACAAAATAGAATAGATAATGTTGAGGTTATAAGTCATTATTTAAAAGTAAATATCTTTGCTGAAGAAAATAATATTGATATTCCAGAATTTAACTATGAACCTTATTTAATTAAGGAAGATTATGATTATGATTTAGAAGATTCAGAAAATGAAGAAAATGAAATAGAAGTTTAAAACTATAGTTTTGTACTACCACTCTTAAATGGCAACATTAAAGAGGAACAGGGGTAATGACCCTTCCCAATGGTAACAACGTATGAAACGCAGGGCAATCCGCAGCCAAGCCGTTATAATAACGGCGCAGTCCAACGACTAAATGTTAGTGGGTCATAATATATTTGTGGCTTAAGATATAGTCTAATCCCACCAGTAATGGTGTCTATATTCGGTATTAGGTATTATTATGACTCTAGATTTTTTAGGAAATCTATTGGATATCTAATAACAAAGTGTAGAGGCAGATAGAAATATTTGCTGGTAGTAATGTTCGATGGTGATATCTAGAAAAAGATCTACTTTTTTCATCTTGTCACCAACAGGTGAATGCCCGTATGTGTTGTGTATGATACCATATGGGGAAAACATTGTAACATACACTAAAATATAATCACCTAGTGCTTATTAATAAAATAAGCGCGAGATTTTCAAATTGTTCGGGAACTCCGTAAAGTCTATTCTACTAACCTAATTATGAAAATTTTTAGGGGAAACGCATAATAGCGTATTGAGTAAAAATGAATAGAATGAGCGAAAGCAAAATCGGATACCCGCAGCCAAATTCCTAACCTTAGTAGTAAGTATGGAATAGGTTCAGAGACTAAACGGAAATCGGTTATTAAATTTATATTTAATAGCTTAAGATATAGTCCAATAGTCCAGTGAAAACTGGAATGTAAGTTTCCTTAAAAATGATTTTCTAACAGAGTTAATCTTATGAAAATCGGGAAATGTCATGGAGATGAATATACATTTGGCCCAATCAATTCAGGCCAGAAATGAACTGAAACGCATCGCAAATGTTGAGTATCAAATAGTTGGTGTTAGAGAATCAAGTCCAATTATTGGTTGTCAACAAGATACGTTATCAGGTGCTTATATGTTAACAGACCCAAATGTTAAATTAAAGGGATGGGAAGTGGCTAATATTCTTTGTAATACTTCATCTGATACGAAGATGGAAATTGAAATGAATAAAGAATATAATGGTCATCAGATTTTCTCACATATTATCCCTGTTGGTATTAATAATACCAATAAATCAATTCAAATTGTTAATGGTAAACTAGTAAGTGGATATTTGGATAAATCCTCACTTAGTTTTGCCAAAAATTCAATTATTCATTTTATTTGGGATAAATATGGTCCCAATAAAACAAGAAGATTTATTGATGATTCACAAAGACTCGTCTTAAATTATTTATTGACCAGAGGTCAAACTGTTGGTTTTTGGGATACATTAGTTGACCAAAAAACAGAAGCTCAAATACAACAAATTGTTAATAATGAAATATTAAAAACAAAATATAATATAACTCAATATGAAAATGAAACTGACCAACTATCACTTGAAACTATTGAAAATTCTATTTCATCAGATTTGAGTGTAGTCCAATCAAATATTGGTCAAATTTTAATGTCTGTTTTAAAGATTGATAACTTTTTCTGGGCATCTGCCAAATCAGGTGCTAAGGGTAATGCTTCAAATGTTGCTCAAGTTTCCGGATTGTTAGGACAACAAAATCTTGAAGGTGTTCGTATTAAGAAAAAGATTGAAGGACGTTCTCTTATTTATTTCCATAAAGATGATGATACTCCAGAAGCTCGTGGTTTTGTTAAAAATTCATATTTGACTGGATTAAAGGGTTTTGAATTCTTTATCAATGCTGCAGCAGGTCGTGAAGGTCTTATTGATACTGCCATTAAATCAGTAACTTGGGAAACACCTATTGTTATTATTGAGAATGAAAAACCATTATATACTGAAATTGGTAAATGGATTGATGAATTAATTGAATCAAATAAAGATAAAGTAGAATTTATGAAAGATCATAATATGGAAATTATGAATTTACCTGAAAGAACAACATATATTCCAACAACTGATTATAATGGTAATGTATCTTGGGGACAAATTTCAGCAATTACTAGACATGACCCTGGAAATAAATTATATGAAATTAAAACGAGAGGAGGTCGTAATGTAATTGTAACTGAAGCCAAATCATTATTAATTTGGAATGAGAATACTGAACAATTCAAAGAAAAACTTACCCCAGAAATTAAGATTGGTGATTTTGTACCAGTTACCGCTGAATTGAATTCTGAATTTCCAGAATTAAATATTAATTTGGAAAATAAAGATAAATTATTAGAATTATTATTTAAATCAAATGAAGATATTAAAGATTATATTACAAATTTAAATAATATCACTACTACCACAGAGAAAGAAATTAATATTCTTTCAATGTTATGTTCTAGAATTGGTCTTTATGGTTCTATTCAAAAGACAAGTAATGGATTTGAATATGTGATTAATAATAATAAGAAACATAATAATGTTGTATTAGATGAAATTGTTGAAATAAATCCAATTGATATTAAATTACATCCAAAAGTTTATGATTTAACTATTCCTTCTACTTTTAATTTTGGTTTGGCTAATGGTTTACAAGTTCGTGATACGGCTCAAACTGGATATATTCAGAGACAACTGGTTAAAGGTTTAGAAGATTTAACAATCAGATATGATGGAACTAATCGTAATGCTCGTGGTACAATTATTCAACTTGTCTATGGTGAAAATGGTATTAATCAAGCAACACAAACAGAATTAATGTTAAATATTTTATCAATGGATAATAAAACATTAGAAAGTAAATTAGGTCTAAGTTCAGAGCAAATTAAAAAATTATCCAAATCAATTAAGATTTCTGAAAAGGAATTAAGTGAATCAAATAAACAGTTTATTAATAAGGCTAAAGAATTAAGAAATGAAATGAGAGAAATTCAATCTAGGGCATTAATTAATTATAAAATTATGGAGGAAAAATATGTTATGCCTGTTAATTTGTTCCGTATTACACAAGATTATTCCAATAAAAAAGAAGTCTTAGAATTAGACCCTAAATATATTGAGGAATCAATTGAAAAATTCTTAAATGATTATGATGTAAGACTTATTACATCTATCAAACCAACAGATAAATATATGAAACAAGATGATAGAAATATCAAGTTCTTATTAGAAGTTGCGTTATATGAATATTTAGCACCAGTAAAATGTATCTTTGAATATGGTCTTACTAAAAAAGATTTTGATTCTATGATGAAAGAAATTAAGATGAGTTTAATTAAAGCTATTATTGAAGCAGGTGAAATGGTTGGTATTATTGCTGCACAATCTATCGGCGAGCCAACATCACAAATTACCCTGAATACCAAGCATTCTGCAGGTTCAAAGAGTTCCGCAAATATGGGTGTAGCACGTATTCAAGAATTAATTCATTATACAAAAGATATCAAGGCACCACAAATGACGGTATATTTCAAGGAACCATACTGTACTGATAGAAGTGCGTTAAATAAAGTTATAAGTTATTTCAAACATTTATCAATTCGTGAATTAATATCCAGTGCTGAAGTATATTATGATATAGGAGTAAATGATGAACTTGGAAAGAAGATTAGAGGTGATAATGTTTCAAGTCCATTCTTTGTTAATAATCAAAAAGCAGATGTTAATTCATTACCTTTTGTGTTTAGAATGAAATTTGATATTGAAAAAATGTTAGATAAGGAAACTACATTATTAGATATTAAAACCAGATTTATTTCTCATTGGTATAAAAACTATACAAATCTTAAAAATCTAAATAAAACTGAGAAAGACGTTATTGGTAGAATTTCCAGATGTGCTATTTTATCAAATAGCGCTACTGACAAAGAACAAATTATCCATATAAGATTTAATATGAGTTCATTCAATTATAATTTAGTTACAGAATTTTTAAGAATGGTCTTTGATGATATTACTCTTAAAGGTGTTGAAAATATTACCGCTATTGATGTTAATCACGAATTAAGAGTTACATTTGATAAAGAAACAGGAGAAATCAAGAGAGATAAAGAGTATGTTGTATTAACATCTGGAATTAATTTTAATAGGATGAGACAAATGAAGGGAATTGATTTTAGCAGAACAAAATGTAATGATGTAGCAACCATTTTAAGATTATATGGTATTGAGGCGACAAGACAAATATTACTAAATGAATTAACAACAACTTATCAAGCCAATGGTTCAAATATTAATCAAAATCATTTGTCTTTGCTCGTTGACCAGATGTGTCATAGTGGAGAAATTACATCAATTGATAGACACGGTATGTCAAAGATAGAAATGGACCCAATAGCAAGGGCATCATTTGAGAGACAATTAGATCATTTTGTTAATGCGTCATTATTTAATGAGAAAGATCATATGAAATCAGTAAGTTCAAGAATAGCAATAGGTAGAGTATTCCCAGGAGGAACTGGTATGTTTGATTTGTTATTAGATACAAAGAAATTAGAGAATTCAGAATATACAGAAGATGAAACTGGAGGTAGAGTTACTTTTGTACCATTAGAAGAAGAAGCTTTATTCAAAGATCTAATAAAATACGATATTAGGAAAATGGACTTTTTCATGCCAGCTAGCAAGTGAAGAAGTCAAATATAATTTTAATTAAATTAATTATAATTATACTTAATTTAATTAGTAAGATATTATTTATAATTTATGAATTGATAATGTTTCCCATGGACCAGCATAATTAGTAGCAGCAAAATAAGCTGGAGCGTATTTAATATCTAAATTTCCTTGCAAATATTTACCATTTCCTGTAAGCCCAATACCAATCTTATCATTATGTTTAATATAATCAGAATATGGTTCTTTTGAAACATCTGTTATTTGTTTATTAAGTGCAAATTTAGGTCTGTCTGTATAAATATGAGCCCAATTTGAATTTTGAGCACCAACATCAACAAAGCCATTACCATTTTGTATTCTTAATGAATTGCCATCACCTTGTACTAAACATACATTTCCTATACATAATTTATTAACTCTTAATTCATTGTTAATAGTAGTTGCTCCTCCAATAGTGGTTGCACCAATAATTTCGGTTGCTCCATCAATCTTAACATTATTTTTCATATTAATTTGATTATCATACATAACAATTTGTGATTTTGTTTTATTATCTGGTGTTGTATATAAAATAGAACCATACCCAGAACCGGCGCCCAAATATAATTTACCACCACCATCTCCTAATTTTAAATTATTATATTCATTTGATTGACCAACAGCAATATCTATCATACCTTTAACATTTAAATTACCGGGATGTGTTAAACCACCTTGTTGTAATTTAGTAGCAACTTCTGATAGATTTCTAATAGCTTGAACATCGGCATTATAAATTTCTCTAATAGCATCCTTCGTACTATTTGATACATCTGCCATTTTTTCTTTGGTTTGTCTGCAATCAAAAAATACATAAATTGCTATGATAACAATCAAAATTACAATTATTAAATTGATTTTCATATAATAATCTTTAGAAAATTATATGTTTTAATTTATAAAAATTTCTCAATAGATTCCGGCATTTCTTTAATATCCATCTTATAGAAATGTTTCATTTTATTAAATGTTTTAATATCAGTTGGGTCTGACATTTTAACCATTGTTATAGCGACTCCTTTTTTATCAAATCTACCACAACGACCAATACGATGAACATATGTTTCTTTATTTAATGGTAAATCATAATTAATAACCATATTAACTTGCGGGATATCAATACCCCTGGATAATAAATCAGTTGTTAATAATAATCTTGTTTTACCTTCTCTAAAATCTTTAACAACTTCATCTCTTTGTTGTTGATTCATATTAGAATGGATAACTGTAATTGGGAAATTATTTTGTTTTAAATTTTGTTCTAACCATTCTACTTTTCTAATAGTATTACAAAAAATAATAGCTTGTGAAGTAGATACCAAATTATATAAATCTAATAAAGTATCAAATTTAAGTTCTTCTGTTTCTACATCTAAATAAAATTGACTAATTAAATCAACAACAACTTCATTATTCTTTAATAAAATTTTAATTGGTTCGTGCATAAATTTTTTACTAGCTTGAAATACATTAACTGACATTGTTGCGGAAATTAATACAACTTGGATACCATTAGGTGCTTTACTAAAAATATTTTGTAATTCATCTCCAATACCATCAGAAAGCATTTCATCTGCTTCATCCAAAACAATAAATTTTAATTTATGAACATTAATTTTCTTTTCATTAATCATATGATTGATACGACCAAGTGTACCAACAACTAATGAACAACTTTTTAAGTCAGTACGAGTAGTATTAACATCTGTTCCACCAGTACATTTAGCAACTTTAAAATTAGTATATTTAACTAAATTTATCGCAACATCATGAACTTGACTGGCTAATTCTCTAGTTGGGGTAATAATAATTCCCTGACAACCACCATCTTCTTCCAATCTATTCATAATACCTAATAAATAAGTTGCAGTTTTACCTGTTCCAGATTGTGATTGAATAACACAATCCTTACCAGTATTAATTGAACTAATACCCTTAACTTGAATTTTAGATGGTTGTGTAAAACCATATAAATAAACTCCTTTAAGGATATTTTGATTAAGATTTAAACTATCAAAATTATCTTTGTCTGATTCCATTTATATATTAAATAAATACAATCTTTAAAACAATTTTTATTATTTATCATTAAAAATATTGAAAAATAGAGTAATTATATTAAATAGTTATTAATATTAATGAATAAAAGAAAATTTATAAAGCATACTAATATTAATGATATTAATATTAATAATATAGCACTGATGTCTAATGAGGTGATATATAATCATCCAGAATATGGTTTTAAACATCAATTTATTATTCCAATTTCCATTGGAATAATAAATAAATATCCTTTTACTATTCATGATAATTTAAATCCAAATGATAAAATAGATATGAGAATTAATTATGAATCTAGATTATTAGAAAAATCAAAATTTTGGTCCTTAATTAAAATGATACAAAAAAAATATACTGGAAAAATTGAGTATTATCCAAAAATTGATTCAAATCAAAATACAATAATTAAATTATCACATATTCAAAAATTAAATTTTAATATTTATGAATTTACAACAGATACTACTTATTATAAACATCAAATAGAATCAATTGATGATATTAAATCAATAATAAAAAGTGGTTATCAAATATTACCAATAGTTCGTGTTCATATGTTTATAATAGATAATAACGGATATACTGTTTTTAAACCAGAAAGAATATATATTGGAAAAACAATAAATGAAAAACAAAAAAATCTAGTTCTTAATTATGAATATAAAAAGAAAGAAACTCCTATAAGTAATTATTTTGACCCGACACCAAAAAGTAATTATGTATCTTCACTAAATTAATAATTAGTTTATAAAAGAAACCAATGTCGTTATATTAGGCTTTGCCTCTTAACGTTCACTTCGTTTCGTGTGCAAGAGTTACATGGATTTCCAAGTAATCTCTGCCACAGGATGAAGGCAAAGCCTTCATCATATTAATAAAAAAAATTGAAAAGTCTCATTAATTATTTGGCTAATGAGCCAAATAATTAAAGTAGGTTAAGAGGCTATGCCTCTTAACGTTCACTACGTTCGCTTTAGAATAATCTTATAACTATTCGCTGGCGCGAATAGTTATAAAAAAAATTGAAAGAATAATATATTGACAAGAAGGACTATATATATTAATGTCTAATCAAAAGCAAAATTTAACTATGAAATTTACCGATGTCGTTGCCACTCAAATTAATATTGAAAGCGTTAAGATTGGTAAAGATAAAGTCCCACTTCTTAGATATGGTTCTGATAAGAAAAATCTTTTTATTCAGGGTCCTTGGATTAAGATGAGACAATATGGTGTTCCACCTGGTGAAATGCTTAAGAATGGTAAAAAGAATGATTATTATCAAAACGAGGAACAAAGAAAATCTCTTCGTATTCCTGTAGATAAGGTATGTTGTGTTCAAACAAATTCAGAACAAGATAATTCTGATGAAATTGAACTTTTCATAACTAAAATGAAGGAAATTGATAACCATATTAAAAATTCTCCAGTATTTATGACATCATCTGATATTGATTTGGATAATAAAGAAAAATATAATAATATTTATCGTAAGCCAATCAAGTCAAAGAAAGTATCTACTACTGAACCCAAAGAAAAATACTATTCTATGAAATTTAAATTTGATGTTGAAAATAGTACTGGAAAAATTAGAACTGAATTTATTAGTATTAATCCTGATACTAATGAAAAAACAATTGCTAATAAGGAAGATGGTTCAATTACTATTGATGAGATTGACAAATTAATTTCTTACAATTCAGAAGTACAACCCTTATTCCAACTAGTAAAAATCTGGTCTCAAGATAAAGGTGATTGGGGTGTTACTCTTAAACTTAAAAAGTGTCGTGTCAAGAAGCAAGTATATGTTCAAGATAGTAAATCCGAATTCTTAGATTCAGATGAAGATTCTGATACTATTGAAACTGTTGTTCCAACTAAAACAAGTAAACAAACTAGTGAACCAGTTAAAACACAACCAGAAGAAAAGCAAGAAACTAAAAAGACTCCAGTTAAGCAAGTAGTTCAAGCAGATTCTGAAGATGATTCTGATGATGAATCAGATGATGATGTTATTAAACCTGTTACTAAGAATATTAAACAACCAGTTAAAAAGATGGTTGCTTCCGATGATGAATCAGATGAAGATACTAAAAAGAAGCAACAAAAAGCAAAAGCTAAATCTAAGAAGGCAACTGCCTAAAATTATTTTAATTAGATAATATAATAATATAAATTATTTAAGGATATATTATTTTTAAATATAAATGAATATACAAGAACCATATAGAATAAATAACATTGATTTTAATCAAATTGTTTATCCTAAAATTAAGGTATCAAATAATAAAAAAATTATTTTATTAAAGTATAATGAAAATGGAAAATTAAGAAATTTTGTATTTCAAACACCAACACTTTTAAATTTATTTAAATCTGAAAATCATAATGGATATCACGAGATTGAAGTAGCTTTAATTGGAAAAGAAGAAGGTAAAATTAATAAATTTATTGATTTTATTACTCAGTTTGAAAATAGAATAAAAAAAGATGCGCAATATAACGCATATTCATGGTTTAAATTAAATAATAATAATCAGACAATTAATTTTCAAAAAGTAATTAGAGAATCAGAAAATTATCCAAAAGGAACAATTAAATTAAAAATTTTTAAAAATAATGATTTTGAAACAGTATTACAATTAAATAATTCAAAAAGAATTAATATTAATTCCATTCCAGAAAATTCATGGTGTAAAATGATATTGGAGGCTTACGCAATTTGGGTGAATGATAGTAATGATTTTGGAATATTTTTTAGACCGATATTAATATCTTTCACTCCAAAAGAAGTATATAATTATAAATTTATTGATTCAGATGATGAAAATGAGTTTGATATTCCTGATACTGAGGTAAATGATAATATATTTTTAAAGATCGAAAATACAAATTATAATAGTAATGATTCTACTTCACAATTAGTATTTAATGAACCAAAGCCTGAAGGTGTAGAAGCTACTTTATCTAGTATTAAAATATTAGATGAACATAGTGAAGAAGTAAAACAAATTAATTTAGAATTAGAAAAACATTTGAATAATAAAGATATATTAGAAATAAATTTAACGAATACATATGATTCAGATACTGAGTCATCTGACGATGAAAATGATAAATTACCAATTAATATTTAAAGAAACTTTACATTATATGTATATATAATTTTGATTATAATATGTCGGAGGTTGTAAGATTAAATAATGCGGTATTACAAAATATTCAATTAACATCCCAAGAAAGCATGATATTAAAATCTTTAGATAAATTTTATGAAGATGATAATATATTAAAACATTTTATTCCAATTATAAATTCAGAGTCAAAAATATCAATCAGATTAATAGATCATTTTATAACAAAATTTTCAAAAGTGAATAAAATATCTTATAAAATAACAGAAAATAATGTGGAGCAATCTTTTAATGTTTATTCATCATATAAGCAACAATTAAAAATTTATCAAAAAAGATATTTTGATCCTTTTAGTAGGGGTGATAGGATACCATATTTTGTTAATTTAAAAGATGAGAAAAATGTTAAAGTGGGTTCTGATTCTAAAGAATCTGAACATTCATTATCTAGTGAAGAACAAAATAATGTAGGGACTAAGAATAAGAGTTTAGATAGCGTATTATGTGTTATAACAACAATTGGTCAATTAAATTTTTTCAAATGGTTTATATCAAAAAAAATATATAATTATATACTTGATAATCAAGATTTAATTGAAAATGATATGAATACTAAAAATAAAAATGAGAAAAAGAAACCTAAAATAGAAGTTAAAAATACAAAAAATTCAAAAGTTAATGTTCCTATAAATACAAGTTATAGACCTTATACAATTGATAAAATGAATTGTGATAAATCAAGTCAAATAGTAGTATCATTTTCTTTTATATAAATTGATTTATGGCTTGCGTTAGCAAACCATAAAAAATTGTCAAATAAAAACAAAGTTTTACTTTCTTTCGTGTGTGCTTAATAGAAAAAGCTATGCTTTTTATTCTAATTGAAAAGACTCATTAATTATGTGGCTTAGCCAAATAATTAATATACGCCTAAAGGCTCAGTTAATAATATAGTTTATAGCTACTCATTGGCGCTCAGTTAATAAAAAAAATTGATAAATTAATATTTTGAAGAAAGAGACTTATATATTAATGGTCCAAAAGTCTACAGTTAAGAATAATAAGAAGGTTATCGATAATTCCTCAGATGAAGAAGTTATTGCCAAAGTACAAGCCAAAGATACTAAATCTAAAGCCAAGACTAAGAAGCAATATGATTCAGACGAAGAAGTTGTTGAAACAAAAGGAACTAAAACCAAATCAAAGAAACTTGTTGATGAATCTGATGAAGAAGTTAAAACAAAATCTAAATCAAAGAAACCTGTTGAAGAATCTGATGAAGAACAAGAACCTAATCAAGCAGATGAAGCATCAGATGAAGAACAAGAACCAAATAATGCTGAATCATCTAATGATGAATCTGATGATGAGAAGGTTAAGAAAACCAAGGAAAAGAAGAAGGAATCGTTTGATGATTTAACAAAGAAATTAGAAACATTAAGAGTTGATATTAAGACCGTTGATAAAGAAATTTCAGAATTATCAAAGGAATTAAAGACTAAAGAAAAATTAAGAAATGATTATGATAGACAACTAAATAATATTCTTAAATTATTATCTAAGACTCATAGTGATGAAGTTAATAAGGCTAGAAAAGAAAAACCAAAGAGAAAAGGTAATGTAAATGGAGGTTTCAATAAAGAACAACCAGTACCAAAGATTTTAGCTGAATTCCTTGAATTAGATGAAGGAGCTTCTATGGCAAGACCAAAAGTTATGAGTGCTCTCAATAATAAATTCAATACCTTAGGTTTGAAGAAGGGACAGATTACAACACTTGATAAAGCAACTGCTAGAGCATTAGGATTGGGAAAGGAAGGTGAAGGAAGAGAAATTAAATTTACAGAATTCCAATCATTTTTAGCAAGTTTCTATCCCAAGAAAACTGAAGAGAAGGAAGTTGAAGTATAAAAATTATTTTAATAAATTATAAATTATAAAAGACTAATTAAACTCATTCTTGAAGATTCTATTTTAATATAATCTTTTTCTTGAATACCTTTTAATAATGCAATTTTTAATAATTTTTCATAATCCATATCAAAATCTAAATTATTTTCCAAAAAATATTCAAATAGTAAATATTTAATAAGATAATAAGAAAAAGCAGGTGTATTTTGTTTTACAAGTATTTTAGGTTTTTCTTTCCATGACCCTAATTTTAAATGTTCATTTATCATTAATGCTTGATTTTTAATAAATCCTAATTCTAATTCTAATAAATATTTTATATTAATTCTTGTTATTAATGATACTAATATTATATGATAATATATTGCCCAAAAATCAGTTATAGCTTCATAAAAACTACCATTACTAGATACTTGCGCAATATCTTTAACATGTTCATCTCTATGATCCATATCCAAATAATGAATAATTTCATGTAAAAATACTTTGTCAATTTCTTCATGTCTCCATAAAAAAATAATATTCTTACTGAAATCTGTATATCCAGTATTAACACTTTTAATACCAATAATTTTATTTTCTTCAGGTCTTATTTTTTTTAAATTAGTCATAATTAACCATGCATTAACTGGTCTAAATAACTTGTTTTTATTTTTTAGATATTCAATAAAATAAATTATGTATTTTATTCTTTTTAATATATTTGAATCACTAGTTCTAATATATATCTTATTTTTGTGAGATTCTGTTGATGTGTTTAAATACCATTTAATTATATAATTTTTATCTAATTTATCTAATTCTTTTATTACATTTTTAGTATCAACCCATGATGTTTCCGCATATTCTTTTATTTGTTGATTATATTTATTTGGTTCTACTTTTTTAATATTAATATTAATATTGTTATTTTTAATAAAATTCTTTATTAATTTTCTTTCTTTTTTAATATTTTTAATTAATATATTATTGTCTGATAATATATATTTTACTTTTTTAAAAATTGGTATATGCTCTCTAGAAAATTCTGAAAGTAATTCCAACATTATAAATAAATTAGATAATCTTTATAATGTTATTAACAAAAGTATGATTTTAATAATTCTCTCTTTTCTAATGTATCATCATAACTTAGATATAATTTAATCGCAATATTTAAATTATTTATATTTGAAATTAAATTATTTAGGTCTATTAAAAAACCATCTCTACTTGGAACCCAATTGGTTAAATATATTTTTTGATTATCACCTAATTCTAAATTAATATCTAATCCATATACCATTTCATACAAGTTCATTGATTGTTCAACTAAAATAAAATTTTCATTCCAATACAAATTATTAGGTAAATTAAGTTTAATAATAAGATTACCATGATTCTTACCATCTGAATCACCGCCACCTATATATACAATATATGGTTTATTTAAATTAAAAATATAATTAGAAGTAATAAAATTATCATAGATTTTTCTTTTAATTTTAATTTTTCTTTTATTTTTATTCATAACATCACCTAATTTAATTGCCAAATCTAATTTTATATCTAGAGGATTAAATTTTTGAAATGAAATGGGTAAGTTATAATAATATTCAGCACACGATTCATCAAATAATTCTTTTTCTGAATCAGAACAATTAATTAAATTAGATAAATCTTTTTTAGGAACAACACCTTTAAATAACCCTAACAATTCTCCTATATTTAGTGTATTAAAAAAATCATAAAAATTTTTTTGGATATAATCAAAATCTAATTTATCTAAATTTAAACCATATTTTTTTAATTGCGCAATATTAAAATTCTCATTTATCAAATTATTTAATATATCTATGAAATTAATCTTATTTTCTGGTGTCATCTTTAAATATTCTTGTCTTAATTCATTATTTATTAATACATCATATGCTGATTGAATTTTTTGGAATTTTAATGTAGAATCTTTATCTTTATTTTTATCAGGATGATATATTTTAACTAATCTTAAATATGCTTTTTTAATTTCCATTTCAGAAGCATTTGGCTTAATTTCTAAAATATCATATAATTCCATAATATATATTTAAAATTTTAATCTTTATAGAAATATAATGCAAAATAATATCTTTTTTAAAATGAAGAAAGATAAATATAATCCTGATGTTGAACAAAAAATGAAAACTAAAGAAAACGAAAGGGACGAAACTAAATTTAATTTATCAAATACTATTTATAATCCTATAACTGGTGTAGTTCCAAAAGAAATTAAAGATAATAAAGATTTATTATTAAATAAGGATAAAACATTATCTAAAATAGAATTTGCTAATTTAATTAATCAGAAATATAAAGAAAGAAAAAATCAAAGTGAACAATTAAAACCAGTTAAAGCAACAATAATAAATCAAAATGAAAATCATACAACACAAAATATTAAATCATTTGAGGAACTTAAAAACACATCTTCACAAAAACAACCTGTTAAAAATGAATATAATAATATATTGGCAGGACTTAAAGAATTGGGTATAATTAAATAATAATGTCTGATCAGTCTTTTCATCAAAATGAGTCAGATCTCTACGCTAATTTAGTTGATAAAATAGATAATATTAAAAATAATTTAAATAATATGATAAGATATTCTGAAAATTATGATTCAAATAAAAGTTTAGATTTTATCAATAAATTAAAACAACTTTCTGATGAAATTACTAATTTATCCGCACTATCTGACGATATGTATAATGAATATATATTGGGTTTAAGTACTGATATTTTAACAAATGTTGATAAAGTTAAACAAAAAAATATAAAAAATGAAAAATTAATAATGGATAAAATAACTCCAATTATTTTATATATGCAAATTTTATTAGCACAATAAGTTTAAATTTATTGAAAATAAAATTCTTAATAAATTTAAATGAATTCTATAGATAATAATCAATATTCATTAGTTGATAAAAATATATTAGAATATTATTGTAAAGATTCAAATATTAAAAATTTAGTTCATCTATCAAATGATGCTAATATATGTATATTTAATAAAAAAAATAAAAAATGGTGTTTAAAATCTAATGATAAACTAATAAAAGAATGTGAAAATATTAAAAAAAAAGAAATTAAAAATTCTTCATCGTTATTATCTAATTTGGCAAAATTAAATTCAAATAATACAACCGATACCACTTCTATTCAATCTATTTATAAAAATTTAGAAAATAAAATTAAAAAAGTAGATGATATTATAGAGTGTATTAATAATATCAAAACTAAAAAGAATAATACAAATATTATTGATTTTAATGAAATAAAGATTGTAGATAAAGTTGATAATGTTATTAAAATAGATATTAATAATATTATAAAAAAAAATAGAGATTATGATTATATAGAATGTTATTCAAATTGTTAATATTGTGAAATAAATTCTTTAAGACTAGCTTCATCTCTAGGACCAACATATTCAATTGCTTTATCACCAACTTTATAAATAATAGTTGGGAAACCTTCAATATTAAACTTTTTCATAGCATCTTTATCTTTTTCAGAATCATAAATAACAAAATTAACTTTATTACTGAGTTGTGATTTTAATTTATCCCAAGTTGGTAAAAAGTTTCTGCAATGGGGGCACCAGTCAGCCTTAAATAAAAATAGGGTATTCATATCATTACCACCACCTTGCATATTTAATTTATTTGAATTATTTAATTTAAGATATTTAGCTTTGTATTTTAAATATTTCTTGTAATATATATCATCTGTGTTTTTGATTGGAAAATTATTCATATATATTATAATAAAGATAAATATTTTTTATAATTATAAGTAATGGAAAATCAAAGTATATATGGGATTGATATAGGAATAATTATTTTAGTAATAGTTTTACTAATATTTTCTTCAAAAATTTGGGATATTATGTGGGATATTGGTAAATCTTTAATTTATATTATAATAATTATTTATATTCTAAATTATTTTAGTCCTACAATGGCCGAAAAAATAAAACAAATTTTAATAGATCTTATAGATATTAATCCAAAAAAAAATATAATTCAAGAAATTTCATCAAAAATTACAGAAATATCTGAAAAAACAATTAATTCAGAAATGATTGAAGAATTAAATCAAAAACAAAATAAAAATATAACAAATGTAGGCGAAACTAATAATAGAAATTTAACATAATTTTTCAATCCAATTTAATATTTTAGCATAAACATAAGTTGGTGTTAAATCATTATTTGTATTAGGTACTAATAGATTATGTTCGCAATCATCTAATAAAATTAATTCATTATTTATTTTATTATTTTGATTTTTATTAATATTATTATATATCATTTCAGTTAATTTTGGAACTGTAACTTTATCATTATTACCATGAATAAATAATATTGGAACATTTATTTTATTTATATTATTACTAACATCAATACTTGCTTTATATATTTCTCGTAATGTTGATAAACAATATGGACCATTATATGAATATTCACATTTTTTTTTAGCATTTATGAAATCATTATTTTTTGAGCAATCTAAACTAAATTCCTTATTTGATGTTCTGTCTGTATTAAATTTTAATTTTGGAAAAATATAACTCAATAAGATAATTAAAAATATTATTATTGGGTTTGGTTTATATTTTTCATCTATTCCACACATTGGACTTAGTAATATTGCGCTATCTACTTTATTTATTTCATTCAAATATTTTAATGTTACAGCCCCACCCATTGATTCTGCAAGTATAATAATTTTTTTAGTAGGATATATTTTTTTAATATGTTCCACTGTATTTTTAATATCATATAAAAAATCATCAAAATTATAAATTATACATTTATCACCTTCACTTTTCCCATGAGAATAAAATTCCATTGCGAAAGATTTAATATTAAATTTATTAAAAAAATTATCTCTACATTTAAAATCATCTAATGATTCATATATAAATTGAAAATGTGAACCAAGACCATGAATATGTAATAAAATTGCTTTTGGATTTTCGATAATTTTACCTTCTATAATATTTATAAAACCTTTTTTAGATTTAATATAATATTCTATCATTAAATTAATATATTAAATTTATTCTATTATTTTTTTATAGCATAACCAATAAGCACTTGATAATAGTTCATTTAAATAATCTAAATTATTTATTTCTGAAATATGTGAATCATTAAAGAGATACCATTTGTCATCATGTTTTCCAACATAAACATAATGCCCTCCATTTAAACTTCCAGAATGAATAACTGCACCTTGAAGATAATTATCATGACGCCATTTTAAAGGTATTTCAATTTTTTGAGCATTTTTTGAAAAGAACCTTCCAGTTTGATTAAATCTTTTTAACCAAATAAATAAGAAATTGGGCCAATTTTCAATACTTGTTCTTTTAGAAGCTATTCTTTTTTCTTTACAATTATCACAAAAATATTTATTATCTCCATCTAATTTTTCACCAGATTTAAGTTTATGATAAGCATCTTCTAAACTTTTTGTATTTGAATCTATATCAAGTAATAAAATATTATTAAATTCTTTTGTATTATTTATTTTTAAACATTCTCTCAGTTTACATTTAATTCTAGAATTAAATTCAATACCAAACAAAGGATATAAACCTTTATTTTGCTTATCAATCTTTTTAATTTCTTCATCAATTAAGTCTAACAAATAAATAATAAATTCTGTTGAATCTTGTTGTTGATAACCGCTAAATATACTTTGTCTTCCTTGAATTAATTGTTTAATACGAATTGGATTAATTGCCCTATCACCTTCTGAATAATATTCATTAATAAAATTTCCAATAATTTTTAATAATGGAGAACTATTCATATATTTAAGAATCATTTCACAAAGATTTTTATTTTGAATTAACATCTGAAGACCAGAATTTAAATAACAAGTATTACCAATATTAATAAAACCTTTCATATATATATATATATATAATTATAATCAAGTTTTTAAATATTCAGTTTTTATTTCTAATTGATACTCTTCGGCTCATAAACGAGCCTCCGTCAACAATATAGTTTATAGCTACTCGCTAACGCTCGCAGCTATAAAAAAATTGTCAAATAAAATTGAACAGGTTCGTTTTTTAAACTCACTCCTTAATATGTTTTATAAATATTCGCTAACGCTCATATTTATAAAAAAATTGAACATTTATTAAATTAAATAAATAGAAATATATTATAATGCCTATTGTATTTAAACTAGTTGGATATACTCCTGAAAAAAGATACTATGAAATTAAGGATACATTTAATGGACCACTCACTCTCAAATTAATTCATGAACTTTATATTTTTTGGGGTTTGTGTCAAGAAGAAATAGATAAAATTAAATTTATTACAGATTCAGAACAAATAAAAGATATTGATAAAGAATATCCTGTTTCTGAAGAAAAAGATAGAATTATTTTTGTTTTTGTTTCTGAACCAAATATTAGATTGAAATTACAAACTATTTTTATGAGAGAAGGTCATGAAATTCTTCCTGAAAATGTTTTTCAATCTAATCAAGAAGTGGCAAACCAAACTACTAAAGAACAACAAGTTGTGAGCCAAACTAATCAAGTTAATCAAAAACCAATTCAAGAAACAAAACCAATAATTCCGGATTCATCAATTACAAAACCAATTACACAAAATCAACCAGATGTAATACCAACTTTGACTCCAGAAATTATAGATAGTATGAACGTGAAATCGGTTTCATTATTTTCTGACCCTGATTTTAAAAATTTAATTAGTGTTTATATAAAAAGACCAGAATTATTTAATACACTTGCGCAATATGTTCAAAATGGTAATGTGATTGATGAATTATTAAAACCAGCTAAGAAAATGGAAGATTTAACGGATGATGAATTAACATATTATAAAAGTCTTGCTGATAAAATTAATCATTTAGAATTAGGTGTTACACAGGATATTATTATTAATAAATTAATTAGATTCTCAGGACATCTAAATTTAACTGTTCGTTCAATATTATGTGAATATAATATCAATTAATTATTTTATACAAGCTCTATTTAATAAAAAAATTGATACTCTTCATTTCACTTTGTGAAATTCATTGATAGGAAAACTCTGTTTTTCTATCAAAGTAGATGGACAGTTAAGCAGTTGCTTAACTATCCGTGTTCAGTCAACAATATAATTTATTTTAACTCATTTCATTCGTTAAAATAAAAAAAATTGAAAGAAATCGCTTACGCTCTTCTTAGAATAATCTTATTAAAATATTCGTTCCACTCATATTTTAATAAAAAAAATTGAAAAAGATTAATATTACTTAAAGACTTTATTTATTAATGACTATGGATGCGCAAGCAAAGTTTATTAATAGATATAATCAGAACAATAAGGGTAATTGGGAATTTAATTTTTTCCAAAAAAAGTATGAACCAAATACAGAGGCAAAAATTAAGACCTCTATGAGACCTGATAATTGTTTCAACCCTAAAAATGTTCACCAATATATTACACCCCCAATTTCAAAAGAGGATTTAATTTTACAAAAAAAAATTAGGGGTGAATATTTATCTAATGCTGATAAAATTATTCTCCAAAATTGTATTGATAAAAAAGAAGAAGCTCTTAAAGCGGATTTAACAGCTATAAAAACACATGGTATTTCTTCTAAACCAACTACAAAAGAAGGAAAAACAAGAGTCTTATTAATGATATTAGATAAATCATTAAAACTTGATAATAAAAAAATGGTTTGTAATATTTATCTTAGATTGAAGGAAGATGATTTTGAATTGACAAATGAACTCAAACAACAATTTTCAAAACAACTTGGGGAAATGGAAGATATTGTTAATGAATTAGATATAATTGAATTACAATTTACAGAATTTTATTCTCAAATGCCTCCATTGAATGCGAAGGGTTTCAAGAAATTTGATGATTGGCAAGTTCAAGTAATTAATAATATTGATAATAATATCTCAACTGTTGTTGATGCACCAACTTCGGCAGGCAAATCAGTATTATCTGGATATACCACAACTAAAGGTAAAACTTTATGGGTTTTTCCTACTGATCCCTTAGCTTGGCAAATGGCATCATATATTGAATTAATTATTGGTTCTAGTGTTCCTATTATAACTAAAACATATCAGAGTTGTCCTTATCGTGATGAATTTATTGAAATATTAAATAGAGCACCCGCAATTACTGGTACTGCTGATTCTATTGTTGATTATTTACCTTTTATTAAAAATGATTTTAAATGGATTATTTTTGATGAGATTCATATGATTGGTAAACCTGAAGGAAGTGCTATGGAACATATTGCCAAGGTTTTTAATAATGTACCTATATTAGCTTTATCAGCAACTATTGGTAATTCAAATGATTTGGTAAGTTGGTTCCAAAAATTATCTCCAACATTAAAAATAGATAAAATTACTTGTGATAAAAGATTTTTTAATCTTGAAACATTTTATTATGATTCAAATAATGATAAATTTGAAACTATTCATCCTTTAGCTATGGTACATACATCTAATTTTGAAGATAAATCTATTTTAAATAAATCTTTACAACCAACACCTCCAACTATTTGGGACTTGAGTAAAAAATTAGAAAGAGTTTTTGATTTGGGAGAATTAAATTCGGATAAATATTTTAATAAATTAAATAGAATTGAATTAGACCAAGCTTATGAATATTTTAGTAAACTTGTTAATTTTATGGTTGATAAATATCATAGTGGATACAAAGAAGAAATAACTAATATTATTGATAACTATAAGCATTATAATATTAATAATGAAAATATTGATATTGTTAAATTAGCTTTTAGACTTAAGGAAGATGAATCAACACCAGCAATTCTATTCCAAAAAAATACAATTGCTTGTCTAGATTTAGCAAGAAAATTTGCGCAAAAAGTTGACCAAATGGAAATTGATAAATATCCTAGACTTATTCAAGAAAGATTAAAAATACTTAAACTTGCTAAAAGACTTGATAAAAAAATTAAGAAAAAAGAAGAACATAAAAATGAAGAAAACAAAAATACTACACAATCTAGAAAAGAAACCAAACAAATGATGGGAACTATTAAATTAAAGAAGGATGCTTATGGACATACTTCTATTCAAACTCAACCAGAAGAAATTATAACAACTTCTATTCAAGAACCCCATCCTGATTTTAATTTTAATAAACAAAAGATATTTTACGATGATATTGTAGACCAATGGGCTATGGAACTTAAACAATATTTTCCCAATAATGGCGAATATTATCATTGGATTATTAGACTTTTATGGAGAGGTGTTGGTGTATTTGCAAAAGGATTACCAGACCCATATCTTAGATTAGTTCAATCTTTGGCTTGTAAAAAACAATTAGCATTAGTATTTAGTGATGATTCTCTTGTATTTGGTGTTAGTATGCCATTTCAGACAGCAATTATTTATCACGATAATAAATTAATTGATGATTTAAGTCCGATGATGTTTAAACAAATGTCTGGACGTGCCGGCAGAAGAGGCTTGGATAGAAAAGGTAAAATTATTTTTGTTGGTTATTCTTTCAAAAGAATTAAGGAATTATCAACTAGTGAGAAACCTTTAATTACTGGTATGAATAATATTCCTTATACTATTCCACAAGCCAATAAATTATCAAGTCTATTTAATACTAACCAAAATTGGGAAAATACTTGTAAAAACTTTTTGGATAAAGATATTTTAGATGAAGATGCTAATGAATTTTTAGAAATAACAAAATCAAATTATGAGGGTGGATGGAATTTCGCATTTTCACCAGAAGATAAAAATCATCTTCAAATGTGTTGGAGATTGCGTGATAGTGAAGTAAGTGTAATTATATCTTATTTAATCCCATATTTAAGAAGAGGTTTTGAAGGTCTAGATCATGTTAATAAAATAAATCAAATTAATATTGCTCACTTTTTATGTAGATTTATTTGTATTAAAACTACTAATAATAAAGAAGATATGTTAATTGAACCTGAAATATTATCTAATTATCCCTATAATCAAATATTATCTAAATTTGAAGATTTACAAATTGAAATACCTAATAACATTGATAACAAATTATTATTATCTATTAAAAATAATAAACTTGTTAAAACTCCTTATGAAGATGAAACAAATGAATTAAGACAAAGATTATTAGAATTATCAAAGACATTAATTATTATTCAACATTATTGTTTTCATTCAAAAATATTGGGTCTTAGTAGATTGCTTGGTAAATTATTAACTCGTATTTGGTGGATTTATCATACAAGTTCCCCTATTACTAAATCATTTATTGAATATAATACCGAAGATTACGAAACAATACAATATTCTAGTGATTCAAATAAAGAGTCGGAATCAGAAGAAGATTATGAAGAAGATTATGAAGAAGATTCAGAATAAATTATTTTATAGATTATTAACTTTAATAAATTTTTTATAGAATTTTCTACTTATTTTAACTTCATTAATAGAAAGACAAGGTGCAGAGGATATTAATTTAGTGTAAATATCATTATTTTTCTTTATAAATTCATCTGCATTCATCCTATATTTAGGTTCTTTCAAAATTTGAGCTGCAATCTTTCCCAAAAATTTATCCACTGACTCTATATATATTCTAATAGATTCATTTCTTTTAACATCAGTAAATCTTTTTGATAATGCTGTTAATATAGCTACCCCAAAATTAAGAATCATTAAAATTATATTTGAAATTATTTGAAATAATTCATCATTTAACCATAATTTAAATGCCCCAAATAAACCTAATATTGATGATGATACAATAGATGCTATTAATAATCTATCCGATATTTTATAATTTTTATCCAATATATATTGATAAACATAACTTGATTCCTTAAAAAGTTCATACCAATTTTGTATAGTAGTTTCTGCTTCATTATTCCATCCATTATTAATATCATTGTTATTAGAATTGGTATCTTCTATTGATGATCTATTATAATAAGTAGTATTTGATTCTGAATCAGTTTCTAGTTTTTCTGTTGGGTCAGATATATTATTTTTATTTAATTCTGTATTATTATGATTATTACTATGATGTGTTCCAATTTTTGTATCAATATCAATACCTGTTGTTGCTGATATTGTGATTTGTTTAATATCAGTTTTTTTAATACTATCATTAGATTCTGTAGTACTTTCTGATTTTATATTTATATCAGAAGGTTCTTCTAATTCATCAGTTAATAAATCACTCTTTCCAGACATTTATTTATAATTATATAGATTTAATTTCTATTATAATAAAATGAAAAATATTTATGGAACTATTGGTTATAGTTTATTAGAAAATAGTGATAATAAGAATAAAATAATAATTATGGCTGATAATCACGATTATTTAAATAATTGTAATTTATCAGTATCTATTGATGAATGGTTTAAATCTAAATTTAATTCAAGTAAAATTTTTCTTGAAGAAGTTCCTAGAGAAGATTTTGAACTTGAAGAATTATGGCCCAACTCACCACATACCCAAAGTCTCAAAGAACTTTATTTAAGTTTCCCAAAAATAATTAATGGTGTTGATATTAGACCATTTTTAACTCATTTTAGTTGGGAACTTTTTGATTTAGAAAATAATATTAAAGATATGACACTAAAAGAATATTTATCAAAAATTGACGAGTTCTTTAAATGTGAAAATAAATATATAATTGAAAAAATACCATTTTATAATAAATATAAACTTAAAAATACCAAACTTGGAAAACATTTTTTAATTATTAAAAATAAATTTGGAAATTATCTTCTTAATAATAAAAATTTATTAGAACAAACTGTAAAAAATATACATACTAATGATATTGATGTATTACTTCATTATAATAATATTTTAGATGAAATAATGGAATGGTTTATATGTGCTCTTATTTATACTAATATTGATTTCTCTATTATTCTTCATACTGGTTTATCCCATTCTGAAAAAGTTGTTGATTGGTTATTAAATCATTATAATTATAAATTAATAAAAAAAGAAGGGACTAATAAATTAAATGAAATGAAATCTAAATTAGATGGGTGCATTAGATTACCAACTGATATTGATTATCAATTTGGTGGATTTTATACTATTTAGAAATAATTTTAATTATTACTATAATGAAAGATAATAAATATACATTTTCATTTAATGAGGATAAATTAAATAAGAATGACCCAGATTATCACATTGAATACTTTTGGTATGGATTTAAAAATTCAATGATTAATTTTTATTCATTTATCAATCACGATTATTCTCATATTTTATTATGGTCTCAAAATCTAAATAATTTTAAGAAAGATAAAAAATATTCTGATATTGAATTATCTATACGAGAATATATTTCTCAATTTTCACTTGTATTATTAAAACATAGTAATACAATGTATCATGATGATATCTTTCTAACAAATGTTAATAGATGGAATAAAATCAGTTCGCATTTTAATTTTGAAAAATCAGATAAATATACCAAAATATTTTTAATATATTGTGTTCATTTAGAAATTAAAAAAGACATAATATCAAATAAGAATCATAGAATGAGTCCAATTGAATTATATAATAATTTGGGTTCTATTGAGGAAATTATTGATAAAAATAATTTTGATAAATTTTTAAATTATGGTTTAATAAATGAAAAAATTAGATTATTAGAATTATTATCAAAAATACCTGATTATGATATTAAATTGAATATAAAAAAATTATATCCAAATTTTATTTTTGATAATCCAACTATAAAATTAGTTAAGATAAGTAAATTATTTATCAAATTTTTAAAGAATAATTAATACCAAAGATACTTTTTTTTATTATATATATTAATGAGTAAAAAAAAATATGTTTTTTCTGAACAAGATTATTTATCAGGTGATGGTATGTTAACATCAGTATGGGGGCCTCCAATGTGGCATATTTTACATACAATTAGTTTTAATTATCCAGTAAATCCCACAAGTAAACAAAAAAAATATTATTACGCATTATATTCTAATCTTAAAAATATATTACCTTGTAAATATTGTCGTGATAATTTAACTAATAATTTATCTAAACTTCCTTTAACTATTGATGTATTCGAAAATAGAGAAACTCTTAGTAAATGGGTTTATAATTTACATGAATTAGTTAATAAAATGTTAGGTAAAGAATCCGGTCTATCATATGAAGATATAAGAGAAAGATATGAACATTTTAGATCTCGATGTTTAGAAAATCCTAATAAACAAAAAGGCGAAACCGGTTGTACCGAACCTTTATATGGTATTAAATCAAAATGTGTATTAAATATTGTTCCCAAAGATAATCGTGTAAATTCATTTAAAATTGATCCCAAATGTGTTCTTAAAAAAGGTGGAAAGAAAAAATAAATTTTTATTTTTTATAAATAACTCTTTTTGGTAAATAATTATAATGTCTTCTTAATCTTCTATATCTTGGATATCCAGAATGATAAATAGTTCTTCTATATCCATATGGATTATAACCCCAATAACTTGGCACAACTTGAATAATATTACCAATTGGTTCTGTATTAATATCTATTTGAGTCATTATTGTATTATCTACCTTCTCTCTTATATCATATGAACCTTCAGAATAATCCATAGTTTTGGCAAAGCCTTTACCATCTGAAAATTTATATATTATTTTTGCGTTATAACTTGAAGGAACAATCATTCTAATAATTCTTTCATCCTTAAATAAATTTTTTATTTCAGAGTCATAAAGACTAAAACTAGAACCAATTTTAAACTTTTTTATTAAACTTCCATCGAGTTTTTCAAAAGTTATCATATCCAAATCAGAAAAATACTCCATATTGTATTTTACCCAAATTGCCACAATTATAATTAAAATTATAATTAAAATTTCAAGTTTCATTATAATTCTAATAGAAAAAATATTTATTCTTGAAAAGTTTTTACTTTTCTAGGAATGTTCCATTTCCTGGAATTTAGTATTGATATCTGCCAATTCTGAATGTGTTAAATTTAATTGAGCCACATTTTCATCTTCATTCTTTTGCATTCTCATTATTTCTTCATTAATATCCATTTCATTACTTTCTCCTGGATGTTCTAATTTTGGTCTCTTCATAACTTGTTGTATTGGTTGTTGTTTTGGTACTTCTTCCATTTGTACCATATTTTGATTAACTGGAAGCATTGGCTTTAAAACATCTTTAATTTTAACTGCTTGTCCATATTCATTTAATACAAAGAAATCACCTGATACTAATTTTGTTATTATTTGTTCATTATTTGATTTATTTTTATTTTCGGTATTATTCATTGTTTCTTTTGGTGATTTATATTTTTTATATAAATAATAAACAATAACACCAATTATTAATACAACAACTAACATATAAATATAAATACGATTATCATTAAAACTATTCATAATATTTCCAATAAATCCAGGGTCTTCTTCTGAATATGGTAATTCTACTAAATTTTCTATTAAACTATTATCTATAACAGCATTGTTGCTTTCCATTATATATAAATTCAAAGGTTAAAAATTTTTTTTAAACTCACTTTTAATTATAAAATCATCTAGAAGGGATTTATTATATTTGATAATGAATATTAATAAAAACAATTCTGAATTCTTACTTCAAACAATTAATAAATTATCTCAAGAATATTCTAAAAGATTTGATTTGAAACTTGTGAATTATGATATATTTGATAAATTTATTAATAATGGAAAATGTTATATTTGTCAAAAAACTAATCAAATTTATTTTATTAAAATCAATAATTCTTTTTCAATTAATAGGATAACCCAAATTTTAAGAGAACTTGATAAAAATAATTATAAAATATTGGAATTTGAAATTACTAACTCATCTAATGATAATTATATTATTAATAATCAATTTTATGAATTAATTTCTGTTTCTGATATTACTATTAATAATCCCAAAAGAAAGAGGGATGAATATGAAGAAACAACTGAACTTACTAATCCAGAACATAAAAAACGTCGCATTTCTGATAATATTTGGTCAGAAATGGTTTCTGGTTCATCTATTAGAAATTATATGTTAAATGACCCATTAATTGACTTTTTAAAAGAATATAATATTAATTCATTAGATGATAAACCTTTAAAAAAATCTTTTTCTTCATCAAATACTAATAATCAACAATATGATTTATTTACTAAATCTATAATGGATGCAGGAATAGAGTTTGAAGAAGAATTATATAAAATTTTACAACAGAAACATAATATAGTTCAAGTTGCTGATTTTACTCAAGCTAAATCAAAAGACAAAGTGAAAGAAACTATAGAATTAATGAAACAAGGAATACCTATAATTTATCAAGGAGTTTTACATAATTATGAAAATAAAACATTTGGTGTTCCAGATTTATTAGTTAGGTCTGATTATATTAATAAATTAATGGGTTATCAAGTTATTAGTAAAGAAGAATCAAAAATAAGTTCTAAATTAGGAACACCATTTCATTATAAAGTGATAGATATTAAGCATTCAACAATACCACTTAGAGCAGATGCGACACATATATTAAATTGTGATAGTATACCTGCTTATAAGGGTCAATTATATATTTATACAATGGCATTAAATAAGATTCAAGAAATTAATATTAATAAAGCATATATTTGGGGGAAAAAATATAATTGGGAGAAAAAAGGAGTTAAATATGAAGAAACAAATTTTTTAAATAAATTAGGAATAATTGATTATGATAATATTGATTCAGATTATATCACTAGCACTAATAACGCAATCCAATGGATTCAAACATTAAGAAAAGAAGGACATAATTGGACTTTATTACCAATACCGTGTCGTAAAGAATTATTTCCAAATATGAAAAATGAAAAGGATGGATATTGGAATAAAATTAAGAAAGAATTAAATGATAAGATTTATGAAATAACTTCAATATGGAATTGTGGGGTAAAAAGAAGAGAAATGGCATATAATAATAATGTGTATGGATGGAATAATCCAATGTGTACTTCAGAATTAATGGGATTTAAAAAAGGAAAAATAGCAAATACAATTGATTCCATATTAGATATAAATCGTCAAAATGTTGATTTAATAAGACCAAATAAAATAAATTTTGAAAGAGAAAAATGGTATAAAATTAATAAAGATGTAATGGAATTTTATTTAGATTTTGAGACTTTAAATTCAAATTTTGGTTCAATAATAAAAGAAGGAGTTATATCATATAATTCTAATCAATATATATTTATGATTGGTGTTGGATATTTTGATAAAAAATGGATATATAAATCATTTATAATGAAAAATAAAGATTCAAATAGTGAAAATCAAATGATGGATGAGTTTCATACATATATTAATAATATTTTATTAAAATATAATAAAACACAATCAAAATTTTATCATTGGTCTCATGCTGAAGTGTCCGCATATAATAATTTTAAATCAAGAAATAGTGAATTTAATTTGGATGATTCTCATTTTTCATTTTATGATTTAAATAAAGTTTTTATTTCAGAACCAGTTGTTATAAAAGGCGCATTAGATTATTCATTAAAAACCATTGCTAAATCATTATATGAAAATAAATTAATTAATTCATATTGGAATGTAAAAAGTCCAATTTCGAGTGGATTGAATGCCATGATAATGGCTAATCAGATTTATGAAAAACAAGATGATGTAAATTTTCATTCAACACAAGAACAATTAATGAGTGAAATAATTAAATATAATGAAATAGATTGTAAGGTATTAATGGAAATACACCATATGATGATAAATAAATTATAAATATTTTTTAAGTTAAGTACTTAAAATATCCAGTTTTTTATAAATACTACAATGAATAAGAAGAATGTTTATAAAAAAGATTGATAATTAAAATATTTAGAACAATATATTAATTATTAATGGGAATTAATTTGGAATGTAAAGGTAAAATATTTCATGATAGTTATTCTTCTTGGAATGCTTTCAGACGTAATATTGCTAATTTGATGCTTATATATTTAGAGGATACAAAATGTTCTTCACCAGATACTTTAGAAATGATTGAAGAATTAAAGAAAATAAATTATGGACAAGATTATGGATTTATATCAATGTTAAATTTTTATTCTTTAGTGAAGATAGTTAATATTCTTAAAAAATATATTAATGAATTAAAGAATCATAAAATGTATGGTATTTTGTTATTGTTAGATAAATCTGATTGTGAAGGTGAATATAGTGTTGAAGAATGTGAAAATATATTACAATCATTTGAAATTCTAGAATATTTATGTAAAAAGGATAAATTCGCTTTTTATAGTGTATTTAATTTGCTTAAAATTAGTATTAATACAAAACAACCAATTAAAATATGTTGAAATTTTGATTTAAAATTAAATTAGGAAATTAATATAATCTAATGGGTTTTGATAGATTCTGCAATTTTATATCTCGTTCAATAAGTAATGAAGGTATAGAAGAGGTAAATATTAATAACAATGTTCGTAAAATGGTTTGTAATCATGTAATATTTGATGTTAATTTTTTAATATATCAGGAAGTTAATGAAATTGAAGATGAAATTAATACAATTATTAAAATTATTTTATCATTGCCTTTTGCTTCATTTAATGGTGAATTATTAGAAAATATAATTAAAAATATATTTTCCCAATCACATTGGAAGCCTTATTATACATCTAATTTAGAAAAAATATTTGATGGTATAAATGAAGAAGAAATAATAAAAAATTTTAATAATTATATAACTAGTAAAATAACTTATCCATTAAGTGAAGAAAAGGAAACAAATGGATTAAGTATTATTGAAATGGTTTTATTTGAAAAGATATATAATATTATTGTTAATTATATTAATAAGATACATCATGTATCATTAATTCAAAATGTTTCATTATTTTTTGATGGGATTCCTTCTTTCTCTAAAGTTATAGAACAAAGAAGACGTAGATTAAAAAATTATTTAGAGTCAATAGAGAAGAAAATATTATTTAAGGAATATTTTAGTGATTTATATCCAAAAAATGAAAAGTTATCAAATCATTTAAATAAAAAATATGGGATAATAGGGAATAATATTTTATTTGATTATTTTAAATGGGTTAATTATAGATTTTGTATGGATAAATCTTTTGGACCGGTATCAAATTTTGTAATAAATTTAGAAACATTTTTAAAACAGAAATTAGAAAAGGATTTTCCAAAAATTTATATAAATAGTTCAAAAGAAAATGGGGAATCTGATGTAAAAATATTTAAATTTATATCAAATAATGATAATAATAATGATTATTGTATTCATACAACTGATTCTGACTTAATTCATCAAATGTTAGTTCAGCAAGCATACTATAAAATAATAAATAGGGATATTAATATATCAGTTTGTAGATATCTTAAAAATCAAAATGGATTAGGATATGCTCAAATATTAGAGGGTAATTTAATTATCAAAAATATTTTGGATATTTATAATTCAATAAATAACATCAAAACATCTAATTACAAAATAATATGGGATTTATGTTTATTATTTTATTTTTTTGGTAATGATCATTTATCATCTTCATATGATATAGGTCCTGAATTAGGGTTAGAATTTTTTTTGAAGAATCATTATTTAGCATTACAAAATGGAAATATAATTGGATTAAAAAAGACTTTTATAACATTTGATTTAAAATTATTAGGGAAATATTTAGAAATGATAAATGAAAATCATAAATTAAATCACACAAAAATATTATTAAGTAGATTCTTTAAAATTAATTATAATTTTATAAATTTATTAGTTGATAAGATGGGTCTAGATTTTGACGGTATTCAAAAATTCCTCAAAAATTTTATAATTTATAAAAGTTTAACAATGAGTGATGATGATAGAAATAAATTAAATCCAAATGATTTACGATTAATATTAATTAATGAATTTTCAAAATCTACGGATTCACAAGATAATAAAGTTGAGGTAGAAAATCCAAATTTATCTGGTCCAGATACATTGAAAGAGAAAAACTTTGTTTTCCCTTTTAATGATAAACTTTGTTTATCAAATGAAACAATTGAGGCGAAGCCTCAATTCTTACTTCAAAAGGCTTCGCTTTTTGATGAAACAATAAAAAAAATAGTAGAAGATAATTGTGAATATATTCATAGCAACATTAATTATTATGAACATAAATATAACGGTTTGGAATTATATAATAAAAATATGTTTTTGACAAATGACCCTTATCAAGACTTGTATAATTTTATTACGGAAAAAGCATCAATGAATTTATCCAAGATAAATTCTAATTTACATGATTTTATAAATTATGATACATATTTAAATATTAATAATAATTATGATGTGAATGATTATTTAAAAAAAATATATCATTTATCTTGTACTCAATTTGGTAATATGAAAGATTATAACTCAAATAATATAACATTTTATAAATATAATAGTTCCCCTCCTATTAGTGATATAATTAATTTTATAAATTTAAATGATAATAATAAAGTTAGGATTTGGTTAAAAGAATTTTTAGCTGATAATTTAAGTGAAACCAAATATTTAAATTCAATTAATCATCATTTAATCATTACACCTTATTTATTATCATATTCATTACCTGATGAAATAAAGTTAATTATTAATAAAATCAATATGGATAATTTAATATTAAATAAAGTGGATAACTTTGATTATAGAAATTTTGATATATCAAAATTTTTAAAACAGTGGGAGGAGGCTTTAATTCAAATTAAATTATTAAATAAAAATGATAATATAAATAATCAAGTTTTTAATCTCAGTTATAATTATACATAAAAATTAATTCTATATTTAATTAATATAAAATTAATGATTAATATTAATAAACCAAGATTTGACAAACGCAAATTTAAAGGTGGTATTTTATCAAACAATATAAAATATGTTTGTATTCAAGATAAATTTCTAGAAAAATCATTTGTTACAGTTAGTGTTAATATTGGTTCATATTCTAATCCAAAAGGATATGATGGTTTAGCACATTTTCTTGAACATATGTTATTTATGGGTAGTAAAAAATATCCTAATGAAAATCATTATTATTCAAGATTAGCAGAATTAGGTGGAAGTTCTAACGCATATACTGATGTTATGGAAACTGTTTATTATTTTAATGTATTTGATAGTGGTCTTTCTGAAATATTGGATATTTTTAGTAGATTTTTCATAGACCCTCTATTTGATCCCGATGCTGTTAGTCGTGAAATTAATGCAGTTGATAGTGAACATAAGAAAAATATTAATTCTGATATTTGGAAAAGAATGCATTTTAGAATGACCTTAGCTGATGATAATTCTCCTGTTAATACTTTTATGACCGGATCATTAAATACATTAAATAAAAAAGATATTAGAGAAAAAATGATGGATTTTTATAAAAAATATTACAAGGCAGATAATATTTCTATATGTATAGCTTCATCAAAAAATATTGATGAAATATATAATATGTTATCAACAACATTTGGAAATATAGAAAAGGATTCAAGTTCTATATTTAAAATAGAAAAACCATTTTATACAAAAAATATTGGGAAATCTTTTTATTTAAAAACAACATCAAATATATATAATTTATGTTTTCTTTGGGAATTACCAAATCAAAACTTATTTTTTGATACAAAAGATTTTATTATTTTTGATTTAGTATTAAATAACCAATCTGAAAATTCTTTATATTTTTATCTTAAAAATAGTGGATTAATTAATTCAATAAATACTGAAATTAATTATGAAGGAATTTATAATATTAGTATTACACTTACTAGAGAAGGCTTAGATAACATAACATATATTGAATCATTATTATTTAAATGTATTGATAATATTAAAAATGAAAATATTAAAAAATATGCTCAATATTATCAAAAAGTATCACAAATCACTTTTGATACAATTACAAAATTAGATACAGAAGATTTAGTTAACAACATTGCGGTTAATCACCATTATTATCCTACAGAAAATGTATATGATGGTAATTCTATTATTAGAAAAATAAAAGAAACTAGTGATTATCAGAATATATTTAATAAATATATAAAAAGTGATAATTGTATTAAAATATTATCATCGCCCATTTCTCCATATGATATTAAAGAAAATGAATTTGAAAAATTATTTGAGTATGATGCTTATTTTGCAGATATAACTAAATTTAATAAAAAATTACAAAATATTAAAAATGTTAATTTTTGTTGTTTAGATATTAAAAATCAATATTTAGATGTTAGCCCAACATTAGAAAATAATTTAGATAAATTTGAGGTTCCTACTTTAATTGGTGAAAGACAATGGTATGGTGGATGTTCTCAATTTGGTGAACCTATAATATATATTTGGCTACAATTTAATAATATAAAATATTTTTCATCTCCCAAAAATTATATTTTAACTTCAATTTCAACTTCGATAATTGACTTTTTAGCATCAACTATATTATATAAATCATATGAATTAAATTATAAACTACATTTTCAAGTTAAACCATCATCTTCTTCTATTATAATAAATATTAAAGCATTTAGTGATAAGAAACTATTATATAATTATATTGATGAAATATCAAATTTTATGTTGAACATAAAAAATCATATTAATAAAATATCTGATATATATATTAAAAATTTATTTACATCATTCAAGGAAATATATAAGAATGTTGATTTTTTAAATTCGTGGGAATATTCATCATTTGTAGTTAAAGATACTATATATGATACTGAATATTCTATCAAAGATTTATTAAAAGAATTAGAAAATATATCAATAGATGAAGTTAAAAATCATATTATAAATCTATTTGATAATAGTGCTTTAACATCATTAGTTTATGGTAATATAAAAGCAAGCGATTTCCCAGATTTATTTATTAAATTTAATAAATATTTTTATAATTCAAGTTATTTATTACCTAAAATAAATCCAATTAATTCTATTGAATTAAAACATCCTAATAAAAATGAGAAATCTAATTGTATTACATATTATTACCCAGTTGGTAGTTTTATACCAAAAGAATTTATATTATTAGCCTTAACAACTAAAATATTAGCACAACCATTTTTTGATGATTTAAGAACTAAAAATGCGATGGGATATCTAGTTAGACTTGGATATAATATGTTTAGAGATAATTATTATATTATACAAAAAATTCAATCTGATAAATCAGTTAAATTAATTGAAGAAAAGATTGATAATTTTAATAAAAATATTATTAATTTAATTAAAAATATCGATTTTAAGAATTATCTTGAAACTGTTAGAAAAGAAATAGACGAACCCGACACTACAATATATTCAAAATATGATAGATATTTATCTGAAATAAGTATTAGACAATATTTATTTAATCGTCATCAATTAATTTTAGAACAAATTGATAAAGTGTCTCAGGCAGAATTAATTAAGTATGTAGAAAAATATATTAATCCTAAAAATAGAATTAGGATATTGATAAATGGAAATGAATAAAATTATTTAATTAATCTATCAACTGATTCAATAGCACCTTCAACCCATCCTTGTTTTTTTGATATTATTTCACCAATAACATATATATTAGTAGAAGGTCTAGATAATTTTTTAATCAAATTATTAATTGGAATATTTGCGGGTTTATAATAATGAATACCTTCTTTCCAGAAACATGAATCAATATCATCAACTTTTGTTTTAATACCTATTTCTTGTAATTTTTGTTCAACAATTTTAATTTGTTTATTTTTTGGTAATAATAAAATTTTTTCCCAATATTTAGCTTCTTTATTATCTGAATATGATGCCATAAGAATATTTTTATTAATTTTAATTATTTTTTGTAATTCATTTTTAACTAAATTAAAATGTCCTAACTTTGGAGCATTATAAGAATTTTTATGCCAAGTATATATTCTGACAAATGGAACAGTACCAATATAATCAGAATATTTAAAATCAATAACATTTTTTAATAATTTATCTAAAGGTTGTAATGTTGTTGCCATAATTAATTTTTTAGTTTGATATATTTTATTATTAGTTTTAACATAAAATATATTATTAATTTTTTTAATATTAATCACCGTAGTATCCGCAATACAATTAGGTTTAATTAATTTTTTAATTAAATCAATCCAATTAATCATAAGAATTTTATATTGGTCATGAGACATATCATTAATATCATAATAATAAATAAAATAGTCCATATCAGAATTTAAAAAATCTCTATATTCACAATTTTCAATAAATTTATTTGAAAAATCTTTACCTAAATATTTTTCCAGATATTTTTTGACAGGTAAATTTTCGGGTTTTGCTTTCCAAGTTTTTTTAATTAGTTTAATGGCGTGGGTCATATCAAAACTATATCCTAATAAAGATGTTACTCCTGATATAAAACTATGTGGTTTAATATTAAATTTATTGAGTAATTTTAATAAATGTTTATTATGTTCAGCCATTATACCAGCACCAAGTTTAATTAAATGTCCATGAAAATCTATTTCCAAAACTCTACCTCCAAAATCGTGCTCTTTTTCTAATAATATACCATTTGATTTTCCATATAATTTATAATTAGCATATAAACCCGCTATTCCTCCACCTATAATTATGTAATCCAAAATATTATTATTCATAATTATAATATTTTAGATTATTTTTTACATTCTATTTGTTTTTCATCAGTTGGATATGAATTACGATTCAAAAATAATTCACAATCAATTGCCATTTCTTTTAAAGCAAATTCAAATTGTTCAATTAATTTATTTTTCTTTTTTGCTAATGACCATATATATTGGTCTATTGTTTTCTCATCAGGATGTGTTGCCAAATATAAATATATTTTAACTATTCTTTTATTTTTTGGTACATCTTTATGAGAACAAAATCTAACAGCTCTGCCCATAATTTGTAGCATTCTTGACATATTCCAATATGGTTCTAATATATGAACTTGTTGAACTCTCAATAAGCTAACACCTTCTTTTATCGAAGGACTACCTAACATTAATTTAATTTTAGAACCATCTGAATTTGTTTTTTGATTGAATGTAAATTTAATTTTATCTTTAACATTTAAAGGTTCTTCACCTGACCAAATTGCGTATCTCTTATTTCCTTCACCATAATCCATATAATTTTTCCATCCATGAGCAGATAAGAATTTAATAAAACTTCTAATTCCTCCCAAATCTCTAAAATTTGAATAAACAAAAACTGGTCCATCTGATTTATTAATTTTTTTCATTATTTTAAAAAATTTGGCAGAATATTCTCCTATATTTTGCATTTGTAAAGCTTCTCCTCTAAAAGATGAATAACCTTGTTCTCCTATGGATTTATTTGGAAACGCAATGTTTGAAATCATCCTAGGTCCCAAAAAGAAATTTTGTGGAAGATTTAAAATATCAACATTCTTAAAAGAACCTCTTATAAAATGATCTTCAGTGCTTAAACTAGTTAAATAACTTTTATATTGAAAATCACTCATATTACATCTAACAGTTTTAAATTCCGCAGTTGGATATGCTTGTGGAGGTGCTCCTCTATAATATGATATTAAATTTTTTATTTTACTTCTAAAATCTTTTAAATTAATTGCTTGATAAGATACACCTTCTTTATTATTTTTAATCATTATATATTCTTGATTAAATTTACTAATAGGTAGCAAGTCATCTTTTTTTAATAAATTAATAGTTAAAGCAATTTCTACTGGTCTATCAAACATTGGAGTTGCGCTAAGTAATAACATTTTTAATGTATCATTTGATGAATCAACAACTTTTTTTAAAGATTTATAAAAAGTTCCGGACATTGAAATCATATTTTGAACCTCATCAATTATTAATAATGTATCATTTAACTTTTTAATTTTATTATCTTTTATTAAAGCAACAAATTTATGATATGAATAGATTGTATAATATTTTTCAATTTTTTTATCTACTTTTTCAATTATATTACTATATTGTTTATCTTCTATCTTTAAATTTTTAAGTTTATTTCTATCATCTTGAGTCATATATTCATCCCCGGTACACTCTGAACGTAGTTCAGTCATAAAATTACCAATTAAGGCCGCTGGCAATACAACTATTATTTTTAATTTCTTTTTAAATTGTTCAGCAACTGATATTGCGGTACAAGTTTTACCTGCGCCAATTTGATGAAATACTAATAATCCTCTAATATTGGGATCAACAGTCCAAGGCGCATACTTACTAGTTAATAAATCAGGTAGAAATTTTTGTTGTGGTTGTAATGTAAATTTTTTGGGAAGACAAAAATCTTCCATTTTTTCTTTTGATACTGGTAATTTATATTTTTTAAATTCCTTAGTAATATTTGGCATATTATTTAATGTTAGAATTTATATTAAAAAAAATTGATATTCTTTATTTCACTTTATGAAATTTAGCCAATAATATATTTTATAGCTACTTGCTAAAGCTCAGAGCTAAAAAAAATTGAAATACTTTTCTTTCTAACAAAAGCTCAGTTTATAATTAATTTATTTTAACTCATTTCATTCGTTAAAATAAAAAAAATTGATATTTATTTAAAATGATAATAAGATGAGATTCATAATGTCAAATAAACCTTTTAACATTACATATGAACTTGATAAAATAATGGAATTAAATAGAAATAATAAGTTGGCTTATTATGATTTTTTTGATTGGAATATTAAAGATCAACAAACATTAGTTAGTTGTCTTATTAACCAAATAAATAACTCACCAGTAGTATATCATAATAAAAATATAAATTTTAAGAAAAGTTATTATTATAATTTACTTGAATTTATTATTAATAATGTTAATGCTATTTATAAAGACCCATCAACTAATGAAAATATTAAAATTGAATTTGATAAATTATTAGGTAGTATTATATTGGAAAAAATAAGCTTATTAGATAAGGGACAACATTTATTATATAAAATAAAACATAGAATAAATAAATTAGTTTTAGATGGAACAATTAAAAATACTGAACTATTTTTTAGTAATTTAATTGTAAGTATATCAAGAAGTGGAACTTTACCCACGTTCTTATTTTGGATAGAAAGAAACAAAAAAAATATAGAAGATTATGATTCAAGTTTTCATAGGTCAATATTTATAAATGCAATGGCAAATTCGGATGATAGATTATTTAAATATTTATTAGATAAAATGATATCAATTGATAAACTATTTTTTCAGAAAAATGGAAACTTAATTAACGAGATGTTGATCGCATTAGCAGAATCATTAGTTCCTCCCAAATATATGGCAAAAAGAATTAAAATTCTTTCTAATTACATCAGTTTAATTCCATATTTTCATCATATGGTTAGTATTTTTAAAAATACTTCATTAATATTAAAACTACATAAATATTATTATGTTCAACCACATAATATACAATCATTATGGGACTTGATGGAAATGAATACACATCGTCAAGAAACTATTAATACTATAATGAATTTATTAAAAACAAATGAAGAGAAGATTTTATTAAATATCATAACATCATGTAGATATTTTGATAATAATAATTATGTAAATTTAAATGATAATAATAATTTCACATCAAGTATAGAATTTAAAAGGATTATTCAAGATAATTATAAATTTATATTAGACGGGATTTATTTTGATGATTTTCTTAGATTTTTAAATCCTATTAATAGTCAAATATTAAAAACACTAACAGAAAACAATTTAATTACTCGTTATGCCTTAAACCATTCTCAACAAATTGGATTTATAAATCCTCGATTCTTTCTATTTACAAAATTTTTAGCTTTTGATATTATTAATAAAGATGGACCTCACCAAGCTAGAATAATTAAAAAAATAATTTCAATAAATTATTTACTACACCTTCTTAGAATGTTCATTAGGAGAAAGAAGAAGTGTAAAGTTATTTCATATCGTGTTAAGATGTTTGATATTTTGAATGAAATTAAAAATTACACTCCAAAAAGAACTATTCCTGTGTTGAAAAATGGTTCTGTTAATTATCAATATCATAAACAAAAATTTACTAATTTACCTCCAAGACATTTATTACCATGTGAATTATCAATTTATAAAAACTTTTTATTAAAAGAAAAAGCAGATGGAATCTTAATTAATAATTTACCAACAGGTATTTATCCCTATAATGATTTAATTAAAAACTATCAAGTTAAAGCAGAATATATTGAAGATTTAGATTTATATTTGGTATTTGATATTGATATCCCAAATACAACAATATTAGAAAGATATAATATTATGAGAAACGCACATCCTTATACTTCAAATTCTTATCTACACAAAATTGAATATATGGATGAATTTTATGATATTCTTAATAAAGAAAAAAATAACATTAATAAATTCTTAAATAATAATGGTAATCATACAATTAAATGGTATCCTAAATTTTCTTGTTTAGTTGAAAATCCATCAAAAAAATTATATAATGAAATTATTGACATTATTACTGACAAAGATACTACCATTAAAAATTCAGGTTTATATAATTGTGATGGTTTAATTCTTACGCCTATAGATGGTTCAAGAGAAATTAAAATCAAACCCAAAAGTTTAATGACTATAGATTTAATATTTAATTCTAGAAAATGGTTAGATAGAGAAGGAAATGATTGGTCAAGTTATATTATTGAAAATACGATACCTAAATCTTTAAAAGATTCAAGAATTTATAGATGTTATCCTTTTGAAAATAAATTTAAAGTAGGAGAGTATAGATATGATAAACATAGACCCAATCCTTATAATGTGGTTTCTTGTATTATTAATATATTAAAATATAATTGGAGTGAGGAATTTAAAGAACAATCTTATTATTATGACAAGAAAGTAAAGTTAACCAATAAAAATTTAATTAATACGATTAGGGAACAGAATAATTTATTAGAAAAGAGATTAAATGATTTAGAACCATCGCCTGGAAAGAATTGGTTAGATTTGGGTTGTGGAAAAGGAAAATTAGTTCCATTAATTAAAAAATATAATCCAAAAAATTATTTAGGATTAGATATTGATATTAAACAATTGGTACAAGCATTAAAGTATCATGACCAAAATCAAGATATTTATCTTTTCAGTCCTTGTAATTTAGGCGAAGATTGGTCTGATAATAAAATAAGGTGGTTTGAACCAAATTTAAAATATGATTATATTGTTGCTAATTTTTCGCTAGCACATTTTTATACAGATAAATTTTGGGAACAATTAAATAAAGTGTGTCATTCTGAAACCAAATTTTTATTCAATTTAGTTAGTCCTCCTGAAAATTTTAATGGTTGGCAAAGTTCAAATTCATTCTTAAAAATTGATAATGATATAACTAGTTATAAATTTGAATGGACTCATAATGAAATTAAAAATGAACCATTTATTAATAAAGAATTACTTGATAATTATTTAGAAAAATATAATTGGAAAATTAAAAAAGAAATTAAACCAAAAACTCAATATCCACTAATCAATTTATATTGTTGGTGGATAGTAGAAAAATATTAATTTATTATAAATAAGTGTAATCAGTACCATCATATGCTTCTATATCATTTGATTTTGATTTTTTAGATTTAGTAGTAAAGTGTTCAAATGTATCAGAAAATGTTTCACTAGTGAAATCAATTTGTTCTGATTTTTCTTGTCTAGCCAAGTCTCTTTCAAATGAATTATTTGGTTTATTAAATGTTTTACCATATAAATTTTCAACTATTTGTTCTCTTAATTTAGTTTGTACTAGTTCATAATTCTTGGCTTTATTAATTGATATTTGAATCAGTTCTTTATCAAGAATATCACTTAAACTCATTTGACCAGTAAAATTAATAGCAATTAAATTGGCTAAAGCAAGTGCACTAGGTTCATCTTTACTAGGTATTATTAATTCTCCTGATTTAGGATTGAAATCAATATTTGGTACAACTTGTTTCCAAGCTTGATAGTCATTAAGAGAAGGTATTCTTAATTTAATGTGAAAATAATATGGATATTGATCTTTTGGATTATATACTATTTTACTCCAAGGTTTTGGATTTTGATATTCCATCATTTCACCTTCTATTTTATCAGTGAAAGTTTCTCTATTAATTGATTGAGCTAAAGAAGGATTATTTATTGATACTTGAACATCATTATTAACAATTGCTTGATTATCATTTTTAACTATATTTATTGCTTTTATTTCGTTGATTTGTTCTGGTTTAGTTTCTTCATTTTGTGGTTTATCCTCTTCTAATAACAATTGGATAATAACAAAAATAATAATACTTAGGAAAAATAATTTTAACATAAGGTTATTAAAACTAAATAGAAAATAATTATATTAATTGATTTTTTTTAGTTTTGTTAAATTAAAAAAATCTCAAGTTATATAACTTTACAGTTATGGATATAGAATTAAAATTAATTAAGGACCTTCAAAAATATAATATTATTAATGAAAACTTTACTTCATTTATAATGAATTTGGTATCATTACCATTTCATTTTAAATTTTTTATAGTTATAATATTTATTATTTATTTAATGGGTTATTTAACTCAAAAACAATTATTAATAATATTTTTAGGACAATTAATTATTATCACAATTAAATATTTTATTCAAAGAAGACGTCCTTATCAAGTTGATAATAAAATTAAAATGATGGAAACAATGAGTTTTGATCCATATTCTTTCCCTTCAGGACATACTTTTAATGCGTGTCTAGTTGCTTTCTTATTAAAAAATTATATAGATCTAAGTATTATACCATATTTAGTTGGTTTTAGTAGAATATATATGGGAGTTCATTATCCATCAGATATAATAGGTGGAATAATTTTATCAAAGATTATATTAAATATATCTACTAAATTTTAGAATCTTCTGATGGGTTGTCTAAATACTAGAGTATAATTATCATCTAATTTATCTTCTACTGAATAATCAAGATTTGGTCTATAAAAATGTTCCAAACCTTCAGAAACTAATCGTTCATAAATATTAAAAATAACATAACACTTTTTAAAAATATTTCTATCCATATTTTCTATGATTTTTGGATAATAATAAAAATAATTTTCTATAATTTTAATTAATTGGTCCTTATTATTTTTCTCTCTAATATTTTCTGGTAATTTATTTTGGATTTCTATATCAACTTCTTTTGAAAAATATTCATCTAAATACCAATAACCTGTTTCATAATTTATAAATTGATTATCACCCAAAAACTTTTTCCCATTTTTTAAATAATCGTAAATACTATGATTATAAAAATTGGTATTTGTAAAGATTTTTAAATCTTTATCTTTATATAATTCATCAAATGATTTATGTTCATGGTATATAATGCAAGATTTATAACTAAATATTTTACCTAAATGATATATTAGATCTATTATTTTATCATCAATTGTATTAATTTTATTGGCTGAGTGATAAAATTTATTTAAATAGTTAATAGCCATATCACTTCCAAATTCTATATTAAGATATGGATATCCATATTCATCAAAAATTGAAAATAACATACCATCTTTTGTTTTATTATGATAAAATTTTTCATATGAACTATTACTGGAAGCATCAAACCATTGATAATAAATAATAAAATTATTTTGTCCTACTTTAAGATAAATTTCATTATTTCTAGAATATAATTTAATAAATTCTTTAATTAAACTAATTCTATCTATACCATTTATTGTAATCTTTTCAACTTGAGTAAATAAATTATTTTCGGAACATTTGTTTCTTGATGCTCGTGGAGCTCTTGCAATATCTGTACAAAGTTGAGAACTAATTTTTTTATGTTCTTCATAAAATTTTTTATAATCAGTTTCAATTAATTCAAATTCATATTTTCTATTGATTAGTTTTTCAAATTCTTGATTAGTATGATAATATTTGAAGTTTTCATTTTTTGATAATAATTTTAATTTAGTATAAGGAGGTAATAAAAATTCTTCTTCTTTTGGAAATAATGAAAAATTTTCTATAAATAAACCACATCCTTTCTTATTTTTTGGAATTTTAATTTTAAGTAAAATTAATCCAAAATTACCCATTAAACCAGGACTATAAAATGGGTCTCTTGTTGTAGATATAAATCCCTTATCAATAAAAATCTCGCCTTCTTTAATATTAATTAAAAAACTATCATCCCAAATAAATCTATATAAATCATAATCATTTTCTAGTGAAGGAGAATTTTCTATAGTTTTAACTATATCAATCAAACCATTTTGGAAAATTGGAGGTAGGGTCATTTGCTGATTTTGATATCCTCTAATTGCCATAACCTGAAAATTTCTTAAAAATTTATTAAATAAAAAAGAACCAGTGAAACTATAAAAACAAATCCAACTATTTAATTTATTAGCAATAATATATTCGTGGTGTTTTTTAATTTCTTCAAATGATACATCATTTTTAGATACAGTTTTACATATTTTATAATGTGTATCCTGTTCAATTAAATATTCAGGATCAATATCTTCCTTAACAATATTCATATTTTGTCCTAATTTAATTAATTCTAATTTAGTATAATATGGTTTTAGATAATAAATAAATGGATGAAAACTATTTCTTTTACATATGCTAACAGATAAACCTAATAGAGGAGAATATTTATATAATACTTTATATGATGTTTCAATTAAAGTTGGAATATCATAATTATCCATTAGATCTAAATTATATTTAAATTTAGTTTCAAGTGTTTTATCTTTTTTATATTTATCATAAAGATTTTTGAGCCATTGATAAACTTCTTCATTAACAAATCTATAATGATAATCAATTAATCTATAATGAATATTTTTTTTATTAATGGCATATATTTTTTGACTGTAAATATCATACATTGGTATTTGTTCTTCATATTTAGATAATTTAATTTTATCATCCAGCTTTTTTATTTTAATTTTTAAATTAAAAATTTTATCAATAAAATCTGAATCAATTTTCATATCAGTTAATATAAAATAATAGAAATTATTATGACAAAAATTAGAATTCCTTTGTTTTCGGCCAAAATCTTGTTATTAATTTATATCTCACATATAAATTACGTATGAAATTTGGGCACCATACACAATTAAATGGTGTTAATGTTGTCTGTTCATACTTATATCTTTCATCTTGTGTATAAATACTAGTTGAATTCTTTTTATACCACCACTTCGCACCTTCCATATTGGTTATTCCATCTAAAAAATACCATGTACCATATCTATTATACGCAGGCACAAAAAGTTGTTCTTTCTTAGAATATGTAGTAATTGTATTATTAATGACCATATTATTATTGTTATTCATTAATTAATATATATTTTATACAATAATTATTTCTTTCAATTTTTTTATAGCTGCGAGCTTTGGCGAATAGCTATAAACTATATTGTTGGATGAGCTTTATTTCATAAAGCGAATAATATCAATTTTTTATGAAAAAATTGAAATAAACATATATTTATAAATAATAATTATTAAGTAATAATGCTAGATGAAATTATTATGACTAATATGATATTTAAGAATATACCCAAGTTTAATACGGGATATATAATGATTGATGTTATATTTACTATTATTATATCATCAATTATTATGACAATTTTACAATCTAATTTTCATCGTAAAATAAATAAAATTTTTGATTCATTATGGAAAAGACTAATTAAGAAAAATATGTTGATCTTTACAATAACAGAAAAAAATTATAGTAAAAGATTTAAGGCTATTATGTATTATATTTCAAAAAAAGATGATCCTTCTATTAGAACTTTATCTGAAATTTTTGAAACAAAATATAATGCAAGAGAAGAAGAATATTTAGAAAATACTAAATTAGGTGTTTATAAAATAGATCAACCTATGGAATTTAATGTTGATAAAAATATAAAAGGTAAAGTATATATGAAAGAAAAACAAACATTTGAGTATAATGGTAGAACTAATTATGCAGATATAACTGTATTAGAAATATACAGTAAAAACCTAAAATTAATTGAACTTGAAAAATGGGTCGAAAAAAAGTTGGAGGAATATGAAACTTATCTTAAAGCTAAATCTTGTGATAAACAATTATTAGTTGAAATTTCGTGGGATCCTAAAGAAAAAGAAATTGAAACATATAAAAGTATATGGGAATCAAATGCTAATTTTCAAAATAGATTTTTTACAAATAAAGAACAAATTCTTGATAAAATTAATTTCTTCATAAAAAATCCTGAATGGTATAAAAAAAGAGGTATTCCATATACTCTTGGTTTCCTTCTTTGGGGTGAACCTGGTTGTGGTAAAACTGGATTTATCAAAGCGCTTATGAATCTTACTGGTCGACACGGAATTTCCATTAAATTAAATAACAGATTTGATATGAATAAATTAAGAGAAATCATATTTGATGAAAATATTGATGATGAAACATTAATACCACCTGAAAATAGAATTCTTATTTTTGAAGATATTGATTGTATGGGAACTATTGTTAAAGATAGGGATTTAAATGATCAAAAAGAAGATGAAAAAAATAAAGAGAAAAAGAAAGATACTGATTTAGTTAGTATATTAGAAAATTATGATAACTATAATAATAATTTAAGTTTCTTTCTGAATATTTTGGATGGCCTTCAAGAATGTCCAGGTAGAATAATTATAATGACAACTAATAAACCAGAAATTCTTGATAAGGCATTAATAAGACCAGGTAGAATAGATTTTAATATTCATTTTACAAAAGCAACAATTAATGATATTAAAAATATTCTTAATTTTTATTGGGAATTAAATGAGGATATATCTATTGATGAAGCGTGTAATATGAAATATTCTCATGCTGAAATAGTTAATTTTTGTCGTATTTCTTCATCCCTACAAGAAACTATCCAAAAATTAATTAAATAATTATTTTATATAAAATGTTTTTCCTATATTAAATATAATGAAAGAAATATTATTTGCGCTATTTTTATTTGCACTTGCTTATTGGTATTTTAATATTAGAAGCTGTAGAAAATGTATCGTTATGGAAGAAAAAGAAAACGTTTAAGCTTAAACAATAATTCATTTTGACATAAAAAGAAATTATTATTTATATTAATGTTCATATTAAGACGATATTCAAATATTTGTAAAACTAAAAAATATAATTCTAATGAAAATCATTTATATCTTGCGTCATTAGCATGTACTTTATCAGGAATAACATTATTTTCATTATATGATGATAAAAAAGAAAAATATACTGAAAATGAATTGATTTATAGAAACCTTAAAATAAACTTGGGAGGAATAACATTTTTGGGTTTTGGATATCATATGCTAAAACTATTAAAAAAAATTTAATTTATCAAATATTTATAATGTTGGATAAATTTAATAATATATGGATTTATATTATATCCGCAATTCTATTATACGCAATATTTAGAAAACTATTTAATTTAAATAAACCTTTTGATGAAAAAAAGTTTATAGAACAATATCAAAATCAAGAAAAACTTAAAAAAAAATTAAATTTTAATAATATACACCAAAATATACCAATGTTAGCCTCATATTATGTTGGAATTAATTAGCTTCTACTCTTGCTACACTTATTATTCTGTGATCAAATGGAGTTTTATCTAACGCCTTAACAAAATAGTCTGCTTCCTCTTCATATCCAAAATCAATATACGATGTTGACGAATCTGAATAAGCTAAAACTTTTAATCTTACTATATGACCCCAATCATGAGTTAATTCTAACATTTCATCCTCACTTATATCCGTTGGTAATTCACTAACTCTTACACGATATGTATTTTTAAATGTTTGTTTTCTATTATATTGTTTTTCTCTATCAAATTTAGGCTTAGAAGGTTCAGAGGTATGCTTCAAACTTTCATTAACTAATTGGTTTTGTGAAATATCATTTTGTTTTTCAGATTTAGGTTTGGGGGTTTCGATTTTATTATCTATATTTTCACTACCTTTACATTTAATTGTTAAATGTGGTCCACCACATTTTCTACATTTTAATTTATGTTCAGTGTCCATTTATATTTAAAATATAATCATTGTTTTAAATATATTTTAGATTTTTAGATAATTAAATTAGCTAAAAAGAATTTTTATTATATTTCTAATGTTATATGTATTAGAATATATTTGGTTAGATTCTGAAAATAATTTTAGATCAAAAACCCGTGTTTGTTATTTCAATGTAGATATTAATGATATAAATGTTAATAATATACCATTATGGAATTATGATGGTTCATCAACAGGTCAAGCAGAATTAAAGAACTCTGAAATCATATTAAAACCAACAGTAATGTTTAGAGATCCATTTAGGCAAAATATTAATAATTCTTTTTTAGTATGGTGTGATATGATGGATTCTAATAATACATTATTAAAGAATTCCAAAAGACAAAAAGCATTAGAAATTTTTGAAAAATATAAAGAACAAGAACCTTGGTATGGTTTGGAGCAAGAATATTTTATAATTGACCCAAATACTAAATTGCCACTAGGTTTTGGCATCAATACTTATCCAGAACCTCAAGGAAAATATTATTGCGGTATAGGAGGTTATAAAGAAAAAGAACGGTCCCTTGTCGAGAAACATTTACAATATTGTTTATTTGCGGGAATTCAAATATGTGGTTTAAATGCGGAAGTTGCACCTGGTCAATGGGAATATCAAATTGGACCTAGTATAGGTATTATTGCTGGAGATCATCTATGGATAAGTCGTTATATTTTAGTTAGAGTTGCTGAAACTTTTTCATTAGATATATCATTCCATCCTAAAGTGATTCCTAATAATAACTGGAATGGTTCAGGTTGCCATACTAATTTTTCCACAAAATTAATGAGAGAAGATAATGGAATTGACCATATTAATAAAGCCATAAAAAGATTAAATATAAATCATACAGAACATATGCTTCATTATGGTGATAATAATAGAATGAGATTAACTGGTAAAAATGAAACATCATCATATAATAATTTTACAAGTGGAGTAGCACATAGAGGAACATCAATTAGGATACCACAAGATACATTTAAAAATAAAAAGGGATATTTTGAAGATAGAAGACCGGCATCTAATTGTGATCCATATTTAGTAACTAGTTTAATATTAGAAACTATTAATAATGAAAAATTAGATAAATATTCTATGGAATATCTCGGTTATATTATCTAAATAAATATATATGAAAAAAATCTATTTGAAATTTATTGAAAAATCAGATAATACAGAAAAATTTATTTTAAAAACGGATATAGATAATGTTTATATAATAATAAATGTATTTAATTTATCTCACTATGAATTAAATAAAGAATTAGATAAAATGTATGATATTATTAAAATATATAATAAAATCATTAATATTTATATTGACTTTGATAAAAAATTTGAAGAATATGAGGTAAATAAAATTATAACAAAATTAAATGATGTATTATATAATTATTATCCAAACACAAAAAAAATTAAATTACTTAATGTGACAGAAGATAGCAAAAATATGATGGAAGAACTAATTAAATATAAAGATATTGTTATGGATCCAAATAAAAATCCATCCACTTATTTATCATATATCACATCAAGAATACCAAAAAATTATAATTATAAAGTTTATGAAATAAATAAACTAGATACAAAATATTTTCCATTAACAAGGGCTGTTGGTTCCGCCTCAACTTTTGATAATTATTTTGTTCATATATATCCAAATCAATATAAACCAAATAAAAAAAATATATTTTTGGTGGGAAAGGCAGTAACATTTGATTCAGGTGGATTAAATTTAAAATTACAAGGAATGGAAAATATGAAAAATGATATGACAGGTTCCGCAATTATTTTAAGTGTATTACAATTATTAAATCTTAATCAAATTGATAAAGAACTTAATATTCATTTATTAATTCCAATTGTTGAAAATATGATTGGTCCAAAAGGAGTTAGACCTGGTATGGTTATCAAGTCCATGAAAAATAAAAAAATAGAAATTATTAATACAGATGCGGAAGGTAGATTATGTTTAGTAGATGCTTTTGATTTTGTTCATATAAATTTATTAGATAAATTAAATCCTGCTGATTGTCTTTTATTAGACATTGCTACATTAACTGGTAATACACTACAAATTACATCAGGAATAAGTAGTATTGGAATGTGTAATGATAAAGGACAAAATTATCTTGATGATATTGTTAATATTGGTGAAGACATTGGTGAGTATGTTGATTATTTAAAAATAAGACCAGAATATTTAGATATGCTAAAAAGTAATGTAGCTGATATTAAAAATATTGATATGTCAATTAAATCAGGTTGTGTTCTAGCAGGCACATTTTTAAATCATTTTGTAGATAAAAATATACCTTGGGTTCATTTAGATGTTGGAGTAACAACATTTTCTGATTATGGCCCAAATAGTTATGGTATTAATTTACTCTACCAATTTATAAAAAAACTAATCCACAATGCCTAAAGGCTCAGTTAATAATATTAGAATAAAAAACATAGTTTTTATTCTAATTGAAAAGACTCGTTTTTTCAAACTCGCTTCATAATTAAATTTATTAATGCTCATTAATTATTTGGCTTAGCCAAATAATTAAAGTAGGTTAAGAGGCTATGCCTCTTAACGTTCACTTTGTTTCGCATTAATAAAAAAAATTGAAATAAATCGCTTACGCTCTTATTAGAATAATCTTATTAAAATCATAAATGATTTTAATAAAAAAAATTGATACTCTTCATTTCACTTCGTGAAATTCAGTCAACAATATAGTTTATAGCTACTCGCTAACGCTCGCAGCTATAAAAAAAATTGAAATAAAAATAAATTAATATAAATCAAATAAATTATTAATGATTAGAAATAACGAACATATTATATCATTACATCAGATAAAAAAGACTTTTTGCCCCCCTACTAATACAGAAGAGACTTTTGCGTTAATTAAAAGTCTAAATGAAGCCCGAGATCCTAAAAAAACAAAGTTTTATGTGATTAAAATTTTAGAATATATTAAAAATAATCCAACAACTTTTTGTTGTAAAATATTAATTGATTATATTAATGAATTAGATACAAATAATATTTTCAAAATTTATTTTGCGAATAAAATAAATAAAGATATTTATAATGAAAATGATAATAAAAAAATAGAAATGATTTATTATTATTTTTATGAAATTCCAATTTTAAATGATAGAAATAGATTTTTAGTTTGTGGATTAATTATTAATGAATTAATATTATCCAATTCCCTAGATATTAATAATATTGATATTAGTGAAATTATTAAAAATATTTGTGTTAATTATATTTCAAGTATTTATACTAAAGAGGAATTAAAAGATGCTGAATTATATCGATATGTTGTTAAAATGAAAATTATTGAAATTATGGAATTAGAATTAATTAAACATCTAATATCCCTAAAGGATGATAATATTCAAAAGTTTAATCATATTATTGAATTAAATGTTATAAAATTCTTAAAATAAAAATTACTTTAAAAAAAATGAAAAAATAATATATTAATAACAAAGTTATAATTACTAATGAATCAATATCAAACTAGGTCATCTATAAATGGCATTGAATTTACTAATTCTTTACAAGAAGCTACACGAATGGTTGATAATGATAAAACTATTTGGAAAATTTCATTTTCACAAAATGACGAAAACTATCGTTTTATTATTCAAAGACCAACAGATGAAAATTATATTCATCCTCTAATCCATAAATATTTGGAATCATTATATCCAAATTATAGTAATTATAGGAAAAATACAATATTCTTCATAAATGAATCGATGGACCTATTATGTGAATTTGTTATTTTTATTTCAGATTTACAAAAGCAAAATTCATACAGCGAATATGAACTTTACAAAAAAATATTTGAAAAATATTTTATATCACAAAATATTATTGATTATGTTTTAAATAAAGCTTCTAAAAATCAACCTATCAATCAAGATTCAGAGTTATTCCAGACAGTTCGTGAAATGTTAATAATTAAAGAAATTTATTCTCAAGAACAAATACTAGAGAAATTTATAAAAAATTGATAAATAATTTTATTCATTTATAGTAATTAATATTAATGGGTTATTTAGAGGTATCACTTAAATTAGACGAAAAGGAATTTCCAATGCTTAATAATTTTAAGAAAAAGGAACTTGATAAATATTTATTAAAAATATTTAAGACAGGATATCAGGTTCATTTTCCTTCCAATGATATTATAAAACAACAAGTTGAATATAATGAATTAATTGAAAGAATTGAAACTATTAAGGATGAACTAAAAGACGAAATTAATAATTCAGAAATTAACGATAAAATTAATTCTTTAGAAACTAGTTTAACAAAATTAATTGGATTAAGTTCTAATTCATGTAAAAAAGGTAATTTTGGAGAAAATCTATTAGAAGATATATTTAGTAAAAGATATGGTGATATAGTTTTTGAAAGGAAAAGTCAAACTCATCATTCTGGAGATGCTTGGCTTTATCTTCCTAATAATAAAATTATTATGCTTGAAAGTAAAAATTATACTACTGTTGTTAATAAAGATGAAATTAATAAATTAAAATTTGATATGATTAATCATAATATTAGATGGGGTATATTAACAAGTTTTAATTCTATGATACAAGGAATGAAAGAATTAGATTTTTATACTTTTAATCACAATAAGGAAACTTATTCCATTATAATGGTATCAAATTTAGCAACTGATATTCATAAATTAGATTTGGCCTTACAAATTATCAGAAAATTAATGGATACTTTTGATAAACTTCCAGAATTTCCTTGGATAGTTAAAGATATTAATAATACACTGAATGAACTGAATCAAATTATTCAAAAAAATTATATGCTAAGAGATTCATATTATAATATGGAGAGAGATATCCAAAAATTAATGTCTAATTATCATATTAATCTTAGAGATTATCAATATGATATTGAACAAAAAATAAATGAAATTATTACAAAAATAAAATCCACTATGGAAACAGTAGTATCAGATATTAAATCTGTTAATGGATATCAATTATTACTTGATAAATATCAAGATAAAAAAATATTACCAATTATTGTTAGATTTGTTGATGTAGCTCAAAGTAAAAAATGGAATATTAATTATAATGATGAAAATAATGAATGGGTATGTAATAGAAATGATGAAGAAATTGGAAGATTAAAAATACAAAATAAGAAAGCAATATTAAGTATAATTCCAAATGATATTGAATTAACATTACATTTAGGTAAAGAAAAAGAAAATAAAAAGAATCTTGAATTGATTAAATCACTCTAAAAAATAATTTAATATTTTTCTACTTATTATATATGAAGTTAGTAATTTATATTGTATTATTTGTACTACTTTTATTTTATATTTATAAACATTCTCAGTATATTAAGGAAAAATTGTCTAATATATCATATTATCAAGATACTACTCAATTTGATGTTTTAAATACTGAAAAAGTTGTACCTATTCAACAAGATAATAAACCAAATGTTCAGCCATTTGATACTAATGAAAATTATTGGGTTGTTAAGCCAGATTTTTCAGATATATTTAATACACAAGATGAAGGAAGTAAAGAAATTAATGATATTATTAACTTGAAAGAAGAATCAAATTTCCTTAATTTTTATTTAGGTAATAGAATTGAGAAAGCTCCTGAAATGGAGAAATTATATAATCAAACTGAAAAAACTAAAAAATTAGATTTTCCATTAGAATATGATTATGAAAATAATAGATATAAATTAATTGGCACTGCGTCAAATCCCTATTTTAATCAACATTATTTATTATATGAATTAGAAATTAAATCATCAAAAACAAATTTATTTATGAGAGAAGAACTTAAATATAACTCTTATAAAATTTATCAATATTTATTAGTCCAAATACAAAATGGTAAACCAGTTGTAATTTACGCAATTGGACCTAGAGCTAAAGTTAATCCAAATGATATAGTTTACTTTGCTATGGGTAATTTCCAAGTAGGTCCTTTAACCATTCATAGAGAAATTAAAAAAGAAGTTATGAATTAATAATTTTTATAATTCTACCATTTTTTGGTAATCTGGTATAATAATCAAAACTATTTTTCTTAAAATAATCTTGAGGAGGCATTACTGATTTAGATAATAATTTAGATTCTGATATATCCCATTGCCAATCTAAAATACCCATATTTTTATTATGAATTTTATCTATTATTTGATAATTGATAAATTTACTTATTTCTTTTCTTAATATTTTAAAAAACATATTCTGCATCTTTTTACTTTTGATTTGTTGATAAATTAAAGTCATTAATGATATTGAACCTAAACCTGGACCATTATATAAATCAAATAAGAAAGTGTATACATCTCTAATTGGATTTTCTATTTCAAAATTTGAGTTCAAACTATTTTTAATCTCATTTTCCAATGTTGAATTATTATCTAATATATTTAAACTATAACCAAAATCATTTATTTTAATATATAATCCATTTGCCGGTAAATAATATGACTTTCCTTGAAAATTATATTGAACATAATCATCCGGATCATGTATATGTTCATATATTCCTAATACATTTCTTAAAAACATATCATTATGAATAAATTTTGGATATTTTTCTCTTATTACAGCTAATGTAAAGATAAATTGAAATATAACTCTTCTTATTAAATTTCTAAATAATTCTAATTTTATTTTTAATTTTTGTGAACTACCTAATATCATCTCCACTTCAAAACTAATATTAGTTGGACAATTTTCTAAAACTAATAGAGAAGCTTTCTTGCCCACCAACTTTTTATTATATCCTTTTTTTAACATACATAATTTATCCATAGACGGATTCATTTTACTTGGATCTTGTAATAAAGTTTCATCTAAATTGGGACAATATTCTGGAAATATATAATTAATATCTTCTAATATATATCTTTTATAAACACCTACAATATGAGGTGTCTTATTTTGTAATAAAAATTCATTAGTAAGTTTTAAATATATTTGTCCTTCTAAATAATCATGATTTGGAGATTTTTTTAATAAAGGATTATAAATATTTGGTATAATTTTAACTACAATATTATTATTAATAATTATAATATTATCACTTCCACCTGAACCTGTTATTACCATTTTATTTTTAACCGCATTTTTAATTATTTTTTTTATTGATTCATAATTTAAATTAAATGTATTATATTTATTGCTAAAATTAATAATATCATTCATTTTACTTTTATAAATTAAGAGATAATTATTTTAATATAATTCAAAAAAAATAATTCAAAAAAAATATTTAATTTTTTTCAAAACTTATATAATGATAGGAACTGAAGGTTATAGTATGTATATGAGTGTTAAACTTAATATGCTATTAACATTATTGGTTTTAGTTGGTGCTATAAATTGGGGTACTACTGCTTTTGGTTATAATCTAGTTGAAATGTTATCCAATACAATTAATAACTTTTTTAAATCTGATGTATCAATTGACAAAGCTATTTATATAGTTGTTGCAATTAGCGCATTATTATTAGCTATGAAACGCGAAACATGGCTACCATTTTTAGGCAAAACTGTATTTCCACCTGGTCTAGTTAATGTTAAAGTTCCAGAAAAAACTAATAAAAAAATACAAATCAAAACTAAACCAAATTCTAAGGTTGTTTACTGGGCCGCCCGCGGTAATAATGCCAAACAAGATGTATGGGTTGGTTATGGAGATTTTACAAATGGTGGTGTTGTAATGTCCGATGCTAATGGCAATGCCGAATTAGCTATTGAAGAAGGAGCTGGATATATTGTACCATCAGGAAGACAAATATCAAGACATATTCATTATAGAGTATTTAAGAAGAATGGTCTTCTTGGTAAAGTTAAAACAGTTTTTTATTAACTCAATATAAAAAAATTAATTAATTAATTTTTTTATATAATATTTGTTTATTACCATTTGACTATAAATTCCAACTTTTTTTTGAAATATTTTGACACCCAGGGCGTGTGTCATGTTGGTTGAAATTCAACGTTGAAAGTTGAAAAAATATAAATTATTTAAGAATAAAATAATTTATATTTATATATAAATATGGTTGAAAAAGTTGAAAAGAAGCAATATAGATGTGATATATGTTATAAATCATATAAAGATAAATCAGGATTATGGTATCACAACAATAAATATCATAACATTCACCCCACCAAATCAACACCGAAACTGGTGAATCTTCCACCAAAACAACACCAAAATCCACCAATTTCGACAAATAATAATAACGAAAATAAATGTGTTTATTGTAATAATACTTTTTCAAGAAGTGATAGTTTAACAAGACATTTACATCGTTGTAAAGTTAAAAAGAACTTGGAAGTAAAAAAGAATCTAGAACAAACTAGTGAAAATCTTAAAGAAACTATCAAAAGTGAATTTAAGAAACTCCAAAATGAAATTATTAAACATCCAAACAAAAAATCTACAAAAATCATTAATAATATTAATGGTAATATTGTTAATGGTACTAATACTGATAATAGTCAAAAAATAATTATTAATAAAACTGGTAATGAAGACTTAAATACTTTAACTTATGATGAGGTTAGTGTTATTTTTGATAATCAAATTACTAGTGTTATAAAACTTATTGAATCATTAAATTTTGATGAAAAGAAACCACAAAACCACTCGTTTTGCACAACATCTCTTGAAAGCCCATATTTATCTTATTATGATAATGGTACTAATTCAATTAATAAGGAAAGGAAAAAATATTTTTTTGATGATATAATTTGTAAAAATATTGAAAATCATGAAATACTTTATAACAAGTTCAAAAATAAGTTTAATAACAACAAAAAACAACAAATACAAAATAATATAACTAATCTAAAAGAAATAAGAGCAAATTCATTTAATAATAAAATAATGCATGAATTAGTAAGAAAGCTTAATTTATTATCCTATAACAAAAGAAATATTGTCCATAAAACTTGGAATGGTGAAAATGATGATGAAGATGATAGTGAGTTTGTAAAAATGTTAATGGAAAAAACAGATGATAGTGTATTAGAGGAATTTAATAATATTAAAGAGAGTAAACCAAAAAAGAAGTTATATATTAGTGATAGTGATAATGATTCAACAGAAAGCTCTATTGATCTATAAAAAAAATTGATAAATTATTAATTTATGTTATATTGAATTTATATTTAATGTCTCAAAATATGAATACTACTAATATTGATATGAGTTTATTTGACCGTCAAGTCCGTACATACGGTATGGACGCAATTAAAAAACTTACCAATAGTTCAGTTTTAATTATTGGACTTGCAAATGGTTTAGGAACTGAAGTGGGTAAGAATCTTGCGTTGGGTGGAATTAAAAATATTTATCTTTATGATAATACTCCAATTTTAAGGTCTGATTTAGAAACTGGTTTTTATTATTCAGAAGAAACAATAAATAAATCTCGTAATACTATTTTAGCTCCAAAACTTCAGGAACTTAATCCATATATTACTGTATTACCAGTTAATAATATTAATCAAAATCAAAATGTAACTATTATTATCAATCAAAATATTGATTTTGTTAAAGAAATTAGTAGATTTTGTCGTAATAATAATTCTAAATTAGTTGTACTATATTCTAAGGGAGTATCTGGTATCGTTTTTGTTGATGCTGGTGAATCTCATACTATTAATGATATAACTGGTGAAATTATTGACCCTGTTCAAATTGCTGAAATTAAATCAGATGGTAAAGTATTATGTGCTAAATATTCATCACATGATTATCAAACAGGAGATTATATTACTTTTGATAATTTACAAGGTGATAATGTAGACTTTTTAAAGAAAGAATGGAAAATTAAAGTTCATACTAATACATTATTTGAATTACAAGATTTTAAAGAAAATAACTTTAAATTTATTAATGGAACTGCAATTCATATCAAAAAACCAATTACAATTAAGCATTCTACTTTTGAATCTCAAATAAATAATCCAACATTAGGTTTTTCTTTTGATACGGATTATTCTAGAAAATTAGTAGATACTTATTTAAAATTTTATGATGGCGATTTCACTGATACTTTATTACAAGAACACTATAAATTGTTTTCTTATGAATTAATACCAGTTGTTTCATTAATGGGTTCTATAACTGCTTCAGAAGCAATTAAATTAATAACTAATAAATATATGCCAGTAAATCAATGGTTTACTTGGTCTGATAATACTCTCTTACCAACTAATAATATTGATATTGAAGCAAAAACTACTTATGGTTTATTATATGGAAGAGATTTTGAGGAAAAATTATTTAATACAAACTGGTTTATGGTTGGTTCTGGAGCAATTGGTTGCGAACATTTAAAAAATCTAGCATTTATGAATGTTGGTAATTCAAGATATGGTTCTGGTCAAATAATTATAACAGACCCTGATTCCATTGAAAAATCTAATTTGAATAGACAATTCTTATTTAGAAGTGAGCATATTGGTAAACCAAAAAGTGAAATGGCATCATTAGCTATTAAAAAACTTCAACCAAATATAAATATTACAGCTTTAACTCAAAAAGTAGGTTCTGATAATTTAGATTTTACAAATAAATTATTTGGTAATAAAAATATTACAGGTGTATTAAATGCTCTTGATAATATTAAAGCCAGAAGATTTATGGATGAACAATGTTTTAATTTTGGTCTACCACTATTTGAATCTGGAACAACTGCTACTAAAGGAAATACTCAACCAGTGATTCCATTTATTACTGAAACTTATTCCGCATCAAATGATCCAGAACAAGAAAAAACATATCCTGCATGTACTATTAAAAGTTTCCCTAATGAAATTCATCATACAATTCATTGGGCTATGGATCAATTTGAATTCTTTAATAGAGCACCTGCGACAATGAATAATTGGTTAAAGAATCCAAATTATCTTGATACTTTAGGTCAAAATGAGAAAACAATTGCAATGGAAGATATTGATAATTTAACTATTAAATTCCCTACTCAATTGGGATTATCAGAATGTGTTAAATGGGCTATATTTATGTTTAATGAAAATTATAATAATAATATTTTAAAATTACTAGAAACATTCCCTTCTAATCATTTATCTGAGGATGGAACACCATTTTGGTCATCTGGTAAAAGATGTCCAACACCAATTACTTTTGATATTAATAATTCACTTCATTTGGATTATATTGAGTCAACAACACATCTATTAGCTAGAATATCTGGATTAACAGATAATTTTACTAGAGAAGATTTAATTTCATTATTAAATAATAAATCTTATCCTATTAATAAACAAGATTTTACTTTTGAACCAATATATATTAGTCAAGAGTTTGAAAAGGATGATGATACTAATTGGCATATTGATTGGATTACTGCCTCATCTAATATGAGAGCATTAAATTATGGAATTCCACTTGCTGATAAACAACAAACAAAAGGAATTTCAGGTAAGATTATTCCAGCAATTGCTACAACCACTTCTGCAGTTTCAGGATTAATTTTGTTAGAAATGATGAAATATTTATTAGGATTTAATAAAATTGATAACTATAGAAATACATTTATTAATCTAGCAGAACCAGTTCTTATTTATTCTGAACCTATCAATGCTCCAATGATTGATATTTGTGGTCTTAAATTTAATTCTTGGACAAAGTTTGAATACACTAATGATACTACATTAGCACAAGTTAAAGAATATTATGAAAAACTATTCAAAACCACCATTACCATGATGGTTGTGGATACAAATATGATTTACTCTGAATTATTTGGTGAATATGATATGACCAAAAGAATGAGTCAAATTATTTATGATATATATGATACAAATCACAATTTACAAAATGTTATGGTATCATTGGTATCTGATAATTCTAATTTAACTTTACCTGTGATAACTGTTAATTTGAACAAAACACAATATAGTTTTATGGATTGTTAATTTATTTTACTCGTCTTCTTCATAATCATTATCATCATTATTATTCCTAGATAAAATAATTACACCGATTATAATAATTAGGACAATAACTACCGCACCTATTGTAAGAGGGAGTGTTAACCCTGACCATGCACCACTAACACCTTGACCAATACCCTTTGCTCCAGTACTAACACCTTCACCAATACCCTTTGCTCCAGTACTAACACCTTCACCAATACCTCTAGCTCCAGTACTAACACCTTCACCAATACCTCTAGCTCCAGTACTAACACCTTCACCAATACCTCTAGCACCTGTACTAACGGCTTCACCGGCGGATTCTAATATTTTAGCGGCAGCAACACCTGCTGAAGCAATGTCAGTTTGTTCTTGTTTCCTTTCACTTTCAGAAATTTTGGTATTAATATTTTCAACAATTTGTTTAATAAGATTTTCTTGACTATTAACTATATTTGTTGATATTTCATTAAGAATATCTTGATTAAATGCACATTTCATAATATCATTAACAACATTTTCTTGTGAAATATTATCTATTTCAATAGGACCAGATACATTAATATTAGTAAAATCAATTAATTGATTAGCTTTTGTATCATTAACACATTTTGAAATATTTTGACTACTTAAAATATTTTCTATTTGATTAGAAATATCATCAGTTTTATTATATGTAAAGCTTTGGTCTAAATTGAATTTATTTTTTAATTGGTCCGTAATTTCTTTTTCGGTTTTCTTTTGAGTTGTATTACCAATATTTGAAGTTAGAATATCCTTAACAGTATCAGCTATTTTTCTAACTGTTGAACCGGTTTCCGTTGCCATAATTTTTAATAGGTCACCAAAATTAGTTCCTAATTTTTCATCAACTATTTCTCTACTTTCATCTTTTGATATTTCGGTTTGTTGTAATTCTATTTGATTTTTAAGATTATTAGCAATGTCAGTCGCTATTTTATTTTGAATATTTTGAGCAAATGTAGCTTCAACATTTGAATCTATTTTACTACTTTGTTTAATTCCAGATACTTTAAAACTAGTTCCTCTTATACCACTAAATGATATTTTAGATGAAATTGCGATAGTTCTAAGTAAATCAGATTGATTATCACTAGTAGCTTTAGTGATGGCATTTGATAATAATTTAGTCATACCGGAAATAACTTTACTTTGATTAATATTTTTTTCAATTTCACTGATTTTAGTTAATCTAGTAGAATCAATATCAATATCAGTATTACCTATATTAAATCCAAAATTTTCAATAACTTTATCATTTTGATAATTTGCGAAAGCATTTGATATTTCAGTACTTAAAACAAAAACATAACAGGTTTTATCATGTTTAGCTGTATTCATTAATTTATTTAATAATCCTTCAATATTGGCAAAGAGACCATCCGCTAATTTTTTTATAAACATATCATTAAACAAACAATTATCAATATTTCCATTACAACTCTTAATTTTAGAATCAGATAATTCTTCTTTAATAATATTAGGAATCATTACTAAATTTTCAACTCTAAAGAATGAGTTTAATTCTAATAATAATTCCATTTGTTTTTGAATATGGTCTAATTCAATTTTAGATTTATTATTTAAACCGGCTAATATTATAATATTAGCTATTATATTATTATTAATATTTTTAATTCCACTAATAATTTTAAGCATTTCATTTTCATAATCAGATAATATTTGTTTGGTAACTAAATTAATAAAATTATTATTTTCTTCGCTAACAGTTCCAAATCCAGAAATAATTTCCAAATCTTTTTTATTTTTATTAAATATAATTTTTGTAATTTGATCAATTATTTTTACTAAACCACTAAATACTTTCTCACGTGATAATTCTAATGACATTTTAATATTAACACCATAATTAGAATTAAATAAATTTCTAATATTAGTATCCATATTAGTATTTTCCATATTTTCAACAAGTTGTAAATGATTAATTTGTTGAGATAATCTAAAATTATTATTTGGATTTATAAATTCCAAAACACTGAGTGGTATATTACCACCCAAAACTTTATTAAAAAATTTCATTATATAACAAAATAGAAATTTTTTAACAAAATAATTAATATATGCTTTCTAACAAAAACTTGATTTATAAAAAAAATTGTCAAGATAAAGCTAAGGCTTTATCTTAATGAAAGCAAGTTATACTTGCTTTCGTCTGCAAGAGTTAGAATTTAACTAAGTTAAATTCAGCGAAGCGCTGTGGCTCAGGCTTTGCCTGAGCCACACTAATCTCTGCGATAAAATGTTATTTATCAGAAAAAACTTTGTTTTTTCCGATAAAAAAAATTGAAAAGTATCACTTTCGTTCACTTTAGAATAATATTATAAATATTCGCTTGCGCAAATATTTATAAAAAAAATTGAAATACTTATTTAAAAATATCTAGTGTAGATTATTAAATGAAGCTTGTTAGTCCATATCGCAATATTAAGCAATATACTAGGATTAGTATTGAACCATATCATATGAATTCTGATATTAAAAATAATATGAAAATCGTATTAAAAAAGAAAGTTGAGAAAAAGTGTAATAAAAATGGTTTTATTGATGAAGTTTATCGTATTTTAGAATATTCTGATGGTATGATGCCAGCAGAAAATTTAAATGGTTGTGCTATTTATAATATAACATATCATTGTAGAATATGTATTCCTGTTGAAAATACTATTTTAATTGGTCAAGTTCGTGTTATTAATCAAGAACTAGTTGTTGCTACTAATGGTCCTATTATGTTTTTTATTCCAAAAGAAAATGTTGATAATAATATTTGGGATATTCCTGACGGTTATCTTAATAAAAATATGAAAAGAAAATTAAAAGCAGGAGATTATATTAAGATTCAAGTTATAGATAAAAGAATTAATCAGAATGATAGTCAAATCAAATCTATTGGTAGATTAATTGATTTTGCCACATCTGAAGAAGTTGATAAATATTTTGGTATTAAAGTAATTTCAGAGAAAATAGATGAATTAAATATATCACAAGATAAATTAGGCCAATTTGACGCAATTGATGAGCAAGAATCTAATTTTATAATTTAATTAGTTTAAAAACATCTTTTTCAATTAAATCTAAATCATTTTCTGTATAATTACCAACAATCCAATCATTAATATCAAGATTGTATTTTTTTAAAGCACCATCTCTAATTTGAGTAATTTTCTTACTGAAATTACGAATGTTTAATTTAAAACTTTGATTATCAAATTTAATATATTTGATTAATTCATATGCTATATTATTAACATTTAATAAAGTATTTATATTTAGCATTCTTTGATACACCCACCAAATACACCAAACACCACAAAATCCATTTGGGTCTCCAATTCTTTTACATTTTGGTGTTTCAAGATTTTCCAATATTTGAAATCCAATCGCAGGTAAAAAATCTTTTGGTCTTAAATATTTTATATTGGGTTCTATTTGTTTAAATTTTTGTTCTAATAATGAATCTAATAAATTAGGATTATAATTAAAACCTATTGGATAATTAGAACCATTGGGTTCAAATCTTTCTATGGTTTTATTTTTTATATCCCAAAATAGAATATTAGCGTGAGAACCAGATGATGTTTCTATTCCAATAGGAATAGTTATATATTTATATTCTTTAATATTTTTTAAAATTTCATCATCAAAATATGTTGGGAAAAATATTTTTTGATAAGACCATATAATTTCAATATTTGAAAAATCTAATTTATAGGGATAATCTACACCCATTTTTTTATAATGATTTTCTAAATTGATATTTATTGATAATGGATAATCTATAACCAAACCTAATCCTTTTGATGAAAATTCGGTATTTAATAAAACTAATCCAAATAAAATATCAATAGGTGAACCTGTATAAAGACACATATTAGTATAAATACCACTATCTAAAACTAAATTTAAATCAAGTCTTTTTGGTAAACTTCTTTTTTCTTTAGTTATAATTTCTCTAATTTTATATTTACATATTTGTTCTGAATTATAATTTTGGGTTTTTGGATCTTTTATTATTGATTTTAATTTATCTAAAGCATCTATTGAACACCATTTTTCCCATTCTATTAATAAATGTTCTTTATCCAATTTTATTTGATTATAATATGAATCTATCATAAGTTCTATTAATTCATCTGTTATGGTAATTTTATTTTGTTCACCATCTTCAATAAAGAAATTCAATGGTTTTATAACAAGAATATCTCTGAATTTCATGTGTAAATTATTATCAATCAGTTTCATTAAACAAGTAATTCCCTGATTATTTTGCATATTTAAATCTGTTTCCATAATTAATTGATTTATTATAGTTTCATTTATTAAATATATATTTATACCTCCATTTAGTAAAATATGTAATGGTGTATCTCCATTAATATTACTTAAATTTAATTTTAGATTTTTTTTATTAAATAAGAGTTCCAAAAAATTTATTCTTTTATCAATAAAAATATAATGTAAAGGTGAATTACCATAAAAATCTTGGATATTCAAATCTATATTTTTATCAAGTAATTTTAGAAATAATTCATAATTATCTAATATAATTGTTTGATGTATTAATGCTAATCCATAATCAGAACTTGTATTATTTAAATTAATATTTGTATTCAATAATTTATTAATCATTATTTGATTTTGATAATTAGTTGCAATTTGTAATAAATTTTCACCAGAACTATTTAAAAAATTAATATCATATTTCTTTTCTAATAAATAATCTAACATATTATTTCTTTTATACATTAAACATAAAATAAATGAATTTGAACCATCATTTGATAATATATATGGATCAGCATTATCATCTAATAATAATTTAAATGCTTCAAAATTATTAAAAATTATTGTATAATGTAATGGAACAAAACCAATTCTATCTTTAATATCTATAATTGATATACCAATATTAGTTTTATTAAATTCTATTAGTTTTTTCATTATTTTAATATAATTAAATTTTATACAATTATACAAAATAGTTCGCCCATCACTATCTAATACATCCAATCTAATTTTTAAATTTTTAGTTTTTGATAATTCTAATATTAACTCTAAAATATCTATCTGATTGAAATTGATTATATATTGAATAAAATAATTATAATTTGGATCTCTTATATTTAAATCTGATATTTTTTTATCTTTAATCATTTTATATATTTTATCAAATTTTTGATCTTTAATTAAATTAAATATTTCTTCATTATTAATTTCCATATTAATAATGAATAGATATTTTCTAATATGATATATAATGGTACAAACTTTTGTAAGACCTAGTTTTATTGGATTTATTTTTCAAGGTATTATGTTTTTAATTTTCATTATATTATTTTTGAAAAATTATGATATTTTAGATAAAAAAGATTTAGTTTATATCAGTTTGATCACTACAATTGCAATAGGTGTACATAGTATGATTCACTATACTGAAGAAAAAGACAATAATTTTAATCCATTTGTTTTATTAGGCTTCAAATAAAACATCCCATGAACCATTTACTACTCTTCTATAAAATACATTTTTACCTGCAGTGAAACTAGGACGAATAATTCTAAATATATCACCAATTTTAGCACCATAATATCTTGACATCATATCAGTTAATAATATTTTAGATAATTCATTTTCTGAAAATTTACTTAACAATTCAGCTTTTTGTTCATCATTAATAAGTTGATGTTCTGGAATAAATATTTTACTAGGAATATCTTCCAACATTTCACTTTCAAAAAAGAATTCGGCATTCTTATATTCACTAACTATTTGTTTTACTACCTTTTTAGCAACATCACGCGCAATAATAATTTTATGAACATCAATATTATTTGATAAATAATCATCTAATGGTGTTCCCTGAGTAATTGAAGTTAATTTAGCATTAATAATATTAATACTACATTTTGATTTATCACTCAATATAATATCAAAAATTGATTTATTACTAATATCATTTAATTTTTTATATTCATCCAACCATGATTTAATAACTTTTCTTCTTTCTAACATCTTAAATACATTTTGAATAACAATTTCATTGATTTCTTTATTATTATATTCAACATTGATTGACATTATATATAAAATTAGATAATCTTTTATATATTATTTTCAATTTTTTTTATCGGAAAAAACTTTGTTTTTTCTGATAAATAACATTTTATCGCAGAGATTAGAATTTAACTTAGTTAAATTCTAACTCTTGCAGACAATTTTTTTTTTTAATAAGATTATTCTTGGGCGAAGCCCCTAAAACTGAAGGTTTTGAATGGCCCAAAGGGCCGAGTAAAGAGAGTGAAGGCAAAAGCCTGAACGATACTTTTCAATTTTTTTTATACTTGATAACAGTATTACATAATTTTAGATAAATCATAAAATGATATTCAATTAATAATAATAAATTTTTTATATTCATTATTAAATTTGTAATATTAAAATTTTGTTGATTTTTATTCTTTAATAATTCTTGATGTAATTCTTTTTCAAATAATTCATTTTTATATTTTGTTAAATCTATATCATCAAATTCAATTTCATTATTTATTTGATAATTATAAAAATATGATTTTCTTTTATTTAATAAAATTGGAAATTTTTTATTATGTCTAAAAAGATTCATATGAAATATACTATTCATTTTATATTATAATAAATAGGTTTTTATTTAAGTTAGTTAAAATAATATATATATTTATATCTATAATATGAATATTGGTATAATTGGTAATGGTTTTGTTGGTCAAGCTACCAAATTACTTAAAAATAAATTAATAAACATCCAAGTATACGATATAAGACCTGAAGCATGTGAACCATTAGGAACACAAATAACTGATTTAGAAAATTGTGATTTAGTTTTTTATTGTCTTCCAACACCTATTAATCACAATTCAAATTGTTATACTAAAATATTAGAAGATTCTATACCAAAACTTAACAATCCATTTAAGGTAATTAGATCAACAGTACCTATTGGTTTTTCACAATCTCAAAATTGTTTTTTTATGCCGGAATTTTTAACTGAAGCTAATTGGAAGAATGATTTTATTAATTCAACACATTGGATTTTTGGTCTTTTAGAAAATAATGATATATTAAATGAAGAATTTAAAAGTAGAATAATCAAATTATTTAAAATTAGTTATAATGAAAATGTAATTAAAAATGATAAAATATATTGGTTAACAAATTCTGAAGCAGAGTTTTTAAAGTTATCTAAAAATTGTTTCTTAGCATCTAAAGTTGGTATAATGAATGAATTATATTCTTTAGCTAAATACAAAAATATTAATTATGATAATGTGAAGGAAATACTAAAATTAGACCCAAGAATTGGTCAGACTCATATGAATGTTCCTGGGTATAAGAATTTATTTGGCTATGGGGGAACTTGTTTTCCAAAAGATACTCATAGTTTATATTCACAATTTCAAGAAGCAAATATACCTTGCTATTATTTTCAAACTAGTCTATTTAGAAATGAATTTTTAGATAGACCCGAAAGAGAATGGGTTAATGATTATTGGAGAACAACTATACCAACTGATAAAAAGATTAGTTTAGTGATTAATAATATAGAATTATGTAATGAGTTATTAAACATGAATCATATAGTAATTTATTTATATAATTTAGATGATAACAATTTTAATCATTTATTAAATAATCCAAATTTTATTTTAAAAAAAGCGGATCTAATTAATAAACAATTTTTCCCAAAACTTAATTATATTTGGTATCAAACTCAAAATGATTTAGTTAATTATAATTTTTTACAAAATAATATACTTTATATAATGAATATATTAGAACTAACAAAAACTCATAATTGTGAATTATTTATTAATAATAGAAAAGAAAATTTAACTAATAATATTATTGAAACTCTAATTGATGAATACAAAAAAGAAAATCCAATATTATCAATACACAATATTGATTCATTCGCTAATCTTAATAAATTAATTACTAATTAAAAATATAACTTTCTTATTAATTATATTAAATGATTGATAAGAAAACTATTATAAATACATTACCAAATAGATTACAAAATATTAATAATTTAGTTGATGAATTAAAACCTAATGATTATATTGGTGAATTAATTAATAAATATAATGAAGAATTAAAAGATTATGAATACATTGATAATATTGCTCAATTCTCTCTATTGGCTCCAGGTGGAATGATTAGATATATCAAAAAATATAATAAAGAACTTAGATATGGTGGATTTTTATTAAAAATATATCAAAAAAATAATAAATGGTATGCTTATGTTAAAAAAATTAATAATAAAAAATACAATATACAATTTGATTCAAATTATATTTTTTATTCTAAAAAGAGAGATGATAAATTTAGAGATTGGGCAGAATTATTCATAACTGAGATTGATAATGATAAATATATTATTAAATAACTAATTTAGCTAACCATAATTTGGCTACTTCTTCCCATGTTATAATTGTATTTGATTTTTTTAGCATTTCTTGCGCATCTTCAATAAAATCAGGTGAATTCATTTTATTAATTATTTCATTTGCAATACTTTCACATATTTTATCATCTTGAGGATTCCAAGTAAATTGTAATCCGTGTCTTTCATTAAATACTCCAGTTTTAGAAATAATAGGAATACATCCTGTTATTAAACTTTCTTTAATACTAATACAATCTATTTCAGCAATACTATCTGATAAATAAAGATGGAATGTTGATAAATATTTTTCTCTAATTATCATATCCATTGATTGTCTTCCATGATCCATAACACCTGGTTGACCTAATAATAATGTCATTCTAATTTTAAAGTGTTCATCATATATATAATCCATACCATAATATACGTGTAATTCTGCTAAAGGTTGTGCTCTATAAATAATTGGCCAAATTTTAGTTAAAATAGTTTCTAATCCTCTATCATAACTACTACAATAACAAAAACGATACGGTTGTCTCTTTATTAGTTCATTATTATTTAATATAGTATTATTTATGAATTTTTCCACTCTAACACCGTTTGGTATCACAATAATTTTTTCATCTGGAATTGGTTTATATGTTATAACTTCTTTAAAATGTGATTGTGTAAATTCTTTTAAACATTGTTTATGATATTGTGATTTAACATTAAATTTGTTAACTGTATTAAAGAAATTACTTAATAAAACTGGGTCTAAATCTGATAATGTATAAGAAAGATTATCGTGTAAATCAACAACTAGTTTATCTGCTTTAAGTTTAATATTCATAAAGAATATAATACCGTGTTTTCTCCACGCAATTAAAGTTTTAAATTTCTTTTCAAATGGGAATTTAATCCAATTACAATAATCAACTCCATTACGATTAAATATTTGAGTAGATTTAAAATTACCATATACCATAACTTTCTTACCTAATTTAACCCAATTTTCTGAAATATTAACAATCGCTTGTTCAGAACCTCCCAAATTTGTATCAGATGGTTCCCAATAAACACCAATACCACCCGCAAAATAAACAATATCATGCTCAACTTCTGATTCTAAAACAAATATTTTTTTATATTGTTCATAATAATTTGTTGGTAAAACAAAATTAATTGATTTGTCCTCCAATTTATCTAATTCATTAAATTTTGTAATTGTTGCTCCTAATGTTAAAATCTTTTTAAAAGAATTATTTGTAGTATGAATTAATTTAACTAATAAATGTTCTGATAATAATGGAACTATATCATTAACATCAATATTTTTAATTAAAGTATCATCTTCATTATTTTCACTATTTTCATCATATGAATGTTCCTTTAAAAATTCTTTCTTATATGCAAAAATATTTGTTCCTAATTTACTTTTAAAAGTTTTACCAATCATAATATCATGAATATAAATTACTGAGGTGCCAGCTACCAGTTTATCACTTTTTGTTAATTTATCAACACAATAATTAATATATGATGGGAAATAATAATCATCATCATCCATCTTAATAATAATATCACCTGTTGCTAGTTTATTTCCCTTATTTCTTAAATAACCTATTTTATTATTTATATTATCTTGTTCAATATATTTAATGTTTATCTTACTATTGAGAGCAAGTTCATTTATTAAAACCTTATTACAATTTGCTTCTTCTAAAGTGGGAGATCCTTCAACAATAATCCATTCAACAATATCTTTAAAGGTTTGATTTAAAATTAATTCATATAATAATTTTAATGATTCATAACGACTTAATTGCGTAATCGTTATTATTGATACTTTATTGTCCATTAACGTATAAACTCATTAATTCTTTATAGCATTATTAAATATTAATTAAATATAAAAATATTAATTTAAAAAAATAATCTTATTTATTTTAATAAAATTAATGATTATACATAGTATGGATGAGTATTTTAGTTATTCTTTTAAAAATGGGTTGCACGGTTTACATAGTATAATCGAATTTTTAATGGGTTGTATATTTTTAAAAAATATTATAAATATTCATTCTGATGAGAGTAAAGATAATAAAGATAAAGATAATGACAATAAAAATAATAAAGATAATAGTAATATAGATTATTACATAAAACAAATTCAAACTAAATATAAATTATTTAGTAATATTGATTTTACAATATTAAAAGATGGTATAAATAAAATAAATATAGATAAAATAGATAATTATAATAACTCATCCTTACTTGATTGTGTATTCTCATATTATTTAGAAAATGAAAATCTTATACATATTAAAGAATATTTTAAATATTATAATGATAAAAGATTAGTAGAATGGATAATAAATTTTGTTAATCCAATAATATCTTCCAATAAATTTGAAACAATTTTTGATGGTAATGTTAAAATAAATTCATTTTTAGAAAATATTACTGATATATGTTCTAGAAAAAATATTAATTGGGAAAATAAAATTTATGGAAATCAAACAAATAATCTTGTTAATGATCTAATTAAAACCCATTTTTTAATTAATAACAAAAATATTAATATTGATAAACGAGAATTACTATTTGAGGATATTTCGCCAAATAATAAAATGTTTGATTTGATATTTATGGATATACCTGACGGTGTTCATAATATAATTCACGCAAATTGTTGTCAAAAAATAAAAAAATTATTAATAAGAGGGACAAAGTCAGAACCCTTATTTTTACAATTGGTAATGTCCAGTTTAAATAAAAATGGTAGAGCATTATTAATAGTTCCCGATTCATTTTTATTTAGTGATTCTAAGCAACCAGTTCAGACTAGGAAATATTTATTAGATAATTTTAATGTTAAAAAAATAGTTAAAATAGATGAAGATTTTTATAAATTTAAGGGAGTTAGAAATTCTATTTTATATTTTGAGAATAATGGAACAACAACTGAAATTGAATTTAGTAATTTAACATTAGATAATGAAAAATGTGTAGAAAAATCAGTATTAAAACTATCTAAGAATACTATTATAGAAAAATATTGTTCATTATATTATAAAAATTATGAAGAAATAAAAAAAATAAAAGTCGAAAATAAAATGGTAGATGAATTATTTGATATTAAAACTAATTTTCCCGAGAAATCTAATAAAAAAATGTTAGGACTTTTGAAATATCATAAAAATAATTCAATTCAAATTATTCATGATAATAAAAATGAATTTGATTTTTACTTTGTACCAAGAGATATATCTGATGAACAACTATTAGATGTATATCTAATAAGTTATTTAGAATTTATTATTAAAAATAATTATGAACAATTAATAAAAGGAAAAACTAAAGCATATGATATAGATGAAATTAAAAAAATAAAAATACCATTATTATCGCTGAATAAGCAAGAATCTATTATTAATTATATAAATGTATCAATTATTATTATTGAAAATAATAATAAAAAAATTGATTATTATAATATAATGTTTAATTATATATGTGAAATGATACCAATTAATGATACAATTAATATTGGAGATGTTTGTGAAATAATGTTATTTGAAGATAAACCTGTTAAAATGGATGAAATATTAATTGGTATTTTAAGAAATGGATTGGGTGCGGGAACAATTTATTTAGTTGAACAAAATAATATTGAACAAATATCAAATAATTCTTATTATCTAAGATCAATTAACAATAGTTTTAATACAAGATTTTTGTATTACTATTTAAAATATATTGAAAATAAAATTAAGGAATTTGCTAGATTAACAAAACAACCAAATTTAACAAAAAATATGATTCATACAATAATGATACCAAAAATACCATTATCTCATCAAGATGAAATTATTAAGTATGGTGATGACTTTTTCACTGAAATAAATAAACTAATTGAATCTAATTTAGTTATTAAGAATAAAGATATTATGAGTATCATTAATAAAATATATTAGATTTATTCATTAAAAAATCCATATATAATGTCTTCTTATAAAGAGTGTAAATATTTGGTGTATAAAGACAGTGCGTCTTATATATCAATACATATTTTGAGTGAAAGAAAATATGTATGTTATTTACAAGCATTGCGAGTTTTGTAAACTATTTCACTGTGAAGGTTTGACAATAACTTAACTTCACTTTTAAATATTTTAATATATTTTCATAATTAAAATTGACATATTAATTCCTGGATAAGGACCATTAGTTGGTATTGATGGAACTAGAATTGTAGAATTAGTAATATTAACAAAACTAACAGTTGTATTTGAATTTTGAATATCTAATAGGAAATCACCATTAACATTTTGATATACAGTTTCAGGAAGTTGATTACCATTTAGAATCATTGCGCATAATAATTGGGGTTTAAAGAATGAAATTTTATAAACACCGACATTAGTGAAGGTAAAAGAACCATTATTATACTGAATTCCGGCAGATGAAATTGTCATATTATTATATGTTAATGCTTGATTTGGAGCTAATACAATTTGGTCAGTATTATAATAATAAGCATATTCATAAACACCACCTGGATCTCCTTTTAAGCCTTGTAGACCTTGAGGTCCTTGAAGTCCTTGTGGTCCTGGAATACCTTGAAGTCCTTGTGGTCCTTGAATACCTTGTGGACCTCTTTCACCAGCTTCACCTTGAGGTCCTTGTAAACCTTGTTGTCCTTGTTCTCCTTGTGGACCAATGGGACCAGCATCACCTTTGTCGCCTTTATCTCCTTTATCACCTTTTTCTACTGCACTTCCTGGAATACCCTGGATTCCTTGTGGACCCATATCTCCCTTAGGTCCTTTTTTACCTCTATGACCTCTTTTTCCACGAGGACCCATACATCCAACATCTCCTTTTGGACCTTGTGGACCTTTTGGTCCTCTTTCACCACGGTCTCCCTTTAAGACACTAATATTAAAATGTTTTATATCCTTTATCTTATCAAATATATTATCTGAATCGGAACAATTCTTATCATTAAGTGAATATAATGTTATTGATTCATTGTCATGTTTTCTTTTTTTATCTCTTTTCTTTTTTTTATCACATTTATTAGAATCAGATGATTTGTCAGATGAACTATCAGATGAACTATCAGAAAGGTCTGAATACTTTAAATTCTGGTCAGAATTATCAGACATTGTATATATATAACTTAGAAAAAAACGCATTTTTAAAATTTAAATCTATATATTTTAAAAAAAATATATAAAAATTTCTACCATTATTTATATAACAAATGAGCACAAATCATTATAATGATGATATTCGGGAAATATTTATATCAGAAGACGAATTTTCAGATTATGATGATATTATAGAAATGGAAATGAAATCATTTGGTAATTTTTATTCTATAAATCAACAAATAATACCACCTAAAGAATGCATTAAAATTGAATACCAAAAAAATGGTAAAAATATAAAATTAGAAGATAATCAAATTATTATTTTAAAAAGTGGATTTTATGTTATTAATTTTAATGCTCAGTTTAATCAACCTGGACAAATTGGTTTATTTATTAATGATAATATTGATGAAACAAATATAATATCATTTAACAACGCAGGTAATGTTAGTTTTCATAATATAATATTTTTAAATAGAAATGATAAAATATCTATTAAAAACTGGATATCATATGGTGATTTAATAACCAGTATTCCTAATTATGGACACTTAACTAAAAGTAAAAATATTGAACTTATCATATATCAAATTAATGACCCAGTTTCAGATAGTTCATCATCGTGTTCAAGTAGTAATGAATATAAACATAATGATCATGATTCAACAAGCATTTCAGAATCATAATTTTAAAAATTATATATATTTTTTTTAAAAAATATCTAAAATATATATAATGGACTCTAAACATAAAAAATCTAAACAAAATGACTATTCAACGAGTTCTGATGAAGAAAGAAAAAATAAAAAATCTAAATATGATGAGTATTCATTGAGTTCTGATGAAGAAAATAAACATAAGAAAAATAAAGACAAAAAGAAATGTCATAAAAAATATTCATGTAAACATAATAATACCAATGATGATTTAAAATATATTATATATAAATGTAATTATATTTGTTCATCTTGTAATTATTGTCCGTGTAAAAAATCTAATTGTGAACATTATCCATCTAGTCCACAAGGTCCACAAGGTCCACAAGGACCACCAGGACCACCAGGACCACAAGGATCCCCTGGCCCACAAGGTGAACAAGGATGTAAAGGCCCTCAAGGTGAACAAGGATATAAAGGTCCTCAAGGAGAACAAGGCTGTAAAGGTCCAACAGGGGATAAAGGTCCAGCTGGATGTAAAGGTCCGCAAGGGGAACAAGGTTGTAAAGGTCCACAAGGTGAACAAGGATATAAAGGTCCAACAGGGGATAAAGGTCCAGCTGGATGTAAAGGACCACCAGGTGAACAAGGTCCGCAAGGTGAACAAGGCCCAATGGGTGAACAAGGACCACCAGGAGAACAAGGACCACCAGGTGAACAAGGTCCACCGGGAGAACAAGGTCCGCAAGGTGAACAAGGCCCAATGGGTGAACAAGGTCCAGCTGGATGTAAAGGACCACCAGGTGAACAAGGTCCGCAAGGTGAACAAGGCCCAATGGGTGAACAAGGACCACCAGGAGAACAAGGACCACCAGGTGAACAAGGTCCACCGGGAGAACAAGGTCCGCAAGGTGAACAAGGCCCACCAGGAGAACAAGGACCACCAGGTGAACAAGGTCCACCGGGAGAACAAGGTCCGCAAGGTGAACAAGGCCCAATAGGTGAACAAGGACCACCAGGAGAACAAGGACCACCAGGTGAACAAGGCCCGATGGGTGAACAAGGTCCACCGGGAGAACAAGGTCCACCGGGAGAACAAGGTCCAATAGGTGATGAAGGACCACCAGGAGAACAAGGACCACCAGGAGAACAAGGACCACCAGGAGAACAAGGACCACCAGGAGAACAAGGACCAATAGGTGAAGAAGGACCACAAGGACCACCAGGTGAACATGGCAAGTCTGGTTATATTTTAATGTTTTTTGGAACAAGTGAATCAGTAGGAAATTTAGATTTTATTGGTTTAGGTAATTCCTCTTCAGGATTTAATAGGAATTCAATATTAGTTCCATATGATTGTTTTGTTAGTAATATTGCTTTTACTATAAGAGAATTATCAAGTGCTATACCTTATACCGCAACAATATATGTTAATAATACAATTTCATCTGCTTTTGCAACAATACCAGATGGGTCTACTACTTTTAAAGTGAATCAGCCTACCAATCTAACATTAAACGCACTTGATTTAATTAGTATAAGATTAAGTTATAATGGAGGTGCTTTAAGTAATGGGGCAATTATAACTTTAACAATAAATCCTCTATAAAAAAAATTGGTTGAAAAATATGTTTAAAAATATTTTAAAAAAAATATATATAATTTTTAAAAATATTTTCTATTATATATTATATACAATGCCAGGTTCTCGCGACAAATACCGTAGAAGAGATTCCTCTAGCTCTGACTCATCGAGTTCTGATTCATCGTCCTCTTGTTCTGATAGAAAAAATAAATGTAGAAAACAAAAAAATGAAAAATGCGAATCCGATAGTCCAAAAAATAAAGTAGAATGTTATTCTAATGAACAAGAATATAAGAAAGAATATAAGAAAGAATATAAGAAGGAACGTAAAAACAAGCATCATAAAGATTCTAGTTCATGTTCATCTTCATCTTCATCATCCTCATCTGATTCAGATTGTGAACGTAAGTTTAATTTACAAGAAATTTATCAATATTTTAAGAACAGATTAGTACACGATAAACATTTAATGGTTGCTGGTTCTAATGCTTATGTCAATGCTGTTAATAATACTGAAGAATTAATACCACAACTACATCCAATTGCCTTAAATACTAAATTATATGAATACAATATTAATAAAGTTGTTGGAGATGCTCCATTCTTTGTTAGAGAAGACGGTATTTATATTTTATTCTATGCTACTGCAACAGATAGTTCCGCACAATTTACAATTTTTGTTAATGGAATTGTTCAACCTTTAACTTGTGTTGGTACTAATTCAGGTGCGGGTCAATTAGTTTCCAGACATATATTGGCTCTTAAGAAAGATGATAATCTTCTAATTAGAAATTACATTAGTCCCAATACTGTCAAGTCTCAAATTTATGCAGGTGGTCTATTACCTGGTAATGATATGGAATTTTTAATGGTTAAAATTGCTCCCTTATACCCAGCTAAAGAAAATCATGAAGAATTAAAATGTTTATCTCATAAAAAATTAAGATTATTTAAGAAATTAACTAAGAAATTACTTGTGGATAATCAACTAATGGTTCGTGGTTTTAATGTAACAGGAACATTCTCAATTAAAACTGCTCAACAAGTTGATACCGATAATGATGTTAAATTTGATCAATTCCAAAATGTTAAAGGTTTACAATGGAATCCTACCGGTGTTAATCCAGAACAAATTAAAGTACTAGTAGATGGTGTCTATAAACTATTTTTCTTAGCTACAACAAATGTTCCAGCTCAATTTGCTCTCACTGTTAATGGTGTTCCTAATAATAATACTATAATGGGTTCTAATAGAGGTGCAGGGCAAATCACATTAAGAAGCTTATTAGAATTAAAACAAGGTGATATAATTACTGTTAGAAATCATACATCCGCAAATGGTTCCATTGTTATTAGCGAAAAGGCTGGTGGTAAACAATTAAGTAATAGTGCTATTTTAACAGTTTTTAAGATTGCTCCAATAGTTAAACCCCAAATTTTACCTGTTGATTGTAAATTAGAAAAAAGATTTGAATGTTATTATGAAATGTTTAAAAATTATTTATTATGTAAAGATTGGCTTCAAATTGCTGGTTCTCCTGCATATATTTCTTTAGCTGGTTCTACTCAACAAATTGTTAATGTTGGAGAACCATTTACTTGGTCTACTAATGTACTACTTAAGGATGTATGGCATCAACAAGGAAAAGAATATATGGTTATTGAAAAGACTGGTGTTTATGATTTATTCGTTGATATTATGACTGATGAACCTTTACAATATACAATGTTTGTTAATGACATTCCTGACCTCTCTACAGTTTTCGGTAGAGATTCTGGTGGAGTTAGAACTCTTATGAGACAATTTGTTAAACTTAATAAAGGTGATGTTATAACTGTAAGAAATTATGAAGCTCATCCAGGGGAAGTTAATACTTCAGTTAATCCAGGTGGTAGCTATGTTAGCCAAAATAAACAATTTATGGGATTCCTATTACATCCAACCCATGAACTACCTGATGACTATAAAGATGATTGTGAACAAAAACCACATAAGAAAAACAAGTAAATTATATTATATGAATATTCTTAATTGATTGTGGATAATCCAAATTTAATTTTGAATTAACCCAAATTTCTTCCAGACCTTCTGGTAAATTTATTTTTTGGTTATATAATTTACTTAATTTAAGTTTCTTTATTGTTGGAGGTAAATCAAGTGGCTGGTTATAATGATAACCTAATGATAAGAACTCTAGTGTTGATGGTAATTTTAATGGTAATAAATAACAATCACCCAATACTAAAGTTTTAAGGCCTTCTGGTAATATTAGATTATAATAATATCTATTTCCTATTACTAGTTCCTCTAATGTATCAGGTAGAGATTCAATTGGTTTTGTAAAGCTTGTTCCTAAAACTAATTTTTTTAAATTTGGTGGTAAATTATTTTTGTTTATTATATTATTAAATTTTGTTCCCAAAGTTAATTCAGTAATATTATTTAAATTAGATAAATCAATATCATTATTATCTGCTATTTTAATACTAATCAAATTTGTTAAATTATTTAAATTTTTTAATGATTTTGAATCAATTTCTACTTTTTTTAATAACTTTAAATCTGGATGATTTTTAACTTGTCCCCAATTATGAAAATTATCTGAATTGATAAATTTCATTCTTTCTTTTTCCTTTTGAATTTTTTCTGCTTCTTCTCTTAATATTTTTTCTTTTAACATTGCTTCTTCTTTCTCTTGTTTTACTCTATCATCTTCTTCTTTTTGTATTTTTTCTTTTTCTAATCTTTCTTTTTCAAGTCTCTCTCTTTCTAATTTATTTCTTTGTTTTTTTAATCTTTCAGTCTCTATTCTTTCCTTTTCTTCAGTATGTGATTGTGTTATTTTTTGCATTTCTAATTTAATTGCTTCTATTTTATTCATTTCTTCTTCTATTTTAATCTTAGCAATTTTTTCTGCTTCAGATTGAATTATATTCTTAATATTATCCATTTCACTAATTTTAGTTTCATTATTGTTGGTAATAGTAATTTTAGATTTAATATTTTTATCCCTCAAAAATTTTCTCATTACTGTATATAATAAAATTATATTTTTTTTGTTTAAACTATTTTATAATTTTATAATTATAAAATAATATAATTAATTCATCCATTCTTCATTATCAATAAATGGAGCGACAGGTTCGCGTAAACTAGTTTCTGCCTCTGGAGTATTATCTGGAACATCTGGATATGATATACTATAATCATTAACATATTTAGGATGTTGTGGAGGTTCAGGGTATGGATTAGTTGTTCCACATTTAGTAACATCAAACATATATTCATTTGGATTAGAACCATCCATTACCTTTCTAAATAAGAGTTTTTGACCATCACCACTTGGTAATACTCTCCAATTACCTATAACAAGCTGTGATACACTAAGAGAACCTAACGCAACATTACTATAATCAATGGTACCCAGTAAAGTTTCATTATCACCCAAATTAACATAATTAGAATATTTATCTTGACCGGGTCTTAAATCAAGATCTAAAAATTTATAAAAGATACCTAATTGCGCATATGATAATTCTGGGGGAGTTATAGGATTTATTTTTCTTCTAAAGAACATAACTTTATTACCTGATACATAGGCCCCATTACTGGAATAATCTTTTAGGTTTTCAGTTTCTAAATTATCAATTTCAATATCTGTAGTTTGTGTTATAACATTATTAACATTTGTAGGTTTATTAGATGTTTCATCCCAGGTATAACATTCAATATCATCTACTAAATCACCTGTCTCCATATTTCTAAATACTAATTCAACATTAATATAATCTGGATTATCTGCCTTAGCAACACCATTTTCAACATATAAAGATAAAGATGTCGTTTCAACTGAAAAGTAATATTGTGTATATTTATTAAATGGTATTAAATTAGATGATGATATAGCACTATCTCTATCAAAATTTTCTGGGATGAGAACAGTTGTTCCATCAGCATTTGTTATATTATATTCATTTGCAACATAAGATTCATTAGATGTAGGATTTTTAACATCTAATCTTGGAATATATTCATAATCATCTCTATCTAAAACTTTATCGAGTCTAAATTTAATACTTTGTGTATTAGCACCATCCGTATAAAACAATATTAAATTATTAACTTTATCTCTTCCAGATTCTGTGTCAAAAACGTAATCTTGATAAACATTAAAATTATCTTTAAACTTAAATGAATCTAATTCTACTTTTATCTTAAATTCTCCCAAAATATAATTTGGATTAAATAATTTAACTATAACTTGATTATTATTAACATCAGTTATATTTATTGGACCATTTGATGCTTGATTTGGTTCAATCATATCTAATGTATTCTCTTCTACACTATTAATAAATTCTGACATATCAATTACATTATTACTTACAACAGTACTATTTGCCCAAGTCATTCCTAAACTATCATTTACAAATTCTAAATTAAATTGAGCATTTTTAACTTTACCTGAAAATACAATATAAATTGGACAATTTTCTCCCTTTTGGATTGTACCAGTATAAATATCATATTCTCCATTATCATAACTTCTTACTTCAATATTACCTGGAACATTTCCATTAAATGGTAATGGTTCATAATTCTCATTTTCAATATTAGCTGGTAATGTATTTCTAATATCAATATGTAGAGGAATATTAAGATATTTAACAGTCATAATTAAATTTTTACCAGTTGTTTCTGGATTTGAATTATTATATGTCATTATCGCTGGTAATTGTTCATGTTGTAAAGTATAATTAGTATTAACATATCTATCTCTGACTCTATCAACTATATATGAAACTTTATATCTATAAACTGTATCAGTTTTAGTTATAACATTATTTGAAGGATCTTCAACCCAATTAGAAATTGTGGTATTATAAACATATCTTGTTAATTCTACAGTTCCTCTTGGGTCAGATAATGGATCATCTGAATCAACACCATCACTTGGGTCACTTGGGTCGTCATTAATTAGTAATTTTGTTTTATTATTAGAATCATTAGGGTCATATGAAACTGATAATGATTCATTACTAGCCGGTATAACAAGACCTACCCATCCAGACCATTCATAAATTCTATTATTACCATCATAATCTGTTAAAAACTTACCAACTCCACCATGATAAGAATTACTTAATGTTAATACTGTTGATATAGTTAAAATTTCATTTGATATTGTATCAGTAATATCATCTAATGGTATGCCAAATAATTGTCCATCATCTCTACTATTCTTAAACATAATTTCAAAACCTGAACTATTTGGTGCTAAACCATTCAATGTAGTTATATCATCATCACCTTCTGAATTTAAAATTTGATATTCTCTAATTGCGTCAGTAATTCCAGTATATGTAAATAATAAGGGTTGAACTTGAATTTTCTTCCACGCCCAAGGTAATGGATCTTTAAGGAATTGTACTATAAATGGTTCTGAATCTAAATCCCAACTAATTGGTATATTATCAATACCATGATACACCATTGAAAAACTAGTTACAGTATTTGCGGTCATTGAATTAACTACAGAATTACCTAAATATATAGCATCATTACTTGGTGCAGAATCATCAATAATAGCATCAATATTAATTGTTATATCATCTAGAAAATATATGGGTACATTACTTGAACCCTCAAAATCACCTCTTAATACCCATCTTATTGAAAATTCTCTTGCAACAGCAACTTCAATTTGACCATCCATTTCATCTCTAACCATAATTGGGTCTGATACATCATCAACAGACTCATTTTTAAGAGCTACTATTTTAGCACCCGAATCAAGTCTTTCACAATTTTCATATAAATAATCCCAAATATCTTCATCATTAATTGTTAGTATACTTTCTATTTCATAAATTTGAATATTATTATTAACATTTGAATAATGGAATATTGGTTTTGATAAATCAGAATTTAGATATAATTCAATTGCGGAATTATTAATTGTAGTTGGCATTATAACCATTTTATCACTATTAAAGTAAATCTGTGATAATAACCAACCATTAACTGTTGCGTCATTATGTACTTGTTGATCATCATATACAAATCCATCTCTTAGTTTTCCGGTGTGATTTGTTTCGGTATTTGTAAATGTTTTAGTCATATTAATCTCAATATTTTCTAATGTTATTGTACTATAATTTATTTCTATTGCGTCCTTGGAATAAGCTATAACCCAATCTAAATGACGACCTTCATCATTTGTAGTACGATTTAATACATCAGTATCCCAAGTATGATTATCTACTGTTAAATTAACATCTGAAACATTATTAATATCAGCACTATTATAATATAATCTTAAACCTTGCTGTAAACCATCATTACTAACTGCATCATTATTAATATAATTTTTAAGATGAGCTATTGTAGTTATATCCCAAGATTCCGCATACATAACTGAATTACCAGATAATGGTCTATCATATGTATTTCTTGTTGAATACATTGTAGTTAAACTTGGCCAATATATAATATTTCTTAATATATCACCACTTGGACTTTGATTAATATCTAATAATAAACTATCACTATTTTCAATATAATATGTTAATGCTGTATTACTAACTTGGGTTAATGTTGCTGTATTCTCAACAGTTAATTTTCTATCAGAATTAGCATTTTGAGTTGATGATAAAATATTAAACATCGCATTCTTATCATTTGCCTTGTACTCTCCCCCTGCTATATTAAGAAGCATTGTAGCACCATTTGATAATATATTAACACAATTTTCAGTAGTATCAACCGAATCAGAAACATCAATAAATGTATCATTATTTATATTAATTGTATGTAAAGGATCCACAATATCAGATAAATCTAAGCCCTTAGCTTTAATAGCTATTTTATAAGTTGTTGAAGGTCCACTCATATCATCAATAACAACAGATAATCTACCATCAAATAAATTACTAGAGGTTGTGCCTGATAAAATAGCTGAATTAGCATTAGCATATGTTTCTTGGAAAAAGACTTCATGACACTCTTTTACTAATGGATCATTACCCAATAAGAAATTTCCAAAACCTTTACATATAACTTTATAATTTTTAACTCCTCCTTCTTCATATATTATATGAGACGCATCATAACCAATATTAAATGTGGATGTTGTTGATGTTATAACAAAATCAACTGGATCTAATAAAATTGTAATTGATTTACCATCATAATCGTTATTTTCAGGTGTATAATTAATATATTCTTCAATATAACCTGGACTTAATGATTTTCCTCTAAATATAATATCTTTAATTGTTAAAGTTGCATCAGAACCACCATTTTGAATAAAATAATCAATATCTGTTGTTAATTTATCACCCCAAATAAACCATTTTTGATTACCTAAAAGAACTCCTCTTCCATCTACCATAAGACCATCATTATATGTTATTGAACAATTTTCATTACAAGCAATTCTGATATCTTTATCTAATACAACATTATTAAATGTATAATCACCTTCACCATTTGACATATTAAATATATTATTATTAGCTACATATGCTTGATTATATTCAAATGATGTAAAACTCATATTATAATTTAATAAATTTATGGTATTATTATGAACATTATGTGAACCAGTTCCTTTATTATTAAATATAATATATTCTGAATCATGTAAATCAATAACTGAATTTGATACTGAAACAGTATTAGTAGTATTATTAATATCTAAAAATCCTGTTTGAACCAAATCAATATAAGAATTATCAATACCAAATGCTATATTATTTAAATTAAATAAGGTTGACATAAATATTGCGGATTTATAAAATGATGCAGACCCGCCAATAGGTATTGTGAATTTTGGATAATTACCATCTAAATCTGTTCTAACTGGTATTCTAATTTGTAGATTTTCACAATCAATAAAAGTTTTATTATAATTTTTTAATAATTCTTTATTTTCATTATCCATATCAATACGATTATCACCAGTTATAGTACTAATATAATAAAATTCAGCATTATTAACTGTTGCTATAAATTTAGGATCAATTATATTATATTCATTATTATAATATTTACCTCTTATTGTTATATTATGATTTCCGGTTAATTCATCTGAATCATCAACTAACGCAAATGAATCTTTTGTTGCTGTAATATCTGAATTAGTATTTATTAAAAGATCAATATCATTTCTTTTATTATTTATTCTTATGGAACAATTTGAATAAAAAGTAGTATCTAGTGTTAAACTTGTAGAATTATCAGCATCATCATCTATCATAAATTTAAATGTTCTATCTATTTTATTATCAGACCTGCCAAAAATATAAGGATATGCTGTTGATGTTGGTAAGAAAATACCTTGGTCAAAATAATCTACACTTGCTACATTTGAATAATTATTTGGGTCTAAATATATAAGTACATACACCTGATTATCTTCTATTTCTGGTTCATTTATTGGTATTGGGTCTTCTTCAAGAGATGTTATAGTTCCACTTGTTTTATCATTCCATAATTGATTAGTTTGCATTTGAGTAAAATTTGGATAAAATTTATTAGTCGCAATATAAACACCAGAAACATTTTCTGGCGCAAATTTAATTCTACCAGTACCAGTGGTTGATGATTCACCCAAATAAGTATCACTTAAATTATTATTAAATTCACAATTATGGAAAATTACACTAATATCATAATCTTCTAAAATATATTCACAACTCCTAGTGAAAGTTGTATTATGAATATGTATATCATTACCACCTATAACGTGAAATATCATATTTGTACCAATTGGTTGAAATACATGGGTTCCATTTTCATCATTATCTAATCTAATTTTATTACCAAATGATATATCCATAAATATATCCGTTAAAGAAATAGTAGATGTTAAATTTTCAAGAGAAATATCATTATCTGGTAAAATATCAATATAAGAATTTGTTACATTAAATGTATTTGCTTCCTGGGTAGCTACTGCTATTCTGTCTTTATATTTAAATATAACATTATCAAATGTTATTTCTTTACCTTCTCCCTCTACTGAAAATATAGCAGGATCGCCATCAATACCTTCACATTTAAATGTACAATATTCAAATGATACTGCATCAGTTCCAGGTGATGTTCTTATTATATTATCAAATTTTAATATAACCATTCTATTAAATGTAGTATCTTCAATAATTGTCCCGGTTGATGATGTGGCATTTTCAGTAATCATTAATTTAATCAGATTATTAACAGAATTATTAATTTCACCATCATTTTTGATACTATAAATACCTGGTTCGAGAATAGTAATATTATATGTATCTACTGTATTTGTAAGAATATCTTCTGGTTGTTTAAATGCTCTTACTACAGTATATTCTGTTTCTGTTATATCTTGTGTCGAATATAATATTATGTTTGTCATTATTAGAATATATATTATAATATAAAAAATTTTTTATATTATAATAATTAGAAAACGATATTAAGAATTATTTTATTTATTCAATAAATTTTTTGGAGAGTACCTTTTGAATTAAGTATCCATAATTGTCCAATATTATTTTTATGACTTGATAAAACTAAAGAACCATTATATTCATTATTAAATTTTAATGTTGGATAACTTACAATACTATATTCCTCCAAATAAGCATCAATTATTAATTCCTTATCCGTGGAAATAATATATGGTCCATAAAATAATTTAATTGTTTTCATTGTCATATTTAATTTGGATACATCTAAAGAACCATTTATTGTTGTATTTCCTGAAATATTTAATGAATTTACTAATATTTTATTAAATACTGAATCACCTGACACATTAAGAGAACCATTTATATTTGTATTCCCAGAAACATTTAATGAATTTATTAATATCTTATTAAATACTGAATCACCTGACGCATTAAGAGAACCATTTATATTTGTATTTCCTGAAATATTTAATGAATTTACTAATATCTTATTAAATACTGAATCACCTGACACATTAAGAGAACCATTTATATTTGTATTCCCAGAAATATTTAATGAATTTACTGATACTTTATTAAATATAGAATCACCTGATACATTTAGAGAACCATTTATATTTGTATTTCCTGAAATATTTAATGAATTTATTAATACTTTATTAAATACTGAATCACCTGACACATTAAGAGAACCATTTATATTTGTATTTCCTGAAATATTTAATGAATTTATTAATACTTTATTAAATACTGAATCACCTGACACATTAAGAGAACCATTTATATTTGTATTTAATTCTAAATCATTAAGAGTTTTGTTAGATATATTTTCTATAATTTTATCATTTTTTATTAAATTACTAGAACTTTGTTTTTTATTATTTTGTAATTTTTGTATTTTATTTTTACTATGTATCTGTTTATTAAATGTGTAATTATCATTAGGAAAATATTTTCCCGACATTATATATAAAATGATTAGAAATTTTAAATTTTTTATTTATTTAAATTATAAAAATTAGAATTTCAACCATATAATTTTTTATAACTATTCAAAGCTCGTATAGACTAAGCCTATCGTGATTATAAAAAAATTGCTCGGCCCTTTAGGGCCATGTTGGGCCTTGCCCAAAAAAGTATCGTTCAGGCTTTCGCCTTCACTCCCTTTACAATAATCTTATAAAAATCATAAATGATTTTTATAAAAAAAATTGAGTTTATTAGATATTAATAATATATTAATTATAATTTAATGAATAATAAAGAATTACCTCCTATTTCAAAACAACAACAAATAATTATTTCTCATATAGCTAATAATAATAATGTTATTGTAGAGTCAGTTGCTGGTAGTGGAAAAACAACAAGTAATATTTATATTGCTAAATCATTCCCTACTAGTTCTATCTTATTATTAACTTATAATGCTAAACTTAAAATGGAAACTAGAGATAAAGTTTATCAATTAGGTATCAATAATATTGAGACTCATTCTTATCATAGTTTTTGTGTTAAATATTATAATAATAAATGTTATACTGATTATCAAATAATTGATATTATTAAAAATAATTTATCCAAACTTAAAAACTTTAAATATGATATTATAATTTTAGATGAGGCTCAAGATATATCGCCATTATATCATCAATTAATTTGTAAAATATTTTCTGATAATCAGAAAGATGGTTTTCCCATTATATGTTTATTAGGAGATAGATATCAAAGTATTTATGATTTTAATAAAGCTGATCCTAGATTTATTATTTATGCAGACCAATTATTTAAATTTAATAATTTAAATTGGGAAAAATGTCAATTATCACAGAGTTATCGTATTACACATGAAATGGCTGAATTTATTAATGAATGTATGATTAGTGATACTAGAATTACTTCAACTAAAATTTCAAAAATTAAACCAAAATATATAATAACCGACGTATATTCTGAATCTAAAAATGCGAAAGCATTTATTGAAATTAAAAATATTCTTAAAAAATATAGACCGGAAGAAGTATTCATTTTAGCACCTAGTGTTAAAAGCGAAAAAACTCCGGTAAGACAATTAGAAAACTTGATTAAAACAAATTTAAGTAATATTCCAGTTTATGTTCCTGTTTCAGATGAAGAAAAATTAGATAATGATATTCTTAAAAATAAACTTGTATTTTCTACTTTTCATCAAGCTAAAGGTTTAGAAAGGAAAGCTATTTTAATTTTTAATTTTGATGATTCATATTTTAAATTTTATAAAAAGGAAAAAGACCCTAATATATGTCCTAATGAATTATATGTGGCAACAACTAGAGCACTTGAATATCTAGTTGTTATACATCATATTAAAAATGATTATTTACCATTTTTAAATAAACATAAATTAGATAAATATTGTGATGTTATTACAAATGGAATTATTCAACCACAAAAAGTTAAAAATAAAACTTCACAAGAAGTTTCTATAACAGATTTGATTAAACATTTACCTATTGAAGTATTAAATAATTGTATGTCATATTTAGATATTAAAAATATTAATTTGGCTAGCTCTATAATTAGCATACCAATTAAAATAGAACAGTCTCACGGTTTTGAATCAGTTAGCGAGATTACAGGAACAGCAATTCCTGCGTATTTTCAACTACTTTCAACAAAAAGAATGAGTATTTATAATGAAGCATTACAGCATTATAGAAAAGAAGGTATAGAAACAAAATCACAATCAAATAATTGTGATTTTATTGATTCAGATGAGGATGATAAAAAAGTAGAAATACAAAAATATAATTTAGAAAATATCAATTTAAATAAAATTAAGCCTGACGAGATTTTATATATTGCTAATTATTATTGTTCCAAAAAAAGCGGATTTTTATACAAGATTTATCAAATTAATAATTATGATTGGCTTTCCCAAGAAAATTTAAATAAAGTTATTAAACGTATGCAATTATTAGATATTTCTAATAAAGCTATTTATGAACAATATTATGAAATTGATAATCTACCTGAATTACATAATAAAAGATTAGTTGGGTTTGTTGATTGCTTGGATACTAATAGATTATTCGAATTTAAGTGTGTTAACAAATTAGAAAATGAACATTATTTACAATTAGCATTATATATGTATTTACATCAAACAGCTCAAAAATCTAATCCAAAAATAAAATCTACAATACTACCATCTGTAAAAGAAAGTATAATTAAGGATTTATTAGATTACATTGAGAAAAATAATATAAAAATAGAAAAGACAAAGGATATTTACTCTTTGAATCAATTAATTGAACTTAATCAGAAGTTAAATTCAAAAGTAAGTGAAATATTAGGAACACAATCAAAATCAGAAAATAATATGACTTATTATTTATATAATATTTTGACTGATCAGTTAGACCAAATTTCTTGTGATTATGATAAATTAAAACATATGGTTGAATATTTAATTAAATCAAAATATTTTGGATCAAAAGAAATCCCTGATGAAATATTTATTAAAAATATATTGGATAACAAAAATAAGTATTATAATAAAGAAATTGTTGTCTAAAAGCCAACTTTTTGTTTTTGTTTTAACAATAATAATATATCATTTTTATTTAATTCTTTCTTAAAATTTCTTTTTAAAATATCAACAGATTGTCTTGTTTGTTTTGAATAATAAACATCATTTTCATTAAATTGTTTTAAATATGTTAAACCATCAGGATTAGTTAATTTAATACATACCTCATCATTCTTTTTAACATCATTAACTTCTTTATGATTTTTTTCTATTTTAATAATTTTACCAAGGTTATATATTTTAGAATCAGAATTAGAATAACATATAATTTCAGTTCCAATATTTATTTTTCCTTCAATTATTTTAAATCCAGTTAATATTTGCTTATTACCTCCTTTCATAAAAATGAATTCTTTTAGTAATTTCAGTTCGCAAGGCATATTAACAATACCATTTTTAATAAAATATTGTTTTCTTATTTCAATAACTTTATCTTTATTTTCATTAAATATTTCAATAAGTTTATAAATAACTGGGTCATATAGTAAGGTTAATTTTTTATTTTTAGCGTATTCTACTAAATGATTCCAGTTATTAGGTTTACTTTGTGAATAACATAATATAATTCGATATTCTAATAATTCCATTTCTTTTATTTGAATATCAAATAAATCTATTTGTTTTTCATTTAATAAACCATATGTTCCATTATTAATTTCTATATTAGATGATGTTAATACATTATAACCTGATTCCCATTCACTTTCATTTGATGTAAAGAGAGTAAAACCTGATATATTTATTTTATTTTTTAATGTTTTAGTAATAAATGATTCTTGGATTTCTATATTTTTAAGATTTTCTAACATTTCTTCATTTTCATATTTATAAATATTAGTTCCAACTATAACATTTTCTAAATTAGGAGCAAATAATGTTATCATATCAGAAGCATATAATTCATTATGATAATTTCTAACAAATCTTTTTTTATTTTCATCATACTTTGTACCAATTAAATTTCTGATTGTGGTTTTTTGAATAGGATTTGAACTTCCATCATTTGTCATAAAAATAATAGCATCTCCTGATTTAATAACACCATTAGATAAAATTATATTAGCAGTCCATCCTAAATTTTTATCATGAGTTTTATCCATAACAAACATTTTTGGGGTAGCAACTAGTTACTAAAAACTTGATATTTCTTTATAATTTTAACTATTTATATATATAAAAATTGATAATTATATATATTGATATACATACTTCTTTATGTATGACATATAAATACTGTTATATTTATCCTACATAATTACAAGCATCCAATATACAAACTAATTCTTGGTTTGATATTAGAAGATATAAAAATGATATTTGCAATAAGAAAAAAAAGAAATATACAATTAATTATAATTATGTTAATACATGTAAGATTATATTACATTTAACTGAATATCAAAAGAAAATTATTCAGACTTGGTTAGATGAATGTATTATTATTTATAATTTAACAAACTATTATATTAAAACATTTATAAATGAAAATAATAAAAAGACATTCTTAAATTTTATCAATTTAAGGAAAATATTAAATCCAATGATAAATACTATATGTAAAAGAAATAATTTAAATAAACATACGGCTGATTATTCAGTCAAACATTGTATTGAAATGTATAAATCAGCATTGTCTAATTGTAAGTTTATTAATAAATTTAATATTAGGGATCTAAAATTAGATAGACGTAGGAAAAATATTGTTATCGAACCATTGTCAGTTAGTAAAAATAAGAATTCTATATTTTTAAGGGAACTAGGAGAAATTAAATCTTCATTACCTCTAAATACCATTAAACAGAATTCTATTTTACAATATGATTCATATAAAAATACTTATTGTATTATTACACCAACCAATATTAATAAAACAGTATTAGTTAACCAATATAGAAAATGTGGTATTGATATTGGTGTTAGAACCTATTTAACAGTTTTTTCAAAATCAGAAACATATGAAATAGGTACAAATACATACAGTACAATTGATAGAATCCATGAAAGACTTGATAAAATAAGAACTAGTTATGATAAGAAAATAATAAATAAAAAACAATTTAGTAATTTATATATTAAATATAGCGACAAATTGAAAAATAAAATTTCAGATATGCAAAATAAAACAAGTAATTTTTTATTATCCAATTTTAAAACCATTAATATTGAGAAGATAAGTATCAAACACATGGTTTCAAATTTAACAGGAAATTTAAGAGAGAAAACCAAAAGAAGGTTATTAACATTATCTCATTATAAATTGAAAATGAAATTAAAACAAATGGCAGTAAAGTTTGATACAAAAATAAATGAGGTATCTGCATACTTAACATCTAAAAATTGTCATAATTGTTTACATACAAATGTAGATTTGGGGAATTCAAAAATATTTGTGTGCTCAAAATGTAAACTAGTAATAGATAGAGATATAAATGCTGCCATAAATATATATAAAAATAGGGCTCTAACCCGTTCTTGCCCTTTAAAAAAAATTGATTAATTGATAATAATGTCAAGAATTATCAATTTTTAAGTAACGGTAATACCACCTGCCTCTATTTCAAATTGAGAAGTTTCGAATGATTTTAATTTTGATATAAAACTGGTTTTACCTGAATCAACATGGCCAAATATAGCACAAATTGGAGAACGTAATTGATTATGGTACATTAATAATTTATTAATTAATAACAATCTTATTTTATATCAATTTTTTTATTAAAATATGAGTGAAACGAATAGTTATAAATATATTAAGAAGCGAGTTTGTAAAACATTAAGATAAAAATAATATAAATTTGAAAAAAAATATAATTTAAAATTTAAATTTTTCTGAGATAATATATAATGCCTTCACAAGACAATGTTAACGAAATGGTTAAATTTTTCTTTACTTTACAATTGATTAATAAATTATATCATTGGAATACTGAATCACATGCTAGACATTTAGCAACTGATAGATTTAATGGTGAATTAACATCAATAATTGATAAATTTGTTGAAGTATTAATTGGAAGACACAAAATGAAACCAATTATAAATACTATTAGAATAAATGAAACTTATCTCTCTGATGACGGAATTGTAATATTATTTGAAGAAGCTAGGAATTATTTAAATCAAATGGGTAAATATATTAATGATTCTGATTTATTAAATATTCGTGATGAATTATTAGCTGAAGTTAATAAAACATTATATTTATTTAGATTAAAATAGAATCAATAAATGTTTCAATTGTTTTAATATCAGAATTATTATTAAATTCATAATCAAAATTAAATCTAAGCCATAAATAATCACTTGGATGAGTATTATTTATAGATTCAATTTTATAATTTTGATATTGTAAAAAACTATTTGGCAAAGTATCGCGAATAATTTTAATAAATTTAGTATTATATTTTTCTAACATTGCTTTTTCATTTGGAAATCTACAATCAGTTATTACAATATTTTGATTTTGTTCAAGTTGTTTTTCTACAATAGCTAACCATATTTCATCGTGAAAATGATTTCTAAATAATTCAGTACCAAAAAATTCTAATACATATCTTGGAGTTAAATTTGGTATATTTAATCTTTTACTCCACCATTCATCTATTTGTTCACGCCATATTCGTGATTCTCGTGTATTACCTTCTAATAATTCTCTATTCCAACAAAATATAATTGATATTATATCTTTTAATACTGAAGCAAATGCTAATTTTTTAAATCCATATTTATTAATTAAAATATTACCCATTGTATCTTTACCAGAACCTTTACATCCACATAGCGCAATAATCATTAATAATAATCATTATTAATAATTATTATTTATTATCAATTTTTTTATTTTAACGATGAAGGCTTTGCCTTCATCCTGTGGCTTTTAATAGAAAAAGCATAACTTTTTCTATTAGACGCACACAATTATAAATAAAAACTTTGTTTTTATTTATAATATTATGGCAGAGATTAGAATTTATAAAATAAATTCTAACTCTTGCACACGAATGAAATGAGTTAAAATAAATTAATATGTTTGTATATTATATTTTCCACAACTAATTAATTCTTTTAAATTTTTCATCCAAGATATATTAGTTATTTTTGAATTATTAAAAGTATTTAATTTAATTAAATCTAATCCTTTAATACCATCTTGATTTATTCCACATTCACCATAACAATTTAATTCTCTCAAATTTGTCATCCAATTAACATTAGTTATTTTTGAATTACCTCTAGCATCTAATTTAACCAAATTTAGTCCTTTAATACCATCTTGATTTATTCCACAATAATATCCACATTTTAATTCTTTTAAATTAGTCATCCAACTTACATCATTAATATATTTATTAAATGATGCATTTAATTTAACTAAATTTAGTCCATAAATGCTTTTTTGAGTAATATTAGAATAGCCATAACAATATAATTCTTTTAAATTAGTCATCCAATTAATATTAAATATTTTATCATTATTACTAGTATCTAATTTAACTAAATTTAATCCTTCAATACCTTCTTGATTGATACCACAATCTCTTCCACTACAAATTAATTCTCTTAAATTATTCATCCAAATAATATTAGTAATTTTAGAATTATAACTCACATTTAATTTAACTAAATTTAATTTATTAATACTTTCTTGATTTATACCACAATAATATGAACAATCTAATTCTTTTAAATTAGTCATCCAGTTAATATTATTTATTTTTGGATTATTACAAACGTTTAATTTAGTTAAATTTAATTCTTCAATACCTTCTTGATTGATACCGCAATAATAACCCCTACAATCTAATTCTTCTAAATATTTCAAATGATTTACATTGGTAATATTTTTATTATTATTAACACTTAATATCTTTAAACAACTAAATCTAGGTTGTTTTAAAATATTATCATTTAATTTTTGAGTATAATTATTATCAATTAAATAATATATTCTAAAATTATTTAATGTATCCTTATTTAATTTAACTAAATTTAAAGTTGTTTTAAAACTAGTATAATTAGAGATAAATTGAAAAAAATCAATACAAATATTCATTATAAAATAATATATATAAAATAAATATTACTTCTTTCAATATTTTTTATTATTATCTTCATTAAATACACAATCACCCCTACACTTCTAATGAACCATTAATATTTATATTCTCGGAAACATTTAAGGAATTTATTAATTCTTTATTATTATTATCTTTATTATTGTTATTAGTTTTATTATGATTTTTTATAATACATTTTCTCTGATGTTTATATTTGCTTGTTTTATTAGTATATTCTTTATTACACATAATACATCTATATATTTTGGTTTTATCACCATTTTTAACAAATGTAATTGTATTATTAATATTTTTAGAATCTATATTATTATCTATATTTTTATTATGTTCATAATAACAGTTTATAAATTCATTAATAATTGTTTTCTCATCAGCTTGAAAATATTCTGCACCTGCAATCAAATTAAATTTTTGTTTAAATAATTTTTTTATTGCGCGTTCTAATATTTTAGGTTCTACTGATTCCATCACTACAAGATATCTAGTACCTTTTTTATAACCTTTGCTACATCTATCTAAATTTGGTTTTGATGACATTCCTATTTTATATCTATCTGTATTTTTTAATTCAGCAGGTTGAACCAAATATATAATGCCTTTATTAGTTTCATTTATACTCATTTATATTAAAAATAAATAAATGTTTATGTATTTATTAAACTGTTAATTTTAGAAATAATAAAAAATAATCATTATTTTTAATTTTTATTTATTAAATTAAGATTGGATTAATTTGATATACTATTAAATCTACAGATTTTAGATTAAATAAATATATTTAAAAATATTAACTTATATAGATTAATAATGTCAAAGCCTATTAAAATTAAAAATTGTAGATTTGATGATATGACTTTTAAAGAACAAAAAAATAATTTGTTAGACCCGAATTTTTCAATGTATGTAGAAACACAAATTAAGCACACTCCTCCAACAGAAGATTTCTTACAACAATATATTCACAAAATCTATCCAAAAATTTCAACTGAATGGATTGATTCGGATTTAGTTGTTAAATGTCAATCGTGCGCAATTAAATTTGGTTTTTTTACTAGAAAACATCATTGTAGAGCTTGTGGTGGTGTATTTTGTTCATCTTGTTGCCATCAACATATTGTAATACCAATTAATTTATTAGATGTTCCTAAAGAAAGTCAGATATTGAGAGTTAGTATAAAAAAATTCTTTAATAAAATATCAAAGGATTATAATCCAGTTAAAAGTTTAGTATGTAATGATTGCGCATCAAAAATTAATCATTTATATGAAATAGAACATATTATAAAAATTTGTGAATATTTAAATTTGGATGATTTATATGATGTGTTAGTTTTAAATAAAAAATGGTATAATGCCACAATACATTGTTTATCTAAATTTAGAAATATTCAATATAAATCATCAGAACATATATATAATAATTGGGAATGTAATATTTTATGGAATTCAAGGAATAATTTGTCGGGACATAATAATTGGATAATAACATTAATTAAAACAACTATTATAAATAAAATGAAATATAAAAATAATAATACACAAGAATTGATAAAGTTAATAGAAAATTATACAACTAATAAAAATAAAAATTGTTGGCAACTTATGTGTTCTCGTAAATGTAATATGGATATTGATATATTAGATGTTTTAGAGATAATTCAATATATTGCAAAGATACCTGAATATAATAATCAATTTTGGGAAAATACAGATTTTCCAGAATTAATATTATTATTAGTTAAATATTCAATAAAAAATAATACCCTTAGTTATAGTGATTATATTATTCCATTTTTAACGATATCTCTTAGATTATTAATTCAGAATTATAATAAATATTCAACTGATTATATTTATAAAATTTTAGATTTAATTTGTGGAAATAATCAAAATACTTTATTATTATTAACTTTAGAATATAACTATCTCAAAAATATTAAACCCCAAGATATTAATAATGATAATTTTTGTCAATTGCTTCATAATTATTTAAAAACCCGATTAAATGTAAATCTAAAAAGTATTATTACAAAAACTATTAATACTATGATTCAAATAAATACTAATAAAAATATGTCTGTAGATAATTATACATCACAATTACCTATTATTTATCCATTTGATACAAGATATTTAATTACGGATATTTTAGAAATAAAAGAATTAACTAGTGCATCAAAACCATTATTAGTTAAAGTTCTTATAAAAAAAATAGATTCTGAAAATAATAATAAAATAGATAAAAAGTTTATAATTAAAAATGATCCACAATTGAGAAAAGAAAATATAGTAGCATCCCTAATTATTTTATTACAAAATAAATTAATACAACAATCAAGAAAAGGAAGAATAGATATTTTTGAGCCAATACCAACTTATAAAGTAATAATGATTACAAATTCAATTGGTATTGTTGAATTCTTAGATGATTGTTATACTTTATCAAATATAAGTAATATGAAATATACATTACAAAATTTTATATTAGAAAATAATAAAGATATTAAAATTGGGATAATTAAAGAAAGATTTTCAAAAAGTTTGGCTATATCTAGTTGTTTATCATATGTTTTAGGATTGGGAGATCGTCATGCTAATAATATAATGATATCTAATAATGCGCATATTATTCATATTGATTATGGATACATATTAGAAAACCCGATTCACTCAAATATTGTTAATAATCCAATAATTAGAATATCAAATGATATGATTGATTTTTTGGGTGGTTGGAGTTCCGAATATTATACTCTATTTAAAAATTATATTATTAAAGTTTTTGATTTAATAAGATTATATGCTAATATCATAACTAGTTATTATTTTATTTTAGGATATGAGAAAGTTATGGATTGGGAAAAATATAAAAAAAGATTATTGGATAGATTTTTAAATGGTATGTCATTTAAAGATGTTGAAGTAGTTATGTTAGATGTAATTGAATCTAGCTCTAAAAGTTATGGAGGTGTATTTATAGATATATGTAATGAATATGGGCAAAAATTTAAACATATTCTTTAATAAAATCGTGGCCAAAAAAAATTGAAATGTATCGCTTATCTCCGATAAGCTCCCATTAGAATAGTCTTATTAAATTAATACTTCGTATTAATTTAATAAAAAAAATTGAAATAAATAAAATTTAATAAAAACAACAATATAAATAATGAAAGTCAAACATAATTATAATGAAATCCAATACTGTTATCAAATGGAAGTAGCCTTTAAAAAAATGATTGGTTGTCTTTTTATGTATATTTATTCTTATAATGGTTTACCATTAAAAGAAAATGTTAAAAGTATTTTTGGCGTTGAAACAAATTTTGAGTATTCTCTAGATCGTAAATATAATTTTAAGGTATTATTAAATGATGGTAATCAAGTAATAATTGAATTTTGTAATCATAAATATTATATTAAAATAAAAGAAATGTATAATACTCCTCCTTCACCCAAAGAAGATTTTTTAAGGGATGACTATGAATATGAATCTATTCATACATATGATTATTATTAGTAAACTCTATTATTTTATTCATTGAAGCTTATAACTAACATTACGAAAATTAATGATGATAATGAAATTATACGAGCATATATATAACAATTACCAATTATCATGCAGTTTACGCGATAACTTGCTAAAATAAATCCTATCAAAATAATTATTAAATTATGATTATAACCATTGCTAAAAATATAATATAATATCAATAATATTCCACTTAAAAATAATAGTAATGCGTCAAAAGTTATTTTCATATTTATATAAAAATTGAGAAAATATTAATTTATTGATATATTTTATATTATAATGAATCATATGGAAATTAATACAATAGCTAAATTATTACATACTAATAATGATAAATGTAATGAGATAATAAAACGGTATGGTCTTTATAATTTAATTAAAATAAAAAATAATGGAATAATCTCAAATATTTTAAATTATTATATAAATAAGAACGATGATATGATAAATCAAATATTAGATATGATAGATAGTTTAGATAATTTTGAATTAATGAAACGAGATTATCTAAATTTAATAAAATATTTTTATAATGATAATAAAAAACTGGATTATTATTTTGATAAAATAATAAATAAAATATATTCAAATACTGATAATATATTAAATACAAAAGACCTTAATTTTTTATTGAAAAATAATTTATTAAAAATATTTTGGAAATTAAATGGTCTATTTGTTAAAACAAGTATTAATTATCCCACTGTCAATTATAATAATTTAAATCTAATAGTTTTAGATTCATCATATAATAATTTATTATTAAATAAAATAAACAAAATTATAGGTATTGATTTTGTTAATCATATTGAAAAATATCAACAACAATTTAGAGATTTTGATTATATAGTTGATGGTGGTAATATTTTATATAATAAAAAAGGTATGTTAACTAATGAAACTATTAATGATTTAATTAAAATAATTAATAATTATAAATCTTTGGTTATTATTCATAAAAAAAATATTAAAAAATATCCAGAACTAATACAAAAAATAAGAAATAATAATGGACAATTATATATAACACCACATGGGAAAAATGACGATTTATATATATTATGGTTCTTCTTAAAGTATAATTGTCGAAAATTTATTATTAGTAATGATTTATATAGAGACCATATTTATAATTTAGAAACAAAAATTAAAAATAAAAATATAACTCGTTTTATTGATATAATTAATCAAAATACTCTTAAATATGATAAAAATTTAATTGTTGAATCAAAACCACAATATTCTAAATGTATTCAAGTTATAGATAAGAATGTATATATACCACATATTAATAATGAATTTATTTTATTAAAAAATTATTCAGCTTATAAATGAGCTTCGTCCAACAATATAGTTTATAGCTACTCGCTAACGCTCGTATAGAGAAGAGCAAAGCTCTTCTCCACAGGCTAGGCTACGCCTAGCGTATCTATAAAAAAATTGAAAAATGAAATAATTTAATTTATAAATATAACAATTAATGTCATACAAATTAGATATTGATTATTTACAACCAATTAGACGTGAAGTAGATGCGGACAACTCTTGTCTTTTTAATTCAATTGCTTATTTATTAGATAAGCATAATTTTAATGAAACAAGTTCTTTGAAATTTAGACAAATTATTATTGATTATCTTATGGATAATAAGTTTGATTCTAGTTTATTAGATAAACCAAAAGAAGAGTATATTGAATATATAGCTGATCCAAAAAATTGGGGTGGTGCTATTGAAATTTATATATTTAGTGATATATATAATATTGAAATAGTTTCTATTGATGTTAAAACAAATAGAACTGATATTTATGGTGAACATAAAAAATATCCAAAAAGAATATTCCTATTATATAATGGAATTCATTATGATCCTCTTGTTATGAATATTGATTCATCCGCAGATCCTTTATCTGATATTACTATTTTTAATTCAGATGATATTGAAACTTTTGAATTAATGAAATGTTTATTATTAGAATATAAAAATCAAGGTGATTACTCTGAATTTTATAGTCTGCAATGTAAAATATGTAAGCAAAAATTTAAGGATGAAAATGAAGCCTTAGAACATTCTATCAACTATCAACACTGGGATTTTACAAATTTATTTTAATGCTTCTTGGAACCCTTCTTGGACTTCTTCTTGGAAGCCTTCTTAGAAGCCTTCTTAGAAGCCTTCTTGGATTTCTTCTTAGCACCACCTAACATTTCTTCATCAGCACCTCCCTTTTGCTTCTTGGATCTCTTCTTGGAAGCTTTCTTAGATCCTTTCTTAGAAGCCTTCTTGGATTTCTTCTTAGCACCACCACTCATTTTCTTAGAACCCTTTTTGGACTTCTTCTTAGAAGCTTTCTTGGATTTCTTCTTGGCACCACCTAGCATTTCTTCATCAGCACCACCCTTTTGTTTCTTAGAACCCTTCTTGGAAGCCTTCTTAGAACCCTTCTTAGAGCTCTTCTTAGACTTCTTCTTGGCACCACCTAACATTTCTTCATCAGCACCACCCTTTTGTTTCTTAGAACCTTTCTTGGATCCCTTCTTAGAACCCTTCTTAGAGCTCTTCTTAGACTTCTTCTTGGCACCACCTAACATTTCTTCATCAGCACCACCCTTTTGCTTCTTAGATCCCTTCTTGGAAGCCTTCTTGGATTTCTTCTTGGCACCACCTAACATTTCTTCATCAGCACCACCCTTCTGCTTCTTAGATCCCTTCTTGGAAGCCTTCTTGGAAGCCTTCTTGGAAGCCTTCTTAGACTTCTTCTTGGCACCACCTAACATTTCTTCATCAGCACCGCCCTTTTGTTTCTTAGATCCCTTCTTAGAACCTTTCTTGGAACTCTTCTTAGATCCCTTCTTAGATCTCTTCTTAGCACCACCGCATTGACCTTCAATAGAGCCACCACTTTGAGCAGAACCACCTTTATATGTACCTCTTTCTTTTTCAACATATTCTCTAACAAAATCTAAATCTTTATCAGCTTTAAGCATTTTCTTGAGTTCGGCCATATCAATTTCCTTGGTAGTTTCTTTTTCATCAACTTTTTCCTTAAGTTCAAATTTATCTTTAGAAACTTCTTTAACATAAATTCTGTGGAATTTCTTATCGCCTTCTTTTTTTGTTAACATAAAGGAAAGACCTTTCTCACCATCGATAATGCTTTCCTTAATTAAATGTTTAACGCCCTTAACCATCATAGTGCGAGAATGTTCGTGTCTAAATTTAACAGTACTCATATATATATATATTTAGATTAAAATATTTTATAACAAAAAAATTGATTTATATATTTATTTATTAATAAATCAAATATATAATGTCATATAGTCAAAATATTATTACAAAGTCAAATGAAATGATTAATTTTTGTTATGGGTATCCCCCAAATAATTTACTTCCAATTGAGTGGTTTCAATCTGCGTGTCATTATTTTTCTCATCAAGAAATAAATAATGATTTTAGAGAAATTTTACAATATGGAAAAAATAATGGTTATGATAAAGTAAGAGAATTATTAGCTGAATGGTTAACTGGGAAATATTATGATGATTTATCAACACCCAGTTTAAATGTAGCACACGAAATCAAGTCAGACCAATTATTGATGACAAATGGAAATACAGGTGCATTACATTTATTAATGAGTAAATATACTGAATCAACAGACCATATTATTGTTGAGAATCCTACATATTTTATGGCTAAAAATATTTTTAATGAATATGGATTAAATGTTGAAGGTATTAATATGGAATCTGATGGGATTAATATTAGTGAATTAGAAGAAAAAATTAAAAAACTAAATGATGATCCAAAATACAAACAAACTGTTTTATTTTTATATATGATTCCAATATATCATAATCCAACAGGTATAACAACCTCTCATCAAAAGAGAAAAAAATTAGCAGAATTATGTGATAAATATGATAATTTTTATATTATTGCTGATGAGATTTATTATTTTTTAACATTTGAGGATTCTGTAAATTATTATCCAATGGCTGATTATCATCCAAAAATTATTAGTATGGGAAGTTTTTCAAAAATTCTTTCTCCTGCATTGAGAGTTGGTTGGATATATCAGAATAATGAATTACCGCAATTTGAAGAACATCATAGTTTTATTGATGGTAAATCTGGGTTATGTAAATCATATTTATTATTATCTAGTGGAGGTATGAATCCAATTAGTTTTAAGTTTGTAGAACATGCTCTAACAATTGATGATACTGAAACAAGACCAATTGATAATATACTTAAAAATTATATTGATAGATTAGAAAATAATTGTAATATTATGATGGAATATTTAGAAAATTTTGATAAATTATCAATAATTAAACCTAAAGGTGGATACTTTTTATGGATTAAACTTAAAACTATCAAAAGCTCTTCTGATTTCCTTAAATTATGTGAATTAAATAAAATTAAATTTTTATCCGGTTCGTTATCTAGTGTTTCAGAAACGAATATATATGATAATTATGTAAGATTAAGTTTTTCTTGTTATAATTCAGAAGAACTCTTAATTGGATTAGAAAGATTAATTGAATGTATTAATAAATATAATAAAATTAATATTAAAATAATGGGTGGAACTGGTAAAATTGGTTCTATTATTAAAAAACATATCTATTCAAATACAGATTTTAACTATTTAGGTGATATCAAAAGGAATCTAAATATTGATGATTTCCGAGGTTTATTACAATTTAATACAGTTTTAGTAGATGTATCACATCCAGATGCTACTGAAAAATTATTATCATTTTTAATTGAGAATAACATATATTTACCTTTGATAATTGGAACTAGAAATTTAACAGAAAAAACTCTGAAATATTTAGAAAAATATAGTGAAAATATTCCGGTTGCGACTATAAATAATTTTTCAGAGGGAACCAATATATTAAATCAATTTACAAAAATAACAAGTAATTTAGGTTCTGAATGGAATATTCAATCAACCAGTTCAACTAATGAAAATATAATTGAATTATATAATGGTAATGAAAAAATTCAATTAATTCATTTTATTTCAAATATTGAAACTATTGTTGATGGTTGTATTAATTATATATATTGGATATTATATCAACAAAATGATATTTATGATTCGATGGTAAATAATGTTGAAACTAAACATTATAATATTGCGAATGATTCTATTTTAGTTGTTGATCTAGAAATAGAAATACCAGAACCAGTTATTAATTATATTTTAAAGAGTATTATTAAAACAGACCGTTTAGAATTAAGTAAGATAGTATTACTTTTTAATGATGATAATAAATTTAGCGCACTGATTTACCAAATTAAAAATAATAATTTTAAACAAATTGAATATTGTGGTTATTCATTAATGGCAACAATAAATTATATTAGAGATAATTTAAATGTGAGTGAGGGTGAAATAAGTGTTGATAATATTAAATCAAAATTTAAGATTGATAATAAATATAAAATGCTTAAATTACCAGAAAATGATCATATTAATAGTAATAATGATTCTATTACTAATTTAATTAGTGAAATGACACCATTAACCTTACTAGGAATATCAAAATATTCTATTGATAATGTATCAACAAATATATTAATTGTAGAAATTAATGATAATGTATTTGAAAGTAATATGTTAGATACAATTAGTTCAATAATATATAGTGAGCTAACTCCTAATTATTTAATTGCTTTTATTAAATGTCATAAAGAATCTAATAAAATAGATATGAGATGTTTTGATTATAATTCTGAAGAATTAGATTCTGATATGTGTTTATGTTCTATGATAGCAGTTGATTATTATATTTATCATTTTATTAAAAATTATAAAGAAATTACAACTATAAAATTAAATCTTATTAATAATTTGACAATTAAAATAGTTAGTCAAAATTATGATCACTATTATACATTAAATTAAATATTAGTGTTTCTTATTAAAAGTTGATTTATAAAATATTTAGAGTTTAATTATATTATATTTATAATGAATTTAAAAAAGGAAATTGAGAATTTAGATGAATCAACTGATAGTGATTCTAGTATTGAAATGAATTCCAATGAAGATAACAAGTTATTAAATTATAATAGTTCATTAGATAGTGATGATGAATCAAGTTCATCTAGAGAATCATATTCATCGGTTAAAGTTAATTCAAAAAATAAAATCCGAAGAACAGTAAAATATAGATTATCTAAATTAAATATGAGTTATTATTTACAAAATAAAAAAATAGAAGAATTAGAACATTTACTCAATAAAAAAAATGACCAAATTGAGTCATTGAATAGGCAACTTAATATCTATGTTATTTCCATAATTTGTATGTATATATTATTTTGGTTAAGTATGAGTATTATTTCTCTGTTATTGATTTAATACTTTTTAAAGTATTGTCAAATTTTTCTGATAAATTAACTAGTGGTCTTTTATTAGAAACATAATCTTTCGCTTGTTCATATGTTATTTTATATTTATTCATAATATAATTAATAACAACTGTTGCTGATCTGGATGCTCCCATATAACAATGAACTAATATATTATGTCCTTTATTAATATGAGTATCAATAATATTATTTGTTTGTAATAAAATATCTGTAATATCATCAGAATTATTATCAGATATTGGAAATTTATAATAAATTATATCACCAAAACCTTCATGAAAATTATCAACATCATCTGATACATTAATTATTACATTTATATTCTTTTCTTTTAATTCACTCTGACAATAAGCATTAAAAGATGAACCTAAATATAAATTATCATCAATTTTATCGGCAGTATTATAAAAATACCAATATTGATGATACCAAGGCATTTTTGGTTCGATTCTTGGCACTTCATGACTTAATTCAAATGGAGACCAATTCATTATTTTCTTTCCAAAAATACAAAATGAACCATAAATATATTCCATCTATTAAATATAAAGAAAAAATACTTTTTAGACAACTAAATTATTTTGATTAGTAAATTTATTATAAAATTCTCGTACTTTGGAAGATGTCTTAAATACTTTTTTTCTATATTTTAAAAGTGTTAAATTATCAAGATGTCTTAATCTACTTAGCGCAACATATGCTTGTCCTTCTTCCCATACTGTATTATCTAATAAGATGGACCCTTGTGATAAAGTTTGTCCTTGAGCACGATGTATAGTTAATGAATATGCCAATAATAATGGATATTGTTCTACAATAACTGTAACATCATTAAATTCTTTTTTATATGAGTGTTTTTCTATTTCTATTGTAATCAAATCAAATTTAACTACAGGATTACTATTTCTAAATTCCTTTATAATTCCAACAGAACCATTAACTAATCCTAATTTTGGATCGTTAACTAGATAAATTACTGGAGCATCTATTTTTAGTGTTAATTCATTTTCTAAAGCACACTCACCAAAAGCAATTTTTTTAATTGAATCGTATTGACTTCCATTTAATTTTACACCGGTTTTAGTATTAATACAATAAACATCACATTGAAATTTATGTTCTAAACTAGGTAATAGATTTAATTTTTGAATATTCATATCTCTTGCGGAATCTCTCAGACTAACTAAAATAGGATATTTAATATTTTCTTTATCTACTTTGGATTTCAATAATACATTATGTTCTTTTGATAATTTATTTCCATTTCTTATACAATCAAGAATATTATTCAGATTATCATCATTTGATCTAAATTTTTGATTGAGATAAATAGCATAATCAAAGTATGATTCAAAAGTTTGATTATCTTCAATTAACATTTGACCTTTAACTGGTGGTAATTGAAAGAAATCACCAACTGCTAATATTTTAATACCTCCAAAAGGTAATTGTGATTTTCTAATATTTTTGCCAATATAATTAAGAATAGACCATAATTCTAAAGATATCATTGAAATCTCATCAATAATTAATACTTGAGTTTTATTCCAATTTCTTTTCTTATATTTATTATTTTTAATATCTTCTAATAATTTTTCTTTAGAATTTTGAGCCAAACCAATTCCTGCCCATGAATGTAATGTTGTCCCATTTATAATTTTAGCTGCAATACCTGTTGATGCTGTTATTGCTACCTTAATTTTATCTAATTTAAGAGCTTTGATATAATTATTAGTTAAATAAGACTTTCCAGAACCGGGTGGTCCAGTTAAAAATACATTATTATTAAATAATAAAGGTAATGCTTCATCTGAATTACAATTTATATATTTCATTATTATTCTTATTATTAAAATAATTATTATACTTTTCAATTTTTTTTATTAAAATATGAGTGAAACGAATATTTTAATAAGATTATTCTAAAGAGAGTGAAGGCTTTAGCCTGAGCGATACTTTTCAATTTTTTTAATAGCTGCGAGCGTCAGCGAGTAGCTATAAAACATATTATTGACTGAATTTCACGAAGTGAAATGAAGAGTATCAATTAGAATAAAAAACTTTGTTTTTTATTCTAATATTATGGCTTATAATAGAAAAAGCAATGCTTTTTCTATTAAGCGCGCACAATTTTTTTTATTAGAAAAAAATAGAGTTTTTATAATTCAAAATCATTATTTTCAGAAAATGTATTTTTTTTATTGATATCAAACATAATATGTCCTAATCCTGGTTTAGGTTGATTTTTAATATTATTAATCATTTTATTATATTCATCAAGTTCATTTTTAAAAGGTTCTTCCATTATTTGACATTTATTTATAATTTCATTTTTATTTATTTTATTTAGTCCATTAGTAAAATCTCTATTTATTTTAATAAAATAATCAGAAAAATTATATGTTTCATTATTAACATTATATATTCTCATATGATTATTTTCTATAGTTTCGCTATCAGAAGGGTCATTAGAATAATTAATAATTTGTGGTAAATAATAATTATTATTTAATTGAATCCAATTTTTTGAGTCAAAGTTTTCAGGACAATAAATAATTTTGGTTAAATTTCTATAATAACAGTTATTTAAATCTTGTAATTGAGGTAATTCATTCTCATCTAATTGAAAATAATAACAATCTGAAATTATATGATATTTTGTGGATGTATAAAAAGGATTTTGTATAAATAAATGTGATATTATATTTGAATTTTTAAGTCTACCATTTATTATGTTAAATAGTCCCACTCCTAATTTAGTTTCGGTGTTTATTAAATTTGTTATAAATGATGAATATTCTATATTACCATGAAAATTATTACTTATTAATGCCGTATTTTTTCCTTCCAATTCACCATCCACAGCTATTAATATATTCTTTATTTCACCCTCTAATTGAGAACCAATTCCGGAAACATTATCACCCTTTAATAATAAATTACCAACCAATTTAATATTACATAATTTAATATCAAATGCTTTACCAAATAAACTTCCTACATTATTGCCTCCATCAATAAATACATTTTGTATAATAAGATTTTCAATTGTAGAAAATGTTGCAACACCAAATAGGCCTGTATTTTCACAATTAATTAAATTTATATTTTTAATTGTGTGATTATTTCCATTTAATTTCCCACTAAAAGGTAAATTTGGATGTGGGTGAAATAATTTTCTAACATGAAAATTACCCATTGGATATATGTATCTAAATTCAAAATCTAAATCATTTATTAATTCAAATTCTTGATTATAAACAAATTTAGGATCAATTGATACCGATACATAACCGTTTGGATGTGTTATTATCATATACGCTTTTGTAAATTTAGTCAACATTATCCATTCCTTTATATTTGATATTTGATATTTATCATTTGATTTTTTTAATAAAATACTTTTATTATTATATTCCAACTTTATATAACCCATTTACTATTATAAATAAAAAATAAAAAATAAAAACTACATAAAAAATTATTTATATTCATATTAAATGAGTAAAAAAATACAAAATGATAACTATTTTTCTGATGATGATGTTGATAATGATAATAATAATGATGATAATAATGATGATAATATTAGTATATCATCAGATGAAAGTTTAGATGAAAATACTAAAAGAGCTATCTATGAGGCATCTTTAAGAAGCAATGAAGAACTTGAGGAGGAATGGAATAAATTAAGTAAACAAAATAATAAACCAAAAAAACAAACCAATAATAAAAAAAATACAAAAAATATAATAACTTTGGGAGAATTTAATAAAAAAATTGAGAAGGAAATAGAAGCAAAGAAACCAAAGAAATTTATTTCAAAAAGAGTTCAAGAGAAGAAGAAAGATTTAGAAATAGAAAATTTGCCAAAAAGACAATTTAATCCAAGATTACCTCCATATACATTTGTTTTTAAGAAATCTTTGAATACAAACATTGATATTAATAATAATAATGATTTTCCAACTTTATAAAATATATTTTTGATAAATAAATACAAATTATTAAAATAAAAATGTTTTTTATTTTAATGGATTCATTAACAAATAAAATCACGAGTAATTTTATTTTCATTTTATTTGTGGGTGTTGTTATTTTTGCATTATTAAAACCAATGTGTAAAAATACTGAAAAATTTATGCCAGGTAAAAATAAATGCTTTAATTGTGAAAAAGATATAACTTCAATTAATAACACAAATTTAGCATTTCCATCCAAGTGTTTTGATTGTGAAAAAAATTCAAAAACTCCCTGGTTGGAATTGCCATCAAAATGTTTTGATTGTGAAAAATCATTTTGTAGAGAAATTAAAAAAACAGATAATGTATTTAATACATATAATAGAAATAATTTTTTATTTAGAAAATAATTACATATCAAATGGATTAAAATCATTACTAGAGGTATTTTGGATAACCATATTACCTTTTGTAATTTTCCACTCTTTACCAGTTTTTAAATATTTGATAATAACATCAATACCTTTTGTAATATGTTTATTACTTTCTTGAACAACTGATTCGGATTTACATGCGGAACAAGTTAATACAATACTTTGATTTTTTTTATTTCCAATTAATTTAGGTATTGTTTCAGGGATACTGCACTTTGGGCAGATTACCAAATATTTAATATATTCTAAAATTATTGGCTCTAAAGTTTCATGACTATGTGTTCCTGTTAGTTGCAGTCTATCCATTATTAAATTTGAACCTGTTATAGATGCTATATATTTAAGTATTACTTCTTCAGGATGACAAATAGCATCACATATTTTATCAATATTATTAAAAGTAGTATAAATACCATTGCCTTTACCACCAGGTGTAACTATAAAAGTTGGCATTTTATAACGATAAAAAGGGTCATTTTGGCCATTCATATTAATTTGATTAGAGTTCATTAATATTATTATCTTTTAGGTATAAATATTTTTTATTTCATTTTTTTATTTTAATGAATGTAATGAGTTAAAATAAATTATATCTAAAGGAGCATATATTCTATATGCGAAACTTTTCATTTTTTATTTTAATGAATTAAAAGAAACTGGTAGATGTTCTAATATGTCTTGGTTTATTTTTTTCATCTTGATTAGTATTATTTAATTCTATATTTGGTAAAGTTAATAATACATTAGGTAATTGTATATCTTCTTCAGGAATATCAGATTTTTCAGAGTGAGTATTAATATTATTATTTATTGATTCATCATTATCTTTTTGTTCACTTTTGATAGTTTCATCAAATGGTTTTGTATCAATAGATTCATTCATATCTAAAATAATTTCATTATTATTTTCAGAGTGTAAAATAATATGTTTTTTTTTATTTTTGCAACATTTACATAATAAATAATATAACCAATTATGTTCATTATCAATACCTTTAAAAATAAAATATGGTGTTATAAAAATAAAACAATGCCATAAACTATGCCCAATATAATATGGTATTAAATTTTTATCAAACATAAAAAAGAATATACCTAATGATAAACTAATTAATGTTAATATTGTATAGATAAAATTATAATTAGGCAATTCTTTATAAATAATAAATTTAGTTATGAGACCTATAAATAAAATAATAAAAATAGTAAGAATAATAACAATTTTATTACCAACACTAATAATATCCGATATTTGAATTTCACCATCAATTGGTTCAAATATACTAAAAACAAGATTTAATGTAAGAAATAGTCCTGAGAAAAATATAATTATAATAGTTTCTAGTTTTTTATTTTTAATTTTGTATAACGAAATAAAAGTGGGTATTAACGCAAGGCAAATATGATAATAATCAAGAAATGTATGATAAAAACGTGTTATAAAAGATAATTGATTAACATTAACTACCCAAAGAAAATGATAAATTAAAGAAATTAAGCCAGAAAAAGATAAAAAAAGACTTTGTATAAGTTTATTTGATTTAATACCATATGCTACTGGCAATATAGAAACCAAATTTGATAAAATTATGGGAATATCTGTTATTTGCATCTAAATATTTAAAAAATAATCTTTTATATATTTAGATTTTTTTTAGGTAATCTAATGCTACTGATAAAAGAGATTTTAATTCAATAATAAAGTCTTCATTAGCAATATCTAAATCATTATCATTTTTATCTATTTTTTGTAATTTTATTTGATTTTTAACACAATTATTAAATAGAAACTTGTTTAATAAATATAATTTTTCAAATTGATTTCTTAAATTAGTTGTAGTTTTTAATGGCATAAAAGTGATGAGACTGGAATTAATATTTTTTTCATCATCAAATTTTACTTTTTTAGTATTTTTTGGTAAGAAATTATTAATTATATCATCTTTTTCCTTATCATCATATTCTTTGTAATCTACTATATTTTTATTCATTGATTTTATTTTTGTTACCATATCCAAAATATTAATATTTTTTTTAATTAAATCTATTTTGTTTAATATATCTTGATTCTTTTTAATTAAATCTGAATAATTGTCATCTTTATTTTCTTCAGGATATTTAATATCATTAGATTTTTTTGGTGATTCAGGATTTTTAGGAATAATTATTAAATCTGTATTTAGTTTTTTGGGAGAATTAATATTATTTATAGATTTTTGGGTAGAATATTTATCTTTTACTAAATTATTTGTGAATTTTTGTTTATAAGAATTAAATAAATTACATAGTTTCAGATTTTTAATACTAGAATCAAAATTATAAATAACTTTAATTTTATTATTGGGTATTTCAAATGATTTACTTATATAATTACTAATAGAATTTAAAGATGTAGTATCTGAATTATTATAGGTTAGTAATTTGTCTAATTTAATCATTTCACTATGAATATATTTATAATCATTTGAATATGATTTATATCCTTCAATAAAATATCTCAAATCGCATAAATTATAAATAGTTATTTTATTATATTTATTTTCAATACTAAAAATATATGATGAAAATTTGGTATTTTTAATTAATCCACTATATATTTTTGTAATTGTGTTTGCGCAGTCTTTAAAAGAATTTTCATTAGAATCTATTTGACTTGAACTTGTATTAAAATATATTTTATTTCTCTTAAAATCATTCTTAATATCTTCATAAGATTCAACTTTTTTTGACGTTAATATATTAAATATTCCATCATAATTTAATTGATGAACATGAACATTAAATATATTAGATTGTATTTGGAATTCATCAAATAATTCATCAATTAAATAAATAAAACAATTAACATCGCCTAATAGTATGTATGTTTTATTTTCTTTTCTATACATATTGGAAAAATGTTCAGGAGTTAAACGGATATCTTGAATAATTTGATTATAATAAATTTTCTTCAAATCAGACTCTTTAAAAATATTATCAAAATAAAATTTAGAATTATTATATTCAATATAATTATCATCTGTTATATTATCTTTGGTAAAAACACCTATTGTAGTTATAATCATTATAATTTATAAAAGATATATTTTTAATTATAAATACGCATCTATAAAAAAAATTGAAAATAAATATGGTTATAATATACAATATATTATTTGATGCAATATAAAAAGAGTAATAAATGTCATTTCTGTGGAGAAACTACACATTTGTGTAAGGATTGTCCTATGGAAAAAGCACTTGCGGACAAATTAAAACAAAAAATTGGAATAAGAATGGAAGAATATGTTGTTAATAATATACACTGTCCTGAATGTGGTTGTAAAAGTTTATATAAACTTGGTACAAATTTACCATCATTAGATATGGTATGTAATTGTTGTGGTAAATATTATGAAGTTAAATCTAAATGTTTGAGTGTAAATAACCTACCTAATGATATTGTACTACCTCATGGATTATACAATGATTATTATGATAGAATAAAAGATGGTTTGGGATTAATTATAATTATTTATGGAGCAAACCGGAATGATAAAACTATTACCATTCGGGAAATACTTTACGCTAATAATAAAAATTTACAAAATAACAATCTAATTTATATTAGTAAAAGAGCTAATAATTTGTCAACAATTAATATTAAAAATAAAAATAATTTAAGAAAACTGGATATTGAAAAAGAATTTTCAAATATAACTATTAAAAATGATTTTGAAAGATTAAAACAAAATTTTCCACAAAATATTCAATTGGCAGAATGTAAATATTATAATTTGCCTACACATCATAAAACATTACAAATTTCAAATTTGAGAGTTAAATAACTAAACTAATTTAGAAGATTGCGCTTCAAATTATTTAATTTAACTATTGAATATTATAGCTAATATCTAACTTTTTATAATTCATTTATTTTGTTAGTTGAGCTATGGACCAAAAAATTAAAATATATCGCTTATCTTCGATAAGCTCCCATTAGAATAATTTTAACTCATTTCATTAAAATAAAAAAATTGATTTTTATAGTATAAAGAAAAAAGAATTAATATATTAATGAATCCGTTTGAAAATATAGAAAATAATAAGACTAATATATCAACAAATACTATTACTATTTGGGTTGAAACATATGGGAAGAAGAAAAATACATATATTCAAGGTCTACATTTTTCAAATGACCAAATGAAAGATATTCTAAAAACTATTAAAAAGAAGAATGGATGTAATGGTTGTATCAAGACTGTACCATCTATTAATAAAAATACAATGGAAACTCAATTACAATTTCAAGGAGAACATGTTGAATATCTAATTAGTTATTTAAAAACCCTAGGTATAAATGATGTTATTATTAAAGGCTAATTTTTTTATTTAATAAAAGTATTATTATATACTTAATATGCTCCCATTAGAATAATATTATTAAATTAATAAAAAAAATTGATATTATTCGCTTTATTTCATAAAACTCATCCAACAAATATTATTTATTTTAACTCATTATATTCGTTAAAATAAAAAAATTGAAAAAAAATAAGTTTGAGACTGATTCTTATATATTATAATGTCATCTACTACAATGAACACTACAACAACTACTACTAACACACGCAGCGAAACATCTGTTGTCCCTAATATTTGGGAGCTCAGAAAGGAAGCTGAAGAAAAAAGAAAGCGTTTAGAACAAGAGTTAAAGGACCTTGAAATGATTCAAAAGAAACTTGCTGAGCAAGAAAGAGTCCGCCAAACGGAAGAAGCTAAGAAGTTAGCTAAACCACAAGGCAATAAGGGTCCCAACAGACACAAGAAGCAAAAGAAGCTACAGGCTCAAAAAGCTAAGGCAGAAGAAGCGAAAGCTGAACCAGAACAAGAACCAGAGCAACAAGCTGAACCAGAAGAGGAACAAGTTAATGATACTGAGTTCGTTCAAGTTTCTAAGAAGGTTTATGTGCCAAAGCAAGAATCTTCCAAGACAAGAGTTGCCAAGGCAAAGGCTTTGAACAAGGCTTATCAGCAAATGATTGCTTACTGTGTTAATTCTGTACCTAGCTACAAGATTGAGAAGATTAACGAAGGTATTGAATACATTGCTGACTACAAGTTTACCTCATTCATTGATATTTCAGATGATGAACTTGTTATGGAGGAGGATGGGGAAACCTTTACTTTCTCTAAGGCCCAGTTCTTGGAGAGCAAAGCTTTCCAATACAAGGTGCGCGAAAAGCTTTTTGAGAAGACACCTGAAGCTTGGATAAGTTTATTCCCTGGTCGTAAGGAGGGAACTTACTGTATCAGATTCAGTAAGAAACAATAACTTTATTTTATATGTAGTTAATAACTACAAAAAAAATTTTAATAAACACTTTAAAAGCTCATTATTTATTTAATATAATATGAGCTTTCAAAATTTTGAATTTGATAATATTATAATAAATACTAAAAATAAGAATGATGAAACACAAGTAGAACCTATATTAGAGTTATATAGAGCCAAATTATATTTAGTTATTTTAAAAAGTTTTATAAATGATTCAATTTTTTATTTAGGAACAAAAATATTTACGGTAAAAAAATCAGTATTTCGAACTTTATCAAATATATTATCTTGTTGGATGTTTTCTTTATATATAAATTATGATTTCTCAGATGATTATTTTTTTCCTAATAATTGTGAGAATACTAATATATTAGAAAATACTTTGAATGATTTAATAAAATACGACCTAACAATTAAAGAACCTAAAGAAAAAATTAAAAAAATATTGGATAATTTAAAATTAATTTATAAAAATCAATTAGGTTTATTAAATGAATATAAAAAATCATATATATTCCAAAATACTAAAAATTATTATACAATAAATAAAACTGAAATTAAATTAAAGAAAAAAGATTCATTTGAAAGTTCAGAAACACACAATTCTGATTCAATGTTAAATCAACAACTTTTTTATAAATTTAATATTCAAATTAATTTTCCAATAAAAGATAAAAAAATTATAAATATATTAAATAACATAATTTTACCCTTTAATACATATCAAAAATTATTAAATAAATATAAGGGACCTGAAAAAGATTTTGATAAATATATTTGGTCAATATTATTTAGATATCAACTTTTGGGTTCAAATAATCATCAATTAGCAGTTTTACCTCAAATTATGAATCAACTAAAAAAAGATTATGATTTAAATTTTGAATGTTTCGCATCATCAATAAATTGTACATTTAATAATTATTGTTCATTATATTATGATTTGGAAAAATATTTTGGTTCATATGGAAGTTTTTTTAATATAACACCAATTAAAGGAACATTTGGTTTCAATCCTCCATATCAAAAAGATCTTATTGAAATTGGTATAACAAGATTATTTAATTATCTTGAAGATCCTTTAAAAAAATTAACTTTTATTATAACAATTCCAATTTGGGATAATCAAGGTAGAGAAGAAATGAAAAAATTATATAATAATGAATTAATTCAACAAAATATAGATTATGGGGATTTTGAAATTATTAATAAAATAAGAACATGTCCATATTTAAAAGTGATTCATATGATACCCAAAGAGAAATTCACTTATATTGACCATAATTTTGAGTTATTAAAAAATAAAACAATACAAAATACATATGTTATAATTTTATCAAACCAGGATATTTCTGGTGATAAAATTAAACAATATAATTATTTAGAACCAATCAATTCATCAAATACTAATATTGAAGTATAAAATAATTAACATCTATAATTATTTAATATTTGCTTGATTTTATTATTATCTATAAGTTGGGCTTTTTGCATTTGATCTAAAATGATTTTAATATCATCACAATTCATATTATCAGGAATATTAGGATTAAAGGTAATACCTATATCTTTTCTTATATCAAGAATATCTGAAACAATATTTTTATTTACAGAGATATAAAAATCATCATTCAATATAATTAGTAATCTGTAATTAAATTTATCGTTTTGATAATAAAAATGAGGTATAATACCTCTTATCATTAATTTATTTTTTCTAATCATTTCATTAACTTGACGTGCCCAATTAGAAAAAGGTCTTATTATATTTGGTTCACATAAATAAATAGTTCCATCATACTCAACAATAGTTATCAAGTTTTTAATTAATTGTTCCATATTAACTTTATTAGCATCAATATATTGTTCTTCAGGTTCTCTTGATTCCATTTGAATTAATTGATTATTAACTTGAACAACTTTTCCAGAGCTAGGTGCAGGTCTAGATGGTAGAGTAATATTTGCCATTTCTTGATCCTTTTTCTGTTCTTTTAATAATATTTGTAATCTAGCATTTTCATCTTTAAGGTCATTTCTTAATTTTCTATTATTTGGAAATCTCTTAATATCTCTTTCTAAACTAGATATTCTTCTTCTGGCTTTTTGTATTTCTAATGATCTTAACTTAATTCTATCAACAATAGCTTCATCTACAACTTTTTTTTGTTCTTGAGATACTTGAACAACTGGTAGAAAAGTTTTGGAATCAATTTGTTTAAGTTCACTTGGATTATTAACATTAAGTTGTATAATACCACCTACATCAACCATTTTTTCCATAATTTCTTCCATACTTATTTTTGGACTGCTTAATAATGTTTGTGTTTTGGATTCAATATTATTTTGTGATGTATTTATTAATTGAATTTTATCATTAACATTTCTAATTTCATAAATATCATTATTTTTAATATTAACAAATGTATCACCTCTTTTTTGAATATATTTACCTTCTAAATTAAAAATATCTTCATTGGAAAAATTAAAAGTATTATAATCATTAATAATGCCAAATTCAAGAGACGCATTTAATGAATCTAGTCCAACAAAACTATTTAAATTATTTATTCTATATTTTAACACACCATATGGTGTTGAATGATATAACATATTATTAACAATCATAATATTCCTAGGCCTCATAACTTTTGGAACAGTTTCAATTGTCTTAGAAATAATAAGATAATTTTCAGGGTCAAACTTTCTAACAAAGCATTGTATTTGTTCATAATTTAACATTGGCAACATTTTAGTTATAGGTAATAATTCTATTAATCTTTTTCTAGAATTTATTACTGCTAAATCATTTGTTGATAAACTAAAATCATTAAAACCACAATCAATCCATTCTCTTTTAAGATTATTTAATATTATAGTTAATTCAGTCATTTTATTATCCCATAACATTTTATCAGTTGATTCAGCGTTAGCAAAGTTTTCATAACTTTTCAAACATATAAAAATCAAGACAATTAGAATAATTAATAATAAAAATAGTTTCTTCATATATTAATTTTGAGATATTTTTTAAATTTAATTTTATTAATTATTTTAATGGATAATAAAAAAGATTTTTATTCAATAATTAATGATCAATGGATTGATACAACAGAAATTCCTAATGATAATAAATCTTGGGATTTTTTTCAAATCCTAACAGATAATATTAATAATAATTTAAAAGAAATTATTGAAGATAATAATACCCCAATATCAATTATATATAATCAGTTTTGTGAAACAAAAAATAAAATACAATCATTAGATAAAATTAATAAATTAGTTGAAAAAATTAATAAAATTGATAATGTTTATGAATTATTTAATTATATAACAAATTTAAATTTATTAGTTGGTGTTTCCTTACCAATTACTATTTTAGTTCAACCAAGTTATAATAATTCTAAATTATGTATTGTTCATTTGGTTTCCAATGGTTTTGGTTTACCTAATAAAGAATATTATTTTTTAAATAACAAAGAAGAAATCAGAAAAGATTATTTAAATTTAATTAATAATTATTCCAAGTTATTTAATATAAATATAAATTCAAACAATATATTTAAGCTTGAAAAACTCTTGGCTAATCAAACATATAATAGTGAACAAGAAAGAATACCAGAATTAAATAATAATGAAATAATGATAAAAGAATTTAAGTTGTTATATCCAAATTTAAATTTTTATGATGATATATTAAAAAATTTTGATGATACTTTACCAATAAATATAACTAATCCAAAATATATAAAATTGGTAAATGAATTAATTCCAATAATATCAATAAATGTTTGGAAAGACTATTTTATTTTTAGAATCTTATGTGAATTTAATAATTTATGTCCTATTGAAATTGAAAATTGTTATTTTAATTTTTATTATAACAAAATATCTGGTGTCAAAACAATGAAACCAACATGGAAAAGAGCTATCGAATTATTAGAATCTATAATGGGGGAATCATTAGGTAAAATATATGTTGATAAATATTTTAATCAAGAATCTAAAAATAAAGTGATAGAAATGATACAACTTATTAAAAATGAGCTTGGTGAATATTTAAAAAATAATGATTGGATGGGATCTGAAACCAAAAAGAAAGCATTAGAAAAATTAAATAATATGAAAATGAAGATAGGATTTCCTGATATTTATGAAAAAGACTATACAAAATTAAATATAAATAAAAATAATAGTTTATTTGATAATGTATTATTGTGTAGAAAATATAATTTAGAGTTATTATATAAATATTTATATAGTGAACCAAATAAAAATAAATGGTATATGAATCCACATACTGTTAACGCATATTATTCACCAAATAGTAATGAAATAGTATTTCCTGCAGGTATTTTACAAAAACCATTTTTTTCATTAGAACAAGATATGGGTTCTAATTTTGGAGGTATAGGAATGATAATTGGTCATGAAATTACACATGGTTTTGACGATCAAGGTAGTAAATTTGATGCCAATGGTAATTTGTATAATTGGTGGACAATGAATGATATTAAAAAATATAATGAATTAACTAAAAAAGTTATTAAACAATATAATAATTATGAAATAAATGGACAAAAAATAAATGGTGAATTAACATTAGGAGAGAATATTGCGGATATTGGTGGATTAAATCTTAGTATTAATGCTTATATGAAATATTTAAAAATAGATCCAAAAGAGAAAAACAATATCGAAAAATTATTTATTAATTTTGCAAATATATGGAAGAGTAAAATGAGAGATGAAGAAATTAAATTAAAAATATTAACAGACCCTCATTCACCACCAATATTTAGAGTTAATGGTACACTTAGAAATATTGATAAATTTTATGAAACATTTAAAATAGATGATAATAATATATTATATATATCTCCAAATGATAGAATAAAAATATGGAGTATATAAAAATTTTCTAATATTTTAATAATGACAAAATTATTCTATTTAATTTTATTAATTGTATTAACTTTATATTTATTAGTTAATTGTAATAAAACAGAAAATATGATTAATGATATATCTACTAGTATTTTAAATAATATGGCTTTTGACCAAATAAAAAATACTTTTGTTAATATTCCAAAAATTAAAAGTTTAAAACCAGGGGAAACGATAGAAATATTAGATTTACCATATTGTAAAGAAGAATTCCTAGTTAGATATACATCTAATACTAATAATATTATTAATGATAATACAAAGATTTATCAAGATATGATTAAACCATATGACCAAAAAGCATTAATTGGTGATAAAGCTCAAAATCTAGTCCAAATATCATGGAATAAAAGTGTTTTTACTTGGGATGGGAAAAAAGTTCCATTAGAATTACATTTTTCTCATACTGATCCCAAAACAGGAAAATTAATTAGAATTATATTTCCACTTAGTTTAATAAATATAACAGAATCATTCTCAAATACAAATAATCAATTATCAAAATTAGAAAGTACTAGTAAACTTGATTTATTATTAAAAAAAGAAGAAGATGTTCCAGAAATTGTAGCAAATAAAGTAAATATTGGAAAAATACTTAATTTTGATTTATGTAGACCAGCACAACTCATAATACAACAAAAAAACTTTTTCTTTGTTAGAACACCATCCGATGAATTAATATTAATTGCTAAACCTCAAAATTTTGATTTTAAGATTGGTAAAAAAATAATTGATAATCTCCAAGAACCAAATTATTTCATATAAAATAAAAAATTATCAAGATAAAAAAATTGCTCGGGTCTAAAGAGTCCTGTTAGGCTTTGCCCAAAAAAGACTCATTTTTCAAACTTCCTTTAGAATAATATTATAAATATTTGCCGGCGAATATTTATAAAAAAAATTGCTCGGCTCTTTAGAGCCATTCAAAACCTTCGGTTTTAGGGGCTTCGCCCAAAAAAGACTCACTCAAGCTGTTAGCTTTCATTCGCTCCTTAATATTATTTATTAATGCTCATTTCATTTCGCATTAATAAAAAAATTGAAATTTTAATTTGCTGATATAACTCTTATATATTCTTAATGTCTATGTCTACTACTATTTCTCATACTATTGATAATAGATTTACTATTATTACTGAGGATTCCTCAATTCAAGCATTCAAGTGTCCTGTTCCCAAATGCAATGTACTTATTCATCAGAATCCCCATACTATAGCTACTCATATTCGTACTGCGCATCCAAAGATTTCATCTTGTATGAAACTTGATATTAGACCCAATGCTAGTGCCTATATATGCTATACTTGTGATAGTTATACATCACGCCCTCACATTCATTGCCACGAATGCGAAAACGAAAAATCCGAACAAAAAAAAGTATTGTTTAATTCAAAGCAAGAACTTGATGCACACTTGAATGCATTCCACAAGAAATGGTGGTTTGAAAAAGAGTGTAAGTTTGGCGCAAAGTGTAGAGGGAGAAATGGAGGATGTGGTTTTAATCACGTTTCTTTCACTCAAACATATCTTGAACAAGGAAGACCAGTTCCAAGTTTTGTTTGTAAGTATGACAGGCCTTGGGATAGTGTTAGGTGCAAAAGAGACAAATGCTCCTTTATTCATTTTAAAGGTCGTGTTAATTATCTAGCTAATACCAAGGATAGAGTCAAACACGCAGAATGTGAGAATGAACACGAACACACACAAGAACATGAAACTAGTGAAAGTGTTTGTTATGTAGAGGAACTTGCAGAACAACTAAGGCATATGTAAATATTATTTTATATAGTGAAAAATCACTTAAAAAAAATTGAAATAAATCACTCAGGCTTTCAGCCTTCGATTCCATTATAATTTTATTTATTTTAACGAAATGTAATGAGTTAAAATAAATAAAATTGTCAAATAAAAACAAAGTTTTTTCCGATAAAAAAAATTGATAATAATTTATTTTACTTGAATGACCATTAATTTTAATGGCTCTTCAAAGACTTAATTTTGAATATAGACAAATTTTAAAAGAACCTAATTATTTTTATTCAGTATCACCAGACCAAAAAAACTTTTTTGTTTGGGATGTTTTATTAATTGGTCCACCTGAATCCCCGTATGAAGGCGGTATTTTTAAATGTCAATTTAAATTCCCTCCAAATTATCCTAATAAACCACCTGAATTTAGATTTTTATCCAAACTACCTCATCCTAATATTTATTTAGATGGTAAGGTATGTATTAGTATTTTACACGAGGGCAAAGATGAATGGGGTTATGAACAAATTTCTGAAAGATGGAATCCATCACATGGAGTAAATTCAGTATTGATGAGTATATTATCATTATTAACAAGTCCTAATTTTGAATCACCTGCGAATATTGATGCGTCAGTAATGTGGAAAAATAATTGGGACCAATATAAAAAAATGGTATATAACGTTGTTTCAAAAAGTCATTAATTTAGATTTCAGGGTTAAAAAAGTATTAATAATTTTTATTTTAAGATTTTTCTAAAAAATCAAATATTTTTTTCATATAATTATCATAATTAAATAAATCAAATATTTGTTTTTGTAATAATTTACTTTTTTGAATTAATATTTCATTATTATCATATAAATATTTAATTTTTTCTATAATTTCTTCGGGTTTATTTCTATTAATAATTAAAAAATCATCAAAATTAAAATTATTATTTATATTAGAATTATGAATATCGGTTGTTAATAATAAGCAACCTTCTATACCAGCTTCAAGTCCCAAAGGAAAACCATTCAGTGCTTTACCAGAATCTAAATTAATTAATATATCAACATTATCATAATAAAATTGGGATAATTGATTTTGATCCATTGGTTGATATTTTTTAATATATTTATTATTGGGACAATTACCAATAGATATAAATTTAATATAATTGAAAGTATCAACATATTTATCATAGAATTTATTTACTATATCTATATATACATCCGCACCTTTTTCATATATATCACCCATAGATGTAAAACATATAGTTAAATTAAGATTTGAATTATATTTTTTTTCTCTTATGTTTTCATTTTTATAAAAGAATGAGCCTCCATATAATTCTAAGATATTATTTTTATTATTTAAAAAAGATGTTATAAAATGTTGAGTTGATATTATATTTGTTTTATTATTTTTATTCGTATTATTAATATCAAAAACACTACTTTTATCTATTAAACCACCGCCAGGATATAAATGAATAAATTGTTTATTTTTTGGAAATTTAATAATATTATTAAAGTTATTATAATTCATTAAAAATATATGATATATTTTATCATAATCATTTATATTAAAATCAATATTTCCATATTTTTTATTTCTAATTAGATACGAACAATTTATTTTATTATTATAAATTGTTCCATCAAAATCATTATTATATGTATTAATATAATTGTAGCGTGGATCAAAAATTAATATATTATAATTTTTTAAGTTGAATAACTCTGATAAATTATTATAATCAAAATTAAATACTATATTTTTATAATTATTCATTCTTTTTATTACTAATATATCTGTATCATATTTTTCAATAAATGAATGTATTTCAACTAGTCTCCATTTCGCATATTTATTAGGAAAAACAATATCAGTTAATAAAACTCGCATATAATATATAAATCTATATTATTAATAATTTTTTAATAAAAATGCTTAAATAAATATTAATAATTTTATTATTATACTATGATATTTAAATCACAAGTAGTAATTGATAATAAATTACAAATATGTAATTTTATTATTGATATTACTGACAAATTAATTAAAGTTAATTGTGATCAGTTAAATAATAATTTTATTAAAATTCCAGTAATCAATAAATATAACGGAATAGATTATTATCCGATATATTTTCCAGTAATAATGCCTAAATATGAAAATATGATATTTAATCCATATTTAATATTGGTAATTAATAATAATATTAATAATGAATTAGATTTTTTTAATAAGATAATTTATTTAGTTAAACAACAGTATCAATATAATTTTTATGATATTGATTCATTAATAAATAATTTGGATTTAACAATGAAAATAATAAAGGATAATTATTTAAATTATTTATTGATGAATTATAATGATAATATTGCAAGTGAAATATGGTTTAGTATTAATCTAATTAAATTATTTTCAATTATATTAAATTTTCAACAAAATAATATAAATGTAAAGGAAATTATAAAAAAATATCAAATAAGTAAAAAGATAATTAATTTATTAGTTTCTTTAAAAAATATTAAATATAATATTCTTGGGCTTGATGATGAATATAAAAATAATATGGATGGATATAATAATTTTAATAATAAAATAAATAATATTTCACAACTAGAAATAAACAACTATTATTATATTAATAATTATGTAAATGGAGAACAATCAAGTGAAATACAATTATCTGAAAAAATAAATAAGATAATTAAAGTATATGTAAATAAAATATTAAAAAATAATATTGTTTTAATAAATAATAATAAGAACCTATTATTTGATGGATATAATTGGTATTATTATCATCCAACAATAAATATTGATAAACAATATATTATTTATAATACATTTATTAACTATACAATTACGAATGAAGCATTACGATTATATTTAAATATACAACAAATACATTCAACAAAGATATTGGAATATTATTTAACTGATACTAAAATGAGTAATTTAATTTATTTAAAAAATATATTTAATAATTTAAATGATAAGTTTAATGATTTAGAAATATTAAAGAGTAATAATTTTTCACCAGGATTTTTTGAATATATAACTAAAAAATATTCAGAATTAGAAAATAAATATGAAATTTTAGGTATATTATTTAATAATTATAATTATCCATTAAAATCAAATAGGCATGAATTAGAATCAACATTTGATTACATAATATTTTTTAGTTTATATAATTACAAATCAATATTTGTATCAAATAATAAGAATTATGATTTTATTCATCCAAATCTAAATAATATGATACCTCTTAAATTTAGAAATTTATATATTGGATTATTAAAAGGATTATGTCAAATGATAAATAAAGAATATGAAGCTATAACATTTAATCAAAAATTTTATTCTGATTATTTATTAAAAAATATAATTAAAATATTTTTTATAGAATCAAATTCATTAAGTGTTAATTTATTTACAGGTTCCCTAACACAAAATGAAATAAATAAATTTAAAAATATAGTTTATTATAATTTTCTTCTTAGTGATCTAACAAATAAATTAACTTGGAATAATTTACCTAAAAAACTAAATTATTTAAATTTATTTTATAAACACCCCGAAATTGTTTATTTTCAAGATAAATTGAATAAAAATATATTTTCTGATAATTATGATTATAGAATTAAAAAAATTATTGAGTATCCCTTAGAAATGTTTAAATATTTAAGAAAAGAAAAGGATTTTATAAAATGGACACGCTTTATATCAGATAAGATTCTAGAACTATTTTATGTTCCCATATCTTTATCATCAGATGATTTTAATATTTTAGGTAAATTAATATTTTTATTATTTAATGTGAAAGAACAAAACATTAAAGAACAGAGTTATATAAATTTTATAAGTTTTTGTAGTCAGAATAAAAAATTAGTATTAGATTCAAATAGAGTTAATTTAAAGATAAGAGAATCATTTCCAAATCTCAAATCAAGTATTAATCTTGGGTATTTAGCCAAACATTTAACTTGGGATAAAGATAATTTTACATTTGATGAAAAACAAGATAAAACACCAGAAATTATTGATCTTGAAAATAAATTAAATAAAATAACCAAGAAATATTATAAATATAAAGCCAAATATCTTGAAGCTAAAAATATTAAGCCAGAATCAATTATTAAATATAAAAATAATTATAGTTTAACAAAATCAATAATTAGTGATACCTCAAGTATTATGCATTAAATTTATAAAAAAAATTGAAAAGTGGATATATTGAAAATTAGGTTTATATATATGTAATGCAAATTTTCGTTAAAACTCTTACTGGAAAGACTATTACTCTTGAAGTTGAATCTGCTGATACGATTGAAACTATCAAGTCAAAAATTACTGAAAAGGAAGGTATTCCTGCTGACCAACAAAGACTTATCTTTGCGGGTAAGCAATTAGAGGATGGAAGAACTATGGGTGATTATAATATTACCAAAGACTCAACACTACATCTTGTATTAAGATTAAGAGGTGGTATGCAGATCTTCGTTAAAACTCTTACTGGAAAGACCATTACACTTGAAGTTGAATCGGCGGATACGATTGAAACTATTAAATCAAAAATTACTGAAAAGGAAGGTATTCCTGCTGACCAACAAAGACTTATCTTTGCAGGTAAGCAATTAGAGGATGGAAGAACTATGGGTGATTATAATATTACCAAAGACTCAACACTTCATCTTGTATTAAGATTAAGAGGTGGTTAAATTAATTAATTTATATTATTTGATTAATCTAATAAAATAAATTATTTTGTCATTTTTGTTCCACAATCTAAACATTCAAATACATATTTTTTCCCAGATATTTTTTTTAATGTTGTATTTGATTTTTTACAACTTGGACATAATACATAATTTTCAACATATTTTATTGCCATTCTAGTTATTTCTTCTTTCTTTTGAAATCTTCCTTGAATTAATAATCCATCTGCTTTTGAACTAGAATACCAACTAATATCTTTTCCAACCAATTCCCTCTTTAGGAAATCCATAAAATGATCAGGATGTCTTGATATTGTTTTTAAATAGGTCTTTACATTTTTCCAATGTAATCTAGTTGTATTTATTTCCAAATCAAGTACTGGTAATCTTAATGGTTCACCTTTTGCTTCATTTTCCAGATAAGTATAAGCCTCATCTATCATTGTATTTAAATCATATTCAAATGTCATTACTAATTATTTTTAATAACTATTTAAATATTAATTCAATTTTTTTGTAAATTTCTATATGATTATATAATGATAAAATATTTATATATAATAATATTATTACTAATTGTATATTTAATAATAAATAATTATTGTTTTGAAAATTTTGAAGCTTCTAATAATTTTATTTATTTTGAAATGCCTTTTAAAAATACAAAAATATTAATGAAATCGGAACCAAAGCCTAAAAAAGAACCAAAAATAAATTGTTGTTTAATTGAAAAAAAATATATTCCTGATGAGGATAATCCAATGGGGGGAAGATTTGATTATGTATATAAAAAATTATCAAATGAAAATTGTGATTTAAAATTACATCGTTTAGATTCAAATAGGCAATTATATTTTGAAGATGAAAATTGGTCAAATGATTATTGTAGTAAAGAATCAAATATATTAGGTTCTTGTAGAAGTAGTAATCACGAATGTATTGATTTTGTAAATAAAAAATTTTGTGATAAATACAAAATGAAATGGACAAATAATACTTGTCATGATCCTATTGAATATATGTGGATTGATAAAATAAAATTTAAATATCCAGAAACATCAGACAATACATTTAAACTATTTGATAAAACTGTTAATTGGTAATTAGCTTTTTATAAATTTAACATATAATTTAAGAAAAACATTTTTAATAACTTCAACATTTTTTTGATTTTTAATAATTTCGGGAATATTTTTTAATTTAAGTTTAAGTGCCAAATCTTTTAATTTTATAAATCCAAATGAATGATAAAAATTTATTGTATCAATTATAATGTAATTATTGAAATCTAATATTATATTATATCTTACAGCCTCTGCTAATATTGTTCTCAAATGAAAATCTACATTATGACTTACAATTACATCAACATTTTTTAAATCATCTTTTAATTGATTAATTATAATTTCTGGATCTACTCCATTTTTTGTTGCGTATTCTTGAGTTATACCATGATATTCTTCAGTTTCTTTTGGTATATACATACATCTTGGTTTAGCTATAGTTCTAACAACTTTTTCTTGAATGAATTCATTTGATTTAAGATATCCAATTTCATAATTGAGAGAAACCATTCTGGAATAAGCATATAATTTCTTTTTAATAACTGGTTTATTACAAGAATGTAAACCAGTTGTTTCAGTATATATAAAGCATATTCTTTTATACATTAATAATATTGAAAATGTCTTTTTAATCAAGTATTTTTCAATATTTTATTCTAAAGTTCATTGATAAAAAAAAATTGAAATTTTCAAATATTGATAGTGATTATTATATTTTTCATATGTCCGCAATGAAGACCGCTATCACATCTACTAACAAAGGCAAGGCTAAGGCTAACCTTTTTGACGTTCTCGATAACGTCCCCACCCCCGCTACTATTGCTGTTAACAAGGGTAAAGCTCCGGCTCGCCCTGCTAACGCCCCCACCCCCGCTACTACTGCTGTTAACAAGGGTAAAGCTCCGGCTCGCCCTGCTAACGCCCCCACTACTGCTTCATCTTCATCTAATGATGAGGATTTTAAAATTATTGAAAACAAAAAAGAAAGAAAAATAAATAAACCAAAAAAAGTTGTACAAGGAACAACCCTTATTACCATTTCAAATGGTAAGGGTGAACAGTATCAAACAGCAGTCTGTTCTAAATGGATTGACTATTGTAAGAAAAAGTTGCCATTCCCTAAGAATGCGACTGAAGAACAAAAACAAAAAATTAAGGAGGAGGTTGACGCATTATGCTGCAACCATAGTGTTAATGAGAAAAGCATATTCAAGCATTTGTATGTGCCTATTTGCAGTTTCCATCTTAATGGAGGTTGCAATAAATCTAATTGTGAGAGACATCATCCCCCCGAACTTGCTCCAACTCAGAGAATTGTTAAAATTCCTCAATCAGTTGGTACAAGTAAGGGTACACCACATAAAATTATTAGAAGACCAAACATTATTACAGCTATGTGCCCTAGACAAATGCTTCATAATATTAATGGAGCAGCACCCTGTAATAATGCTCGTTGCACTTTTGCGCACAAGTCAGAACAAATTGTTCCTCTTGATTGTGTTGTTCGTTTGGATAAGATGCTAAAAGCTGGTGAGAGTTTTGATATTCAAGAAATCTTTGTTGAGATTTATCGAGTTGTTAAAAATAACATCAGTTATATTAATGACTTGAGAAAGGAGACTGATTTTGAGATATTTAATCTACCTGCTTTCACTCCAAGTAATTTTGGAGAGCTCTTGAAGACCTGGTCTTTTTGCGCACAATTTGCGAGAAGAAACAAGTATGAAAATACGCTTGCCTTGTTTGATTGTGAAGAGTGTGATAAAGAAAATCTAGCATTCTCCTTGTCCAGAAGATTCTTTGAGTGCGACCAAGATAGAGAAACGTTCATTAAGAAACTAGTTAACCTTGAAGATGAAATTGAGTCTGATGATATATGTATCTACGACATTAATTGTCGCAAAGGAACTCATCCTTCAAAATACGACTTTTCAACAGGTTATTCCAACTTGATATGTAAGAATGATTTGACTACTGGCACTTGTAAATGTACTAGAAACAATAAGGAAGCACGCAGTAAGATTATCAATCTTCAAAGTCAACTTAATGACCTAAAGAAAGAGCGTTCTGCCCTTTCAACAAATAATGACAAGGGAAAAGTGAATAACTTGAATCAAAGAATGATTAAGATTGCTAATGAAATGCTTAATTCATTCACTAAGATTCATTTGGTTCAAGACCTAGGTTATCAACCACTTAGACAAGTTGTTGAAACTGTTGAAGTTAATGAATATTCTTCATCTAACTTTAAGAGTGAATTGCCTTCATATACTAAAGAAGACCTTGCTAGAATGAGTGCTGAAGATAAACAAAGAATTGAATTAGAAATTGAGAAGATTAGAGCTATTCAAAAGCTTAAGCACGCAGAGTTTCAAAGACAAACAAAGATTAACAATATGCTAAAGAACTCTGTTCATAGAATGAATAAGCTCAATGCTATTAAATCTCATGATTCTCTTGCTATTTTATATTTGGTTCTTAAAGTATACAAGTATATGACATTCACTCAATTCCAAATTGATTGTCAAAATAAATGTGTATTCATTATGTGGTATCTCAAAGCAAGAAACACATCTTCATTCGAGATTTTCTCTGAAGATGTTAGCAATAAACTTGCTAAATGGAACGCAACAATCATTGTTAACGATGAGGATGATACTGAACGTGATAATGGTTTTGCTTTTGCCAATTTTGAAGAACACTCACTAATTGAAAAGAAGAACTACTCTTGTTTCTGGTCATGGTATTTTGATATTCCTCTTAACCAAGACCCTAAGATTGTTGGAACTGCAGGAGATATCGCAATGAGTGAGATTCAATTATTTTCTCAATATTGTGAAGAGTGCCCAACATTCTCAAGAACATTCAGTTCCTGGATTCAGGCAAATCGTGATATTAGGGACGCAGTTAAACTTTCTAGAGAGTCTAGCATTCCATACACTATTACATCAAAGTTCATTAAATATGAGATTGAGTCTTCTGGTATGACCATTGAGGAATTCAGTCAATATGATTATGATGTTGTGATTAGATGGATGGATATTAATAAAGAAAGACACGCTCATAACGAGTACCCTCTTTCTATTACTGACTTTACTAAGAAGCAATACTTGTACGAATTCTATTATCTGTATGGTGGTTGGTATGATTATAGTTCTAAGAATTCTAATTTTAATGCCTTCTATGAAGAGTACAAAGGATTTACTTTTGTAGAAGGTAAGAAGTCGAATACTAAGTTGGTATGTCGTAAATCAGATTCCAAGTCTGTTGAATTGTATAAAGCCAGATTAGAACTAAATAATGATGCTGATGAATTTAGTGATTTGATGGTTAGAAATCGTTATAACATACTCAACACTGAACAAGTTGAAAAGAAAAATAGTACTAGAATTGAAGACAATATTTATGTGTCTAAGGTTTTAGAAAAACTGTCTAGTATTAATATTCACAAACTTGCTTCTAATGAACTTATTGCTCAAGAGAAAGCAATAACTTTAGAGAAGAAGAGACTTGATAATTTGGAAAAGAAACTTTATTGTGATGAGGAGAGTGATGACGAAGAAACTACCACTACAACTCAGACAAGATCCAAATATTTTAAGAGCTCTGAATCTCAAGTTGCTACTAAGAGGTCTCAATCTGGCAAGACCAATAATATGGGACTTAATGCTAGAAACTTGAAACTTGTTAGAAAGCAAAAGACTGAACTGATGAATATTCTTAATAAGATACACGTTTTAAGAAAGAAGAGTGTTAATAAGGATAGTTCTGAAGATGAGTCTGATAAGAAGGAAGTAGTTAAATGTGAAGCTGTATCTAAGGGTAAACAACCCCTTAACAAGTCAACCAAGACTACCAAGTTCTACTTTAAGAAGGCTAATGAGTCTGATGATGAGTCTGATGATGAATCTGACGATGAATCTGATGCTGAATCTGATGATGAATCTGATAATGAGTCTGACGATGAGTCTGCTAAAGTAGCTACAAAGCCCAACAACTCTTTAACAGTTAAAACTCCTAAAGAGTCCAAACTTAAGAAGACAGCAAATCCTCTCAAACAACAATTAAGACAAGTTGTTGGAAAGAAGGATAAGAAGATAATGAAGGAACAGAAGAAACAAGAGAAGGCTGAAAAGAAGAATAAGGAATTGAGAGCGAAAGCTGAAAAAATTGTTTCTGAAATGACCAAAAGAGCTACGGCTAATCAGGTCAAAAAGCAAAAACCTAGATATATATGTTGCGATAAGAGTGATGATGTTCAACAATATTATCAAGGTAATGAAACAAAAAAAAATAAAAAGAAGGCTCCTAAGAAAGAAGAAGATGATGAGTAGGAGATTGTTAAAACTTAGTTTATAAAAAAACAAAAAAAATACAAAAAAAATAATTTTATTAATTTGAATTTTTTTATATTGGTTAAAAGAAAAAAAATATTTATAATTTTAATGGCTTTCCTAATATTTCCAAATCAGTTGTTTTATAATTTAGATCATTTAAATAATTCAAGTTATAAAATATTTTTAATTGAGGAACCAAGATATTTTACTGATTTTAAATTTCATAAATTAAAATTAGCATATCATCGTGCAAGTATGAAAAAATACTTTAAGCATATTAATAAAAAATATGATGTTGAATATATTGATTATTATAATGTTAATAATATATTCTATCAAAAACTAGCTAAAAAATTTAATCAAGTTATTGTTGTTGACCCAACTGATCATAAATTAAAAAATAAATTAGAAAAAAATATTGGCTCAAAATTAGTTATTCTTGAAACAAAAAACTTTTTAATTAGAACAAGTGAAATGGATAATATTAAAAAAATTATATTTAAGAAAAAATATTCCCATGATGAATTTTACAAATATCAAAGAAAGAAACTAAATATATTAATGGATTCTAATAAACCAATTGGTGGTAAATGGTCTTATGATTATGAAAATAGATTACCTTTACCTAAAAATCATAAAGTCCCAAAAATTAATGGTATTAAAAATAATTCTTTTATAACTGAGGCAAAAAAATATGTTGAAAAATATTTTCCTGATAATTATGGTTCTCTTGATAATTTTATTTATCCAATTGATAATAAAAGCGCAATTAATTGGCTCAAAAAATTTCTAAATACAAGATTACATAGCTTTGGAACATATGAAGATGCAGTTTCTGAATCTGAACCATTTATCTATCATTCTGTTCTAAGTCCTATGATGAATATTGGTATTTTAACTGATACCCAAGTTATTAACATATCTTGGAACTATTATCTAAAAAATACAAAAAAAATACCATTGGCCTCTTTTGAAGGATTTATTAGACAAGTTATTGGTTGGAGAAATTATGTTTATACCTTATATTGTTTAGAAGGTAAAAACATGATGAAAATGAATCAATTAAAACATAATAATAAATTACCGGAAAAGAAATTTTGGTTAGGACAAACAGAAATGAAACCAATTGATTCACTGATTCATAAAATAAATAATTATGCATATGTTCATCATATTGAAAGATTAATGTATTTGGGTAATTTTATGTTATTATGTCAAATAAATCCAAATGATGTTTATAAAATATTTATGGAATGGTGTATTGATAGTTATGAATGGGTTATGGTTGCGAATGTTTATGGTATGAGTCAATTTAGTACTGATATTATGATGACTCGTCCATATTTTTCTTCATCAAATTATATTCATAAAATGAGTTCATATAAAAGAGATAGTGAATGGGATAAAATATGGGACGCATTATATTATAATTTTATTGATTTACATAAAAATATGTTCAAAAAAAATTACGCAATAGCTCAACAAGTTAAACATTGGGAAAATAAATCTGATTCTGAAAAAAAAGAAATTAAAAAAATTAGTAAAGAATTTTTAAGTAAATTATTATAACTATTTTTGTATTTCATTAATAAAAAAAATCATACATGATTTTTTTTATTAAGATAAGCTTTAACTCTTTTTGCAAAAGAAAAAGAGTTAAATGTATTTCTGGAACATAATAAATAAATCTCTTTTGACTACCTTCATATAATTCCTTCTTAACTATCTTATAACCATTGATATCAACTTTCTCATTATATACATAAAATAATCTATTATAATGAGATGGTAATTTTGTATTCTTATCTATTATTTTTAATTTATATGCTTGTTTCATCAAAAGGCGAAGCCTTTTGAAGTAAGAACATTAAGAGGCATAGCCTCTTAATCTACTTTGAGAGAAAAAATAATTTTTCCTCTCAATGAACTCTGGCTTTGCCAGAGTTGTTTCATATTAAAATCACCCCAAGTTAAAATTTTAGAATTATTAAAAATTTCTTTTAATTCATTATCAGAAATATTTTTAACTATTCTAAATGGATTAATTTTAGATACATATAATATTTCACTTCTCAAGTAATTACCAATACCACTTATTACTTTTTGATTCATAAGTACATTACCAATTGCTTTGTCAAAATTTTTCTTTTTCTTAATTTGAGTCTTGAAAATTTCTAGAGTTGTTTTATGATCCATTATATCAGGTCCTTAAACTAGCATAGCTAGTTTAACGCGTAAGCAAGTTTCACTTGCTTAGGTCCAATTTGTTTTAATTTTTTTTCAAGTTCATTTTTATCAGTAACCACTTTTAATGTACCAAATGATAACATATCTGAGAAAAATAAACTACCATCTTTTATTTTGAATTCTACATTACGATGATTGATTACATTTTTAGTATACGATTCAATATCCTCTTTAGACAAATATTTAGAATAGTCCTTTAGATTCTGTGAGAAGCTAAAATTTTTGCTATTCTTACCTAAATAACACCAACTACCAAATAAACCCAAAGTATTAAATATAAATATATCATTCTCCAAAATAATATAGATGAATTTACCTTTGGTTTTAACATCTATAACTTTTATAGGTAGTTTTTGTTTTATTAAATTATAATTATCAAATAGTTTTTTCTTATAACGATCTTGAGTTAGCATTGCTAACTCGAGCTACTTAACATAAAATTCTTGAATTTTATGTTAATGACCTTTTAATATTTTTATATCAGTTATCTTTTCATTTTTAATAATTTTTTTTATAAAATCAGCGTATTTACGAATCTCTTTAACTTCTGGCATTTAATTTATCATATTATAGATATTTTTTAATAATAATATGTTAAATAAACAATATAATTTTGAAATTTTATTGAAAAGATTAGCAAAGAATAACTTTAATTTTTTATAATCTAAGATTTTATATATAATGTTTTCCACAACAATCTTGATAAATTTAGTTAAATATTTAATAATCACAATCTTTTCTTATTTATCATATTTTAATGGATATAATTTTTATCAAGAAAGAGTAAATAATAAAAAAATATATCCAAAAGTATTTGATATTGGTCATAAATTTTTACCTAATTATTATGGAAATTTATATTTAGAAACAATACTTAATAGTTTTGTTACACTAGGTCCATTTATTACTGAATTTATTTTAGGTTATAAAATATTAGATGATTATATATATTATTTGGCAATAATATTAATTATTAGAATGGTAATGATAAATATAACTATATTACCACCAAATAAACAATGTTATAATAAAAATGAAAATGGAGAAGATGTTCATAAATTTGGAATAAAAGAAATGTTTAATGGTCATTGTTATGATAAAATATTTTCAGGACATTTTTCATCAGTTTTCTTATTTGTATTAATATTATATTCAAAAAATATCTTTACAAATATTCCAATATTAACACTATATACAATATTTAACGCAACTTTAATTTTATTAATCAGATCTCATTATACTATAGATATTGTTGTAGCAATAGTAGTAACCTTATTAGTTTATCTTAATGTTCCAAAAATTAATTTTTAATTTGGAACAATAATCAATCTATCCGCATCATTAGGAACATATGTTTGACAAATTCTTCCATATGATTCTAACATTTTATCTACTGTTACATGAGCCCAATCAAAATGAGTTAATGGATATATTGGATCATTTGGTAATCCAGAGAAATCGGATTTACCCATCAATCTCATATCATCTATTATAATTATATCTTTATAATTTCTTTTTCCCAAAGCTTTCAATTCTCTTAATAATGGAATACCTTTTTCATCTTCTTTTCCAAATGCGGTATCTCCTCCTGAAAAATGCGCATCTAAATAAAATAATGTAGGTTCATTAAATTCATTAATTAAATTACATAAAACTTCTCCACTATCACCTAAATGTAAAAATACATTATTATCATTTTTAAATCTATCTTTGGCATGATTATACCACTTTTCATGTAATTCTATACTATGAATAAATTTAAAATCATTTTTAACTCTTTCTATACCATCACCTAAATAAGTTCCTGTCTCAACAAAAATATTAGGTTTGTCCATTTTTAATAAATTAACAATAATTGTAAACCACGACATTAATTAATAAGTTTATACATCTTTAAATTAATATTTTAAATAAAATAAATACCTAAACATTAATATATGGATTATTATCAAAAATATCTAAAATATAAAAATAAATATTTAAAATTAAAAGGAGGTACTGAAAATAATGGAGATATGAAAAAATGCGAGGATATGAAAAAATGTGAGAATATAAAAAAATGTGAGAATGTAAAAAAATGTGGGAATATGAAAAAATGCGAGGATACGAAAAAATGCATTGAATGTATTAATAAAGAAGTAAATAAAATTAAGAATGATAATATAAAATTATGCGAATCAACAAAAAAAGGATTTATTGATATTGATGATTTAATTGACTCTGATTTAATTCACAAAAATATTTTGAAAAATAAAACTAGGGATTTATATGGATTATTAACATCAGATTTTATTCTATTTCACTATAATAAAATATTAAAAAATAAATTTAATATTAAATTTGAGATATCATCAACTTTGAGTAATATTAATAAAGACATTAGTAATTATTATAATAATATTTGCAGGATTAAAACATATCTTGAAGAGTTGTTTGATTTTAATAATTATCAAAATAATGATAAAATTTTTAATAATATAATTACTAATATACATTATAAAGCAAATAATATGCAAAAATTATATGATAACAATAATGTAGTTTTAAATACAATAAAAAATATGAATATAACCAATATTATGAATTTTCAAATTGCTATAAATATTATTAAGCAGTATTTAAATAATTTGAAAAAAACTAATCAACCCAATAAAAAAACTTGTATTAATAATAAATATATTGATTATAACCAGTTTATAAATAATGATAATATGGTAAATATATATTGTAAAGATAATAAAAATCCAATGCCCTATAATGAAATTGATACTAATACAGAAAATAATGAATTAATAGACATATTATTAGATAATATTAATAAATTTATAGAACACCATAATTTAGAAAAGAATGTTATACTAACTCAACAACCAGATATAAATGATGTTAAAGCAATATCACAACAACTTTATAACTTTTTTATATATTATGACAAATTTTCAATTAATAATAATAATTTTTTAGATACAATTTATTCTGATAATTATAAAGAATCAATTATTTTATTTCGAGATTTGTTTAATAATTATAATAAGTATGGTAGATTATTTCTTCCAAAAATAAGAGAATTGACCAAAATATTGGCATCTAATAAAAATTATAAAGAGGATATTCAAAAAATTTCAAAAAAATTAAATGAAATAAATGATGATATTAAATATAATTTTATAAAATATAATAGAGTGGTTCTTATTAATCCTTTTTATAAAATTAAATATATTGATTATGATGATAATTCAACATTTAAGAATGGTTTAGATATAATAGAAAACTTGCTAAATTCAAAGGATGTTTATTTAAATGAATTTGGCAAAAAATATATTAATAAAATAGATACAACTGAAATAATAGATAAAATCATTAAAGAAGAAGAATTAAAGAAAGGGGTAAATTTTAAAAAAGAGAAATTAAAAAAAATAGATGATTTAAGAGAAGATAAAACATATACAATTATTAGAGAGTATGATATTATTGATTATTATATTATTTTTCAATTAGTCATATTTAATATTGAATTACTATTATTAAATTATTCAGAGACAAAGAATATTAAAATAACAAATCTTCCTTTAAATAATATTAAAAGCTATTTGGATGAAATTTACGATATAATAGAAGAAGCAACAAAAGATACAAAAATAATATATAAAAAGGATATTGATAAAAATTATCCATATATTGAAATGAACACATTTATTAGTGTAAATGAAAAATTAGATTATATAATAGATTTAATGGTTCCCGAACATGGTACACTTTTATTTAAAATAAATAATACTTATATATATTTTGATTCAAATTATTATATGAGAGATATATATGTAAATAATTATCTATACGATTTTGCTGAAAAAAATAAGGGAAATTATTATAAACTTGGTTTAGAATTAGAAACTATTGGAACAAGTCTACAATATAATGAGGGTTTTGCAAAATATTTAGGTGATGTTTGTTATATGGAACAAGAAAAATCACCATTTAGAGGAATAAAAGGGTTTTGTGTATCATGGTCTCAGTATATGAAATTAATGTATTTAATTAATAAAGATAAAATTAAATCCTATAATGATTTTGTTGATTTGTTAAGATTTATGATTAGTAATAATCCATATCCAAATAAATTAGTAAATACTGATCAAATTAGAGTTTATAATCAAGTTAAGTTATTTAAATCAATGATACTTCAATTATATATTTTATATAAAAATAATATAATCACAACAACAGGTTATCTTGATAAAATATTTACTACAGAACAAATTAACAATATACATAAACTATTTCAAAATATTGAAGATAATAAATATAAATATAAAGGAACTCTTCTGGAAAGATTATTATAAATATTAAGAATGGATTAAAATAAATATATTTTATATATTAGTATGAAATATAATATTATATTTATTGGTAATAATGGTGTTGGTAAGTCAACATTAATTTCAAGATATATTAAAAATAATAACAATGAAAATCCTCATATTAAAAGAATTACCATAAATGATATCAATATAAAAATGCGCATCTATGAGATTTCCAAAATAAGTGAAATTGAATCAATTGGTAGTGAAATAACTAATAATAATGTTATTTTTATAATGTATAGTGTTGTAGATAAAAATAGTTATAATATTATTTATGATTTTTATAAAATTTTAAGAAAATACAAGCCAATAGATATAATATTATTGGCTAATAAAATTGATTATCCAATAATACACGTTGACAATAAATTAGGTCAAAAATTATCTAATAAAATTGGTGCTGATTATTATGAAATTTCTGTTAAATATAATTATAATTGTAATAATATTATTGAAAAAACATTAAATAAAATTATTTACAGAAATATTATAAATGAAAGTTCATATTTATTAAATACTAAAAAAAAATTAAAAAGATTTTGTTGTTTATTTTAATTTATTCATTTTTATAAATTTCTATTTCAATAGGCTCATCATCAGATACATCCGAAATAACTTCATCTAATTCAACTTCAGGAGTAGATTTAGTACTAAAATAATCAGTTATTATTTGTTTTGAATTATTTATAACATTAGTAATCACATTAGTGGAATTGGTTATAGTTTCAATAAATTTTTTTGTTAAACTACTAAACATTTATACTAAATATAATTAGAAAAAATTTAGACTCAAAATATTATTCCATTTTACAGTTAGATATTTCCAATCTTTATCAAATTCCTCTAATTTATAATTAATTATTTTAGAATTAATTAAATATTGGTTTGATATCACAATCAATTTATAATTATTAAATATACTATCAAGTAATTTAACTAATTCATCATACAATTTAATTTTATTCGAATTCATATTACTAGTTTCAATTCTTATAAATATTGGATTTCTTAATTCTCTAAAATTTGTTATCCTATTTATTAACTTTAATGAAAAATCATTAATATCATACTTGTCAATTAATTCATGAGCAAATTGAATTCCATATTTATTAAATAATATATAACTTCCACAATTATTATTTAATGAATGATGATTTTCAGAATATTTTTTTATCTCCAATTTTTCAAAATCATTAAAATTATTTCTTAAAGTTAAAATTAATTGAGACAATGATGTTTTACACCAATCAAAAGGATATGCTTTTTCTCTTAAACCATATTCTTTTAATTGATACGCAACTGAACAATTTGAACCTAATGAAACAAATATATTTTCCATATTATATTTATTTTATTTATTAATCAGAATATTTTTCAATTATTTTTATTTTAACTAATTTTATCATTAAAATAAAAAATGAAATTTGTATTATTTAATTTATTTAATATAATATTTATGAATTATAATTGTTCTTATCTTGATAAAATATTAGTTAATTCAAATGAATCATATAATATTGCGTCATTTCCAATTAAAGATTATATTGATAAATATAAAAATAATCAAGAATTATTAATAGTTGATTATAGATTTAGAGCTAGAAATCAAACAGAAATGATACCACAAATTTTTAATAATAATTTAATATTTATTTCATCTAATTCATTTCAACAAAACCATAAAGTATTAAAAACTAAAATAAGAAAATACGTTATGGAATTATTAAATAATTTTAAACCACAAACGATATTGTGTATTGGGGGCGAATCATATTTATATGGATTGATGTGTCAAATTCCAAAAATAACTCATTATACTAACTCTAAGTCTATTTATTTGGATTCATTATTTAATTCTAAATTATTTTCAAGTCAAATATCCAATAATTTGATAAATTATAATATTATAACTTTTAATAAGTGTTTTGATTATGGTGTTATCAATTTAGCAAATTTGTGTTCTAATCTATTAAAACAAATCAATAATCTAAATATTCAAAAAATAATAATTATAAATTGTCATCATAATGATTTTTGGAAGAAAATTAAATTATTATCTAATTATAAAATTATTAATAGACAATATTTTGTTTGTGATAAATTAAGATATTTTTTAACTGTATCTATATTAAAGAAAATCTAATTAACATATTTTAATTGTGATGTTGTTTTAATAAAATCATTTCGATTAGCTAAATTAGTTGCTAAATAATGTTCCATATATCTATCAAAATCCTTAAAAATTATTATATCATTTATCATCCTTTTAGCCAAGTCAAAATGTTTATCTATTTGATAATCATTATTTAAATTAGTTTCATCATATTCAATAGAATAAACAGTTGAATAATATTTAATCTTTCTGGGCTCAATAGGGATAAAATTCTTTTTCTTTTCATAAAGATTCTTATAATTATAAGTTATGATATAGTTAATATGATCAATTCTTTCTTGATAGATAGAATGTGTATTGATATCATTTCTCTTAATATCAATTAACTTCATAAATTTTTCTTGATAGAAATTACCAGATTCATCAACACGTGCAAGATTAGGTTCTAACTTGATAAGACAACCACCTTCTTTTTGAGTAACATCAAACATAACATTATTTAATAATTCTTGTTTTTCAAAGATGTTAAAAAGATTTATATTAAAATAGGTTGCATCATATCCAGTATAATCCTGAATAATGAATTTTGTCTTTTTTATCTTACCTAAACATTGAGTGATAGTATTTATAATAAAACTAACATCTTCATCAACTTGTTGATTTTGTTGCAGAGATAAATAACTATTTGTCTCAAAATAAAAATCTCTGTTAATTGCGAACACTGTACATTCATCATTTTCATATTTTCTAAATATAGGTTTTTCATTATCAACAATATATTGTCTTTCAATAAGAGGTTTATTAATTGATGCACAATATTTAAGAATTTTAAGTTCTTCTTCTAGATATGGGTCAATTAAGATAATTATTTTATGACCAATAAATTTATCCAAAAAACAAGCATATTGTTGATTGTTTTCTGTTGTTATTTTATTATAAGCTCCCATTGCGGAACCAATAGCCAAGTATACAACAGAAATATTAGGTAATGATATATAATCATATATTTGATTGTAGAATTCCATTATAATAATTAATTAATTTATTATGATATATTTATTTCAATTTTTTTTATTAAAATATGAGTGAAATGAATATTTTAATAATATTATTCTAATGGGAACTTATCGAAGATGAGCGATACATTTCAATTTTTTTTATAATATCTATTAAATAAATATTATATCAAGTATTAAATAAAATTTCTTTATTAATATTAAATTTATTAAGTTCATTTAATACAAATACTTTTTGATTTTTTAATAATTGATAATTTTTGTCTAGTTCTTTAATTTTATCATAATTCATTTTAATTTTATGAATGATATTATTTATTTTTGGATGATTTTGATTAATTATAATTCCTTTACTATGTTTTTTAAGACTTTTAATTTTTGTTTGAATCATATTATATTCTTTTTGAAGAAATTTAATTTCAATTTCAATATTATCTATTTTCTTTTTTATAAGATCAATAGTATCATTAATATTTTTCACTTGTTCTGGTTCATAATAAGTAATTAAATCTCCATACATTTTAACAATTACTATATAATTTTTTGTATCAATTGTTATCTTCTTTTTTAACTTTTTATATTCTTCTTTTATTTTTGCCCATTCTTCTAATGATATAATATGTGTATTTTCTGCGAAACTAATAAAATTAACAAATATTTTGTAATTATTTTTGATTTCATTAATATCATTATCTAATTCATTTTTTGTGGTAGTTATTAGTTTTTTTAATGTTTTTTTATCTATCTCAATTTGTTGATATTTCTCCCTAAAATCCATTAACTTATTTGTCATTATTTAATAAATTTAAGTATCAATTTTTTTTATTAAATTAAAAATATTGTTCTACTTCGCTTTATGAAATAAAGCTCAGCTTATAATATTATTTATAACTACTCACTGGCGCTCTACAGGCTAGACATAGTCTAGCGCAGTTATAAAAATATTGAAAATATTATAAATTATTAATAATACTGATTTATTTAATGAACAATATAACATTGATATCAATAATTAAATATAATAATTATGAATTATTAAGTAAAAATATAAATAAAATAAATAGTAATAATTATATTAAATTATTAGCAACTTCATTTGAATATCATTCTAAGGAATGTTTTGATATTTTAACTAATCATACTTTAAGTAAAGAATGGTTAAATCAAATAAATCGCAATAATATAAAATTATTACCATCTATGTTTGAAATGTATATATTTGGTCCTAATATACAAAATGAATACTATCTTGATAAAATATTATCTTCACTCGCTTTATTCACACATCATTCAATAAAAATACTAGTATCTGATCTACAATTATTTCAAAAAGTATTTATGAAAATTGATAAATGTGAATTATTTTTTAGAGTTTCATTTTATTTTTGCTCAAAATATAATAAATTTGATATTTTTAAATTTCTAATTGAATATTTAAGAAATAATAATCAATATTCTTTTTTAAATAATGAATGGGTTCAAAGATTTATATTATTCTATTGTCTGATTTATGATTGTATAGATATATTAAGAGAATTAGATATTTTAGGTTACAATATTAGTTCATGTATTAAGGATGATAAAAAAGTAGAATCAATTATAGTTTCGCTATATAGAGTAACAAATAAATTTACATATGATACTAAATGTTTTGATTATTTAATTAGTAAAAATATAACAACAAATAAGAATCTATTGTGCGCATATATTATTGATAATTGTTTATTTGAAGATATGATAGAACCTTATGATTATTACTCAAAAGAATTATTTAAATTAGAAAATGACTTTAATTTTAATTATAATAATATAGAATTCCCATCAATAGAAAATTATAATGTATCTAATGATGATATTTTGAATAATGAAACATTAATTACTCATATTCAAAATGGATATGTTATTTTTAATACTCGTACTTTAAATATGCTTATTGATAAATTGGATAATCCACTAATAAAACAATTAACACAAAATATATTTAATATTGAAAATATAGATATATTCCGAGAAATAGCTGTATCTATTTTAAAAAGTATAAATACACAAAAATTATATATTAATAATTTGAGATCAAATAAATATAAAAAATTAGTAGTTAATTTTTATAAAATGGAAATACTTAATTTGATGAAAATTTGTAAATATGTTAAAGAAAATAATTTATCAAATTATAATCCATTAGATATACAAATATTTGAATGTAAGAAAAATAAAAAATTATGTAAAAATATAATAAAATATTTAATAAAATTATCATATGAATTACCAAATGAAATTAAGAAATTATATTTTACCAAAAATGAAATTAAAAATTTAGACAAAATAATAAAAGCTGAAACTATTAACGATTTATTAAAGAATATTAAAAACGATTTCAAAAAAAAGAAACCGTCCAAACAAAATAATCAATCTACTCCAAATATATCATTAGATGAAGAACAAGATGAAAATGAAATAATTGTTTAATCTATTTTTTTTTAGATTTTTTAATTAATTTTTTGGTTGCTTTCTTTGAATTCTTTTTACCACCTTGTTGTTTTTTGTTATTTGAATTCTCTTTATTTTTTTTATTAAGTGAAACAAATAATGGGATCATTACTATATTATTAATGGATATAAATTAAATATTATAATTTTATTTTATCTAATTAAAACAAATCCATACCACATTTAATACAATAATATTGAGTTCTTTCATCTCTACATGACCTATCTATTTTTTTAATATGTACACAATTTATTTTTAATAGATTTTTTATTTTATTAATTTCATTTTGAAGATTAATAATATCTTTTTTATGATTAGATATTATTGATTCTTTTTCTCTAATTTTATGCAAAAACTTTGAGATTTCTTCACTAGTTAATTCAACCATTATAATAAATACTCTTTTTTTTAATTAATTAATTATCAATTTTTTTTATCGGTTCATTGAACATCAGTCAATAATAAAAAATATTGAATAATAACTACTTAGGAAATTATTATTTTATATTTTAATGCCACAAAAAAATATTAGTAAATCATTAGTATTAGTTGATACTTCATATACATCATTTTATAGATTCTTCGCAACTATTAGATGGTTTTCTTTTGCTTTCCCAGAAGAATTTAAAAAATTAAAAGAAATTAAGAATTATAATTGGTTAGAAAATAAAATATTTATTGAAAAGTATGAAAAGATGTATTTAGATTCAATTAAGAATCTCATTAAAAAGAAAGTTTTCGAAAATTCGATAATTATTTTTTGTATGGATTCTCCCAAACAAGATTTATGGAGAACCGAATTAAAATCTGATTATAAAGGAGATAGAATAGATTTAAGTCTAAAACACAATTTTAAACCTACATTTAACTATACATATGATACTATGATTCCCGAATTTATTAAATCAAATTCAAATATACATAGTTTAAGGATTGATAAATTGGAAGCGGATGATTTAATTGCTATCATATCAATTTATCTAGAAAATAATTATTCCAAACAACAAGTTTATATTGTATCGGGTGATGATGATTTTTTACAATTGGGAAGACCTAATCTTATTTTTGCAAACTACAAAAAGAAAAAACCTTTCACATTATCTAAAGAAGAGGCTAAAGATAAATTAAAAAATAAGATATTATTAGGTGATAAATCAGATTGTATTGAAGGTATATTTAAAAATATTATGCCCAGAGGAAAATTTAAACAATCTGATATTATTAATTCAGATAAATTGCTAGATGAATATTTAGAAATGGTTCCTGAAGCAAAAAAAAGATATGAATTAAATAAGAAAATGATAGATTTTCAGAATATTCCCAAAACCTATTTTAATAAAGTTGCTAAAATGTTTGATAAAAAATTTAGCAAATTGTTAATTAATCAAAATAATGAAATAGAAGTTTAATTTTTAATTTTCTTTAATAAAGTTTCTATTTCATCATCTATTTTTTTTATTTTTTTATTAATCATCTCAAGTCTTTTAGTTTTCCCTCCTTTTTTTTGTTTTAACATTTGATTTTGAAGATATTCTAAATATTCTTTTGATACTATTACCGTATCATTCTCTCCTGGAGCAGTTTTTACCAAAGGTAGCTCTTGTTTTATAGATACACTATTTGGTTTATTCATACCAAGTGGTAATTGTGGTGATTCACTTGTTATTTCATTATCATCCACCATTTTATCTAAAACTTCTTGTTCAATATTCTTAGTACTCATATTTAATGGTAATTGTGGTGATTCACTTGTTATTTCATTATCATCTACCATTTTAGGTAAAGTATTCACCTCTGCAACATCATTTTCTAGAATTTGTGTTTCTTTCTCAGTATTTTTATTACCCATATTTAATGGTAATTGTGGTGATTCACTTGTTATTTCATTCTCATCTACAATTTTAGGTAAAGTTTCAGTTTCTTCATCATCATCTACCATTTTAGGTAAAGCTTCAGTTTCTTCATCATCATCTACCATTTTTGATTTAGTCTTATTTTTTTTATTATTCATATTTAATGGTAATTGTGGTGATTCGCTAGTTGTTTCATTATTATCAAAAGATTTATTAAGTTTTATATTTTCTTTTTTTGGACTTTTAACCTTATTATTAGGTTTTCTAGGTGTTTTACCTTTACCTCCTTCAATATCATTTGTAATAATATCTAATAAAGAAACAGAATAGTCGCTAGTATTATCAAGCATAGCATCAATATTATCAATTTTAATTTTATCCATAATTATATTATAATATAGAATTTATAATTTTTTTAAAATAATAATTTTTAGATGAACGTTAAGATTATAGATCATAACTTTAAACAAGTGAATACTTTAATACTTCATCAAATGTTTCAATAGGAATAGCTCTGAAATTATCATCTAATAAATTTGGATTTCTTTGCTTAATTTTTTCTAAATGTTTAATATTTTCTCTTGGAAATAGAACTAGTTTAACACCTGCTCTTTTGGCACCCTCCATTTTCTCTTCAAGTCCACCAATTGCAGTAACTTTACCTTCCAAATTAATTTCGCCTGTCATCGCAATATCATGTTTAATCTTTTTACCTGTTAATAATGAATAAATAGCTAATGTTATTGCTGCGCCCGCACTAGGACCATCTTTTGGTGTAGCACCTTCTGGACAATGTAGATGAATTCCCATTGGAGCAGTTTTCCACAGAGTCATATAATTATTTTTAATCTCATCTGATAAATAATTCCAAGCTAAACTACATGCTACTTCAGTACTTTCTTTAATAACTTTTTCCAAATGACCTGTAGCTTTAAGAGTCATCGGATTGTGTGATGGATACCAAATTGTTTGAATTGGAAGAACACCACCTAGACCAATTGAATTTGCCCATAAACCATTAACAATACCTGGTTTATCATCTTGATTAATAGTATCAGGATCAATTTCGTTTTTATGTTTTAATAAAATTTTCAAATCTTCTATTTCAACCTTAAATGGAAAAACTACTGCCTTGGAATTAAGCTCAGACTTGATTAAATTAGCCAAGTTTAATTCTCTAACAATATTATAAAGAGTTGCCTTTAGTTTTCTTACTCCACCTTCACGAGTATAAGTCATAATAATGTGTTTTAGGGTTTCATCATTAATTATAACATCTCCATTTTTAAGACCCATTTCCTTTAACATTTCTGGTAATAAATAATTTGACGCAATATGAGTCTTTTGAGTAGTTAATAAATATTTAGTTTCAATACAAGTGATACGGTCTAACAAAATGGGATTAACATTTGAAGGATCATTAAAACTAAAAATAATAGTAGCCCTTGACAAGTCAATATCAATACCATGGAAATATTTATCTCTAAAATGACAATTCTGAACAGGGTCTGTTAAGTGAACAAGAATATTTGTAATTTCATCTCCCTTATGGGTCTTAGAAATCTTATCTAATTCATCAAAATAAATAACCGGGTCCATACACTTTGAATTAATTAATCCATTCATAATGCGACCATAAATTGAACCTTCATATGTATATGAATGTCCATCCAAGAAGGAACCATCCGTTGCTCCACCTAATGAGATGAAAACAAAAGGTTTATCCATTGCTTTAGCAATACCTTCTTTAATTAATGAAGTATTATGGGTAACTGTAAAATCACCCAATAAAAATCTATTATTACCATCAAGAGTAAATCCATAATATTTTCCAAATTCTACTAATTTAACTTGAATATCATATGCCAATGGATTTTTAACTTGATAATCAAGATATTTAATATTATTTCTAAGAGGTAATTCATTAATATTATTACCATAAATTTTAATATTGTTATGATTTCTTTCAATTACAAAACCTAATGATCTTGTCAAATATACAATATCATTTAATAAACTATTAGAATCTACTGTAAAATCAAAACTACCATATGTATCTATAATACCTGCTAATAATTTCAATCTTGTTTGTCTATCATTATATTTATATTCATTAGAAATAGATTCATAACTTTGAGTAATAATACAATTTCCATATTCATAAGGTTCAATTGTAGTAGTTTGTGTTGAAAAATCAACACCTGTTCTATAACCCTTTAATTTATTCTTAATATTATATGGTAATTTTAAATAATCATTAACTGTTATTTCAATAATATTATCTTTTTCATTAGATAATAATTCCGAAAGATGTTCTTTGGCATCATCATAATTTTCAAAATTAAATTTATGAATAACAAAATGTTTTTTATCAAAATGATGTACCTCAAAAGTTCCCAGTTTAGGTTTATGAACAATCTTATCTAACTCAAATGATTGAAGACATAAAATATGTTCGGAATTAACTGTATAAGATTCACCTACTGATGGTATAATTTCATACATATCATCTTCCCCTCTTCCTAATGATAAAACATTTCTTGGATTGGAATCATCACCCATAACTTGATCTCCAATTACAACATCCTGAACTTTTTTAAATGTTCCATCATACATTAAGATTGGAGTATCATATGCGAAACATTTACCATTTCCTGGTGGTCCATAAATACCAATAACATTACCTTTTGCCTTTGGATTTCTAATTTGCTGACCCATCACTTGAATAATTTGTCTCTTCGCTTCTTCATGACCATATACTGCTGAATTCATTGTTTTTTCCAAATTATCTAAAAATGTCTTGACCTTTTTAGGTTGAATAGAATCAAGATTTATTCCCTTGAATTTCCCAAATGGAATAGTCATTAATGAATCAAACCAAGTTTTTAGTTTATTTTCTGGATGTCTACTTGTTGCTAAAGTAGTATATGATTTAAGAATATGATTCTTTTGACCCAATGGTAAAGGTAAATCCATAATTTGGAATACAACTGGTTTTTCACCGGATTGATATTTATTAATATCTTGTAAATGTGCTAATGCTTCTTTACGTTTATTATCAGGTAATTTTTTATAATATTTAAGAATTTCCTCTTCAGATTCCTCATCTCTTGATTTAAAAATCTGATTCATAAAAGTTTTAATTTCGTTTTTATCTTCTTTAGTTTTTCTTAATGGTTTCTTTTCATCATCAGTACTATCACTATCACTATTATTACCACTATCACTTGAATCTTTATAATCACTATCATTAGAATCATCTTTTTCTTCCGTATCATCTTCCCAATCTTCATCAGAATCATCAACATCAGAGTCATCTTCATAATCATCATTCTTTTTAGTTTCATTATTAGATTGGACATCAATCATAAATACATCATTTAATTTCCTTTTTTTATATTTTGATTCAATAGAATTTTTAATTTCTTGCATTGTCTTTTCAAATGTAGTTGAAGGATTAGTTAATGAGTTATCAATTATTTTTTCTAGAATATTTCTACAAACAGATAATTCAGCAATCATTCCTAATCTAATAAAATCAGGTAATTGATTTTTAACAGTCTTATCATTTTTAAGACCATTAATAACTTCCTTAAAGATTTCTCTCAAATTTTTACAATAATTTCTCAATTCATTACTTTTATATTTTAATGTATCATCATTTAATGTCCTTAATCTATCAATTGCTGATAATTTCAAATCGGCAATAATATCTTCATAACGAATATTACTTAAACTTCTCTTTTTACTATTACTAGCCTGATTGGTATTAAGGTACTCAATAAAATCTACAACGTCATTATTAGTCATTAAAAATATAAATTATTATTGCTTTATATGTTGTAATATCAATTTTTTTTATCTATTAATTTATACTATAAATGGGTATAGAAAGATTCTTTACTACCATAAGTAAGACTGGAGCATTAAATGGATTTAGCAAATCATTTATTGATTCTATAGATATGAATAACATTGACCAAAATGAAAATATTATAAATGGAAAATATCTATATTTGGATTTTAATTCAATAATCCATAATTCATCTTCCAAATTAATTTCAGAACTCAATTCTAATCAAAATAAAAATTATAATAAATTAAAATTAGATGATATTGAATTAATGATTATTAAAGAAGTTAACCTATTTATTATTAGATTATTAGAAAGAATTGATATTACTCAATTAGAATATATTTACATTGGTATTGATGGAGTTCCAACATTTGCTAAAATTTTAGAACAAAAAAAAAGAAGATTCATTGGTGATTTTGTTGAAAAATTATTAGAGAATTATTCTTTACCTTTTAATTGGAGCAAAAATAATATTAGTCCAGGAACAGTTTTTATGAATAAAATAACAAAATATTTAAATAATATTAAAAATATTACTAAAAATAAATTAATAAAAAAAGAAGATTATATATTAGATCCAATTGATTATGAATTTTATTCCAAGATTAAAAATATTGAGATTTCTGATTCATATGAAGTAGGAGAGGGAGAAATTAAGATTTTTGATTTGATTAATAATTTATCAAAACCTAAAAACGATATATTATTTTATAGTCCAGATGCGGATGTTATATTATTGAGTATGATTTCAAAAAATTCTGATAAAATTAAAATTCTCAAATATGATTCACTAACTAATATTTTATCTATAATTAATATTGAATTATTAAAAAAAGCAATATATAATTATTGTATAGAGAGAATAGATGAAACAACAAAAAAAATTTATAGTTTAAGTAATATTATTAAAGATATTGTATTTATTTTTACAATATTAGGAAATGATTTTTTACCAAAATGTGAAAGTATTCAAACTAATTTAGATTTTCTATTTTTAATTGATATTTATTTAATTAATTTAATAGATTTAGGACATATTGTTTCTAATAAATTTATAGTTAATCAAAGTTTTTTTGGTTTTATTTCTTTAATTAAAACACATGAAAAAAGATTATTATTTAGAAATGCTCATATGAATGTATATCAAAATTATTCTTATGCAAATCAAAAAAATTTTATTTTAGATTTCCATAAAATTAAAAATTTTGAGAATTTTAGAAAAAGATTTGGAGAACCATTTTATAATTTCCATAATAATATTTTATTTTATATTGATCCATTTAAAATAAAGGATGAAATTAATAAACTTAAAAATAAAATTAAAAATTTTCACGGTTGTTTAGAGTTTTATTTATTAGATAAATATCAATTAATTAACATTTTAAAAAATAGTAATCAATTACCTATTAATGATTTAGTTAATATTGATTTAAATTTTGAAAATAATGAATATGAACAATTAAGAAGAATTAAATATCAATCTAATATTAAAAAACATATTATGAATATGAAAGATTTAAGTCCAAGAGATGTTGAATTATATTTAATTAATAATAAATTAGATAAATATTATCATTTATTTAATCCAAATAATGAATTCTTTCAAGATATCCTTAAAACCAGAAAAATAAATGAAACTTTTTATTATTCAAAATATTTTAGTAATAATCAACCAAAACAAATTGTTCATTCCTATCTTCAAGGATTTAAATGGGTTTTTCAATATTATTTTGTTCGTGGTGATAAATTAAATATTGATGAATATTGGTATTATTCACATCATAAAGCTCCATTATTTGATACAATATATAAATATTATTCTGCCTCCGCAATAGACACTATATTTAAATCTAAAAAATTATTAATAACACCATTACAACAATATTTATATATAACACCAATTAGAATGTCTGATTTATCAAATCCAGATTTTTATAAAATTATTATTGAATTCAAAAATAATAAATTTGTTGATGAAAAATTAGTTAATAGAATAAAATTATTTATTGAAAAACATCCATATTATTTCTATAATTTGGATGAAATTTATTATACAGTTAAAAAGGGAAATCTAAAAAAAGATTTATTTAATTGTTCTAGTTCTGTTTTCATTTCAAAATGTCATTATCAAATATTGGATTATATTGTTGATATAAATAAATTTACTCAACTAAATTAAGATTTTTATAATATTCTTTTAACCTCTTTAATTTATTTAAAACTTTATACTTTATCAAACCATACTTATCAACCAATAAAGATACTAATTTATCATCATTCACATCTTTTAATTTTAATATATTTGGTTCAATTGGTGTATGTATTGCTTCCTTAAAATAGTCTTTCGCATCTTGATAATTAAAAATATCAGGAACATTATGACCCATATTTTTAAGTTCTAATAATGTTTTATCTAAATTTTTATTCTTAATAAAAGTTTTATATAAAATTTCTGGTTTAATATCTGATAAATGTGGACAATAATCACAACCAAATAAAATACATAATTCAATAAATTCATCATTTGTTAATTTTAATTTTTCTAATATATTATCTAAACTTATCTCAATTACCGATTTTTTATGTGATGTTAAATTTCTAATTATTTTTGGAGAACCAAATGTTAGAATATCCATATCCTCAGTTAATACTGCATAAACCATTGATGATTTACATAAATATGATAACTGAGAATCGGCTTCTTCCGGAGCATCAATATATGGTATTCCCATGAAATCTAATAATTCCCTACACTGTTCCATTTGTTCTTTTGTAATATTCACACTTCTTTTTAAATATTTAATTTTGTCAGCTTCATTTGTTGTTTCAGATAATTTTTCCAAGGCTTTTTGTTTAACAACTTTTCTTGCGTCCAAAATTTTTTGTTTTAGTTTGGGTGGTTTTCCATCAAAAACATAAACTGGAATTATTCCTTTATCAAGAAAACTTAAAGTTCTATTAAATAATCCCAAAATATGTGAAGTGATTTCACCTTTATCATTTGTTAGGTCAGAACCGGAGTTCCTAATTGCTATAACTGATTGATAAATAATTATACTAATATCAATAGCTATTTTTTTATGACAAAAATCTTTGTCAGTTTTATTAATTACAGTATCAGTATTTTCTGATAAAAATTTTAATAGATTTTTTATTCCCATATATGGTTATAAATTAGTATAAATATCTCTTTAATAATAAACTATTTCATTTTTTATTTATTATATAGTTTTTTTCTAAAATTATATAATGATATTTCAAGTTGTTTTTCCTTATAATGAAACAATTTATGGTGATACCTTTAAGGAAGCCATCAAGAATTTTGTAAAACTTAAACATGATTTAAATATTAGAGAAATAATTATTAAGGACCAAACCAAACAAATGAGAGCTAATCTAAGATATTATAATCAAAATGGTGTTGATAAAGTTGGTATTAATATGTTCCCTGTTGGCTTAGATTATCCTATTCCTGTTGTTATTAATGATGGATATACTACACCCAGAATGCTTGATATAGGTAATACTTTACTTCCCCTCTCACCTATTCCAGGATCTCCCCTTATTTCAATTCCATTTATTCCTACTGTTGTTAAAATTCCTAATCTATAATTAATAAATATTTACCATTATCTGTTATTATATATTTATCATTATAATAATTGTTAATAATTCCTGTATAATCTTCAAAATCTTTTTTAATATCTTTAATTTGTATTTGTCTATTTTCACTAAAACCATTAATATATGATAAATTATTGTTTTGTAAATCACTAATATTATGTAATTTAAATTTTATAGTTTTAATATTATCTTGTATTCTATCAACTACTAATCCAACCTTTAAATTTTTCCGTAATTTATTATCAAAACAAATATCAGTGTTATCTATTTTTTCCAAACTAATTGACACTAAATGATTCGCTCCTATTTTTTTTATACTTTCTCCATTAATATGAATAGTTTTTATTTTAAATTTAATAATCTTATTATTATTTAATGTTTTATAAACTAAATTTACATTTTGATTAATTTCTAAAGAACCACAATTAAGAAAACCAGATATAATCATCCCAAAATCATTATGGGGATAAATATTTAATATAATAAATTTGGTATAATTTAAATTTGGAATTATATAATCTCTTTTCATTTTATTTATAGTTTCCAATAATTTTGATTTATCAATTAAATTATCACAATTATATAATTCAGTATTAAATATATTTATAAATAAATACGGTATTTCCATTTTTTGACATATATTAATATTAAAATCATTAGTGTGTCCTTCTTTATTAGTAAAAATTAAAGCAATATTTGGATAAGTACCCAATAAAACTTTATATTTAGTTTTAATATATTCTTCAGAACCCGGTGCTTCTATAAATACATATCTTGTATTTTGATAAATTAAACTAGAATAATTAATAGATGATGTTTTTTTTGATTCTAATTCATGTTTATGATTTAATAAATATATTCTTGCGTCATTATTGATATTAGTTTTATTTAAAATAATATTAGATAAAAATGTTGTTTTTCCTGTTTGCGAATTACCCAATAAAATAATTCTAATTTCTGGATATATTTCCATTTTTTTTCTAATATCAATTTTAAAATAACAATTTTTATTATTTTTTATAGTTTCAAAATTTGTTATTTCTGAATTCGTTTTATCTAATAACTTCATAAAATTTTCTAATGTTTCTTTTTTCTCTCTATTACTTAAATTATATGGTGTCCCATCATCATCAACTCCCAAATAATATGTGGCTAAATTATCACCTTCATATAATCTCCAATTCATTTGTGTTGCTAAATGTTCAAGTTTATTATCATCTAAATTAATAAGATATCTTTTATATTCAATATTACCATCGTCATTCTCAGGACAGAGTTTATTCATTTAACTTATTAGATTTAGACTTTAAGTTTTTAATTGCCTTTTGTAAATCTGATATAGAGGGAACAATACCAACTTTAATTTGTTGAGGTAAAGGAGCGGAATTACTAGAGGCCATAACATATGATCTTGAAATAATTGCTTCTGGAGTTTTGTTCATTAAAGGTAAAGGAGGTGGTATTGGTGTTTCAATAATTGGTTCAGGATCAATAAAATTAATATCTAATTGTTCAGGTGGCGCATAATATTTAATTTGATATAAACTTGATGATAATCCAAATCTTATATTAGATTTATTCCAAATATAACTTAATTTAATAACTAATTCAATTTGTCCATTAATTTTAAAATCGGATAATTCAATTTTTGAACCTACATCAGATGTAATTTTAATATTCTTATTTATATCAGTTTTAATAAATTTTAAATTATTATTTGAACTAATTAAACTGATATATTCAAGTTTAGGACATTTTTTAATAAAACAGTTTTTAATATCACTTTCTAAATTCTGAATAAATTTTATAAAATTTTTTGTTAAATCATAATTTGGGTAAATTGGAATTTTAACTTGATTATATTTTTGATTAGCTAAACTATATATTAATCTTATTTTTGGTAGTTTTAAAAATATTTCTTTTGGATTATCATTATCTGGTTGATAATAAATATAGTATTTAGATCTGATTTCGTCTATTTTAATTTTATTACCAATAATAATATTATCAAAATCATAATTTATTTCTGAATTAAAATCAATTAAGTAATAGCTCATTATTACTTAATGGATAATTAATTTAATTATTTTTTATCAATTTTTTATTAGCTATTATAATGGAAGAAATTAAATTAAAACCAAAATCTATTATTTTTAGTATTATTATTATCGGTATGTTTTTTTATAGACCTCCTGATATGAATATTTATTGGAAAATATTAGTTTCAATGTTTCTTTTTATAATGTCTTACTTTATGATTAACTGGTATGATGCTAATATTGATAAACAAAATAAAGATTTTCAATGGAAATTAATTAATTTATATCATCTATTTATTTTAGCACCACTATTAATCTATTATGGTATTTATAAAAATAATAACAGTTCAAATGTTAGTTTATTACTTATATTAAGTTTTGCTTTTGGTTTATTATATCATTTTGATAGAGCATATAGTGATTATAATCTAATTTCTATTGCGCACGTAATTGGTGGTATATTGGGTATTCAAATAATTTTATTAGAAAATAAACCTGAATGGATCTATAATGCATTTATTGTTATTGGTATTTATGCAGGTCTCAAACATGGATTATATTTATTATAAAAGAATCTAAAATTAGAATAAGTTATAATACATAAATAAAATATTTTTTTTGTATTTTTGTTTGTTTTCTAAAGAAAATAGTATCCAACTACCAATGGTAGTCATCATAATCATCATAATAGTCTTCTTGACCATCATAATAGTTATCTTGCTTATCATCCTCTTGCTCATCATCCTCTTGCTCATCATCCTCTTGCTCATCATCCTCTTGCTCATCATCCTCTTGCTCATCATCCTCTTGCTCATCATCCTCTTGCTCATCATCCTCTTGCTCATCATCCTCTTGCTTATCATCCTCCTGACCATTATTGTTGACATTTTTATCGATTTGAGTTGCATCTCTTGTCCAAAAATATTCTTGACCCAAGTAATCTTTAAAAATGCTAACAATTTTTGAATGGAACTTCTTCTTTTTTTTATTAATTTCAGCAAGAGCTTCATTAGACCTATCTACACGTTCTACATTTTCTTGATATCTTGTCCAAGAATCACGCTTATACCAACTAATGCTGGTTATGCGTCTTATTCCTTCCCAATATTCATAGGCCATTTTTAGGGAATACGCACGCTCCCTAATATAAAAGTGAATCATTGGATGCCCACATGAAAACTTGCGCAAGTCAAAAGAAGCAAGACCAAACTCTAGTCTGTTTTCAAAATCTAAGAAATTTATAATATAAACCCATATTTCTACAGGAAATATAGATAATTTTTCTTGATTTCTTTGAATTGCTTTTATTCTTTGACCTCTAACGCTAGATAACAAGTCATCTATTGGATTCTCATTATATATCTTTAAGTCCCTTGCTATCTTGTGTTCATCATCTTCATCCTCTCCTTCATCATAGAATTCCTCCTCATCATCATAGAATTCCTCCTCATCATCATAGAATTCCTCCTCATCATCATAGAATTCCTCCTCCTTTGTAGATGATTTTTTATCATGGTTCATTTCCACGGCAATATCTCCTTCCCTCTGTTGCCAGAGCATATTTGTACCACGCGCATCAGGTGATTTTTTAACATGGTTTAATTCCATGGCAATTTCCCCTTTCCTCTGTTGCCAGAGCCTTACCGATATCAAATTATTAGACATGGTACGAGTAAAAGTTTTATATTTATAGAAACCATAAATATTTAAATTTTCAATATTTTTATAAATTATATGTGTTAGATGAATTTTATTTTAACAAATAATATCAATAAAGATTAAAAAACAAGCCTTCTATAATATTAATCATACGAGAGCATAGTTAATTAATATTTTTTGTTTTTGTTTTTTTTGTTTTTAAAAAAAAGTTTTTAGTATCCAAGTTCTTTTTCCAATATTTTCCTCCGGTTCTCCATTTGTTTAATTGTATTTCCTCTCATTTTTTCTGCTTCTTCTTCTAGAGACCGTATGCGTTTTTTAAGTCTTGTTCTATTCATGTATTCCTTCGCATCATCATACTCGACTTCAACATGAAAACGAATATCTAGTTCAGAATCAGACCACATCATTCTAATTTCATTATAAAATGAGATGATTCGAGAAGTTTTGGCTAAACCATAGAAAGTTCTAGATACACTGCCAATTACTATTCGGTCCTCCAAATTAACAAAGAGCATAATATGGTTCCATATTTCCGGGGGAATATATACATCTTCCACGGCAAAATCTTCTTTCTTCTGTTCCAAAGGCAAAAGAATATTTGTGCACTCGTTATGTGGTTTTTTATTTACAGGAATAATTGGGTTCTCCTTATATGATAGTTCATACGCATACACGTTCTCCTCCTCATATAATTCCTCCTCTTCATATAATTCCTCCTCCTCCTCTGTAGATGATTTTTTATCATGGTTCATTTCCATGGCAATATCTCCTTCCCTCTGTTGCCAGAGCATAATTATACCGCGTGCTTCAGATGATTTTTTATCATGGTTCATTTCCATGGCAATTTCCCCTTCCCCCTGTTGCCAGGGCCTTACCGATATCAAATTATTAGACATGGTACGAGCAAAAGTTTTATATCTATAGAAACCATAAATATTTAATTTTTCAATTTTTTTTATTTTAACGAATATAATGAGTTAAAATAAATTAATTATGAAGCGAGTTTGAAAAACGAGTCTTTTCAATTTTTTTATAAATGCAAAATAGTGATCATTTATAAATTAATTTATAATGGAAGCGAAGGCTTTCAGCCTGAACGAGACTTTTCAATATTTTATAAAATTATTCTATACAAGAGCAATAATTAGTATAACTTAAGTAAACCTTAATTTTGCGATGAAAAAGAATAATATACTTTAGTAAAATTAAATTAATAAAATAAAATTAAATTATTTTTTTTGTTTTTTGTTTTTTATTAAAAAAAGTTTAATTTTCTTGTTCTCTGTGGTGTATTCATCTAAAACCTTAGATTTCTCACACATGGTTGAATCGTGTATCCAAGCTCTTCGTAGAGTATTTGTTCATCGAGATTAATATTATCATATATTTCATACCATATTTGATCTATTTCTCTATCCATCCATTTAAATGTAGCTTTATCAACTTTAGTAAAATATTTACGACCATATGTATGACGTAGCTGTTCATATTCATAATAGTTAAAACCAGTTTTAACTAGTACATCATATATAAAATCGTCCTTTTTAATTTCATACTCGTCTTTTACATATTGGACTCTTTCAAGATGTGCCTTAATGATGGGATATTTACTAATTTGATAGAAACTTACAGATACCCGACCAATTATCAGTCGGTCCTCCAAATCAATAAAGAGCATTATATTGTTCCATATTTCATCAGGAATATATATATTTTCTACAGCAGATGATTTTTTATCATGGTTCATTTCCATGGCAATTTCTCCTTCCCCCTGTTGCCAGAGCATAATTGTACCGCGTGCTTCAGATGATTTTTTATCATGGTTCATTTCCATGGCAATTTCTCCTTCCCTCTGTTGCCAGAGCCTTACCGATATCAAAGTAGACATGGCGTGGGTAAAAGTTTTATATCTATGGAAACTATATATACTTAATTTTTCAATTTTTTATAAATATAAGCTTTGGCAAATATTTATAAAATATATTATATTGAACTATTAGATTCATTCTAGACTTTTTAACATATTACGAGCCCTAATCATTAACCAACCCTTAACTCTCTCTTCTTCTAATTCCTTATATAGTTCTTCCATATATTTATAGTTTCTATATTGAGATAATTTATTCATTTCCTCAAATAAACTCATACACGTTCTATCATTATTTGAATGACGAACAGAATAATTATAAATATTATCCTTAATTAATCTATATTGTTTATTACCATCCTTATCAACTCTTTGACGTAGTTTACTCCATAAATATGGTGGAAGCTGAGATAGATATACACTAAAATGATGAACAGGTGAGTCTTTATTTCTTGATGGTAAAACAGTTCTCCAATCATATGCAAGTTCTTCTTGAGATAATAATCCAACAACATGTTCGTGATAATTAGATTCTCCTTCATTAACTTTATTATTATAAAGTTTAACTCTAAATTGTCCCAATTTTAAACCATCCAAATTATTATCTTGAACTTGATTATCATTTGTCATATTTTGATTCTCAGTTGACATTAATTATTATTAACATTAAGTCTTTAAATTATTTAATCAATAAAAAATAATATATAAAACTAAAAAGTTGATAAAAAAATTTATTAATAAATATATACAATACTTAATGTCAAATCACTATACTAATATACCACCAACATATGAAGAATTAATGAAATGGAATATGAATAAAAATATAAATCCAAGAACAAATAAAACAATTAAAACAAATGGTAAAGTATATAAATATCTTGAAAGTATTTGGTTGCGTGATAAAATTAAAATAGAATTATTAAATTGTATTGATGATAGAGATCCAATAAGTATGAATATATTTTGGGAGGAAAAAGATAATAAGAAACAAATTATATATAATGATGATTTAGCAAATTTAATATTCTATACTGATCCCAAAAATAAAATAAGATGTTTTGAGAAAAGTTCATTAGAATATCTAAAATTATATAATATAAGAACACATCCAATAACAGGGGATGAAATACCCACTAATATATTTGATAAAATTAATGCAATAAATATATCTGATAATAATAAATCAATTGATAATTTAGCTTTGGAAACATTTCAAAAGTTTTCTAAGATATCTATTTTTATTGATCATTTATGGTTTTTAGAATTAAATAAAACTAAGTTATTCAAATTAAATTATGAATTGAAAGACTTTTGGAATCAAAATTTTTCTGAAGAACAAAGAAATAATATTCATAATCAAATTATATTTATTAAAAATGAGAGTGATATGGAAAATGATGATTTAGAAGATATTCAAAAATATTTGCTAAATCAAATAAGTATTTTATTAGATTGTGAAAAAGAAGAATATAAATATATGATTAATTATATAATTCTTGGAGGTTTAGGTCTAGTTATTCCTGAAATTAAAGATTTATACCCTGATTTTTGTTTATTTTAATTTATTCTTCATTATTATATGTTTCATCAAAAGGCAAAGCCTTTTGAAGTAAGAACTCTATCTCCCTGAGATAGAGTTGTTTCATCAGGGTAAAAAAGTATTTTAATAGTTTTTAATACTCTTCTTCCTCAGTATCCATATTAAAATAAATTATTAATACAATTATAAATATTATTATACTAATACCAGCTCCACCAAATATTAATAAATTTCTTGTCCTTTTTGCTTGTTGTTCTTTCGTTAATTTGTCTGCTCTTAATTTTGCATTTAGTGTTGCGAGTTCCGCCTTTGCTTTTGCCTTGGCTGCGTTCTCTGCATCCATTTTTGCTTTTGCTATTAATGCATCAGCTTCCGCTTTCGCTTTAGCATCCGCATCTGCTTTTGCCTTTGCGATTGCTATTCTAGCATTTCTTTCTGCTTCTTCCGCAATCACTCTTAATCTATTTGCTTCTTGAATAGCTTCTGCTGCTTTTCTAGCATCATCATCAGCTTTTGCTTTTGCTAGTCTCGCAATATCATCTGCTTTAGCTTTTGCTTTAAGTGCTTCTTCCTTGGCTTCTTGATTAGCTCTTGCTTTATCTTGAGCTTCTTGTAAAGCTTGTTGTTGTTTTTTAGCTTGCTCATTTTGTTCTTCTATTTTTTCAACTCTCTCTTTTATTTGTTGTGGTGTGACAGGGTTGGTAGTTGATTCAACACTATCTTCTGGTTTAGTTGGTTTTTGTTGGGTAAATCCTCCACAATTATTTTCTTGTTTAATATCAGCAATAGTTGCTTTATTAATTTGTGAATCAGAAATATTAATTTGATTTGAACATATTGTTATAGGTACATCCTTCTCATCATTAATAAGTCCAAATGCTCTAGCTATCCCACCAGTGCTATCAGTAGCGATAATTCTTGTTGCGCATCTTTTATCTAATGCCTTTGGAAATTGATTAGTAGAAGATTGTTTATAAATATTTAATGAGTATTTAGTAACAAGATTATTCTTATCTGTGTCTTGACTTGTAAGACCGTATGGATTTTCACCTTTTTTATATGATCCATCTAATTGATCTTCTGCTGGCCAAGTATTCATTGATGGTCCAAATACAGAATTTATACAATCACACTCAGGAGGGCCATAACTTAAACTTGGTTCTTCATTTTCTTTTAAATTATTACTTGGAAAATTATAACACATCTTATTTTCTTTATAAGTAGCAAGTCTGGGAACTTTTGAACCTACAGAATTTGTATCTATTTTCATACAACCTTGATCATATAAACTTTTAGCACAATGATTGATCATAAAATTATCACAAGTTGAATTTTGACCATAAACATTGGAAGATGTATTTGTGGTTAATTTCCTCTTATCATTTAATTCAATACCAATATTCTTTACATTACAAATATTCTCTTTATTTCCCTTTATTTGAAAACCAGTATATACAGTTTCTAAACAAACCCCATCTCTTCTGTCTTTACAATTATCAATAGCATTGGGAAATGCTATTGAAATAACATTTTGTTTTTGGATATCTTCACCAACTGCACCAGCACAACATGCCTTAGCTAAATGAGTATTTACATTTGAATCACGATAAAATTCTGTATAATTCATCATTATTTTCTTAACTTCTTGAGCTAATGCTGAATTATTAAATCTCTTATCTTGAATTGGTACTGTATGAAGAGTATTACCCATATTATAAAAAAGCTTATAAAATATTTTTATAATATTATTTTTGATTTATTTGTAATTTTATGGTATCTTTGCTAATATCATTAGAAATCACATATAAATCATTTATACCAAAAGTAGCTATTTTTATTGACCTGGGTGGTACGAAACCATCTTTATCAACTTTTAATCGGAAACTTCTTCTTGAATCATACGCATAATATAATACATTTAATTCTGTATCCATATACATTAAATTACCACTTACAGATATACCATTAACAACAGGTATTAAGGTGAATTCTCCATTACTATTTAATAATCTAAATTCCATAACATTACCTTCTGTGAAATCCTTTAATTGTGATTCTTTAACAATAAATGCTGGCATTTTATAATACTTTCCTTCTTTTATAGCTTCGATATTTTCATTTTGAGAAACAAACTCCATATTTTCATTTAAAAATTTTTTAATAATTTCTTTATATTCATTTTTTAAATTTTCAAAAGAAATAAATACATATTTAATATCATTAACATACATATCTAATGATACTGGTTTTTCTAAATTTAAATTAGAAATATCAATGGTAAACTTTTCACGAGTTTCAGATGTCCAACATACATAAATTAAATATAATACACCGATTAAAAATAAAATTTTAATTACAGAATCCATTTATATATTGTAATTTAGATTTTTATTTCTATAATTAAATATATAAACTAAATGTTTGACCATATTATTAATTTAAATCAATATTTGGGACATAATAAAATCAGAGAAGATTTTGGATTATTAGATTTATTTTTACCTAAGAAACCATTAGTTAAAGGTGGTGATACCACTGATATTAAAGATTCTATGAAAGTTAAAAAAACATTTGAAACCAACCAAAAAATAGATAGATCAATGGTAGTTAATTCGCTAAATAAATTAGTTAATAATGTATCTAATGATGTTATTCAAAAAAATACAGCTATTGCTTCATCCGCAGTTGGAGCTTCAAATTTAATTAATATAAGTGGTATTCAATGTGATGAAGTTGTTATAACAGGTATTAGACAAAAAGCAGATGCCACTAGTCAAACACAAGTTAAAATGGCGCAAAGCAACGCAAGCAAAATCTCTACTGAAATTTCTAATAGTATTGATAAAACTGTTGAGAAAATAGGTAATACTGATATTGGTAAACTAGACGCACAGAATAATAAAGATTTGGAAGAATTTTCAAAAAGAGTACCTGAATTTAATCCAAATAAAGCTCAACAATTAGCAAGTAATTGTCCTAAAAGTGATGACGCATCATTAGTTAGTGTTGGTAATAAATGTAATGTACAAACATCATATGAGTTAGATGAAACAGTTAAGAAAGCATTAGAATTAGATGAATCTTTTAAAATAAATGATACAAATGATGTTAGCAATGAAATTAAAAATAAAATAGAACAAACCAATTTTTCTCAATGTAGTGCTAATGCTTCCGCTGGTAATGTTATTAATATAAATGATATATTATGTTCTAGTATGAATGCTTCATCAAAAGCTAATAGATTAGCTGTTGCCGAAAAAGAAAATACACCTATATCTAAATCATTAAGAGGTCGTTTAGAAATATCTGATATTGAACAAGAGGCTATAGCTAAATTATATATGACTTGTGTATTTGACCAAAAAAATGTTAGTGATATTGCTAATAAAATGTTAAATAAAATTACACAAAAATATAATCAAATTTATGATGCTATTTGGGATAAAGCTCAAATAAAGGGTCCTGAATATTATGCTAAAGCTGGAGATTTTCTTGATACTTTAGTAGGCGCTGGTATGGAGAAAATACATGCTGCTGCTGGTAATTTAGAAGAAAGAAAAGAAGTAGAAACACCTCAAATGGATGAACCAGTTCCACCTACCCAACCAACCCCATCTCTACCAGTTCAACCAACACCTTCTAAACCCACTCAACCAACTCCTTCTCAACCCTCTCAAACAACTCCATCTAAACCCGCTCAAACAACTCCCGTTCAACCAACTCCATCTAAAACTGCTCAACCAGCTCAACCAGCTCAACCAGCTCAAACAACTCCATCTAAACCAGTTCAAACAACTCCTTCTCAAACAGCTCAAACAAAAAATAATCAAGATATGAATATATTATTATATAGTGGGATTGTGATAGTAATATTTATAATTATTATCGCAATATTTTTAATTTATAATTTTAGAGATTCAGAAGATTATAATGACAATGAAGATGATGAATAAAAATATTATATTTTATAAACAGCAAATTCTCCACCACCACCAAATGGTTTTCCATCTTTTTGTTTTATTTGACATACACCTGAACCTTCACTTGAATAATCAGTACCTGCAGGAAGATATACACAACTTGCTATTAATCCACCATTTTTAGCTTCATCTTGAGGATAACCTTCAGCAAATTCCATACCAAAATTTGGAACACCTTTAGCTTTTGATTTTTCTCTACATTGTTCAATAGTTAAACCTCTTTCAAATCCTGTCTTATTTCCAATTTGTCTAGTATTCTTAAAACATCCAACAAAATTCTCAACTGATGATTGTTTTTGTGGATCTTGAATAGTATATACATAACTACCAGCTGGAGCTTTCTTTAATCTGCCTCCCATTCCTTGTGGATTAAATTCACTTAAATTTGTTCCATCATAATATGATGATTCTTTATTTTCAGTATCAACCATCTTAACATAATTATCATGTCTAACCATAGCTACTCTAACTTTACCATTGGGTCCATTAAATTCAACTAATCTTTCAACTGGAATTGGAACACTTCCTATCCATGGTCCACCTATAAATCCTTGTAGAGGTAAATCTACAAGTTGTACTGAAGTTTGTGGAGTAGGTTGTGGAGTAGGTTGTGGAGTAGGTTGTGGAGTAGATTTTTGACCAGCTATTAAAGTTTTAAGTTGATTTTCATCAATACAAGTATTACCAATACATAATTTATCTGCCACCTTAATACCTCCATCTTTATTAAATCTTACTCTTTCACTCCATTTATCAGACCATGGTTGGGGATTATACCAAACACCAAAATCACCATTCTCAGAACATCTTGGTCCAGAGAAGTGCCATTGACCACAACCACCTTGAAGATTAATGTCTTTAAATGGTCCTTCATTATCAATTATAAGAGATTGACCTTTGCTAACTATACTTCCATTTGGATTTATAGTTACTATTGGTTTTGTTCCATAACCACCATCAGCAAAGAATTGATGAGGGCCATTTTTAGTTACGTATCTATTCCAATTACCTTCTATATTTGAATAAAGACCTAAATCATTTCCTGGTAGATCTTTGGGATCTTGTCCTCTGGTTAATTTACCTCCATCCATTCTCATACCTTGACCATTAACTTGAACTTGATCACTATCATAAACAATATTTACAGATTTATTTCTTATACCTAAGAATGCTTTATTATTTGACCAACCAAGAGCCATAGCTTTATCAATAGCTTCATTATGACCAACAGTTATATAAGAGAATGCTTTATCTTTACCTCTAAAATTACCTAATTCATGAGTTCCAGAAACACCATTAACCATTACACTATTTCCTATATTAACATTATTTTTAACATCAAGGTCCGCAGTAGGATTTTCAACATTAATACCCATTTTATTATCAACCATATAAACATTATTAGGCAATGCTAATTTATCTACCATAACTGTTTCTAAAGGACTTCCGTCCTTTTTAATAAATTGTGAAGCAATAATCGCCCCATCTAATCTAAGATTACCTGATAAATTAAAATAATCAGAAGGCAGTGGTTTAGATTTCATTTCTTCTTGGGGAACATTAACCATTGATTCAACCAAAGATTTCTTTTTTTTAATTTCACCACAAGCACTGTAAAATAATCCTGACATATAATTATATATAAAGTTATAGAAATTATTAATAAATTTTTATAACTTTTTAAAATTATTTTTATTAAGGACCCATACTCATTGAAGTTTGATTACCCATAGAAGTACCCATATTCATCGATGAATTATTTTCATTGGTTAACATTAAAGATGATGTGCTTGTTGTTCCAGTCATATTCATTGGATTATTATTCCAACTACTCGTCATCATAATACTACTATTTTGTGTCATATTTTGATTTTGGGACATTTCATTAACTATTGATGAATTAGCATTTTCAAATGATTCTCTTTTAACAATATATTCACCTTGAGTTGTAAATCTATACATTATAAATAATTAGATATTTTTTTATACTGTATCATCACCTATAGCACTCAAATTATAAATATCATATTCGTTTTCTCTTTCTTTTTTAGGTAATAATTCTTTCTTCTCACTAATAATTAAAGGCGGAGGTAATTCAGGTTCTGGTTCAGGAGCAATTTCGGTAGGTCTAATTCGTCCAAGTACTTCAGGCAATTCAACATATTTCCAACTATCTTTATTTTTTTTTATTCTATCTATTTCATCGGAACTCTTTCTATCACACCACATACATTTAAAACAACTACATAAACCACATCCCCAAGGGAAACAAAATATTTCATATATAAATCTTACAAGTTCATTTGCCTTATCTTCAAATTCTCCAGTTTTAACAATATTTATAAACCATCTTATAACATCATTTGGCAATATTGGTGATATTTCAACTAATCTATCATATTCTTCACTACATTGTTTAATAAATTCTTTTTCTCTAATTCTATCTTCTCTTGATTTTGCTAATTCCATTTGTAATTTTCTACTAAATTTATCCCAAGATAAACTTGCAAAACGATGAGCTTCTAATTTTTGCGCAACACCTAAATAAGTTGATATTGTTGCTAATATACCTGCTGAAATATTAAAAGCTCCAATAACATATGCTGCATATGTAGAATAATCACCAAAAGCACTAGAAGCAAAATTACCTGTTCCTGTTATGGTACTAATTATAATTACAGGAATATTAAACCACGCATTTAAACACCAATATTTTTTATTAGCTCTTTCATGCATTAATTTAAAACATAAAGCTTTATCTGCCCATTTTTTTAATATTTTTTCGGAATTAGAATCCCATTGAGAATTATCTATAATTTCTGTTTTTAAATCACTACTAAGTATTTTTTTGTCCATTATCATTATATATTAAAAAATCTTTATATCAAACGATTCATTTCCCACAATAAAATGCCTTTTCTAGTTCTATACTACAACAAAAAAATTCCATTAGTTTTAAATGATAATCCATAATCTCATGAAAATCATTTTCAATATCTTGTAAATTCTCAACTTTATCATCTTTAACCCAAGTTAAAGTTGTATTATTTTTTTTGGCTCTAAAAATCTCTTCTGCCATTGTTTGATAATCTTTTAATAAAGCTAAAAAGTTTGTTTTATTAACTTCTTCCATTTTTCTATTTTCAGATATTCTTCCCCAAATAAAATTAATATCCTTTAAAAACTTTAATTTTCTTATTCTTAATGATTTAGTTAAATAAAACTGGGAATTATCTATAATTGATTTATAAAAAATCATATCATCTTCTCTTTGTTTACCTAATAATATTTTTAGATTATTTTTAATATTATTAATTAGATTCAAATTCTCCAAACATTTCTTTTCAAATTCACAATATTTATTAAATTTTTCTTCCCATTCTATTATATTTTGATCAGAATTATCCATTATTAATATTATTAATAAAAAATTACACATAAATGCTAAAAATATATTAATAAAAAAAATTGAAAAGTATCACTTCGTTCGCTTTATAATTAAATTTATTAATGCTCATTAATAAAAAAAATTGCTCGGCCCTTTAGGGTCGGATGCGAAGCATCCAATATGGCTTCTTAAAGAAGCCTACCATTCAAAACCGGAGGTTTTAGAGGCTTTGCCCAAAAAGAAATCGCTTACGCTCTTCTTAAAATAAAAAATTGAAATTTTAAAAATATATTGTTGTCATAATAAAAAATGTTTTGACCTGGTATGATGAATAAGCTCAATTTCGGCACCACAAATTATACCATGTCTATCTCACCTTTCGAGGTTCCCACAACAACAACGACACAGCTTTACGAAGCTCCCACAACAACAACGACACAGCTTTACGAAGCTCCCACAACAACAACGACACAGCTTTACGAAGCTCCCACAACAACAACGACTCAATCTTTTGAGACTGAACAAAATAGAGGAAAACCAATTCACATATTTATTAAATTAGAAAATACTAATTACTCTCATACATTCTATCAAGATAATTTTATGTATGAGATTTATGGTATATGTGAAGCTAAATGTAAATATGTAATCAGAAAAAATCATAATATCACTTACAAAGGAAAACCAATTAGAGATGAACTAACATTTGGCGACTACAATATTAAAGATAATGATACTATTTGTGTTGTTTTCTCCGTTGGTAAAGATAATATCGCAAAACCTCAAGACATTGAAGGTTTAAAAGAGTATCAACAATTGGTCGATTCTTTATTAAAAGAAAGAACAGATGATGTGTGGCATATATTTTCCAAGATGTCATATAATGTTTGTAATGATTGTTCCAAGAAAGAATTAATACAACAGTTGCAACCAGAAACCATTAAACATATCATTATATCAAAGTTTTCATTTGAACATCTCGAAATTAATATCATACTTTCAGATAATGAATTTATTGATTATAATAAGAGAATATTTAATCTGTTTTCAATTTTCTCAGGACCAAGACAGATTAATGAGATGCTATATTTAAGTTCACCAGAAAAAATTAGCAATAGAATTATCAAGTTTAGCACAAATGTACAAAGTAATGATAAACTTAAATCATATCTTGCTGATGAACAAGGTATAACTAATCAAGGTATAAATAAAAAGTATCTTGAAAATTCAAATATCAAGATTAACTTTTACTTTGTTGGTGTTAGCTTGAACCTGAATTGTAAAGAAAGTGATATAACTGTAAATAATTGTTATGGTATTGACTTTAGCAGGCTTAGAAATTACTATGTTAATATGTGGACAGGTGTTCCTCTTATTAGAGGATAATAAAGCTAGTTTTTGAAAGCTAGCTTCCTAGAAGATTCATTTAGCCATTCCATTTCGTCATCTGTAAAATATATTAATTTATTATATCTATTAATTTTTCTTAAATAATTAATAATTAACTCTTCTTCATCAGTATACATATTATATGCGTGTAATATTGACATTTTAGCATAATAATCATTATTGATTAAATAAGAATATTTACGAAAGATAATATTCTTTTTACTATAATTAAATAGTTTTTGAATAGAATTCATTAATATTATTAATATTAAAAACAAAAATATTTTTGTTTCAATTTTTTATTCTAAGAAGAGCGTAAGCGATTTCTTTTTGGGCAAAGCCTCTAAAACCTCCGGTTTTGAATGGTAGGCTTCTTTAAGAAGCCATATTGGATGCTTCGCATCCGACCCTAAAGGGCCGAGCAATTTTTTTATAGTAGCTTAAACAATTAATATTAATTCTAATCACATATATCAATAAGTTATTAGAAAAATTGGTGAAAAATTAATTAATGTTATAATAGAAATCCATATAATTTTCAGAGGTTTGAAAAATTTCTAAATAAATATCTTTATTAACAATTGATACCATTGTTAAATTGGGATATAAATAATCCTTGACAATTATTAATTTATCTGGATTATTTATATCCAATACTGTTAATTTGAATTTTAAAAAAGAGTCATATATTATATTATCTTCAGAAGATATTAAATTACCTTGATTTAATTTAGATATACGCCTAATTATTTTAGTATTATCAATTTTATCTACTAGACATAACTCAAATATATAGGTTGTAGAATCATTTTCATTATGTTGATGTGAATATTTTGACGCATTTGATTTTTTTTGAAAGGTATTATAATTAATTTGGTAATTATAACTCATATCTTATAATTACTAAATATTTTTTTTAATTTTAATTAATAATAATAATTAAATTGGAGGCGAGGCAAAAATTTTATTACCATCTAACCCTGTATAAAAACAACTACACATACAATAACCATTATCATTTTTTGTAAATTCAATATACATATTAGTACTACGTTGTGTTGAACTTGATTCATTTTTATTAATAATTCCTTCCATCTCGTATGTCATAGGAGAATCATTAGGATTAACTGTAATTGATGCTTTATAAGTATCAATATCATTTAATAATATTTTATGAGTAATTTTTATTAAATGAGAATATTTTGTTGATTCTAAATTATGAAAATATTTTTTCCCAATATTTTCTCCATTTATTACTAATTCAAATAAATATTGATTATTATCTGCATCATTTCCCCCAAATCCATGTTTATTTTTAGCATATTTAATTGGTTTTGGTTGTGAAGTGTTATTTAATGATACTACAAATAATTTATCGTCGCCAGAAATAGACATTATTATATAATATATAAATATTTTTTAAGTGTTTTTGATATAAAGCTTAATCTAATTATTAAAAAATATTTTCCTCATTATTGTAAATGACATTTACTCAATCAAATAAATGCCTATCTTGTCATATTATAGGACTAAATCCATATTCCAAAAAAGAACTTATTAATAATTTAAATCCAAAAATATTTAATTTAATAGATTTAGATACTATTAATCAACAAATATTAGGAGACCCACAATTAGATAAAATGTTTAAACAATATCAAAAACTCAAAAATGATAAAAATGATAAATTTAAAGAAATTGATAAAAAAATGAGTAATTTCTGGGAAACCAATTTTATCAAAAATATTGAAGACCAAATTAATACCAATAAAAATAATATTCTTATCGGCCAAAATAGTCATTATAAAAGTATTTCTAAACGTATTAATATTGAATGTACTAATAAATTTATTATAACATCTGATATTGATAATGAAGTTCAAGCTTGGATAAAATATAATTTGGAAAATTATTCTGATGCTATTGTTAAAGGTAATTTCCCATTAGAATATATTAATTATGATTTTTTATCCAAAAAAAGAGTGGCTATTGAAAATACCTATAAAAAAATTGGATATATTGAAAAAACTATTGACCAAGTTCAAACTATATTAAAACTAATTGAAGACTCGGCAAAAATTAAAGGACAAAAAATATGGGTTAGTTTAAAAGAACCATATAATGTTAATTCTCTTATTCATCCTATCAAAGGTAAAATTATTGGTTATACTGAACCAAATATTGCTTTATTAGAATCACTAAATTTAGATGAAAATATTAAAAAATCATTTAATGGAAATGAAATTAAATTAGTTGTTAATAAAAATCAAAAAGGACTAGGTAAACTTAAAACAAGAAGATTTCTCTATTTAGTTGAGAATAAAACATTTATTCCTGATGAAGATGGTAATAATCAAAAATTCTTTTCTCAAACTCCCATTAAAATACTTGCTAAGGAAAAAATAGATAGTGTTTATGATTATCTTATTGGCGATTCTATATAATATATAAAAAAATAATAATTATATAATTAATGCAAAATTATATTGAAAAAATTATTATGGAAAATAATGACACGGTTGAGTGTCTAGTTATTAAACCAGGTTCCATTAAAGATATATCGTGGTTTGACCCAAATTACGCATACAAATTAATGGAACTTAATTTATTTGAAACCGTTAAAATTAATAGTGATAATTTTATCAAAGTAATAGCTACACATCTTGAAACTGAAAAATATAAAGTTAAAAATTTAAATGTTATTAATGAAATTATTGGGGACGAACCTAATTATGTTTATGAAATGTTATATGTTGATCTAGAAAAAGATACTAATTATAATAAACCAGAAAATCTAAATGAATTGGCTAGTTTAATTAATATTAACGGCGAACAAATTTATTCAAATGCTATTATTATCAGAAATTTTTTATCATCTGAAACAAATTCTATGGTTATGGCACCATTAACTAAGAAAAATTTAGGAGATTTATTACATCATCGGGTACATACAAAAGTTGTAATTTGGGATGATAAATGGGCAGAAGATATAGTAGTTGGTGATTTAAATAATTATGCTGAAAATTTCTTTGATGATAAATTTGAGAAAATGGAATTTGGATTTTTACTACATAATATAAATATATGGTACTCTACTAAATCTGATGGTAATACAGAATTATGTGGGAAATTACTTCAAAAACCAATTGATAAATGTTTATGGTTTAGTATGAAATCTGATGAATATAGAGGTAATTTAACATTAGATGAAGTTAAAAAAATTATTTACCTATCAAATAAATTAGATAACTATAATACACCTAGTGAATATCAAGAAGAGAAAACAGATGAGTTAGATAGAAAAATTATATATAATAAATATAAAGTACTTGATATTATGTATAATAAAAATAAATGTGTTTAATTTATTGAATAAAAATCTTTTATTATTATAATGGAAGATTTTGATTTAAATATGGATAATGAGTTAGGAACATCTATTGTTAAACTCCGAGAAAATAGAGAGAGTCGTGGAGATTCAGATATTGATTATGATAAAATAATCGAAAATTTAAATAGCACTGATTTGAGAACAGACCAACCTATAAATATTAATAAAGAAAATCCAAAAAAAAATTTAAATATTAATCAACTTGCCAGAAATTTGGAGACTGAATTAGAAAACTTTTCTAATAATCAACCTCAACCCATGAATATGACAAAAAATATGCTTAAAAATATGGAACCACCAAAAACAAATAATTTAAATAGTATTAAAATTAAAGAAAAATTTACAGAAACAAAACAAGAATCAAATGTTTTATCTAAAGAATATTTATTTGATTTACTTTATTCTAATAGAGAATTATTAATTATTATGGTAATCTTTATGATATTAAATAATAAAATTATTATAGAATTTATCTATGATAAAGCTCCTTTAGTCAAAAATTATGATAGTCCCTATCCAAATTTAATTATAAGAACACTTCTTTTTGGTTTAATAGTATATCTATCCAAAAAATATCTACTCAAATAAATAATAAATCTTACCTAAATTAATGAGTTATCTATATTTAGTATTATTTATTTTAGTAATTTATTTAATTTATGGTTTTTATGAAAATAAAAAAATACAAATAGAAAATTTTACCAATTATATGTCCTCTTGTGGAACATATCCTAAATTATTAGAAAAAGTTATGAAAGAAAGAAATATGGAACCCAATAAAAATTATGATATTTATATGCCTTGTTCATATAATACTTGTGAAAAAGATGTATTAGCTTTTGAAAATAAAGAAACTGGTAAAAAATTATTTTTCATTGATGGTTGTGATTGGATTGCTTCCAAGTTAGGTTTATGGGAATTATTAAAAGAATATTATAAAGATAACGCATCTGATTATATGCCAACTACACATTTATTAGAAAATAAAAAAGATATTATTGCTTTTGATAAACATTTTGAAAATAATAAATTAAAAAGACCAAATCATATGTATGTCTTAAAAAATTACGCACAAAGACAAGAAGGTATTAAACTAACCAGAGATAAAACAGAAATATTAAATGGTCTTAAAAATGGATGGTATCTAGTTCAAGATTATATGTATAATCCATTTTTAATTGATAATAGAAAAATTAATTTCCGTTATTATATGCTTGTTGTATGTTATAACAGTACTATTGAAGCATATGTTCATAAAGATGGTTTTGTTTATTATACTCCTGAATATTATGATGAAAATGATATTGATTTTAAAAAACATATCACCACTGGTTATATTGATAGAAAAGTATATGAAAAAAATCCATTAACTCTTCAAGATTTTAGAAATCATCTTGATAGACTTAACCCTGGGTCAAGCAAAGTATGGGATACTAATGCCAATAATTTATTAAATAAAGTTATGGAAGCCATCAGTAAAAAGATATGTAAAAATAAAAAATTAGATAAACACGTTCGTTTCCAACTATTTGGATGTGATTTAGCTCCTGATGCTAATCTTGGTGTTAAACTTATGGAAATTAATAAAGGACCTGATTTAGGTGCTAAAGATGAAAGAGATAAACAAGTTAAAATTCAAGTTCAAAAAGATATATTTAAAATAATAGACCCAATGGAAGGAGATACTAATAATCGTTTTATAAAAATATTCTAATTTTCCAAATTTACCATTTTTTGTACTCAAACTATTTATCCCGGTTTTTTCCCAAATTTTTCCCAAAAATTTCGCGTGTACAAACATATACAGTATATATTATGTTTCCTTAATATATAAAATATTAAAGCATCCACAATAATAAACCAATATTTATGATGAGTGTATTATGGATATTAATTTATATTTATTAATATAATATTAAAATATATGTATTATTCATCATAAAATGATTAGGAAACATTATACAAATTTAGTATATATTTAGGAAACCATATATACATAAAAATAAACATTTAAAAATTTATTATCAAAAATGTATTAATAATGGAATTAAAATGTAATGAATGCAATGTATCTTATAAATCAAGGTCTGGTTTATTTAAGCATAATAAAATATTTCATAATCATTTAATAAGAAATAAATTTAATAAAAATACAGCCAATAATATTTGTTCATATTGTGATAAAAAATTGAGTAATTATACTAGCAAATGGAGACACGAGCAAAAATGTAAAGAAAATAAAGATATCAAAATAATGGAAATGCAAAAACATATTAATAATTTACAAACTCAAATTAATAAAATAACTAATAATACCACAAATAGTAATAATACTATAAATAATAATACTAATAATACTAATAATAGTCATAATACTAATAATAATATTACAAATAATCAATATATTTATGTTATTCCATTTTCTAAAGAACCAAATGATATTTTATCAAATGATGTTATGAAAAAAATAATAGCTGAAAAAGGAATTAATTCAGTTATTGAATTGGTTAAGAAAAAGCATTTTAATCCAGATTTACCAGAGTGTCACAATTTTTGTGTAACTGCTAAAAATGATATATTTGCTAATATTGTTGATCCGGAAACCAGAAAAATAAAAGCTGTTAATAAAAAAGATATTTTTGATACTGTTTATAGTGGAATTGTATCAAATGTTAATAATATAAAAACATCAAATGAAGAAATTAATGATACTATAACTAATATCAATAATATACCATTAAGTAAAAAAATGTTAAAAAAATTACATATTGGAATCAATGAAGAAGCATATCATAATAGAGATTTAATAAAAACAACATGGGACAATGCTAAATTTGAAGAATTTAATAGTCAATCATTATCAAGTAAAAGAGAATCTATAATATTACAATTTCAAAATTTAATTGATGAAATAAATAAAAATAAAATCTAATTAATAATAGTATAAAAAATATATACTATTATTAACAATGAATAAAATACTAAAAATATTTAATTCTAAAATCTTTAATATTTACAATGATAATTTTCCAGATTATCTAAGATTAAGAAGAACAGATTTTAGAAAATCCTTAAACAAATATAATAGTTGGAATTTATGGATTCAACATTATAACAAAACAACTCAAAATGCTTTACCTTTTGATGCATATAATATAAATAAAATAAGAAACAACAACAATAAAACCAATAAAATAAAAAATAATTATGAAATCAATAATTTAATTGGATTTTCATTATTATATAATTTTCCACATAAAAAATTTATTCATTTAGATTATATTGCTATTGATAAACAATTCCAAGGTAAGGGTTACGGTAAACAATATTTGAATTATATCATTGAAAATTTTTTAATGAAACAAAAAAATATTAATTATTTAACTCTTGAATGTGAAAATAAATTAATTGGTTTTTACGAAAAGTTTGGATTTATAAAAGTTAATATTAATTATTATTATCGTGGAATTAAGTTAAATCTCATGATTTTATCCAAAAATATTATTAATTTAAAATTAAATAAAATAAAAATTGGGAATTATTTATTAAATAAATTTAATTCTAATTTAACAAGTAATTCAAAAAATAATTTAATTATTAACCTAAATTCAATACCAATAAGTTTTTGTTATTTATTTTTATTACAAGTTATTAATAAATTAAGATATCATATTTTTGATTCTTTCAAATCTCGCTGATATTAATTGATAAATATATTATTAATTAATCTTTGTGTTCTATGTTTTTTAGTTTCTCAGTTGATCCAAAGCCACCATCATTTCTTGATGTAGTTGTTAATTCATCCACTAATACAACTTTAATTGGTTTCAAATCGGGAGCTACTATTTGAAAATAACATACCATACTTTCTAATTTACTATTTGGCATAAAATTTCTAACCATTGCTTTAATATTACCTCTATAACCTGCATCAATTAATCCAACTGAATTTGCTAATTGAAAATTAGTTTTTGATATTGATGAACGTGGTAATAACCAATAACTACATAAATTACCAGTTTCCAAGTCAATCATTTCACATTGAATTTCCAAATTAATATAACTAACTTGAAATGGAATCTCACAATTTAATTGATGTGGTGTTATCAAATCAATACCACTATCACCTAAATGATGTGATGAATAATTATTATAAAAATTATTAATCGCATCCATATTTGATACTACCTTAATATTTAATTGATATTTAATTGGCTGAAAATTCATTAATATTATAATAATTATTTAATAATATATATATTTATCAATTTTTTTATTTTAATGAATGAAATGAGTTAAAATAAAAAAATTATAATGCGAGTTTGAAAAAACGAGACTTTTCAATTTTTTTATAAATAAAAAAATATAAATATATTATAATGCTTAGCAAAACAAATGTTAAACCTTTTGCCAAACTTTTGGAATTTAAGAATGGATTATCAAATGTTCAAACTAATGGTGATAATTTTCAATTAGGTGTAGATGATGCTAATTTATATTTAGAAGAAAATGTTATTGTTCAAGGACCCATGACTTGTGTTTCTACTCTTAATGTTTCAGGGTCTGCTACTTTTGAAGGCCAAGTTAATATTAGAACATTAAATGTTAGTAATACAAGTACTCTTAGAGGTGTAGTTTCTATGGGTTCATCCTTAAATGTTAGTGGAGTCTCTACTCTAGATGGTGCTGTTACTATTAAATCATCTTTAAATGTTAGTGGGGTTTGTACTTTACAAGGTGCCGCAACAGAATTATCCACATTAAATGTTAGTGGTATAACAACTATTAATAATACATTAAAAGCTCAAGAAGTTCATCAACAATACGCAACCAACTCATTCGCTTTACTTGTTCCAACTGGTTCAGTTATGTCATATACAGGTGCTACAGCACCCAACGGTTGGTTGTTATGTGATGGTTTAGCAGTATCAAGAACAACATATGACACATTATTTGCTATATTAGGAACTACATATGGTTCCGGAAATGGTTCAACTACATTTAATCTACCAAATATGAAAGGTAGAGTTATCGTTGGATATAATTCAGCTGAAACTGAATTTAATTCATTAGGTAATACTGGTGGTGCTAAAACTCATACTTTAACAACAAGTGAAATGCCTTCACATAATCATTCTATTACCGATAATGGACATACACATACTTTAAATAATGCATCAAATGTAGTTAGAGCAAGTGGAGGTGGTAGTGATATTGATACTGGTGCTGCAGGTGGCATTGATTCTGGTAATAGTGTTGATACAATTAGTGTTATTAGCTCATCAACAGGAATAACTATAAATAATACAGGTGGTGGTCAAGCACATAATATTTTACAACCATATATAACTCTCAATTATATAATTAAAATTTAATAAATAAAAAAATATAAATATATTATAATGCTTAGTAAAACAAATGTTAAAGCTTTTGCCAAACTTTTGGAATTTAAGAATGGATTATCTAATGTTCAAACAAATGGTGATAATTTTCAATTAGGTGTAGATGATGCTAATTTATATTTAGAAGAGAATATTATTGCCCAAGGTCCAATGACTTGTGTTTCTACTCTCAATATTTCGGGAACAGCTACTTTTGAAGGTCAAGTTAATATTACAACATTAAATGTTAGTAATACAAGTACTCTTAGAGGTGTAGTTTCAATGGGTTCATCCTTAAATGTTAGTGGAGTTTCTACATTAGATGGTGCTGTTACATTAAAATCATCCTTAAATGTTAGTGGAGTTTCTACTTTAGATGGTGCTGTTACATTAAAATCATCATTAAATGTTAGCGGTGTTTGTACTTTAGATGGTGCTGTTACATTAAAATCATCATTAAATGTTAGCGGTGTTTGTACTTTAGATGGTGCTGTTACATTAAAATCATCATTAAATGTTAGCGGTGTTTGTACTCTACAAGGTGCCACTACAGAATTATCTACATTAAATGTTAGTGGTATAACAACTATAAATAATACATTAAAGGCTCAAGAAGTTCATCAACAGTACGCATCAAATTCATTTGCATTGCTTGTTCCAACTGGTTCAGTTATAACATACGCGGGAACTTCAGCACCTAATGGTTGGTTAATATGTGATGGTTCAGCTGTTTCCAGAGTAACATATGCAAATTTATTTACAACTGTCTCAACTTTATATGGAACTGGAAATGGTTCAACAACATTTAATTTGCCAGATCTAAGAAGTAAATTACCAATTGGTGCCGGTCAAGGTTCAGGTTTAACAAATCGTGTAATTGCGACTACAGGTGGTCAAGAAAGTATTACAAATGTACCAGCCCATACTCATACAGGAACAACAAATTCAAATGGAGACCATACACATACAGTCTCTAATACAGTTCAAAAATCAGGTTTTAATACTCCTGATGGTCTTGATAATGAATCTGGTGGTGGTGCGGAGATTGACACAATCAATACAATATCAACAACAACATCTACTAATGGTGCGCATACTCACACTTTCACAACTAATTCAACAGGTAATGCTTCTGTTGATGTAATGAATCCTTTCTTAGTCCTTAATTATATAATTAAATATTAATATAAATAAAACTTGTTTAATTGTGATGAAATATGTGGATGATATTCTACAATTTGATTCCAATCAGATTCATTAGGATATTCAAATGATTTTCTATATTTCATATAAACAATTTCAGGAACAATAGTTCTCTTATAATCACTAGTCTTATTATATAAATTTCTATATAAATTTAAATGATAAGATAATTCATATGATGTTTTAACTAAAATATAAGTTTTATTATATTTATATTTATCAGCTAAATTTAATAATTCATTACGAGCTTGATTAGTTGAATATAAACCTTCAATAACTACGGGTTTTCCTTGTTCCATAGCTTGTTCTAATTTTTTATGAAATTTATTACCTAAATTATCTCTAGAAAAGCATTCATATTTAGGTTCTCTAGGATCATTTAAAAATTTATTCATTAAATGTGATTTGCCTGAACCAGGGTATCCACTTATAATAACCATTTGATACATTTGAGGAGGAATATTAATTTTAGTATTTTTGGAGTTATTATTTAATAAATATCCAGATAATTTGTATTCTAAAATAGTTTTATCATTAAGAAAGAATTCTTCCGGAGTATAAAATTTAATTTTTAGATTGAGTGCAAATTTAATATCAGTATCATATTTATCATTTTTTCTACCAGCCATATCTCCAACATAAAATGAATTATTTTTATTAATTTTAATATTCAGAGTTTCCTTAAGATAATTGTACATACCAATTCTTGGTTTTCTATAAATATCATCTTCTAATGAAGCAATAAATATAAAATTAATATTTAATAATTTTTGTATATTATTAATTTTTTCTTTAAAATCATTAATAGTTATTTTTTTCTCCAGACCTTTTTGATTTGAAAAAATAACAATAATAAAATTAGGATTTTTAGATAATTCTAATAATTTTTCCCTAACTTTTTGGTCCCATATTACCCAATCATCTTTATTTTTTGGAAAAACATTTCCAGATTTTGTCTTAATTAAAGTATAATCCAAATCAAAACTAGCTAATGAATACATAGTTTCAGGTATCAAATTTTGATAATAATTTATAAATAATAAGTTTGACATTATATATAAATTATTATTAATTAATAAAATTTAAATCAATTTTTTTAATTTAATGAATGAAATGAGTTAAATTAAATTAATTATTGGATGAGCCTTTAGGTGTAAATTAAATTAAAATGCTTTGCGTTTTAATTTAACGAATAATATCAATTTTTATACTAGCTATATAAAAAAATAATTATTAAATAATTAATGAAAATTGCAGTATTTGATTCAGCTTGGGAATATACTTTAGATACACCATATAATAAAGCATTAGGTGGTACTCAAAGTGCTATTTGTTATTTCTTAGAGGAGATGAAAATTAGAAATCATGATGTATACTTATTTAATAAAGTATCATCCGAATTAACTTGTCGCGGGGTTAAACATATTCCTGCTCATACTTATTTAAATTATATAAAACAAAATAATATTTTATTTGATTTAATTATAGTTAGTTGTTTAGTTAATGATTTATTTGAAATTAAAACTAAATTGGGTTCATTTAATACATTATATTGTCTTTGGACAGGTCATGATATCGATCAAATTCCTTCTAAATTATTAAAAGATGTTAAAGCTAGAGAAATGGTTGATTTATTTATTTTTGTAAGTGATTGGCAAAGAATGAGGTATGTTCATACATATAATATTGATTATAATAAAACATTAATATTAAGAAATGGTATTGGTAAATCATTTGAAAAATACTTGGATATGCCAACAAATAAAATTAAAAATTCAATGACATATTGTTCAATTCCATGGAGAGGATTAGATTTATTAGCACCAATATTTAAGGAAATTAAAACAAAACATAATGATGCATCATTAAAAATATTTTCAGGAATGAATATTTATATGGCACAAGAACAAAATAATAAATCATATGATGAATTTAAAACAATGGAATCAGTAGAACATAACTATGGAATTTCTCAAAGTCAACTGGCGGATGAATTATATAAGATTGATATGTTAACATATCCAAATACATTTCAAGAAACAAGTTGTATTACCGCATTACAAGCAATGGCTTGTGGATGTATAATTATAACTTCTAAATTAGGAGCATTAGAAGAAACAATGAATGGATTAAATAAATATGTTAATATAAATATTTATAATTTTAACAGAGAGCAATATATTAATAATTTTGTTCAAAGATTAAATGAAACTATAACAATGCCACAAGAAAGCAAGGAAAAATTAAGAGAAAAAAATAGAGAACATATTAGAAAGAATTATACATGGAATGTAATTTGTGAAAGATTTGAAAATGATATTTTAGTTCATTTAAATAATTATAAACAATTTATAGAAAATCATGATACGATATATAAAAATTATTTATCATTATTTTCATCAGGTAAATGGGCTGAAAGTATTGAGTATTCTCAAGTAATAAAAAATTATACAAATCTAAATGAATATTATACAATTAAATTAAATAATGGTGTTTCTTATTTTAATATTAATTTCTTAGATAAAGCAAAAGAATATTTCAAAGTAGCTAAAGAATTAAATAATGATTTTATAACAAATAAAAATATTGCTTTATTAGAATTAAAAAGAAATGATATCAATAAATTTATTAAATATTGTAGGAGAGCTGTAAATATTAATTTTGATCAGGAATTAGGTTTATTACTTGCTGAGAAATATGACCAATTGGGTTATTATGAAGAAGCAATTGGATTGTATAAAAATCTAATTAAATTAAATCCGAATAATGTTAACGCATTAAATAATTTAGGTAATATTAAATTGGTTTGTATATCAAATACTGAAGACCCAGATATTACTATTCAATCTACATATTTTAAGTCTCTTGATTTATGTTGTAAATTAAATGAACATAGGAAAAAGGAACTAGTATTAAGTAATATAATTTTTAATAATTTATATAATTGGAAATTATCAGATGAAGAAATATTTAAGAGGTCATGTGATTGGTCTAAATATTTCCCAAAAGAAGAAAAATATCAAAATATAGTTGATAAGTTAGATAGAACAAAAACTAGTGAAAATAAAATAAGAGTAGGATATATATCATGTGATTTTATTACACATCCAGTTGGTTATATGTTTGAGAGTATATTAAAGAATCATGATACAAATTTATTTGAGATATTTTGTTATGATTGTAGTGACCCAGAAAAATCAACAGAAGATTTTGTAGCTAAAAAATTAAGGGCATATAATAATGCTAAATGGGTAAATGTTTATAATAAAAATGACAATGATTTGTTAGAATTAATAGTGAATGATAATTTAGATATATTAGTTGATATGATGGGTCATACAAGAAATACAAGAATGAATATATTACAATATAAACCTGCAAGAATAATGATATCATATTTTGCGTATCCGTCAACTAATGGGCTTGATTCAATGGATTATAAGTTTACAGATAAGTACGCAAATCCTCCTGAAACTCAACAATATTTCAAGGAAAAATTATATTATTTGCCAAATGGTTTTCAGTGTTATACTCCACCAATAGAATTAGAATCAATTAAAAATTATAATAGAAATAAATATAAAATTCATTTATGTTGTTTTAATAATCCAACTAAATTATCACAATCAACATTAAATACGTTTTCTGAAATATTAAAAAGATTACCTCAATCTAAATTATTTTTAAGATATTGTTATTATAAATCTAGTTATATTAGAGAAATAATAATTAAACAATTTGAGAAAAGAGGGATTGATAGAGAAAGAATTGATATTGGTTATGATCATTTATTAGATGCTTTAAAATTATATAATAATATGGATATAGCATTAGATCCGTATCCTTATAATGGTGGAACAATTAGTAGTGAAGCATTATATATGAATACACCATTTATAACTTTAGCCGGTACAAATTATGTATCAAGAGTGGGAGTGAGTTTATTATCTAATTTAGGATTAGAAAAATACATTGCTAATTCAGAAGAGGAATATATTCAAAAAGTTGTTGATTTAGCGAATAATGAGTCAGAATTAAAATTATTACATCAAACGATAAGACTAAAGATGATGAATTCAGATTTGGCAGATTCAGTAGGTTTTACTAAAAATATAGAAGATTCATACCGAGACATGTGTAATTGCTTTAATAAAAAATAATGATAAAACTGATAATAAACCACATAAAGTTGTACCCCATACGGTGTCAACAATAAATTCTTTTGTACCCCATTGATTAATAGTTGCCATATTAGTACCATTATAAATACCATATACAACAAGACCAAATAACATTCCTTCTAATAATGTTTTTGTAAAAGTATTATTATTTTTTATAACAAACCAATAAAGACCAATAGCTAATAATAAATAAGCGAAGGACGTAGATAGCCAAGTATGATTACCAATGATAATATCATTTTGGTTAATTCTTTTGAATTGTGTTTGATACATGGAACCATTGATAATAGTAATCATTGGTATATCAATTATTAGGAATAATCCTAGGACTATTATTATTCCTACTATATGATTCATTATATAATATTAGAATCTTTTTTTATTTATAAAAAAAATTGAAAAGACTCACTTCGTTCGCTCCTTAATATTATTTATTAATGCTCACTTTGTTTCGCATTAATAAAAAAAATTGATATTTAATCAATTTGATTCAAATTTTTCATATATTAATGCCATCAAAGAAGACTACTAATACTAATATTGAGGAGAATACTAAGGTCAAGGGAACTAAAACTAAGACCAAGAAGGAAGTTGAATCAGATGATGAACCAGTTCAACAAGTAAATCCAAGTGAAGAAACAGTATCTAAATCTACTAAAAAGGCCAAAGAAACCGAAACTAAATCTAAGAAGGTTAAAAAGGAAGAGGAAAATGAAACACCTAAACCTAAGGTTAAGAAAACAAAGAAGGATGAAGAGGAAGATGAAACACCCAAACCTAAGGTTAAGAAAACAAAGAAGGATGAAGATGAAGATGAAACACCCAAACCTAAGGTTAAGAAAACAAAGAAGGATGAAGATGAAGATGAAACACCTAAGGTCAAAGGTAAGAAAGCAAAGAAGGATGAAGAAGTTGAAGAAGAACATCCTAAAACAAAGGAAACTAAAACTAATAAAGTAGAAGAAACTTCTAAAGGTAAAGGAAAAAAAGTGAAGAATGATAATTCAGATGAAGAACAACCTGAAGTGAAGAAATCTTCTACAAAATCAGATAAAGTAAAGTCAAGTACAAAACAAGAATCTTCAGAACCAAAGAAGAATCCTAAAACTAAGACTAAGAGTGATGAGATTGATGAACAATTATTAGAATTATTAGAGGAAAAGAAAATACAATGGGCGATAATTGTAAATCAACTTCAAAAGGTATCAGCCGAGAAGGAAAGATTGGGAATAGAACAAGAATTATTATCATCAGAATTAACTGAACTTATGGGAAAATTACAAAGAGACCCTAAAGAAGAAGGATTACATTTTGAAGCATCAAGTTCAAAACAACCTAGTCAATCTAATAAACCACCAGCTAAAGGATTAAGAAATCAGATTATTAAAATGGATGCTGATTCTGAATCTGATTCTGATTCAAGTGATGATTCTGATTCAGATTCTATAAGTAAAAATAAAAATAAACAAAAACAATTAACAACTAAAGGACCAGTAAAGAGTCTTAAGGTAGCAAAGAAGAATGACTCTGATTCAGATGATTCTGATTCTGATTAAAATATTAATTTAATAAATTTAAGTATATAATTTTTTATAAAATTCGTTTAAATTTCATAAAAAATTTCTAATTATTATTAAGCAGAGGGATAAATAGCTTAGATGATATTACTAATTATTAATATTAGTAATTGATTATAAAATCATATCTTTTTAGTAAAAGATAATCAATCGGGTTTTATAGTTAAAGTCGCAATAAAATTGTGTATATCGAAATGATATTAAAAGTTTGAGCGCTCACACTTTTACTTACTATAAAAGTATCTTTTGATACCTATCCCCTCATTCTTTAAATCCCCCAATAAATATTGGTTTTGATTTAAAGATTAGTTTACTAACATTTGTAGACTAAAATATCATAGGTTCCCAGATTTATTATATAAATTATGAGGAAATAAGAGAATTATTATATTATAATAATTCTTGGGTTCTAACTGATTAATACTTGGTTAGAACCGAACTACAAACAGCAATTTTAAAAAAACCAAATAATTGTTTTTCTCGTAGTTAGTATTTAATAACATACAGCAATTTAAAACTTTATTGATAATAAATTCCCTTGTTATTAGCAAGCAAGATTGAAAAGTCTTGTAATCTTTCTAGCTTAATGGTAGAGCGTATAATTATATAATAAATTATATAATTATGAGATACATGTTCAAGTCATGTGAAAGATAGATTTATGGTTTCTTTTTTCTTATTAATAGTAAGAAATTGAGAAAAAGAATTATTACTTTAGTAATAATTGAGGTTTCGTAGCTCAGTTGGTGGAGCATCGCTCTTATAAGGCGAGGGTCGTGGGTTCGAGCCCCACCGGAACCATTTTTAAAATTATCTTTACAAATCCTCATCGGTTTTTTTAAGATAATAATAATGCGTTATTAATTTTTTATAAATATCTAATAGTTCCCAGTAATTTTTTTTAACATCTTTAGATAATAATTTAATTTTTTTTTTTATTTCAAAAATATTTAAATTCTCTGTCATTATATATAAAATGTTAGATAAAAAAATTAATATAAGAAATAAGTACGTTAATAAGTTAGAAGACAAGATTGATGATGTTGTTAAAAGTATCCAACTTTTATCTAAGGTTGATAGAAAATTATTTAGTCAAAGAGGTGGTGCTGGTGGTTTATATACATTAGGTCAAACGATTGCTTTGTTAAAGGCACAAAATGCTAATACACCAGGTGCAGAGGCAGTCCAACAAATTAAGGATAATGCAGCTCAATTAAAACAGAATATTAATGATAATGTGGAAAAATTACAAAATAAAATGAAAGTATTAAATGAGACTATTGCTGCCTATGGAACCCAATTACAAGGAATAAAACCACAACAAATTACATTAGAAGGTATTAAATTAGATGATATTGATTTATCTAATCTTCAATCATTAATAGATGATGCTGGTTTAACTGATACCGAAATTGAAGATCTTTCCAAATTATTGGGAAATGCTATGAATAACCAAGATGTTAATGTAGCTGGTTTTGTAGGAACACTAAAAAATATTAATGATGCCGATAAACCCAAAGTAGCGGATTCTATTAATAACTTAATTAAATCATTTACAAAGAAAACTGATGCAGTTGATGGTGCTGCTGTTAATGGTGCTGCTGTTGATGGTGCTGCTGATAATGGTGCTGCTGATAATGGTACTGCTGATAATGGTGCTGCTGATAATGGTACTGCTGATAATGGTGCTGCTGATAATGGTGATGCAGTTGATGTTCCTGCGGATGATGCTGCTGCGAAAAATAAATATTACAAATTATTTAAATGGATTTAAATATATTAACTATTAATAATCATTTCAAATTTTTCATTAGCTTGTATTAACATATTATTAATATGTTTAATAAATGCTAAATCACCCGAATCAACAACATTATTTATTTTTGCTAAATTAACAATGGGAGATACATTAATTGCTGTTGGGTTTAAATTCATAAGTGATGTCATATCAATGGGTTTTTTATTATATTTACTCTCTTGATATATTCTCTTCATTTGTTTTCTATATTTATTATCTCCATTTTCTTTAAATCTATAATCTTTTTTTAATTTATCTTCTAATTCATTAATTAAATTTTTAAGTTCTATATCTATCATATAAAAATATATATATATTTTTTTCTATATATTATATAATGTTAAAAGATAAGAATTTTTATAATTATTTAAATGAAAAATATGATAAGATTGACCGGAAAATTCAGAGGAGATTAAAGATTATTCAAAAAGGCGGTGCTATTAATTTAGCAAAAATCCAGATTGAATTAGAATATTTGAAACAATTAAAAAATATTCTTCAACAAAAAAAAGATATTGGTAAAAAATTAGATTTAAATATAATATCAGAGCCTTTAGATAAAATAATTAAAGATTTAAATGAAGTAGCATCAAGAGTAAATAAGGGATATTCTAAGGAATTAGATGATAATAGTGCGCGATTACAATTATTGTTAAATCAAATACAAACAATAGAAAGTAAAATAAGTGATAATAAGGAAGGATATATTCAAGTGGAATTAAAAAAATTAGATAAATTTATTACACCAAAGATTGATATTCCTACAATTAAAAATATTCATGAACAATTAATTGAAGAGATTAATAAAAATATTAATGATATTTTAAGTGATCTTGATAAAAAAACAGAAACATCAACAAATGAATTTCAATCCAAAGTTATTATAATGAAAGAACAAAATATCAAGATTAATGATAATATAAAAAAAATGATAGAATTTATAAAGATTATTAAGGAAAAAATTGATGAAATAAAAAAATATATGAATATTGAACTTAAACCAGAAGATATTAGTAAAGAATTATTTATGAGTCCTGATGATTTTATATCACAAGAAAAAAAGGAATTAATTACCATTCAAAAATTAGAAGCATTAATTTTAAAAGCTGATGAAAAAAATGAAGGTTTAATGAAAACTTTCTCACAATATACAACTTTACCAAAAATAGATGAAAAACAAATTATTAAACCAGATTTATTAAATCTTATGAATCTACAACCAACCCAACCAATCTCACAATCAAAACAACGAGGTGGTAATATTTATTTATACAAAAAAGAAGATGTTGAAAAAATCATAAATGAGATTTATAAAAAATGGCAAGATAAAGTTAATGAATATATTCAATATTTATCTAAAAGTGAAGAAGAAAGACAAGCTGAGCTAAAAAGATTATTATCAATTCAAGGTCCAAAAAATAAAGAAATTATAAGTAGAATTGATAATCAAACAAAAAAATTTGCTGAGTTAAAGGAAAAATTAACAATTTTACTAAGTAAAACTAAAGAAATACAACAAATGATCGAAAATTATATTAAACAAATTGGCGAAGGTATATTAGATATTAATTGTAAAGATATTATAGATGACTATACAACATATTATAATGATATAAATAATCAGATGAGAATAATATATGATAAATACGTTAATATTAAAACTCAACGTGAAAAAGGTAAACCTATATTAAATGAAAGTGAATTTGATAATTTAAATAAGGATATTGATACTTTAAATTATCAATTAGATGAATATATAATTAATACACAAAATAAAACAATGGATAATGGAAAAGAAAGATGTAATGAGAAAATGAAGAGACAAATTAATGAATATATTAATATAGAAATTAAAGACTATGATAAATTATTATTGAATATTAAAAATGCTAAACTTAGTATTTCGGGACAATTAAAATTAGAAAGTGAAAGAATTAAAATGCGCAATAATCTTATTAATATCCAAAATATTGATGATAAATTAAGATATTATAAATTATTAATGGAATCTAACGAATTTGAAGATATATTTAGTAATTTAGGAAGTCAAATATATACATATATAACTGAAAAGGAACAAAAATTACAAAAAGAATTATGTTTACTTAAAGAAAAAAAAGAATGTCAGGCAAAAGATGAAATTTATAGTTTTATTATAGAAAAAATTGGGTTTACAAAAAGAGACCTAATAACTAAACCATTTGGAAGGCTCATTAAAAATAAACTAAAAGAAAAGATAACCAGATTATATAATATATATAATTTAGTTAATAAAATTATACAAAAAGGAGGTTCAATAAATCATTGGGAGAATTATTATAGTATAATAATTAATACATATATGAGTATATATAATTATAAGGAAAAATATAATGAATTTGCAAAATACGCTAATGAATTTAATTTATTATATATTCAATTGTATTATCATCAATATTATATTGCTAAATACATTGAGGAAACTTTATTAAAAGATAGTTATACAGTTTATCAAAATATTAGTCGTGGGTCTGTTAACTATTATAGAACTATTATTAAAGAAATTATTGAAAAATGTGAGAAAAATCCAGAATTAAATGGTGTTACCCAATATTTTTATAAATATCATTACATAACATTAAAACTCTTATTTAATTTTCTAGATTCAATAAGAAAACCTGATTATTGGGGTAAAATTAATAATGTCAAAATTGATCCTTCTGAAATAGTTAAGATGGAAGAAAGTAGAAATAGTTCTAGACTATTAATTATACCAAGAAATGATACAGAACAAGAGTTAATTAGTCAAAATCTTAAAAAAGGTTTCTTTTTATTTAATATATTTAAGGATATTTTGGATGAATACGCATATACACTAGCTTCACCAGTTGCTGTTTATTTAAGAGTTAATGATTGGGAAACAGCTGAAAAACCAGTAATTACAAATCCAGTATTTGTTAAAGATGAAAATAAACCAGAAAGATTCAATACTAAAAATTTGGATAATTGTAGGGTTGTACCAGCAGGAGAAACACCAGATAAATTAAATAGATATAAAACAATATTAGGTAATATTGAGTTTCGTGAAATTTTTGATCCTATCGGATTTTCTGATAACGCAATTTTAGCACAATATATGGGTATTCCTGGTTATCTTAATAAAAAGAAATCAATTATGTTAATTACATATGGTTATTCAGGTGTAGGTAAAACTTTTACTATTTTTGGTAGTGCTACGAAACAAGGTATTTTACAAAAAGCCTTATTAGATATTAATGGTAAAGATAAAATTTTCACAAGAACCTATGAAATTTATGGTAAAGCTCTTCCTTACAAATCATATTGGGATAGAAACGCTGATGAGTATGATCATTCAATTTATACATATACTCCTTCATTTGATGAGTCCGGAACTCTAACAATTGATGAGCCTATTGAAATTAAAGGAGGAACAATGAAAACTTATTTACGAAAAATTAAAGAAGAAAATTCAGATACTTATAATGAAATTAATGATAAAAATATTAATGTATTTGGAAATATTGTGAGTGAAGTAGATAAAATAAGAGAAAAAGAAGGCAGAATTAAGAAAACAATAAATAATCCTGTTTCATCTAGATCAATTATGGTTTATGAATTTAAAGTTTTATTAAAAAAAGATAAAGATAATAAAGAAAAATGGGTTAGATTTGTTGTTATGGATTTACCAGGTAAAGAAGATATTAAAAATACATATGTAAAACCATCAGGTATTAAAGATTCTGAATTAGTTGAATATTGTATAAAAACTAAAAATAATATTATAAATCCAGGTAATAAATATAATAATGATGCGTTAAGGTCAGCCATATTTTTAAATCCATATTTTATTTCCGTATTTCCAGATATTGCTAAAAACTTGATTCAATTTATTAAAAAAAGTAGTATATTTAATGATATTAAAGATAAACCAATTAAAGTAGCTACTAATATAAAAGAACAAACAATTATCTCTGGTGCTGGATACAATGTAATAAGTAGAAATAAAATATCTTCAACTGATAATAATCAAACTATTGTTATAAAAGATACAAATAAGGAACCAAATAATGAATATACAGTTAAAAAAATATTATCAGAAGATTATAAATTATCAACGGCACTTCAATTTTCAAATATAGATGAAAAACAACGAGATAGTTTTGATAAATTTATAAATGAAAATGAGAATAATGATGTAGACACAATTTTAGAAAACTGGAGAAAAGATTTTAAAGATTTTAAAATAACAAAATATACTGTTGATAATCTTAATAAAATGTTAAAAGAAAATAAAAATATATTGAATGCAATTAAAGAAAATCAAATATTTTATTATTGCCAAATTGCAAGTGAAATTATGAGAATTTTATTGGAAAATAATCACATTAATACAATTATTGATTTTTATAATGATTATTTAATAGATGAATATAAACCTGAAGATAAGACTGAAAATCAATGTAAACTAAATAATTTTGGTGCTCTTCCTTTTGAAGGGTTTTATATTAATGAAAATATTTTAGGATTAGTTAAAACATTAAAGAAAAGATTAGAAGGAACATCAAGCACCATACAAACTGATAATATTATGGAAGATGTTTTCTCAAAAGAAATGGGTAAAGATATTATTATTAAAAAAGATAAAGAGGGTAATATAACAAATATTTCTAATTTATATGAAAAAGAAATTGATGCTCAAACATATTTTACCAGAGGTTTATTAAGAGAATCATATTTTATAAAGGGAAATAATATAATATTAGCGAGTAAAACCAACGAATCTAATTATACTAATACAAATTACAAAAATAAACCTATTCAATATTGGTTTGAAGAAATGTATGATTTTAATAAATCATATACCAAGGAACCCCCTATTGAAACTTTTATGGAAGCATATTTTGAAATTGAAGATCAAACAATAAAACCTCCTAAATATGTTATTGATAATTTCTATTTATTCTATGTTGTTAGTAATATGAATGAAGGTAAGTGTGGTAATCAAATTAAATTAATTAGTGATTCTAAAAACTTTATTGATATAATTAAAAGTTATAAACCACCAGTTAATAAAGAAGAACAAACTAATAATAAAGATAAAGAAACTACAGAAAATTAAACCCATTTTATTTATTATTAATTTTTTTATAATTAATAATAATGAAAATATTTTCACATTCATTACAAGGAAAAAGAGAATCAAATGAAGACCAACATTTTCATATTATGAATATGTTAGGGGAAAATAGTCAATATAATCCAATAAACTTTCTTGCGGTTTTTGATGGTCATGGGGGAAAAGCAGTAAGTAAATATCTAAAAGAAAATCTTCCACAATTTTTTGTTTCCAAATTTAAAAAAGATATTTATTCAAAACCTGATTCCGCATCAAAATATTTTATTAAGGTTTATGATTTAATTCAAAATAAAATGAAAACTGACCATCCTAGAGCTATTCAATATTGTGGTTCTACTGCTTGTGTTGGTATCCATTTTAAAGATATGGAAAATAAAGATAAATTATGGGTATTAAATGTTGGTGATTCCAGAATGATTAAATGTAATAAACTCAATATTGCTGAACAATTAACTCAAGACCACAAACCTAATTCACCTGAAGAAAAATTAAGAATTGAACAATTAGGTGGGAAAATTGAATTTGATGGTTCTGATTGGAGAGTTAAAGATTTATCTTTATCCCGTGCTTTTGGAGATTTAGAATGTACACCATTCGTAACCCACTTACCCCAAATTTATAGATATAGACTAAGTTCTTCTGATAAATTTGTTATATTAGCGTGTGATGGTTTATGGGATGTGATATCAAATCAAGATGCGGTAGATTTTATAAATACTTTATTATTAAATAAAAAATATAAAGGCAATCCTGCTAAAGATTTAGCTGAATATGCTTTACAAAAAGGTTCATTAGATAATATAACAACTATTGTCTATTTATTAAATTAATTTTAATATGCTACATTTAATGGTATCCATTTTTTATGTTTATTTGAATAAATACAATTAAATTTAATCGGTTTATCTTGTATTATATTATCACACATATGAGAAGTCTTTAAATTTGGTATTAACGCAATACCAAATTTATCTCCATTTTCTTTTTCTGATATATCATAAACATCTGGTATAGTTGTTCTACTTAACCAATATATTTTAGTTTTTGTTCCTGTTTCATAAGAATAATTTCTGGAATTCAAAAAATTAACAAAATCGTGAATAATATGATATGATTTTTGTTCAACAGATTCACTATTTGATGTTATTCCCAATTTTTCCATTTTCTTTTCAATATGTATAACATTTACTCCTGAAAATTTTGGATAAAATATTAAACCATTTGTATTTATAGTTAATGCTGGCATATTTTCAATAACTCCTTCTAATTCTGAATATCCAGATAATTTATTTAATTTAAAATCAAAATTATCACAGTAATTAGGATTTGGTAAATTTTTATCTTTTCTAAAATGAGTTTTAAGAATTGTATCCAAATGAATTATTTTTTGACCCATTTCCATTTCTAACATTTTATTACCCATTAAATAGAAAGCATCTTGAATTAGATATATATATTCTTTTGCGGTTTGAATTAATTTACCATCAAAAATGGTTCCTCGGAATATCGATTCTGAAGTCTTAACATGTAATTGTATAATTTGAATAGTTTTCATATCAAGTTGTGATTTGTGATATGATAACTTTTTTCGGTCAATAGCAACAGTTAAAGGTTTATCATTAATCTGTAAAAATAAAACTAAATAATTATAACCCTTAAAATTAGGCGATACATAATGTTCATTTTCTTGAAGAAATTTTAATTTTTGAATATTATTTAACATTATATATCGATGTTTTGATAAATCTAATTTTGAATATAAATAATCTATTACTTTCTTTTTAATTTCAAGATCATTAATAATATAAGCATCGGCACTTCCAAATATAATCTTTTTATTATACATTAATATATAAGTTTATCTGTTTTTAAATAAATTTATCAATTTTTTTATTAATTTAATGCGAAGCTTTAAATTAATAAGATTATTCTAAGAAGAGTGTAAGCGATTTCTTTTTGGGCAAAGCCCCTAAAACCGAAGGTTTTGATTGGACACTTCGCATCCAACCCTAAAGGCCCGAGCAATTTTTTTTATTAGAAAGTGGCATGATTAGAATTAAATATTAATGGATCTGAACCGGATAAACCCTTCATTATTTCACCTCCATTTTCTGGTTTTTCGTTATCATAATACCAATTATCTTTTTTATAATAACTTAAATTAGACGCTCCTTCTTCAGTTCTTTCATTATTTTCCCAATAACTTTTTTCGGGAATTAAATTTTTATAATTAACAAATGCATTATCATAAATTTCTTTAATTGTTTTACCATTAAAATTATCATTTGAATTAATTATACCATCTGGATTTTCAAATTTATTTTTATTAAATTCCCAACTTTGTCTAGTTTTTGGCTCGATTAAAAAATCATTAGAATTTTTTTTAGAATTATAAATAGGATTATCATTTTCATCTAATTTATCTATCCAAGAATTTGAATATTTTGGATAAATATGCGCCCCTTCTTCTTGCTCTATTAAAAATTGTTTAATCATATTTGATTCCTTTTCGGTTTCACTTTCATAATTAAAAACAACTTGTTCTGATTTGATATCTGGTTGAATAAATATTTTATCAGTATTTAAATTTTCTATATTTTTTTCATTCTTATTTTTTTTTAAACAATAATATAATAAAATTAAAACACCTATTAATAAAATAACATTAATTTTTTTATCCATTTTATAATCAATATATTTTAAAATAGAAAATTTTATTTTGTTCATTAATCTATAAATTCTGAAAGAATTTATAGATTAAGTAGGTTAAGTGCGATGCCTCTTAACATTTTTCAAAATCGCTCCTTAATTTTTATAAAAAAAATTGTGCGCGCTTAATAGAAAAAGCAAAGCTTTTTCTATTATAAGCCATAATATTAGAAATAAAAACTTTGTTTTTATTTCTAATTGATATTACTCAGTTCATAAATGAACTTCGTCCAACAATATAGTTTATAGCTACTCGCTAACGCTCGCAGCTATAAAAAAAATTGATAATTAAAAAATTAATTAACTATAATTTATATAATAATGGCTAATATTATTAAAAAATTAAATGATATTAAATTGGATGTTATTAATACTACTTCTAATTTATCTACTAAAGAATTAGAAGATGCTATAACTTATGCTGCTGATAAATATTATAATACATCTGAATCAGTGATTACAGACGAAGTATATGATATGTTAATTGATTTCTTAAAATTAAAGGACCCAAAATCTAAGGTATTAAAAAATGTGGGTTCTCATGTTAAATCAAAAAATAAAGTTAAATTAGATTATTGGTTAGGTTCAATGGATAAAATAAAACCACCTTCACCTCAACTAGAATCTTGGAAAAGAAAATTTAAACCTCCATATAATTTATCTGATAAATTAGATGGTATTTCTGCATTATTAATATATACATTTGATAATAAAATTAAGATGTTTACTAGAGGTACCGCAACAGAAGGTATGGATATTAGTCCCTTAATTAAATATTTAAATTTACCAGATTATGAAACTGTCAAAAATTATTGTAAGGAAAATAAAATAAAAGGTGATACTAATTTAATTGCTTTCAGAGGCGAATTAATTATTAAAGATAACGTGTTTGAAAAAAATTGGAGTAAAACTCTTAAAAATGCCAGAAATAGTGTGGCTGGTCTTGTTAATAGTAAAACTATTAATCCTGAATTAGCTAAAGATACTGACCTAGTTTTATATGAAGTTGTTGACCCATTTTATACAATGGATAAACAATTGGAAATTATCGAAGAATTAGGATTTAATTGTGTTATTTATAAAGTTATTAATCAAGAACTAACATTTGATTTGCTATCCAAATATCTAAAAGAAAGGAGAAGTAAAGGTATATATTTAATTGATGGTATCATTGTAACTAGTATGAAAAATCAAGAAAGAAATATTGAAGGTAATCCAGAATATGCGTTTGCTTTTAAAGATGTATTAGAAGATCAAAAAGCAATTACAACTGTAGAATCAATTGAATGGAATATTAGTAAAGATGGTCTTATTAAACCTACTGTCATTCTTAAACCAGTATCTATTGGTGGTGTTGAAATAAAGAGAGCTACCGGATTTAATGCTAGATTTATTGTTGATAATATATTAGGTTCAGGAGCACAAGTTGAAATAATTAGGTCTGGTGATGTTATACCAAAAATTGAGAAAGTATTGAAACCTTCTAAAAGTGGCAAACCTGAAATGCCAACTAATAAGTGGAAGTGGAATGAAACACAAGTAGATATAGTATTAGAAGGTAAAGAAAATAATAAATCAGTTTTAATTAAAAATATTTATCATTTCTTTTCATCATTGGAAACAAAAGGATTAGGAGAGAAAAACGTAGAAAAAATGGTTGAAGCAGGATTAGATACGATACCAAAAATATTAGATGCAGATGTAGAAAGATTTTTAATGGTTGATGGATTCAAAGAAAAGACATCACAAAATTTAGTAGCATCAATAGAAAAAGCAGTTTCTAATATACCATTGGCAAAATTAATGTCTGCGTCAAATAAGTTAGGTCATGGAATAGGTGAAGAAAGAATGAAACAAGTTTTAGCAATATATCCAAATTTATTAGGAGATTATAAAAAATGGACTAAACAAGAATTTATTAATAAAATAAAAGAAATTGAAGGTTGGGAAGATAAAACATCAACATTATTAGTTAATAATTTTTTTGAATTTATTAGTTTTTATGAATCAATTAAAAATTTTATAACATTAGAAGCCAAAAAGAAAATAACAAAAGGTGAATTTACTAATAAAACTGTAGTATTAACAGGGTTTAGAGATAAAATTTTACAAGATAAAATCGAGAATCAAGGAGGGAAGATTGGGTCTTCTATTTCTAAAAATACCGATTATTTAGTTGTTAAAGATAAATCTAATTTAGATGAACCTACTGATAAAATTAAAAAAGCACAAGAATTAAATATTAAAATAATTACTAAAGATAAATTAGTTAGTTTATTAAAGTAAATATATTTTAACAAGATACATCAGCAGGTTTAAGACCATAACACAATTTGGGATTAATTTTGTCAGTGAATGTTATACTTGTTATTTTTTCAATATTAGGTTTTTTTATAACAATTGTAGGTGGTTTATTTAATAGATAAATTAAAAGGAAACCAATAAATAAAATAATAATAAAATAAAAAATCTTTTCCTTTAACATTAATAAAGGTTTGATTTTTTTTTATATTTTAATTTAAAAAAAAGACCAATATTCATATTTAATGGAAGTATTAGATTTAAATTATTTTATGTCATTCAAGTTAAATGACAATTTACAAAATTTGGATAATAATATATTAGACCAATTAAATAGTTTGTTTGGGGGAGATAAATTTAAAAAAAATAAAAAGCATGTGAAGAAACAAAATATTTTAAAAAATCGTGGGATGCAAAATAAAAAGGAAAATATTGGAAATAGAATAACATTAATATTAAATAAATTATCTGAAACTAATGTTGATAATTTAATAATTGAATTCTTAGAAAATATAAATCAAATCGATTCTGAACAATTTGAGGAGGTTCAAAAAGCATTTTATAATAAAATAATATCTGAGATAAACTTTATTAAAATATATATACATTTTCTTAAAATTATTAGTTATTTATATAAAACTGTTCAAAAACACAATTTACAATATTTCTTCTCTACTATTGAAACAAAATTTAAACTTGATTATACTGATTTTGAAATTTTACCTGATTCCCCATTTGAATTTCTTAAAGAACTATCTGGGGAACAAAAAAGAATTAATAATTTAATTTTAATTCGTTCTATGGTTGAAAATAATTTAATGTCCAATAAAGTTATCTATGAAATAGATAATATAATATTAAAACAATCAGTATTTTTACCAGATATATATTATTGGTTTAATTCATCTAATAGAAATTTAACTGATAATGAAAAAAATACAATTGAACAATTAATAAATAAACCAAATATTGCGCAACGTGATAAAATATTATTAGATAATTTATTAAATATCAAAAATTTATCTACTCCTGAAAAAATTACTGTAAAAGAAAAAGAAACTAATAAAATATTACAAGGTGATACATTTAAATTAGAATGTGAAAATATAATTGAAGAATATTTAATGGTTAAATCAGTAGATGATATTATTTATTTTATCACAACTAAAAAAATGGACGCAATTATGAAAAATAAGTTTTGTAAATGTATATTAGATAAATATTTTATGTTAAATAAAGAACAATCAAATGAAATTTTAGAATTATCAAAAGTCCTTATAAAAAATCAAACCATATTTAAATCTAATTTAAGTAGAGGTTTAGCTTTATTATACTCTGAATGGAAAGAATTATCTATTGATTATAATAAACCAAATGATAAAATGAAAAATTTATTAAATACATTAAAAACATTATCAATTACCAAAGGAATTGAAAATATATTTGAACATTTTAAAGTTAAATTAACTTAAACTTTGTTTAAGTTGTTTCATTTGATAAACAAAGTTTATCAAAAGTAAGAACTCTATCTCCTTGAGATAGAGTTGTTTCATCAAAAGGCTTTGTTTTTTAAAGTAAGAATTGAGGCTTCGCCTCAATTGTTTCATTTAAATAAATAAAAATTTTGGAAATACAACCACAAAGCTGTAATAAAGTATCAATACCTCTATTTACTCTAATATAACTCAAACTAATAATTTCATATATTTTTAATCTAGATTCTTCATTTAGATTAATATTATTATTTATTAAATCATTATTTTCTATTAAAAATTTCATAAAAGTTAGCATAATGTCATTTGGAGTATATCCTTTATTATATAAATCTTTTACTACTTCCATTGTTTTATGATAATCGCCTGCTTTACATTTTTTTAAAATCTCAGAAATATAATATGGTTTAGGTTTATCTATTAGTGTATAAATATTTTCTTCATTTAATTTTCCATATGAATAATAAATACATTCAAGATTATTAATAGCTTGTCTAATATCATTGTCAGAAACAAATAATAAGGTATCAATACCTTCTTTGGTATATTCAACATTTTCAGATTGACAAATTTGTTCTATTTTTTGATATAAACTGATTGAATTAATTCTTGGATATTTAACTATCATACAACGTGATTGTATTGATTCAATAATTTGTGTACAATCATTACAAATAAATACAATTCGGGTATTCTGTCTAAATTCACCAATTATATTAGATAATAAATTCTGTGCTTTTGGTGTTATGGAATCAGCTTCATCTAAAATTACTAATTTGTGATTAGGATAATTTTTATTATTTATTGACATTTTCTTTTTACAAAATGGATATATTGTATTATTTATTATTGATAATCCTCTATCATCTGAAGCATTTAATTCCAAAACATATTCATTATATTTATCACCATATATTTGTTTAGCTAAAAATAATATTGTTGATGTTTTACCTGTACCTGGTTCACCTGTTATAATCATATTAGGTACTGATTTAGTTTGAATAATCTTATCTATCTTTACTTTAATAAACGGTTCTAATATAATTTCATCCGAATTTTTTGGCCTGTATTTTTCTATCCAAGGTATTTTAATATTAATAATATCATGAGTTTTTTTTAAACTTGTGAAAAAATCCATATTATTTTAATTACAATTATGGTTTTAAGTTAATATTATATATAGTTAAAAAAATAAGAATATTATTTATAATGTCAGAAAATATTGAAATTGAAGTTAATAATTTCCTACAAAAAAATAAAAATATTGTTGAATCGTTTGAATATCTAGTTAAATTATATAATGAAAAGAGATTAACTATTGAATTCTTTTCAATGAAATCAAATAATTTATTATTTTCACTAGATGGAGTTTATAATAATAAAATTGTTCCTTATATTTATAATTTTATTGGAACAATATTAAAGGTAGATAAATTAAATGATAAAATTTTATTAAATCGTATTAATGAAATTAATAATATTGTATTTTTAATGTGGTCTATTTATTTATTGATACGACCCTCCCTTTTAGAAAATTCAGAAGATGATATTATTGAAAGAAATCAAAAAATTCATAGGCATTTAGATAAACTTTTGGTAATTTTAAAAAAACCAGTATTTAAAAATGTTGATCATTTTAATTCTATATTTATTTGTAATTATAATTATTACCATGTTTATAATGGATATAATAATAAAGAATTATATATTAAAATTGCTAAATTATTCAAACAATTATGTCCTGATTTAAATTATAAATCTCCTAAATTAAATCTAATTAAAAAAAATAATAAAATAAGAATTGGATTTATTTCAGGATTTTTAACAAAATATCATTCAGTTTGTAAAGATAGAATAGGAATTATAAGATCATTAATTTTAGATCCCAGTTTTGAAGTATTTATTATCACTAATAATAAAGAAGAATTAACATTATATAAAGAAGTTATTGATAAACTTAGATTTAATAATAAAATAGTTTTACCAAATAAAATTGCTGATTGTAGAAAAATTATTGAAAATCTAGAATTAAATATTTTAGTATATTGTGAAATTGGTATGGACCCAACAATGTATAAATTAGCATTTTCTAAATTAGCACCTATACAATTAAATACTTGGGGTCATTCAGAAACCTCCGGTATTGATACAATTGACTATTTTATTTCATCAAAATATTATGAAACAAAAAATGGACAAGATAATTATAGTGAAAAATTAATTACATTAGATTCATTATGTACATTTTATTATAGTTTACGAATTTATAATTTTGCAAATAATTTTAAACCAGATAGGAAACAAATTTTATTAAAATATAATCTACCTTCTAACTGTAATGTGTATGGTATTGTTCAGACTGTATTTAAATATCATCCTGATAATATTAAAATGATTAAATCTATTATGGAAAAAGATACAAAAGGTATTATGGTATTTTTATCATATCCCGGTTTAGAAGAAAGATTTATGGATTGGTTGGAATATCATCTAGGACATCTTACTACAAGAACAAGAATTCTTAGTAGAGTTGCTCCTAATGATTTTTATGAATTAATTTCTAGTTTTGATATTATATTAGATTCATATCCATTTGGTGGTTGTAATTCAAGTTTAGAAGCTTTTTATTATAATAAGATTGTATTAACTTTACCATCTGATAAAATTAATGGTAGATTCACTTTGGGATTTTATGAAAAAATGGGTATTAAGGAATTAGTTTGTAATAATTTTGATGATTTTATTAAAAAAGCTATATTATATGGAACTAATAAAGAAGAAAGACAAAAAATGGAAAGATTAATAGAATCAAGAAAAAATTTATTATTTGAAGAAAAAGAAAGTATTGATACTTGGAGAACGAAAATGATTGAATTTTCAAATAAATTTCAAAATGATAATAAATTAGATGTGGATGTTATTGTAGTTGGTGCTGGTTTAAGTGGTTCTATTATTGCGGAGAGATATGCTAAACTATTAAATAAAAAAGTTTTAATTATTGATAAAAGAGAACATATTGGCGGTAATTGTTATGATTTTATTAATGAATTAGGTATTAGAGAATCAAAATATGGTGCACATCTCTTTCATACAAATAATGAAAGAGTATGGGATTATGTTCAAAGATATAGCAAGTGGATACCTTGGGAACATAAAGTATTGGCAAATGTAGATAATAAATTAGTCCCAATTCCAGTTAATATAAATACAGTTAATCAAATATTCGGATTGTCAATTAGTAATGAAAAAGAAATGAATGAATTTTTAGAAAGTAAACAAATTAAGTATGATAATATTACAAATAGTGAAGAAATGTGTAAATCACGAGTAGGTGAAGAATTATATGAAAAGTTATTCAAGTATTATACAAAGAAACAATGGGATAAATATCCAGATGAGTTAGATAAATCTGTAACGGAAAGAATACCGGTAAGAAATAATTTTGATGATAGATATTTTACTGATAAATATCAATACTTACCTGAAGATGGTTATACTAATTTTATATCAAATATATTAAAACATCCCAATATTAAAATAATGTTAAATACAGATTATAATGAAATAAAACAAAATATAAATGAAAGAACATTAATATTTTTTACTGGCCCAATTGACCAATATTTTGAAAAATATGGATTACCAAAATTAGAATATAGAAGTATAAATTTCAAGAGACAAAATTTAGATGTTGATTATTATCAGAAAAATAGTGTTATTAATTATCCAGGGAATAATGTTGAATATACTAGAATTGTTGAATATAAACATTTCTTAAATCAACAAGCTAAAGGAACAACTATAGTATATGAAACATCAACTGATGAAGGTGAACCATATTATCCTGTACCAAATCAAAAAAATCAAGATTTATATGATAGATATAAAAAATTAGCCGACTTGGAAGTTAGAAAGAATGTTTATTTTGTTGGTCGTTTAGCTAATTATAAATATTTTAATATGGATCAAGCTATATTTAATTCTATTGAATTATTTGAAAATATATCTAAAAAAGATTATGAAATTGTTATTGCTAGATATAATGAAAATGTTGATTGGCTTAATGATTATAAATTTATGTCAACTATTTATAATAAAGGTGATGATAATATTGAAGGGTCAATAACATTACCAAATATTGGAAGAGAATCGCATACATATTTATATCATATAATAAATAATTATGATAAGCTTGCAAACATAACATTATTTGCGCAAGGGAAAATAAGTGATCATACAAAAATGAGTATATCAGAATATTTAAATTGCAAGAATATTAAATATAATTCAGGAACAGCCCCTATTCATTTAGATAATGCTAATCGTTTAAGACATCATGGGAAATGGTTAAATGAGTTAATAAGTGGGAAGATGAAGAAATCTGAACTTGATTTTAAATCTTGGTGGATAAAAAATGTTAGAAAACCATATCCACAAACACATCCAATTTATTCACCTGGTGCTATATTTTCTCTAACAAAAAGTCAAATTCACAAACATCCTAAACAATACTATTTAGATTTAATTAAAAATGTTGATAATCATATTAATCCTGAAGAAGGTCATTATTTTGAAAGATCTTGGATTTATATTTTTGAATAAATTGCTATATTGTTATATAATAATTAAATAATTATTATATCCCAATTAAATTAATTTTCTATTGCGTATTCTAATACTTGTTTAATATGAGATACTGGTAAAACCTTAAAACTATCATCTTCTGGACTAAGACCATCTCTTCTTAATTTTTCTAAATCTTCCATATTCTCTTCTGGAATCAAAGCTAAAGTACAACCAGATTTTTTACCTCCTGCTAATTTAGCTTGAACTCCTCCAATTATAGTAATATCACCACATAATGTAATTTCACCTGTCATACAAATTTTATTATTTACCTTCTTATTTGACAATAATGAATAAATTGCCAAAGTAAAGGCAGCACCTGCGCTAGGACCATCCTTTGGAGTTGCACCATCTGGACAATGAATATGAATTCCAAATGATTTTTTATTATGTGAATCCTCAATAATTTTATCTTGTTCTTCTTTTGTTAATAAACTCCAAGCTACCTTAAGAGCATATTGAACTGATTCTTTCATAACATCTCCTGCTTTTCCTGTTAATTGTAAATCTAACATTTTTTCACTGGGGAATCTGGTACTTTGTATTAAAGTTATACCTCCAATACCCGATACAGTTGCATAAAGACCATTAACAATTCCTATTGATGATTCTGAATGAATCTTCTTCACTCTAACTTTTGGTTTATCCTCAAATAATTTCTTTACATATTCCATTGTTATTCTAAAAGGTAATTTATAATCATCTGAATGGAATCTATTTAAATTAATATCTCTAATTATTTCTACCACTTTTTCCTTAATCTTACGAACTCCTGCCTCATTTGTATATGTTTCTATTAAATATTTAATCATATCATCATCCAATATTATTTCATTTTTATTAAAACCAACTTCTCTACATATTTCCGGAAACATATAATCCCTGATAATTACTAACTTATCTCTTAAAACTAATGGATGAGTCTCAATTATAGTTATACGATCCTTTAAAATAGGGTCTATCAAATCTGGATCATTAAAAGAAAATACTATTAAAGCCTTTGATAAATCTAATTTTATCCCCGAAAAGAACTTGTCCTCAAATTCATCATTTTGAGTTGCGTCCGTCAAGTGAGTTAAAATACTGATTATTTCTCTTCCATGTTCTGTATGTGAAACCTTATCAATTTCATCAATAAAAATAATTGGATTCATACATTGCGTTGTCATTAAAATATCCGCGATTCTACCCCAGGTAGAACCAACATATGTGAAATTATGTCCAACTAATGTTGAACCATTAACACTTCCTCCAATTGGTAAGAAAGCAAAAGGTCTGGGATTACCATTTTTATCTTTCAAACATTTGGAAAGCCCATTCTTAGCTAAAGAAGTTTTACCCGTTCCAGGCGGTCCTTGTAAACCTAATATTGCTCCTTTTGCTTCACCATTAATCCATTGAGCAAATATTCTTTCTAATTGTAATTTAGCATCCTTATGACCATATACCGCATTATCTAATGTAGCTCTAACTTCTTTAAGATAATTCTTTTTATCAACCTTATAATTATCCCATTCACTTATAATTGAGTTATCTGAATCATTTGTACGAACATTATCTATATAGGTATCAATATCATGATCCGAAAATAGTTTTAATTCAGAATTTTGTTGTGTTAATTTCTTTATAAAATTATCCTTAAAACTTAAAATTTCATTTTGACTATATTGACTAAATGGTAGCTTTAATAAACCATCTAACCAAGCTTGCGCCTTTGAATCACCCTGAAAGCTTGTTTTCATTGACTTTAGTTTTTCCATAGCTTTAGCCTTAACATCTTCTGATGCTTTTAACATATTAATTCTTCTTTCATATGGAATATCACTATCTGATAATTTAGTTAATTCTCCCTCTTCCTTATCAACCTTCACTTTTGATACATCTAACATTTCACGAATAGAATGATGTAATGAATGATATACTTCTGTGGATACATCTTTTTTATCCTTTGATTTAAAAACGTCAAATAATATAAAAGCTAATTTTTGATCATCTTCATTTGACATTAGTAAAAGAGTTAAAATATCTATCTTTCTATATTTACTAGCTAATAAAAATTCATTAATTAAAGATAATAATGGTTTACCTTGTAGAGTTTTAAAATCATTATATTTTTTCTTAACATCTTCACAAATATCAGTTGATGTAGAAACAATAACATCTCTTAATCCTAAAGTCTTGATATAATTTTCCTTAAAATATTTGGGAACGGTTAACACTTCATATGATAACGCACTTTTATAACTTGTTAATTTTTCCTTAATAAATTTAATACCTCCTGCCAAACTTAATAAATCATCTTTAAATAAACCTTGAATTACCAAAAGTTTAATTTCTTTTCCCATATTTATTTTTAAATAAATATTAGTTCCTATTTTATCTTCAACTAATGTTGTTGATTTAGTATTTTTAGTTATTTTAATACTATCTGGACCCAAAAGATTATTACATTCTAATCTCGAAAAATGATGAACTCTTTTTACCATATTTTTCTTTGGATTCATTTCAATTAAATCATTTATTGTTCTTAAGAATGAAGGAATTTGACCTTCAGTTTGATTAATAATAATAGAACTTATTTTAATTTGATCCGATTTTTTCTCGTCTTTTTCTTTTTCCGAAATATTTTTTGGAATAACTCCTAATAAACTTTCTATAATATCTTTTGTAACCATTGATGCTTTCTTTTTAGTATTTTTATCATCATTAACTGGTTTATTATATGGTATTTCCGTTTTATGATATTCAGAATCCCAAATAGATATAGGCTTAATAAATCTAATTATAAAATATATTTTTTCCAAATCACTATCTGAAAAATAATCAAGCCAATTCTCTCCCATAAATAACTTTAAAATAAAGGGAAAATTATCACTAGTTATATGATTGGAATATTTTATTAATAAACTAGAAATGTTTTTTAATTTATTTGTTAAATCATTTCTGAGAGTTTTTATATAAACCAATTGTGGTATTATATCCAATTCATTTTTAATTAATCTTAATTCATCCAATAATGTAATAAATAATGAATCAGTATCTTGGTATAATTTTATATTATTTAAATATGATAAATTATTTACCATTGAAATTAAATAATCTCTATAAAATGCCACATTTAAATTATGTTCTACCATTTGCGACCTTAAAGTTCGATAATTCCTTTGAATTTTACTAATTTTATTAATTGATTTTTCCTTGGAACCGTTCATATTAATCAATATTAATGTCTTTATTTTAAGTATTAATTATAAAAATAATTACTTAAAAAAAATTTATTTTTGAATTATTCTATTAGTTTTGTTTATCTTTACTAAAGAATGCTTCACCTACAATTTTTAAAATTTTATCAACTTCTTTACAAATAACAATATGTTGATTATCTTGAATAGCGGAGGGTTTCTTTAGACTAAAATGATAATATTTATCAATATTAATTAGTTGTGCTTCTGTAATCCTATTACTCATTTGCAAAATAATGATATCATTAATTTTTGGTTTCCATTTTGCTCCAAACATTTTAATTAAATTTATTTTAATTCTAATAGAATCATATATATTTGGTAATTGATCTATTTTTCCCATAATATTACCAATTAACATATCATTTTTACAATAAAAAGGATCTAAATCAGTACCAATACCTATTAAGCCTCCTGGAATTATTTCATTTAAATCACTTGTTTCCGACTTTATAGATAAAATAGTAGTTTTAATTGGTTGACAAACAAATTTATTTGTATCTTTATTTTTAGATACTTGACCAGGTCTAATTTCAATTTGATCCCCAACTTTTAATTTCCCAGAAATTAGTGTTCCCCCAATAACTCCTCCTTTAACTTGTTCCCAGTTTGTACCAGGTTTATTAATATCAAAAGTTCTACTAATTCTAAAAATAGGAAAATTATTTATTCTTTCACTATATGATGAAGGATTAAAAAGTCCCATAATGGCTTTTATTAAATAACTAATACCTATTCTCTTATTAAAAGAGGTTGGAATAATTGCGTAAGGCTTAATATCATAATAATTTAAAATCTCATAAATTTCTTTAACTCTATTTAATAAAGTTAATTTATCTATTAAATCTATTTTATTAAGACAGACAATTATTTTATCTATTTTAGCTAATTTAATAGCCCCCAAATGTTGAATTAATTGTGGTTTTTTAATAACACCATCAAATTGTTTTGCCTGATTTGTTTCAGTAATAAAATTTAAAGGTTCATTAACCGCTATAACTATAATAGCTCCATCCATAATACTAGTTGATGCCATTGTCGTTTGAATTAATTCATGATGACCTGGACAATCAACAAATGATATATGATTAACTAATTCACATTTATCTCCTTGTTGATTATCAAACTTTTTATGATTACTATTTGTGGTAAAGAATTCATTATCAGAATCTTTCCATATTTTCATATTAGCATAACCTTGTTTAATTGTAATATTTCTATTTTGCTCAGATGAATGTCTCTGAGTTTTGGTACCTGTTAGTTTTTCAACACAAGTTGATTTACCGTCAGCAACACTACCCACAATACCAATATTTATAATAGGCTGATTATTCATAATTTGAATCATTAATTAATCTTTAAATTAAATCAAAAACAATAAATATCAATTTTTTTATTAAAATATGAGTGAAACGAATATTTTAATAAGATTATTCTAAGAAGAGCGTAAGCGATTTCTTTCAATTTTTTTTATCGGACTCGGCACAAAGTGCCATGTGATGCTACGCATCAAAAAACAAAGTTTTTTCAGATAAATAATATTTTATCGCAGAGATTAGAATTTAACAAAGTTAAATTCTAACTCTTGCAGACAATTTTTTTATACAATCTTTAGAATATAATAAAATTATTTTTTATCCATATTTATAGGATATTTATGAATAAAAATATAAAAAATTTAGATTTATTAGATAATGATTCTGATGAGGAAATTGATGATATTATTTGGAGTGATACTATATATAATAATAATGAAGATGATTTAGATTCAGTTATTGATTACGAAAGTATTATGTATGATGAAGAAAGTGAAGATGAATATGAATGTTTTAGTTGCTCAGAAGAAATAGATGATAATGATATTGAAATAATAGAGGATGAATTAGATAATCCAAATATTATTATTAATATAATTGAAGATAAAGAAAATAAAAATGAAAAAAAAGTTAGAATTACATTAGAATTTAATGTAGGACTAAATAAAAAAAATGAAATATTATATGTTGATTTAGATATAAATCAATCAACTTATCTTAAAATTGCTGAAGAGCTATTTAGATAATTATACTACAACATCTTGTGATTCTCTTTGTGGAGGAATATCTGTTGGCATAATATTTGGGAATAATTTATTAGTCAAAATCGCACATAGTTTAATATGCACTCTATCACATTGACTACTAACTGTTCCAAAATCTTTGAGACATTTATTATAACTATCAGATTTAACCCAATTAAACATAAGCTTTCTCATTCTCAAAAACGCAACAATTGTATCAGTTGGTAATGATTTTAGATAATTATAAATGTCTGTAATTTTTAAATGAGAATTTTTAATATCTGTTAGGGATACTTCCTCCTTTGGTTTACTATGAATTTCGGCTTTCTTTTTATAATAAATCCCCCTTACCGCAAACATTATATCCTTATATTCTTTCGGTAATAATTCATACAACTCTTTGTTTTGATGTTGACCTGTTTTAATTGACCATAGTAATTTAAATAACTCATATAATTCCGATGTACATACTTTAAATACTGAATCAACCAAACCAATCGTATCATAGGATTCATATGTATTAAGTGGATTTGTAATCTTTCTCAAATGTTGACTATTTGTATTTTGATTAAAATAGTCTGATAATTTATCATTTTGATACAAACAAAGTAATCCCTTGAAAATATTTCTCTCTGGACCTTGTACTAACGCAAATTGATAATTAGCATATTGTAATTTAATTAAATAATACTTTAAAGTTTTATCATTCCATAATTTAATTACTACACCTTCATTATCTGGAACTTCATCATATTTAACTACTTTATTAGTATTTGAAAAGTCTTCAATTGAACCCAACTTCTCAGGAACAAATATATTTTCAGTTTTATCAAATGACGCAAAACTTACCGGATGATTATATAAATCTTGTTCTACCAAATCATTATCCCTAACCGTAATCAAACATAACTTTTTATAATTCTCTCCAAAATACTTTGTATAATTAATCATATGCTTATTTTTATAATGAATTAACACAAAATAATATGATTTTGTATTATCCAATTTATTATAAAAATCATCAACAGTTTCATATCCACTACTTTTTAACACATCCAAAAATAATTCAAAATGTGAATTTTCATCATTTGAAAATTTAGATTCATTACTATCTAAACATCTTCTTGTTGATACATACCATTTATTATTATGGTTAAATACTGACAAGATTGTTCCTTCATAACATGGATTAATTTGTAATTTAGAATGATTCATATTCGCAATTAAAAATTCCATACCTTCTTTATTAATTCTGGGAGTTTCGCAAGTATAAGCTTTTATTTTTAGAGTATTTCTATCAATAATAAGAGATCTACATTCTCTCTTAAAATCACTTGTAATTGGAGATTCATACTTGTCATATAATAACATTAATCCCTCTTCAATATAATCTTTACTTAATACTCCCTTATCAAATAACTTTCTTCTTAATTCTTCTAAAGTTCCTTGATAAGACTCTAAAAATGATGTAATCAAAAATTGTGGTTTAGTATTCATTAGACTCATTAATAATTAATTCTTTATATACTTATATATTAATATTTCAATTTTTTTTATAAATATGAGTGAAACGAATATTTTAATAATATTATTCTAATGGGAGCTTATCGAAGATAAGCGATACATTTCAATTTTTTTAATAGCTCGAGCGTTAGCGAGTAGCTATAAACTATATTGTTGACTGAGCCTTTAGGCATATATTAATTATTTTCTTTGAAAATAATTAATTAGGATTAAATTAAAATGCTTTGCATTTTAATTTAACGAAGAGTATCAATTTTTTTATTAAAATATGAGTAAAACAAATATTTTAATAATATTATTCTAAAGCGAACGCAGTGAGGCTTTTCAATTTTTTTTATTAAATTTACTACTTTTATATACCAGTTATCTAAGATATCCGGGTTTTTTATGGCTAAAAAAAACAAAAAGTGTGTGTCCTACGGTCTCCCTGCGGTCTACCAACATTTCCATTTAAAAATAATTAAAGATTAAATTCTAGTATTTATATAATGGAAATAAATGGAAATAATTCATCCAATGTGTATAGATGTGAAATATGTAATTTTATTTATAAAACATATAATGGATTATGGAAACACAACAATAAATATCACACTATATCGGTCTCCCCGCGGTCTACCTCCGGTCTCCCAAAAGTCTCCCTTCGGTCTACCTCGGTCTACCAAGAAAGTCTCCCTATGGAAATAATAAACGAGACACCTAATACCAAATCAGACATTAAAGAATACAGATGTAATATTTGTGATAAACCATATGTTAATAAAAATAGCAAGTATAGACATCAACTGAAATGTAGTAAAAAAAAAGAAGAAGTAGAAGACCTAGAAAAGGTGTCGAATGAATATTCCTGTATTTATTGTGGTAAAAAATATCTTAATAAAAACAGTAAATATAAACATCAACTTAAATGTGAAAATAAGAGTGATATGAAAAAAATAATGGTGGAAATAGATAAAATTAAAGATAAACAAAATAAAAATTCCTCGAAAATGATTAATAGTAATAACATCACAACAAATAATATAACCACTAATAATAATAACCATGGTACTATAATAAATAATAAAATTATAATAAATAACATTGGTAAAGAAAATTTATTTGAATTAACTGACCAAGAAATAACAACCATTTTTAATAAAGAAATTGAAAGTATATTAACATTTATTGAATTAATTAATTTTAACGAAAGATTACCACATAATCATAGTTATTGTACAACATCTTTAGAGAGTAAATATTTGTCAACATATGATACAAAAACTAAAAAAATTTATAAAGATAGAAAAAAATATTTTTTTGATAATTTATTAAACTCTTCAATTGAAAGAATAGAAATTTTATATAATGGTAATAAAAATAAATTTAATAAAATTAAAAGAAAAGAAATAGAAGATAATATATCAAACTTAAAATTGCTAAAAAGTTATAATTTTAATAGTAGAACAATTAGAGAGATCATGAATAAAATGAACTTAATATCGTATAATAATAGAGATAAAGTTCTTAATACTTGGAATCGTATTGATAACGATGATAATGATAATTTTCAAGATGATTTAGATAAAGGTCTTGATGATAATTTAATGATTCAAAATAATAATAAAAATAATTATGAAGATAGTAGTGATTATGATAGTGATACTAGTGATGATTGTATAACTAAAAGAAGAAAAGAAAAAGAAATTATAGTTTAAAACAAAAAAATTGCTCGGCCCTTTGGGCCATTCAAAACCGGAGATTTTAGGGGCTCTGCCCAATAATTAATTTATAACTATTCGTTTCACTCATCGGTAAAATAAAAAATTTGCTCGACCCTAAAGGGTCATGTTGGGCTACGCCCAAAAAAGTCTCGTTCAGGCTTTCGCCTTCACTCTCTTTAGAATAGTTTTATTAATTTAATGTTTCATATTAAATTAATAAAAAATTGAAAAGTCTCACTTCGTTCGCTTTATAATTAATTTATTTTAACTCATTTCATTCGTTAAAATAAAAAATTGAAAGAAATCGCTTACGCTCTTCTTAGAATAATCTTATAAAAATCATAAATGATTTTTATAAAAAAAATTGAAAAGACTCACCCAAGCTTACAGCTTTCGTTCGCTCCTTAATACTATTTATTAATGCTCACTTTGTTTCGCATTAATAAAAAAAATTGAAAGAAAAATCATTAATAAATAATAATTTATTAATAATGTCTCATTTAAATTTTTCTTATGATAAAATTATTCGTAATATCGATACCATTGGTATAAATAATTTTGATTTGTCAATTGGACACAAGACTTTATTTCATAATGCTAAATTATCTATGGGTTCTGGTTTTAAATATGGACTTATTGGTAAAAATGGTCATGGTAAAACTTCATTACTCAAACAATTAGCTATGATTAGTAGTAATTCAAGTGATACTAAAATTAATACTCTTTATGTAGAACAAGAAGTTAAATTGGATGAAAGAACACCTATTAACTTTATTATGGATTCTGATTATAAACAAAAAAGTTTAAATGATGAACTATTAGAGGTACAAAATATATTAGAATCTGATGATATTGATAATATAAATGATGATGAATATAAATATTTAACTAATAGGTCTGATGAAATATCTAAAATACTATCTAATTATAATCCTGACCAAGAAAGAATTAAAGTTAGTCAAATTTTATCAGGATTGGGATTTAATGAAAATGAACTTGAACAACCATCTAATTTATTTAGTGGAGGTCGTCAAATGCGTATTTCATTAGCTAGAGCATTATATCTTGAACCTGAATTATTATTACTTGATGAACCCACTAATCATTTAGATTTAGAAGCAATTATTTGGTTAGAAGATTATTTTTCCTCTTGGAAAGGTACTATTATTGTGGTATCTCATAATATTGGTTTTTTAAATAGTATTTGTGATTATATTTTAAGTATTGAGAATCAAACACTAGTTCAGTATAAAGGTAATTATACTATTTTTAAGAAAACAATAGAAACTAAAAATAGAGAACAACTTCGTAAATATGAAAATTATGAAAAGAAGATTAAAGAATTAAAAAAGAAAAATACCAAAAAAGAAGAATTAATGGAATATATTAAAAATAACCAAGTTGAAAGACCAGAAAAATTATATAATGTATTAATTAAATTTAAGGACCCATATTTAATTAAATCAAATATTATAACAATAAATAATTTGTCATTTGGTTATAACTCAGAATTAATATTAGAAAATATTTCAACAGGTTTTGATATTAATTCAAAAGTAGTTTTATTAGGTCCAAATGGTTCTGGTAAAAGCACTTTAATCAAATTAATTATAGGTGAATTAGAACCAACAAATGGTAATATTTATATTAATTCTGGTTGTAAAATTGGTTATTATTCTCAACATTTTGAAAATCAATTACCCCACGACCAAAATCCTGTTGAATATCTCAAAACTATTATTCCAAATGAATATATTAAAAATGATGTTGAAGAATCAGTTAGAAATTATTTAGGACAGATTAAATTAGATACCAAATCACATTATCAATTAATTAGTGAATTATCTGGTGGTCAAAAAGCTAGAGTTGCTCTTATTAAATTGATTTTCACACAACCTCATTTTATAATCCTGGATGAACCAACAAATCATTTAGATATTGAAACAATTGATGCTTTAATTGATGCATTAACAAATTATAAAGGAGGACTTTTAATTATAACTCACGAATCAGAATTAATTAAAAGATTAAACGCCAATATTTGGTTATTAAATACAGAAACAAAGAATATTGATTATACAATTGATTCATATGATGAATACAAATCAACATTATAAATTATTTTATTAAAAAATTTTTATAAATGAATACAAATCAACATTATAAATTATTTTATCGTCTTTTTAATTGAAGTAATACTGCTAATTTTTTATCTTGTACTTGTCTAGCATTACTCATTTTTTGGGTTGTTGCTGATACCGAACTACCTTTATTTGTTTCATAAAATTCTTTAGCCTCTTTAGTTATTTCTAAATTAATTAATTCGGAATCATTTGCTTTATCATCAATTGGAATATCAGGATTAGGTGGTAAATCTTTTATGTATTCAATATTGTTAGTTGGATTATTAAAATATTTAATATTTAACAAGTATTCAAAAGCCTTCTTCCCTTTTAATGGTTGATTTAATTCTGAATCAATTATAGTTGGAACCATATCAATATATTTTGGGACTGTTTCTACATCAACATTAACCATTTTAAATAAATTTTTAATATTATTTTTATCTAGATATGCTAAAAGTTTTTTACAATGCTCGCACCTTTCTGAAAAAAATAAGATTCTCATTAAAATAATTAATATTTAAATCTTTATTAGAATTAACGCTCTATTTTCTCTAAATTAAAAAAAAATGAAATTTAATCTTAAAAGGTTTTATAACTTATATATATAATGCTCAAACTTAACAAGATTTCTATTAATATTATTGATAAACAAACTGAATTAGGAGAATCTAGATTAGAATTTAATATTAAAGGTGATAATATTAATTATATTATTATGAATACCATTAGAAGAACAATTATGAATGATATCCCAATTTATGCATTTGATGAATTTAAATTTGATAAAAATAATTCAGTTTTTCATAATAATTATCTTAAATTAAGATTAAGACATATGCCAGTATGGGGTATTGAAAATAATATTGAATTTAAGGAAACAAAAGAAACAGTTAATAATAATATTGATGACGAAGGTGAAGGTGAATACCAACCAGATAATATTGAATTAGAAGTTGAAAAAAAATTAGACTCATCATCTCTAAAGCAAATGAATATGTATATTAATGCTAAAAATAAAACTAATAATATTGTTGATATCACAACGAATGATGCTAAATTTTATTTTGGAGAAAAACAAATTCAATCTCCCTATAAAGTTCCAATTCCAATTGTTAAATTACAACATGGGCAAGAAATAGCATTTAGTTCCATCACAAGATTAGGAACAGAAGAAGAAAACGCAATGTTCTCACCAATTAATGTAGTTGCTTATAAACAAATTAATGATACCGAATTTAATTTCTTTCTTGAATCAAGAGGTCAATTAACAGAAAAAAGAATTTTACAAGTTGCATTATTAAATATTGAAAGAAAAATTAGAAATTTTATCAAACTATTAATAGAAGATAATAATTCTAAGGACAATAAAAAATTAGAAGGATTAGTAATTATTAATAAGGAAGATCATACATTAGGAAATCTGATAGCTCGTGGATTACAACAACATGATTTAATAAGTTTCGCAGGTTATAATCTACCACACCCTCTTGCTAAGAAAGTACATTTTCATTATAAATTAAAAAAGGAGGGTAATATTAAAAAGATATTTGAACAAGTTGTAGAATATTATTCAGACTTATTTTCAGAAATTAAAAAACAAGTCGATAAATTTTAGACATCAATTTCATTATTATCATCTTTTTTTATTGAACCATTTGATTCATTCTCATCTATTATTTGAAATCTTTTTGGAACTTCAATAAAATTAACAAACTTTCTTGAAATCTTATTTTCACCTGAATCAGCAAACTCATAATTAATATTTACAAATAATTTTTTGTCTCCTTTTATTGGAATCATAAAATTAGGTATTACTCCTTGATATGATGTTATTGTTCCTTTATAATGATAACCTTCATCACCAAATATTTCAATATCAAATCCTAATGGTTTATCTACATTTTTATCATTAGAATTAGATACAACAATTGTAGGAATAGTAAGAGCTAAAAAATTATTAGTAACTTTAACTTTTTTAATTTTTCTATTCATATTCTTATCAAGATATTCATGTTCTTCGGTAAGAGTTCTTTGAGTAAAAAAATAATCAATATTTTGAAAAGGTTTTCGTTGAAATTTAATTGTATTAAATGCTTCTCCCAAATCTGCCATTAATTATTTATATAATTAATTCCTTAAATATAATTTTCTATATAATAATATTATGAGTAGCTCTCCAAATATAAAATTAAAATACAAATATTTTATTTACAAATATGATACTGAAAAAAAGAAGATAAAAACTATATCACATTCTAAAAAAATGTCTGAATTAAAACAAAAAATTGTTGGTAAAAAAATTAATCCTAAAAATGAAATAATTTTATTAAAACTTACCAAATATAAAAAATATAAACATAACCCCGAGAAAAAATCAATGCTAAATAAATTAGTAGGACCTATTAAAATTAATATCAAAATATTTGAAGTTAGTGAAAATCAAGTCCTAAAACCAAAATATGAAAAAACTCTTAATAGAAAAGGTGAACAAGAACCAGATAAAAGAAATGCCCAATTTTTATTTATGTCTTTGGATTATTATAATAAAAAAGGGATTAATAAAGATGATTTAAAAAAAGTTGCTTTACTTGGAATTCAAAATAAATTAGAAAAAAGACCCCTAGCTCCAAAATTTATTGATAATATTTAGAATAACAAATTAAATAACCAACTAATATAGATATTCCATAATATATTAAACCATATTTATTAAATAAAATTATTGTTCCTAAAATTATTGTAAAGATTATTACACTAATATGATGATATCTTGTATCAAATATAACTAAATCCCAATTTAAATTTTTATAATTAGTAATTAATTTATCTTTAATTTCCCAGTTTTTTATAAAGTCATTTTTAAACAATAAATAATTTTGGTAATTATTTAATTCTAATTTTCTAATTATTGTATAAATATCACCCAATTCTAAAAATGATTTTTTATTAGTAGAAATTAATGAAAAATCCCAAATATTACCTAATTTTTTATTTTTATCTAAATGATTAACTATTGTCCATAAACCTTTTGTTCTTGGAACTAATAAATTATCAAATATTGGTAAATTATTATTTCTAGAAAATAATTGTCCCTCCTTAAATTTAGCTTCACTATATCTTGTTCCTTCTGCAAAAATTATAATAACTTGTTTTTCTTTAATTTCTGAATTTATTATATTATCTAATTGTTTATTAATATATTTATTATCCTTTTCAAAATTTCTACTTAATTTAATATCTGTCCCCGAACAAGAAGCATAACCAAATCCGGGAAGCCATACAAGTTCTTTTTTAAATAATAGATTATAATTTTTAATATTAAATTTTTGAAGTAAACTAATAATAAACATAAAATCAATACTATTAATATGATTACAAACTATAATATCAAATAATTCATGATTCTGATTAATTTCTTGTGTAATATTTTTATTAATAAATAAATTGGTATTAACACTATCTAATAATAAAGTACTAAATGTTTGTATAAGTTGTTTATAAGAATTATTTAAATAATTTTTATTTAAAATTTTATCAGGAATCAATGCTAAATAAATATATAACATTGTCCAATAAATAAAAACTGTTATATAAAATATTGGTTTTATAAAATTCATTATAATATTTTATAAAACTCCAATAACATAAACCATTAAACTATTTTTTAACTCCAATAATGTATTATTGATTTTGTTGAAACCTTTCTATCAAATTTCTCTTTTATTTTTATTCTTGCAATCTTTGGATCTTTTGTTTCTTTTTTTAATAGTTTAATATATTTAATTAAATCATCTGAATGTTTACTTTTAAGAGGTGGATTTTCATTTAATGAATAATCTAATTTACGGCCGTGTGATGTATTTAACCATCCCTTAATATTTATTTCATCTCTATCCACTTTATCGTGGCACTCTCTACATAAAACAACCAGATTTGATGAGTCATTCTTTTGTAAATAGTATTTTGATTCATTAATATTTTTATCATTAAAATCTTTTTGCCAAATGATATGATGTGTCTCTAAATTATTATTAGATTCACATATTTCACATTTACTAATATATACATTTGAATTATATTTTGATACTGTTGTATTTATTTTATTATATTCATTTAATAATTCATTTGTTCTTTCATTAAATTTAGTATCTTTCATAAGGAATTTAGCAACTTGTAAACCATAAAATGTTTCACCAACACCATCTGACAAGTGTCTATCATATATTAATAAATCTTTTAATGGGTCATATGTAATTTTTAAATGTTTAAATTTAACATTTGATAATTTCTTTACTGATTCAATTGACGCAATATCATGTAGATGTGTTGCGGTAATAAAACTAGTACCAATATTAGATAAAGTTTCTAACATATAACAAACAATAGTTATGGCGCTCTTAATTTCGGTACCTCTACATAATTCATCACCAATCATTAATGTTTTATTATCATTTCTTTTAAGGATAGCTATCAATTCCATCATTTCAACCATAAATGAACTAAGACCTTTAAACATATTATCATTACCGCAAATTCTAGTAAAAAGAGAATTATAAGGTGAAAATTCATAATTAGAACAAGCAGTATAATATCCAATTTGAGCTAAAATTAAATTTAAGCCAATAGATTTCATTAATGTAGATTTACCAGATGAATTAATACCATATAATAAAATACCCGTTTGATTAGTTTCATATCCTAATTCAATATCGTGTGGTATATAACCAGTATCTGTATTAATTCTTTCAATAATTGGATGTCTCATTTCTTTAGCTTTAAAGAAACTAGATATTTTATTATTAATTTTTGGTTTAGAATAATGATTATTAATTGCGCAGATGGCACCACTATTAATAAAATCAATAAAAGCAATTTTCTTTGACCAAGTATATAAAGTATTGCCAAATGTTTCTAATAAATATTTCATATCTTTCTTAAATTCTTCTTTTAATTTTTTACCAAGAGCAATTTTGTAATTAACTAACCCATTTGATAATTCCTGAATTTTTTTACAATTAATTTTTGTATTTGAAGATTTGGGTAATGGACTAAACTCTAAATCTTCTATTTTTAACTCTATATCACCTATCTTTAATTTAGTTATCTTTTTTGATGATAAATTCTTTCTCAACATTTCACATCTTCTATTTGTTATTAATAAATAATGACCATCTCTTTCATTAAATTTAGTATTAATTAATCTTTTTTCATCATCATTATCATCTTTATTTTTATTAAAATAAATTTTGTCATCAATATATTTTTCTAGAGCAATAACAAGATTAGAAATAAAGTTTTTGGAAGAATTAATAGAATTTTGTAAATTATCAATATCATTATGAATACCCGTATTATAAAATGTATTTTCGGATTCATAAAAATTGTTAAAGTTAAGATTATTAATTTGTTCTAAAATAAAAGTATTATTAATCCATTCTAATATTTTTTTATTATTTTCTAAAAGTGTATTATCAATTTCAAATGTTTGAAGTAAATTATTATGTTGTAGATATTCACTTAATTTATTAATTTGATAATATGATAAATATAATTGGTATAATTCATATGGATGTAAAATATTAATTTCTAACTTTCTAATTAATTTATCTAAATCATAAATATCTTCTAAAAAATCAACAATTTTATTATAATGATTTTCTTTTATTATTTTTTCAATAGAATTATATCTTTGATTAAGTTGTGTAGAATCAATTAATGGCATTGATAATTGAGAATATAAATATCTTTTTCCAATTGCGGTTTTAGTAAAATTAATAATATTAAATAAATTAGTTTCATTTTTGGTAAAAACATCTAGTTGTTCCAAAGCTCTATTTCCTAAATATAAAAATTTATTATTAGAAAATAAAGTTGGATATTTAAGATATTCAACTAATCTAGGTTGATGTGCCAGAACATATTCTAATAATAATACTAAACTCAGTCTAGCCCAACTTAAATTTTCTAAACCTAATAATTCAATAATATTAATATTTGTTTCAGTTTTATAAATTTTATTTAAAAATGATACTTGCCAATTGATTTTTTTATGATGACTAATTTTAACTGAATATGTATTTTTAGTATCAATACCTAGATAAGCTAGAATATCATCCATTTTCATATTAGCAAAATTATCATCAGACTTGAGGTTATTTTCTAATATTATTTCTTTTGGTGGAAAGTTTTCTAAAAATCTTAAAGAATCATCTAATCCCAACATTATATCATTTGGTCTAGAATAAGCTTCAAAAACAGAACCTTCACCAGTTGCCATATCATAAGCAGATAAACCAATACATAATTGATTATTTTTAGTTTTTTCTAAAACAATAGAAACTAACATATGTGATTTATCTGATTTTTTTTCAATATGAGTTGCGGGGGAATAAATACCCACAACTTTTCTAATTGGTTTAGGTGGTTCAGATACTTGATCAATTAAAACAACAGTATAATTCATATCAACTAATTTATCAATAAAATTAATAGTGACGTGAATTGGGAAACCAATCATTCTGGGATTACTTCTAGATAAAGGTAAATTACCATTTTTTCTTGTACAATAAACATCTAATTCTTGAGATAATTTTTGTAAATCAAGACCCTCATTATCAGTACAATATACTTCGTGGAATGAACCCACTTGCATTAAAATAATTGTGCGATTATATCCATATATCTTGGAATAATACTCGTGAATTTCAAAATAATCTTTTACTAATATTTCTTTTGGATATTCCATAAATTCTATAAGACTATACAAAAGTATTTTTTTAAATATAAAAATGATATTTAAAAAGAATAATTTCTTGGTTTGTTGAATTATAATTTATGACATAGATATTGTTTAATAAGGGGATAATTATCACGGAGGTCATACCAGTTGATGCCTGATTTTTTAACAAATTTTCTAAGTGTTTGATAAATATGCATTTGCCCATCAACTGATTCTAAGAAAGTTTTTTGTTGTTTGAGATGTTTACAAGAATCTTCAGTATCTATCCATTTTATAACTTTTCTGTGAAAGAATTGGGTTACATCTTTACGTAGTCTTAAATCTTTATTTACATCTTGATATTCAAAAACAGATGGCATCATGGTGGGAACAGGCCAGTATCTTCTTTCTTTGGGTTTTTCATATGGTTGTGTTGATTGATTTGGTTGTGTTGTTTGTGTTGGTTGGGTGGTATTTGTTTTTGGTAAAGTAAGAGAAATTGGTATTGAAATCATTATATATAATTTAGATATTTATTTGTTGTATTTAATTATATTTTTTAGCAAGATAATTAATAAAATCATTAACTAAATCTAATTCAAATTCTATTGATGTATGTTTAGCGACCCAATAATCTACAAAATATTTAGCTTCTTTATTAATATCAATATTATCTTTAATATTATTATTGGATAATTTAATACATATTTTTTCAAGAATATTATTATACATTTTGAGAGTATCGAAATTATTTCTAATCCAACAAACTACAATACGATTTGCAGTGTAAAAATTTTTATTATTTTCAATAAAATTCAATACGTCATCTATTGAATTAATATCATATAATTGTAATATTATATCAGACGCAAAACCAATGGGGGGAATTAAAAGATATTGTTTATACAATTCCTTATTATTACCACAATCTTTATCAGGTATGATATGAGTAAATTTATTTTTATTAATTAAATTGATTTTAGTCATACAAATGGGACCATCTTTAGCATTTATCCAATCTCCAGTAATAGGATGCAACATTTTGGAACCTTTGGGAACAGTAGTAATTTCTTTATTTTTGAATTGTTTGGGATTAAAATTAGTTTGAGATTCATTTTTAATGTATCTTTTATTCATTAATAAATAAAAGAAAATAATTAAAGATTTAATTAATATTTGATACTAATGAGTACAACAGATTCAGAATATTCATCTGAAGTTTCAATATCAAGTGATGATAATGCGGAACATAATGATAATCTTGATTTAACTAATTCTATTTTAGGCAAATATAATATTATTAGAGAATTGGGAAGAGGTACATTTTCAATAGTTTGGTTAGCCTATGATACATATAATGATAAATTTTACGCAATTAAAGTTCAGGACCCAAATGAATTTGATGATGGTTTAGATGAAGTTAAATTTGTTAAGAAATTACCAAAAGACAAAGGATATTTTAATTACTTGATAGATAGTTTTATTGAAAGGCATAATAATAATAAATATTTATGTTCGGTTTGGGAATTACATTATTCTGATGCTGATTATCTTATTAGAAAAGGTTGTTATACAAATGGTTTTCCATTACACATTGTTAAAAAAATAATGAAACAATTAATTTATTCATTATATATTCTTCATAATAAATACAAAGTTTTTCACGGTGATTTAAAACCAGATAATATTTTAATTAGAGGTATTAATAATTATGATAATTTTATAATTAATAAATATAAAGAAAGTGATTTTAAGACAAAATATAAAAAAGCGCTTGATGAATTATCAACATCAAAAATAGCTAATTCCAAAACATCAATTAAGAGTGGTATTAGAAAAAGAATTCATCAGGAAATAATGAATAATATTAATAAAGAAATTACTAATTTAAATATAGATAAACATTCAACTAATTCTAAATATTTAGAATCAATAAATATAAGTTTATCTGATTTTGGAACTCATTGTGAAGAGGATGATTATTATAGTGAACCTTTTGGAACTCGTTATTATCAAGCACCTGAAATTATATTAATGGGGAAATGTTCTTTCCCAGTAGATATATGGGCATTAGGGTGTACATTTTATGAATTATTAACAGGTCATATTTTATTTAATCCAAATAAATGTTCAAAATATTCTAGAGATTATAATCATTTATATTTAATTAAAGAAACATGTGGTGATTTTCCAATAAATTTTCTAAAAACAACAAAACATTATAAAAAATATTTCGATAATAATTATAAATTATTTAATGATGATATTGATAACTATAATAGATTAGATAGAAAATTAGAATGTTTAAGTGTGTCAGATAGTGATAAGAATAAAATAAAAGAATTATTAGTTTCTATGTTACACATAGATATATCTAAAAGAATTAAGATTAACGATTTAATTAAAAATGATTTTTTTAATTAACCAATAACTGATTGTACATAACCATTAGTATCACCATAATAACAATGAATCATACACGCACCACTTGAAGTAGCACCGTGATTGTAAGATTCACCATAACTTGAATTTTGTGATTGTTTAGTTTTATTTTGTGTAGGAATTTTTGCGTTCATTGCATCGAATTCTGCCTTTTGAGAACCGTGCATATTTGTTGTATCAATATATAAAAATGGTAAATGAGTATAAGCTGACATGATTATTAAAAGATAAAATTATATGGCACCACTAGTCATTATTTTTTTCAATTTTTTTTATAGCTACGAGCGTTAGCAAGTAGCTATAAAACACATTGTTGACTAAATTTCACGAAGTGAAATGAAGAGTATCAATTAGAAATAAAAACAAAGTTTTTATTTCTAATATTATGGCAGAGATTAGAATTTACTTTGTAAATTCTAACTCTTGCACACGACGAAGGCGAAGCCTTCGTTCCTGTGGCTTATAATAGAAAAAGCATTGCTTTTTCTATTAAGCGCACACAATTTTTTTATAACTATGCTAGACTATGTCTGGCCTAGAGAGAAAATAAATGTTCTTCTCTATACAAGTGAAACGAATAGTTATTAATTAATTCTTGGGCGCCCGTTTATGTCCTAAAAGTCCAACATGACCATTGGGCCGAGCAATTTTTTAATTTTAACATATTTAAAGATTTATAAGTATATTTAATAATGTCATCTGAAACTATTAAACAATTTAATGAAATTCTTAGTTCATTTTTGGTTCAAGTATCACCATTAGTAGGAACATCATATCATTACCAATTACAACAAATTATTAAAATTAATTCATTATTGCCATTGGAACAATTTATGATTTACGCATTACCATTAAGAGAAAAAATACTAAATAGAGATGAAACCTATTTTTCTGATTCCATTGATAATAATACAATGTTTAGTAAAGAACATAGTAAAATCAATGAGATTTTAAGGTTCAAAGATATTTATTTTAGGTTAGATAGTGAATCAAAATCAAATGTATGGGATATTTGTCAAGCAATGTTAATATTAGGAGAGGAATATATCCGAGCAAACTGTGATAAATATACAAAAAATTAAGACTTTCATAACTATAATTCTATTAATTTATAAAAAAAAATTGATAAAATTTAATATTCAAATATTAACATTAATATATCTAATGTCATGTAAAAATACTATAACATTAAATGGGGGAGTTTCTAAAAATTTATGGTGTAGAGACGAATTAGCTCAACATATGATAAAAGAATTAGGTAGAAATCCATTCAAAGAAAATAAAGGTTCTATTATTAAAAAATGTAAATATACAAGTGGTGAATGTAGAGGTGCTCATTGTATTTCTGAAATTAAAGTATTACCAACTAATAATATATTTGCTAATTCTGATAAGACAAAAATTGAATGGGTTGGAATTTACAATTCATTATATAAATCACTTATTAATGATTTACCCAAAATTAAAAATCCAGAACATATTAAACAAATTAATAATATTAATATTAAAGATGCTAATTTTATCCAAGTTATTCAATTATGGCGAGAATTAGCTTGTTATTATAGAAAATTACAAAAAGAATTATTTAATAAAAATGATTCTTTGAATAATTGTGATTTTAAAAATCCAGAAGATGTACCTATCTTTTCAATTCCTGAAAAATATGAGGATACAGTTTGGTCATTTGAAAGAAAAACTAGATTTTGTTCTATCTATCAAAATTTAACAGCAAAAATAAGAACAAAAATACCCTTCACTTTATGGGATTTATGTGTTGCTACGGGTGATAATTGTAAGGAAGGTATTCACGAATTAAATGAAATGATTTGTTATGATGATTTTCTTCATGGTAAATGTGATTGTAAAACATTATTTGAAAGTGAACAACAAGAATCTGAATATCTTAAACAAATAATTGAATTAACTAATTATAATGATAATATTCAATTAAATGATGATGAAGGTTGGTCAACTATAAAAAGTAAAAAAGCTAAAAAATATGGTGATGAAAGAATTGAAATTAAAAATAAGATTACTATTTTAGAAAATAAAATTAATGAACTTAAAAAATCAAGGAAAATACATTATACTGAAAAAGGATTTATTCCTTTCACTAAACAATATAATGATTATTTAATTAGAAAACAAGAATTAGAAAAAATAAATAATGAAAAACCAATTAAACAAGAAATTTGGGAACAAAAAACTGAACCAGTTAAAAAACTAATTAAACCAGGGCAAAAGATTAAGCAATAATACAACGTTTCTTTTTCTTTTTTTTATTTATTTTACAATCTATTTTTTGATTATTATCTAATATAGCTTGTTCTAATAATTTTGGATAAACAATATATTGGGCTTTTTTAAATATTTGAGAATTAATAATAGAGTTTATCCAATAATCAAATGTATAGCAAGATTTATTTAAAGATTTTAAATACATTGTTGTTTTATAAATATTTTGATTAGTTATTAAATTTGGTATTTCATCTAGAGATTGATAATACATTGGATAATCTTTACCCAATCTTTCTATTACTGCTGGTAATGGTCTGGTTAATATAGGAGTATTTCTAACAATACATTCTAATAAAGTATTACAAGCGGATGCTTCTATTAAATCAATAAATACAATATTATTGGTAAGTATTTCATCATAATCATTATTATTTATATTATATAGTAATTGAACACTATTATGATTATTTTCTAAAATTTTAATAATATTATCTTTATCATTAATAGTTTTAATATATTCATTCATAAAATATACATATTTATTAGAACTGTTATCTCGTGATATAGAAAGTGGTTTATTTTCTATTAATTTAATGTTAATTAATTCAGAAAAATCTTTATTAGGTTTAATATAATTTTCCATATTTTTTCCAATTAAATGAATCTTTTTAAAATTATTAGTTATTTTGAGTGCGTATATAGAATAGGGATTTCTTAACCAACTACCTATTTGTATAATTTTTTTTTCTGAATTTTCTAAAAATTTATTATAATCAAATAGTTTATTTGGAATATCAGTTGGATGAATCAAAGATTCAACTAATAAATCAGGATATTTTGATTTAAACCAGTCTCCTAACCATTCACTTAAAGTATAAATACCTACACAATTCTTTAATGATTTTCTCCAAGATTCTTTTTTAATCATAGTATTAGTATTATAGTCTGTATATTCTGTATTGGGAGTATGATGAACGATACCTATCCAAGGTTTTTCATATGGCACAAGTTTTATTGATGAAAATAAATCATTACACCAATGAAATGTTCTATCAACAAACATATCAAATATAATACCATTATTATTATGTAGAATACTAGTTTTATGAACAGTATCAAACCATCCAGAACGATGTATATTAGACAATAAATGAGGTTGAATATATTTTAAATTAAATATTCTATTTTTATTAGGAAATTCACTTAATTCATTATCAAAACTAATATTTTTTGGATTTTTTGAGTAATAATCTCTACAAATCCACCTAATTTCATCATTAAAATTAAAATCCGAATTAAATATTTTGCCTACTAGACCATATAAATATACTTCATCTGGATTATTACAAACTTGATATAAAATAAATCTAGATATTAGTTCTTTGATTTTTAGATTTTGAATTATTTTAAAATTATTAATTTGAAAAATATTTTGAATATCTTTTTGAATATCCTCCAATAATTTATTTATGAAAAAATCTGATACATAAAAAGGTGGGATTTCTCTATAATTTGATACCAATAATTTTAATAATTTATTTTTATGGTCATTTAAATTTGGAAATTTATGTTGATTGATTGTATTTATAACATCTAAATAATCTTTTTTTATTTCCACAAATTTATTTATTAATAATTTATAATCCAAATTTATTGGTTTATTTGTTGAATCCATTTCAGGTCTTATCATATATTTATCTAATTTAAATTCATTAACTAAATCAAATGTTTTTTTAGTATGAGAAATAGATATAAATGGTTTTTTGGTTATTAAGCTCATTATATGAGCGTGATAACGAGAACATATAATTAAATCTGAATCATTAAATACTTCTATACAATTATTAATTTTATCTTCTTCATTCCAAGTGAAATTTGGGATAATATTATTAACATTTATTTTAGATTGAATACACAAATTAAAAATATCATTATTAAGAAATAAATCAGATTCATTATTACATAGAGATGAATTAAATGGAAATAGATTAACAATATAATTATTAGTAGTTAGATATTCAATAAATTTAACAGTTTGATTTAAATAATTTTGATAATTATTATTATTTGGATATATTGATCTAGCTAAACAAAAAGTAATTTTATTAATTTTAGGTAAGGTTATTTTATCTTCTTTACAAGTTTTAATACTTAAACTAGTAACTAAATCTGGATAATAAAATATATATTTATTATCGGTATTTAAATTAAAATGTTTAGATAATTTTATTTGATCATTTTTATTCCTTACAACGAAATAATCAATAATATTAATTTGAGGGATTAAATCTCCTTGAGGTAATTCACAAGAATAAGCTATAATTTTTCCCCTAAAATTTTCACATAATTTTTCAAGTTTTTGTAAAAAGTAGGAATTTAATATTTCTCCACCACCAAGTATTATTATTTGAGTATCTACTGGTAATATTTTTAGATCATCTAAAGACACTAATTTATATTTAATATTTTTACAAATATCATTTAGGATAGATTTAAATAAATAATAAAAAATATCATCGCCTAAATTAGACCTATGATAATATCCTGTACATATAATCATTATATATGATTATTTATTTTTTTTTAATTCAAAATATTTTAGTCCAATATAAAAACACTTAATTATTTAAATTACATTACAAAATATAATGAAGGCTTGTAAACTTGGAAATATATTAGATACCAAATTCTAAAGTTTAATACAAAATAGAATTTATTGTGTTAATTGTTATAATAATAGATAAATTCAGTGTTCTAATTATGATGTATAACCGTATACAATTAGTTTTTAATTAAAAATATTTTCTATTTAATACTAATGATACTTTTTTTTTATAAACCTAAAAAGTATAGTCCTATTATTATTTTATTAATTAAAATTCAAAAACAAGATGAATTTGAAAAATTAGAAGCTTGGACAAGTGAATTATTTCAAATATTATTTGATTTGAAAGAAGCCAACGGAAAAAATATATTAATATTTAGTGTTATTAAAGATTATGAGAAATCAACTATTAATTTAGTATTACCTGCTCATGAAGCAAATTCCGTTATTGTTAATAAATGCCATCAAAATATTAATTTTATGAATAAAATAATTGTTGATACTATTCAAAATACTGAAACTGAATTAATTATAGAAATAAAAGATGCAAAAATATTAGTTCATGAAATCCAAACAAATTTAATGGGTTTGGCAAGATACTTTAATATAGCTTAATTATTCAGAGTCAGCTTGATTTAATTCCATTGTGAAATCTTGAACAATTGCTTCAATATTTGTCATAACTAAATCAGACTCAGAATTATAAGTAACTATCATTGGTTCATTAGAAGAGAAAAATAATGGATTATTCATTAACACAGATACTCCAGTTATAAATAAATCATTTATAGAATCATTAATATTAGTCATATCAAAATTATCAAATTCATCAACATCATCAACATCATCAGGCTCATCAGGATACTGATTATCAATTGTAATTTCATTACTAATAGGACTATTATTTATTAAACCATTATTTAATGTGGATGGAACTGATGACCAAGTATTAAATGTTGACGGAACTGTCCAACCAGTATGTACTGATGAAGGAACTGGTGACCAATTATTTAATGTTGATTGAACTGTCCAACCAGTATGTACTGATGATGGAACAGTTGACCAAGTATTTAATGTTGATAAAACTGTCCAACCATTATTTAATGTGGATGATAACCAAGTATTATTAGTGAAAGAAAAATTGATAGGAATTGGTGGTATTATTGGAATACTAGAACTTAATCCAAGAAATTTATTTCCTGACTTGATAAAGTGTGGGGTATCATTTAAATAATATTCAATATTATGTTTTTGTATAAATGAGTTATCAGATAATATAACTTTGTTAGAGTATTTATAAATTAAATTTTTAATATCAAATAAAAATTGATCATTAGAAAAATTTACTTTTATTTTATGTGAATGATCATAACCTATAATTGGAAAATGTTTTGTAGTCATAATAATTTCAACATCGTGTTTATAAATTAATTCTCCATTAAAAGTAAAAAATGGTATTATTGTATTAATATCTGTATAAATCACTCCCGCACCTATTATATCACCTTCAATCCATGGTCTTGAATATATTTTGTTTGTTTCTCCTTGAGAATTAAATCTTATAGAACCATCATCAGAATGAAAACCAATAGAACCACCATACCATCCTGCGTGTGAATTAAATGGAACATTTTTATTTCCAAAACCAATTGATATACATTCTTGATGCCAATTATTATTTGTGGTATTAACTTTTTCTTTTACTTTGATTTCAAAATAATAAACATTACTTAAAATTATTTCAACATCATTCTCATTATAAATTGGGAATGAAAATGGCATTGGATATTTTATTAATTCTTTTGAAAAAAATGATGTGTTATTTGTCATAAATGGTAAAATTTTATCCGCGAATAAAATTCGATTACCTGGTTTACCTAAAAAACTATATTCATTTCCTGATTTATTAGTTTGATGATGACCCTTATATTGTTCATCTAATAAAAATCTAGTGGGTAGGGGAATAAAACATTTAATCGCAGTTAATGGAATATTACATTTAATTGGTTTTGTAAGATTATCATTAACATAATTATATAAATCTGTTAAATATTTAAGAGAGAATTGTTTATCATTTTTTGTATTAGAAATTACTTCATTAAAACTGATAAAATTCATTATATATAATAATTTTTAATTCTTTAAGCATTATATTTTTTATATATTATTTTATCTAATACTTTATAATATATGAAAAAATTTATCCTATCAAATCAAAAATGTAATTTAAACTGCGTTAGAGGTCATAATTGCTGTAATTCTATTCATTGGAAATTTAATTTAATGTATGGTGGTGGGAAACCACAATGGACAGTGCTTCAACATAATGGTCCAATGTTTCCTCCTGAATATGAACCACATAAAATACCTATTGTTGTTAATAATAAAGAAATTATTTTACCAGAATTAGCGGAAGAATACGCAACAATGTATGCTAAATTTATAGATACACCATATATGGAAAATAACACATTTAAAAAAAATTTCTGGAAAGATTTTAAACCAACTTTACCAAATGATCTCCAAAAACTTTCATTAGACCAATTTGATTTTTTACCTATCAAAAAACATTTGGATTTAATTAAAGAAAAAAAAGCAAGTCTAACAAAAGATGAAAAAGAACTGATAAAAAAAAAGCAAGATGAATTAGATGAACCTTATAAATATTGTATTATTGATGGTGTTCAACAACAAGTTGGTAATTATAAAATTGAACCACCTGGAATATTCTTAGGTAGAGGTTCACATCCAAAAATAGGTTCCATAAAAAAAAGAATCTTACCCGAAGATGTAACTATTAATTTATCTAAAGATGCCAAGATACCAGAACCAAATATAAAAGGGCATAAATGGGGTGAGATTATACACGACCATAGTGTTATTTGGTTAGCATCATGGAAAGAAAATATAACTGGTAAAAATAAATATATTTTCACAAGTTTAGATTCCTTTTTTAAATCAAAGAGTGATGAATCCAAATTTGATTTAGCTCGTAAACTTAAAAAGAAAGTTAACTCTATTAGAGAAACTTATGAAAATCAACTAACTGATAGTGATGCTAAAAATAAGCAACTAGCTACTGCATTATATTTTATTGATAATTTAGCTTTGAGAGTTGGAGGTTCTAAAGATACAAAAGAAGAAGCCGATACTGTAGGTGTAACATCATTGAGAGTAGAACATATAACTTTAATGGATAATAATACGATAAAGTTGGATTTTTTGGGTAAAGATTCAGTTAGATATTGTAAAAAGGTATCAGTTAGTCAACAAGTCTATAAAAATCTAGAAGAATTTATAAAAAATAAAAATAAGAAAGATGATATATTTGATTTAGTTACAGCAACAGCATTAAATGATTATTTAAGTTCATTTATGGAAGGTTTAACAGCAAAAGTTTGGCGTACATATAATGCTTCCTTAGTATTTCAAAAAGAATTAGATAAGGTAAGAGAAGAAAAAGTTAAAGAAATAGAACCAAATGAAAGATTAAACTATTTAATAGCAATGTTTAATCAAGCAAATACAGAAGTAGCTTTATTATGTAATCATCAAAAAGGTATTAATACATCTATAGATAATACTTTACATAAAATAGAAGATAGATTAAAAGAACTCAAAAAAAAGAAGAAAAAATATCAAGAAAAAAAAGATAATGAAAAAGTTAAAAAGATTCAAGCTAAAATAAATTCATTAAAATTAAAAAAAGAAACAAAACTCAAAATGAAAAATGTATCTTTGGGAACTTCAAAAAATAATTATATTGATCCAAGAATAATATTTGCTTTTATTAAAAGATTTGAAATCCCACCTGAAAAATTATTTACTAAAGTTTTATTAAATAGATTTAAATGGGCTAGTAGTATTGATAAAGATTATAGATTTTAGATTGGCTCTAAAAATTGATGTTTGAGTAATTTATCTAAAGATTCTCTTTTATTTGAATCAAAATGACATATTTTAATTAAGAAATCTTTTAATTGTATTATTTTTTGTGGAGTTAATTTCTTGTTATCCAAATTATTTAAAATCTGAAAATCAAAAAAATCAGAAAAATTATGTATTGCTTTATCTTCCAGTTCTCCGTATCTTTTCTCTATAAGTCTAATTAATTTTTTAAAAGAATTATTAGGTAAGTCTTCAATATTTTGATAAAAAAATCTATACCAACAATATACAATTATTATAGAGTATTCTTGTTTCATCATTATTTTAGATGATAAATGTAAATAATTTTTTGAATAATTTGTTAAAATATTCCAATATGTTTCTTTAAGAAATAAATTTAAAATTATAGAAAATAAGCCATAATAATCGTGCTTATCATATTTAATATTATCTTCATAATCTACACAAATGTTAAATATATCTAATGATAATAAACTTTCGGGAGAAGTTATATAATTTGTGGATATAATATTACTTAAATTAGTTTGATTTTTTGATAAACCAAAATCAATTATTGTAGTTATTATATTTTGATTAACAATATTATATACCACATTAGATGATTTTAAATCACAATGTATTATATTTTTAAAATTAATTAATTGTTCAATAATTTGTTTAATAATTAAAATACTATTATTAAAACTTAAATAATAGTTATTTAATTTTAGTTTTTCCAAATTATAATATCCCAAAAAATTATATAATACACCCATACTAAATGTCTTATTTATTAAACCATAACATATAGGAAAAGAACGATGTTCAATATTATTTTCTTTTTTAAAAATATTTATCATTTCTACTTCACTATTTAAATCTTTTATACAATCCTTATTTGATATTTTAATTGCGTAATATTGATTTTCTAATAGTGAATTTTTAGTTATTAATTCTACTAAATAAACGCAACCGACAGTTCCTTTTCCAAGAAAATTTCTAATTTTGAACTTGATTTTTGAGTTATTATGATATAAATTTAGATTATAGTTAATTATAGCATTAACATCATAAAATAAATTAATATCATTTTGATTCATAACTTTTGATAATAATTTATTATTTTTAATTTTGAATATTACCTTTCCTATATAATTTGCCATTAATATTGTATATATAAAATTAAATTTAATAATTCTCTATTATTTCTAATATTTGATTTAACTTTATTAATAAATAATCCAAACCAAATATACCAGATTCGTTATTTCCTATTAAATATGAATTCAAATAACCATTTAATTTTGCGGTATTAATATTAATTGAATTATCATCAAAAAATAATATATTATCAGATGGTACTTTTTCAGTTTCACTTATTTCATTTAATATAATAACTTTTTTAACAGCCCATAAAATATGTATATCATCTAATTCAGTTAATTGATATTTATTTTTTTCTTGTTCATTAAATGGTATTGTTATATGAATAAAACTAGTTGAACCTTTAATATCTTTTATATATTCAAATAATCCAACTTTATTAAATATATGTTTAACATCGTGAACTAATGCTCGTGTATTAATATAAATTGGATAATCTTTAAGATTTAATTTATATAATATTGCTTTTAATTGTGATAATTTTTCATCATTATCAAATAATATTATATAATCTGAATCAAAATATACTGAATCAGATGATATCGTTGTTAAAGTAAGATCAAAATCAAATACAAATACAAATTTTTCTTGATTTTTATTGATTTTATTTTGAAGGAATAATAAATCATCAAGAGATTTATTGGTCATCCTATTAATATCATTCATTATAAAATAATTATTAAATTAAATGAAAAAATAAAATTTATTCTTTAAACTCAAATTGAATATCACTAAAAGTAGTAATAGGATGAGTAAACATAGTGTTTTGTTCTTTAATTATTTTTTCAAAGTGAATAGTATCATTATTTTCTTGAACTTCTTCCTCATGATGTTCTTCCTCATGATGTTCTTCCTCATGGTGTTCTTCCTCATGATGTTCTTCCTCATGGTGTTCTTCCTCATGGTGTTCTTCCTCATGGTGTTCTTCCTCATGATGTTCTTCCTCATGGTGTTCTTCCTCATGGTGTTCTTCAGAATGTTCTTCCTCATGGTGTTCTTCAGAATGTTCTTCGGAATGTTCTTCGGAATGTTCTTCGGAATGTTCTTCGGAATGTTCTTCGAAATGTTCTTCGAAATGTTCTTCGGAATGTTCTTCGGAATGTTCTTCGGAATGTTCTTCGGAATGTTCTTCGGAATGTTCTTCCTCATGGTGTTCTTCGGAATGTTCTTCGGAATGTTCTTCGGAATGTTCTTCCTCATGGTGTTCTTCGGAATGTTCTTCGGAATGTTCTTCGGAATGTTCTTCAGAATGTTCTTCAGAATGTTCTTCAGAATGTTCTTCAGATTGTTCTTCAGAATGTTCTTCAGATTGTTGTTGATTACTAGAATCTAACACAGTTCTAACAAATGATTTAACTAAATTATTACTTTGCTCAGCTAAAGTATCTCTATATTCATTATCTGTTAATAAATATGTCCAGATATTAGAAATATTTTTCCTGGTTAGTTTTCTTAAATCAGCTGGTGTATACCAATTTGGAATTAAGATTTTATTTCCTGAAATTTTTAATAATAATGTTTCCAATTGTTCAACGGATGCTTCATCAATAAAACTTAAAACATCATTAATAGATACTTTGTTATTTTCAAACATATATTTATAAATTGTTTTTTCTAATTTATTAATCTTTTTAAAGAGCTTTTTAAAAAATAATACAACCTTAAAACCAACAAAGGTTAAAAATGTTGTACATAAGAAAGCACTAATAAAGAGAAGAAAGTCGCTTTTAGTATTAGAATATTCAAATTGTCTATATTGATTCATTAATATTATTAGACTTTTGGACTAAATTGTATTTCTTTCAATTTTTTTATTAAATATGAAAATAAGTATATTAATATTAATTGATTTATAATTTATTTAAATTAAAGAGTTAATAAACTCATCATTAGAAGGTTCTCTACCTAAAAAGTATTTAATTGATTCCATAGATTTACGCATAGAACCTTGAGATAAAACTTGTTTTCTTAATTTGAGTCCTAATTCAGAATTCATAATTCCATCTTTTTTGAATTGACTAAATAGGTCTTTTGCGTAAACAAGAGACCAAAGATAACCATAATATCCCGAATCATATCCGCCAAATAGATGACCAAAACTGGCAATTTCACAAGAATCTTTGGGTGATTCAAGTCCTAAAATAGAATAGTGTAATGTTTTAAATAATTCATCTGGTTTCATATCAGTTTTACTTTGATGAATAGTCATATCAAAAATCGCAAAAAATAATTGTCTTGCATAATGATAACCTTGTAATAATTTACTAGATTGATTTAATTTTTCAACAAGTTCTTCTGGTAGATTATCTGACATATATTTTAATGGTTCCTTATAATAACACCATTCTTCAAACATTTGTGATGGTGTTTCAACAAAATCATGTTCACAAGTGAAAGCAGATGTCGACGAAATAGTTGATTCAGAACTAATATGATGCATAACATGACCAAATTCATGGAAGAATGTTTCAACTTCACTAAATGTTAAATTATCTTTAGAAAAATTACAAACCATTGTTGCAACTGGATATGTTGTAATAGATTTAGAAATAAATGGAAAACATGCAGCATGTCCATATTTTCCTTCTCTGGGATATAAATCTAAATAGAAATATCCAACTGTTTGATTTGTTTGAGAATCAGAAACTTTATAAAGTTCAACTGAAGGATGCCAAAAAGTACTATCCATATTTAATACCTTTTCAAAATTAAAACCTAATAATTGTTGATAAATAGTTAAGGCTCCTGAAATAACTTTTTCACAAGGGAAATATTTTTTAAGTTCCTCTTTACTAAAATTACAAGTTTTCTCAACAAATAGTCTAGAATAATAAGTAATATCATATACTTCTAATTTTTCAATCCCATCTTCTTTTGCTAATTCTAATAAATAATCTAAATCTCTTCTTAATAATGGCTTCACTTGTTCCAGTAAATTATTTAAAAAGTTCATAACTGTTTCTGTATTTTCAGCCATTGTTTGTTGTAGTTTATAATCAGAATAATTTTCAAAATCAAATAATTTTGTCATTTGATTTCTTAACTGAAATACTTGTTCTGCTAATGATAAATTTTCAGTTTTACACTTTGATTTAAAAATACAATTTAATCTTTTTCTTAATTCTCTACTTTTAGCATATTCTTGAATTGGAATATAATCTGGATATTTAAGAGTTATTTTAATAGTTCCGTCTTCTTGTCTTCTTTCATTCAAATAATTAGTAGGTAATCCTTCTAATTCATTTTCAGAAAGAAATTCAGTATAATTTTCCTTACCCAAGTTCATTCTATAATTATTACATAATTCAGATAGTTGTTTTTTAATTTCTTTTAATTGATTAAATTTATCATCATCTAAATCCATACCTTTAATTTGATATTTAGTCATTAGATTAGTAATATGTGTTATTTGTTCTAGTGATAAATTATCTCTCTCAATTAAATAAGCATTATTATAATAATATTTATATTTATTATAAATATCTTTCCTCATAGATTGTTCAATTGACCATTTAGATAATTTATTAGATAATTCAGAACATTTAGTTCTGATATTTTCATCAGTATAAAGATCTTTCATAGTTAGATAATTAAGTTGAATACAATTATCATCAATTTCAATAAAAGGCCTAACCAAGTTATTATAATTTAAAATCTCATCTGGAATATTTAGTAAATTACTAACTAAAATATCATGAATTTCCATATATGAAGAAACAACTTGTTCCAAGTATTCAACAGTGATATTAGAATAATTTAATAAAACGTTAATTTGATTCATTAAATTATAATATTTTTAAAGATAATATATTAAATTATCAATTTTTTTTATAACTATGAACGTTAAGAGGCATAGCCTCTTAACCTACTTTAATTATTTGGCTAGGGCAAATAATTAATGAACGTGGGCTAGTTAAGCCAAAGCTTAACTAGCACAGCTACTTAATCTAAAAATTCCATGAGAATTTTTAGATTAATGAACATTAGTGAATAGTTATAAAACATATTATTGGACGAAGCTCATAAATGAGCTGATTAATTTTATGGCTTATAATAGAAAAAGCTTTGCTTTTTCTATTAAGCGCGCACAATTTTTTTTATTAAAATATGAGTGAAACGAATATTTTAATAATATTATTCTAAGAAGAGCGCACGCAATTTCTTTCAATTTTTTTTATAAATTAATCCTTTGATAATTTTTATAGACTAATAAGAGGATGGGCATAAAGCTAGCAATATAACACCAAATTCGTCCCATGGATTCTGATAAAACTGGTATTTTTGATGAAATGAAGAATGAACCTTCTAAGCCTTAAAGGCTTAGAAACTACTTTGAGAGAAAAAATCTTATTTTTTTCTCTCAATGAACCTAAATTAATTGATGCTAATAAATATGGATTATCAACAAAATTAAAACTAGATACTGTTAATGATAATACATAGAGCATATATGTTAAATTGGTATCATTTTGATGATTCCAGTCCCATTTAATAATTTTAGAATTATCACTATAAATAGTTGGTAAACTACAACATACTGAGCTAGGAGCTTGAACACAATTTTTATCTGGCCATATTCTTATGGTATATCTTATAACAAATATGGAATATAATAATAATATAACTAATGATTCATATGATATATTCATTTGATACCAATATTGAATCACAATTAAAATAATTGGTTGCAAATGATTAACTATTATTGCTCCTCTTGTTGCTAATTTATTAATTGATTCACAAGTTGGATTTGTCCAAAAAATATAATCAAAAATTTGCATTTGTCCAATATACAAGAGGAATAACGCAATTACTTTGTAATCAGTACTTTCACTTGTGAAAAATAAAATCAAACTCGATACAAAATTAATTATATAAGCAATAAGAGAATCTCTGGCTGTATAGCACATTATAATAGTTTTTAGATATTATTTATTTTTTCTCCAATTATATTTAACACATTTATATAAATTATTAAGAACGAACATTTCTTTTTCTTGATCTAAAACAACGTTTTGCGCAAAAGTTAAAATCTTTGGTTCATTTGTACTTTTTAATACTAATTTAGCTAGTTCTACTCCGGATTTATGATGTTCTTTCATATGATTAACATATTCTTCATCTGTCATTTTTGGTTGTTCTTTACTTTCTTCAGTTTGGGCGAATGATTCTAAAAATACGAAATTTTGTGTATCTTTTAGTTGTAGTGATGTATTAGTAAACTTTTCAAAATGATAATCTTGACATTTTAAATTTGTAAATATATTTGGATATAGTTCTTCTATTTTATTGGTAAGAATTCTATTACCACAATTACATGATTTTTTATTTTGGATATTGGGTATATCTTTTAAAAGTTTTTCCATAAGATGAATTTCATAAGATTGATTATAGATTGTTTTTCTTGCGTAATCATGGATCCAATCATCTTGAGTGACCAATAATATCATTTCACTCATTTTAATAGCAACATTATGATGTTTAATCATCAATTCTAAAAATTCCCGATCGGTAATTTTTTCTTGTGCCAATATTTTACAACTCATATAAATTTATATAGAAAATTTTATTTGATTTTATTAAAAATATCTGGACTATTTTATAATGAGTTTAAAAAATTTAGCTTTATTAACCGGTGGTGCTGGGTCATACAATAAATGTAAATCAGAAAAAATTTCAAAAGTTATGAAAGAATATGAAAAAGGTAAACTGGAAAATCGTTCTAGTGAGCCAATAACTAATCAAAAACAAGCAATCGCAATTGCTCTAAGTCAAGCACAATCTACTTGTAAATATAATAAATCAGATGTTAAAAATCTAATTGATAAAGTAAATGAAGACTTGAATGATATTGCTAAGAAAATTAATTTAAGTAATTTAATAGAAACAAAGGACGCAATTGAAAAACTTTATAAAATGAAGAAAAATAAGAGAGTATATATTTTTAAAAAATTATTATGGGACAAAATCATATTAGCTCATAGAAATGGTGAAACATTAAATAAGAATATGTGGGATGAAATTTATAAAATACATCAATTATAATTTGAATAAATATATTTGTCATTTAATTTATATAATGTTTGATTCATCAGATGAACCAAATATTTGTTATAAAATGGAATGGTTTATAGGTTTTAAATATAGAGTTGAGAATTTAGAGGAATATAAAGATGATATAATATTTAAACCATTAAATATTATTTGTAGAAAATTAAATCTTAAAGAATTAGGTTTTATTGATTTTAGTACAGTTCAAAATATAACTTGGGGTGAGTGGCAAAAATTTGGAATTCCATCAATGTTTCCTTATTTAGCGGATGATGGTGTAGTTGATGGTAAATTATTTGGCGTGTATGATTATTTAATTGACTCAGATTATTATCAAAATACAGGAACATATATTAATATGGAATTTTCTTTAGATTTCATATGTCAGTATATTGATAATAAAATTATTCATAATATAGTTGAAGATTGGATAACACAACCTAAAATAATTAAGATCTATCAAATAGGTTATTTTTGTTATGAAATAAATATTTAAGATAATTTTATATTATAATATAATAGATTCAATGTTTCAAATATATTATAATGATGATGTTAATATTAAAATAATTGCTTTTGCTAAGACAATGGTTGAAGCTATTAAAAAATTACAAGAAATTACTAATAATTTTATAATTGAAAATGAAGGAATTAAAAAATTAGAATCTTCTTATATTTCACAAGATTATAAAAAAGAGGAATTAAAAGATGGATATTATTTTATTAAAGAATCAAATACAAATATAAAGTTATTGAATAAAAAGACAACTATCGACCAAGTATCTGGTTGGTTATCTACTAATCAAATTATAAATCATCAAATAGATATTATAGGAAGTTATAATATTATTGAATTTCCAGATCATTTATTAAATGAATATATTGATAATAAAGATGTAGTTAAAAAAGTAAATAATATTCCCAAAAAATTAGAGGAAATCAATAATAAAAATAATTTTAATGAAATAATAAAAGAATTAAAGCTAAAATTTAGCAATGCTAAAATAAATTAAAATATTTTTTTAATTAAATAATTGCAACCAATTAATAATCCTGCACTTGCTACACCAGAAGCAACTATTGGAACAGAACCAACAACTAATCCTATACTACCAACACCTATACAACCTATAACACCTCCATAAGTTATACCATTTGCCAAGTCTTGATTAATTATATTTTTAATATTTCTATTAACTTGTCTAACTTTCTTATCTAATATACCACAATCAACATGTATTTCTTCAAGTTTTTCATTTTGATTGTCTAATTTATTTCCAATTATTTTGGATTCCAAAATTAATTCATTTGTTTTTTGGCTAATAATATCAAGAGTATTAAACATTTCTTTATTAATTTCATCAAATGACTTTGTATTCATTAAACTATATAATATTTTTATTTTCAAAGCATTAAAAAATAATCTAATGTATAATATATTAAATGAGTAAATTTAACAGCGATGTTATACTAAGAGATAACGCGGGTATTTATTCCGAATCAGCATCTGGTTCAATACTTATTGGAAGAAATAATCAAGATGTTAAAGTTTATGGTAATTTAAAGGTATTAGGTTCAGCAGATACAACCATTAAAGATAAAACAATAACATTAAACTATGATAATACATCTAACTCTGGTTTTCTAAGTGGAATTGAAATAGAAGAGAATCAGGTGGTAACTGGTTATATTAAAACTCATACTGATAGAAGTAAATTTATTGTTAAGGTTCCGGCAGATAATACTGAATATAATATGATATTAGGAGAACAAAATGGTGATTTAACAATTGATAATGATTTATATGTTAGTAATACATCAAATTTAAATCTTGTTAATACTAATGATATATCAGTTAATTCAACATTAAATATATCTGGTTCTACACAAATTAATTCTACATTAAATGTTTCTAGTAATACTATTCTTAATGATGCCACCTCTATTAATTCATCCTTAAATGTATCCGGTTCAACAAATATTAATTCCACATTAAATGTTTCCAGAGCTACTGTTCTTAATGGAATAACATCACTTAATTCATCCTTAACTGTTTCTGGTACCACAAATATTACTTCTACATTAAATGTTTCAAGAACTACCAATCTTAATGGAGCAACATCAATTAATTCATCCTTAAATGTTTCTGGTGCCACAAATATTACTTCTACATTAAATGTTTCTACTACGACCAATCTTAATGGAGCAACATCAATTAATTCATCTTTAAATATTTCTGGAGCCACAAATATTACCTCCACATTGAATGTTTCCAGCACTACTAATATTAATGGAGTAACAACAATTAATTCTGGTTTAAGTAGTGGTACTTTTCCTTCATTATTTGTTAATATGGCTCAATCAAGTGTATATAATAATATAAGAACTGGAGACAGTGTTGGTCAAACTTATGTATATGGGGGTGGAGGTTCGGGAGGTTTATTATATACTACACCACAAAATACAACTAAATCATGGATTCAAATGAATGATGGTCTTACAACTATTAAAAATCAAGCAAGAATAGAAGGAAATTTAAATATAATTGATGGTATTGGATATATTACTAATCCTACAGGTGCTAAATTACAATTCCAAGATGGAACAGATAACCAGAGCTATATGGAATTTTATAGAAGTAACTTGAATGGTGGGGCTCGTAAACATTATATCGGAAATCCAACAGCTGTACAAACAAACGACATTGCTATAGTTAATGAAACAACATCTGGTTCTTTATTGCTTCAAACAAATAGTTTAACAAGAATGACAATAAACCAAACAGGTCATACAATAATACAAGGGACAACAAGTATAAATTCATCATTAAATGTGTCTGGTAATACTATTATTAATGGAAATGTTGGTATTGGTACTAATAGTCCTAGTCAGAAATTAGATGTAAATGGTACCATTAAGGCAGATGTTATAAGAGTAAATACTGCATTAGGTAGTAGTTATATAAATGTGGGTTCTAATATGGCAATATTTCCAGAAAGTTCAACAATTGGCCCTATTCTATATTTGAATGCAACATCAGGTTCTGGTGGTAAAAATTATGGGTTAATTTCTACATTAAGTGATAATCAGGGAGGTAGTGGGTGTTTAAATATATATGATATTAGTAGTCAACAAAGTCGTATATTTATTAATTCTATTGGAAATGTTGGTATAGATACATTTAGTGTTGGTACCAAATTACAAATAAATACACCTGCTGATAGTTTATATTGGAATAATCTTTTCGATACATCAGATGTTTCTATTTTTGGTAAATCTTTTACACCAACCACGAGTGGAACAACTAATCTGGGAGGTACATTATTTATTAATAGTAATGATAGTTACACAGTTGGTAAAGGTAGTAGTATTGCTTTAGGTAGTAGAAGTAAAAATTATGGAGCTGGTAATTTGCATATGACAAATGCTCGAATATCTGGAATAGTAAGAAGTGATGGATATTATGGTGCTTTAACATTTGAAACTATGAATAACGGTACCCTATATGAAGGTATGAGAATAGATGAAAATGCTAATGTAATTATTTATGGCAATATTAATACTAATGGTGATATTGTTTTTGGACCATCAGGAGATATCTATACAACTAAATATGGTAGAATTAGAGCTATTTCTGGAACAGATCCAACACCATCTGCTTCAGGTTTAGCATTTGATATATATAGTTATAATGGTTTATCTTATCAATTAACAGAAGCTTTACGAATTCAACCTAATTCAGGAAATATTGGTATCGGTACTACTAACCCTTTATCAAAATTACAAATTGATTTTAACAGAACTACTAATACAGGTTTAACTTCATATGGTTCTTTACATTTAGTTCCATTAAATAATATTGATGATAGTTATAATGGTATAACATTTGGAGCAAGTGATACATCAGGAGGATTAAAAACAAGCACTCAAGCAGGTATTATGTGTCAATCTTCATCTGGTTATGGAACTAAATTATATTTCTTAACAACAAATTCATTTGCTTCTGGTCAACAAAATAGAATGATAATCGACCACGCAGGTAATGTTGGTATTGGTACTACTAGTCCAGGTTATAAATTAGATGTTCAAGGAGGTGATATCAATGCTTCTGGTAGTGTACGTTCAAATGGTACAGCTTTAACATCTGATCAAAGAATTAAAACTAATGTTGAAATTATTGATGATAATGAAGCCCTTAGTAAATTAAGACAAATTGAACCCAAGAAATATAATTATTTAGACCCATTAAGAATAACAGAAAGTAAGGTTTATGGTTTTATGGCTCAAGAAGTAAGACAAGTATTACCCGATGCCGTTGAATTAAAAGATAATTATTTACCAAATATATTAAAGAGTGCCACATTAAATGAAGATATATTAAGTTTTAATGAAGATATATCATTAGAATTAAATATAAATATCTTAATTAAGAATGAAAATATGTTAGACCTCAACGGAGACTACAAAATTATAGAGGAAATAGATAATAAAACTTATAAATTAGACAAGTCAAATATAAATAAAGAAGAAACAAATATATTTGTGTATGGAAGTAAAGTGTCAGATTTCCATTTTTTAAAGAAAGATCACCTGTTTACATTAAACTTTGCAGCAACTCAAGAACTAGACAGAAAGGTTCAAACATTAGAAGAAGAGAAAGAAATAATGAAAACACAATTAGATACTTTAGTTACTGAAAAAGAAACAATGAAAACACAATTAGATACTTTAGTTACTGAAAAAGAAACAATGAAAACACAATTAGATACTTTAGTTACTGAAAAAGAAACAATGAGAACACAATTAGAAACTTTAGCAACTGAAAAAGAAACAATGAGAACACAATTAGAAGCAATAATTGTATCATTACAAAATGAAAATCAAACTCTTAAAAATACAGTAAATACAATTATAACTACATTAAATCTCAATATACCACCAATTAATTAATGATTTTAATTTATTTATTCATTTATTCTAAATTATTTTTTCACCCAAAAAATTAATAATTATTTTAAGGTTTTTTGTCTCATAATTTATATTATTTTATTATGTCATATTCTTATTTTGCAAATCAATATTTTAGTGTTCAACATGAATCAAATTTACATGCTATGGATCCTTTACTTAGTTATGAATATGATTATCTATTTGAGATAAATACAAAAGCTTATTCATTAAATAGTCTTTTTAATACAAGATTTTTTAAACAAACTACCAATGTCCAAAATTCCAGTGATGAAGAAAAAGTTGATATTAATTTAACAATTAATAGAATAACTCTAGATAATTTATTAATATCTGATACATCAACATCACAAGGTCAAATATCAGGCTATAAAGGTATTGATACAGGTATTTTATCTGATGAAAAAAAGATTAGTCTTAGATTATTAGAAATTATTGCTATTAAAATTTTTGGACACGCTAAGGCTCGTGCTGCCATTGCGAATGATAAACAATTTTATGATAATGATTCCATTTCTGGTTCTGTTATTCATCAAATTATTACTGGTTTAGATAGTTCAATCAAAAATAGGAAATTTGATATTTTTAATCAATATGTCCATGATGATAGAATTCAATTAAATGTTGATAATGATGTTGACCAAAATGTTAATTTTAATTTTTCCGGTTCTGATATTTATATACCAATGTATTTCACTACATCGCTGGATCAAGTTAGTAATACTATGGGATTACAAAATGGTCCCGGAACTGTTGGCGGTTCATTATTTAAAAATGGAACAGTAACAGTTCCTATACTTGTTCAATTTAAGAGTTTACCTCCATTTGTTTATACTTTTACCGAATTAGCATCTGGTGTGAATGGAACAACTTATAGTTTAATGTCATTTGGTGGTGATTTATATGCTGGAGGTAATTTTAATGATGTTGGTAGTTATATTTCTAAATGGGATGGTACTTCTTGGACAACACTTGATAGTGGTACTAATGGAACTATTCTTTCTATGGTTGTATATAATAATGAATTATATATTGCTGGTAGTTTTACTGATGTTGGTAGTTATATTGCTAAATGGAATGGTACATCTTGGGTTCCTGTAGGTGAAGGTGTAGATAATGTTATATATTCTATGACTGTATATAATGGAGAATTATATGTTAGTGGAGACTTTTTAAAGTTAGCTGATGATTCTCTAGTTTTAAATAATATTGCTAAATGGAATGGTACAAGTTGGTCAACAGTTGGAGATGGATTAACAGGACCCGCATATACGTTAACTGATTGGAATGGCAATTTATATGCTGGTGGTAAATATATTTATGATGGTAGTTGTATTGCTGTTTGGAATGGAACAACTTGGGATAATGTTGGTTCTGGTATTAATGATATTGTTAATACTTTAGTTGTGTATGATAATATGTTATATGCAGGGGGATATTTTACTGATGTTGGTAATTCAATTGCCAGATGGAATGGAACATCCTGGTTATCAGTTGGTTCAGGAACAAATGGTGATGTATACACTATGGTAGTATTTAATGATGATTTATATGTCGGGGGAGATTTTACTAGCCCAGGTAATTATATTGCTAAATGGAATACCATAAATTGGTTACCAGTTAGTACAAGTTTTAATGATATTATATTCTCATTAACGGTTTATAATAGTAATATTTACGCAGGTGGATTATTCACCCAACCTGGAAATGGTATTATCAAAATAAATATGTCATAATTTTAAATTAATTAGTATTATCTTAAATTTTTCATACTATATTAATAAAAATATATCTAATATATTAATATTTATATGAGTCTAAATAGTGATCTTATTTTAAAAAGTGGAGGAATAACAACAGGTACTGTTATTATTGGTAGAGATGGGCAAACAATTAGAATATCAGCAGGGACAACTAGACTTGATGCTAATGTTGTAATGGGATTTGATTTAAATGTTAGTGGTAATTCCCAATTAGATGGTTCCCTTAATGTATCCAGAGGTACTATTCTTAATGGTGCTACATCAGTTAATTCATCATTAAATGTTTCTGGAAATGCTAGTCTTAATACCTTATCTGTAGGTGCTACATCAGTTAATTCATCATTAAATATTTCTGGAAATGCTACTCTTAATACCTTATCTGTAGGTGCTACATCAGTTAATTCATCATTAAATATTTCTGGAAATGCTACTCTTAATACCTTATCTGTAGGTGCTACATCAGTTAATTCATCATTAAATGTTTCTGGTAATGCTACTCTTAATATTTTATCAGTTGGTGCTACATCAGTTAATTCATCATTAAATGTTTCTGGTAATGCTACTCTTAATATTTTATCAGTTGGTGCTACATCAGTTAATTCATCATTAAATATTTCTGGAACTACAAATATTAATTCAACATTAAATGTTTCTAGAAATACAAACCTTAATGGAAATACATCAGTTAATTCATCATTAAATGTTTCTGGTAATGCTACTCTTAATACCTTATCTGTAGGTGCTACATCAGTTAATTCATCATTAAATGTTTCTGGTAATGCTACTCTTAATACCTTATCTGTAGGTGCTACATCAGTTAATTCATCATTAAATGTTTCTGGTAATGCTACTCTTAATATTTTATCTGTAGGTGCTACATCAGTTAATTCATCATTAAATGTTTCTGGAACTACAAATATTAATTCAACATTAAATGTTTCTAGAAATACAAATCTTAATGGAGACACATCAATTAATTCATCATTAAATGTTTCTGGTAATGCTTCTCTTAATATTTTAACTGTTAGTACTATTTCAGTTAATTCAAGATTAAATGTTAATTTATCTTCATCATCTGAATATAATAATATAAGAACAGGAGATAGTCTTGGTCAATTATATATATATGGTGGAGCTGGTACTGGAGGATTATTATATACTACACCACAAAATACAACAAAAAGTTGGTTAAAGATGGAACAAAATTTAATTACAATAGATAATTCTGGTTTATTGGTTAATGGTGCCACAACAGTTAATTCATCTTTAAATATTTCTGGAACAACAATTCTTAATGGAGCAACATCAGTTAATTCATCTTTAAATATTTCTGGTACAACAAATATTAATTCTACATTAAATGTTTCTAGAACTACAATTCTTAATGGAACAACAACAATTAATTCTTCATTAATTATTTCAGGAAACTTGGGTATTGGTAATTCATCACCCAGTTTTAAGGCTGATATTAATGGTATTTTAAGAGCACAAGATTATATAGTAATTGGGAAAGGAACAACTGAGCCTATATTAAGATTACAAAAAAATAATGTTGATTCAGAAAGTTTTACATATTGGTATGATACTACAAATAATCGAATAGATACTGTATATAGAAACAGTGGTGGAGGTGATACAATTCTTAACACTCTACTTACATCTGGAAATTTTGGTATTGGAACAACAAATCCTTTATCAAAATTACAAATTGATTTTAATAGAACTGCTAGTACAGGTTTAACATCTTATAGTTCTTTACATTTAGCTCCCTCAACTAATATTGATGGTAGTTTTAATGGGATAACATTTGGAGCAAATGACCAAGTGGCAGGATTAAGAACAAATACACAAGCTGGTATATTATGTCAGTCAAGTAGCCAATATGGAACTAAACTTTATTTCTTAACATCAAATGATTTTGCTTCTGGACAACAAAATAGAGTAGTAATTGATCCTGCTGGAAATGTAGGTATTGGAACAACAAATCCATCAACACTTCTTCATGTATCAGGAACATCAATATTAAATGGAGCAACCTCAATTAATTCTACATTAAATGTATCCAATTCACAACTTCAACTTGCATCATTTAGAAAGACTAATGATACTGGTTTAACTTTTATTGAAATTGGAGGAAGTACTCTAGAAAATGCTGTTTATATTGGTAGTGAAGAGGGTTCCGTTACTATTGGTAAAAGAGGTGTAATTGAAGTTTTTCGTTATAATACATCAGGTAATACATTATTACCAGCAGGTAATATTGGTATTGGAACATCAACACCAAATGGTAAATTACATGTAAGTGGAACATCAATATTAAATGGTGCTACCTCAATTAATTCATCATTAAATGTTTCTGGTATATCAATATTAAATGGTGCAACCACTATTAATTCAACATTAAATATGACTGGTGAGACTTTAACAATAGCATCTGGTTCGAATAATTGTTCTATTAGTGTAAATAGAGGTTATGGTGCATCAATGATATTAAATCCTGGTGGTCAAACAGGAGCAAGAAGTTATAATTTAATATCTACCGCAAATGGTGCTGGAGCAGGTGATGGAAAACTTGCTATATATGATAATACCGCATCTGCCTATAGATCAATATTATGTAATTCATCTGGCTATATGGGAATTGGTACAACAGACCCTGCAGTACCTTTACATGTTGTTGGTAGTGCTGATCAAACAATTGGTCCTGTTGTTTATTATAGTGAAATTCCAAATACATCAATTGAATATGCATATTATGGAAGTTCATCTCTAGCATCAATTTCAATAAGAGCAGATAGAGATATATGGGCATATGCTTTTTGGGCTAGTTCTGATTCTAGAATTAAGAAAAATATTATTGATATTGATGATAATGAAGCATTGAATAAATTATTATTAGTTCAACCTAAAAAATATAATTATATTGATATTCCTAAAAAAGGAAATAAAACAGTATTTGGTTTTATTGCTCAACAAATTAAAGAAGTTATACCTGAAGCTATTTCTCTACAAAAAGAATATATTCCTTCTAAATTTAATAATTATATTATTATTGATAAAAAAATTACTATTAATAATCATGGACTTACTGAAGGACAAAATATTCGTATATATGATAAAAATAATAAGCAAATAGATAAACCAATACATATAATTGATGAAAATACTATTGAAGTTTTAACAAATGAAGATATTCAACCAACAGATGATAGTAAAGTATTTGTTTATGGTGAAGAAGTAGAAGATTTTCATATTGTGGATAAAAATTATATATATACAATAAATGTATGTGCTACACAAGAATTAGCCAGAAAAATTCAAACATTAGAACAAGAAAAAGAAACAATGAAAACAAAATTAGATACATTACAAAATGATAATAATATATTAAAAATGGAAAATCAAAATCTTAAAAATACTATTAATACTATAATAGCTACATTAAATCTTAATATTCCACCTGTAAATTAATATATTTGTAATGTTCTAGCACTTGGATCAGAATAACTAAATGATTCATAAAAATCAACTACAGAACCATCTTCCTTAAACTTTGCTTGCCAATAATGGGGAATAATTTCCATTCGCTTTTCTTCAAATAATTCAACAAATATCTTCATATAATAATATGCTTCTTTTGTTGGACATTTCCATTTATTATTTAAAAATTCTTCATCAGATACTTCAGTATTTATATAATCTTGAATAATCTGATACCATGACTTTTCTTTTGATGAAACACCATCACTAAATGCTTCCTTCTTTCTCCATAATACAGATTCTGGTAAAATACCAGTTCCTTCAAAGGCTTTTCTAAGCCACCATTTTTCAATACCTTTATAAGTTGGCATTCTCCATTCTTCAGGTAATTCCCAATATGCCTTGATAAATTCTGGATCTAATAACGCAATTCTTCCTTCTAACCCCCATCTACTAATACATCTATCAGCTCTTCTACCATCATACATATGAATTTCTTTAACATATTCTTTAGCACATTGATGTAAATCTTGAGCTGTTGGTGCATAATAATTAAAAAGATAACTAGAACAAACTTCATCTGGTCCTTCACCCACTAAAACTACTCTGGCATCAGTATTAGCTCCAATATATTTACATACTAGATATTGACCTACAGATGCTCTAACTGTTGTAGTATCCCAACTTTCAATAGTATAAATAACATCTTTAATTGCTTGTAAACCTTCTTCTTCTGTAAAGAATACTTCCTTATGATTAGAACCAATATGTTTAGCTACTTGTCTTGCGTAAAACATATCTGTCCCATCATTCATACCACAACAATAAGTATTAATTGGTTGACCCAATAATTTACTAGAAATGGATGCTACTAATGAAGAATCAACACCGCCAGATAATAAAAATGCTTTTGGTCTATCAGCAATTAATCTTCTCTTAACTGAATTAATAACCGCATTACGAATTTTAGTTAAATAATATTGTTCCATATCATCAGTTATATTAGATAACTCACACACTCTTGTATCACTAACTGTTTCAAAATTATAAGTTTCAGTTGATTTAATCAAACCAAAATTATCAAAATTAATTTCATAAATAGTTCCGGGTTGAAATTCCTTAACTTTATCTTCAAATGAACACATTCCTTTTAATTCAGAACTAAACATTAATGCCTTTGAATTAGTTGTTGGTTCATGATAATAAAGTGGTCTAATACCAATTTGGTCTCTACCAGCAACAACTTGTTTAAGATTTTGTAAATTATCAAATTCAAATAGAATAAAAGCAAACTCTCCTTTAACATCATATTTAAATAAGTCTACAAATCTTTGTAGATATGTAGGACTACTGGGAGAATATGGCGCATACTTAATATATAATTTAGGAATTGTCATACAATCTGAATTATTTGGAATCTCTAATTGATGATTTCTAATTAAATCCTTAAAATTATAAATTTCACCATTACAAACAAATACAATTGTTCTTTCTCCATCTTCCATAATATAAGGTTGATTGGCATGGAAAGAAATATCCATAATGGCTAATCTATGAAAACCAACCATTACATTTTTAATCATTTGAAAACTTGACATATCAGGACCTCTAGGCTGAATTGCCATAAAATCTTGATACAATTTGTCAAAGTTCATAGTATGTTTTAATAACTCAATATAAGTCCAAATACCACACATTAATAATTATTAACCTAATTATTAAATTTTCTTTAATTCAATTTTTTTATTAATGCGAAACTTTTTTGGGCAAAACCCCTAAAACCTTCGGTTTTGAATGACTCTTTTAAAGTGAGCAATTTTTTTAATCCTAACAATTTTTATATAAAAGATATATTAAAGTATTTAATAATGAAAAATATTTTAGATTACACAAATCCAAAAATAATTGATAAGCTATTAAATTATGATAACTTGATGATAAATTATTCTATTAAGAATGGTCATCCTATTTGGTCAGGTTATATAGTTAAACCACCTATAATTCCAAATAAAAGAAAAAAATTTATTAGAGATAAACTATTGGATAATGAACATATCTATCAATTGGATCCAAGATCATTAATATTTGGTAATTATTGGACACGAGGACATTTATGTCCTGGATTTTTATTAAATCAAGATATTAAAACATATCAAATGTCAAATATTATACCACAAACAAGAAAATTTAATACTCAAGATTGGGTTGAAATCGAAAGAATAACATTAAATATAATTAAACAACAGAAAAATGAAACAATAATTTTCACTGGATGCCAAGATATTTCATCACCTAATGTTTGGATTGATGAAAAATATGAATATAAATATATAATTCCCAATATTGTATATCAAATAATTATTCAAAATGATAAACCAATATGTTTTATGGGTATTAATGATAATGAATCTAAAGTAAACGAAATTAAATTAAATAATCTTGAAAATATATTAGGTTATAAAATTATAAATTAATAAAAAAAAATTGAAAAGACTCACTGCGTTCGCTCCTTAATATTATTTATTAATGCTCACTTTGTTTCGCATTAATAAAAAAAAGTGATACTCTTCATTTCACTTCGTGAAATTCAGTCAACAATATGTTTTATAGCTACTCGCTAACGCTCGAGCTATAAAAAAAATTGAAATATATAAAATCTATAAGATATCTTTATATATTTTAATGTCAAATACTATGGATAATATTGATAATACTAATACCATTCAAGAACCAGAACTAATATTTATAGACTTAACAAATAATTCTTACAAAAAATTTATGAAAAAATCTAATCACGCAGATTGTTCTGTTTCAGAAATTAAGAATATTTTTAGTGAGAATAACTTTAATAGGTTAGTTTCATTGATTAAGACTAAAATGTCTGATTCACAAAATGAAGTTCAAATTAGTTCACTTGATTATGAAAAAATCAGTGATAAAATTGTAAAGGATGTAATGAGTTATTGCGATAATAAAGAGAATTCATATTCATCTGCATCTTAAGTCTATTATTTTAATTAAACTATATCTATAAAAAAAATTGAAAGATAATGATATTATATTTAATTTATTAAATATTTAATGAATCAAAATAAGTGGTTTATAATTGAAGGTAATATTGGTTGTGGTAAGTCAACATTAATACAAAAATTGGGAGAGAATGAATTAAATGAAGTTATTCCTGAACCTGTTGATATGTGGTTAAATATTAAAGGTAATGATGGTAAAAATCTATTACAAGAATTTTATGACAATCCTACTAGATATTCTTATTTATTTCAATCAATTGTTTTCAAAACTAGATTACAAGTATTAGATAAACCTCAAGAGAAAACTTTTCGTTTTTCTGAAAGGTCTTTATGGACTGATAGATATGTATTTGGAAAAGCTTGTATGGAATCAAATTTAATGAATGAACTTGAGAAAAATAGTTATTTATCTTGGTTTGATTGGTTAGAAAATAAATTTTATAGTGGAACCCATTGTAGAAAACCTGATGGTATTATTTATCTACAGTGTTCTCCTAATAAATGTTTGGAAAGAATGATGAATCGAGCTAGAAATGAAGAAGTTGGAGTTAGTTTGGATTATTTAACAACGCTTCACGAAAATCATGAAAACTGGTTTAAGAATTGGGATAAAACACCATTACTAGTTATTGATAATAATCAAGATAATAATTGGAATGATATGTTAAATAAAATAAATAATTTCATAACAAATATTTAAATTTCTTTAGTGTGATTTATGATGATGATGATATTCATTATATACTTCCTCTGCATCATATAAAACTTGTAAGAATACTTTACAAATATAAATTGTAATTAATACAATAATTAATAAATATAGATATAACATTAACATTAGCATTAATATTTAATGATTTAATAATAATAAATTGAGATATCAATTTTTTTATTAACGCAAAATGAAATGAGTATTAATAATTAATTATTAACTGAACTTTATTTCATAAAGTGAAGTGGATAAATTTTTTTATTAATATTGAAAATCTATTTTCTTTCTATTTTTTCTTGATTTCTTTGGTTTTTTATCTTCAACTAGTGGTTTAATCTCCGGTGGATTTGGTAATATCTCTATTATTTTATCCATATTATTTGGTATTAATTCTTTATTATATGATATTCCATCCATAACTGGATAACTAGTTAAATATTTTTGATAAAGATTTCCATCATATATACAACCTATTTCTAAAGTAAAAGAAAAATCCATATAAACCATATCAATAATAAAACCCAAAGGATCAATCAATTCAACATCAATCTTTTCGATATTTGTGGGTTGTCTAAATATAAATTTTTTTGTTATAAAATTATTATTATCAAATACTTTATCTCCTTTAGGTGTATTTAAAATTACTTTAGCTAAATAACTATATATTAACTCTTCACCTTCATTATTATTTGTTTGATTAAAATTATAGATCTTTCCAAAATCATTTACTTTAAGAAATACATAATTATCCCCAATAACATCCAACTGTGATTCAGAATTAACATATTTTTTTTCACCAATAACAACACTATTATAAGTATTTTTACGGAATCCTAATATATAACCTAAAGAAGGATAAGGTCCTGAATTAGTAAAATCTATTGAAAAATTAGCAACGCTCATTATAGATACATAACCGTTTGCCATATTTAAATTAATTTCCATTTGTCCTGGTATATTCTCAATTTGTGATTGAATACTTGTTATTATTTGTGCTGAATTATAAAATCCATCTTCTAATTCAACCGTAAAATCTACACAATCAATTGAAATAACAAATTTATTATTTTTTTTAGCTTCACTTATTGTAAAATATAAATTTGGTATTTCAACACTTGATACTCTTATATAAATTATATTTTTAATTTTTTCTTTTAATTTGTAAGTAAATTTTCCTGCATTTGGATAAACATTCTTATTTCTAAATCTTGAATCAATATTTATTAATATATTTTCCATATTAATAAATAAAATATATTTTTTATTTCAAAAAACTCAATAATCATTATTTATTTGAAAAATCATTATATATTTTAATTAAATCTGTTTTCCATTCTTCTATTGTTTCTTTATCCATAAATAACATATTATTCTTCTCCTTAATTTCACGTTCAATATTCTTTCTATATTCTGGGTCATTACCTACTTTAATTGCGAATTTTATATATTCTTCTTTATTATTACATATATACTTTTCTAGACCCATCTTTTTATAAAAACCATATGTAAATCTTCCATTTATCATAATTGAAGGTTGACTTATTATTACCTTCCCTAAACTAAATGCTTCCATAGATGAATTACAACCACCAAATGGATATACATCTAAACAAATATCAGATATATTCATCAAATTCATAAATTCAAAATGATTCATAAGTGGGAAAAAGTGAATTCTGGACGATACATTTTTGTTTTTAAATCTACTTATAAATTTATTTTTATGTGATGAGTTTAACATAATTAATACTGAATTAGGAACATTATTTAATATATTAATAATATAATCATCAAATATTGGATTAAACTTGAATAATGATTGAGCGCAAAAATAAATAACATTTTCATCAGTAAAACCAAAATGATATCTATCTTTAAATAAACCAATATTATGTCTAGAACAAGGATTAACATAACTAGTACATAATGAGTTTTGTAATATTAATTTTTCAGTATAATGTTTTTGTGATTCTTCATATTCAAGTTCATATAATTTTGAACTAAAATAATAATCTATTGTACTTATACCTGACGTATCAGAATGTCCCCATGTATTACATTGTATTTTTGCTAATTTCATATATGACATATATGCGGATGAAGCATCCATACCAATTTCACAATAAACAATTATATCTAAATTCATTTTAGCTAATCTATCTCTTGTTTCATATAAATTTCTTGTTAATAAAATATGTTTAGCTTTACCAAATGTAAATTTAACTTCGGGAATTAATTCATCAAATGTACTAAAATATACATCAAATCGTGGGTCTTCAGAAAGATTTTTAATAACTTGGTGTCTATCTTTATATACTGAATGAATTCTATTAAGTTGTGAGGCATGGAATAATACCTTAATTTTCTTATTAGTAAAATTTGTATCAATTTTATAATTAAGGTCTGGACAAATCTTTCTTAATATATTATTTCTTAATCTAAAAATATCTGGAGAAGGTACACCTTGGTATGATAAATCAAAATTATTATTTGTGAAAAGATTAATTTGATTTAAATCTATTTTTCCATTTATAGAATCAATTTTATTTTCTATATATTCTAAATTCTTTTTAATTTGTTCTCTAGCTAATAAAAATTTATCATAACTATCATAATAACTATCAAATGTTGATGTTAATTGAAGTAAAAATAATATAACAACATTTTTATTAATTTCTAATTTACCAGTTAAATTTATTAATGTATCAATATCATTTATTTTATCAATTTGATAATTTTCTTTTATAAAATCATTAACTTCTTTTAATAATTCTTGATCACTTGTATTATACGCAATATTTTTAATTATAAAACATAATATTTCATTATGTTTAAATATTGATAAAAAGTATTTATTTAAATTAATTTTCTTTAATAATTCTTTCATACAAATTGGTTCTATTTGCATTTTTAATAATTTAACAAAATATTTAATGCCAAGTGTTAATTTATCTTTCTCTTTTTCATTAATCTTGTCAATTAAATAACTTAAAATCTTAATATACATTTTTGTTTTTATTTTGTCAAATTTGGTTCTTTCTATTAATGTATCTAAACACATTAACACATCTATATTATCTACATAATTAAATATACTTACTAATTGTTCATTTAATATATGTTCTTTTTGTGTTAAAACTGCTGCAGTAATTTTTTTTATAATTAAATTGCTATTTATTTTCATATCATAATTTTCTTTAAGATGTTTATCTATACATGAAAGTAATCCATTATAATCTTTAATATTAAATAATATTTTCTCTAATAAAAATAAATTTGGTTTTATCTTATAACTACTTTTATATTTTTGTATATTTACTGTTGAATCAATATTTGCAAAATCATGATTTGCTATAAAATATTTTAAATGTTCTAATAAATTCATATTATCTATAATAGTATCATTAGTATCACTCAGTTGATATTGTAAAAATATTGCGCAACGAGTTATTACTAAATTCTTACTAATTATTGAATTACAATTATTTAAACTTTCTATATATTTCTTATATTTAATATCTGGTAATAAATTATTAGATACAATTATATTTTCAAAATATAATAATCTATTTTGTAAAATGATATTAATATTTTTTATTTTTGATATATAATAAAAATAACATAATATATCCATCTCATTAAATTTTGATTTTATCATATTTATAATATTTAGATTTTCATGTGATTGATTTTTTATCATAATTATAAATGTATAAACATAAGGTTCATTTAATTCTTGAAATATTTGTTTCGCACTTTTATTTTTTATTAATAACTCTTGATATACATTATTAATATTATGATCATTAATTATTACTATTTGGTTCAAAAATCTCTTTTTATTATATTTGTATTCAATATAATCATTTATTATTTTTATTGCTACTGATTTATTAAATATATTATTTAATTTACCATATGCTATTAATTTTGAAAATATTTGATAATCTTCAAAAGTATAATCTTTAATTTCTTTTTTTTCTTCATGGGTTAAATTATTATATTCAGTTGTAGTATCAAATATTATATTTATATTATTTTCATCTTTAATATTTAAAATATTATTATCAAAACTATAATTATTTTTTGAAACAAAATATATTTGTTTATCTTTTGATAAATAATAAAATTTATCAGTAATATTATCTAGATTGTCTATTTTATTTTTAAAAGGATGATAATTTTTATTAATAAAAAGTAAATCCTCTTTATCAATTTTATTTAATTCTGTTAAATTAATAAATTTTAAATCATATTTTTTAAAGTAAAAAACTAAATTTATTTTATATTTATCATTTGGATTGCCCAGGATAACATATATTTTTCTCATTTATATTATAATATATAAAATGTATTCATTAAACTTTTATAAATATAAACCTTATTATGTTTCAGATGTTCTTGATTGTAAAAAAATAGCTAATATTAAAAAAATGCTCAAAAATAATGTTAGTTATAGTATTATTAAAGAAAGTATTGATGAACTTGTTAAAGAAAGTAGATTATTTATTAATTTAATTGATAATTGTAGTTGTCTTGAAATTATTCAAATACAAATTGATAGATTAATTCAACAATCATCTTCATCAACATCAAAACAAATTGCAGCATTTGATCCAATTATTACCACTATTGAAACCAAGCTTGATATGCGTTATGTTAATTATATTATAAAATATGGTGTTCCTGAAAATGGCGAATTTAATGAAGAATTATTAAATAGTTGTGCTTGTTTATGTGATGAGTAATATGATAAAAAATATATTTTTTTTAAAATTATTAAATATTATAAGTGAAATGGTTGTAAAAAATTTTACCTATAAAAAAAATAAAATATATATAAAAGTATATATAAATGTCATACAGCTACTTTGCTAATGAATTCTTCTCTGTTTCTCAAGAATCTAACCTCCATGCCGAAACTTTCGAAATAGATGCTTCAGCCTATGATTATGTTTTTGAAATTGATGTAGGTCAAGCTTCTCTTAACAATTTATTCAATGTTAGACATTTTATGCAAAACTCTGCAACCCAAAATGATGCTGGTGAAAACAATGTTGATATTGATTTAACTGTTAACAGACAATTCATTGATAGTCTTCTTACTACTGATACTGTTAGTTCTTTTGGTACAACTAAATCTCACTTAGGTATTGAAACAGGTATTGTTGGTACTATTGCTTCACCAGTACCCCAACAAGTTGGTCTTAGATTCCTTGAAGTTGCTGCCATTAAAATCTTCGGTCATGCTAAGGCTCGTGCTGCTATTTCTAATGATAAGGACTTCTATAGAGGACAACTTGATGCTGGTTCCCTTGTTAATCAAATGATCACTGGTCTCCAAGAATCTATTAATGCCAAGAAACACGATATCTTCAATCAATATGTCCGTGATGACAGAATTGAAGATAATGTTGCCAATGATGTTGATGCTAATGTTCAATTTAACTTTGATGTTTCCAATCTTGCTATTCCTATGTACTTCTTATCTACCCTTGACACTGCTAGCAACACCTATGATCTCCAAAATGGCCCAAGCACTGTTGGTGGTAACATACTTACTGAAGGTTCTATGAATGTTCCTATCCTTGTTAAATTCGTTTCTGATAGTGCCTAAATATAACATATTAACTATATTGTAATTATTAAATTATAATATAATTAAAACTAACTATCTTCATATAATAATGCCATTGGAATTATTCTTTCCCAAGAATGTGTATTTGACTGTATCACTTTATCATTTGGTTTTCCTATTTCCATATTTTTAACTATATCTATATATGATACATTATTAAATACTTTATTAAAAATCTCATGATTAAATATATAACAAGTTCCCGGATAATAATACCCTTTTATTAACGGTCTTGTTATATTCATTAAAAACCCTCCCTTTACAGTATTTTCCAATATTTTCATATCTATATTAATTGGTCCAAATAATTGTTGATATAATTCTTCATCAATATATGGAATTAAATTAGGTTGTATATTATTTTTAACTATATGTAATATTTTTTCAAATGCCGTACACTCCTTTAACTCTGGATATTTTTCATTAAATTTATCCCAATTCTTATTTATTTTAATTCCCAATAAATCCAGATTTTTCAAGTCCCAATAAATATTTATATAATCATACGGACATTTATAGGAACCCAATATCTTTTGATTAATATCTAACTTGTCATAAAATTCTTGATAATTTTCTGGAAATAAAAAATTTAACATATGATTTCTCCATTTTGGATCAGTTTTTGAATGTATCTTTGTAATCCATTTATGAGTTATATTATTTTCCCTCAAATAATTCATAAATATAAAAAAAGGTCCTATATCTGCACCTCTATTTTCTGACCAAAAAAATATTGTTTCAGGATATTCATTCATTATTTCATCTTTATTATCTAGAGTTCCTTCTATATAATTTATATATAATTGAAATTTAAAAGGAATACGATGTAAATATATATTTATATCATTCCATAAATTTATATTTCCAAGATGGCAAAAAACACCTAAATCATAATTTATCATTAATTTACTAATGATTTTATTTTTAATTATTATATGAAATATCCAATATTTTTATATTTTTTGGAATATTATTAAATTCAGTAATATTATTTTCCGATAAATCCAATTCTTCCAATGATTCTGGTAAATTTTCTATTTTTTTAATATTATTATTTCTCAATTCTAATTTTTTTAGGTTTTCTGGAATATTTTTAATTAAAATAATTTTATTAAATGATAAATCTAATCTTAATAATTTTTTGGGAATATTATTTATTTCAATTATATTATTTTCCGATAATATTAATTCTTCTAATGAATCTGGTAAATTTTCTATAATCTCTATTTTATTACCTGATAAATCTAACCTTATTAAACTACTAGGCAGATTTTCTATTTTTGTAATTTGATTACCTGATAGATCTAAATATTTAGATCCATCCGGTATATTCTCTATTTTACTTATTTTATTACATGATAAATCAATGGTTTCAAAATTTAAACCAATTTGATTTAATTGTTGAGGAACAGAAATCAACGATTGATATGAAAAGACTAATGACATTAAAAAATATATATTTTTACACAACCAAAATGTTTTTTTTTCAATTTTCCTAATGAGCCCGATGAAAAAAATATTATTTTTAATGTTTAAATATTTATTTAATGAATAATTATATGATAAAATATATTATTATAAAAACTATATTACATCAAAATTTTTATATGTAAACATTATTTGTATACATTTTTTAATAAAAATTAATAGAATATTTTAATCATTATTTTTCACTTTATAAAAAGTTATTTTTATTAATGATTACGTTTAATTGAGTGTATACTCAATATAAATAGGATAGCTTTAGCTCTCTTATTATATTTATAGGTTGGACTAAATTTTTAAAAAAATATTTAAAAAGGTGTCGGCTTATATAATTTAATGGAGAATATAGAATTATATAAATGTAAATATTGTAAAAAAGGATTATCAACAAGACAGAGTAGATGGCGTCATGAAAAAACGTGTAAACAACAAAATAACATAGAAAAAAGATTAATCCACATTGAGAAAACTATTCAATTTCAGAAAGAAGAAGATATTAAACAAAAGCACAAGGATACAATATTATTATTGGATAATATTATATTAAAAATGAGCATTATTGTAGAAATAATAAATAAATCATACTATGTTAAATCATTTTCTAATATTGCGGGTACTATACAATATGGTGGTGATATTGATATTCAAAATTATGAATTATTAAGTAAAAATTTATCATCTTTATCTATTGTTAAAGAAAACATTATTAATATGAATAAACTTAAAACATTATATATTAAAGATGATGAATATAAAAATATACTTTTGAAACTTAGATTTATAAATAATTCCAAAAATATTAAAAATTTTTTGAGAAAAGAAAATGAATCAGAAATAGTTAATACTAATAATTTTGATACAAATGAATCAGAAATAGTTAATTTTAATGATATAAATGAATCATCTCAAAATATTTCAAATCAGCCAAAATATGAATTTGTTCAACCTACATTATTACTTGAATCTGATAGTGATACTGATTCAAGCGTTGATACCGATTATTAAAAAATAAATATTTAAAAACAAATATTATCATATTATATAATGGGTATTACCAATTTAAGATTTTACGCATCGCATACTTTATTTTTAATATATTGGATAAGCTATTATTATGGTTTTGATTATTTAGTACTTTTATATGTATTTGGAATATTACCATCATTAGATTTACTTTTAGGAAGCGAATCTCATCAACCTGAAAAAATAACATTATCAGATGTTCACAAGGATAATGATAATGAATTTAAAAATCCTATATATAGATGGGTTTATTTATATTTAGGAACTTTAATATCTAGTTTGGGGCTTATATATTATAATAAATTATCATTATTTAAAACAATAATAATGGGTATTAATTTTGGTTTAGTAAGTAGTCAGGGTATTGCGGTTGCGCATGAATTATCTCATAAGAAAGATTTTAAGGATAAAATTTTGAGTAAATTAATTTTAACATCAACATTATATAATCATTTTTATATTGAACATAAATATGGTCATCATATTAATGTTGCAACACCAAAAGACCCCGCAACATCTAAAAAAAATCAAAATGTATATAATTTCATTGTTCAAAGTGTAATAGGCGGAATTAAAAGTGCTTGGAAAATTGAATATAAATCTAAAGGTGTAATTAATTATTTAACTAAATCTTGGTTAGTTAATTGTGGTATTATTGCTATATTATATAAATTAGCATATCCTTTATTAATTTTCTTTATATTACAATCATTTATTGGAGTTTTTATGTTAGAAGTTATTAATTATATTGAACATTATGGATTAGAAAGAAAATTGATTAAAGATAATGTTAAAGGAATTGAATATTATGAAAGTGTCAAGAATTGTCATTCTTGGGATTCTAATAATTTAATAACAAATATAATGTTATTTAGATTGGGTCGACATTCGGACCATCATACACATCCATTTAAGGAATATCAAGATTTAATTAAAAATACTGATAGTCCAAAATTACCATATGGTTATATGATGTCATCCTTAATTGCGTTAGTTCCCTCTTTATGGTTTAAATTAATGAATCCAAAATTAGAGGAATATTTAAGAATGAAAGAATTAAAATAATTTACATAATACTAATTTTTTTTGTATATTATCAAAATATACATTTTCCATTACTTTTCCTATTGTTATATTCTTAACAATATTATCATCTTGTTTTATTGCGCAACCTGGTATATTTGAAAATGTAATTAAATCACCTTTATTTAAATTACCATTTATATTTATTACCCATATATTTGTAATACCATTTGTTTTTACAAAAATTTGGGAATTATTTAAATAACCTGTTAATTCTTCCTTTTGGTCAGATATCACTCCTATAGGATGATCAATTGATAATTCAAAATTATTATTATTTTTACTTACTAATAATCCATTATATTCACTATTTATTTGTTTTTTATTTCCTAATTCTTTAATTGCTTCAATTAATAAAGCAACCAAATTAGGATATCTTACCGATTTTGTTCCATCTGATTCGATAACTAGTTCTGGTACAATTTGTTCAACTTCTTGCGCAATTAAACCAATTTCTTTATTTCCAGTATCTTTCCAATTAAATTCTACACCTCTTAATTTATTAACTTTATCAAGAGCATTTTCTAGAGTTTTAATATTATTTTTTAAATTCTTATCTGATATTAGGTCTAAATCTCTAGCTATCACTCTTCCTACAACATGTAAATCTGACATTATCCTTCCACAGCCCGATACTTGAAGACAAGATAATAAATATGTTTTATCTTTAATAGTTGTTCTTCCGGTAACATATAAATCATTATTAACCATTAAATTATTTATTGTTGCGCAACAACTTACATAAAGACAAGAATTAATATTAACTGGCATATCAAATGTTGATGTACCTGATACTGTTAATGATGAGGATATATTAGCAACACCATCAACTGTTAAAAATGTTCCTATTGTTAAACCATCTTCAAATAATGAAAATTGTGATATATTAATAGTTTCTACTGTTAAATTTTTAAGATATGAATCACCTTCAACATTTAAATTTTGTAATATATTAACATTGGAATTAGCAGTTAAATTATCATTCAATATGGTATTATTTAAATTAGTTAATCCCGATACTATTAAATTATTATTTAGATTAGTTAATCCAGAAATAGTTAAGTTATTATTTAGATTAGTTAATCCAGAAACAGTTAAGTTATTATTTAGATTAGTTAATCCAGAAACAGTTAAATTATTATTTAGATTAGTTAATCCAGAAACAGTTAAATTGTTATTTAAATTAGTTAAACCAGAAACAGTTAAATTATTATTTAGATTAGTTAAACCTGTAACAATTAAATTCCCTCTTACAAATAAATTGCTACCAATTGATAAATACTCTGTTATATTTTGGGAACTATTAACTTGTAATATATTTTCTAATGTTGTTATTCCCGAAACATATAAATTGGATGTTATAGTTTGATTACCATTTATAACTGATGAATTTAAGATTAATACATTTGATACTTCTAAATCATCTGTTTTTACATACCCACGAACTCTCAAATTCCCACCTATATCCATTTTTTCAGTTGGGTCAGAAATACCCAAACCGACGCCAATATCTCCTGTTGGACTAATAAAAAATTTTGTATTATTAATATTTAACAAGTTATTATTAATATAAAAACCTCCCTTTCCTAATTCTTCTTTATTAATACCTAATTGCCAAGTGAAGGTATCTAGTTTTAAATCAATTTTGTCTTCTGAAGTTTTAGTTGGTTGTATTGTTGTTGGTTGAGAAAAAGTTCCAATTATTCTACCAGTTGTTCCGGTACCTGTACTTAAATTTCTTAATTTTAATTCTAATTCATATATTTTATTATTAATTCCTCCACTTAAATTTCTTGCCATTAATTAAAAAGAACAAGATTTTTTAAATTAGAATTTTAAAAAATCTAATTATATATAATGGAATTTGATTTTATTATAAAAAATAAAATTTACATAATTATTATTTTATTAATTATTGCTATTTTATGTTATTTTTATAATATAAATAAAAAAGATGATTCGTTTATTAATCTTGGTAGAACTCCACCTAAACCTTTTGTTTTTTCAAAACCAATAACTAGTTCAACTTTTTCACCTATATCAAAAAGTATTCAACCAATAATATCTTTAAAGGCTCCACCTAAAACTGCTACTCAAATTGTTGTTGATAAAATACCAAAAGAAATTAAAACTATTATGACTATAAATAAACCACAACCAAAAGCCCCATTACAAAGAAATATTAAAATTAGATAAATTATTTTAATAAAAAAATTGCTCGGCCCTTTAGGGTCGGATGCTCCGCATCCAATCTGGCTTCTTAAAGAAGCCGGGCCATTCAAAACCGGAGGTTTTAGAGGCTTTGCCCAAAAAGAAATTGCTTACGCTCTTCTTAGAATAATCTTATAACTATTCGTTTCACTCATAGTTATAAAAAATTGAAAAAATAATGACTTTAAATAAATAGATAATATATTATGTCTATAATGTCTAAGTTTAATCCTATTACTAAAATAAACAAAAACTATCAGATAATCCTGGATCAAACACCTGAATGGATTGAACCAGAATATCTATTCAACTTTTTTAATGCAAAAGAAAAATTAGTTGAATTCTGTTCTTTATTTTTAACTACTAATAATTCAAGATATATTGGAATTAAATTCTTTGATGAAAATAGAGCCGATAACATAAAAGATTTAATTAAGGGTTGTATAATTATTGAACCTAAAGACACAGAAAGAATCTATAATATTAAAATTTGTCAGATTCCACCCGATACTTGGCTCAAAATCCAAATTACTTTTTCAGATAAAAAGTGTCAGGAAAAACAATTCCCCACACGTGATATGAAAAAGACACAGTTTAAATATAAACTTCAACATATCACCCACACAATGGAGAATAAATCTTTGATTGAAATTGAACCTAACAATATTAATTACATTAATCAACATTATCAGATTATTTTCAAGAATATTCCTGACTGGTTAACAATTAAAGATTTACATAATTTCTGGAAAAATTATAGTAGTTTGATTTTACCAAATTTTTCCATTAAACATTTAAATGTTAGTGTGATTATTACCGAAAAAGGAGAAATTTGGATGGGAACTCATATTTCTAATAATGAATTAGTAGAATATATTATGAATCATATTTCTGGGAAAATACAAGTCCATATGGATGAGAGTAAATCCTATCAAATCCAAATTGAAAAGATTCCGTCCAATGAATGGATTGTTTCTCAATTAACTTGGGACGGACATGATTTGGTAGAAAAACTCTTTCCAAGTAATGTTAGATTTAATGAGTCAACAAGAGATAAGTGGCAAAAGATTGATAAATATTTAATCTCGAACCAAGAAGACTCCAACTATTGTCTAAGCTATATTAGCGATGTTATTAATACTCAAAATAATGAACCTATCTTGAAGGAAACTATTGAAGTACCACATGATTCATCTGAAAACATAGTTGTTCCACCCATTACAGTTATTAACCAAGAAACTAATGAACAAATTAAGATTGACTCTAATGCTCAAGTAGATGAGGATGATGAAAAGGAAATAATAGTTAAGAGTTATAACTATTATTATTTAAATATTTTTGGTAGCATAGTTGTTATTTCAATCATGATGTTATTGTTATCATTACTCTTATTTTAATAAACTAATAATTAATTTAATAAAAAAAATTGATCGACCCTTTAGGGCCATTCAAAACCGAAGGTTTTAGGGGCTTCGCCCAAGAATAAAAAATTGAAAATTTAAATTTTAATGGGCTTCTATTGATTTTTTATGCCCTGAAAGGGGAATAATCTATATATAGTCTTTGGAATTCGTTCCTGTTTCTCGTCCGTCTTTTTTGTCGGTGTAGCACCATAATTAAGGCTATTCTCCCATCGCTACCATTCATATGGAGTATAAGATGGAGAGAAAGGGGTAGGCACGCGTCGCTTACTGAGAAATATAAAAAAGATTATGTGTGGGTGAGGTTGCTTGACATTGTATTTTAGTAGCATATTATCATCCACTTCGTATCGTTAGCCTTATTGGAGGAACTTTTCCTACATTGGAATTGTAAAATAATAGATATGGTCCATCTAGTGGATCCATATGATAGTATTTGAAAAAGTATGTTGTAGCCCATAGCCATGTTGGGTAATGACACTGTGCTTCCAAATTAGGTACAGTGTGGAGCAAGTAGCTAATGGTTGTATTTGCAAGAAGCTGAACACTATACAAACCAGTTTTATCTATTTTCACAAAATAGTGCCGGAACCGAGAATGTTCCAATAGAGTATCCCGAAAATACTCTTCTAAAAAATAATGTTGTTTTTATTACAAAGAAAGCAAAATCCAAAAAACTTTCAAAGAAACAACAAAAAGAAAAGAATCTGCAACTAGCAAAACGACAAGAGAAAGAACTAATGCAAATCCAAAAAAGAAATGCTAGGTTCAATCACTTGAACTCATTAACATTAATGTTAAGTGAGTGTAATGATGTGATTGGGGTTATTGCTACCTTTTGTGATGACATTTCTATGTTAATGTTTACTTCAACTTGTAGAAAATTTAGGTCTTCAATACTTTATGATATCGTATGGTACAACTATCATGTTCGCACTTTTCGCATAAATATGATGGAATACAGTGATACATTAAGCATTGAATGGTGGGAGAAAGAGGAAGATGAACCTGAATGGGAGGATGAAGATGAAGTTCTATTTGAAGTAGATAGTCGCGAATAATTCTTTTAACAAAAAAACAAAATAATCAAAAAAATTGCTTAAAAATTTTTAAGCCAGATTTTTAAAAAAAATGTTATATTATTTTAGAGACCAATGATACAACCATCGTATAAGAAACAAATAATATTAATATTACGAGGACACGTACGTTGTGGATTGAATAATGATAAATTATATAAATTAATTAAAAAATTAATAGAAATTTATGATATAACAATATATATACAAACTTGGAATATTTTTCAAAATAGTATAAGTTGGAGATATTTAGAAGAAAATAATAAAATAGTTCACGATGATATATTTAAAAATTATTTTAGAGATTTATATTCATATATTAAATTTATAATGATATTAGATGATACACAAATTAAATTGATAGGTAATACAAATGGTTATGTATGTAATACTATGGCACCATTAGTTGGATGGAAAAATATGTGGTATGGAAAATATCAAATAATCAATAAAATAAATGATGATATTTTTGATAAAAAAACAATAATTATAAATACAAGATTTGATATTCTAACAAATTCATTTAATTATAATATTGAAAAATTAATATTATTTATAAATAAACAATTTAGCTATTTAGAAAATGATACTAAATATAATAAAATATTTTTTATAAATGAAAAAAAATGTGGTTTGGATAATTTTTATATTGGTTTTTTAGAATCAATATATATCATAACATCAAAATTTTATAATAATTTAGATTATATAATGTCTATATATCCAGATTTATCATATCATCCTGAATTTTTAGTATATTATGAAAAAGAAAAATTATTAAACACACCAAAATAGAGTTTATACTATTTACAAATATAAAGATAAAATTATATTTATAAATATGGAATCCCAAAATATTGATATACTCACACAAAAGAGAGATAATATTAAAACTCTAATTTTAGAACAAAGTAAAAAAATATTTCAATTAGAAAATGACTTGATTGACGTTGAAAAAGAATTAGCTAGTTTTTCAGATAATCTAATATTAGATAATTTAAAAAAAAGCGAATCACAAGACCAAATAGTTAATGCTAATGAAGATTTTATTTTAGTTGTGGCTTGCCCGGGTTCTGGAAAGACACATACATTAATATGTCGTTATGTTAGAATGGTTTTAAATAATGAAATAACACCTGAACAAACTCTTCTTATAACTTTTACTAAAAAAGCTGGTATGGAGATGTTAAATAGATTAACTAAAGTATTACCCCATAAAATTCCTTATCATGTCGGTTCATTACATGGACTTAGTTATAAAGTTCTTCAAGAATATAATGATATTAATTATACTGTTCTTGATGAGAAAGATGTTAAAGACTATCTAAAAGATATTATTGATAATTCTAATTCTCTACAAACATTAGAACCTGATGAAATTGGTTTATTAAAATCAAAAATACAATTAATTATTGACCAAGCTTCTACAACTTATCCATTTGATATGAAACAAATTATTAAAAAAAATAATCTTGATAAATATCATAAAGAACTTAATTATATTTATAAATTATATCAACAGCGGAAAAAGAAAGAAAATATTGTAGATTTTAATGATTTAATGATTATGTTTAGTAAATTTTTAGATAGTGATAAAAGTTTAGAATTTAGAAATAAAATTAAATATGTATTTTTTGATGAATATCAAGATGTTAATCCTGTTCAAAATTATATATTATCTAAATTTGCTAATAGCAGTAAAGTGATGGTAGTGGGAGATGATGCTCAGTCAATATACTCATTTCGTGGTAGTTCGGTAAAATATATATTAAATTTTGAGACTAATTTTAATTTAGAAAACAAAACTAAGAAAATGTATTTATTATCAGAAAATTATCGTTCCACACCTTCTATTGTTGATTTTTGTCAAAATATAATTTCTAATAATAAAGACCAATTTTCAAAATCAGTTATATCTAAACAAGATAAAGATGGTGTTAAACCTGGAGTATATTGTTTTAAATCTAAAAAAAATCAATATCAATGGATTATTGATGATATTATAAGAAAAAATAAACAAGGTGTAAAATTTTCAGATATGGTTATATTATCTAGGAAAAATAATTTATTAGATGATATTGAATTACATTTAATTAGTAATAAAATACCAACTGTTAAACATATTGGTATATCATTATTAGATAAGGCACATATTAAAGATTTTATGGCATGGATTATATTAATGATAAATCCCAAAAGTTCGATTCATTGGAAAAGAATTATAAGTTTACATCCGGGATGTGGTATTAAAAAAGCAAATCAAATTATAGATATTAATCAAAATGATATTATGATGGCTATTAAATTATATATTGATGAAAATAAGGATGGTAGTTTATTAGAATTATATGATAGTATTTTATATTTAAGAAAAGTTAAAAGAGATATGGATAAAGCTAGATTTATTATTAATTATTTAGAAAAATTATGGATTCAGAAAAAAGAATCAAATATTGATGGTAAAATATCTGATATTTATAATTTACTTAATTATTTAAAAAATTCTTCCTTGGAACAATTTATTAATGATTTATATTTAAATCAGGAAGTAGAAACTAACTTGGAAAATGTTTTATATTTAACAACAATTCATGGGGCAAAGGGTTTAGAATGGGAACACGTTTATTTAATTGATATGGATTGTAAAAATTTCCCATCTATTAGGCCAAAATATTATCTTGATGAGTTCGATGATGTTGATGAAGAAAGAAGATTATTTTATGTGGCGTCATCTAGAGCAAAAAAGTATTTAACAATAACATATTATGAAGATATAAATAATGATAATTTACCTAGTCCATTATTAAGAGAAATTAATCCAGAATTATATTTGGGTTGTGGAGTTAAAATGGATAAAATATTACCCAGTTTAATTATTTCTAAAGATGTTCAAAATTATCTAAGATTTATTGGTTATAAAAATATTAATCCTTTATTATCATCATTAATAAATAATAAATCTTGTATTAATAAGCAACTTGATATACCAAGACATGTAGAAAAATTATCTAATAGAGTTTTAATTGGTAATTTTATTGATCATCTAATATCAAAAATTATTCAAATTAATTTTCCCAAAAAAATTAAAAAGTTTGATTTAAATCTTATGCATAAAAATTCTAGTTTTCCCCAAAAAATTTATTTGGATTATATTGATCCACAAACAGACTGGAGAAATATATTAGAACATATTTTTTATATTGCTAAATATAAATTATCTAATGAAAATGATTATACTATCTATAAAGATTTTTTAATAAGTCCTCTTGCTTTTAATTATTATTTAGAACTTGAAAAGGGAATATGTAAACTAATTAATAGTATTAAACCAAAAGAAATTTATACTCATCATATTGTTTCTTTTGGTAATGTTAAAGCTGAAATTGATATATTATGTGATGATACCATTATTGAAATTAAATCGGCATTAAATAATTATGGAGAAGTCGCAACCGTTCCTAATATCAGTCAAGTTTTATTATATGCTTATTTATTAAAAAAAAGAGAACATAAAATTAATAAATTGGTATTATATAATCCATTAAATGGCGAGACCAATAATTTTAATATTTCCGATTTTAATTTGTTAAAATTTAAAAAAATTATTTATAATTCATAATTATTTATTTAGAGCCATTTTATATAGTATTGATATGACTAATAATATATTTGAATATGATTTAAAAAATACATCTGGTGGTGTTATCATTGCCGATTTTATTAAAGGGAAACAAGTCATTATATTAGGTAAATCAAATAATCCAAGAGAGATTGATACATATGAAAGTTTCGGTGGTAAGAAAGAAAAAGAAGATTTAACTTCATTACATACCGCAATAAGAGAATTTACTGAAGAGTTTTTTAATATTAAAATTAATACAGATATTATTAATGATATTGCTTTAGGTTTAAGAGTTAATAATTTAATTATAAAACAACAAAATTTTTTTGGTATTTCTTATTTAATTAATTTTAAGGGTTTAAATTTTATTTTTCAAAAAATATATTCTTATTTAGAAACTCTATCAAACAATCCATTAAAAAACTATCAATATAATAATAAATTTAATTTAAGAAAATATATGGAGGAAAGAACTATAGATGAAAAACCAAGTAATGGTCTTAATGAAATAAAAAAGATAGAAGTTTTTAAATTAGAAGATTTATTACATAATAATGTGAAATTAAGATGGTTCACTAAAAAAATATTATATTTAATGTTTATTAAATAAAAATGTTTAACTTAAACTAAATTTTCTTAAAAATTTAGTTTAATGTATACACCGGGCTATAATGGAGAGCTTCACTCTCCTTTTTAATGTTTAACTTAAACCAAATGTAGACATTATGTAGACACTATGTAGACACTATGTAGACATTATGTAGACATTATGTAGACACTATATTATATTTTGGTTGGTTGTATTTTTCATAGTGAATGATATGACTTGTATAACTTATTATATTTTAACATTGAAATTCCATTAAACTTTTTTTAATATATTAAACTTTATAATTTAATACTCTTTAACAATATTAAAAAAGTTTAAACTTTATAAAAGTCGGGAGAGAGAGATACTAGTAAATATATTCATGGACGGGATTTCAGCTTATAATACCATATATTAAGTTATTTATTATACTTCAATTGATTTACTTGAATTTTGTAATGGTATATCACAATTTATATTTATCAATGATTTATTTTTATCAGATTCATTATACACCATCAATTTAATTTCATTTATTTTGTATGATTTATAATTTTTATAATTTTTATCATTTACACCATCAACAAATGGGGTATTATCATCGCGAATTTTTTCTAATAATTTTTCTAATATTTCTATAGTTTTTGGAGGCAATTTTTCACGATAGTTAGTTAATGATACTTCAATATTTTCAGTATGTATATCTATTAATTCATTTAGAGCTTGTGTTTTTGGTACAGCACTATATTGTTTACCATCATAAATATACGCAATATTGTCTCTTAAATTTGTTATTAATATATTTTTATGGGTTGGATATTTATCATTAAAATGCACAGTTTGAATTGATTTTTCAATAGATAAATAACGTTGATTTAATATATTAAAAAGTTCAGATTTAGATAGTAATTCATCAATGTTCTCTGAACCAAACTTAACAATATTATATGTATTATTAATAGTACCATTATTAATATTGCCACTATTATTATTACAACTATTATTATTATTTGCCAATAAATTTTTATTTATTTTTTGAAGGGTTTTTGGATGTACTTTACAATTTTGATTTATTAATTCTAACAATTTTTTACACATATTTTGTTGTTCATTAATCATTTTTTGTTGTGTTTCTAATGTAGTTTGAAGTTTTTCAATAACTTTATCTTTATCATTTTCTTGATTTTTATCATTACAAGTTTTTTCATGCCTCCATTTACTTTGTCTGTTTGATAATTCTTTACCACAATGTTTACATATTGTATTCTTATTATCTGTAGACATTTTGTAGACATTTTGTATACCATTTTTTCCAGAATGTATACCAATTGTAGACATTTGTGTAGACACATTATTATGATATTTATTGTTGTGTTTCCATAATCCAGATTTATTTTTATATACTTTATTACACAATTCGCATCTGTATTCATCTTGAGGTGGGTCTTTATAAGTTTCCATATATTATATTACCTTATATATTTTTTAAATGGAAACTTGGAAATGGTTTCCTGGAAACTTTGGAAACCATGCTCGGGAGAGAGAGATACGGGTAAATATATTCATGGGCGGGGTTTCAGCCTATAACATAGATATTAAGTTATTTATTTTACTCTGCTAAGAGTTATATAATTAATAAAAAAATTGATAATTATATAATTTAGATTAAATTATATAATATTTAATGAATAACGATATGTTTTGGGATAATGATACCTACAATAATAAAAAGAATAATAATACTCAACCGGTTAAAACTGTATATGCTACTCGGCCGACATATTATTTAGATGCTTTGAAGAAAGAGGTTGTATCAAAACCTTCAAACATTAAAACTCATCAACAAACTGCAATTAAAAATGTATATGCTCCCACACCACGACCACAGACAGCACCTATTTTCACAACTAGACCGCAACCACCACTTAAAACAAGGAATACAGTTAGTGAAATTGATTTGATATTTTCTAAAATGGATAAACTAACTCTTATTCCGGAACCAGAATTATTTAAACAAATTGAAGAGTATAGAAAATTAAGAGGAAGACCAGACCCAGTAACTAAAAGAAATGTATCAAGTCTGAAACCATTAATAATTTCTATAAGTAAAGAAGATAATTTATTACATCAAGATTCAACTAAAGTATATTATAAAAGTAATATTTTAGCAAGACCAGATTATCAAGTAAGAATGAATACATATTATAAAAAGTATAATTGTGATATTCTTACAAATAGAGATTATGATAATGAGGTTTGGAGAATAATAATCTATCCACAATAATTATTTTATTAAATTAAATATTAATTTACATCATCATCACTTATGTAATCACCATCATCTTCTAATTCAGGTATGTCTTCAGCTTCTTCATCTGACATATTAGGATTACTAGAATTTTTGATATTTTCTAAAATTTGTTTTTGCGAGATAATTTTGTCCTTCCAAGGTGATATATAATTTGGATTTAACTCTATTTCAATATCATCTATAAATTTAATTGTTAATACTAGAGTTTCGTTAAAATCATCAGCAAGTGTTGTTCCAGTACTATTAATTATTTCAATATCTTTATATACTTCAATAATTTTGTCAGAAATAATTTTTCTAAATATATTATGTTGTTTCATAAAATTAAAATTATTTAGTACTATTTTAAATAATTTATTAAAAAGATAAAACTTGACAATTTTATTATCTATATTTTTAAAATTTTCAATTATAATTCGAATATAATTAACAACGTACGATGAATCATTATATTTTGGTTTTTCTTTATCCGTAGTATCAATTTTATCAGTAAGTTCTAAAAACTTAATAACTTGATCATCATTAAGATATGACATAACTTCCATTCTATGATAATTATCTAATTCAGCTAATGATTTTGGTGAAAGTGAATTTGAAGTATTCCCATCTAATGATTCAATAATTTGTAAATCATCGTTTGTTTTAAAGTTATTACCATTAATAATAATATTATAATTAGGATTTATTGGAAAACCTAATTTTTGAGATTTAATATCAAATAATTTTTGATAAGGAATTGGAAATTCAGTACAATGATACTTTAAATTTGGATTTTTGTTTAATAATAGTTCTAATATAGACATTATTAATTCAATATATATTTCTTTATTACCTTGATATTTTATCTCATTATTTTCTAATAAAGTTCTAATATTGGATAATTCATTAATATTAATAATTTTATTTTGAAAGAATAATTTAATATCATCTTTATTAAAAAACCAATTTAATTGTAAATCAGAATTAAATATATTATTATATTCAATTTGACAAATAGAATTTTCTAATAATAAATTTTTAATAAAATCAAAACTAATTTTTTCTTGATTTTTAATTTCATTAATAATATTTGTTTTATTATATAATTTACAATTGTTTTTGGTTTCATAAACATTATTAATATAATCAATAATTATATCCGATAAATCATTTGATATAAATTCGGAAATATCATTATTAATAATAGTAGTTAATATATCAATACATTTATTTAATGTAGTTTGATTAGAATTTACTAAGACATATCTAGAATCCATTAAATTATAACCCTTAATAACTTAATATTACTCTTTTCAATTTTTTTATAACTATAAGTGAAACTAATAGTTATAAATTAATTATAAAGCAAACGAAGTGAATGTTAAGAGGCATAGCCTCTTAACCTACTTTAATTATTTGGCTCATTAGCCAAATAATTAATGAGACTTTTCAATTTTTTTATAATTTAATAAAGTTTTTCTATAATAAATATATATGAATTGTTATTTATCAGCGATAATTGGTATAGGTTTACTTGGAGGAAGTTTTTATACTATGCTTGTTCCAAAAGAAGAAGTTGAAAGAATTAAAACAATGGTCAGTCCAGAAGCATCTAAAGCTTATGAAAAAATTGTTAAAGAAAGAATGAATTTATATATTCAAGGTTTAATAATTGGTTTATCATTGGCAATTCTTTATAGATATAAATATGGTGATTCAGTTGAAAATTCATTACATAGAAATTCATTGTTTATTTTAATAACTTTAATAACAACTAAGATATATTATATGTTAATGCCAAAATCTGATTATATGTTAAATTATATTCAAAATAATGAACAGAGCAAAGAATGGTTAAAAATTTATAATTTAATGAAAAACAGATATCATACAGGATTCTTGGTTGGTGCTCTATCTATGATTCCAATTTCTTTATCTTTATGTTAATATAAGTTATAAAAAGAGTTTGATCTCATTGGCTGAATCATATAATACTGTTTCAACATTATATTTAAAATCTTTAAGAGCATAATAATCAGTTCCATCTCCTGAATGATCTGTTTGTCTTACTCTAATATAATAATCACCATCATCTTGAGTCATTAAAAATCTGTATTCAATATATTTACTTGATGATGAATTATCTTCAGTAATTCTACCTGGTAAAGTGATGTAAGTTATGTTATCACTTGAAACTTCAACAACAAGATCTTCATTATTATCTGGGTCATCATCTAATTCAATAGAACCTCCAGAAGTTTCACCACGAATACATTTAAATGCTATATAAGAGCCTTTTTCTAATTCATATGTAGAATTAGTTGTTATAGTTCTAGTTCCATCTTCAGAACCAAAAACAGCATGATCTTCATTTGGATTTGAAGCAAGAACATTACCATTAACAAAATTAACATTATTAGCAGTAAAATTTCCAGCATTGATGCTCAATGATGAAAAATCAGAAGTAACTACTGATAAAGAAACTGATTCTGTTTTGGGTGCTTTAGATTCAAGTGATTTGACCAAGGCTACATTATTTCTATAAACAGGACCTGACATACTATATATTAATATTATAAATTATTTAATTAGTGGTTGAAAAAATTGATTGACCCTAAAGAGTCAGATGCGAAGCATCCAATCGGACTTCTTAAAAAAGCGTGTCATTCAAAACCTCCGGTTTTAGGTGTTTTAGGAATAGTCTATTTGGATCCAACGGAGCCGAGTGCTAAAAAAGAAATCGGGTACGATTTTCTTAAAATAATCTTATAAAAAATTGAGATATATATATATATATTAATTGGTTAATAGAAATTATAAACTAAAGTTATAGTATACAACAACCACATTTTCTTTTAGATTTTTCATTTAATAGTCTTTTATTATCATTTTTAATACTATTTAATTCATCTTGTAAATTCATAATATTAATATTAGCAATATTTAATTCTTGTTCAAGTTTATTATTTTTATTATTAATATCATTTAATTCTTGATTTAAGTTATTATTCTTACTATTAACATTATTTAACTCTTGAATTAATTCTTTATTTTTAATATTAACATCAGATAGTTCATTTAATAAATTTATTGTATTATTATTAGCATTATTTAATAATTCGCTTGCTTCTTTTACTTTATTTTTACTTTTTAATAATTGTTGAATTTTTTCTTTAATATCTTGTTTTAGTTCATCATTTTCACCAATAAGTAATCTATTATCATTTGTTAATTTTACCCATTCTTCTTTCATTTGATTTAATATTGGAATTAGTTGAACTATTTCTTTAATATCATTGGTAAAATCTTCATAGTTAATATTATCAAGTTCCACATTATATTTTATACTTTTAATTTTAATAATTAATTTATCAAAATTAAGTTCCATATATATTTAATTAGAAAGATTTAATGGATTTTTTATAGAATTAGTTTCAATAATATAATTTTTGGGTATTAAATGATAATTTAATAAACTTTCTGGATTTACTATTTTATTATTTTTTAGATTAAATTTAATAATCGGATGTTTATCATCATTATTAATATATTTATAATACCAGTCATTGTCATTATTATTATCATTATTATTATATAATAATAATTTAGTTTGTGCTTTAGCATATTGAGGTAATACAATAAATGATTTATTTAAATTAATTTTTAAATTATTATCTTGTTCATTAAATAAAATACATATATATCCAATTAATAATTTCATATCATCATCATCAGTTGTCTTAATATTATGAATACTTTCTCCATATTTTTTTGAGCCAACATGAATTATATTTGATTCACTATCAAATTTATTATATGAAAAATATGGTTTTGATTTAAAAGGGGCACCATTTGATGTTTTTATTTGAAAAAATTTAACTCCCGTATTAATAGTATGTTCTGGATTTATACATACAACATCAATTACAGGCATATTATTTTTTTGATATCGTCTTAATGTTTTTTTATTGCAACAAGGGCAACTCATATTATCAGCAATCCAAGATTCAATTAATTTACCATAATTTTCATATTGAATATAATCAGGATCTTCTATTTCTTCTATTTTATCTAATATAGATCTTAAATTGTCATCAATCTTAATATCTTCTATAAATCTTTCTTTTGATTTGGGTGTTAAATTTTTTAATATATTTGGCGTTATATTCATTTCATACTCATTATATTTTTTAGGAAGTTTAGGTTCTCTTTTTTGTTTCTTTTTTTGTGGACTTAATCCATTACTTGTACTTGATATTTCTGATGATAATCTTTTTTTATTTATAGTTAAAGTTTGATTATCATCTTTATGAGAAATTAAATCTTCGGTTATAAATAATAAATATAAATTATTTATATTTCCTCCAATATTATTTATTATTTTATTTAGATAATTTATATATTTGGTTTTATATTTTATATATTTATAGTAATATATATTGTATTGATTCATTATATAAAATTAGTTAATAATTTTTAACTTTGTTAAAATCTTTAATATGATAATCTTATTAAAAATTGTCAATATTAAAATAAAGTTTTTATCTTAATATATTTTTATTAAATGTTCATTAATTATTTGGCTAGGCCAAATAATTAAAGTAGGTTAAGATGCATAGCATCTTAACGTTCATTAATCTAAAAATTCCATAAGAATTTTTAGATTAAGTAGCTGTGCTAGTTAAGCCAAAGCTTAACTAGCCCATGTTCATTTCATTTCGCATTAATAAAAAAAATGGATATTACTCAGTTCATAAAACCAACAAATATGTATAAAAAAATTGAAAAAGGAAGTTGTTAAGTGTGCCATTAAGTTTTGTCTTGTATAAGGAAAATGTGTAGTTAAGCGAGTTTAGTGTTATATATTAATATATTTGTAGATATATTAATATAACTTGTAAAATAGTGTTATTTAAACACTTCTCGTGAAGAGTTATAGGCAATAAAATATTGCGATGACTGTATAGGTTTATAAGACTGAGTTTTTGGCTTCGGCAGACTCGTATAGTTTTATGAATTTATATCTATACATTTTCAAATTGGAGAGTGAGCTGACCATAACCAGGTTCGTTTGTTAACTTCGTAAAAAAGTTAACCCTTGAGAGAGCCTACTCAACTTAGGAACTCTTCACTTTCAACCTAGGCCTCCATTAGGCCATATTATTACATAGGTTGCTAGTGCTGGATGGTTGTTAATGTATTCAGGTAACGTGTCGTTTCACCAAGTGTGGCAGCGAATGTGCTATATACGTTTACAACTATTTGGATTGACAAAACAAAATAAAACCCAATGATGAATGTTGAAGGAATAAATCATTGTGTCAAAACAACATTAATTTAAACCAACAACAAAAAACAAATCATTGAGTTTATATATTTTATATTTATAAAATAAATAAATGATATTTTAAGATCTTGAAAAGACTCGTTCAGGCTTTCGCCTTCACTCCATTTAGAATAATATTAATAAAAATTAATACTCTCCATTTTACTTCGTGAAATTCAGTCAACAATATATTTTATTAAATTGAAGACTCACTCAAGCTTACAGCTTTCATTCGCTCCTTAATATTATTAAAATATTCGTTTCACTCATATTTTAATAAAAAAAATGGATATTACTCAGCTCATTTATAAGCTTCGTCCAACAAATATGTTTTATTAATTTAATAAAAAAAATTGAAAAAAGAAGTTGTTGAGTGTGCCATTAATATTTTGTAATGTAAGAATAAATAGCGTGGAAGGCATTTTCTATGGAGAGAGCCCCAATATTGAGGGTGTCTAAAGTAGGGATGAATTCTTTAACAACCATATGAATGGTTGGCGGGTGACTGTGCAGAGCAAGCCAGGTGTGCGGCCTGGGAATGATAATTTACATCAAAGATTTATGTTGTTATCATTAAAACCCAAAGAAACATGTTTTGAAGGCACCCTAAGTCTCCAATAACTCAGCTGGGTTAAGCCCCAGTGTAGGTATCTTGCATTAACGTGCGAGGTGTTTACCGAGTTCTCGCGAAATATTCTGTAATACCAGGAATATTAGTGATACATGTTCGCCATAAGCTCCAATGGCCTATAAAATTAAGGGACAAAGATTATTTTTTTATAAATATGAGGTACATATTATACTTCACCAACAAAGAAATTTGTTGGTTCTGGATGTTCTGTTTTATACAGGATATTTTGAAAACCCAATGATGAGTGATTGTTGAAGGAATAAGTCATTCGTGTTTCTTAAAAAAATACATTAATTTAAACTAACAACAAAAACAATTCATTGCGTTTGTTTATTTTATATTTATAAAATAAATATACTGAGTTTAATAGAATAATTTTAGGTTTTTTAATTATCCAAAAATTAATAGAGTTATTTTAAGGTTTAATATTAAACCAGTTTTTTTAATTATCCAAAAATTAATAGAGTTATTTTAAGGTTTAATATTAAACTGGTTTTTTTAATTATCCAAAAATTAATAGAGTTATTTTAAGGTTTAATATTAAACCAGTTTTTTAATTATCCAAAAATTAATAGAGTTATTTTAAGGTTTAATATTAAACCAGTTTTTTTAATAACTAAAAATTAAATAGAATAATTTTAGTAGTTTAATAATTAAATACCTAAATTTAATTATGATAATTATGATGGATAAATACTTGTTTTACAATTCGGGTCTTAATACAAATTCTAGTTTAGATATTTACAAAAGTAAATATTTGATTTATAAAAGAAAGTATTTAAATTTAAAATATGATTTATTAGGA